CAAAGAAAATGATGGCTAGGGCTTGACAAGATGCTTTTAATTAGGTATATTAAAGGTATCAACAACGAGGTTAAAACAATGCAGACATTCAAGAAGAAATGGCAGGGTGTTTTCTTTAACGAGAGTGGAACTACGATGCCCAGAGGTTCTATGGGAATGAGTTTGGCTCATTCGTTCCACAACCTTATGAAAAGGGTGTGCAAGAAGATTGGGGCAAAGGTTTTGGTTCAAAAGACGGGTCACTACTATGTTTACGGCTACATTCAGCGAGCCGATGGGCAGATTGTCTATTACAACTATGGTGACTTCCGAGGAATGACCATTGATGTGAACGCAAGCGGGCCGATGCGTGGCGTGTTGATACGCACTGCGAATAGCATCAAGGATAGTCATGGTGGCACAAACAATTTCAGTTCCATCAGCGATTTGGAAAATCTTATTCCTAAAATCAGATAAGTTTACTTACTTCCGTTGTGGGGGTTGCAACATCAGTTGCAACCCCCTTTTTTGTCGCCCCTCCCGATGTTCAACATGGGTTATCACCCTTGGCACGCTGGCACCGTGCGTCGAGGCCTTTCGTTAGGGCGGGGTTTGTAACGAAAGGTTTACACGAAAGTTTGTGGAATGGGTTGACAAAATGGATTTAATTATCTATATATAATATAGAACCCTTAAACAAGGTAGGTTAATATGGGTCTGAATGAATTTGTGGCTGAATGCCAAAAGGTTGATAGCCGTCTTGAACTGAAAAAGGAATGTGGTGTTCTCTGTGCCTTTATTGGCGACAAGAGTGTTGCGGTGGGTGGGTATAACTTCCCTTATCAAGCACACTTGATTACCAATTTGATGACCGAGTGCGGTTCGTTTGAATAGGGGGTTGGCTGAATGGATAGGATAGAGATACCTAAGGTGGCAATGGAGCCTTCGTTTGAACGCAGTAAGGACTTTGACCAAAAGGCTTGGGATAAGAAGCATAGGTGTCAAGGGTGCGGTAAGAAAACCTACTACAAGGAAATCTCTGGCGGTTGGATATGTGCTTCCTGCTTTAAGAAAAAGGCGGCGTAAGAATTGTTGTCCTGCTCCTGCCCCCTCTTGCGAGGGGGTTTTCTTTTGGGCTTGGTCGTCGGTTCAACTTGGGTTATCACCCCTGGTCTGTGGGCCGCCGTCCCAAACAGGGGTCTGACGACAGGGTTTAAACCCTAGTGTGTAAACTAGACTTTACATAAAAAGTTGGTAAAAGCACTTGACAAACTAGATTTAATTAGGTATATTATATAGTATAACAGCGAGGTAAACTATGGCTAGAATAATCATTGAAAGCATTAGCAAGGAACGCTTTGATGAAATCGTGGCGAATGCCTGCTTGATTGACCCGACTGACGCAAACCATTGGGATTTTCCCATAGCGGAGTTGCCCGACTTGGTGGAGAAAGCAAGCGGTATGCTTGATGATGTTCGCTACGGCTTGTTCTGCGATGAACAAGGGGAGTATCGGCTTGGCGAACTAGGCGATGCCGAGGTGGACTGATAGGCCACCTACCTGCTTACACCGCCCCCTACAAGGGGGCTTCTCTTTGGCTTCCCCAGAGGGTTCAACTTAGGTTATCACCTATTGCCCGTGAGCACCAGGAGGCTCTCTGGTTCTTCGTATTGTGTTTACGAAACTTTACAACTATTTTCAACTCCCCTATTGACAAACTTAAATGAATTAACTATATTATATATAGAAACAACAAACAACGAGGTAATAATATGGCACAGCAAAAACTCATCACAGCAGAAATCAAGAAGTTCTTGAAGAAGCACCCTAGCGGTTCGCAAGACGGACTGAAAGGCGAAGCAAAGGTCGCCTGCCGTCTGTTCTGTCCGTTCAGCCACGCATTGACGTGGTATATCCTTGAAGGCTACGAGGATAGCGAGGACGTTGTTTACGGCTATGTGGTGAACAACTCAAACCCCGATTTCAGCGAGTATGGCGACATTAACTTGAAGGAGTTGCAGGGTCTCAAACAGTTCGGTTGCCCCGCAGTTGAAAGAGACATTAGTATCCCTGTCGGAATGAAGTTGAGCGAAGCCCTTGAAAAATCGTCTGACCCGAAGCCCGATTGGTGGGATTAACTTTTTGCTCCCTGTCAACCGCCCCCTATCAAACGGGGGCATTTCTTTACGCTCCCCCCGATGTTCAACTTGGGTTATCACCCATGCCGCCTTCGCACGCGGGCGGAAGCAGTTGGCTGTCGAATGGGTATAATATGTTGATAAAATGTTACAAATTTTTTTGTGCTACCTATTGACAAACCGAATTTAATTAACTATATTAAAGACATAGAAACAACAAACAATCCATAACAACGGAGACAACTATGGACAACAACACCAACAACAAGTTCAACAAGTTCAACAACCACATCAAGAATGTTCTGTGCTACCTCGTCTTTGAGTTCGGCTACGGCACAAGAGCAAAGCAGAAGAGCGATGTTATTCCTCGCTCTGTTGAAAGTGTGTTCAAGCCCGAACACTCTCGCAAGACTGGAACAAAGTGGTCGCATAGCGATGCCACCTTGACCTACGGCTTGGATAACCACCGCAAGCCCTATGCCACGCTGACTATCCGCAAGGCTCACATTGACATACCTGTTCTTCCTGAACGCAAGATGGCAAAACTCATTGCTTACCACATTGAAACATTGACCGCCTAATTCGTCGGCTAGCCGCTGACGACAAAGCCCCCTCGCAAGAGGGGGTTAAACTTTGTTTCAGCCCGATGTTCAACATGGGTTATCACCCATGCCCTGACTGCAGCCTTCGTCGGTCGTCAGGGCGGTCAGGAAAAAAGTTGAACAAACTACTTGACAAACTAGATTTAATTATCTATATTATATATAGGAACACAAAACAACGGAGTTTTACTATGGCACATATCATAGAATACACACACAAAAGAGAAGCCCAAATCAAAAAGGATTATGAGGCCGAACGGACAAAAGCAAGACAAATCCCTATGTCCTTTTCTCAAATCCGTGGAAACGAACTGATTGAAACGGACTTTACCGACAACGAACTTTCGGCTATTGACAAAATGGTTCGTGAGACTTTGGGTAAGGACTACGAAATTGTCTATTGTAAGCAAGATAACCTGTCCGCTGATGATTGCTCAAAGAGTTATATCACTTACGCAATTATCCATAAGGAATTGTTCAAGCGGTCTAATGCTAAATACAATAAGAAGTCGCAAATGTTCTCCTCTTCTGATATTAACCGCCTTATTATTCGCAATAAGGTAAGCGGTTGCCGTTATTCCACCTGTGGATATATTTGGTTCACGTTTGATAAGAATAGCAATGATGATACTATTCTCTATTCGGCTGCTGACGTTGAAACATTCGGTTGCAAAGCAAAGTATAAAAAGCACTGGGATAAATTGGGTCACGCCTATTTGGTCTCTGAAATCTTGTTTAACAAGTATTTGGAAAGTGTAAAAAACGGAATTGAAAAAGTAAAGAATTGCTTTGACAAATTCGTGTAAAAGAGTGGTGCGGTTAAACGAAACTATCAACTCCCTAAACTGCGATACTACACTACTCCCCCCGCCGAACGGCGGGGTTCTTTTTTACGCTCCACCAGTTCTTCAACTTGGGTTATCACCCATGCACTGGAGCAGCGTCGAGGATAATCCGTGCTGCCGAGATGTAAAAATGTTGAAGAAAACACTTGACAAACTGAATTTAATTAACTATATTATATATAGAAACAACAAACAACGAGGTATAACAATGGCAACGAAAACAATCAAAATCAGCGGCAAGTCTCTTGCAAAGTTCAAGGGCAAGGAAATCGTGGACACCGCAACGGAGTTCGTCAAGGATTCTATCCACATGAACAAGGTCAAGGGTGCGATTAAGGAGTGCCTTGAAAAGCACCCTGAACTTCTTAACGGAGACTTCACAGATGTTGTGGTAGCCCGTATTCTCGCACAGACTGTTCTCTACATTATGTTCGGGAATGAACACAAGGTGCTCTGGAAGGACACCGCAACTCGCAAGCAGATGAAGGCTATGCGTAATTGTTCGTGGGATATGTTCTACATCACCAAGGAACACAAAGTTTAAAAGGTAATGCGGTATTAACCAAGACTCAAACACCCCTACACTTTCCGCATTACAGCCCTCGTCGAACGACGAGGGTTTTCTTCTGATGTCCACCCTGATTTCAACTTGGGTTATCACCCATGTCCTGACTGCAGCTGTCCCAACGCGATGTTCTTCTGAATGGCTGCGACAGAATTTTTTATCAAGGGGGCTTGACAAACTAGATTTAATTAGGTATATTTATAATAGTTAAACAATACAACGGAGGATAAAACAATGACCGAAATCTTTTTGCAAGTAAACAACTACATCAAAGAGAGTGCCAACTCTTTTGCCAACTATTTGTGCAACTGCATTATGAACCACCTTGAAGGGAAAGTGTGTGGTCTCATTGGCAATGAGAAATGGCCAGATGGTTCCCACGCACAAATCGTGTTCCAGCTTAACATAAGCCGTGATGAAGCTGATGCCCTTGTGTCCGAGCTTAACGAAGAAGACCCAGACGAAGCTTACGGCTCTTGGTTCCTCGCAGACGAAGCTTAACATACCTACCTCGTTGCTAGCCCCATCCGCATGGATGGGGTTTCTTCTCGTGTTTCAAACAATCTTCAACTTGGGTTATCACCTATCCGCCGCTGGGAAGCTCCGGGAACTGTGAGTGGCTCGTGGTATTCTTCGAGATGTTTCCTGGTGCCACCTCCTCGAACTCCTTCTCTTTACTGGGGTTTCAAACGGTTTAGAACAAATTTCCAACTTGGGTTATCACCCCCCGCCTGGAAGCACCCGGGAGCAACTCGATGTTCACCGTGATTATATTTTTTTCTGGATAGGGCTTGACAAACTAGATTTAATTAGGTATATTTATAATACAACGAAAACAACACAACGGAGAAGTAAATATGTCACATCTACCTTACACCTCGCAAGAGGTAAACAAATCGTGGGGAAAAGGAAGCAACAAGTTCTATCGTGGGCGGTGGGAAGTCCGAGTGAACGGCTTTTGTGCAGGCAAGCAGATTGTTATGCACTCCCTAGCATTGAAGGCTTATTCGGAAGCCTGCAAGTGTCCGCTTTGCGGAAGCACCGAAGCACCGAGCGATACCTACCCGCCTCGCACATTTGACTACACTATCCCGAAGTATGACAAGGCGACGGGTGAACGCATTGGCGGCAAGCAAGTCACCATTAGAGAAGAGGATAGGGAGTGTTCCAATTGTCACAAGTGGTGGCGTGTTTGGTCGGGAGTAGGATTTAATTCTACTGTGGTATATTACGATACTGAACAACAGTGGATATAATTTTTGTGTCATACAACTCCTAAGTCCCCTCGCAAGAGGGGGCTTTCTTTCTGTTTCCACGGGAGTTCCAACTTGGGTTATCACCCCGTGCCAGAATCGCTCGAATCCCCAGACTTCCACACTCTGTTTCTAAAAACTTTACACAAAAATAGTTATGACCTATTGACAAACTAGATTTAATTATGTATATTTAATATAGAAACAAACAACGAGGTAAAACTATGAAGAAAATCTATGTTGCAACTAAACTGCGTGCCGAAGATTGCGACGGCTCTACTGTGTCGGTGATTGCGGCAGGTTCGTATGATGACTGCAAAAAGGCCGTCCGTTCTGCGTGGGAAAGTGTTGCTGAACACGAAGACATTGGCGACTTTGACGAAAACGACCCGAAAGAATGGTCTTGCTATATTGAAGATAGTGTCAGTTATACATTGACCTTTGAAATCCACTGCGTTGAGGTGAATAAGGACTTGGGGGTATAACTATGAGACGGCTAATCAAGAAAATAAGGGAATGGTTTATCGTTCATAAATATAGGGTCGTTAAAAGGACAATCTATATCAATGTTAAATCAAATATAGAGACAACCAAAACGCCTATCAAAGTGAACGGAAAGCAAAAGGAAATTGTCCTGCAAAAAGAACACGCCATTGAAGTCGCAAAAAAGTTCGGTGTGTTCCGTCCGTTGGTATGTAAGAAAGGCCCGTATGACCCGTTTTGGGAATGGTATCGCAAGACTTACGGCTGAACCTCGCCCCTCGAATGAGGGGTTTTCTTTTGGCTCACCCCAGATGTTCAACTTGGGTTATCACCCCTGGCACGGGCGGCGTCGATGCTCTCTGTTTCATTCACCTTGTTTCTAAAACTTTACACAAAAAATGTTATAACCTATTGACAAACTGAATTTAATTATCTATATTATATATACAAACAACGGAGGTTTAACTATGAAGAAAGAAAAGATTACCGAATGGGTCGCCCTTGACACCGAAAGGGATATACCCTATTCCGAATATGTTGAGAACTGCGAGGCCAACGATAGAGAGCCCGAAGAAGAAAACTCTAAGGACTATTGGAACTATGTCAATGACACCCTGCAAATGGAGCATGACGACTTTAAGGACAACATGAAGTCTTGCAAGTTGTTCCCTATGGTTGCGGTTGGGTATTCTGGCTTGTGGTATGGCAATGTTCGTGGCGGCAAGGTGTTGAAGGATGTGGATGACCTGCTCGGCTTGTTCAGTTCCTGCGACAACATCAAGATTTGGCAAGACAAAGACGGATTCCATATCAACGGCTATCACCACGATGGCACTAATTCTGCCGACATAAGGATTCTCAACAAGCGTGGCAAGGCTTGGCTTGAAAAGAACGAAGATGAAGTGAGCCGTAGCGTTCTGTGCGAAACATTGGCGAAACCTTGTTTCTCCCGCTCGTTCCCAATGGGCGGAAAAAATTACCTTTTCTAACCCCTCGTTGTTAACCCCCTGCCCGAAAGGGTGGGGGGTTATTCTCGTGTTGCACCCGATGTTCAACTTGGGTTATCACCCATTGCGAGCAGGAAGTCCCGGGAGCACGAGTGCTGACCCCGATTTCACCGTGAGAAAAAATTTTTAATTAGGTATTGACAAACTAGATTTAATTAACTATATTTATAATAGAAGCAACAACCATAAACAACGAGGTATATTATGTATGCTAGCAACAAGAAAATTGACATCACTCTCCCTAGCGGTCGAGTGTTCACCGTCTGTGCCGAAGATTGGGAAGATGCAGGTGCGGCAATTTGCTGTGACCTACTGACCGACAACGACATTGACGACATTGCCCATAAGTTAGACGCAGCGGCAAAAGCAAACCCCCATTGGTCTCCCTACAAGAAAGGGCACGATGACGACAACGACCACCAAATGGACGAACTGTGGCGTGACTATGAGAACATCACCATTGACCATAAGGTGTTCTACTTCGAGGACATGACCGATGATGAATACAATAGGTATTGCGACCTGTGCGACAAAAAAGATGAAGCAGGGGTGAAAGCCTTGTGCGAACAAGTGTATAACCGCATTAAGAAGAAATAAAATCTTTAATCACCGCCCCCTCACCAGAGGGGGTTTCCATTTGTCCGCACTTGGGTTTCAACTTGGGTTATCACCCCAGATGTCACCGACTCGAATCCCCACGGTTGGGTTCTCGAATTGACATCAGTTTACAAAACTTTACACAAAAATTGCTATGACCTATTGACAAACTAGATTTAATTAGGTATATTATAGGCATAGAAACAACAAACAACGAGGTCTAAAATGAAGAACGGAAACTATTACTACTACAAGATTGATGTGGTCTCTCGCTCGCACGGCTATTCTTTTATGGTGCGTAGCGAAGATGAACTCTCGGAAGATGAAGCCCTTGAACGAGCATTGTCTGCTAATTGCTTTGAAGATGAAGATGACCTTGATTGTGCCGTTGTGGACACTCTCATTGACGAAAGCGACATTAAGGCATTTGCCGATAGCACGACTACGGTGTAAGGGGGTTTACTATGGCTTTGAAAAAGGGAACGGTGCTTGTCGCAAAGAACTATATCAAGTGCTACGGCATTGGCAGGCAATTTGAGGTAGGAACGGAATTTGTATATCTGTTTTCCTACGAGGGTTGCTATATGGTTCAGAGAAGTATGAATGGGAAAGTCTATGATAGCGGTAATGAGTTGCCAAAATATAGTGGCGAGGGAGGTCTTATTCTTGCGGTAAAGCCCGAAGATGTTGAAGTATCAAAAGATTTCCTTATGAAAGAAAAAGCACTTAAACAAAAAGCAAAAAAACTCATAAAGGAACTTGGACTGACACGAGAAGGTATCTTGGGAACAAGTGCCAGACCAGACGAAGATAAACCGTTTGGTGTTGTTCTTTGCTGGCTTCGTGATTATGCAGGTATTCCCAAATCAAAGGGGTGCGAATTGGCGGACAAGATTTTGGAAATCTTTAACATTAACAATGGAGACTAACATAACCGCCCCGAAAGGGGCATTTCTTTTTGGCAGGGCTGGATATCCAACTTGGGTTATCACCCTGCGATGTCCTGGAGTCGAGGAGCTCTGCTTCCGCCCTCGATTGGACATCGGGTTGTTAAACAAAGTTTACACAAAAAGTTGATAACCCCTATTGACAAACTAGATTTAATTAGGTATATTATAGATATAGAAACATTAACAATGGAGACACCTTATGAAATCTATAAAACTATTACGCAAGTTCTTCTATGCCGAAATGGGCATAGGGCTTATCTTGTTCATCTATGGGGCTTACACAACCGCACAAGAGAGCATCCATAAAGCCATTGGCTTATTGCCGTTCTTTATGCTGTGGGCTTTTATGCTCGTTATCAGCATTGTCGATAAAGACTTATCCGACCACAACTAACCAAAAGGAGACCAACTATGGTAAACGCACAAGAACTGAAAGACAAGATTGAAGCAAAGTATGGCGACCTGAACGATGAAAGCGGTTGCTATGTCAATGAAGAATGGCTCTCTGTGAGTGCGATTGTTGACCTCATAGACGAGTGCGACGACGGAGACGACTAGGCTACTGCCAACCGCCTGTTATAACTGCCCCCGAAAGGGGGTTTTAACAGGTTGCCACATGATTTTCAACTTGGGTTATCACCCCCTTAACGGGGCCCAGCAGTCCCAACAGGGATTTGACGACAGGAGTGGCAGTAGATTTTTTAATAAAAATTTTTAAAAAACTATTGACAAACTGAATTTAATTATCTATATTTATAACATAGAAACATCAACAACGGAGAATGACCTATGCCTAATTGGAACAACAACCTTATTACGCTTACCGCAAAGACGGACGAAGCGAAAAAGCAACTCCACACTTTCATCGACAAGCACGTTATTGTGCTTAACGAGAGGAATTGGAGCGAGAGCCTTTTGGAGTTGGATAACGACAGCATTATCCCGAGGCCAGAGGGCATTATCAAACTGATGAGTATGGGGGAAATCCTGCAAGGCGACAACGAGTTCAAGACGAACCCCACCTATGACAAGGAAGCCCAAGAGAAGCAGAGGGAGCAGAACCTCAAAGACTACGGCTATGCCGATTGGTATGATTTTTGCTGTGAGGAATGGGGTTCAAAGTGGGGCTTTTGCCACACTGCGTTCCTTAACGATTATGGAGAAGTCATTGAGACAAAAGATGACTTGCACTCCAATTTTGACAGCACTGGTGAAATCGTTATTAAGACCGATTGTGCTTGGGGCCCGGCCGTTGGCTTGATGAAAAAGATTTGTGAACTTTATCCCGACATTGAGTTCCGCTGCGAATGGGGAGAGGAGCAGGTGACGGAATACTACGGAGTGTTCACTTACGACAAGGCCAACGGTTGGGAAGAAAAAGACAAATATGACATTGATGTCGATGAAGCCTACAATATGCTCGACCGACTTGGCTTGCTCAACGCTGATGTAGACGATGGGTATTTCCCGAACCACGAAACTGGCTTGGTGGACTACGATGAACGCCTGAACGCTGACAGCGACGAATACCTTACCGAAGACCAACGAGTGGGTATTGTCTTCGGAGAAAGCGTATAGCGAATTTTCCCCCTCGCAAGAGGGGATTTTTTATTTTTTATTTTTCGATTTTCAACTTGGGTTATCACCCCTGTTCCTTCGCTTCCAGGCGGAGGCTCTGCCGATAACATTGTGTCGAAAACTTTACAGAAATTTTTTAAAATCCTATTGACAAACTGAATTTAATTAACTATATTTATAACATAGAAACAAACAAGCGAGGTTTACTATGGCAGACAAGTATCAAGAGATTGAACCGAATTGCGGTATCAAGGTAACACAAGTTCTGGTGTTTCCGTTCAAGGAAACTAAAACGCTGATGTATACAAAGGGCTTGGCGACGATTACGCTCAACGATGCTATCGTTGTTCGTGGCTTGCGTATTATGGACGGGCCGAATGGTCTGTTCGTGGCTTACCCGCTTGACCCTTTCTACAAGGGTGAGGATGCACGAAGCGTGGTTGCCCCGTCGAGAGACGACTTGCGTTCCTACATCGAAGCGGTGGTGCTTAACAAGTTCAACGAGGTGAGGTAGTTATGCCTATATTTCGTTGCGGCGTTTGCCACCACCATTTCCCGCTAGATATTTCCTGCCGTTCTTGGACTAGGGGTTGGTGTCCAGAGTGCAAACGAATCCGCAGGATTTATTTCATTAGAAAAGACGATTAAAAAGGAGTTCTATTATGGCAAAGTCTGTAAAACTATTTGACAGCAAGTTGATTGCCGAACTTAGCGAACATAAGGATTACGGCTACGCAGGTGGGTCTGGTCTTATTTGGAATGAAAATCTGATGGACGAACACCATACCCGAATACTGAACATCATCCACAAGAAGTTGGATGGAAAGGTGTTGGTTTTCCGTAACGACATCATTGACTTGAACACAAGGGTAATAACCTACGGCATTATCCGCAAGATAGAATGGAGCAAGAAGTATAAGACGTGCTTCCGTATTGAATACTCACGTATTTGCCTCAACGTGGACGATGAACCGTGCATCCGTCCTATGGAAAAAGACTCTTGCTATGTTGACCCAGAATCTTCATATTCCGTCATTTCCAAAGCGGAGTTGAACAAACTGATTGATACCACTCTTGGAAACATTAAGAAAGCATTGCTTAAATAATGATTTCACCATAGCCCCGACAGGGGCTTTAACTTTGTTTCAACGAGATTTCCAACTTGGGTTATCACCCCTGGCCTGGAAACAGTCGTCCCAAACAGGGGTCTGACGACTGGGTTTAACCCAATGTTTGTATCTAATTCTTTACACAAAAATGGTTAAAACCCTATTGACAAAACCGATTTAATAATCTATATTATTCATATAGAAATCAAACAATGAGGTAAATCTATGGGAAGACCACCGAAAGGCAGAGATAGAGTTGCAAAAACATACTCATTTAGCGTGCCGCCAGAGTTGGTAGCAAAAATGGAGTATATCCAAATGGTGTATGGGTTGTCATCATGGGTTCAAGACATTCTGTCAAGAATGACGGTTGATACAGAGTTGTCAGCCCAGTATGAAACTATAAAGGCTATCATCACGAAGAAAAACCTGTATATTAGCCACATTGGGTATGACGGTTCTCACTACCCAAATGCACCATACACATTTGCAGTTCGTGGGTTAGGCCGCAACAAGGACAAAACAATAAAGTTGGTAGTTTCTACTACTAAAAAGGTTGAGTGTAATATCAGAGAACGATATGACACAATTAACAGAGCCATTGAGGAAATCAAGTCTGCTGGATTAGATGCTCAATGGTTATAAACCAGTCTTTACACAAAAAATGGTTAAACCCTATTGACAAACTGAATTTAATTAACTATATTTAATATAGAAACAACAAACAAGCGAGGTTAAATATGGCTACAAAAAAGAAAGCAGAAAACGGATTTGAATGTCTGTCCGTCACATCTGTTCAGGTTTACCCTTTCCGTGATGGTGCAAGATGTGGCAACATTCTTGGGCTTGCAACGGTGGTTCTGAATGACCAACTTACTATCAGGGGTCTTCGTATTATGGACGGTGAGTATGGTATGTTTGTTGGCTACCCCAATGACCCGTTCTACAAGGGAGAAGACCTCCGTTCCACCGTGTTCCCTATCACGAGGGCATTGCGTGAGCACATAGAGAACTGTGTGCTTGAAAAGTATCAGTATGAAACTGAAAATGCAAGCGTCAAGTTTGAAGTGGAATTGACGCATCGAGACCTCTCTGGTGCTGCCCTGCAAATGGAAATCATTGCCACAAGCGAAAAGGAAGCGGAGACGAAAGCAAAAGCAAGAGCAATCGAAATTATCCCTGCCACGAAAGACAGCAAGGAAGAATGGGTTATCCTCAAAGTGGAAAAACACGAATAGTTTGTGCCAACTCCCTGCCCCCCTCGCAAGAGGGGGTTATTTTTTATTTTTTATTTTTGATTTCAACTTGGGTTATCACCCCTTGCCGCTGGAATCGACCCGGGGTCATCTCGTCGGTCGAGAAAATTTTTTTATAAAAACTATTGACAAATTAGATTTAATTAAGTATATTATAGATATAAACAAACGAGGTAAACCTATGACCTATTATGAAAGAGACTATTTCAACACACACGAAGTCCACGATGTTAGGCTAGCGTTTTATAATGTAAGTGAGACTATTCCCGAACTCGGGCTTGAAATGTGCTGTGATGGGAGCCTTGTCAAGACCAAAATCAACAAGAAGAAAATCGGCACTGTGTTTCAGTTCAAGACTAAGGGCTTCTCGCTTTGCCTTGCTCCGATGTGGGTAAAGCACAAGAAGAAAGAGCCTGCCGTTCAAGTGAGTATCCGCAACCTCTCGCTCAACGCAGATGCGATGAAGTATGTGGTTGCAACAAAGGTTCGCCCCATTCACACGATTTTTTCTATTGCCTTAACCATTGTTCAGGATATGGAAGAATTGGCATCTAATCAGGCAAACTCATAAGGAGACAATCTATGGCACAAGAAAAGAAATACAAAATCGGGTTTCGCCTTTATGCAGAGGTGGAACTGACCGAAAAAGAAATCAAGGCTGTTGCAAGCGGTGATTCCACCTGCATTAAGAACAAGTATAAGGCAGGAGAGGTCAAAGTTGGCGGTGGCAACAATTACATCCCTTTGGGTTGGCTTAACGACAATGTTGAACTCCCTAGTGAGTTGATTGAAGATGTAAACAAACTTTCCAACTATTCCAACATTGATGTGGATATTTAAGCAGGGGGTTATTAACTATGGATGCAAGTGATGAACTCTATGTTGCAAACAATGTTGTAATCAAAGATGGCATTGTTTTGGGCAAGCAGATTGGTGCTGTTATAGATGGGGAGAGGGTTCAGCCCCCAGATGGATACCCATTTGGGTTTATGGTGGTTGACGAGTTCCGTTCTCATAACAGTTCGTGGGACACTCTCAAAGCGGCTAACGAAAGGGCAGAAAGGCTTAACAAAGCAGATAAAAAGCACATCTATACCGTTTGCGTAGTCTAATCATATACAGCCCTGCCCTTTTGGGCGGGGTTTTAACTTTGTTTCAACGAGATTTCCAACTTGGGTTATCACCCTTTCCGCCTTCGCCGCAGGACGACGCTGGTGATGGAAAAAAGTTAAAATAAATTCGGTTTACCTCTTGACAAACCAAATCCAATTAGTTATATTTAATTACGTAATTAACACAAACAACAAAAAACATCCAAACAAGGAGATACATTATGGCAGACATCATTTCTCTTCCCCGCATCGCTTCTTGGGCAAGCATCGGCACCACCCTTGACAGCACAACGGTAGATGATGCCCTCACCAAGGCAAAACTCAACTACGAGGTGCAAAAGGAAACCCTCTACCTTGCAGACGGAACTCGCATCCCCGAAATGGTGGCGACCACCTACACCACCATCAAGGATGATAAGCCCACAAAGCACATCCTGGGAACCGTGGGTGAAAAGTACGAGGTCGTGCAGAACCGGGATGGCTTTGCATTCGTTGACTACATCAGCGACGGCTTGAAATTCGTCAAGGGGGGCATGACCCACACAGGCATGATTTACCTTATTGCCGAACTCCCCGAGGTAGACATCTTGGGTGATGTTTTCAAGCCCTATGTTATTTTCCGTAATTCGTTCAACGGAAAGTATCAGTTGTCCGCTGCGATTACTCCGCTCCGCATCGTGTGCCAAAACCAGTTCAACTTTGCTTTCAAGCACGTTGAGAACACCATCAACATTCGCCATTCGGCAAGGGTTAATGAACGCATGGAAGAAGCAAAGTATGTTTTGCAGGGAGTGGCACAGTACATGGGCAAACTCAACGAGATTGCAAAGCAGTTCGCAGGAATCAAACTCAGCAAGAGCGAAACGGAACTCGCTCTTAACATGCTGTTCCCGACTCCCGCTAATGCGGATGAACGTGCAAAGTTGGTGCTTGCAAGTCAAAAGAGCGCTTTCGCCAAGATGCTCGATGCAAACGACAACCAAAACCACAAGGGCAACGCTTGGGGATTGGTCAACGCTTACACCGACTACATCACCCACACTAGCATCCGTAAGGGTCGCTACGATGACTCGCAGTTCATGAACACTTGCTTCAAGCCCATGAACAACATCCTTGACATCGTAGGACAGTTGAAGTCGGTAAAGGTGGCCTAATCCTGGGTCATACTGCCGATGGCCCCCCAATTGGGGGGTTTTCTTTCTGTGTCAACAGGATTTTCAACTTGGGTTATCACCCTCCGCAGCTGGAAACCCGGTGCAACTGCCGGTTGGTTCTGTGTGTACGGTGTAAACGAAACTTTACACAAAAAGTGTTTATAACCCATTGACAAAACCAATTTAATTAGGTATATTATATACATAGAAACAACAAACCAAAACAAAGGAGTTTACTATGTCAATGGGAAACATCGAATCTTACCACCAAATTGTGGAAGAAAAAATCGTCAAGAAAGTGGTTGGAGCAAAGTTGTTCAACGCTTTCAAGAAAAAGTTTGACACGTTCAAGGAAAAGGGAGACAGCGACGGTGACACCTACGGTGAAGCCGATATGAGCGATGCCCTCAATGATGGCGGCGATGGCTTCAACGATGGCTGCTGTGGCTTCGACCCAGAAGATGAAAATTGGGTCAAGGTTCGTGAAGCCTACGATAAGGTCAAGGAAGCCTTTAAGGAAAAGACAGGAATGACCGTCAATTTAATTTACTTCACTGGCGACGGCGACTGCTATGATGACCTCGACAGTGGCGAATGGTATTGGGAAATCAATTACAGCGATGTTTGGGTTCCGAAGAAACTCACAAAGAAAGCCTTAGAGTTCCAAAAGAAATACGGAAACATTGACAAAGACCAGCGTTTCTCCTGCTACGGGTAAGTTTCCCTTGTCTCCAAGCCTCATCCGAAAGGGTGGGGCTTTCCCTTGTTGCCATCGAGATTTCCAACTTGGGTTATCACCCCGTTCCAGCTTGGCTCGACTCCTTCACAGTTTCCGCCCAGTCTGTATCAAAAAGTTTACAAAAAATTTTTATTAAATCTATTGACAAACAGAATTTAATTAGGTATATTATATACATAGAAACAACAAAACTTAACAACGGAGGAATATATGTCTACAAGAGCACACGTTATCACAAGGTATGAAATCCTGTATGGGAGCGAGGGTCTGGCGTGGGGTCAGGACTTGCTTGAAAGCCTTTCCGATGAATATATCGAAGACTCCTACACTGGTGGGGAATACCATTCCGAGGAAGCCATTTGGGAGTTCAACAAAGACCAGTTCAAAGCCATGACTGAAACCCTTGCCAATATGACGAAGCGGGAGTATAACCACAAGTGCAAGGAATGGGGTGTAAACCCAAAGGACTACCCAAAGGACGAAGTGGTTGAACTGTTCCGCACTTGGCTCAAAGAAACTCCCGAACATTACAACTACGTGAGAATCAGTTGGTTCTAATAAGGGGGTAAAAAATGCTTTTCAGAAAGCCTAACATCCTTGCTATGACTGCGTTAATCAACGAATGGAAAAAGCACGTTGATGAAAAGTGCAGTTTTGAGCAACTTGGCGTTTGCGTTGATGTCGGTTATATGTATCCGGGGTATACTAAATCAAACAAACTTACAAGCGGTGGGTTTACAATTTCAGTTAAACCAAACATTATAACCTCGGAAACAATTACAATTCAAACAAACTTCGCTCAAACAAAAGAAGGTATCGCTTGGGTTATCATACGTGAAGCGGACGGCAAAAGGACTATCCTCAATCACGATACGATATTTGATAAAGCCCTGCTCACAAATGAGTTCTGCCCTAGCCTTGTAAAAGAACGAATGTTCAAGGTTGCCAAAGCCGCTGTCGAATACGCAAAAATCGAGAAAGCGTTGATGAACTTGTAAAAATGGGGGTCTCCCTGCCCCCTGCCGTGTGGAAAATTAGGCCATAACACAGCCTAGCCACAACACTTTTCCACACGGCTTTTATTTTGTCTCAACCGAATCTTCAACTTGGGTTATCACCCGTGTTCAGACTGCAGCTGTCCCGACGGTCTCCTTCCTCGATTGTAATAGAAACTTTACACAAAAAATGTTGGAAACCTATTGACAAAACCAATTTAATTAGGTATATTATACATAGAAACAAAAGGAGTTCATTATGGCAAAGAAGAACGATAACAAGGTTTATGTAGTCAAGGTTGAAGACTACCGAAATGACCCTGCATTTGATGTCAATTATGAAAATGGCACATTCATTAAAGGCACATTCACTAGCCGTGAGTCTGCTGAAAAGGCAGCCATAGCAGAGGCGGAAGAAGTTATCCCCACAATATACTGCGAACACGCATACGGCCTTGAAAGTGGTGAAAGCGCTTGGGGCGATTGGGATGACCTCCCGAAGACAGAAGCCGAGAAGACCGAAGACAATGCCTACTCACAAGAAGGAGTTATGAACCTCGTTCGTAGGGCAGGGGGTGAAATCCGTATTGAAACCCAGTACGATGACATCTATTTTGAAATAACTATCGTAGAACAAAAGTCTAAAAAATAAGGAGACCCTATGGCTATGACCCGAAAGCAAGCGATGGAATACAGGATGAGTCCAAGACATCCTGAAAGCAACGAAAAAAAGTTCAAAGACCCTGTTATTGTGGTCTGCTACAACGAGAGGGAACATTGGGATAGAGAAAAGGCTATTGCCTTTTATGAGGAAGGAATGTTCTGTTGTGAGGGTTCGGAAGCCGACCGCTACAAACAGGTTGTTCGAGAACTCAAACAGGGTAATAAAGTGGCCTGTGATTTGTATTGGTAATTTTGTGTCCATAAACTCCGTAGCCCCCTCGCAAGAGGGGGTTTTAACTTTGGTTTAAACAAGATTTTCAACTTGGGTTATCACCCCCCTGACCTTCTGCCGCTGCCACACCCAGGGGTTTAAACCCTTGTTTGTATCTAATTCTTTACACAAAATCTGTTAAAACCTATTGACAAAACCATTTTAATTAGGTATATTATATACATAGAAACAACGAAAGGAGTTTAACCAATGCGTAAGCAAAAGCCTATATACATTATGGATATTGATAGCGGGCACGGCAAGTGTCCTGTCGGGGTTGTAGAGGAGTCTCTTTCAAAAGATACCTGCAAGTGGAAGACTGGATGGACTGTCTGTTTCACCCTTAATGGATGCGAATGCCTGTGTACCGAGGACACTGCGTCTACCCTAGATGTTCCCGAATATGACTTTATGGACTTAGCAGTTTCCGTTGCTGGGCAAAGTGGGATGTTCCTGCGTTGCTATCCTGCCAAGTATGACGATGACGACATCAAGTGCCTTACCGACTTGTTCTTCAAGAGCAAGCGAAATGCTATCAGGTTCGTAAAGAAGATTGCGGAATACAAAAAAGAAAATCAAGCTTGAATCTAATGATTATGTACCCCCCTCGCAAGAGGGGGTTTATCCTTGTTTAAACAAGATTTTCAACTTGGGTTATCACCCTTTTCCAGCTTCGCCGCAGGCGGAGGCTCTGCCGATAACATTGTAATGAAAACTTTACATAAAAAATGGGTAAAACCTATTGACAAACCTATTTTAATTATCTATATTATATACATAGAAACAACAAACCTTAACAACGGAGATTTATTATGGGTGAAAGAAGCAATATCTTTGTTCGCATTCGTGCTAAAAAGCGGAGTAGCGACAAGAAATACCAAATGGAGACATTCTTTGGTCTCTACTATCAATGGTGCTATGGTGAACGCATGATTAGCCGTCTGCGTTCTGCTATCGACTTTGTGGATAGCGACATTAGCGGTTGGCATGGCGAATATGTTGTGAGCAAAGAAACAACAGGCAAGTTCAAGCGGTATCTTGCTGTCAACTTCGACATGAAAGACATTCTCGACCCTGTAGACCTCATTCCCGATGCTGTCGATGATGTTATGCAGGGCTACAATACGGCAAAAGCGGACATTTTCGACCAGGCCGAAAACCACGGCTTCATCTACCTTGACATTACCCTTGATGACCCCGATAAAAAGTTCGGTGAAAACAAGGCTAAAATCAAGTATGCCTTTGTTGACAACGAATACAAGGGCAAGGACGGCAAGGTTCCCCCTGTCCGTAGCGTGGAACAATTTGCCGACCACGATATGGGCAACGATGAACGCAAGTGGTTTGAACCTGACCCCTATTGGGATGAACGGGGTATGACCGCCCACAAGGAACGGTTCTTGAACGAAATTGTCCCGACCGCCAAAAAGAACATTGAGGAAATCAATAAATCGGCAACCTTGATGACCGAAGATGACCGCAAAGATTTTGTGAAATTTGGTCGCTCCTTTACAAGAAAAATTTTGAAAAATGCTGAAAAGGAAAAAGCGAACATCAAGGAAAAGAGAGAACTCCTGACCGCTGAAATCTATAAGTTGCCCTCTGAACTCCATAACAAGTTGTTGCAACTTGTGGATAAGGTTTACCCGAGACCGCAAAGAGAATAACTCATTCGCCCAACTCCTGACCCCCTCGAAAGAGGGGGATTTTTTATTTTTTATTTTTTGATTTTCAACTTGGGTTATCACCCTTTTAACGGGGCCCGCGTGCGTCGTCATCAGGGGTTCTAACGTCAGTTTAACCCCAGTTTGTATCTAATTCTTTACAAAAAAATTTATTAAAACTTATTGACAAACCCATTTTAATTAAGTATATTATAGATATAGAAACCTTAACAACGGAGAGACATTATGGGACAGAAAGTATGGGTAGCCTACTATCACTTCAATGACAGGCACGGCGGTTGTGATTCGGACATCCTCGGTGTGTTTGCTACCGAAGAAAAGGCGGTTGAATCCTGCGGAGATAACATTGAGATGTATCTGCGTGATTTCAATGCCGTTCTCGACAACGGAACAATCAACCCAAATGCGGTAAAGCAAATTGACAGCGAAGATGTACCCGAAGGGATGACCCTAGAACAAGCACGCAAGGCTACCTCTATCAACATTGACGATAGCGGAACTTGGTGCAACTGGTCTATCGACGAAAAGGAAATTGAATAAAGGAGGATACAAACATGGGATACACGAACTATTTTCACATCAAGCCCTGCAAGAAGGAATTTTCCGCTTGCGTTCTCGGCAAGGTTAAAAAGATTTTGTCAACCTACGAGACACTCTATTCTGAACGCCTTGTTAAAGGCTTCTGCAATCGAGACGAAAAGCCTACCGTCACCAAAGACCTTATTCAGTTCAACACCACTAGCGAAGACACGGGCGAGGATTTTTGGCTCGATTTGCACGGAGAGATGTTTAACTTCTGCAAGACTTGCCGAGAGAACTACGATGCGGCGGTCAAGGCTGTGCTTATGGTTCTGCAATCGGCAGGGTATCTTATCAAATGGAGTTTCGACGGCGGTCTTGACGAAACTGAATATGATGCTGGAATCCAACTGCTTGCAAAGGCAGGCATCAAGTACAATGAACGGATGAAAGCGGAGGGCTAAAATCATGAAAAGGATTTCCAATGAAGACGGATACAAAACTCATGTTGTAATAGGTGCTACCCCTGACAACAAGATGTTCCGCACGGAGTTCCACACTTCGGGAAACTCTGGCATCAAACTCCCTGATTACTACAAGGGTGTAAAATCCACTTTGAGCAAGAACAGGCATCTGCTTGTGGCAAGCATTTCTAATTTTCTTGTCTGGGTTCAGAACCACCTGAAAGTAAGGTATGGTGGAACTTTCAAGAAAGTTTACATCACGGACATGAATAACAGAAAAATCCATGAAATTTTTGTGAATTTTGAATTTTCACGTTCCCAGTATTTTGAATGGGCTAATGAAAAAATCCCACGGAAGTTTAGACCAAACGTGTATAGGTGCCATGTAGAAGGCCGCCCCGAGACCTGGTTCCAGGTCAGCATCGACTAACACCACCCCTCGATTAAGAGGGGTTTTAACTTTGTTTTCACCAGATTTTCAACTTGGGTTATCACCCTTTTCCAGCTTCGCCGCAGGCGGAGGCTCTGGTGATAACAGTGTATAGAAAACTTTACACAAAAAATAGGTAAAACCCATTGACTAAACCAATTTAATTATCTATATTATTGTTATAACAACGGAGTTATTTATGGCTAAAAAATTCAACCCTCACAAATACACTTATCACTTTAACATCGGTCATAACATCAAGTTGGGCGAAGGTGTTGCAAGTTGGTCTACACTCAAAGGTTCTGACCTGCTTTACATCCCCCGTCTTGAAAAGCGTGTTCGTGGCACTTGTAAGGACTGCGACTACTGCACCAAAGACTGCTATGTAAACAAGTCGTACCGCCGTTATCCAAAGACCGCCATGTACGGTCATGCTGTCAACACGATAGGGCTTCGCACCTGTCCGTCCAAGGTGTTCCAAGACCTGCACCGTCAACTGTCCGTAACAAAGCGATTCAATGTAGTCCGTATCAATCAGAGCGGCGACATTGAAAATTTGCAGGAACTTGAAATGTGGGTTTCCCTCGCGTTGTTGCACCCCAGTTTCACTTTCTACCTGTACACAAAGCGTTTCAATCTGGCGGTTGAATTCATCGAGAATAACCCGCTCCCAAAGAATTTCCATATCAATTTTTCAATATGGCATGAACACGGGGTAAATGAGTATTTTACCGTTGCCCATTACCCGAATGTTCACGCTTTCGTCTATGATGACGGCGAAACCTACATCGACGCAACCGACCATTGCAGGGCGTATGTTGGAACCAAACTAAACCATAACATCACCTGTGAAAAATGCAAAAAGTGCTACCGCCCAGGTGTCAAGGTAATCTATTGCAGTTCCCATTAGTGGTCGCCCCCTCATTGGGGGCATTTTTTATTTTTTATTTTTTGATTTTCAACTTGGGTTATCACCCTGGTTCAGACTGCAGTCGTCCCCGACGGTTTCCGCCCATAGATTGTAAATGAAAATTTACACAAAAAAGTTGGAAAAGGTATTGACAACCCAAATTTAATTATGTATATTTAGGATATAAAACAGGAGACAACACCATGAAAAAGGGAAAGTTCATAAACAATAACAACAAGAGCAATGACCCGAAGATTGACCAGTGGATTATCACAAAGCGTGATGCCATACTTGAATGGTACGAGAACGAGTCTATGAAAGCCGATTACAACACGGCTAGTGACGAAGAAATGCTCACTACGATTGCTTCTCATGTTCAGAAGATGTGCTACGCTGACCCGTCTCATTGGTGGGATAATGTGATTTGCGAGATTGCGGAGTGCGTTCTTGACCTTGATGAATGGCAGATGTGCCATTACGACATTGAAGAATGGCTGTTGGATAACATCAAGTGGAGACCCGAAGATTGCAAGAAGTCTGCGGTCGATTGGCTCGGGGATTTGCATTATCAGATTTGCAACGGCGGTATGTCGCAGGCTTGCTCCAATGGCTATGTTGACGATGTGATTGAAGCCTACGGCTCGTTTGACGAATGGGTGGATGCCCTCAAAAAGGAACTTGCCGATAACAAGGATGCCGAAAAGGTGCTTGAAGTCGCAAAGTTCATCGCAAAGGGCGTGAGCGAAATTTCCATGACTAAGGGTTGCTCCGAATGTGGCGGTTCGGGCTACACCACTTACGAAGAAGAAAATGAAGATGGCGAAACCGAAACCCATGAAGAAACCTGTTGCGAATGCGGTGGCTCTGGTGTTCTTGATGTGGATTGCTACCGTGATGTGGACTTTGATGTTGGCGGTTGCTACTACACTTGGGATAACGAATACTACGCCCTTGTGGATAAGGATAAGGTTGGAGACCTTATCGACGATTTAACGCATCAGTCTCACACTCACTCTATTGTTCTTGATGTTATCAAGGCGGCAAAATAAATTTTAATTTTTCAAAAAGGAGACAACTATGGCAAAAGAACATCATGCACTTTCTATCTTCGGTGGCGACACCACGAAAGGAACTGGGGTAAGCACCGAATGGAACATTTCGCTCATTGACAAGAGCGAACACATTTGCGAACCCGAGCGTGACCGTCGCATCATTTATTCTATCTACCGTAATGGTAGCGAAGCCGAAGCCCGCATCAGGGAAGTCCGCAAGGGTTCTCGCTTGGAAGTTCTCATTTTCGTTTGGAGCGCTAACAGCGACCAGGGCATCAATGTAATTAAGGAAGATGTTCCTATTGACACACTTGACACCGTAAAGAAACGCAAGGCTTACCTGAAACGTGTTGCAAAGGTGACTGAAACACTTGCATCAAAGATGGTTAGCCTTGACGTGGCGATTTGTAACGGAACCGAAAAGATTAACACTTTATAACAAGGGGGAAGTATGGCAACAGAACCTAATCCTACTATTGCCCTGCTTGCAAAAGTATTCAAGTGGGCTGAACTCCATGTCATAAAGACACGTGGGCGAAAGGACAGGTATTTCTACGAGATTGTTCGTCCAAATCAGAAAACAATTAAGTGGAACCCTGAAATAGCCGAAAAAATAGGCGCATATCCTGACCTTGAAGACACTTGGCACAGCGGTAAGGTTGACGGACAGATGTTCGACTTGAACCTTATGGATTCTTCCTTGTACGGCACGGCAAAAACTGCTCTGGGTGCGTGCTTCTATGAAGTGCTTGGTAAAGGAACTAAAAATGACCCCTACGAACCCAATTTGAGTGTTTGGGTCGATGTTCCAGTAAAGTGCTTCTTGCAAGACAGGAACGGAAAACGCAAGCCGTTCCCCTGCAACAAAGCATCAAGGAACTTTCTCCACAAGTTTGCAATGGCTGACCCTAACAAGTAAGTTTCCCTTGTCTCCGAACCTCACCCGAAAGGGTGGGGTTTTCCCTTGTTTCCACCAGATTTCCAACTTGGGTTATCACCCCTTGACTGGGGGCCGCCAGTCCCAACGCGGTCTCCGACCAGTTTGTATATGAAAATTTACACAAAAAGTTGGAAACCCTATTGACAAATCCGTTTTAATTAGGTATATTTAGAGTATAGAAACAAAGGAGTTTACCTATGGCACATCGCAAGACTACAATAACCCAGCATGAATGGGATTTGCTCGAAAAACTCACATCAAAGGCTAAAATGGATTGGTTCTTTGATGCGACCACCATACGGAAATCCGTGAAGAACAGCAATTGCGTTGAATGTACGCCGAAGGGCTACCTTACATCTTCGCAGGCCGACTGTTCTGCTTGTGCGTTCATTGTTCCCAACTTCTGGGGCTTCACCGCTGATGAACTGCAAGAGATTAGGGATTGCTTCGTGCGTTGTGGCATCAATGCTAACGACCTCGACTGCGAATTGGAAGAATGGAAGAAAGGCAAAATTTCGTAACGAAAACTTTACACAAAACTGATTGACTTTTTATATTTAATTATCTATATTATTTATAGAAACAAAGGAGGCAACCATGTTCAGTTTCATCGGCAACATCTTTGAAAGCATCACTAACTTCTTCGCACAGTTCCTGTTGCTCATCATCATCTTGCTTGCGGTGGTCTTGCTTTTCCTCGCAACATATAGGAAAAACCACAACCCCTATATCGACCACACGAAAGAACAGATTGAACAGCAGATTGACAGCGAGAGAGAAGCAAAGTTAAACGAGGCACTCAAAAACCTTTACGAATATCAAACACAAGGGAGATAACACCATGTCTGCAAAAATCAACGTAACCAAAGACATTCAACGGCTCTATGATGCAGAACATCATGTGCAAATGGACTTGGGGTTGTATGCTTCTATGGCACTTCTAAAAGTTGTGCCAGATGGTGTCACAGTTCCTGAAAAGACTATGTGCAACACTTCATTTAGCCATGATAAGACCCTGACCGTGCAGTATGAATACAACCTCGAAAATATCCCTGCACACGGCACTTGGAAATTCACCTTTATGTTACGCAGTAGCCGTTCTGGTATAGTCATTATTACCAAGTGCAACGCATCAGGGTTCAACACAAGGTCTTGCAACTTCAACCTCGTAGAAATTGGCGAGAAAGTTAAGGAACTCGCCGAACTCTAAAATAAATTTAATTTTTCAAAAAGGAGACCAACCTATGACTACCAAAACCAAAACACCCAAGGCCAAGAACATCACATTCTTTACCGTCGTCGCCTACGCTCGTATAGGCGGTGAAATCAACAACAACCGCTACACGGATGTGTTCAAGAAAAAACAGAAGGCCGCCAAGTTCATTGCCAGCGAAGTAAACGACTACATCGAACAGGAAAACCTCGAAAATGAAAAGGTGACATCAAAGGACTGCATGGACGGCTACTGTATCTCCGCCTATAACGATGCCGACGATTGTGTAGAGTTCGACATCGTGAAGCATACCGTCCCTGCTGATTTCTTCAAGTAAGTTTCCCTTGTCTCCGAGCCTCACCCGAATGGGTGGGCTTTTTCTTGTTCACCTCTGGATTTCCAACTTGGGTTATCACCCTAGTCTCGACTGCTGCTGTCCCCACGGTCTCCACCAGAAGTTTGTAAATCAAAATTTACACAAAAAAGTTGGAAAAGGTATTGACAACAGCGATTTAATTAGGTATATTTATAACATAGAAACATAGGAGACAACATTATGGTTCAGCACATCGCTTACTACAATGACCCCGAAGACATCAAGGAACTGATGGACAAGGATGCCAAGCAAATCGTAAAGCATTTCAAGAAAGGGTTAGGAGCATCTCTGTCTTCCAATGACCCTGACTATGCTCCCATCAAGGGTTGCCGCCCTGTTATGGTTGGCAAGCAAAAGTGGTATGTAAAGAAGTCCATCGACCGTAAGAACCTCGATGGATGCGACAACTACATCGACCTTTACAAGGCTGTTTAGTAATGGGGGTACATCATGGCTGAAAAGAAAAAGATTTTTGTTGTTTCTGGCTTTCACTTTCACCCTTACGAACACGAACATGATATTATCACAGAAGTGTTCAACACCCGTGAAAAGGCCGCAAAGTGCATCTTCGACATCTTGACTGACACCTTCCCCGATGATGCGGACGAATTTACTATCGACGGCTGTATGTGGGGCAATGAGTTCTGCAACGCCGCCGATGAAGAAGTGAAACTCGACATAGAAGAATTTACCGTTTAGCCAACAGGCGACATCCATATGAATAAAAAGACCTTGCAGAGGAATAACATGAAACATATCATGGATTATCATCGAGAAGTCGAACAGGCTGGTGGAGAACTTAGGCAAGGAAATTATAGTGACTATCACAAACTTGCTCCATACTACTGCATAGTAAATCCGCACTCTGGTGACGAATATGCCTCGTATTTTGTTCGCGGCCTTGGGAAAAATCCTGTGAAAACTCCCTGTGGCTACCAATGTACTCGTGGGGGATGTACATGGAATGTGTCTGACGGCTTCTACAACAAGTATAAAACCTTGTTCGAACTCGTTGACAAACTCGTTGACGAATTTCCCAGGATATTCGCACCAATCCAACCAACACATCGATAATCAACTCCCCCCTCACGGGGGTTTAACTTTGTTTCAACAAGATTTCCAACTTGGGTTATCACCCTAGCCTCGACTGCAGCTGTCCCACTCGGTCTCCGCCAGAAGTTTGTAAATCAAAATTTACACAAAAATGTTGGAAACCCTATTGACAACCCTGTTTTAATTAGGTATATTTATAACATAGAAACAACAACAAAGGAGTTCATTATGGCAAAGAAAAAGACTACATACTATCAGGCCGTTTGCTACACCACAGACCACTGCGATGATGACCTGATTGCACCCTCGTTTTGGAACCCGACCAAAGACCGCAAGGAAGCCGCTAGCGAAATCATGACTGAAATTGAACAGTCGTTCTCGTACACTAAACCGCAGAAAGGTATCGGCCCCGACAGCATCACGATTGAGTTCCGTCACAACACCGACGATAACAACTCGTGGGATAGCAAGGTCATCAAGAGCATGGGGCATAGCAAGAAGTTCCTGACCATGCTCGAACAGGGTCTTGCTGACGGCTCTATCATCACGGTCATGGTGACTGTTCCCGAATATGTTAATCTTTGCAATGTTCTCATAAATGAACGCAAAGATGTTTTCCACATCAACTCGTTCGACATTTAAGGAGGCAAACCATGAACCTTACAGTAGATAACTTCATCGATATGTTCGCCGACCCCGACGACCAACAGGTTGCAATCTACGACCTCAACACAAACACAGAAATCTACCGTGGCACTCGTGATGATATGCACGATGACATTTTAGAACTCGAAATCTGCTCCATTGACACACTCCATGAAGCAACCAAGGTTCTAACCCTCAATGTTGACACCAGTAATAATTAACCCATAGTCCTATCCCCCGAAAGGGGGTTTCCGTTTACATCACCTGAATTTTCAACTTGGGTTATCACCCCGGCGCCTTCATCCCGCCGTCACCACGGTTTCCACCAGAAGTTTGTAAATGAAAATTTACACAAAAATGTTGGAAACCCTATTGACAATCCCATTTTAATTAGGTATATTTATATCATAGAAACAACAACAAAGGAGACAATCATGGGACAGTTTTCATGGAAATGTTCTGACACAGGCAACGCACTACTCGACAGGGGAATCGAACCGCAAAGGAAATGCACCACAAAGGCATATCTTCTTATCCCCAAGGAATTTGGCGGTGGCTACTTCTTTGTGGACAACACCATTAGGGGTCGTGAATACGATGGCTACGGCAACTTCTTTGACGAACAGGGAAAGAAGCACGATGCCTACGAGGAACTCGCCAAGTGGAACGGCTTGCTTCCCGAAGGGTACAAGCCCAAGAACAGCGACATGGTTCAACAGGCTCGTAGCAACGCTATCGAAAAGTATTACACCCCCGAAGACCCGAATGTTTCCCCCTATCAGGATGGAAACTACAACTCCCCCGAAATCTTGAAGTACCCCATGAAAATCACAGAACACCCCATGAAGTATGAACAGGCGGGTATCGCCCTTGATGACAGAAATCAGGGATGGGGCTGCGATGATGGTGAAGACGAGGACTAAAAATTATGAAAATTTCTACTATCAAGTCTATGCTCTCCGTTGCCAAGAAGAACGGTCATGCAGAAATCGTCTATAACGGGATGTCAAGCGGAGGTCTGTATTCCAGCAGTTCGTGCCGCGTTCCCGTGTTCTTCACGAGGTATCCTGTTGAATCCAGTGAATCGGCCTCACATTTTCAAGAATGCCTCAAAAGTGTAGGCAAGAAGGTCGAAGACTTCCTTGATAAAGTCGAAGTTCATGACGGGTTCATTGAGGTTACTATCAACCATCTGGCGTATCTTGACAGGAGCGACGCCAAAAACACCGATGAGGAACTGGAATGCACTTATAAGACAAATGGATACCCACACAGTTGCACATACCGCCGTGGATGTGTTGCATCAAGCCATTACTCGTCTTTCCACACTTGGGTAGACCATGGTGGCGAGCCGTTTCACAGAATCCTCATTCCGTTCGAAAACATCATTTCAATCGTATGCTAATGGGAGAAACTGTAAAAAATAATTTTCATTTTTTCTCTTGACAAAAAGATTTTAATTATCTATATTATCAACAGAAACAACAAAAGGAGTCAATCATGGCAATCACAACAACACTTTTTGATTTTCTGAAAACGAAAGTCAACCCTTTCCTCAAAGCAAACCCCCATGTCTCGAAAGAGACCCTCACTGACTTTATCTCGAAAGTCTCCGACGATATTGTATATGCACATATCGTAACCAAGTACAACACGGAAGTCATAACGAGAAAGGAACTCGTTGCAACCCTCGTTGAAAACGGCATTGACAAAAAGTTCATCAAGAAACATCTTGATACCCTGCTCAAAATCGAAGCACACTTCGTTACCTTCCGTCCTGCAAGGCGTTTCGTCAATGATTGTGCTGACCTTATGTACAAGTGGTACAAGGAATCAAAAGGCGAGGGAAATCCGTTCTACTCCGAAGTCCGCCACGATTACTTCGACACCGACAAGAAGTGCTGGGTCATCGACTGCTGGCGAACCAAAAATGATGACGAAGAAGGGGTCGCCCCTATCGAAGTCTATCTCGACGGCTACCTCAAAATCCGTGACGAAAATGCTTTCGACTTCGCTATCTGCGACTTCAAGGTAATCGAAGCAATCGAAGAAACTCTTAAACAAATCAAATCTGAAAACAAGGGGTAAACCATGATTTCCAAAGAAGCATCCAACAACCAAAAGTCCCGCGTACTCCAATTCATCAAGAAGTACGGCAAAATCACTTCCCTTGATGCGTTCAACAAACTCCACATCACCCGCCTGTCGGCCTGCATCTTCAACCTGCGTGAAGACGGCTACAACATCAAAACACGTGATGTCGAAGTAGACACCATCTACGGCAAAACCACCTTCGCCGAATACTACCTCAGCCGTGGCCGCCGCCCGAACCCCAAGATTTCCACCGTCACCTATCAGCCGACGGAAACCACCAAGGTTCGTGTCACCGTCCGCAGAACTTCCGTTGAAGACCGTGATGCCATCAATGCTTCCCTCAAAGGTGTCACCCGTAAGGAAGTTGTCAACAGGCTCAAAACCCTCGCTGGCAAAACCACGAAGAAAACCAAGAAGAAACCCGTGAAGAAAACCCCGCTCTACAAGAGGAACAACTACGGACAACTCGAACTGTTCCCCGAACTCTACAAGTAATTCCTCCTCCCCCGATGGGCGTTTGTTGCCATGGCGACTCCGTTGTTTCTAGCCCATCGGGGGTTTTCTTTTTTCCCAAAAAGATTTCCAACTTGGGTTATCACCCTAGCCCCCTTCGCCAGCAGGAACCGCTGGAAGGTTGTAAACTATTTTTTACACAAAAAGTTGCCACAACATCTTGACACCCAGGTTTTAATTAGGTATATTTAAAACAGAAGAACAAGCCCAGGAGGCAACCAAATGAAAAGACCTGTTTACATCCATGTTCCTAACAAGCCGCACACGCTTCGCGGGGTTCCCACAGAGGACCTTATCAACGAGCTTGCCAGACGTAGCGACAGCATCCTGATTGAAACCTTCGACAAGAACGACGTTAAGACACAGGTGGAAGCATGGCTGAACGACAAAGGCCGTTGGGAAGGCCGTGGCAATGACGAAGCAGTCTACCGCAAGTGCTGGGAAACCTATGGCCCCCTCATCGTTGATGGCCTCTGGGGCAACGCACTGTGCCTCTACCATCTCGGACAGCCTAGGTTCGACAAGGTTGAGAACAGCCGAATCACAGAGGCCTTCGAAAACACAATCAACTTCTACAAAATCCGTGAATGGAAATAAAATTTTACATTTTTTCTGACCCACTTTTATTTTTAATTTTCTATATTTTTTCTGTAAACAAAAATTTTTCGATTTTTTAGGAGACATAACCATGGCAAAGAAACTCACGCTGAAAGAATGGAATGAAAAGTTCCTGTCCGAATTCTCCACACAGATTGATGATTTCCGTCATGACACCAAGAAACTTCTGTTCCGCAGAATCACTGTCACGGATGAAATCAAGCATCAGTTGAATATCATTCGAAAGGGAATCTATTCTATCAAGATGGAAATCAACGAGCTTGAAGACTACGGTAACCGAACTGAATTCACCTTGACTGACTACAATGGCGTGCAACTCTTCATCACCGAATACTACATTGGCAAACTCTCCATTGGGGTCTGTGACAAGCGAAAGATTGTCCTCGGCCATGTCATAGAGATGTGCGATGATAATATGCCCCAACTCATCGATATGTACTTCGACCTGTTCAAGGCAACTATGTCAGCACGGGATGCTATCAACAACATCACATCTCTCGCAGGAACCAGGAACATCTAATAACTGTGGGAGGGGGTAGCGAAACTTGACACTTACCCCACACACCGCTAGCCCCCTCCCTTTCTCCACCACTTCAACCAAGGATTAAACAATGGCATACCCAATTGAAATCGAACTGAAAGTAGCAAAGGTCTTCAAGGACAATGACCTGCACTACGAATATGGTATCCGCCCGAATGGCGAAGTCACCGTCGATGTACACTGGGGCGACTGGAAGCATGACCACCTCTACCTCAAATACGTGATGGAACACAACGGCTTTACCCAGGTTCGGCAAATGCCGTTCGGCGAACCCACTGGCGACGATACCTACTCCGCTACCCATGTCTACAAGTTAAACGCATAAAAGGAGGTTAACATCATGATTTCAACCAAGGCAACAACAGGGATTGAACCAATCGATTTCAACAAGGTCTGCAACCTCGTTAGAAACGACCTTATGACCAAGTTCGGCGATACCGTCCTTTCCGTCGGAAAGGTCAAGCACAAGGTCAACCACGCCATCCTGACCCTCATCATCAACTTCAAACGGAAAGCGCCCAAGAACAAAACCGTCGATACCGCCACCATCAATAACATGGTGGAATTCCTCACGGCGGACCTCAAATGCGCCAACCTGATTCCATCCACGTTCCATACCACCATCTTCAAACTCGAACAGAAACAGTTCACCACAAACCTCAGCATCAACCTCAAACCGTAACCAAAACTTTACACAAATTCCTATTGACATCCAGCATTTAATTGGGTATATTTATAGGAGAAACAACAAGGAGATAACACAATGGAAAAGCGCATCATCGTCGTAAACGGGATTGTCCTTGCCAACACCAAAGCACAGGCAATCAGTCAGTTCAACACATTCTGTAAGGGAACCCCCGAATCCTGCCACAACAAGGACAACATCTGGTTTGTCAAGTGCTGCAAAGCATCTCCTGTTCCTGGCAACTTCAAGACCCTTACTGCCAAGCCCTTCTCCCAACTCCCTGCCGAAGACATGAATGAAGCTGAATTCGTTATCGCCAACTTCAAGCTCTACGACACCAAGGCCAAGGAAGAAGCCCGTAAGCTCTACCCGACCCTGCTCGCGTGGAAAGTGGCAGCAACAAGAGAAATCTAAACCTAATTCAAATGGAGGTCCACCATGGGATGCCTAGTTAATCTGTTCAAATGCGGCCTTGCCCTCTGCATGATTCTCGTCATGCTCATCGTGGGTGTCAAGCTCATCTTCGACCCATATACTCCCGATGAACACCCGAAAGCCAGGACAGATGCAACTTATCCTGCTGATGATGGGGAATACAATACATACCCGTCAAAAGCAGAATTTAACTACGATGTCCCTGTCCAATCAGGTGAAAACCATGATTACATCATGGAAAACACTTTCCAGAAATCAGGTGTCGTAATGGAGCTTACCCCGCAGCTCGAAAGCGGCCTGGTATATGTAATCAAAGTGTTCAAAAGCCAGCTCGGTGAAGACTTCTCCCCTACCATCACCTCCGCCCATGACTCGTTCGATAGACATGACAAATGGTCCAAACATCGCTATGGACAAGCCGTCGATATCAGAATGAATGACCTCCCCCTCAATGAACGAAGGAGAGTGGTCCGAATCCTCGAACAAACCCTCCCGAAGGATTATAAGGTGATTTGGGAAAGCCAGTATACACCCAACGAACACATCCACTTCCAATCAAACCACTAATCCCCCTAGGTCTGAACATCAGGCCTTTCTCGTTTTTCCCAAAAAAATCTCCAACTTACGTTATCACCCCGTCCCAGCTTCGCCTCCCACGGAGTATCCCCCCCTATATGATTCTCCCCCATCTCCTGTAACCAAAACTTTACTCAACTTTCAACTTGACATTTACCATTTAATTAACTATATTATATCATGGGGGTTGGCAACCCCGCTCGAAACCCAGATTGAAACAAGGAGGATACCAACATGATTGAAACGCCCAACTTCATCGTCGCCCAACTCAACGATGCCGCAAAGAGGATGGAAACCGATGGCTCAACCACCTACTTCGAACAGGTCGCCAACAGGGCCGAAACCATCGTCCGAAAAGAAGGCAGGGGCAGACGCATTGTCATAGCCCCGTTGGAACCAGATGGCGAACCCCTCTGTATCGACACCTCGTTGAGAACCGTAGCCTACATCAACAAGACCAACCACAACTCAATCAGGTTGGCAACCTCTGCTACAATCCCTCTGAAAACTTCCGAGGCGATAAACCATTATTTTATCGACTACCTCGAAAGGGTCGCCCGCAAACTGAAATAATTTTTATTTTTTAATTTTTCAAAAAAAGTGAAAAAATTTTATGATTTTTCTCCGCTTCCGTATTTAATTATGTATATTTAATACTAGAGGAGGCTAACACCATGATGAAAGCAAACCCTATCAACAAACCCGAAACCGCAGTGAAAACTATGCTCCTTGAAGACCGTGCCGATGCAATGGCCTACATCAAAGAGCAACTCACGCTCAATGCTCTCCGCACCGCCACGCAGAACTTGCAGGCCGTATGCAACATTGTGTATCAAATCCTAAACCAGGATAACCCCAATATCCTTGATGCATACAGGGTCGCTAATTTCGTGGCCACCTCTTACCACGATGACATCGACATATTCAAGGAAATCGAACGGGCCTCTATCGAATCCCATAAGGGCAACCTGTTCGTCCCGCCCTATGTGAACCTGAACGATGCCTACATCTCCGATAAGTTCACAGGTGCCAAGTCGGGCTACCTCGTAGAAGGCATTGCCAATATGCTCTCTATCCTGAACCTCACCGCCCATATCCTGTCTAGGGAATGCATTACCAAAAAGGCCATCCTTATCGCCAAATGGATATTAGACCAGGCTTCCTACAAGTTCGGCAAGAACATCGTTTCTGCCACCAATATGAACTCTATCTGGAATAAGGTAGTCTCCGCTGCAAAGGAAACTATCATAGGGGCTTCCAACAAGTTCATAACCATGGGAGAAACCCGTTCTATCTATGGTCACAAAATCTTCTTTACCCCCGATGGTATCTTCGTAGATGATAATGACCCCATTGCCACCGAGAACGAAATCATCAAGAATAGAACCTATGTGGCTATGTTCTTTATGAACCTCGACGCTTGGCTCTATTTCTACAAGTCGGGTGAATTCGGTATCCTTCGCCCAAACAAGAGAACTTTCGATATGGTGGACAAACTGAAAGCACCTAGATACATCACAGAATCCCTTTATAGGGAACTCGTGGCATAACACCCTTTCTTTCATCATGCCTTAAAGGGGGGCGCCGTCAGGCGTTCCCCCCTTTTCATATATGTAAATATAGTTTTACATCCAATGATTTCCAACTTAGGTTATCACCCCTGTCCTGGGGCCCCAGCGTCCCCCAGCCGCCCACCTCTCCACAATCTATCAACACCTGTTGATAACCTGTTGATATCTTCTCCCAATTTATCAACAGGGTTTCAACAAGGTTTCAACAACCGTTTCAACCACAATTTTCAACTCGGGTTTCATCCTGGGTTTACAACTTCGTTATGAACCCTGATGAAATCAACCGTTTGAAACCATGTTCGAAACCCACTGGCAAAATCCAAGTCAAAATCCTGGCGGCTGCGTTCAACTGATTGTTCATAAAGGTGCTGTAAACCTGTTGAAATATATGTTCATAACCTGTTGAAAACCTTGGGTGTTGAAAAATGGTGTGAAACCGCCGTCGAAACCCTGTAGAAAACCTGTTGATAACCTGTTGAGACACACGAGGGTTAGGTCTTATCCCTTCTTTAACAGCCCTGTGTAAATATATACATAATTAAATCAGTTTCAAAACAATTCATTTTATAACAGCGCCGCGCCGCTCATACGTCCGAAGAACGTATCGTCTTGGGTAATAACCTATGGCGAAATTAGCGTTTTTTGGCCAATTTCAAAACAGGGGGTTTTCACCACGGGTAAAAAATTTTTTTGATTTTTCTGGTGTTCAAAATAATTTTTGATTTTTTGTGAAAACATGGGGGGCAGCTTCGCTGCCCCCCAGGGATGGAAAATAATTTTTAATTTTCTTATATTACCCTATTGACAGACTGGGGGAGATTTGTTATATTGGTAATATACCTAGTTAAAACAACGGAGGTTTCCAATGGTAGATTTGAAGCAGAGTGTAATCGAGTGTTTGAAGACCCTGGGGGTTGAATTCGACGAGGGGAAGATAAGTGTTTCAAGCACGGGTAGGATAGTGAGTCTTCCCGATACTCATATCAAGCTGATACGTCAGGAGGACCACTGGGGGATGTTCGACTGTAAGGCGGGTTCCTATGTAGGGGGTGGCGATGGCATTGACGAATGTTTGGAGGCATTGTATGGTTAAGCCAACTAATAGAGAAATTTTTGCTTTCCGCAAGTATTTGAAGAAGCAGGGTTTTATCGAGGACGGGTTATGCAAGGGTGTTTTCTACCTGTACATGAAATACGGTTACCTCTGTGTTTCGATAGAGTATACAAAGAAGGGTGAGTTCAAGGAGGTTAGGGCCTTTCTTTCCATCGGGTGGGAGAACTCCAAGTGCAGCCGCTTTTACTTTCCGAACTATTACAATTTTGGGGGAGTAAGGAGACTTGACAGGGATTATGTGGAGACGTGCACCCTTACCTCTACTAGCGTGATGTTAGCCATAAGTGAGATGTTCGGGAAGATAGATAGTCTTACCACGATTTTAAAGCGTGTATTGAAGAGATGACATTTCTTCCTGCCGTATATTCAATACATGAGGAATCCCCTGGGTGATTAACCTGGGGGATATTTTTTGATTTTTTAGGGGATTGATGCAAGGTACTGGTTTACCCTGTCTTTTGCCTCTGCGGTATTGTTTAGGGTAATAGCATGGTTTTGTTCCAGGTAGTAGGCAACGGTGAGCCAGTCCAGTGTCAGTTCATCCTTATCCGTACATGGGTTATGGGCGACACGGGCATTGAGGGTCCAGACTTTTCCAAACGGGATGCCAGCATGGGTTAGGGCTTTTTGTGCTAACTCCTTGGGGCAAACTATTGAATCCCAGAGGTGTTGGAAGAATTCCTCTCTGGGTGCCTTATAGGCCTTCATGTAGTTGAGGCATCTTTGTTCCAGGGTATTCATAGGGTTATGTTCCTCTCTCCCTTTTCCAGAATACTGAAATGTACAACTATTCCAGTAAACCTGGCATTCTCGGGAATCCCAGCAATCGTATGCATCATCTTGTTTCCTTCGTCACGTTCGAGGATGGGGTCACCCACATGAATGCCAGGGCCTTCTTCACCTGTAGCCCGTTTTGCGATAAAGAAACTGCCTGCATCTACCTCATAGAGACCCCCTTCAAAAAACTGAGGGCCATGGGACTCTTTCAGATAGATTGTCTTTCCGTCATTTGCAATGCTGATGGAATTAAGGTCTCCGCCTTCTCCAAACGCATTCTCGACTGCTACATTCAGGTGGCCATAGCCATTACGGATATAGCTACCGAGATACTGGTATAATTGTTCAAGTACCATTATTACGCCTTCCTAAACAATTTGGGTTTACGCGAAGAAGAAGTTTCCCTTGTGTTTTGTAAGGTAATCCAGTTGGGTTTGGGACTGGTCCATAAACCTGCGGTGTTCATAGAGCCATTCGTATGCCTTATAGGATAGCATCCAGTCGAGGTTGTCGATTTCCTGGATGGAGTCCCATCTGACATGGAGGGAATCCACGCTGAAGACATCGGCGATGACATAGAGGAGTCTGCTTTCGAAGTTTGCGACTATGTACTTATCCTTGTATATGAACTGGAATCCGTTTTCGCCCCATCCGTCGAGGAACTGGCCGTCGATGTTATCGACAATCTTTTCGAGGCAGTCCTTGAAGTATTCTGCCGACGAGCGTTGGAGGATGCTGTTCTTGAAGTAGTATCCTACGCAGAGGAGGATGCCTTCCGTGGGGGAGTATGCGAGGTAGTGCTGGGCGGGTTTGACGCCTTCGGGGAGGTCTTCCGCCTTGTTGGGGAAGTGGTTTCCCATGTAGGTCATGGAGAAGGCCCAGAGGAGTTCGGGGAAGTAGTCCCGTTGGAGGAGGTAAGGGTCATAGTCGTCTTCGTCGTTTCGGGATGAAGTGTTGACCTTGAAGTACAGCTTTACGAGGGAATAGGACAGGTCATCTACAGGGGGGATATCCTGTTCTGGTACGGAAATATTTTTTGATTTTTTGGGTTCTGACATAGATTTCTCCATTTTGCCTTGTTCCTCCTTTACCAGACGTTTGGCAAGGAAGTCGTTGAGTGGGCCCTTGACGGGGAGGGACGGTTCGCCCCAGGAGGGGGAGGATGGCAGTTCAGCTTCTGTGCTCATGGGTTATCTCCTAGTAGTATTTCGGTATTGGTTTATCCATGTTGATGATAACCTTGTGGGGTTTCAACTTCGGGGGAGTATCAACTGAAACAACTTTGGCCGTGATGATTTCTTCAACGAGGTCGATATCTTCTTCGTAGCGGGTTTCGACGAGGGCTTCCCCTGCGTCGTACTTGTCACGGATGCGGGTAAGTTGGTCAATGAGGGTATTGAGGGTTAACTGCATTGGTTATCTCCTTGGTTGACAAAGGGTTCGATACCTGAGGGGCAAACCCATCGGTTCCAGACCTGATGGGCGGTATCGTCGGTCGGTACATGGTTGTTGAAGTTTTCTTCTATGTACTCACGGTCCTCTTCGACGATATGGTTAGCGAGGTCGGAGGTGGTAGAGTATTCATAGCACAGGATATGGTTCCTGACCTGTTTGATATAGTCTTTGAGTTTCATGCTTCCTTTAACTGGATTAAGTTTGAGTTTACCCTGCTCCCATGAAGGAGTCGTAGTATCTGGACTCTTCCTCTTCCTTCAGCTTTTTTTCGAGGGAGTCGAAGACGGAGAGGGCGTCCTTGAACATTTCATCGCTGCTGCCTTTGTACTTCTTTTCGAATTCCTTACGGTTCATCTTAGGTTTCCTTGTTTAATGTTTGGTTAAGCTTCTTCGAAATGTTCCCAGAAGAACATGTGTGAGAACTTTGCGTCCTTGATTCCCCAGATATAGACGAAGTTGCTGTCGTAGGAATACACTTCGTAGGTCTTCCCCTTGACAAGTTCAATCCCGTTTTCCGAATACGGTTCGACACACTTGAACTTGCCCGTTCCGATAGGAAATCTCCTGTTTTTCATGGTAACTCCTTGTTTGGTTTCCGTGATTGGTATAAAGAATATACATAATTAAAGCACGGTTGTCAAGGGGTTTTGAAACATTTTTTATTTTTGTTCTTTATTCGATTTTTCTTCATCTTCAAAGACTGCGTCGAAGGCTTCGTCGATAGCCTTTTCCATTTTCTGGTCTATAGGGCCTAGATGATAACCCATTTTTTCAGCACATTGTCTCAGCTTGTCCATAACTGGCATATTAGCGTCTCCTGTATTTTTGACTGGCTATGATTCCTTACGGTCGGTCATGGTGTTCTGCATCCGAAGTTTTCAGTCTAATCCATAGTTTGATGTTGAATAATAAATCATCCCTGGACATTAGTGGAGACATTTCCAAAACTCGCAATTCTTCCGATGGCGTGTCTCGCAGAGTAACTACGCAACCGTACGCTGAACTGTAAAATATAGATATAATCTTCTTATCGATATATTCTTTTAGTTCATTATACAGCCAAGCATGGAACTGCACCGTATATATTGGAGCATCCTTGTTCGGTGTAACTGTTATTTGTTTAGTACGCATCAACTGATGTAACCTCTCGTTGTAGAAGCCTCGTTCAACCCTGCTTCCGTTAGAACGGGTCATGCATCTTCTTTTCCATCGTCCAGTAATACTGGTGTACTGAGTTAATGAACATGGTTTCAATCAACGACCATATCCTTTGGTTCGGGTCCTTGGCACGTCCGTAGTGCTGGAACCCTTTCTTGAGGTTGCCAAGCATTATATCGGTGGCTCCCTTCCCGTTGATATACTTACGAATCACGTAACAGGCATGTACGCATGCCTCCTCGGGATGTTTCATGTCGTCGAGCCACCTTGTAATGTGCTTGCGGTCGTTAACTCGGTTAAAGCCCATGAAGCCAGGGAAGCAGTGCCTGTGGGACTGGTACAGGAAGCGGCACAGGCTGTTTACCAGCTCCACGGGTATCATCTGCCCGTTGGAGACATAGGAGAACATCTGTTCGGTGAAGCGGCGTTTTTCTTCATCGTAGTGTTTCCTGACAATCTTGTCGTTTCTTATATTGTCGTGAATCACTTTGCCATTACTCGTGAACAGGGCGTGGCCAATCTGTTCCAGTTCCTTCTGGCATCCGTCATGGTCGAGCGAGCGGATATATTCCAGTGTTTGCTTTAGTGGGGTCATAAGTGTCATTCTTTAGTCCAGTTGATGCTGCCAGAGCCCCAGTATTCCTTGAGGGAGGTGGTTCCGTCCTCGTTCGTGATGGTGAAGAAGGCTCCGTGTTCGTTGGAGGAAACGTTCGTGACGTGGTAGAGGGTATCTACGTGGTTGCCGCATAGGTAGACATTGTAGGTTTCCCCGATTTTCGGCTTCGGGTGGGCTTTTTCATAAAGATAACGATTGTGTTTAGCAATCATATCTTCTTTCATTTGCTTCAGCGCATCCAAACTGTAAGTTTGTTCGTAATAAAACCGATTAAGTTCATAGCCATAAGTCATATAAAAGCCATGATAATCACCGTTATCATGTTCCACAAGCCAGTCTAGGACTGCCCTTTTTTCATTGTTTCCAAACAGAAAATCAAGCATAGTTTTGTTCCTTTTTTGTATATTTTTACCTATTCGATTGTATCTGGGATTGACTCTAGGTGTGCCTTATACTTCTTGTAGGCTTCAATATCTCGTTCACGCTCACGGATTCCCTTTTCAATGAAGAGGCAGTATATATCGGCAACCGTATTGATTTTCCCCCTGTAATATTCGAGAATCTTCTTGCCGTGGCCGATGTCGTTGACTTTGAACCAACGGGTGGTCCATACACCGCTGCTATAGCATGTGCTTGAACCAGGTTCATATGTATGGTCTAGGGTATGTATGTACTCCTGAACCTGATGCCAACAGGGGCTTTCATTCAGGAGACAGAATTCCATTGCGTATTCGTCGTCGAAATCATGGACGAGGCGGATTTTTACGGGTTCTTGCATGTGGTTTTTGAAGTCATATTCCAATTCACGTGTTCTTCTGGACATGGTTGTTACCTCATTGGAAAAATCTGGTTGTGGTCCTTTTTCTTGATGGTTAAATCGGAGTTGTCGGTTCTTTCTTCGACATAGGAGACAGCGTCGATTATTACATCGAGCCAAACTCGAATACGTTTGAGGGCTTTCATCCTTGCGTTCTTGTCCGTGATTTGCTTATCCTTGGCGTAGTAGCTGTCCACGGATTCACGGAGGGGTGTTCCGATTTTGTATGCGATTGCCTTGGAGGTATCGTGCCAGAGATTAGATGAGTATCCTACGAGGATGCCGAGGGGGCCTGCACCGTTGCCTGCGACCTTGTTTTCGAACATTCCACGGGTGGCCGGGTCGGTGATATTGGCTTCAATCCATTCGAAGGTGGGGACGATGGCATCCATCCACGCCCTGAGTTGTTTAAGGGATTTGACCTTGATGTTCTCGTCCTTGATTTCGGCATAGGCATCATAGAGGTCGTCAACGGTGTCCTGCAGCATGGGGCCGACGGTATCGTTGACACCCTCGTAGAACTCGTCGGCTAGCTTGCTGGCATACACCATAAGCAAGCCGAGGGGTTGGTAAGCCCATTTGCCAGCGATTTCGTTTTCGAGTTCGCCAGCGGAGAAGAATGTGTATTTCTTTTTGTTTTCCATAATATGAAATCAGTTAGCAGGATGGGTTAAAATGTATATCCAGGTAAAAACAAAAATGTTTACAAGTACATAACTGATATATGTACAAGTTTCGGACTTGTCAACAATTAAAAGTGCAATTACTACAGAAATCCAAGTAATAAAATTGAAAAACAATAATCTTAATACAAATTTTATAGTCTTCATGCCATTAATATAGATAATTAAATCTTGGTTGTCAAGATATTTTTTGTATTTTTAGTCTTTTCCCGCTTCTAGGATATCTATGTCCAGTTCGTCCTGATGGTCATAGAGGAAGCCTGTGAGTTTCTGGGCGGAGTTGTCGTCCATGATGAAACACACCCTGATATCTCCATCGGAGAGGTAGCGGCTAGATGTTATCCTGACGAACTCATCCTTTTTCTTGTCGGCTGTGAACGCCACGAGGCTTTCTCTCAGTCTCTTCCTCAGGTCTTCGGCAATGGCTTTTCCGTCCCCGTCCTTTCGTGGGTTGCAGAGCATCGAGTAGTGTACGGCCATAGGTTTACTCCAGTACGTGTTGAACGATGAATTTGAGATATGCCAAGAACGACTTGTGGGCATCTGCGGTAAGGGCCCATCCGTAACCTACGATGATGCCTATGACGAGCAAGGCGAATACGAGTATACCGAGTTCCACCTGCATGGAGAGGAGGAGCCATCCTGCAATGGAGAAGCCACGCATCGAAATGAGGGCCAGACCCAGGGAGAATGCCGTGAGGATGACAAAGGATACGACCAGGGTTCTTTTAGCTTTCAGTGACATAGTTTACCTCTAATTTGATTTATTTTGTTCATCTACAAAGTAGACCTTGAATTCACTCGTTAGTTCGCCATAGTAGAGGAGAATCATCCTGTTCTTGCCACGTTCCAGCTTGATTTCTGTACTTTTGATGACACCCATCGGAACGAAGCCGTCCTTATGCGCTTCTACCACGAGCGTGTCCTTTGGGCCGTCCTTGGGAAACTTGGCTACTACATACTCACCACCGTCCATAACTCCAGGTGTATGCCAGAAGAGTTCGAACCCGTCGTGGTTAAGGGCGTATTCCTCACTGAAAACCCAGTGGGCCGCATTTACTTCCTTGTCATTGTCCCAAGGAGCAGGTCTCTTGAACTGGTGGACTTCGTTGTTGCAGAGGTTCTTCATGCAGTTGTAGTTAAACTGGGAAACTGGAACAGGTGAAACTGGCTTTGTCATAACTATGCTTCCTTTGGTGCGGGGATGAAAGCGATGTGGATATCGGTAATCTGGCCGTCATGCTGTCTTTCGACCTTGATGCCATCGACGGAAACGAGGTTGATACCGAGCTGGTTGACGATGAATTCGCCGAGCTTGTTGGCTGCTGGGTCTTCCTTCATGTCCTGCAGGAGGTTGCTCTTCTTTTCCTGTTGCTTCATGTACTTGTCCACGTCGAAGGGAAGTTCCACATGGAGGGAGTAACCGTTGTTGATGACTCCGTATTTCACCTTGCAGTCTTCCTTGCAGCGTTTCATTGCTTCCCGCAGCTTTTCCCATGACTTCTGGGAGACATCGTATTCCAGTGTGCTGTCTGCGAAGTCGAGGAAGTCGTAAAGTCTTTCTTCAAGGTTTGTCAATTCACGTTTGAACATGGTGTTATCTCCTGATTTGATTAGATTTTGTTTGATATCGCCTAATGAACTACTGTTTCTCTCTCACTTCATAGATGGTCCCGTGATATTTCATATTGAAGTATCGCAGAAGTATTGCGTGTGCCTGTCGGTAATCTAAGTACCCGTTTTCATCATACTGGCGTCTCCCAAGGGCGGCATCTCGATATTTTGCAAATTCGCTGTACTGGTAGTATATGACAAGGCTCCTGTTGTTCGTAGTCCATCCTGGTGTAGCCAGACGGTGAGTCGGGCTGTCTGTCTTTTCCATGTTATTCTCGATGAAATCCGAGAAGTCCTTCAGGTTCATGTCGATATGGCTGATGAACGTCAGGTAGTTGCAAATCCAGAGTGCGATGTTGTTGAGAATCTCGGTTCCGCATGGCGTTATTTTTGATACGCTCTTGATACGCTGTTGCTTGATTCGATATCGCTCAGTTGTACTATACTGGTATGTTCCAAGCCTTTCCTTCCATTCTTTAGGTATATACGAGTAATCAGCGCAGGTTTCGATGCACCAGCTAAGAGGTGCATCCTTAGAGGCAAGATTGAAATCGTCGTGTTCCTTGAAATGCTCCTGTTTCACCCTGAATATGGTAATCCAGTTGTTATCGTCTTGGGCTTTCGTCAGAGAGCGGCACTGGACTTCGTACACGGTTGGTTTTACTTTACGGACACGGAAATACGTTCTGAATATATCTCTGAGGCGTAAATCCGTACGGTCAAGATATTCCGTCTTCGGTTTCCCCAGTACGGCTCTTACCTGGTCTTCGATACTTGGTTCAACCCTTATGTCACGAGCACCGAGTTTGCCATGGTAGCCAGCGGTCAGAGTCCAGTCTTCCTTGAAACCAGATTGCGGCAGGTCAATCCACAAGAATGTGTTGCGGAAATGGCGTTCGACCATTTTTTCGAGGCTGAGCAAGGCGTACATCACGATTCTCGGGCCGCTGTTCTCGAACAGACGGGGAGCGACACGGAACTTCGTTATTACTTGTGTTTCATTAAACGGAACCCATTTGCCATCAGGAGTCATCATCTGGCATGGTTCACCGTTTGCCGCATGCTTCTTGCATTCGTCAAGCGACATCATAATATCTACCTCTTGGTTGAAATAATTGCGTTGTAATGCTTCTCGAAGGTGGACATGCAGTCACCAATCTTGGTTCGGGTGCCGTCTACGGACATGGGCAAATCGGTGGGGTCCGCCTCGTCGTATTCAGGGTCGTCGATAGAACATACCTTGTATGTGTTCGGGAACAGGAATCCCTCACCGATTTCGACATTGAACACCATGAGCAGGTTGTGCTTTTCGAGGGTTTCTTTGAGTTCCTTGATTTTCTGGTTTACTTCGCTCGCCGCTTCGGGAGAGATTACGATTGGTTGTGACATAGGTTTACCTTTTGATTCGTTTGTATGTGGTTGTGCGTTCGAAAGTTTTGAGATATTCTTTTCCAGGGCAGCAGTATAGCCAGTCCTCATAGAGGCCCTGTTCGTCGGCAAACAGTGTCTTTCCGTCTTTTGCGACCTTGACTTTGATAATGGGTTTTGTCATGGATAGGACGACGATTGCACCGCCGTTGCGAACCTCATCTGCGAACCGCTTGTCGTTGCGGAACTGTTCATGGATGAAGCGGAACGGGCCGCTATCAGGTAGGACGAAGTTAATCGGGGTTGCCATAGGTTTCCTTTACATTGAATTTAGTTAACCATCGTCTTCTTGTTCAACTGGTTCAAGTGGTTCCTTCGGTCTGTTCTCTTCGAGAATCTCTTTGCGAACCTTGTTGTTCCACAAGAAACGGTTCGTATCCCTGTTTGTGAACATCAGGTATGACATGCCATCTTGCTTTTCAGACATAGGTGTGTATCCATTGCACTAAGGGAATCCATACATAGGCGATAAAGAATCCTAGGGCTAGGGAAGACAGTACAACGATGGAGTAGTAGATGACTGGGCTATCCGTGCAGATGCACCAATCCTTGAATACGACGAGAGGTTTCTTCATGGTGTTATCCTTTTTTCCAAAGAAAGATGAATACGCATAGAATGAGAGTGAATACGATGCCAAGGAACATACCCAGAACGAACATAGGAATATCGGTCGATGTTGCCGCTGCCATATTGTATAGTGTGTCAGAGGGCGACTTGAACAGGCCGTCGTGCAGAGGGGATATGGGGTTAATCGGGTTTAGCGGGGAAATCGGGTTAGCTGGGTTCAACAGGTTGTTCATGGTTTACCTCGTACCGTGGAAGCCACGGCCTTTCATTGCATTAACATAGTAATCTGCCTCGTCGGAGCATTCAAGGCAGAAGTCTCCTAGGCCGTTAGAAGCGTAGCACTTTCCTGCAAGGGGAGCGCCGCATACAAAACAGATTGGGTTGGACGGTCCGCCATGAACAAGTCCGAACGGGCCTGGTTCACACTTTTCTGACAGTTTGTAATGCTCGTCCGTGCTCGTGTTCGTAACCGTGGTTTCACCCGTTTCTTTATCGGTCAAGTAGATTATAACGCCTGGTTTTGGGTAAGACATTGTTTTTTCCTTTTTTGTTTCAACTGTTCCAAAACAAATTTCACATCTTTTTCTACACATTCATCCGAGCAGTATGCGAGTTTCGGTTTCCCGTAGTATGGACACAGGATGTCATCAAGATTTGCAGTCAAGTACTGTAAATTGTTCAGAAGCGGCTTATGGCAGCAATTGCAGTATCCGATTGTATAAGCCATAGTTTACTCTCTTAGTTTCAGGAAGTCGAGGGGCATGTTTTTGGCAACCCGCATAAGCTCCATCACGTGGTTGACTACCTCCACAGGGTCCTTGAATTCCTGCATCTTAATAGGGTCTGGTCCCATTTTTACGATGTTGAGAGCGTTAATTTCGACCTTCCCGAGCGTGTCCGTCCGTAAGTCCATAAACCACTTCATCTGAGGTTTGTCAAAGTATTCTGGGGACTGTGGTTTGCTGCCTACGCTGACTACCTCGCCCACAAGAATGCAGCCATCTGCCAGTTCTACACGGAGTTTCAATAGGTTCGACATTTTCTATTTCCTTATGCTGTGCTACCAATATAAATAATTAAACCCGCATTGTCAAGCGGGTTCGGACATTTTTTTAAAAATTCTTACATTATATTGCTGGAATCCTCGGGTCATAGATGACGATGGTGCATAGGTTAGGATGCTCTGGCTCCATCTTCAGGTCGCCATCATTTGTCATAAGGCAATTTTCGAGGTGGTTCGCCTTTACGAATCCTATCTGACGTTCGAGCCAATCAATCACTCGTTCCTGTGTCACAACCATCTGACTCCTCCTTATTACAACTTGGACTATTATGATATGGATTATTACAAAGGAGATTATCGCTGTCTGTCAGTTCTGCGGAGAAGATATCTGCCTTGATTGCGCTATCCCTTGACATCTTGTGGATATCATCAACCATCTTCTGCAGTTCTCCTGGTATCTTGTATAGGACGGGTTCACGTTTATACACGCCGCTGAACTCGCTGTAAACTGTTTCAGTTATTCGGACAATCATAGGTTCCTCAGATGTTTGGTGTTTCAAGCCAGGGTTTATCCGTTTTGCTTCTTATTTTCTTTTCCTTCATTGCCCAAGCGACGAAGGCATCTCCGCAATCCTCATACTTGGGCTCGGCCCTTTTGCCGTCAGCCAAGCAGAACGAGTGCGCTGGGCATACATCGCAATCGTCGCTCCCAAGAACATAGATTAGCCTATGGATGTTCTTCTCATTTCTCACAAAATATTGCAGATTGTTCATCATTCTACCTTGGGTGAATTGTTTGCCGCATCATCTACTTTCTTACCGCCCAATTTAGCAAGCGCTTCAAGATTTTCCTTGTCTGTCATGCTGATAAAGGATTTTTCAACAACTTCTTCACCCATGAGAGCGGTCATAGCAGCCGCCCAATAGCCTTTGAGAGCAAGTTTACGGAATTTGTCAATATTCTCTTGGGAGGACATGAGACGGAGCAGGCAGCCTGCCTCGTCGGAATTGGTGTAGACTGTCTGGAGTGTTCCGTCTTCGAGCTGGAACTTTATCCTGTATTCATAGGGGACATCCACCTCGATTGGGTGTGAACTGAGTAGGTCGTTCGAGTTAATCCTGCGGTGGATAGTTCCTTTCTGACTGAATTTCCCCCGTTCGGTGGAGAGGATTTTAACGGAGTTCTGACCGTGTTTCGCTTCCGAGACATTGAACGATGAGAAGAACGGGTAGAGTGGTGCGAGCTTGTAGGCGCACCATATGCCCATGACAGGAACCGAGGAAACTTGATAAACTTCTTCCATTTTGACTTACTCTCTATAAAAAGAAAACCCCCTGCTGATGAGGCTAAGCGTAGGGGGGATACGCTGCGGCATTCAAATTACCCCGAGGGCAAGTTTAGTCGTCGCAAGTGCTACGAGTTTACATCAGACCATCGCGATGGCTTAATCATCGAAACTCGAAAAGCGTCAACTGGCCCCATTTAGGAGACGGGCTGAACCTTGGTCGCTCATACGGTCCGACTCCAACCGCTTCACGATGCATCCATGAAGGGATGAACAGCGTATGTAGCCGCCATCCACGGCTTGGTTTGCTGTCCCACAGGGTTTCCCCTGTGTCCGTTTATAAATATAGAAAAGAACGAAAGTGCTGTCAAGGGGGTTCACTAATTTTCTTTTAAATTTCCTGCGGCTGGAATCACCGTATAACCATCATCTTCATAAAGGTCGAACATCTTGTCGAGCATGACGCTAAAAGGGATTCCAGCCCACCTTGTGTGATTGCTCAGGTCATTGTGCGGGTCAGTGCCAATGTTGGGAATATCGGTCAGAAGTTCGAGGTGCCACATCCTGTCCTTAGGGAACTTGATATGGCGTTCGACCGTAAGAAGGAGAGAGTCATAAATGGAGTTTTTATCTTTCGGGAACACCTTGATTTTAAACTTGTCTTCGGACACTTCCACACCGAACGTATCGTTCTCTCGTTCACGAGCCATTTTGATTTCCTCATCGGTGAAAGTTTCCTGAGAAAAATTATTATCGGAATTCACTGTGGTTTTGTTGTAGACAGTTATTGAAGGGCAAACGAAATTGACCGAAGCATTTACCTTGAATGGTCCATTTTCCTTAGCCCACTGAAGTTCTCTCTGGAACTCTTCTACTGTGGTTTGGTGACCTATGCCAGAGCTCAACAGGATAGGAACGTAAGTGAAATCACCTGTTTCGGAGTAGTAGGAAAACTCCATATATTGTACTGGATTTTTCGGGTCAGGTGCAAGCCGTTCGAGGGTCACTGTGATGGCTATTTTAAATCCTTTCTGAATTTCGGGAAGTACCAATGTCGGGAATTCCTGATTAAGAACTTCGATTATCTTGTGATGCAGTTCCATGACTTCTCCATTTTAAAAAATTAAGGGTAGGACCCAGGTGCAAGTGTTTGGTTCGAAGGACGTTTAGGGAAATCATTCGAAAATGCACCCTTCAGGGGTCCCTACCCTTTTAGTTGTCCCGACGAGGGTTGAACTCGTAACCTTCGCCTTCGGAGAGCGACGCTCTAAGTCCATTGAGCTACGGGGCATTATCTTCATTGAATATAGGATTATTTAATTACTTTGTCAAGCAGCTTTTGGTAAACGTAATGAGCACCTGGGCCCCAAACAATGTTGAATACTATTGTTCCTACACATTCAAGTGGTTTTGGTTCACGGTTCAATACGGCGCTTATAACCAATCCAGTTAGGATAGGAAGGAGCAACCACACAAGCCAGCCTAACAAGACAAGGCAGAACGCAATCGCAATACCTATCGCCCCAAACATTGTCACATAGCATTCAATCAATTTCTGGCCTTGAAAGAAGAACGGACGCAGAGGAATTGGTGCCCACAGTGCAATAGCGGCAATGACGAGGAGGCCTGGGATTATCCCTACATCTGGCATATTTTCGGCAAACATGTATATCAGGAAGATGATGCCTGGGAGCAGAACAGTAATAGCAAGCAGGAATTTCTTAGTCCATGCCCATACGAATTTGAGAGCTTCGATGTAAAATTTTAACATGCCAACCTCTATTTAAGCAATTTGTTTTCAAGCGTTTTGTAACCTGTGTATATGAGCCATCCGATACCGAAGACAATCATGGCTACTATGAAACCTGCCCACATAGGCAATGCAAGCGGCCATAGTACCAGCATCGGTGCTAGCGCCTTGCCATAACGGTCATACCGTTCTTCCCTGGTATACCCTCGCTCATGCGGTTCCAGAATATAACAATAGGTCATAATAAGAAAGAATGTGTTTAGTCCTCCATATACGGCAAATAATATACGGAGCGTGCTAGCCCTGTCTGGAAACACAATCATATCCACGCCAGTTATCAACGCATAGACTACCAGTATGTTATCAAGCACCATTCCAAACCACATGATGAACATACAGTCTGCCATCAGGTCGGTTATCGCAAGATGAATAAATTTAAGTGTTCCCATAGTTTTCGTTGCCATATTATTCTCCGAGTTGTGGTCTGTTAATTGCGTTCTGTATTTCCATCATCTTCCTTACACAATATCCGTCCACTTTCGGGTCAAACGGACGTGGAGGTCTCTTTGGATATCTGTCGTACAGGGTTTCTGCACTTATGCCTAGCCAGTCGTGGATTGCCCAGTCGTTTTCAATTAGGGTCTGGGGATAGAAAGGGTCTTTCTCGTGGGTATAGTAGAACCCAGCAACCTTGGTCATGTCTGGCAGTTCACGGAGGAACAATGCAGTATGGCCGTTGATTGTGATTGCTGGCCAACTCTCTTTGTATGTAACTCGGCGACCTGTTTTAACCGTATTTGTCTCTATCGCTTTTTTGTAATGAAACTCGTTGCATGTATTACCACCGTCACCCCAGAAGTAAATCGTGTCAAGGTCTCCGTTTTTCTTGTACTTAAAGCAGAAGTGCATTTCTTCGGAGCCGTCGTAGCAGAACCATATTGCATACGGGCGCTTGCTGTCATCTGAATACTTGACTACGAGTGTCCTCGGCCTTGGCTTCTTGTGTTCATCAGCGTAGTAGATACCTGTAAGTCTCCCAAGTTCATCACGCTCCTCATAACGATAATACGGATGCCATGGGCCAGACTTATATACTTCCTGCCCATGGAAATTCTCGGAAATCTCGCTCTGTTTCAGGAACGGATTTGCTCGAACAAACTTCTTACTCATCCTTGCCACCTTCGTGTTCCTTTTCGAACTGGTCGATAGCATCTTTCAACAGAGGCAATGCCTTACATGCAGGCAAATTTTCGATAGCACGCATCTGGCTTTCCATGCAGTGAAGGACTGTGTACTTGCTAACCTTTTCCAGTTCGTAGCGTTTCGTTACGACGATTTGAGTGTGTTCAGCAGTCGGTGGATTTCCGACAACCTTTTTGTACTTGTATACATACTTCGGTATATTCTCGGAAGCGTTCTTCATGTAGTTGGTCATCTGGGATGGTGTACAAGCATCCAGCATTCCAGAGAACAATATAGCATTAAGGTATTCACGGTTGGTAGCCATAGGTACTCCTTTTACCATCGGAAATCGTCATACATGAGTTCACCTTTTTTGTATTTACCAGATTTTATAAGTTCTGCAATTTTCTTTTTACAATCTGCCTCGTCAATTGCCGTATTGTACCAGTTATGCTTCTTGAAATCTTTTTTAATCATCTCATCTGTCGGTCGGTAAATCCACATGGTTTCCTCCTAATAACTCGTATCTTTATGAACACTGTTTCTAACGGGTTGTAAATTCCAGAATACGGCGGCTTAAACTGGTTCTTCTCGTAAATTGTCAGTGGAAACGTTTTTCTCTTCGACATTTGGAGCATCCCATGTGATTACGAAATAGGGTTTACCTGGTTCTGCACCCCATTCTGGCTTACCCGTCCTAATATAGATGCGAGGATTCTTGAATACGAGCCTGCGGGACATGTCATCCTTCTTAGGATACCCCAAGGTGAATACAAGTTCCGTGTAGTCTATACGGACATGAACCCAGTCCTTGAACCCAGGTTCTTTGACAAAGAAACGGGAGCACCAATACGGGTTGTATTCCCGATATTCCTCAAGCTTGACCCCACTCTTGATAAGGTCGAACCATTTCCGTTTCAAGGATAAAGTAAGTGTCGTGCTTTTCTTTTTCATTAGAGCCCCAGTGTCCAAATGATGTCTTCGGATTCGTCTGCTGATTTACATAAACTGCGTACTGTGTTCTTGTCGATTTCCCTCTGGTTTTCTTTCAGCCAGTTATAAACCTTCTGCCAGTCGGTATCATTCCAACTATTTTCGGACGCATAAATATCCGCCAGTCGGAGCTGTTCTTGATACGTCGATGCCATATCCATATTATCGCCTTTCGATGGACATTTCTGTTGCGAACGGGATGAATTCCAAGATGACCTTCAACGGTTCTTCTGGATATTGCCTGATGCGGCAATGAATCGGAAGTGTGAACGCAATGTTTGCTTGCAGCCATGTTTCATCAAGCCAAAATTCCCTTGGAGCACAGGAAGCTCCGTCTATAATGATACTGGATAGTTTCGCAATAGCGTTCATCGCATTCTCATACATAAACGCCTTTAACGCATCTGGGTTCAAAATGTTCAGGTCATGCTCAGTGGCCATGAAATTGCACACGTACTTGTAATTGAATTTATCCAAAGCGTGCTTCATGGAAATAATTAGCTGAGGAATGTCAGAAATTTTCAGTTGCTTGATACCGTTGTTTTCCCACTGTGCATCGTGGTTAGGGTCACCGTTATGGTGACTTGCCTTGACGAACTTTGCGTCCATCTTCGCTTCGTTGTTCATACGCCTATTCCTCATCATCGTGAAAAATCTGGAAGGGGTCAACCACATTCTTTGCCACCCGTTCTGCATCGTTCGCCACCTTTTTTACTCCACGCACGCCAGCCTTGGTTGCGGAGGATGCCACATCGACAGCGGTATCAGCCGTGTCGGCAATCATATCACAAATACTAGAAAATAATCCCATAATTACTCCTTGTTGTTAAGTTGTCCTGGCATGACAGGGAAACGCCATGCTACTATATCGTAAACATCAAAATAAGCACAGAAGTCCCCACTGTTTTCATCATAGTCGAAGCCCTTTCCGTGTTCATCTTCTGTATAAATCAAGTTTGTCTTCTTGATTTTCCCATCATGCATCTTAAATTCGATTGGGATAACCCATGATTTGTCCCATTCGTCCTCATGGTCGAACGGTCCACATTCCTTGAAAGCTGAGTGCCATTCAGTATCAATCATTAGCTATGCTATCTCCATATCGTCAGCGTGTTGGTAAATCCTTCCTTAGCAAGAATTTCTGCAAGGTCCTTGTTATTGTAAGTGGCGTTAATAGCAGCCTTGAGAGCACATGCAAAGTTCTTTGCAAACAGTTTTGCACCATTGTCACTCAGATTCTTATTGCTTTTGAGCCAAGCTTTCGCTTCTCTACGAAGGCTTATTGCAACCTTGGTTAGGGACGGCCCATCCATGTCTGGCTTGATTACAGAAGGAACCTCCGAGCAGTCTATACCCTGCGTCTCCCAATCGTCAGCAAACACTGGCTTTTCAACATGACCCTTATACGGCTTCTTGTCGGTAACAAAAAGTTTGGCAAGAGGGACACATACAATTTCATCATTTTCTTTGGCCATATTACCTCCGACCTTAGTCATCCACCTCATAAGTGTCCATCTGCACATCGAGATAATAGTCACTGCCGTTACGCAATTCTTCGTAACGCTTGTTCGCCTTCTCTTCGTCAAGATAGACATTGATTACCGAGCGGTCCCCGCCAGAGTAAGGAATGATGCCTGTAATCATGTATACGACAGGAGATTCATTCTTCTTTTTGCTCATGTTGTTTTCTCCATGCACGGTACATCGTCGTCGCACCGAAGATACAGGCAGTCCATCGACTCATCGCCGCACTGGTTGAACTTCCAATCACCGATGCCGTAATAATGGTAGTGACCGTTCTTGTCTTTGTATTCGATTACAACTTCCTTGTTGGCGAGGTACTCGGCGTTGTAGTTTTCGTCCATGGTCTCAACAAGTTCTTTCAGGTCGGCATATGTCATAGGTGTTACCTCATTTTCGGGTTGTATTGCAATGTTTCAGCGAGGTTGAAACCATTATCTACCATAGAAGTCTCCTTAAACCGCTTCATATCCGATTGCAACGGTGTTTTCCTCGATGATTTCGCACTCGACGAACTCAGCCTCTTCGAGTTTCTCCTCGGCGGTCTTCGGCCTGTCTTCCTTCATTGTTTCCCAGAAGTCTGGTTCCTCAGTTCGCTCCCACTTGAAACAACCATCACCCAAGTGTTCCATACTCAGAGTGATGCGGTGGGCAACCCTTTCCATATCCTCGATGAAATCTTTCTCCATAAAAGCTCCAATAAAAGTTGTGCGGACGGGAGTTTGTCATGCGCCTGATACTCTCCCCGCCCTTGTGGAATGAACTATCCCGCCGATACACGCATCGCAACGGTAACCGCCACCCAGCCCCTAGCCAGGTGTTCTCTCCACTAACGTACTGCACAACAAAAATATAGGAAAATTATTTCAAAATGCAAGGGGTGTCCTGTAAAAATACCTAATTATTTTCAGTGAAGGCTTCATCTTCGTAGACATAATCGGGAGACTCCTCGATGAATACGGCATGAAGCCAATCTTTGAGGGCATCGAGTTTCATCTTACCGTACTGCTGCACCTTCCCGTTGTAGGCGGTGACCGCATGGAATTCTTCCTCTCCGTCATCAGGAGGGAAGATTGCCAGCAAGTCATCGTGGTACTTGAGTTTGAGCACAGTCATTCCATCGGCATTTTCCTCGGTGTAGGGGACATTGATTTCTTCGAGATATTCCTTTACCCGTTGCATCATTAACCTCTCATGCAGGGTGGAATGTCTTCTGGGGCAAGAAAATCCTCTGAGGTGTTCAGCTCAGGTGCGCCACAGGTGTCGATTATTTTCTGGGCCCGTTCTTCTGCTTCCTCGTCAGTAAGTTCCCCAGAGGAGAAACGGCCTTCAATACAACCGTTGTATCGGATGTAGGCTAGGTCATCGCCAAACCCTTCGATAAATGTTCCACGGGGGAACTTATCCAGATTGAGTTTAGCCTTGATTGAATTAAGGACTTTTCTTGCATTTTCTGATGCTGTAGCCATGATTACTCCTTTGCGATTTTTACATTCTCTTCAAGACGGTCGAGTTTAAGCTTTTCCGTCTTCGGGTCATAGGTTACATGGAACTTGGTGAAAGCATCCTTGGTCATGTCGATTTTCACCTTGTCGTCTGGATGAAGGAATCCCTCGAAAGTTCCTTCTTCAAACGTGAGTACCAATGTGTCGAGTCTGTGCGTATCAGGATTACGCTCGAAACGAGCACTGAAATTTCCGATGTGATAGCCGAACGCACGGGGGTCATCCTGTGGGTACGGCTTCATTGACTGTTCCCAATGAAGTTCAGGCACATTACAGTATTTTCCATCAAATTTAAGCAACGCAGGAACGAACACGAAATCAATGTTCTTTGCAGCCTGCTCTACATATTCCTTGTGCATTTCTTCTGATGCAGTCATATCAACCCTATTTCTCAATAAACGGACAATTGTTCAAGATAAATTTACACAGCTTTCGGGATGACACCATCCATTTAGAAAGCCTGATGAGCTTGGCGCTAGGATGCGCCTGACCAACGTAGTATACAACCACTCTGGACAGGTGTCCGAGACCCCCAACGGAGCGGGACAAATGTTCGACAGCTCCCTTGAACGTGGTATACCTAACGGTGCATTCTGGATAGCGTTCGCCCTCTTTATATCCTTCCATTTCAAAGAACGTCATATGACATCTCCTTATTCAAATTGTACACCTTGCCTCTTCATTATTTTCACTCTTTCTTTCAAATTCTCTGTCTCTAAACAGCGCTCTCTCTAACCAGCATTCAAATTCCTTGATTGAATTGAAATGGTAGTCATATTGGCCTTTGGTTCTCCACATGCGGATTTCCTTATCGGAACGGCTGTACAGTATTCTGTCGGCCTCCCAAAATCCTTTGGCACGAACCCAGATATCGTCGAAGTCTTTATCATCCACATTGTGAATATAGGCATGAGGGTAATAATGAGTGAACACCGACAGGAACTGTTCCTCGGTGACAGGCTCTTTCTTGGCACTTGGCAGGTGGCGACGCTTTTTGTCAAGCTCGTTCACGATGTCGAAACCAATGTCGTTGTTCTCGCATAGCTTCTCGAAGTCACGAATCTTCTGGGTGAGATAGTATTCCTCCATCCCCCATTTTAGGTTCTCGCGTTCGCACTTCTGCGTGAGTTCCTTGACTTGCTTCTGATACCTTTCACAAAGGGATTTCAACTGTTTAGGCTCATCTGGTAGTTTTACAGCCATGTTAACTCCTAGTTATGAAAAAGCTCTTTCAAGTTTTTACCGATTTTATCGATTTGCATAATTCTGGCCAACTTGTCGTTATACGCCTGCATGGTAGCAATCTTTTCTTTACGTGATTCGAAATCCTTCTGGTTCAATTCATGGTCCAATACAGCACCAGAACGGGAAAGCACGTCGGCTGCATATTCGAACATGCGAGCCTCAATCTTATTTGGGTCATCAGTCTTCATATAGACGATAGTTTCAGCCCCGCACTCTCTGGTGTCGGCAAAGCAAAGCACCTTGACATCATATTTGCCTTCCCACAATGAAGATTTCGAGATACTCAATCGAAACAGCACCGAGTTGAACTGTTCCCTGGAATAGTCACCAACAAAATAAGTCTTGGGCGGCTCGTTGGAATCGGCATTCCAACCATTCCCGCAATACCCACACGGAACCAACGCTTTTTCATTGGTTATCTTATACCACACATCGAAGAAAAACTTGGATGTTCCGATACGTGCAGGCCCGTCTTGAATTTCGGAATACATAATAACTCCTTTTTGATGCCTTTGTGCATTCTACACGACATAATATAGATAATTAAACCCCTCTTGTCAAGGGGTTTATGCAAAAAAAACACACGTCATGCTTTGCATACGGAAGGTTTCCATTTCATCCGCTTGCACAATGCCTTGTAGTTGGACATTACATCACCCAATTTGCTCTCCAGGTCTTCCATGACATCCTTCTTTGGTACTTTAATCACGTCCTCAGCATATAAGGTGAGATATACCACTCCATGGTTCTTTGACGTTCCATTGGCTATTTTGACGTTACCGTCGCCAGCCACAACGCTTATGTCGTAGTGCGTAGGAAACACGAGATATCCTTCACCCTGGTATTCTCCACTGGAGGATTCTTTCGTAGGAGCGTCTACGCCACAAATATGTATGTACGTTCCGTCGTCAAGGAACACCCATTTGCCGACGAACTTCTTGGCGGCGTCCGCTATCAATCTTTTGCGCTCGGCGTTGACTTTCCGTCGCCTTGCCTGTTCGGCACGGTATTCTGGGTCGAACTTAGCCCTCTTTTTATTCTGCAGCGCTCTCCGCTTGGCTTCCAGTTCATCAGCGGTCTTGCTAATCTGTGCAAGCTTGCAATCGATAGCGTCCATGGCCGCATCATAATCTTTTTTAGTCTTCATTCGTTTTTGCATATTTACCTCAGTCATTTATTCGACAACGTCGGGCATACCCACCTGTTCTTGGAAGGGTCGATAAACGCATTACGCCCAAGTTCGGACATACGTTTTTCCCAGAATGCGAACGCTTCCTGCAGTTCTTCATCGGTTAATACATGCACCTTTCCGAGGAAACTTCTGCCACGTTCATCGGCCATCCAGTCTTTGCCACGCTTTTCCAAACTAATGAACATCTCAGTGTTGTCATCTAATGTGGCGTATGTGTCACCACTGTACATGTGCCTGACCGCCATGCACACCTTAGACTTCTCACGATAGCTGACTATCTTTGCAAAATAGATGCTGATATAATCATATTCACTGGTGACAACACCATTCTCCGTGTCCGTATGATGCTTTATCACAGAATCGCCAAAGGTGAATGCCTTGCCTACAAGAGCCTTACAGAACGGAATGCACTCGGCATTGTCCTTCATCCACTTACGTTTCTCTTCGGCCTCTTCATATTCCCATTCCTTATGCCTGATTTCATCCTGCTTGTTTCGCAAGGCATCAATCTTGTCTTCAAGCGCCTTTATCTTTTTTGCTGCCGCTTTTCTCATGGTTTCCTCATGCCTTTTCAATAAGTTTCTGCAGTTCGTCTGCGGAAATATCCTCGATACGCTGTGCCTTCACCTCGATGGAATAGTAGCCATGGCACAAGTGTGCATGACCTTCCTTCCACGCTTTAATACGGTCGGGCGACGGTGCGAGCTTATTGTGGTCAACAAGTACATCCAAGTTAAGCAGGAACCCGCCATCCTCAACATTGGACACTTCCCATTCGCTAATGGGATAGTATGTGTCATTAGGGGATATGTAGGTTAGCAGGGATGCAATCGAGTCGTACTTACCACGGTAATCCAGATTGGTGGAACCTAGGCATTCACGCCCCGCCATCCAACCAGTCTTCGGGTCATCAGGATATGCTTCAAACAGGGTGAGCATAGCCGAGCGAACATAGAAAAGTGTTTTCATATTATTTTCCTCTACTTATGTCGTCAAGAACCTTGGTACAGGCCTTGCTCAACCGTTCTTCTTCCGCATCAGCCTTGGCAATAATGTCTCTGTCTATACGCCATTCTTCAAATGTCTTGACATCAATATGAGGGGAACTTGCCTTAGGCTTACGACCGTTAAGCCGCTTCGAAAATTCTTTGATAATGTAGTTATAATAATTACCGAGGTCTGCCTTCAGAGCAAGTTCATCATTGTACAAATGGTTACCCTGCCTCTTGATATCCTTTTCAGTCGCCTCCATCAGAGGAAGAACACCAGCAGGGCACAAAGACACTTGGCCAAACGTAGATGAACTGTAATCAAAGTCAGTCAGATTAAAATTAGAGTTGTCAAAAATACGGAGAAAATACTTGTCCAACGACTTTACCGCAGCATCCACCTCTTTAATATGATAGATGATGCTGTCAATCAAGGAATCCCCCTGTTTCGCATTCGGGTATTCCATTGCACGAGTGTACAGACGCTTCACATTAGTGCAATGAACTTCCCACAGTTGTTTATTGCTATAGATACCTGATGATACGATGAACCGAAGTTCATCCTGTGCAGTTTCCACCTTCAATCTGCCCATGAAGGGAGCCAACTTGGGATTCACTGCGATATTCTTGTTGAACCAGTCCAAAACATAGGCAGGACGGGACTTCGGGGTAAATAACCATTTGAGATATGCAAGCATGTTTGTTCCTTTTTTTGTTTGTGTGCTACATGTGTTAATATAGACAATTAAACCCGCCTTGTCAAGCGGGTTTATGTAAATTTTATGATTTTTTATCGAGCGAAGATTAGAATTCCTGCTGCGATTGCAGCGATGGGATATCCGAACATAATGCATGCGCATCCGAGGTTGGACCAGTGATACCATTTGGCATAGGGATAAGCCATCCCGAAGCCAAACGCCCATGCGAACAGTGCGGCGAGATAGATTACGAGTGCGACGATGATGTAGATACCGATGTATAACGCTGTCATTTGTCAACCTCCACAGGTTTGATATCTCTGTTGCTACATATCCCGATACCCTCTGGGCTTGTCAGGTAGTCCACGCATTCCTTGATTGTGGCGAACGACGGGTATACTTCATCATCAAACTTGCAGTTGAAACGGATAAGGGCGTTGTCGCAATCGCTCGTCTCTCGGGACAGAACGGAACTGTACCAGCATTTCGAGATGTTGAAAATCATGCAGTGGGTAATCCCGTGAACAATACTGTCGTTCCATTCGAAATTCTCGTCCACACGGCCCTGCCACACGCATCCTGGCAACTTATTCTGGTCAGGGGAGTGGTCTTCCCACATGCAGCAACCAGGAACTTCCTTGAACGGGTCAAGGTTGAATCTGGCCTTTTTAATCAATTCGTTGAGGTCAGCGTGTTTCCACTGCATTACCCAGACATTCATGTGGCCGCCTTTTGGGCTCTGCTCAGCGTGTACTCTTCTCATCATGTACATAATTCAGTTTCCTTTACTTGGCGTTTTCCTGATTGGATTGGGTTTTATATGTTTCTTCATACCATTTGGCGAAATCGCCCATCTGTCTGACGATTTCCTCTTCTTCTGCCTCATGCATCCTGATGTACTTTTGCAAGCCACGTTGGTTGAACCTACATCCGAGTTCGCCCTTTGCGTTCTCGTAGATGAATTCGTCGTCATCACCGAACAGTCTGCAGGTCGGGTATCCTTCCTGGTAGTCGTAACTTTCGTATGGACATCCGTTGCAACGCATTAGAAGTGCTCGTCGTTGATAAGCTTGGTTAGCGCATGCACATTAGCATTCGCCGCTTCAATAGCATACTTCTGGGCCTCTGTCATTCCTCCCATTTTAAGGAGTTCATACATCTTATGCTCAAATTCACTTGCAGCCCTGCCGAAAAGATGGCCAACATCGGTGTCCTTTGCATTGAGCTTATCAGCGACTGCCTGTGCTTCCGCATAAGTGGAATAATACTTCTTGTTCTTGTATAAGTCGTTCTTGATATCGGACTTCTTCTTGAACTGAAGCACGTCCACGCAATAGGTGTACGATGCAGAACTGAAATACACATGGTAGTGTATGTCGCTACGGGCATCATAGTCCTTGATTTTTTCTTCGAATGATTTGTATTCCATTTTTTAACTCCTTTTAACCTTTATTGGACTTGTGTGTCTTTTCAAGAAGCGCGTTAAGCGCATATTGGAGGCCAGAGGCCTTGCCTTCGCTAAGGCAAATGAGGCAATTCGCCTGCTCAACGAGGCGCTCGACATCCTCCAGGCTAACCAGGTCTTCATAGTGACTGTCGAACTGGCCATCATGAATTTCGATATTGCGAACTTCCACGCCGTCAAGCGTGATGCGCTGTGGGATGGTTTCCTTTGTTTCCGTCATGTTGTTCTCCTTGTTTGTTATGCCCCCGAGTTCCTTGGCATTTTCGTCGAATGATTTGTATGCCATGATTTCCTCTCTTTTGGTTACTCATGCCAAATACTGTCTATGTCTTCAGTCACCCTGGCATTGTAAGTGAAAAATTCATTGAACTTCTTGAACACTTTTGCAAGTGTAGACGGTTTGTCCTGATAGGACAACTTCACCTTGCACTTCTTGTGTTTACCGTAATCGTGTGCGAGAATGCATACATCGGTCGATACAGTGAGTATGTTAAACTCAGTTCCATCACTTTCAAGGAACAGGTCAATAACATTCTTTGTACGAACAGCAGCATCCTTCGGCATGAGATGTGTTTCAGGATATAAAATAGCGCATCCGTCCACTTTGGCAAATTGTTTCTTGATGCGACCGTCATCGTACCCACGAATCAACCTGACGCTTGCAATACGCTCGATTGCTCCCTTTGTAGGATTCACAATGACATTGATTGTCTTTTTCGGTGCTTTCATTTTTGGTTCCTTTTTGTGTTTACTTGAATAATATAGATAATTAAACCCCCTTTGTCAAGGGGGGTTGTTTAAATTTTCTATATTTTTTCAGATGATGTCAATCATACAGGAAATACTCTGCTATTTCCTCAATATTACGCTCGCTATAATGAGCCCGACCATCAGCCGACATTTCGACTTCTTCAAACTTATATTGTTTTGACGGAAACGAAAACATGGTATTATACCCAGGATAATACACGATTAACGCATCTCCCATACGCCTGACTCCAAACGCCTTGGATAGGTTTAACGAGTATGAATCAGTCTCATCTTTCTTGTTTGTTATTTTCACTTTCATAATACTTCCTCGCTTTTTCAAGGTCTTTTTCGAACGAGCTTCCCGTTTCGGTTTCATAGAATTTCTTGGCACCCTCGTAGCCACCAGCATTGTATGCAGCAGAAATGCCTCGTCCAGTATACAGTTCGAACTTCCGTATATCAAATGGGTGCAACTCAGTAGTGCCACTCTTGCACATCGTTCAGCCTCACAAACTTGGTCTTTCCCTCTTCTGTCCAAGTACGGAACACTTCCCCGTTGTCCCAACGGACTATGCGTTCATCTGGTCGTTCCAGGGATACGTCATACTGGATTGTGCATCCGTTTCCAGAGGTAATGAATGCAATTTCTACAATACGGTCTTGTGCATCATAATACTTCAACAGGGTATTATTATCACAGAATTCATGCCTGACGGCGTTCATAAATTCTCCTTAGTGAAAATCATTATTTTCTCCTCTTGTAGCGATAATAGCCGTAATCGGTATACGAAAAGAAAACGCCAAGAATATGCAGGTTCAAGTCAAGGCAACTGTCTTTACCTTTCACGGCCCCGTTTGAATGGCACCAGAAATGAAATGTGTGCTGCGGATAATAACTGATGTCAAAGACACGTTCGCCAAGCCACAGCTGGAGTATCGTGAAATGCCCACTGTGCATGTGAAACAATTCGCTTCCATTAAGAAATTCCATACTTAATACTGCCTGGAAAGAGGGTGCTTTTCTTCTTCTTCTTCTTCTTCTTCTTCTTCTTCTCGAACAGAAATGCCTGATTGTCCATATCACCCCAGAACAGCCTTGGCATGTTTATCTTCCACGGAGAAAGTGTTGCAGCAATCCTTTTCAGGGCACTTGACTTCAATCCAGCGGCGACCGTTCGGGCAACGTTCCGCACATTTGCTATACTCGTCCGTACGAAACTCGCATCCGCAATTCGGGCAAGTGAATGTCAATACAGCTCTCTTTTCTGGCTCTGGTTTCTTTCCAGGCTTGGTAATCTCAATCATTGGTTTCCTCATTAGTTAAATCCACCATATAATATACAATATGTAATTAAATCTGTCAACCGAAAATTATAAATTAAATAGGGAAATATACTTGGAAAAGACATGCTCAAAAGAATAGCAGATACTGTATTGGCAACTATTTTCATGCTCGGGGTCGCAATTCTCAGCCCCCTCATCTTTGCCGCCTATACCGAGGCGAAACGAAACGAAGATTGGATAGACTCCACCCTTGACAAATAGTAATTAATTATCTACATTTATAGAAACTGTACAGGAAACAGAATGGAATTTAATACCATATACAACATGAACTGTCTGGACCTCATGAAGGAGATGGACGCGGGCTGCGTCGATGTAATCCTGACCTCCCCTCCATACAACACGAACAAGAAGGGCTCCTCCAAGGTCAACACAAACACGGTTCATGCCAAGCAGGGTGAGTTCACCTACGCCAGATACGACGGCTACGACGACAACCTTACCAACGACCAGTATTGCGACTTTGTTGCGGAATGTTTCAAGGGTTTCGACAAGGTGTTGAAACCGAACGGTGTAATCCTGTGGAACGCCAGTTACGGAAACGAGAACGCAAATGCGATGTTCCTTGCGCTCAACCGCATCATTCAGGAAGGGTTTACAATCGCCGATGTCATCACATGGAAAAAGAAGTCGGCGCTACCTGACAACCAGTCCCCGAACAAGGCGACACGCCTCTGCGAGTTCGTCTATGTCATCGCCCGCTCGGGCGAGTTCAAGACGTTCAAGGCCAACAAGAAGGTGTCTTCTGTCAGGCCGACTGGGCAGAAGATGTACTCCCCGTTCTACAACTTTATCGAGGCTCCCAACAACGACGGAAAGAACAATCTCAACAAGGCCGCATTCAGCACCAAGCTGGTGACATCCCTGTTGGAACTGTATGCTCCACCAGAGAAGGAAACCGTGGTGTTCGACCCGTTCATAGGCACAGGTACAACCGCTGTCGGTGCCGTCGCATTAGGCATGCAGTACCTTGGCAGCGAAATATCTGCCGAGCAGGTCAAGTACAGCATTGAACGAATTAAGTTGACAAAGGGGGAACAACCATGCTAGATAAGATTAACGAGGCATACTCCAACACGTTTGGTTCATACAAGGAGAAAATCGACGCTGCATTCAAGATGTACCTGAGAGAGGGTGTTCCTACGATGAGCCAACTCGAATTCTGGGAACATGTAGCAAAAATAATGGCAGACAACGCCGACAGCCTGTTCAAACAGATGAAACGAGAACACGAGCATTTCCTAGCGTACAAGTTCGAACTGGACGAAAAGGAAAAAGAATTAAATTTCACTCACAAATCACCACAGGAAATCTTCCAACAGTGGGAATACCAGAAAGAAAAGACAAGGCAGAAAAATGACACAAACAGAAGAGAAATATGAAAAAATCTGCACGATGTGGGAAGACCTAGGACTTCAACACATGTGTGCAAAAGACGCCGCTGCCAAGCTCGGTGTTTCCCCGACCACCCTGGTGATTGCATTGAAGACGAGGCGTCCTGGGGCGTATAACCCGAACAAGTTCAAAGGAAGAAAACCGAGAGTGTACATTTACCAGAAGTGTCGGTACTGCGGTGCAGACACAAGCATCCGAATCGACATATATACAGTAGATGAAGCCGAAAACAAGAAACTCGGAAAGACCTCCCTCTATATCTGCAAGGATTGCATAATGAAGCACGCTGCCATCTCCCATATGTAAAAAATTATAAACATTTCACTTTTTTATCACCCGTGTCTTGACATGGGTGATTTATTTATGTATATTTAGTCATGTAATCAACCCAAAGGAGGCCAACATGGCTGAAAACAATACCGAAAAGCGTCAAGAGACCGTTCAGGTCGATTTCGAACGCAGATTGAGCGGCGAGGCGATGCAGGAAAGCATCGTTGCCATGTCCCATCTCGACGACGATTTAGATTGGGGGGATAGATAGCCTATGGACTTCTGCCCCTACTGTCAACGGTTCCCTGGAGACGACTATGTTAACGATGACCTATCCAAGGGAACCAAAGACCACCTCAACTACTGTTTTGCGTGTGGCCGTATTATAACAAACAACCCAATCATACATATTTTAAACCTCTGTGACGACTATCTAAAAAAGGATTACCCATGAGCAACATCACCCTCCCCATGCAACCCGACTATTACAAGGAAACCATGAACGCCATGTTCAAGAAGCACGGTATCAACCCCGAGTTGTTCGAAGGCTACCGTGTGGACAGCGGCGGTCCAGACCCGAACGCACCGAAGCCGATTCCTCTTGAAAACCTCTCTATGGTTATTAAACTCAACTCCCCGTCCGCAAATATGCCTGTCGAAAAGTGGTCCGACTTTGGTACCCGCAGGGCTCTGGACCATTTGTTTGTGGATTGGGTCAATAAACATTATCCACCAATGGAAAAGTAAAATGAAGAAAATCTTTGCAATCATCATGTTGTTCGAACTCTCCTCGTTCGCAGGTGAACTCTGCGTGGTCACTTTCAAGATTAAGCAGTCAACGTTCACTCTGAGCATCAGCGAGCATTTGAAGAACGAGGCCAACAAGCAGTTCCTCCAACTCCCCGTTGACTGCGATTTCTACAACACCTTGCGTATTGGTCAGGAACTCCATAGCCAATTCAAGGTAGGCTCGTTCATTTTCAACGGCGATTTCTCCAAGCTCGAAATCACCGTTCACGACAAGCAGAAGGTAAACAAGTAATGGCTGAAGGCAAAAAAGAAGTATGGTCTGACTGGATTGAACTTGGAGATACCCACCTCTATTGCTCGATACCAGCAGAGATTAGTAGTGGTTGGGGTTATCACAACGTCCAATACATCATGAAAGACGGCAGTATTGTAGACGGTCAGTTGTACCCAGACGAAGTTCCTTGCAACTACACCGACGACGATGGTTCTGTCGTTGAGGACTACACCAAGGAATGGCTATTCGTCGATGACAACACCGACCCTGTATACTCTGTCGATGTAAAGGCATGGCGCTACCAAAAGGAGTAGATTATGGCAGAATACATTAGCACAGTAAGGGTAGGTGACACTATCCGTATCTTGTCCCTGGCCCCTAACGCCGACGGCACCCATGACCCAGCAGAAGGCATCTACGTAGGCAAGGAAGGGGTTGTCCAGAGCATTGACGACGCGGGAAATATCCACGGGACTTGGGGCGGCATCAGCCTGCTCCACGGAAAAGACTCGTACGCTATCATCAAGCGTGCCCCGTTGAAGGAAGGTGAGTTTGCCAAATTGGATTACTTTGAGAAGATGGCGTTTGGAATTCCAGACGAACTCTTCTATGAAGGAAGGGCGGACCGTCCTGGAAGACACAACTTCGACGACTTCATTCACACTCTTAACGGGAGATAACAATGGCTAGAGAATTTGGAGAACGCCGTGGCGAAATGTACTACCAGCGTGACGGAAAGTGGCATCATTGCCGAGACAATGGACGTTGTTTCAATTCTATTGAAGCAGCTAAGGAAGACTTCAACAAGGTCTATCCGAAGAATATAATAGGAGACACCCTATTAGGAGGCCTGTTCGTTTTCTTGGTAATCATCTTGTTCTTGAAATTTGCGGTAGGAATATTCATGGTATGAAACCGACTGATAAAAAGACACCTATGGTAATGGAAGTTCTTTCCGACGAGACACGAGCCAAACTGAAGGCAATCGCCGCCCGCATAGATGAACTCAACTCGCAAATAAAGGAACTCCAACAGGAAGCATACGACCTGGTTCCCAAGCATACATTCGACGAATGTAGGGAAATGAAGTGCATCCACACTTACAGGAACCGTTGGGACTGCCATCGTTCCTGTGTCCGCAGGAAGGGAGAAATGGGCAACCTTAAAGACTACTACGAGAAGGAACAGCCCGTGTTCAAGCCCAAGGTGGAATACCCCACATTGGGCTGGAAGAAAGTGACCGCCCCTGGAATGAAATGGAATGGCGAATGGCACGGCGGTTGGGACGTGGTAAAGGAAACAGAGAAGACCCTAGTTCTAAGCGACAAGTCTATACTCCTGAAAAGTACAATCCACATGATTGAAGATGTCATCTACATATCTGACCGTAGCGGGGGTACATACTTCTGTGCCGACGACCCTGCAACTCTCGATATGCAACTGGAGCTTATTCATATCGAGTTCAAGGAAAAATGCGAGAGAAATAACCGTCTGGTAACTCCCATGACAGACATGCCCTCACCCGATGAAATCCATATGTAGAGGTACACATGAAAAATAAAAGATGTCCGCTGTGCCAACCCAAAAATGGCAAAGGTAAGTATTTCAAAGAGTTCACCCCAAAGGAAAGATACGGGGGAGCTTATATCGGAATTGGAATGAACAAGTGCTATGAACTTGAAGGAAACCACCTGAAGGTATATGTTGGCGCATGGTGCGAGACAAAGGAAAGTATCGCTTATGACAAAGAATGCGAAGCGAAGTCTTTGGCAATGTCCTTCACTATTTCCAGATGCCCCCTGTGCCACAGGAACGTGTTCCCTATTTCCCGTGCGAAAAATAAAACATAAAATTTCATATATTCTCTTGACAACCGCCTTTTAACTTACTATATTATTTAGTACAATGAAGTATACATTCCTCCAATACGAATTTCGTGACAAGTGGATTCACATCTCGTGGTGCGACAAGCTGTTCGCATCGGACGATGAACACTTCGACCGTGTACGTGATGCAATCTTCGGATTGAAAGACGGTTCACGAGAACTGGTTTACCCAGAGGCTGCAGCCCTGTTGAAAAAGCGTGAGCGTGATGCGTCGAGACAGGCAATCAGTCTATACGCATCTCTAGGCCTTCTGAACAATTTAAATTAATTCCAACACAACTCTCAAAGGAGAAACCAATGAACAGTAATACCAAAATCATCATCATCATTTGCGCAGTCGTGGCAATCTTCGCCCTTGCGCTCGGTTCTATCACTTGCGTGGAACCGACCGAAGTCGGTGTCGTCAAGACGGCAGGCTCTATTTCGGGCACGATTCCTCGTGGCAACGGTTACACATTGAAGGTTCCGTTCATCCAGTCTATCACCACCATCGACCTTTCTCCGCAGAAGGACGACTTTACATACGAAGTCGGCGATGACGGTGCAATCACGAAGGACATGCAGACGGTTGGTGTTTCCACCTCCATCATTTATGTGTTCAACGAAGATGAAGCCGAAAACTTCGTCCGCAACTATAGCAGAAGCTCTATGGAAAGCTTCTTCAAGTCCAACATGAAAACTTCATTGAAGGTTGTCATCGGCAAGTATTCCATCTATGACCTTACCAAGGAAACCGACAAGATTGCGGATGAAGTGAAGGCTTTGATGGAAAAGAAGTGTGCAAAGTTCCCGATTACCATTCAGGATGTCAACATTACCAACTGGGACTGGACAAAAGACTTCGACAACCAGATTAAGGAAACGATGATTAAGACCCAGAAGGAAAAGACTGCAAAGGCTGACGTGGAAATCGAACGTGCAATCAACGAAAAGAAGGTCGTTGCTCAACAGGCTCAGTTGAGGGCTGACTCGGCAACCTACCGCAATGCTCTCAACAAGGCTGAAAACGAACTTGAAATCGCCAAGAAAAACGCTGAGGCTACCATCGTGACCGCAGAAGCAGAAGCTAAGGCAATGATTGCAAAGAACAAGGCTATCGCCGCCAACTATGCAATTCAGCAGAGCGCATGGCGTCATGAAGAAACTATGGCCCGTCTCGAAAAGTGGAACGGCAAGTTCCCTGGTTCAGAAGCCAACACTATCACCCCGAACTTCTCGGGAATCAACATGAGCAAGGTGGAATAATATGGCGGTACTGTTCGGTATTTGTCTCGGATTTGCCCTCGGTTGCCTTTTCTGCAAACTTGTTGCTATCATCAAAGAAAACAATAAGTTGAAGAAGGACAAGAAGTAATCAAATCCTGTTCAGAAGGCCCGTGTGGATTCCCATGCGGGCTTTTGTTATAAACTGTAGTTGAATTACACTGGTGTTCACTATGTATCGCAAAAAACTGTTCTTGGAAAGCGTTCACAACCTCGGTTTGAGTAAAGAGAAGGAAGATGCCGTTGTTTCCCTGTTCGAAGCAACGCACGAAGGCGAACCCAATCTCATAGCCGATGAAAACCCGTCAGATATGCAGGACGCTCTTAGCGGAGAAATTGACGAGAAACCAGAGGGTTCAGCCTTGGAGGAACCGTCTGAGGAAGTTAGCGTAAACAAGCAGGAAATCCAGCGTATCATCGAAAAGCTGGACAGCATGCTTGAACCTTTCCGAATGGCTAATGTGCATCAACACCACCTTCCAAATACCCCGAACGGAACCCGTATGATGGTGGAACTAGGATACCGACTAAACGAATTCCATTTGGGTGGAGAATACCATGATATGCGTCAGGCGATGCAGATGATGTCATGGGAAGTAATCCAGTTCAACAAGGCGGATGACCCTGCCGAAGCATGGAAACTTCAATTCAACCCTGGCGCCGTACAAAGCAAGAAGTACAATGCCATCACAATGATTCACCAATACATGCAGCGAATTGACCGCAACCTTGAAGCTATCAAGGAAACTGTCGGAATTATTTAATTAACTATTGACAAATCGCATTTAAGTTTCTATATTGTGTATAGAAACTTCAAAAGGACATACCATGAAAAAAGCAAAACACCAGTTAGACCTTATCGGCAACCCCTATCATGTTGATGCTCAGCATAACCTCGTGTTCGACACAGAATACGACTATGCAATCCATCTTGTAAAGAAGATGATGAACAGCCGTCGCAACTCCAAATCCGACCTTTCCTTCGTGCTTGGGGTACTTGGCCACGGCAAGAACGCTGAACTCCAGATGCGAAAGAACCGTATAGAAAGAAAAGCGCTGCGTGAATACCAGATGCAGCGCTTCGGTGTAAAAGAAAACAAGAAGGCCTAGTTATTTGCCTCTGTTTTCTTCAATGTGTTTCTTCACCATGTTCTTATCGTAATGGTTAGAACCAGTGCAGATATAATCAAATTCACATCTGCAACAGTAGTGCCAGTCTCCACGATACGGGCAGTTTTTCATTGCCTCGTATTCATCGGCAAGTTTGTGGGGATGGCTATCCCGCTGTTTCTTTTTATCCAACAGGGATTTCAACTTGGTCTTAACACTCATCCCCGCCCAATTATTCTCGGGCAGGGAGTTTATTATTTCCTGAGCTTCATCTTCTGTCAGTTCTAATTGAATTAGGTCTTGACGGCTATGCATAGGCTATTTTCCACAGAGTTTGAACACGCTTAGGATGAATGCCGCTACTTTCTCCAAGTCCTCAGTACGGGCGACTGTGCATCCCTCTCCCTCGGTATGGTTCTGAATCCACACGTCATACATAGGCCCCATATCCGTCTCTATAATGATATCGACATCATCGGTAACACTCAGATGGAGACGGTTTGAACCTACGTGCATACGGTTTCCGTCAGCGTCAACAACTTCCTTCACACTGGTCGCCTCCATGATGGCCTTGACCAAGTCTTCTATCCTAGTATCCTTCATGTTTACCCCTTGTAAAGCTGGTACTTCTTGCTCAGCTTATGGCTGATATCGTCAGGAAGCGGTTTGAACCAGATGCCAACACGGCAACGGCCCACACCGTTCTCGTCTGTGAATTCTGGGGTCAAATCGGTCTTGCAAACATCGTCGATATACCCGTAGTCAACGAGCGGGACAAGACCAAGTTCCGTGGCAACCTCTTCCACCTTCATTAGATGGTTAAGATTCTTTGCCTCGCAGATTGTCTTCGTGAAGATATCATTGATGTAGCCATCCCAGATTTCTTTCGGGATTTCAAATGAAATCGTCTTTGTAGGACGGGAGTTTTCCGCCTTGAACTTAAAGGTTTTCTCACCCCGTTCGTGAGCAGCTTTCGCCGCCTCAAATACAGCAGGATGACGATAACGCATCCAGTAATCAGGGTCGTTCGGAGTTTCTACTGGCAGTGTATCGTATTCGTTGTCCTCGACTACGCTCAGATACTTAAATACGTTTAGCCAGTACCCTTCGGCACAGTGGGCCACCATAGCTGCAAGCTTACCTGGCTGCAGCTGCAAATCCTTTCTGATAATAAACAGTCTTCTCATTTTATTCCTCTTCCCATTCGTTCTTACATTTGATTACAATACGGTTACGAGCATCACGCACAACCCAGTATTCGCCTTCAAGTCCCCATCCCTTGAAATTCAAGGCACAGCACATGCCGTCGATATATCCCTTGTAGTATCGCATCTCTGGGTTGGTTATGTGAACGCCGCAGCATCCTCCATCGGCATTCTTTGCGGCATCATTCAGATACTCAGTCACGAACGACTCAAGTCTATCTTGTAGTAGTTCCTTTATTTCGGGTCGCATAACGGTCTCCCACACTTAGGGCAGAAATTGATTGGTGAACTTTGGTCGGCATAGCATTCGATACGATATTTACCGTCGCTATCTCGACGCAGATGAAAACGGTCAGTCCAACTATCGTCATCCGTGAAGTCTTCACCGCAGCCAAGTCCATCCAACTGTTCGCAATACTTACACATGGCCTACTCCAAGATTTTTCCAACCCTTACCTTCAAGTAAGATTTCTTGTAGATGTCAGGATGCTTCTTACAAAGTTTTGCAACAAACTTGTTAGCAGCCTCCCGTGTCTTACAAGTGGCCATATACATGTGGTAGCCCATGCCCGATACTTGGAACACATTGTAGATTTTCATTTGGTTTCCTTCACGTCGTTGATAGACGACATGACCGCAGTAGCAAGGTTGATTGCGGGTTTCAAAAGATGATGATTGAACAGAAGGTTCTCGTACTTGTCCATCTGGTAGTTTATGCTATCCAGTACATCCTTCAAGGTGACAGACTCGCCGTACACCCTAATCAGTTCAAGAACCATTCCCTTGTGTTCCTGTGCAGAGCAAAACACTTCAAGGTCATTATGAAATTCATTACGGTCAGCCATATTAGTCCTCAAATACGATTGCGGCAACTGGGTTAGTTTCACCTGGAATCGGAACGTATGCCAGTTCTACATCCTTGACACAGGGGTAGATATCATATCCACCACGCTTCTTCTTTCGGGCCACGACCACCCTGAATGTCTTGTCCAGTTCCGTATTGGAAATACGTTCACAGAGCTTGGCCTTGAGTTCTTCTACGTTCATATTTAATCCTTTTTCTTGACAAGTTCCCTGCGACGGCGTACAATGTACTCGCACACTTCCATTGCCTTTCCTTCGGTCAGCATTTTCTCGATTTTTTCGCAGAACATAGATGGAATATCCAGAAAATCTTCCATCTGTCCAGCAAAAAAGACGGCATCTTCTTTATTCATTGGTTGTCTCCTTTTTATTCTGCTTTTTTTCAACAGCCTTGAGTTCTTTCATTATTCTAGGAAAGATGGTGGCCGGGGCGAAATCGGTCATAAATCCCTCATCATGGCACAGGTCACGGAGTGCAGCAAATTCCCATTTGAGCCAAGCATCATCCTTGTCCTTGACTTTAATGTTGTGGACTGCGTTTGCAATCTTAGTCAGCTCGCTGTAATTCAATTGAATTACGATTTTCTGTTCGGCGAACCTGTCAGATGTAAGGTCGATTTTCTTGATAACCATAGTTACCTCCGTTTAGAATATGCACTGCCTGGAATTATCTTCCAGTTCGGAAATTCGAGAAAAGCCCAGTGGCATCCACAGTTGTCGTTGGACATATACAGGCCCATCATCTTGTCTTCTTTGAGACGGTACTTGTCGAATATCTCATCGACAACATCGCTCTCAGGCTCGTCATGCTCGTCAAAGCAATATAAATGCCACTTGACCTTAGGATTGGATGTTTCAAGTACCATCCTTTCGCAGAAGTCATCTGAAACGAAATCATCATCGCCAATCCTACACCCGAACATCATGACATATCCAGACTCGTCCGCATCCTTCATTTCACCATAGAACATATACGGCAGCTTGTACTCGTTAATGACAATCTTGGCGAAATCCTCGTGTTCACCCATTGTCATTACCCGTCTGGAGAAGTTTCCATTGGTGGTATAGACAAAAAGCTTTCCATTGACTGCTGGTACATCGAATACACTATACACGACATCGAATTTCTTGCACCACGCATCAACCGTAGCTCCTTCAAGCATGGCTTTCTGGTCTTCGTCATAAGTACGATTCTCTATCTTGACTTTCTTTTCCTTAGTGACAAGCACATAGTGGTCATCCTCACGGATAAGCTGTATGCTAGAATCGTTGTAGAGCGACTTTCGATTTTTCATATTCCACCTCAGTCAGATGCCTTGAAGTTGTACACAGGCTTGATAGTATCTACAACATCGCAACTATCCTTGATGTTCTCGATTATTTCCTTGGACGGCTTGTATGCCATCGGGGATTCATCCAAAGTAGATTTGTTTACACAAGTCGTGTAGATGCCACGCATGGCCTTCTGGTACGCTTCAAGGGAGATGCTTTCCTTAGCCTTTGAACGGGACATCTTGCGTCCTGCACCGTGAGGAGCCGAGAAGTTCCAGTCAGGGTTTCCCTTACCAGTGCAGATAAGAGAACCATCCCTCATGTTCAAAGGAACGATAAGACGCTCACCTTCCTGAGCCGATACAGAACCCTTGCGGAGTATCATGTGCTTCAAGTCGATGTAGTTATGCAATGTGCAGAACTTGTCCACAACATGCAGGCGGAGCGCCCTGACAATCTCTTCAAGCATCGCTTCGCGGTTGCGTGTTGCAAACTCCTGTGCCAACGCCATGTCATGCAGATATCCGTCGAACGACTTGCCAGTGAGGTAAGACAGTTCCTTCGGTGGCGGGAAATGAGGGATGCTTGCCAACGCCGCTTCAAGCTCGTTTTCACGTCCCTCACGCTTGTACTTGGCGATAATGGCCCCACGCTGCTGCGTAAGGTCATTGCATTCGTCGATTGCAAGTCCCTGCCAGTAATCGCATGTTGCCAACCCAAGATGACGGGAACCAGAGTGGATTACGATGTACAGATTGCCGTGGGAATCCTTGTCCAGTTCGATGAAGTGGTTGCCACCGCCGAGTGACCCAAGCGACAACAGCTCGGTATACTCCATCTTCCCTTCCTTGTAGACAATCATATCCTCGATAGGAAAGTCCTTTGCCATCGAATGCTTGCTTTCACGGTGGCTCTTACCAGATGGAATCCTTTCACGGATAGCCTTGTCCAACTTGTCGAAATCAACCGAACGGTCTTTCAACTTGGCGACAAGCATACCACACCCAATGTCCACCCCGACCAGGTTAGGAACAACCTTGTCCTTGATGGTCATAGTGGTTCCAACCGTACACCCCTTTCCAGCATGTACGTCGGGCATGACGCGAACCTGCATGTCCTTAGCCCAGCACTGGCACATCATGTTCAACAACTGTGTGTAAGCCTCGGGCTCGATATTGTCGGTGAACACCTTGGCCGTATTAAACTTTCCCTGTATCTCAATCATAATTACACCTTACTTTTAATCGGGCAGGTGGGATTCGAACCCACACCTGTAAGGATTTTAAGTCCCATTCCTCTACCAGTTGGGATACTACCCGAGTCCATTCAGCCTAGTCAGAAAGCAAACTCTTGATTTTGTCTCTGGCCCTCATGAAGTTCTCGTGATAAGTGCCGTTCAGGTAAACGATATCTTCGGTGCAGTAGTGCTGTCCGATAATGCTCATCAATACCTGGTACTGCTTCTTACGGTCTTCGAAACTGTTGGTGAGGCAATCCCTGCTGCCGTCCTGCACCCAACTGTCCTTCTTCGGTGGAAGAACAAAGATTGCATCGTACTTCAGGAACTTTGCATGCGCTTCGATACGCTTGTAATCTTCTTCGGTGATGGCATACCTGTCATCCATCGAATAGTATTTGGCATACATGAGCGTCGTCATTGCGTCACTGTCACAGATGTTAACCTTATGCCAGCTTGCCGAGTTGACACGATACTGTTCGTCAAGGAAACGGATGTAGTCATCGTAGGTCAGCTTGGTATCGTCTGGATGTGGGGTTTCACCATTCACATCGGCAATATACGTGTGTCCATACTCCTCGGTGCAACCCGCATCGAAATATCGTGCAAGGTCTTTCGTGAGAGTAGACTTTCCTTCCGATGCCGTACCGATAATCAAGACACGCTTGGCGAACTGAGCCTTGAACTCATACCCAATGATTTCGTCCCAATACTTCATCGGTTGCTTTCGTATCTTTGTCGCAGAAATCGTATTCAATTTCCTGGACAACTGGAACACATTAGGGCCCTTCATCACCAACGACATGATTGCCTGTCTGTACGACTCTTCACCAGTAAAGACAGTCGTGCGTTGAAGCAATTTCATGCACTTTCTCTTGCTAATATCAGCATTGCCATACACGACTTCAGCTATTTTATAGCTTAGGGCTTCCAACCATTCAGCCCACTTGTCCATGTAACCTGCGATGCCGATATCGTTATCCTTCATCATGACGACGTGTACAAGCGGGTCGCCTTCAAACATCTTCTTGATGATTTCATAGCGGCGTTCAATAGGGAGACCGATTCTCGTGCCACGGTCACCATCAAGACCGCAAACGGCAATGATAGCGCCCTTAGAGCAGAGCTTCTTCGCTGCCATTACGAGGTCAAGATGACCTGTGTGCATCGGGCTGAAAGACCCGAGCACAACCCCGTATTCACGAGGCGCACCGCAGATGTTGTTAATCACGTCGCCAAACATTTAATCCTCCACGGTGTCCGTTTCGAGTTTCTTCTCGTTATGAGACCATTCAATCCATCCGTAGATGGTGTTGATGAACCAGCACACATACATTGCAACCATTGCCCATTCGCCAATCAGTGCGAACGTAACAATGGAAATTGCGTCAAGAACAAACCAGAAGAACCACTGTTCACGGTAACAAGTGACAATGAGAATCTGGGCGATAACAGTGAAGCTGATGCTTAACGCATCCATGTACGGAACTGCACCGTCCAGAACAAACTTATCGAATGTACCGAAGCCGACCGTAAGGATGATGGTGGCAATAATGGAAGCGACCCACGCCTTGGGGGACAGCCTCTTCGGGATAACGTGAGTCTTGTCCTTTTCGAGCTGCTTGTACCATGCGTAGACACCATAAACCATAGTCACGTTGTAGAAAATGTATTCGCCAAATTCAAGCCACAGACGGCTTTCCCAACAGATGTACATATACATGAAGTTGAACACGAAACTGGGTACGTAAGCCCAGATGTTCTTCTGTGCGAACATCACGGTGGATATCGTTCCCAGAAGTGCGGTGAGCATTGCGAACCACATCGCCGTATGGCCGTCAGGCATCATGATGGTGAAGATGACGGTGAAGATGATAAACGCTGCCATGTACAGCGCACGGAATTTGTTTTTGATAAAAGACATAGGTCCTTCTTTGTTGATTGTTTGTTAGTTTGAAATATAGTAAATTTAAAACTGGCTGTCAAGAGGTTAGCCGCCTGCAGGCCAGTCAACGAAGCACATGCCCTTGTTTTTCTTTACATAGTCAATTACCATCTTCTGCATAAGCTTAAGGTCATATTCGTCATACTCGTCAGTATGCTGGATGATAACCGCATTCGGGTCCAGAATAAAGGAAGCAAGGTCACAGAAGTCCAGGAATGAATTCCATGTATTATCATCCGCTCTCAGCACAGACAAGTCTGCATCTGGCTCGGTAATCTCGTCAATCCTTTCGAGCAACCGTTTCATAAGGATAGAGTTTAAGACATCATGTCCATAGCATCCGTTAGTAGCCCAATCCTTCGGAGAGATGTATGCTCCGTTTTTCATAGATTTTACTGTGTAATTCTTGATTGTAAGGTTGATTGCCCAGTGCCTTTTAAAACTCTTCTTCATGTACGTAATGAACTTGCGAAACGCTGCTATAATCTCATCATTACGCTTGATTTCCTCATCAGTAATGTTCAGGTAGCCCTTCTTTTTCTCAGACCACTTGCCACAAGTAAACTTGTCGCACCAGTATTTCATGATAATGAGAAAGCAGTAGCTAGCCTTTTCGTCAGGCAGCTTCCTCTCGATAAGCATTCTCGAGCTAAAATCCATGCTCCCGTCCATACAGACATCGACAGGTGTCTCGTTGTGCACGCTATCCCTCGGTATAACGATTGCGTGCATTGAAGATGAATTGGTTTCGAATACGGAATTTCTAATTGTTTTCATGTGAATCTCCTTGATTTGCTTGGTTATTGGCCATCGTGTCCTCCGTCTTTATTTCAGTCACACCATCTCGCAATAACGGAGGGTTGGTCATCAGCTTCTCGTATATCTTCATGTTCGCTTTGGCGAAGGCACACGGCTTCGTCTGCTTACGGTATTCCAGCAGAGCGCACAGTTCCTGCCACTCCTGCGGAGTCAGCGTTATTGATGTATCCTGGAAGTCCTCGGAGTATGCGATTCTCTCGTTTCCGTCCTTGTCACGTATCAGCATGTTATGATTCCTTTTTTATGATAAGGTCTTTGGATGGGTTGAGAAGCAGTATGTTAAAGTAAGGACGGGTATTGTGTTCCTTTTCACTGACAAGGTCGTCTATGATGACATATTCGCCACCTTCGTATTTGCTCAGGTCGTTGTTCTCGAACTGTTCAACCACCAGGTTTACCTTGGTGAGACCGTACACTCCCATCATGCCTGGGTTTAGAACTTCTTCCCTGTCCTCTTCATTCAGCCAACCACGGCTGATTGCATAATCAACAGAGTCGTTCTTCGTGTAAAGTAAACCACGGTTGAACCCATCCACCCCAAGTCGGTCATATATCCTGTTGGCGATTGCGAGGTCAGCATCATTGCTGGTCTTCCATCCCCATGTAAACAGATGTACGAATAGAGGGTCATACTTCTTAATGAACTCCGCAATCTTCCTACAGTTTTCATCCATGAACCTGCACGAGAACAGGCTGTCTATTACTGTATTTTCAATATCAAGAATAACTTGCATGTTTATTCCTTGTTGTAATCTCTAACTTTCTTGACGTATTCGGAAATATCGAGCTCAAACGGATATTCCTTTCCGTCCTTGACTGTGCTGAACTTGAGACTGGTCACGATGGTCTTGCGCTCATCTTTGACGGCATCGTCATATTCTTCCATACTGTCTATGTCAGCTTTCGTTGCACAGTCACGGCAGTACGGGCTAATCCACCCGCGATTGACCATAGGAACATCCAACTTTCCGCAAATAATGCATACGTTGCGAGAAATTGCACAGTACGCTTCGAGGATGTTGAACATATTGTCTGTCATGTGCGAGGTGTACACACGGAGTTCTCCATACTTTTCCTTGATGTCGGTAAAGAAGAATCGTTCCTGTTCTTCCTTCGGCCAAGTATTTACCTCGTTCTGGATATCCTCGAACATCGGGATGCCGAACGCCTTAGCCCATCCCTTAGGCATTGCGTCGAGATAGGTGTACTCGTCGTTGTTATCAATCGGTTCGCCCGTGTAGACATTCCTCTGGCGAAGTATCGGGTACTTCTCCAACAGAGCCTTATTTTCTTCCACTGTCCGACTCATTTCTTCTTCCCCTTTACATGAGTTTTTACACACATACTTACATATTCAGCAACATTGTGAAGAGTGTATTTCTTGCCATTTTCTACAACAAAAGTATAACCGCCTTTAGACATTTGTCCCAGAGCCTCATACAGGAACCATTCGGCACCATACCTGGCTTCATTCAGGTTTCTCATAATCCACTTGATTAGATAATCGTCAAACAAGTGGCTAGGCCCGAAATACATCGAACGGGTATCACCGCCAAGGACACCTTCCATTTTCTTGTTGAACTGTTCCATTTCGTTTTCAATACCCTTACGAAGCTCTATCAGCTTTTCGAGTTCTTCGGTAAGTCTTTTTTCTTCGTTTGCCATATAAACCTCTTTTACCAAAATATACATACTTCGTTTTCGATTGTCAAGGGAAATACCTAATTATTTTTCAAAACCCCTTGCCAAGATAAACAGAATATACTATATTAAATGCAAGAACCAAGGAATTACACATGGCAACTAAAAAACCTACACAAGAAACTACCCCTGCTTGCAGCTTCTGCGGAAAGCCCCTTGCACCTACAGCGAAGGCCGTAAGCGGAATGTACGCAACGATTTGCGAAGACTGCGTCAAGCTCGCCAGTAGCATGATGGGTGCAAAATCCCCCATGCTCAAGGAACCTAAGCCAAAGAAAGCCGCTGCTCTGCCATCCCCGCACAAGATTAAGGAACACCTCGACCAGTTCGTAATCGGTCAGGACAAGGCCAAGGAAGCCCTTTCTATCGCCGTGTACAACCATTACAAGCGTCTGGACTACAACGCAATCCGTTCGGACGACGATGTGGAAATCGAGAAGTCTAATGTCCTCCTCGTGGGCCCGACTGGTTGCGGAAAGACGATGCTCGCAAGGGCTATCGCCAAGATGCTCGACGTGCCGTTCGCAATCGCCGATGCAACCGTCCTTACCGAGGCAGGCTACGTGGGCGAAGATGTGGACAGCATCATCTCCCGTCTCCTCCAAGCTGCAGACATGGACGCTATCGCCGCTGAACACGGCATCATCTTCCTCGACGAAATCGACAAGATTGCAAGGAAGAGTTCCAACCCATCTATCACCCGAGACGTTTCTGGCGAAGGTGTTCAGCAGGGACTGTTGAAACTCCTGGAAGGAACCGAGGCTAAAATCAATCCGCAGGGCGGACGAAAGCACCCCGAGCAGAAACTTATTTCAATTGACACGAGGAACATCCTCTTCATCTGCGGTGGAGCGTTCGAGGGGCTGGAAGACATCATTTCCGAGCGTACCGAGAGTGGCGGCATGGGATTCGGTGCCACCATCCACAATAAGGAAAAGAAGAGCCTCAGTGAACTCTTCGATAAGTGCGAACCCGATGACCTCGTGAAGTTCGGCCTCATGCCTGAACTTGTGGGACGACTTCCCGTTACCGTCGCACTCGATGAACTTGACGAAGAAGCCCTCCGTCGCATCCTGACCGAACCGAAGAATGCCATCATCAAGCAGTACACAAAACTCCTCGAACTTGACGGCATTAAACTCACGCTCGACGAAGAAGCCCTTGGTGAAATCGCAAGGCTGACAATCGACCGTCATACGGGCGCTCGTGGCCTCCGTTCAATCGTCGAAGAGTTGCTCCATAACGCAATGTTCATGGGCCCCGACAGCGAACAGAAGGAAATCCACATCACGCAAGACATGGTGATGGAACACTTCAATATACAAGAACGGAAAGCATCATAAGAAAATTAAGTTAGAAAGCCAACACCTTAATGGTGTGGGCTTTTTTAATTCCCGCATAAACGGGAAACATTCGTCCCAATGTTTCGGGTCTGTCAATGTATCGTTTCAATTCCCGCACACACGGGAAACCTTTCGACATCGTAAACGGCGAGGTCCAATATGAGTTTCAATTCCCGCAAACACGGGAAACCTACTGGAGAATGGGGAAACCCTCACACGTATCTCTTTCAATTCCCGCAAACACGGGAAACATTGTAGCTCTGTCGTAGCCAGGTATCGTATTCGTTTCAATTCCCGAACACACGGGAAACATTGTATAAACCCATTCCGAGGAACAAGTGCGCTCTTTCAATTCCCGTATTCACGGGAAACATTTTGAAAACCCATTACGAGGGACGAGTGCAAAGTTTCAATTCCCGCTCCCACGGGAAACATATTTTCAATGAATAAGATAGGGCTTTGTATTCATTTCAATTCCCGTATGCACGGGAAACTTACCCTTCTGTTACATAAATCATCCCGAGGCCTGCGAAGCGGAACTTTCCTATTCCGTTCACCATAAGATGTCGTACTTTATCCTCATCTGCACAAACGCACTTGGCAACGATGAACGACACGGGAACTTTTGATATACCATTCTTACGGTCATGCAAGTCAAGACGACATACGTTGTGTACATATTCCACTATACGAACATCAGACATTCCAAGTTCGCTCAGACGGGTGCATACCTTCTCAGAAATTTGTTTTTTTGCAATAGCAGGGGAATCGTATATCTTTACATGCTCCTTCTTACCATCATTGCTACGACGTATTGCAGGGTACTGAAACGATAGTGTAAGTAACCCAGTAGGCACACTAACTTCACGAACAGATGAAACCTGGTCGCAACGTATAGGCATTTTATCGCTAACAACCTCAACAACCGAGCCGTTGCTACACCAACGAGGGCCAGGGGATTGTTGGTAAATGGCTGTTATCTTTTTGTGAATATCGTTGTGGGTAGCCTTATGGTCATGATGAATAGTGCAGTAGAATACAGTTCGCATATAGGTTACTCCTGTTTTGTTGTTTTTGATATAAACGGATTCGGTAAGCTATCGGTTTCACTTTGCCAGTAGTCAAGGTCAAGCGTTTCAATTTCTGCCACACCTCCGTCTAGGAATGTGGCAAATCCTGGACCGTTACGAAACATCTCCAATTCACTCTCGGCAATTTTGACATGCAAAACACCAGAAACTACCTGAGCCATGAGAATGCCGTGGGTATTTGTCTTGTTATGTAAAAGCCTTTCTACAGAAGTCTTTCCTATTGGACTGTCAATGCGGAATACCTTGTATTTTTTACCATCTCGGACTGGAGAACCTGTTGTCAGCGGGACAATAAGCAAATCACGAAGTTTGGTCGATGTATTCTTGTAGTATTCGCAAAATGCAATAACCTCTTTGTTGCCACGCAGATATTCTTTACGGAGATTCTCAATCATCGCTGCAGCAGATGTCGCTCCTGAGGTCAAGTTGGTACGGTAATCTGAGCCAAACAGGTTTATGAGCATTGCCTCCAAGTTTTTCCAGTCTACCTCAGGGAGTACTGCTTGGATGGTTTCATAAGTAGGTAAGTTACGCACTATAGGAAACAGATTGCCGTCAAGTCTAAGTTTCCACGTTTGTTTTGTACCAGAATGGGATGCCTTTGAACTTCGCATAAGTTCCTTGTTTCCACCTACAGTGAATATCTCCACACGAGACCGATTTGCCATATTCATGAAACGGGAGAAACTAATAGGAACCTTTCCTAGTTCAATGTCATTACGCTTCCATGGACGATGACCAGACAGTTTAGCGAGGATGTTTGCAACAGATGTTATAGGGATTGTATCATCAGGGCAATCGTCATGAATATTACTCGACTTAAAATCTGTACTATTTTGATTAATTCGGTCTGCCGCCCGAAACCGCTTACCATCGGTAAGTTTAATTGTCAGGTCAAGAAACGCCATGGCTATGTATTGTCCTTTGCTGCTTTTTTGGCAGCTTTCTTTGCAGCTTTCTTTGCGGCTTCTTCTTTCTTTGCTTCTTTGCGGGCAGTCTGTCCCTGATTTGCCTTGTCACATACATCGTCATGAAGCGTTTTTGCACCGTCTTGGTCTTCAATGAGAACATAACTACTTTTGACAGTAAAGTTGCTCTTTTCATCCATAGGAATCCACGCACCGTTTTCGAATGCAAACACCTCAATGGTATCACATTCCAGGTATGCGTTAGAACGGTTGATATGTAACTGCTTTATATGGTCAATCAAATCCCGTACAATAGACACAACTGCTTCATCAGAGATTTCCGCCCCGTATTCAGGAACCTCCACAGTTTCTCCATCCATGCGGAAAAACCCTGTTGTGACTACACCGTACTTTTCACGGAGCTTTGCAACAAGGGATTCTTCACCGTCAGAAAACACACTGTTTCTACCGTATGTGTCAGATAACACGATATGCTTAAGTTCAGAAAGGTCGATATACATGTCGTTTTCGAAACGGGTTTCCCCAATCTCTTCCACATAGTACAGACTATTGTCGGTACGAGCACCGCTGTTACTATGAACGTTAAACGTGGAAATCTGCCCACTTACTTCTAGTGCATCAAGCACGGTCAGAGGGCTCTTTCGGCTAGCCGCATTTCCCCCATCTTTTGGAAAAAAATATCCTCTCACTAGCGCTGTCTTTGATGAAATCCAGTCGTTAAACAATACTGGGCTAAAAACAATGTTCGGGTTATGTTTTAATCTGAAAATGGCCTGACGAATACAATCTGAAGACACCTTTACAGAGCGTTTTACGTTTCCATCACCATCAATGGCATACGTGGCCTTGGCAATTTTAAGGTTATCACGAACTTTCCCTTGATTATCACGAGGAAGTGTAATTGCTTTGGTGTCCAAAATAACCTGCTTCTGGTCTTTGCCGTCATAGTTGACTATTCCCTGACCCTTGAACGTGACATGAAGTTTGATTGTTGGAATCTGTTTAATCATATTTATTTCCTTTTGTGTTTGATTTGATATTAAATATAGTTAATTCAATCATGAATGTAAGTCGTATTATGTAAAATTATATTTACAAAATACTTTATTTAGTCTTCCATATTCGAGTTGAATACAACTCCATTGAACGAGTCGTATGTCATGTACCTAGCAGATACGACAAACGGGCTTTCCGAGTTTCTAGCCAACTTGTCTGCATTCTCCTTATACCACCGTTTCTTACGGGTTCCGCCAGAGAGATATTCTGTCGTTCCGTTCACAAGAGCAGGAGATGCCTGCTTGGCCTTTTCGTATTCCGTTAAGTTGTTCACCTGTCTGAATATTCTACCATACTTCGGCCCGTTTGCCGTGGCAATGTCGATACTGAAAGGCCCATAGTAGGTCTTCTCATCGGCAGATGGGACTATGTAGTACATATTTGGTTCTGGGTTTCGTATAGTACCACCGCTTTTGCCTTTGTTCTTTTTCGGCAAAGCAACTTCAAAGACACATGGGGCACAGCTTGTAACGAGGCAGTTAATGCTCTCTTGTTGCAGACCAACCATCCACCTTTTAATGCGGGCAGCATTTTCTTCCATGAACTTATCGTAGCAACGATACATTTCATCAAGAGTAATATCTTTTTTATTGAATTCCCGACGGATAGTGTCACACCATTCTGAACGAAGCTCCGTCGTAAATTTCATATCCACATAATCTCGTTCACCTGGAACGCTTCCAGTCACGAAGGTTACCGAGCATCCACTTTTGTTTCCAAAGCGGTTACACCGCCCAATTCGCTGCATGGAATCCATAGGACTGCATACACTTTCATACAAATGTGTACACGATAGGTCAAGCGAAGTGCTCAAAATCGGGCCTGCTGATACCCCATCGACTACATTGGTCTTTCCCTTTCCGAACGAATTCAATAATTGGGATATGATGCCGTTTTTGTCTTCGTCAGTATACTTGCTATGAAACATAATTCCACACTGTACTTTCTGCACACGTGAAATGCAGTTGCTGATAGCGAAGCTATCTCCACTAACCAAGGAGGGCATGCTGTCAGCAGTTTCGATATGGTATGGAACTGAATGCTGTGCTTGGTAATGGATGTTCTTACCTGGAAGATACAGAACATCATCAGGGTTCACTTTCAAACACGACATGATATCTAACGGTGTTGCCGAAACGAGGATATTTCTACCGTTCGCCTCCATTCTTGCAGCCATGAGGATAAGAAATGCCGACCACATCGGGCTATTTCCTACCAGTTCATGATATTCGTCAAATATCATTGTTCCACTCAGCATATCACACTGCAAACCCATATTTCCATGTTGACCCATCGGCTGCAAGATAGCATCAATGTTAGTTACTGTAATGTCGGCATTTTCTGGGCCAAGCTGAACCTTGCCGCCAAAAATCATGTTCAACGAATATGTTTCCGATACATTCAACATCGACAGCAAATCCGAAATAGAACGATACACTTCTTCGGCAATAACGTTTCTTGGAACAACCCAGTAAATCTTTTCACCTCGATGAAGTCCTGCAAGCAGACCAATAATAGTTTTTCCAAAACCTGCGGGTGCATTTATCACAACAGTTTTCTTGCCAGATTCCATTGCTTTCTTTGCAATTTCGTTTCGCTGAAATACAAATCGCTCTGCATTGAAATCAATCGGGCATGCGATAGAATCAATATCAATAGGTGCAAGTTTACTTATCGAGTATTCGGAAACACCTCCACTTACAAGATAGTCAGCACGAATGACTACCGACCTCACAGCATGAATTCGAGAATTGATTTTACCAGAAAGATTTCTTGTATAGAAATAGGAAAAATCTCCACCAGAAAAATCAAAATCATCGTCAGAACTAATGCTCCAATCAAGGTTATCAACGAGTGCATCAACAAACGACTTGATTTCTGCATCGAACTGTTCATCGTACGCAAACCGACTTTCCTCAACAGGAAAATATGGCTTGTGGTGCCATGTAACGGCACGGCACAAGATTTCACTAGCTCTGCCATTCACACCAGGAACCATCTTATCGAACGTTGCTGCATGGTTAGCCATAAACCATCCGCTTACTGCACTGTGACGAGCATTGCAATCGTCGCTCAATTTACCAGGCCCATGCTCATTTTCACGCAGTATTTCCTGAAAAGGTGATATTGCTTTGCCGATATCATGCAAAAGCCCGGCCACATAGCATAGTGCGGTTAACACACTATCGAAGCCAAGTGTTTCAGCAATTCTCTTTGCCATGTCAGCTACTGCTCTGGAATGAGCTATCAATGTAGTGCCATCACTTTTCGCCAATAAGTCGTTCGGGTTCATGCTTTTATCCCTCTCTCTCGTCTTCGGGACTTTCCTCACATGTGACATGTCCATGTTTGAATATCAGGTCGGAATGAGCTTTTATCTCCTTAGTGATTGCCGCTACGATATTCCAGTCAGGTTCAAGCAGGGATGATTCCAGTTCCTTGAACTTCTTGGAAACCCATATTCTCCAAGAGGCAAGCTTCCCGTACTCATCAATCATGCTTTCAACCCACTGTTTAATGGAATCATCACTCCATTCCTTGTAGTCACCAAGCAATGATGTTCCAATCATTCCAACAGCATCCTGAACATGGATGAACTCGTATTTTTCCTTCGGTGGGTACTTCATGGTCACACACGGGGAGTGCTCCTTGTCATTTACAACCGACCTGAACACCACACCAAAATCGTAGTGGTCATTTCCGTAATATACGTCCAAAGTTATTTCAGTTTCAGACGCCTTCTTAAAGGCATAGACCATTCCGCCGATTATCCGTTCATGACAAGCTAGGATAGACGGCCCACCTTCACATACACCTTCCCACAATCTGTCGATGAGACTCATAGAAACCTCCATTAACCATCGAACCATACGGCACGGGCTTTCACGAAGGTCTTGTCACCTTCGACAACTTCCTTGACTTCGGAACGGTCCCATTCGGAGTCACCCACTTCGGTAAAGTCGGCAGAGAGGTCCTTCAGTTCCTGATAGTTGCTTGCCTTGTGGTCGTCCTCTAATTTATAGAGCAACTCACTGATTGGATTTCCACCAGAGGTTTTATGATTTACGGTAATCCGTATAAAGGTTTCGATAAACTCCAACGACAACTCGCCAAAGTCGTCAGGATAATGCTCACGTAGGTATTTTGCATAGTCCTTGACTTCGACAATGTTATCACACTTGTCATACGGAGTATTATCAACCATCGGGTTGTAACGAAGCCAAATCAGGTTAGGGTCTCCTGCAACGAACCTTTCCCATTTGTCCTTCTGGGTATAAGTCATCACATGAGCCGAGGAAGAATTGGTTTCAAATACCCCTAATCTAATTGTTTTCATAATATCCTCTAAGATAAAAAGCGGATAGTTTCACACCATCCGCTTTGATAAAGTCTAAATAAATTAGAACTTCACGGTCGGTGCTACATCAGCACCAGTCACTGCGGAGAACGGAACCTTCGGGGTCACGCCTGCGATACCAGCAACGAGAACGCCAGGGAAAGTTCTTACCTTGTTGTTCAAGTCGTTGACAGACTTGTTGAACTGACGCCTTGCTTCGGCGATACGGTTTTCGCATCCTTCAAGTTCAACACGCAAGTCTCGGAAAGCGGCATTAGCCTTCAAGTTGGGATAGTTTTCAGTAAGCATCATGAGACGCTGCAATGCACCACCGAGGCTGTTCTGAGCTTCCTGGAAGCGCTTCATTGCACGTTCGTCGCCAAGCATGCTTTCATCCATCTTCATCACGCCACCCATGCGGCTGCGTGCTTCGATGACTTCGGTGAGCGTGCTCTTTTCAAAGTTTGCCTCACCCTTCACCGATTCGACGATGTTCGGGATAAGGTCGTAACGACGCTGATACTGGTTTTCGACATTGGCCCAGCTCATCTGCACACCGTTTTCAAGGGTGCGGATGCCGTTGAACTGTCCGATAAGCGTTGCTCCGCCGATGAATGCGAGAACAGCGAGAACGATAAGGATGATTTTGCCCGTAGACATGGTTATTTACCTCTTTGTTTTAATGTTTTGGTTAAAATATAGTATTTAATTTAATTCTTGTCAAGGCTACCAGCCACCGTGACTTCCGCCACCGCCGAATCCGCCTCCACCGAAACCACGGCCACCACCTCCACCGCCTTTACCAAGGCAGGAAAGAATGAGAAGCAAACCACTCAAACACGGAATGTCGGTGACCGCCTCGATGATGCCCAACAGGATGAAAACTGCGATGATAATGAAGATAATCAGACCCTTCTGCCACCCTTTGAGATGGTCTCCTTCGGCAGGAGCGAGCTGTGCCGTATCGAGTGTTGCAGACAGAGCAATCTTCTTCTCTTCCTGCACCTTCTGTGCAATCATGCTGGCAAGCTTGATGGCACCCTGACCTCCCTTACCCTGTTGCAATGCGGGGATAAGAGAGACTTCCTGCATGTGTTCCACAAGGACATCGGGAAGATAGCCTTCCGAACCGTAGCCAACCTGCACGCCTCTCAGGTGCGGCTCCATTACGACATAGATTAGGACACCCTCGTTGGAATCCTTGCTGCAAATCGCCCACTTCTGGGCAACCTTCAAACTGAATTCAACGGGGTCCTGACCGTCAATCGACTTGAATGTGGCCAAGGCAAGACCGAAGTTTGCGTTCTTTGCAAGGTCAGCGGCGATTGCATTGAACTGGTACACCTCGTTTGCGGACATGATGCCAGCACCGTCGTACACAAATGTGTTTTTCGGTGTCGGCGGTATCTCGATAGCGGATGCCATCGAGAACAAGAACAATAATACGAATAGAATTTTCTTCATTTTCTCCTCTTTTAGCTATGCCAGAAAGTTAATGACATTTGTTTCCTGAGAAGGTCACGAGGCATGTCGTATTTCTTGCCCGCAAGGTCGTCCCTCCAATCCTCTGGACCAAAGTACGACATCGCATCAGCGAAAGAGTCTCCCGTAAGGCAATTACCAGAGATGCCAATGTAATGGGCCAGCTTAGGGCACTCGGGATAGTCGCTATCCTCATGGAACCTAGCTACCATGGCATCGTATTCGTCACGGTCCATGTCGGCAGGGTCGAACTCGCAGTTCCTGTAATCCTGCGGTTCATCCCCATCGATGACAACCTTGTCGCCATCCACTGTCAATGCATAGCAACGGTAGTCCTTTATCTCGGGAAGACCGAACTCCTGATACACTCCATTGAGCAGGTCAAGGAAATCCTTATGGTTCTTTTCCCTGATATCCTTCCGCACCTTGTAGACAACGCCCTTGTCTCCGTCAATTCTCCATTCTGTAAGAACGGAATATACAGAATGTGCGGCAAGATACTGGATAATCCGCTTGACATTGTGAGTGTAGCACTTCGGGTTGCCAGACTGCCAGAAAGTATCCAGCTCGATTTCGAGCAATCCGTTCTCGTCAGGCAGCGGGAACTCCGACTTGTCGCGTAGGGCAGGTTCCGTTCCCTTAGGATAACTGAAAGCATGCTCGGACGACGAGTTGGTTTCGAACACGTTCATTCTGATTGTTCTCATAGCATTACCAAATTGAATCGTTGTCGTTAAGAATCTTGATTACAGAGGCACTGAACACGAAATTGAACAGCTCCTCTGGGTCGTCAAGCATGTTGCCAATGTGACGGCTGTCTTCGTCTGCGGCAGGTGCGCTCTGGTGGTCGATGTAGCCAGACGGTTCATCCTTGAAGTCGAAATCGACGATAACGCCATGTTCCTCGAAGTATTCCCGAATAGCAGGGAGCCTGTCACGGAGGCCTTCGCCGAAGATATACTTGCCCGCCACGAGAGCGTAGTCTAGGTGGTCGTCGGGAGTTTCCACGTCGGGGCCGTCCCAACCATACTCACCGCTACCGCTTACCCTGATGCGGGGATAACGCTTCGGGTCAAACTTGCGTTCATTCGTGATGCTGAACGAATGACAGCTAGAACTGTTGGTTTCAAAGACTGATTGTCTTATCGTTTTCATTTTTACCATCCTTGTGTAGTAATCTGAAGAAGGTCGTGAATGTTTTCTTTTCCAGTGAACGGATAACGCTTGTCCAAAGCGGCTGTGCTCATACGGGCAACCTGCATGTTGGGAACGTCGATGTACATTGTCGCACAGGCAATGTTTCCGTCAGCGTCCATAACATCCGTGTCAGAACCCTGGAACAGGGTATCATAACGGGCGTCGGAAATGTTGAGCAACGCCTTCGGGTTAAGCTGTTCGATACCGAGGCAGTCAAACGAGATTACCTTGAACGGATTGATATTGGTTGAACCAATCCGTACCAACAGGCTCTGCAACCACTTGATGTTCGCCTTGATTTCTTCGGACTGCTTTTCGAGCAAAGTGTGACCACGACGCAAGTCCTTGTAGCCAAGGATAAGAATCTTGCGGCCAAACAGGGGGGCAACATCGTTTTCCGAAAGGATGCCCGCAATCGTGTGGATGACAACATTGTTTCCGAGAGTGTCGATAAACGCAAAGTCGTCCTTGTTGCTTGCATCGGTCAGCGAAATGCCAATTCCGTGAACAAGGCCTTCACCTACAATCTTGCAGATGAGGTCCTTGTACGGTCTCAGGTGACGCTGGTTGATGGTGATGTTCGCAATGACACCCTGTTCCTTCAAGCGTTCTAGGAACCATACGAGGTCAGGGTGAGCCAATGCGTTGCCCCCGCCCACAGCGCATTCCGTACCAGCATGCAGGGTTGCAATCATCGGTTCCAAAGCACGAAGGTCTCCATGCTTTCCATTCACAGTGGAGTTTTCGTGACAATATACGCAACCGCCATCGCACTGGTCGGTGATTTTAATGTCGAAGTTCTCTGGAAAATCATAAGTGAAATGGTCGGCCTTGGGGTCGATTGTTTCTTTGATTTTGGTGCCATCGGAATAGATGGTCACCTTGTGGTTTCCGTTTGTATATGTATTTAGTTTCTTTTCCATTTCAAATTCTCTTTGTTGTTAATCATCCCACATTGAACGGTGCTTCGTCTGTTCGATGAACCCATCAGGATAGTACAACTGGTTGGACATTCCTTCATAGGTTCCAGACAGATGCACAATTTCGGACATCGCCTTTTCGTACGTCTGGCAAGCAACGCAATGTCCGCAACGTCCCTTGTAGGTCGGCGAATAGCAGAAAGTGCAGAGTTCGGTCGGGAAGTGGTAATGGTTCAGGTTACGGATAATGTCAGCCTTGGTCAAGAACTGCAGGGGGAAGCTGAACATGATGTTCTTCTGGCCGGCCACTGCAAGCAGGTGTTCCTGTGCGGCAAGTATATTGTGAGAACTGTGCCAGAAATCGTCGCCACGATGATATCCGAAGTGGTAGCAAGCGTTGTTACGGCCACCCATAGAAACCATCGAAAGCATAAATGGCTGCTGGAACAGGGACGGTTCAGCACCAGTCCAACCAATCATGTCGCCTTCAAGCTTCATGTAATCACGGTTCGGCTCGTAGTCGTACTTCTTGGCGAGATATTCGAGGATTTTTTCCTGGGCTGCAATTTCAGAAGTGAAATGACGGTTTTCACCAAACTGTCTGCACTGGAAAGTAAGCAACCTGGGTTTAATGCCCTTTTCAAGCAGGTCAACCAAAATCAAGGTGCTGTCAAAGCCACCACTGAAAACAACAACATTCTGCTTAATCCCGTCAAATTTCTTGGTAATCGGCCTTACGTCAAGCGGCTTAGGGGCAACTTCATGTGCGGGTTCAGCTTCCTTTTCGGGCATAACGTCTTCCATCGGAGACTCGCCTTCGTCCAAAACATCCACAAGTTCTTCCTCCTTCTTGGCCATAATCTTGTCAAGAAGATGTTCCTTCTTTTCAGACTTGCGCTTATCCTTCCCGAAGTTGTCAGCGATATGTTTAAGCGTTTTGAGAGTTCTGGTGTTTTTTGCTTTTGTCATATGAGACCTTTTGTTGATGTTGTTTTTCATCAATATAGCATATTAAATCCGTCTTGTCAAGTAAATACTTGACATTTTCGTAAAATTAACTATATTATTACAGTAAATCAAACACAAAAGGAAATACAATGAACACTATTTACATATACACGCACGAACTATTAGTCTATTCGGCAATAATCACATCGATTTCTTTTCTATTGCTTGTAATCCTCGTGATATTCATGTACAAGACATCGAAGAAGGTGAAGTCTATTGAATCATCTTGGCATTCATTCCTTCTCGGGTCTCACAGGCATAAAGAAAAATATCCCGTTCACCATCATCACAATTAAAAAAGACCGCCGATTAAGGCGGTTTTTTCGTTAAGGAGATGTTTTTCTTAGCTCTGTTCAAGCAAATAATCAGGATAACCTTCTCTATATGAATCAAAGATTGCAGAATCTGGGCGGTCAACATCCCATCGGAGACTAGAAACATGCAACCAACTTGCTTCAGATTCACTCAGCTCGTTCTTTTCCGTAGCTATTACACGTCGGATGTTTTTGTCGCCAGGATATTCTGCATGTTTAAGTAATTCTTTATTATATTTAAACAATTCTTTTAAAGCATCATCTTTATTTGTAGATTTTGCTTGGAATTTGTATACATGAATAAAAGCAACATTAGTTATACTGAAAAATATATTCATTTTTTCGTCCTTTATTGAGTGTAATTAAACTGATGCAGTAGAGAAGATGCAACCTGGTTCAATCACAGGCTCAACCCGAATCCTTGTATCTGACAGTGAAGCTCTAATAACGTCGTCCATATCCATGTATTCGTACAAGCCTAGGCGGCCAGTTGGAACAATCTTTTTCGGCAAGTAGCCTAGAATCTTCTGATACTTCTCCTTCTCGCTAGCAAGAGGGTAGTATCGCTCATCCCCGAGCCTGTACTTCACTGGATACTCGAACGTCACGATAGTCTTGTCATCGTCCATCTTCTCGCGGTTGAAGAACTTATGCTCAATTGAGCGCGTGTAGCCGACTTCACCAGACGTATAGTTGACAACGGCATTGCCCTGCCAGTTTTCAGTAGGGTATTCCTTCTCGGCAAACTTCAACGAACGCCAGTCAAGCCAAAAGTCGTCCAGTCCATCCTCGTGCACCATCCCGGCCACCAGCTTGTCGTAGTTCATGACTGCGTTCAGCAACGCGGATACGTCACCAGAGTAAAATACCTGGTCGAACTTGTCCATCCCATGAACCTCGTGGCGGTATGTGTCGCTCAGGAAGTTTTCATCAAAGTGAATATCGTGTCCTTCGAACATGTTTTCAATCCACTTTGTGTAGCCTTCCTCGGGAATGCCCTGATGGACATCATTGAAGTAGTTGTTGTCGTAGGTGAACCTAAGCGGCAACCGCTTGATTATCGACGGGTCAAGTTCAGTACACGGTCTTCCCCACTGCTTTTCCGTATAGTGCTTGATAAGCTTTTCGTACAAGGTCGTGCCAACAAGCGAGATAGCCTGCTCCTCAAGATTTCTCGGAGTATCAAAAGGATGGGAAAGCTTGTACGCCTCGATTTCACCTTGGATAGCCTCCTTGACAATATACGGGGTAACCCTCTTCACCGCCAGTTCACGTTCAAACAGACGTACAAACGTGTTCATGTTGAACGGAAGGTTGTACGTTTCTGACTGGCCAGTCTTTTCGTTGAAATACACGGCAATCGGACTGTTGACGAAATTGTTGAACGAGCCGAAACGGTTGGCGAACTTCCATACCTCTTCATCGGACGTATGGAAGATATGGGCACCGTACTTGTGAACGGTGATTCCATCAACATTTTCCGTATAGCAGTTCCCACCAACATGGGAACGGTTCTCGATGATGGTGATGTCAAGCGGATGCACGTTGAATTCATGCACCAGTCGTTGATAGATTACGGCATTATACAGGCCAGCACCAACTAACAAATACTTCATTCGTCAGCCTCCGCATACAAGATGGTCGGATTGTCCTTGTGGACACCCGCAGTAAATTCACCAACAGTCATGTTGAAGCCAGCGATATCAATCTTGTCGTTAACCTTGCGGTAATTCCTTTCCATGACATACACATCCTCGTCAGTCAAGTACGGGTGGTCGTCGGATTCTTCAATCTGTTCCTCTCCACGAAGGAAAGTATTCAGCGTGGCGATGGGAAGCTTGTTCTCGACAGCCCATGTCAAGACGGCATGCATCATGCGGAACTCTTCTGTCGGGCAAGCAACCACGCCTTCCTCGATGTAGTTCGCAGCGTTGAACGGATGGACAATCATGTGAATCCCGCTTCTGGAAGGAATCTTGGCAACAATCATGTCCTCGGGAGCAATCTTCATGTTCATACCAGGTTTCTGCAGCTCGGCTTCAAACGCCTTTACGATAGGGCTATCCATCGTGCAGTCATCCAAGTCGATAAGCCATGTTGTAGTGGCCCTCGGTTCGGAATTGACCTTTCCACAGGCCGTACTCATGGCACGGAACGGGTTACGCTGCGGGTCCTGCTGATGATGCTCGAACTGCTTTGTATCGTTCTCCTTGGCACGGTAAATGAATTCCCTTACATAGTGCCAACCGATTGCAGCATAGTTCCTGCGGTTGAGACGGATGTAGGCACGGGCGTTGAACTCGTGGCACAGCTTGATGATTTCCTCACGGAGTTCCTCCAGATGGCCTTCGTGGTTCAGGAGGATTTCACGGATGGTTCTATCACCGTTGTTGTGCTTCTTGCGAACGTCGTTGCCGTCCTTCGCCCGAAGCAGGATTTCGAGGTAGTAGCAATCACCCGTGCGTTCGAAACGCAGGAGCTTGCTGATTTGTTCAAAGTTGTCTATGATTTTCATGATTGTCTTCTCACGTATTCAGTTGAAAGGTCCAAGCAATGGTCTGTTATGTTGTATCCTACTATTGGAAGAACGTCACAAATCCTAACCTCTTCCGTATCCCTTCTGATGTAAATGAATTTCTTTTCAGTCAGAGGAATATCGGACGGTTTCTCATAAGGACGGGGAGGAAGAACCAGACGAAACCCAAGCGGTGGAGTTCCGTCGTGAACTATTTCCCTAACCCTTGATGGGACATAGTTCACGTCAGGAAGAGTGATGAACTCTGGTTCAACATACTCTTCCTCGCCGTAGTCGTAGTCCTCGGCAAGGTCTGTACAGTCTTCCTCAAATACAACTATGGGTTCCATTGGCGGATTTCCTGCATATTCTCTTCGGGCTGCGGAGGAGGCGGCACAACGGTTCCGTCCTTTGCAACTCCATTCCCATTGGTGTACAGCTTGTGGTTCACAAAGTCGTAGCGAACATGGCTTACAGCATGATTGGTAAAACGGATTGTCAACGTGGTGTCATTGAACTGGTAAGTGCCGATGTAGCCACCTTCAGTCTTAACGCTTCCCGTACGCACTCCGTACTGGATATTGTCTTCACTGGCGAAGGCTAGCATTGCAACACAAAGGATGGCAAAAATCGTTTTCATTATGCCCCCTTCTTTGAACGGGCTTCATGCCTTTCCTTTGCCATCTTAGCCAGTCCCTTGTTCAGCTTCTTCATGGAACTTTCCATGCGACCAAGGTTGACACCCGCCTTCTTTTCACGGAATGTCTGTGTAGGAACGAATTTGCCAGTGGACTTGATATCGTAAATGCTTTTCATTGTATCCTCTATTTGATAACTATTTCGTTGTCAAATATAATATATTTTTTAGAATCTTGCAAGATGATTAGTTAGACACCCCCGTGCGAATCCTGTCTGTTCAATATCCTATTCTCATCATCTGGAGACATTTCTCGGAGGGGCGGGCCTTTCAGCTTCCGCATGCGTCCAAACACATTGACGATGCTGGAATATTCATACCGTTGCTGCGTCCATGGGTTGTAGCCCGTCCTGTCGAACCCGTCTACTATACCAAGAAATACTTCCCACCGAAAAGGATAGGAGGTACGGTATCTTATTACCCCGTCGGTAGCCACCGTGTAGTGGACCACTATCCTATCTATCATCGGTTCCAGTCGTACATCAATGATATCTAGTTTGTGCCCGCTTCTTACCATGTCTTCCGCACATTCCTGGTGGATTCCTATATATTCAGCAACGGCATCGATATTGTTGTAATGGTTGAAGAGCTGATTGAAAATTTTACGTACAAATGCTTCGTCCACAGTTACCTCCGAAGATAAGGAGACACATCAGTAATAGCATCAGTAATAGGTTCGGCAGGCTTGATACGGTTGTCGTCATTCGCAGCAGCGGCTTGCTTCTTCTTTTCACGCTCAACCCTGGCCAGTCTATCACGATTGTCCCTATAACGATAGAACGAGCGCATGAACTCGGCCCCTTCGAGGAACCCCTTCATGTACCCAGTATGGAAACCAGACATCTCGTTCGTATCACGGAACTTCTTGTCATCCATTTCTTTGAGCGCCATTCGTTCGGCAGCAGCTTCGATTACGGGGGTATCGGGTGAACAATCTACTTGGTTCAACATATCAATCTCCTTGAATTTCACATTCATCCAGCTTCTTGTCAAGCTTAATCTTTTGTTTTTCCTTGAATGTCCTAACGCTTTCGTCGCATCTGACCTTAGTGTTGGATTCAGTCAGGCTGCACATCCTGTAATAATCGTCCATCGTAAATCCATACTCTTTCAAGACTTTATCACGATGGGCAACCCATTCCATATATCTCATCGGAGTAAATTTATCGATTTCCTTCAGACATTTTTGCAGCCTGTTGTAGTATCTATCTTTTTGCGAATTTTTCATTAAGAACCCTACTCCAAACTGAAATCGTTTGGCTTAAATTTGTACCCGAAAGACTTGCCGTCGTTAGCACAACCAACATCGCCTTCCATATTATGCAGACGGTCCTGTATCGACCATTTCAGGTCTGCCATTACGAGGGAAATAAGGTTTTCTTCTGGGACACCAAAGCTGCTGTAAGCATCGATGTCCAACTCGATTATTACTTTTTTCTTCATTTTCATAGCAATCATTTGCAGCACCCAATTATAGCTTATAGTTCTGAATTGTAAGCACTATATCATTGAAACGGAAACGTGAGACACTTCCGTCCATCATGCATTGTTTCAAATCCGACACCTTTTCGTGCATTGTGTTACACGTAGGCGAGAACGAGACCTTCGTTTCACGCAAGTTATCAGTGACGGTGTAAACGGATACACCGCCGATGGAAAGCAGCCGCCCGACTTCTTCACAAAACTGGTCGGATAGGTCAGCGAGTGTCAATCCATGCCCTACGATAGCGCTTCCAACATTACCAGATTCAATCAAAAACAGCATATAGACCTCCGATTTATGCAAGCAGAACAAGTTCTGCCAATTCCTTACACTTTTCATTAAGCGTGCGCTTCAACAGGAGTTGGCATACATTCTTGTACATTCGGTTCAACGCCTTTTCACCAGGCTGGTCATAAGAGTTGTATACCATGTCAGCAAGCTTGATTAACAGAGCATCCTCGCTCATACCAAGAAGCTTTTCCGAAATATACGCTTCCTTGCCCATTTCCTCTTTGAGTATTTCGTTGTTTCTGAGTTCAGTGCAGAGGTCGGCACAGTGTTCGGAATTTGCCACAGTCATGATTTCTAGATACGATGTCTCGGTATCTTCAAGCAAGTCGTGTGCAAACGCGGCGTTAATCTGGTCAACCGTTCCCCCGTGTTCCATCACGATGTAAGCAACGCCTCTCGGATGGACAAAGTAGGGAAACCCAGAACCCTTTCGTTCTTGGTGGGCATGCCTTCCCTTGCTGAAATAGTACATTCCCCTGCACTTCAACGGGAAGTCCGTAGACTTGATTCTTTTGAAAAGCGCTTCGTACATGGTTTATTCCTTTTTATCTTTTTTCTCTTTTTGCTTGTCGGCCAGCACTGCCAACTCGCTCATGATGGAACTTGTGGTATTCCATTCCGTTCCGTTATAGATGTCGCACGCAAAGCCTGCCTGACTAGATGTCCAATACTTGTGGTAGACAGTATTCCAAAACGTTCTGCGAAACTCCCAGTCTGGCAAATCGAACCCCTCGTCAGTCTGATTTTCATACCAGAACTCCCGCAGGTTTACATTCTCTTTCAAGAATTTTACAACAGGTCTGCTCGGGAAGAACTGCAATGCGATGTAGTTAACTCCATCAACTTCTCGTGCAAACATAACACACTGGAGCTGATAATCCCACACCCCGCCAATTTCTGGGTCCTGCGTATCCTTTTCAAGCTTCTCCATCTGTTCGGCACGGCTAAGCTTCATGATGGTAGTCCACTTTATCATATCGGTCGGAACCCACTTGATGAACTTCTCTCGCAAGTCGTTGATGTACTGTCTTGCTTCTTGGATGTCTTTGAATTCTGCGTTTTCCTTGAAGAGATACGCATATAATACTCTCATGCTCATACTTTTTCCTCTTTGTTAAATAAGTTTGCAATTTCAGGGAAATCCTCTAATTTCACACTTCTCTTGGGGAACATGTGGTCTAACAACATTTCCGCACATTTACGACGGTCACTCGGAAGCGAGTTTGTAAGGATATCGTATGTAGGTGCATTCTTTCCGCTGAAATGCAACGACGGCCCCACTGCATAATTCTCGGCAGAAATTTCCATCTGGTTCAAGTTTGCCACTACAATAAACGCACACGCAATACGATGACCAAGTAAGCCTTCTAATAATTCAATCGCATCCATAATTAACCTTTCAGTATCATGTTGATTACTGCGATAATGACACCCCAGAAGATGCCACATGCCGAAAGTATGCTGAGAAAGCATACGAGAGGACTATATCTTTCCTTGACTGCCATTGTTAAATCTCCACGGTAAAGTCGTTTGCGGACAAGTTATTCAAAGCGTACGGATTTTCTTGATGAGTGCCGTAACCAAGCGGGTTCAACATTACCTGCATATCGCCAATCTTCAACTTGTGTGCATCGTGCGTATGACCACACCCCCAGTATTTAATACCAGAGTAGTTGTAATGTTCAAGATTGAAATAGAAATACTGGTTTTCCCTAGTACCAAAGTATTTTGGATTGGTACTGCACTGATTTGGTGCAAAATGAGTCAATACGATTTGCGGCTTTGCCTTAGTGATATAATCGAGTCTATATCGTTCTTCAATAGCCACCTTTTGAATACCAGCATCTTTTCCCCAGTATTTACCATCAAACCACTTGTATCGCCAATCATACTCTTCGATATAGTCGTCTATTTTATAATCCCATATACCCATTGTGCCGCCAATCAGGATATCGTTCACTAGGACAATATTTTGGCTATGCCCCAACATGGTAGCATTGCCAAGTGTACTGGCAAATTCTTCAATACGCTCAATCTTTTCTGCTGTCTTATCAATATCCTTATCCCATTCCACGGTCAAGTCGTGGTTCCCAAGAACAAAGACAAACCGTTTGCATGAATTGGATATAAAGGAAAGACACTCCTTAATAGTTTCAAGGGAGTTGCCAAAGTCGCCAGCAATCAACAGCAAGTCTGCATCCTTGCCGTATTCTACAATTTGTTTTTGTTTTTCATCACGAGCGAAGTCGTAATGAATGTCTGATAGAAATTTTGCTTTCATATAGTTTCCGCTGGATAGTTTTTAACAAAAATATAAATAAATAATCCTTTTGTCAATAGGTTGAATAATATTTTTAATTAAATCAAATGTAAACATTTTTTCACAAACACACTGGATAAAGGATTGTACGAGAATTAGCCGATAAACTATATGTATGGACCATGGAAAGAACATAATGAAGATACAGATGTTGGTTATAGGAGCCTACATCATGAGACAACGAGAGGAAGGCTCCGACGAGTCGTCGGATGTCCTAGCTCGTCGTTGGATTGATAACCACGGTCTAGAGTTCAGAAAACTGTTCCAGACAATTAGTAGGCCTCGGATAGGCGATTCTTTTTCTTCTGGAAACGAATCCGCTTAATGCGCTCGCTGGTAGCGGAAGGGGCATGTGACGTAAGATGCCAGTACCCGCACTTATCACACTGGTATGCCCTAGAACATATATCATGATGCTTGTTTTTCGAACGATGCTGCCGCCTAATCTCGCTCATGGCCTTCGAGTAGCTCTCGAAACACCTCTTATGGCAGACATTACAATATAAAAACTGTCCAAAACGCTCATTTTCGACGATTTCGCAGCATTTTTCGTCCTGTATGTAGTGCGACATTTAGACCTCCTTGATATTTTACCAATATAATCTCTAAATCCCCGATTGTCAATAGGTAAAATAATTATTTATATTTACCCCTTGACAAGCCCCTTTTAATTTTGTATATTAGGGGGTAAACATACAAAGAGGTACACTATGCAAACTGAACCTAATATCAAAGAGACCGATATGGTTGGTTCCGCTGACGTATCCAGTGGAGCCACCAGTATGGTCACTCAACCGTCTACGACTCAGGTGGCAACACCCGAAAAGGCCGAGCCCAAGAAGCGAGGTCGTAAGAAGGGCTACCACCACTCCGAAGCGACAAAGGCCGCCATGCGGAAGGCCCGTACAGGTGTACACCCGTCCAAGGAAACTAAGGATAAGATTTCCAAGGCGAAGGAAGGCAAAACCCATTCGGAAGCTGCTAAGTTGAAGATGAGTGACACTCGTCGTTACAACTTCCTGCGAAAGGCTATCGAATCTACTTCTGCTGGCAATTGGACCCTTGCCGACTTGGTCGATTTCTTGAACGAAAAGAAGACTAACAACGACACCATGTCCGTGTTCGCACAGACTATCTACGGTCTGGCGCAGGCTGAAGTCGATGACCTTATCAAAATCCCTACCGACACAGTAGCACAGCATACTGTCTACGCACGACTTACCACACGAATCAAGGAGCTTTACGATGAGCGAATCCAAGAACTCTCGCAAACCGAAGCAATATCAGCCTAATGATATTCAAGAAGAGGAACACACCAAGGTTGTGTTCGACGAAATGGATTTTCCAAAGCGAGAGCGTCCTAAGTCGCTAAGCGAAATGCTCCGTTTCTGCAAGAACCGTCTCGGAAAGAATGCCGAGTTCGGCTATTGGGATGAAGGTGGCTTCCCTAATTGCACCTACTACAAGGCGTTCCTGGGTATCCTCGGGGACGGTATTCTCGCATACAATGCCGACGAAATGATTGCCCAATGCGCCGAAGACTGCGACATGTCGTACGAAGACGCTATGGAAGCTCTGGACTACAACACGTTCTGCTGCTACATGGGCCCGAAAACCCCGAAGCACATCACGCCTGTCAAGTTCCCTGACAACCCCGAAGAAGAATTCAAGGAAATGGAAGGCGCACTCATCACATATATCCCTGGATGCGACAACGCCCTTGTCGGGTTCATGGAAACCGCAGAGGGTGAATGTGTATGTGTGTACAACAAAAAGTTGCTCCCAGAAATTGTGAAGGAAAGCAAGTACATGCGGCGAGCTCTCCTGCTCGACCCGTACGAAAAGATACCATTTGACCGAAAAGCCATGAAAAAGAAGATACAAGAGGCGAAAGCGAAGAAGGCAAAGAAAAAGGCCAAGAGGAAAAAATGAACTTCGTAATCATGATAAACTGTAGAATGATGGTAGGGCTATGAAATGACTTACGAAAAATTTTGCAATATCATGAAAAAGAGCAGGCTGCTTTCAAGGGTTACCATAAGTAACTCAGGAAGGCGCTATTGTATCATAGATGACAAATCATCCAAGCGAAGTGTAACCATATCCCCTTCGGACGATAAAATGATTTCCATTGCGTTCAGCAATGTAAACATCATCGGATATCCGTTCAAGTCAATTCATTTAGCATCGTATTCCAATACAGTAGTTGTGAGCGTACCGCTTAAAGAATTGAAAACAAGCATCGACGTAAACATACTGCTGCGTTGGGCGATTGCCGAGTGCTTACTTGGCTGGCCAAGGCGCAATCTCCTGAAAAGAATATGGATACGGCTTATCAGGTTGTGGCAGCACTTCCTCATCAAGTTTGTTTGAAATTTCTAATAAAATTATGCAATTACAAGAGGCAAAAATGATTGCTAACCCTTTATATTGGTGGAAATATTTGACAGGCCCGACGGTAGATAACGAAGAGCATTGGCGCATGTCCGACATGAAAACCCTTAAATATGTCGGCCCGAAAAATGAATGTTATTACACTTTAACCTTCAACGAAGACAATACTTGTTCACTGGATTCAAGCACGGAAAACAAGTACGTTCTTACCCCTGTGCATAAGTTGATACCAATGTCCTCCCTTCTAAAAACGCTAAAAGAAGAAGGCCTCCTTGAACACTGGAGACCTACATGGTTGAGCTATACCGAAGAGGAACTTAAACTCCTCCAAGGCTAGACTTTTCCAAAGAACTTTTCGTTATTGATTATAGTTGGGGAATCTGGCCGCATCGCCTTGGCAATCTCGTGGAAACGCTTGCCAGTCAATTTTTCGCCATTATACCAGTAACAGCAACTTAGCCACACAAGGCTCAAGTAAGTATAATCCTGAACATCGGTGAAATACATACTATCGACACCCAACCCGTTCACTATCGCAAGGAAATACATAGCCGCCTCTCGATATTTCTTTGCGTTGTAAAGGGCTAAACCGCAGTCGTATAAAAGAGTTTTGTTCATACCATACTTGACGATACCTTGTGCAAGGACTTCAATCATTTCATCGCCCCGACCATTTTTTCCAAGGATATCCGCCTTGATTTTAGTCGCCTCTATGCAATCCTCAACCCAAGTATCCGTCCGTTTGAAATACTTGTCCAACCAGAGAAGGGATTTCTTGTAATCATTATTCCAGTACAACTCCTTCGCAAAATAAAGAATATCCCTTGTTGTAAACTCTACCTTTTCCTTCAACTTCTTCTTGAATATTTGGAGATTTCTTCCACTATCACGTTCGAGACTAGATGCAGGTTTATTGTGGGTAATAGTGAAATCCAACAACTTACGGTTTGATTTAGTCGCAAGGTACTCATGAACGAAACCTTCCCACTGACATGAGCCACGTTTCACGATACGGGTGACTGTAATCGAACGGGACGGTGCGTAGCAGTAATGAGCAAGAAATGCGTCGCACCCGTAGTTTGAAAGTGATAACTTAAACTCATTGATTGCCCTCTGGTTTGCCTCATCTATGATATCATCGCAATCCAACCACATGACATAATCCTTGGTCGCCTTGCTGAAACTGAAATTCCTCGCAGCCGCAAAATCGTCTATCCATTCAAAGTCAAACACCTTGTCCGTGTACCTAGCCGCTATCTCCTTCGTGTTATCCGTAGACCCAGTATCCACGACAACAATCTCGTCAGCAAACGATTTTACACAATCAAGGCATCTTCCTAATACCTCAGATTCGTTTTTTGCAATAATACAAACGCTTAATGTAGCCATTTTAATCCAATTAGACCTAAAAACTACTATTAAATTACATTTTTTCACTTTTTTTCAAAAAAACTCTTGACAACTGGCATTTAATTATGTATATTAAAAACGTAAACACAAAGGAGTTCATCATGAAACACACAATCATCCTCATAATCTGCATCTTGGCAACCTCCGTGTTCGCCGAGTTTGTACCCACATACATGACAGAAGCCGACTCTGGAAAGGCCGATACCGTAAATATGAACGTCAGCAAGGTTTATGGCACGGGTATCGCATTCCACGAGCACTACATCCTTACAACAGGTGACGTTGCTCGCCACGCAAAGAAACTGGCCGCAATCGTGGTCATGGTCAATAACACACCTGTTGTAGCCAGAGTAGAACGCTCTGCCGACACTCTGTTCAACAAAGAGAAAAACGAATACCTCAACATGGCTATCCTCCAAGTTGACAACGATGTTCCACTAAACGCATGTAAAATCGAAGAGAGAGTAATCAAAGTCGGTGAACCTGTAACCGTCACTGGCTTCCCTGAGGACAGTAAAAAGGTACAGGTGAAGTCCTTGCCCGCAAAAGTCGTTGCAGACTCTACATACCCTGATTATGTGGCAAACGCCATCAATGTGAAGTTGCCTGGTGGTTTCGGAGGAGCAGCCCTCTCTAGTCACGGAAAGGTAATCGGGATGGTATTCGGGTACAGCACACGCAAGGCTAACACATCGTTCTTCTATGACGGTATTCTGATGTCCGAGTACATCTTACACCGAAACAAGCCGACCACGACAGACGTATCGAAATGCACTTATCAGGTACGAAGCTACGTCGAAGTGAAGTAATTGAAGTTAAATCAATGAAGAAGCCCCTCCTGTTGGAGGGGCTTTTATAAATGTCAATCGCTGCGTATTACTTTACGTTGTGACCCGCTGCTTGTCCAGAATGATACTTGTTCCAGTCAACGTTGGGAGGTGTAGCTGGCTTGTTAGCAGTTTGTTGTTCCTGTGGTGCAGGTTGAGCTTGTTGCTGTTGCTTAGCAGCCTTCATAGCCTCATACTTTTTCATTGCAGCCTGTGTTTGAGGGCCCATGATGCCGTCAACAGCAAGGTTAATACCCAATGCTTGGTTCAACTCTTTCTGTTGCTTCATAACACGCTGACGCTGCTGTTCAAGGGCCTTATCTTCTTTCTGTATCTTTTCGACCTGATAGACGTTGTTCTGGTACATTCCGTCACGAGCATTAGCCGCCATCTTGTTCAGGTTGGCCTGAGTCCTGGCATCCAGCTTAGTACCAGTACCAAGTCTCTTGCGGTTATTCATGTAAGAAGGAAGTTCGAAGATATTCTTCGTTTCCTCAGGCCAAGGTGTAGCGCTATCGTCGAACTTGGTGGGTTTTTTACCAACGTTCACATTACCTTGCTGCTCATTAGCGTACAAACCAGTATCGTTGGTTCCATCGGCTTCAAAGCAGGCCTTGAAGCAATCCGTGACTGCTTCCAGCTGGGGTTTGGTCAAATTCAGCTGAGAAGCGTAGTATTTAAAGGTTTCTACATTGGACATTATTGTATCCTACAATTGTCATTCTGCATATAGTTTATATACTTCAATCTTTAATCCTAAGCGAAAAAAGGTTATAAACTATTGGTAAATATAGCCACTCGGTATATTATGGAATTCATTGAAAATTACAAGAATTTGTTTGACTTGGTCGCAGACCTTCCTGAAGACGACCCTTGCGGCAGTTACACGAGCCTCATGAGGCCTGTCGAACTGAAAGCGACAGCAGAAGCAAAGAAGTTTACTGGTGGGGATGACGACAATCCAGCCAGCGCATCGTTCGTTGAAACCGAAGAAAAGAAGGATTTCAATGAAGTGAAACCCAGCAAGGATACCGCCCTTAAACCGAAGGTGTCTGGTGCAGCTGAGGTAATGAAGAAGAACGGCGTTGTCACCGAAGTCGATATGCCCGAGTCTCTAAAAGAAACCGTCAAAGAAGAAATCACTAAAATCCGCAATGGAGAGTCAGACGAAGATTCGTGGGACAATAAGGCAAATCAAGTCAAGAAAATGTTTAACAACAATGTTTCAAAGATAGCAAAGCCTAGACAAACAAGAAACATCATCAACGCAGTCGCTGACCCCACTACCGACGATAAAAAGTTTCCGAAAATAAAGAACACCCCAGAATTCCTGAAGGTCAAGGACATACAGCCAGTAACCAAGGTGAAGGTTGAAAAGATAAAGGCCGTGAATAACAATATGGTGGGCTATGACGAGCTTGATATTCCAGTCAACACTAAGTTCATCTGCGACGACTGGGACGAGAATGCCGACGAAGCCATGAAGAAGTTCCGTGACACAGTCGATAAGATGAAGGGCATGGCAAAATACACGGACGAATACAAGAACCGTTGTGCCAAGCTTCTCTACAAGTACAAGGACTTGCCAAAGAAACAGTTCGAGTCGCTGTGCAACATAATGGAATCGGTCAACCGATAATTAAATGGAATTAAAACAGAAAAGCAATCGTATTTCCGATTGCTTTTTCATTTAGGTCTGGCTTGAACTCGTGTCCGCGCAGATGTTTTCGTTCGAGAGCGCAGAACTCTTTCCGAGGACTGTGCGTCCTGGTCCGCCCCATGTTCCAACACGATATCCCATCTGGCTTTCCTTCGATGAGGCAATCAGGTTTTTAACAGTAGGGTCGTCAGTCGCCACCTTGCTCTCTGGGAACCACTCCGAGTTTGCATTGTCGTATCCAACTTCTTTCTTTCCCATAAGGCTTGGCAGACGGTTTATCTGTCCTGTATGCCTCCAAGGAATAGGGGATTCTGGATTTGGCTTTGCATTCACGTCGAAAGCAACCTGTTCAAAACACGCCTTGTGAATACTAGCAATGCACTCAAAGACATAAGCATCCAGTCCGAGCTTCTTGACAGTATCGACAAATGTTGAATGCTTATCCATTAGAAACTTGACCCTGCATCAGACGTGTTGAACTGGAAGTTGACCGTGTCGAGACCTTCGGAGTCGGAGATGTTTCCACGAATGTCCTGGGCATGCCAGCACTTCGGGCCGTTGTTGCGTCCACCACCTACTGGTACATATCCATTTGCAATCACGTCGAAGTGTCCGTTGCTGTATTCGACTATGCTTGCCTCGTGATGTTCAGTAGGAACTGATGCAACTATGCGTCTCGGATGGAGAGCTATCTCAGGCTTGTCTGGTGGAGGAGGTGGAAGCGGTCTCGGCGGTATAGGAGGCATCGGGCCTATTGGGTTCGGCCATATAGGTCTAGGATGGCATCCGCAGTCATGATGCGGGTGAGGCGGCATAGGTCCTACTGGCCCCATACAACCGCATACAGGAGCCTGTTGAGGCATGCACTGGTAACGGAAGGTCGGACCTCTGAAATAGGGCTGGTGCCACGGATGCGGCCAAAAATGTGGGTATGGTGGAGGAATATGTGGAAGAGGACCGCATCCGCAAGGAGGAGGGCCTGGATACATTCTCGATGGAGTGTACTCCCACGGGCCAGCCTGCCTCGGTGGAGGCGGAAAGCACGGTCCAAACCATGGTGGCGGCTGGAACGGCATAAACAGTGGAGGCGGTGGCGGGCAGCAATGATGATGCGTCGGGGTCTGCCTCATGTATGGCATCCTGTCATAAACTTCGTTCGGTTTCCCGTTGTTGCATCCACAGCTCATACATCCCCCTCAGTTTTAATCATCTTTTGTGTTTTCCACTCTTTCAATTCGTTTTTCAAGCGCAATCAACGATGTGGATAAAGTCGATTTGATACCCGACAGGGTATCGTTGATGGCATTCAAGGTCGTAGTAATCTGCTCTAATTTAGAGTCCACAATCTTCAATTTGTCCTTTACACCATCGACATCCTTCTGGGTCAATGAAATCTTGTTTTCCAGAATAATAAGCTGCTCCCTGTAAGCAGACTCCTTCTTCTGGTATTCCAGTTGCATTTCAAGGAACTTCTTTTCCACTTGACCGAATTGTTCGTTGCGTTTAACCCCTGTATCCTTCCTTTGTGTTTCAATCCGCTTGATGAGATAAAACAATCCAAGAGCAACCAACGTGAATATCAGCAACACTGGACTGTTAGTCTTCAACGCCGCTATCCACATTTCTGCCATATACTTACCCTCGGGTATCTAACCATACCCTTAGTTTATAGTTTCGGGCCTGTTCAGACTAAAAATTTTGGATAGCTTTCTCTCTCAAATCCCGTACAATTTCCTTATAAATTTGAAGGACATCACGGATGAGTTCGACGATGTTAACGTCATGCTTGGACACACTTCCACACAAGGATATGCCTCCCATCTTGTTGTAGTTGAACAGGCTGTGGTAGTCCGCGCAAAACTGTTCGTAATAGTCGTAGAACTCGTCATCTACGCTGATGCTTTCGCTTGAATCGAGCCATTCCTTGTCTTGGTCATCATCCCAGCATATGAATGGGTAGCAATATATTGCTGGTCTCCCGCTTGAATCAAATTTGCCAAATGTGATGTTGTCATAGATTATCATCCCATCCCTGGTTACCGTAAGGCCCATGGACGTAAGCGATTTAATTAGCTCTTTCATGAGGGCTCCTGTGCACCTAATAAGGGTTTATATCTTTGGGAAGACACAAGACAAAAACAGGGGCCGCCAGATTGCTCTGACGACCCCAGAAACCTTTTCTACACTTGCAGATAGGCTAAAATAAGATAAGTGCCAGCGACGGCCCCATGCCAATATGATGGCGACACACTTCGCTGACACTCATCCTATTGTTTATATATCGAAAAAATCCGATTAATTTTTGCCAGTAGAGCCGAAACCACCACGGTCTTGACCAGTCAGTTCGGATTCGACAAAGTTCAGCTTCGGCTGGTTTTCAATGATGCGGAACTGTGCAATGCGGTCACCCTTGTTGATGGTGGTGTCTTCCGTTGCGTACACAGCCATCTTCCACCAGTCGTTCGGGCCACAGTAGGAACGGTCAACAACACCGACGCTGTTCGTTTCAAGAATCTTGAAGTTCTTGAACGTAGAACTACGGGGGGCGATATGAGCTTCGTAACCTTCGGGAAGCTCCATAGCAACGCCAAGGTGGATAAGCTTGAATTCTCCCTTCTTCAACGTGACAGTTTCAGCGGAGGCCAAGTCAATCCAGTCGGACTTGCCTTCCACGTAGGTCAAACGCTTGATGCTGTCGTCAAGATACTTGATTTTGATTTGTACTTCTTTCATTTTAATCCTCTTCGGTTAATAAAGGTCTGACGAATCCGTTTCGTCTGTTTCTTCCTTTGGAACATACTTTCCTTCGATGGTAACGCAGAAGTCAAACATCGAAGCGGCATTCACGTCCAACTTGGAATATTCCACATCGTAATGAGAGAGAACATCTTCCAGGTCAGCGGAAATCTTCTCCTTCAAGTACTCTTCAAGAGCAGTTTCCGTTTCGAATGTCCTTCCATCAGGGTCGGCAACCGACCAGTCCTTGGAATGATATCCTACAGTGATGACAACCTCGCTGTCATCATCGCCTTCGGCTTCGCTCTCAACATTCATGCAATCGCAATCGATTTCAACCTGGTCCAAGAACCATTCCTTGACATCGATGCTCAAATCTTTAAGTTCCTCTTCTTCCATAAGAACCTCCAATTACAATATAGTATTTACACCCTTTTCTTTCAATAGGGCAAAGAACTTTTCTGGGGTAATAATCTTTACACCGAGCTGCTTCGCCTTCTTAGACTTTGTCGAGGTGGAATTTTCATCGGCCTGAACGAGATAGTCCAGCTTGGCACTAACGCTACCCTTCACGAGCCCGCCATACGCCTTTACCGTGCGTTCAAGGTCGTCACGATTGTACTCCATCGCACCTGTGAAACAGAACGACATCCCACCGAGAGCATCCATTTCTACAGACTTCTTGAATGTAAATTTGCCCATTTCAACCGTTCCAGTGATTTCATCAAGACAGTCGAACACCTGCGTAAACAAATTCAACTTGACTTCATACGCACTGAACCCAGGAATAACCAACATGGAAAGCTTCTCTGGGGTATAGGAACGGAGGGTAGCCAGTGTACCCAACGGATTGTCATACCATCCACCGAACACTTCAAGGCGTTCCAATCCAGACAACTTAGCTTCCGAGAACCCATCAAAATCAAACAGAGAGAGGAACTTGCTCATGGAAATAGGTTCATTCATGGCAGCAAGCATGTTCTTCCGCAACTTCGCTCCATTCACTTGGCTCTTCATTGCTGCAGACAGTCCGTTTCCACCAGAGATAGCATCGGAAATCAACTCGGGAATACGTTTCATCCCCACTTCATTGACAAGGGCCGAAACACAGCTTTCGCCTGCACCGTCAATCGCCAAGACATCGAAGAAGTTTGCAAACTTGTGGACAATCTTCTGCGGGCAGGACGGGTTAACGCAGCAAACCATCCCGTTATCCAATACGTTCAACTCACCGTGGCAGACAGGACATTCCTTCGGAAACTCGATGTTCGATGCCACGTATTCTCTATATTTTTCGGGAACCATTATACCCCCCATTCTGTGTGAGCAGACTTGAATACTTTCTTGCTGTTCACAATGCTGATAACACACTTTTTAACATTCTTGGTGTTCGGATATTCCCTTACACCATTTCTGCGAATAAGACGAATCACTTCTGTAGACTTAATCAGGTTGCTGGTATTCCTTTCCATCGTCGATATCGACTTGCTCACTCCACCAATTCGACCATCCTTTGTAAAATTGGGCCCACCAGACATACCAAGCTGCAGAGTTCCAGTCATGCGATAATAACTATAATCCCCGTCGTAACGATATTGAACACGGATATTCATCGGGATAACAGTCAAATCATGGTCAAGGAACGGTTCTGGGTAGCCATACGAGGTAAGTTTTTCCCCGACAGGCAATTCTGTGTGTGCGATGCGGCACACCATAGGCATTGCGACAGGTTCCTCGTCCAGCTTCAAGAGAACAATGTCTCTTTCCTTATCGTAATCAACGATACTCACCTTATAGCACGAATCGTTCTGGATATCGTAATAACAATTGTAGTCGTAATCCTCTACGACATGATATGCCGTTACGATGTACTCGGAGTTGATAAAGAACCCCGTTCCATTATGAAAGCCTTCCGCAAAGGTCATTGCGACGAAAGCAAGGATGATGACGATTAGCTGTTTCATGATGTTACCTCTTTGTTTATACCTAAAATATACCTAATTAAATACTTTTTGGCAACACCTTAAATGTAAAATTTCATTTACACAACCTTATCAACCTGCGGAATTACCTCTCCATGACGGGAAATTTGCACTTTACAGCCAATTTGGATGCCCATTTGCATCATTTTATTTAAGTTAGCCAATGATGCACGCTCGACAGTAACACCATCCAGTTCAGTCGGGGTCAGGATGGCTACGGGAGAAAGATACCTACCCTTGCAGCTCCATTCTATTCCAATTAGATTGGTTTCTGCAGTTTCCAGCTTGAACTTGATGGCACACTGGGTCATCGGGGTCTTGCGGCGAAGGTCTTCATAATCGATGTCGTTTATCTTGACAACAATGCCATCGCAACCGTAGTCAATAGATTTCTTTCGACTGGCGAACACCTTTTCACGGAACGCTTCAATCTGTTCTAGCGTATCGACAAGTTCGTACATAGGAACTTCAAACCCGCAGGATTCCAGCCACTGCATCTTTTCCAGTTCGGTCTTGAACTGTGTTGGAGCCCTGTTGAGAACATCGTATGCGACAAAGGACATATCTTCTGAGCCAGAACCGTCAAGACGCTTAGAGATTCCTGCACTGGCGTTTCTAGCTGTCTTCTTCGACTGGGAATACTTTTCGAGAAATACGCTTTCCTTCAACATGAACTCACCACGGATTGAACCCGTGAAGTTCGGAATTTCATGAATAAGACCCTTCCACTTCAAAGCAGATTGAGTTATATCCTCACCTTGGAAACCGTCGCCACGGGAAATCGCTTGGATGATATGACCGTCCTGATACATAACTTCGCTGCCAGCACCATCGCATTTTCCATTCAGCATAAGGCGATGCTTGCCACCATACTGCGGGAACCATTCTTCCGCAAATGCGTCCATATTGGCATACTTCTGCTGTGTTCCCGTAACAAGGTAATGCTGGAATTTCTTGCGGCCCGTATCGTCGGCTGCCGCCAACCCACCCGCAGCCAACGGGTTCTTCGGATTGATAGACCGAAGTTCCATTACGAGACCGTCATACGCATCGTCTGAAGCCTTTTCATGACCGTTGTAGTATTCCTTGGCGAGATATTCAATCACCTCGCACAGCAACGACTCACGGTCCAAAGCCTTGCCTCTTTTCGAATTCGACGTGACAGCAATATCTGATGCGGCACTTACGGATGCCCTCAGTTCATTTTCGAACTCGTTCGGGCGGAACCCAGATGCACGAAGGAGGATTGAATACTTGTAGTAAACATCCTCTTCGTCGTTGCCATACTTTGCAAAATCAGATTCATTTAGGATGTTTTCTACCACCAAATCCATAGCTGGTTGTACACCGTCAGTCAGTTTTGCGGAAAGAGTTTCAATAAAGTCAGTGTTCTGCATAGAATTTCCTTGCTTGCTAGAAAATATAGTAAAATATACCTATTATGTCAACAAAAAAGGCCCGACTATTGAAGTCGGGCCCATGATTTCATCTTTCGGTTTTGCAATTAGTACCCGAGACAGGGGTCGAACCTGTAACCGACGGTTTAGAAAACCGTTGCTCTATCCATTGAGCTACTCGGGCAAGTTCATTAGTCGGTAGGGAGGGGCTTGAACCCTCACACTCTTGCGAATACCAGATTTTGAGTCTGGCGCGTATGCCAATTCCGCCACCTACCGAAACAGTCAATCAAGTTCAAGATAGTCGGTAAGGAGGGACTCGAACCCTCACGTCCTTTCGAACACCAGCCCCTCAAGCTGACGCGCCTACCAGTTCCGCCACCTACCGAAGTGAAAAAATAATCGGCAAGGTGGGACTCGAACCCACACGCCCTTTCGAGCACCAGCTCCTAAGGCTGGAGTGTCTTCCATTCCACCACTAACCGATATAGCAGGACGTGATGGACTCGAACCACCGACTAACAGTTTTGGAGACTGCAGACCTACCAACTGGTCGAACGCCCTAAAAAACGGATGGCCTTTCGGCCACCCTAATGTCTAACGAACAAAGAAATTACTCTTCGCTCTTTGCACCCATCTTCTCGTACTCAGCGATGTACTTGAAAATACCGTCGCTGAATCCGTTGATGTGGATGAAGTCACCGTATGCAATACCGAACTGGTAAGGGGCAACGTTCACGATGTACTTGTGCGGGATGCGGAGAACATCCTTGTCGAAGGAACCACCAATAGACTGCTCGTCGGTGATGATAATCACACGGTCAAACGGTCTGGTGTTAGCTCTAACCGCACTGTTTGTACAACCGTAAAGGTTAGTACCGCCAGTGCAACGAGCACAACGGTCGGCAAGTGCAAAGCCCTTGGATGTGGTTGCGTGTGCATCCATATCGAAGGTGTAAACCTTGTCGAACTCACAGACCTCATCCATGATGGCAGCGAGGGATGCGGCAGCCTCTCCACGAGAGACCTCGCTCTTACCTGCCAAAGAGTTGTTCATAGAACCCGACGTATCGACCATGAACAAGGTGTTACCCTCCAACTTGTCGAACGTCTCACGAGCTGCCCTAAGCATTGCTGCCTCAAGCTGCTTGGAGTAGGTTCCATCGCTGTGCTTGTTTGCGGTGTAGAAGTTGTACGGCATGATACCACACACGTTCATCTTTGCGATGCCGTCTACGATTGCATGCTGCGAGACCTGAGCCTGCTCCATGTTGCGGAGGTTTCTCAACAGGGCGAGTGCACCCAGCTTGTTCGTTGAAAGAAGGTTCTCGAAGACCGTCTTCTTGTCCTTACCAGCGCTCAACTCAGTCTCCCAAGTAAGCGGAGTAGCAAGGCTATTGTCCACAATCTTCTTGTAGAGAGCGTTCTTCTCGTCATTCGGTGCCTTCGGGTGGCACAGCATGACTGCATCCTTCAAGGAAACCGTCTTCTTGCTACCCTTGTACTTACCGAACTGGTACTCGTCGAACTTGTCGAACGACATAGCCAAGCCCTTCTGCAACTGCTTCGGAAGAGTCTTCTTCTTGCCGTCTGCGAGGTACATGGCGAGCAACTCGGTGATGTCATCAACACGGGTTACCGTCGAATAAACAAGTTCCTTAGTCAGCTTACCCTGACTTGCGAGCACAGTAAGCATGAACAACGGGGTATGACGAAGGTGATACTCGTGCTTGGCCTTGTTCAGAGTCGCGATTGCGAACTCGGTGCTGACCTTGCCCATGTATTCCTTGATGCGGTCCTTGATGGACTCTCCGTCCTCATAGAACGTATCCTCGTTCAGTAGGCAGCACAGCACAGTACGCTGCAACTTCTCCTCGAAACCGATGTGTGAAGCCTTTCCACCCTCGTGAGTAAACACAGGGGTAGATACCTTTCTCTTGTTAATCGACGCCATAATCATCTCCTTTGTTGTGATTAGGAATTGTTGATGTTGTTTAAAAAAGTATAGCCAGATGTCGGACTCGGACCGACAACCTCCTGGGTGTTATCCTAAGTAACACATTTCATACACCACAATCCATGGGATTGGGAAAAGCGAAAGTGCTGTTTTTTGGCCTGGAGCTCTACCATTGAGCTAATCTGGCGTAAAGAAAAACATGCCGACGGAAAGAGTCGAACTTTCAAAAGATTAATGTTATGGCAATCTAAGTAACTCTCACATCGCAACGATTTTCACCGAGAAAGTTGTAAGAGGAACCCTCCCCTACCGTTAATCAACCTGTCGCCAGATTGACGGGGAGGCGTCGGCATGTTTTAAGTGGTTACTGGGATTTGAACCCAGGTCTCCAGCATGGCAAGCTGACACATTAACCAGACTATGTTATAACCACGAAATTTAGTCCCACAGGCAGGATTTGAACCTACGACATCCAGTCACCATTATCGAAGTAAGTCATTCCTGCGTCACCTTTGCAGGGAAAAAGTCGGAAGACTGTTTCATTTACTAGCGCTCTACCAGACTGAGCTACTGTGGGGAAATTAGAGGAGAGAACAGGGTTCGAACCTGCGCGCCGTTACCGACAAAGCTTTAGCAAAGCTCCGCTTTTACCAATTCAGCCATCTCTCCATTAGTGTGCTTGGCCAGAGTCGAACTGGCGACCTACAGTTTAGGAAACTGTTGCTCTATCCAGCTGAGCTACAAGCACAATCGGATTTACTGTTTCGGTCCAACCACGTGTTTAATCGTGACCTTTTCCTTTCCAGCAAAAACTTCAACAGATATCGTACATGTGTGCGTATCCTTGTCGAAAGTGTCCCAAGCACGCCACATCTTGACACCGTTGTTTATTGTCGCCTTACGATAAATGTCATAAACGGCATCGAGAGTGTCACGCCTAGACGTTTCGCTATCCTTGAACAAGAGCTTGTTTTCGCAAAGCTTTTCCACTTGCGGTTCTACGATAGCTTTCACTGCGGCGAGAGCCTGTGCAGCATTCACTTTATCCAATGTTGTACTCATAGAGTCTCCATTACTGTTTAATCAACATCGGCAGGTTTAGCCGTGTGTTCCAGCACGAGCTTATCCTTGCCCCTGAAGATTTCCACCGTCACCGTGTAGGTGTGGGTGTCCTTGTTGAACTTATCCCAGACACGCCAGAGCTTGGCTCCATGGGCAGCGGCTGCGGGCTGATACAGGTCGTAGACCTTGTTCAGAATATCCCTGTTGGGCGATGTAGCATTCTTGAAGATAGCCTTATCTTCAAGAATCTTTGTCATCTTGTATTCAACAAGAGATGGTGCAAAATCCACATCTTTCTTCGAGAAATTCATAGAATCTCCTTTGATTTTGAAAATGTTAAGCACAAGGTAAGAGTCGAACTTACGCGAGCCTTTCGGCCTAGAGGTTTTGCAGACCTCCCCCTTCGTCCGCTTGGGTACTTGCGCGAGTCGCCATTCTCTTTCGTGACAAGCTGAATGGCAAAGCCGTGCTCTTATAGAGACAATCATCCGCACCTATGCGCAAATCAATGCGGCCAGTTTTCGGTTTCACCGCAGGGAACAGTACCTGATTGAAAACATGAAGTCGTCTGTTATCTTGACCTAATGCACCTCTTGCAGCAACATTGCTGTACCCGCCCTCATTAAGGACCTGCCTCTATTCGGAACGGCAGCTGCAATTCTTTGTCGGCGCATGCGGGCTTTAATACCTGCATCCCTTCACGCAACATATCCTGTTAGTCAGAACAGGAACTGGTGCATCATCTTCCTCCCTTGACTTCCACACCTAGAATGAGAGCAGTCTGCCCTCACCGAAAAGGGTTTAACTAATCGGGATGACGCATCTGGGCATCACGAGACGAATGCTAAGCCAGTCCACGGTGAACTACTCGCACCCTATCCATAACTCCCGCCAACTGCATTGTGGCGAAGACGGAAGCTTACTGTGATTGTGGAAAAATCTTGTCGGCACCCGTTATGTGGATTTCTCCGCAACCTTTGGATTTTATAACGTGTCTTGCAACACATGACCATCTCTCAGTGCCTATTTCGTTGGGGTAGCTGGACTCGAACCAACGAATATGGGAATCAAAATCCCATGTCTTACCAACTTGACGATACCCCAGTAAATGTAGTGCTCCATCAAGGACTCGAACCTTGGACCCGATGCTTAAGAGGCACCTGCTCTAACCAAACTGAGCTAATGAAGCTTATTTTCGTGAGCTCGGCGAGAGTCGAACTCGCGACCCATAGATTAAAAGTCTATTGCTCTACCATCTGAGCTACGAACTCGAATTCGAGCGGATAATGGGTCTCGAACCCACAACAACCTGCTTGGAGGGCAGGAACTCTACCAATTGAGCTACATCCGCTTAAAATAGTTAACCTTCATGAAATCGAATCACGACACAGGACGAACCGAAGTCCGAACTGCACCAAACCTGGAGGCTAAGATTTGTGCACCAATCTATTGCACCATCAGCTCTTTGGGTCGCTGACACCCCACCTTCATCTCGGGACGGTGCGAAACGCTATCTATTTGAAACTCTCCGAGGCATAGAACTATCCTCATATGAAGTTCACCCGCATTACCAGATACGGTTTTCGACGCCGCATCCTTCCTGCCCTTTTTACTTCCAACTTTAGAGGCCGTTTGATTTGCAATGTCGTCACAGTAAACAAACGGTAAGAAAGCAAGACTCTGGGACCCCCGAGACTTGAACTCGGAACCGACGGGTTATGAGTCCGTAGCTCTCACCAATTGAGCTAGAATCCCTAACCTCGCATTTGTTCCTTCGCATACTACCAATGGCTTTTTGGTCATCTGCTATCATAATCCCTTTTAACTTTTGTTTCCGAAAGGGAGCTTGCGCTGTGCGAAACAGCCGTTTACAAAAGGAAATTTCATCGGAGCGACCGATATATCCGCAAGAATCACCTTATGTCTTTCGCCACCTTCCAGCCACGGAAAGGCTACTCATACGGTTTGGTGTGCCGCCTGCGAATCGGCACCGTTTGCTGCTACGCTGAAACGGAAAGATTGCTTAGTGCCAGCGACAGGATTCGAACCTGTGACCACGAGTTTTGCAGACTAAGTAACCCATTCTGTCGCCACCCTTGCGGGAGAAAAAGCGAACAGGTTTATACGCGCTCTACCACTGAGCTACGCCGGCAGAAATCCAGGTAAAAAGCGAAACCGTGTACGCCCATTCGGGCAATCTGTGTGAAAAGACAGAGCGAAGTATCGGTTTCTAGCGACACTGGAAATTTTATTAGTACCAGGAGTAGGACTCGAACCTACGACCCCGAGCTTAACAGGCTAAGTAACCCATTCCAAACGCCACCCTTGCACAGGGGAAAAACGGACAGGTATTATTACGTGCTCTAACCAACTGAGCTATCCTGGAACAAAAGAAGTCAGGTAAAAAGAGAAAGCGTGTTATTTTTAGCTTCATCCTAAGTAACGCTTTCAAACGACACTGACTTTTAGTGGGTTGAGTAGGATTCGGACCTACAGTGTTTACCCTAAGGGAACGGTTTTACAGACCGTCGCGACACCACCATCTTCGCCGTCAACCCAAAAGAAAAATAAATAATGATACTCGACCCGAGGGGACTCGTAAGAAGGGTTGACCTTCCCCTGTCGCACCGCACACCTGTGGTCCACATCGATTCAGCATACATTAACGGTCGCCCAGTCAGTCAATCGGCTGAATATCTCTGTCTCGGACTAGCAAATCCAAAGCCGATTTAATCGCCACCGAGAATTGTTGCTCCAATGTCTCGGTTGTATGCTTGTATCATTAAAATTCGTGGAGCATAGGAGATTCGAACTCCTGACCCCCTGCGTGCAAAGCAGGTGCTCTACCAACTGAGCTAATACCCCATAATTGCAAAACCGAACTGTCAATCAGCGAGTTGACATCGCGTGTCAACCACGTTCTGAAATATAGAAAGATAATTGACAACTGTCAACCCGTTTTGTCAAAAAAGTTGAAAATTTGACAAAAATCTTTGCTTGTCAAAAAACTTGTCATCGTCGGGTTGGTGAGAATCGAACTCACACTCCTCGCTTGCGGAACACCGCCCTGAACGGTGCGCGTCTACCAATTCCGCCACAACCCGATTTAAAATTATAGCAGCCCCCGTTGCTTTAGGTTCTTATGTTGTTGAAGCGCTTTATACTGACCAACCTTATCTTTGTCAGAAACGGCATTGTTTAACTGCCGAGCTGCATAGTTGCGGAGAACGGACTTGAACCGTTGACACACGGATTATGATTCCGTTGCTCTACCAACTGAGCTACACCGCATCGGTGATGACGCTTTTGGACTATCAGTCTACGGTCTTTCATAGCAGGTACGTCATCGTGGGCAACCTCAAACTTCTCCAGTTGTAGTCGTTTGCCACCTCGGGTTCGTAAGCACCTCGCATGCTTCAACCCGTCATTAGCTCTTTTGCGAGAAGAACGCTAATGGCCTATTAAACTTAGCGGAGGATGAGGGACTCGAACCCCCAAGCCTTACGACGGCGGTTTTCAAGACCGCTGACTTACCAGTTAGCCTAATCCTCCAATGAAATCCTAGTACTCTCGGCAAGGCTCGAACTTGCAACCTCCAGATTCGTAGTCTGGCGCTCTATCCAGTTGAGCTACGAGAGCAAAAATGGCGGCGTTTTAGCCTGACACCGAGCAGGGGTCACGTCCTCCGACATCCCATGTCCGTCTCGACATGATTGACTTAATTGACGGAGTCCGCCTTGCAAGAGCAAAAACTTTGTCATAGAACAGCGGATAAACTATGACGATTTTTATACTGTTTTTGATTTTAGTCCGCCAGCCGAGATTCGAACTCGAACTAACAGCTCCACAAGCTATTGTGCTACCATTACACTACTGAGGGGGTAAATTCGTACTCCCAATAGGATTCGAACCTATGACCCCTTGCTTGTAAGGCAAGCGCTCTGAACCAACTGAGCTATGGAAGTGAATTAGCGCAACCAGCGAGACTTGAACTCGCACGCCCATAGGACACCAGCGTGACAGGCTGGCCTGGCTACCAATTTCAGCATGGCTGCATAATAGCTCCATCGGGACTTGAACCCGAATTTCTAGCTTGAGAGGCTAACGAACTGAACCAGTTATTCGATAGAGCCGAAAAGTACGTGACATCCCTGACTAAGCCTTTTATTATGGTGAGTGGCCCAATGGTTCTTAGGTATCTCACACAGACCGTACGACTGACATTCCTTACAACATCACGGTTTACATCAGGAAAGGCATAACGGCCTTTTAATTTAAACACAAACTTACAGGCATCCTAATTTCAAGGACGGATTAAGGAGCACACTTGGTGGTTAACCCAAAGTTTATCTCCCCCATTCTTATTTCAAATGGTCTCACGTGGCATATTTTAGTAGAGCCAATACTACACCTCTGCGACCACCATTCTTTCATTCATAATTCGCAGAGACAGATTCCTCATCCCAGAGTTTTCCCCATCTGGGTTAGCCCGCTAGCATGAACATGAACGATGCAACACGGGTTCTACTCATTTGTGTTTTAGTCGGAATGGCAGGATTTGGACCTGCGGCCTCTTGCTCCCGAAGCAAGCGCTCTACCAGACTGAGCTATATTCCGAAGTTTGATGAATTCGAGGAGCTGCGGGGGTTACGGCATCCTTTCCGCTTGTCGCCGAGACCATCGGTTTGTCATCTATGTTGCGAACGGGCTCACCTACCAGCCCTTACATAGACCTAGATGGGTATCGTTACCTTTTAATAGCAGGCTTCATCACGCCTCCCGTCCATCGCTGTCCGAACGAAACGGGTCTGGCCCTCAATGACGGACATTTAGCCAGATGTCTTTAACTCCGACAGTAAGACTTGAACTTACGACCTGAGCTTTACGAAAGCCCTGCTCTACCAACTGAGCTACGTCGGAAAAATACAATTTTGACACGTACTATTGAGAAAAGCGCCTCGGCTACAAAGGTGAACGGAGTATTGTGCCTTGTATGAAGAAGCCGCATCAGTTGTCCGTTGCTATCAAGGACTTCTTCAATTCGCCATACTGCCGATTTAGGATGTCGGCATATCTCGGAACCCGACCCGAAGTCGGCTGCGAGCAATAGTTTTACCTTGTACTACCAAGCATGACTTTTAGTAGCGCCAACGGGACTCGAACCCGTATTGCCGCCTTGAAAGGGCGATGAACTAGGCCAGTTATTCGATAGCGCCAAAAAATGTAGTCCGCAACCCTGGACTCGAACCAGGAGCCTCCACCTTATCAGAGTGGCTATCTAACCAATTGCTATAGCTGCGGATAAACACATAGGTGGGTGGTTTAGAACCACCAAAATCCCACACGGTGGGCACCTACGTCATTTCACCTATGTGTAGTGCCGACGGAGGGAATCGAACCCCCGACGCGAAGCTCTTCAGGCTTCCGCTCGACCAACTGAGCTACATCGGCAAAATGATTGACCAAGGATTGTGAAGGAATTTAACCTTCCACTTGGTAGGCTTCGATATTTACCAAATGCCGTCATGACAACCCATGGCCAATCAAATTAGTAGCGGGGGCGGGACTCGAACTCCGCGACCTTTGGGTTATGGGCCCAACAAGCTACCAACTGCTCCACCCCGCAAATTTCTTCATAGTTGCCGATGAGCGGTTCGAACGCCCGAATACAGGAGTCAGAGTCCTGTGCCTTACCAGCTTGGCGAATCGGCAATACATAGCTCGCGCAAAAGGAATCGAACCTTTGTTTCCTGCTGCAGACAGGCCACTCTTCCAGTTAAGCTATACGCGAATAAAAATAGCTCCGATAGAGAGGCTCGAACTCCCGACCCGCTCATTACAAATGAGCCGCTCTACCAACTGAGCTACATCGGAAAAATGTGAAGAACGGTCGATATCCGCACAAATGGATAAAAACTTCACTGATGCATGGTCGAACTGACTTATACAAGCATTGGACGCCAGGACCTTCATCTTCTCCGCAGAGTAAATGCTAAACACCTGCGGAGCCCCGTTTTTAAATGCTCAGGCTAATAGGCTGCCCTTTTCGCTTGGGTATCCTGCGATGGAGCTACCACGCAATTATCACAAGTTATTAGGGGCCGCTTTTCACCTGCGGAGTTCTTTGGGAGCGACCCAAAGTTCCAATTTAACTGGCAAGACTGGACTCGAACCAGTGACTTGGCGATTAACAGTCGCCCGTTCTACCAACTGAACTACATGCCAACAAGACCCATGGGCACCACCCCTTTCACGTGTTGTCACGGGTGCGTCAGGATTGGACGCAGAGAGCTTTACTCAAAACTCACGAACCTACCGCCAACGACGGGTAATCACCGAATGGAGACCAGTGGACACCGCCAGCCTGTTACCATTATAGACAATTTGTTTTTTGGTTGTGGCGTCGGACGCCGACTGTTAACCGCCGTGTCCGCAAACTGTCGAAATCCACTTTTCCACAAGCGTATAACCAAAGTGTTATACACAGTAGTCATCATTATGGTGGAGAAATCTCCACCACTCTGAAATTTACACAAAGAACTTAGGATTGGTCGTGATTGCCAGTTAAATCAAAAATGTTAATATATTTGTATAAGTCTTGGTTTTCTAATGCAAATTCGCCAAGCATGTTCTTTTCATCAAGGAATAGAGCCATCCTCCTCAGCATATCAACCGCACCCTTCTCCTTATTCTGACGAGCAGAACCCTCAAGTTCCTTCTGCATATCACCAGATGGTTCAAAGGTTTCCGCCTCGCACAAAGCACTAAATCCCTCGTTGAGAGCAGGAAATGCATTCATGCAGTTGAACTGGGTACATACACTTTCCATGAAAGCTGTATATATTTTTTCATTGCTATTCATAAATGCTCCGAATAGATTAAACATATACAATAGTTTATACCCATCGGAGTATCCAATGACATTGCATTCCCTATAAATAGTCGGGGTAGCCAGATTCGAACTGACGACATCCTGCTCCCAAAGCAGGCGCTCTACCAGACTGAGCTACACCCCGCAAGTTTTTAAGGTGCTTCCGGCACCACCGTTGAACGGCATAGCGGTTATTGGCCGCTAGGAAACGCTGACGTTCCCTTGTTCGGAGACCTCCATATGAAGACCCCCGAAAAAGAGAACGCAAGAACGATGCCTTCCAACCTGTATCGAACAAGGCGTCTCCGACATTGCTGTCGGCGGTTCCCTCACCTATGGGAACACCGTTCTTAGCATTCAAGATTATTTAACACCCATCCAAGTCCATTGCCGAGACTATCAGGCGTGGGTCAGGTTATCAACCTAGCAACTATTATTGCAAAACCGAAATGTCAATCTTCTGACAGGGCTCACGGCCCCATCCGACGCAGGAACTTGTAGGGTGGAAACCCTGACAGTTCCTCTCTGGCGTCAATTATAGAAATATTCAAATGCTTTGTCAAGGGGTGAATTCGATTTTTTTAACTTTTTTATCGAATTTCTTCCGTCGCTCGGAAAGCTATCAGTTCGTAACTGTCTTTATCACAATCTCGAACGTACTTTTTGAACGACTCAAAGGATTTGAACATCTCGCCAAGACTTAGGAACATGTATTCTCCGACTTCGAAATCGGGTGCCCTTAGCTTGGCCTTGCCGCAGATATCAATGATTTCTTCCATCGATAGCTGTCGGTTACTGTTTCTGTCCACCACGTTCACTACGTTGTAATCGTAGACTGGTTGTCGATATGTACCCTTGTAGGGGTTATCGATTCGGATGAACTTCAACGTTGCCATGATGGTGATTTCGTAACCGCTCGGCAAGTGTTCTTCGATAAGATGTCCAAACTGTTTGGCGATATCGGAACACACGTTGTAGTCATCCCCTTCTGGCGGTGTGAAGTTAGCCAACTTTGCAGCTCGTCTAAACTTCTTCCACCAAAGATGCCCTGTCTGTTCCAATACCGTATTATACTTCAATTCAAGGCCGATGTCAGTACGCTGGAACCAGAAGTGCTTGTTTACGTTGTTCGTAAAGAACTCTGAAAGGGCAGCCTCATCCAGAACGGACAGGTTGATGACATTCATGTCTTCGTAAACGCTCATAATGTCTCCCTCTCAGGTTAATTGTTAAACAAGTCAATCTGGTCTCTGGAAGCGATTTTTGTCAACAGCGATTCCATCGACTTTGATAATTGTTTATATGTTGACATTCCCTCCGAAATTTTTTTGAGGCAATCTTTTGCCGTTTTTTCGGCATCTTTGATAAGAATTTCTCTATTATCGGTCTTTTTTGCCGTTTTCTTGCCATAATTTTCATGAGCAATAAGAGAATCCATTTCTGCGATACGGGACTGTGCACATTCAATTACGGTTTCGTACTGCTTGATGCGGTCTTCCCCATTATCATCCTCCCTCATGAGGAGGGTGTCTAGGATAAGAGCATCCTTCGGGCAGAGATTGTACTCTGCGATGATTGAATCGACACGTGAACCGTTCGGCAGCTCGGTTTGGCTCGGCCAATAGACACCCGTCTTAATCTGGCGGATGCGCTCTGACGAAATATGTACGATTTTCTCGTAGTCGAGCTTTCTTGCCTCAGCCTGTGTCATGCCACCCTCAGCCTTCGTGCGGAGCGTCCTCTTGACGAGGTCTGCATCGAACGGGTTCAACTGGAACTCAATCCATACATCCCACGGCTGGATTTTGTGTTTTGCATAGTCGGAATTGCCTACATTGTGATTTCTCACGCTGTCGGTAGCGTTATCTACTTCTTGCATTTGCGGTCTCCTTAGTGTAATACACTAAAATAAATTATTGTGCGGCAAATCTATCACGAAATCTTCTTTTTTTAGAGAGTTGAACTCGTAGGGGTTCTCATCAGGGTATCCCAACGGGTTGATATAGAGGTTTCCGACATTGTATGCGGTATGGGTATGGCCCGCACACCAGATGGAACCTGGTTTCAGCATGTCGATATATTCAGGCGAGAAATAGTAGTAGACCGAGTTGAACCTAGCATGCTCGTCTGGCAGGCGGAAATTTATCGGGGCGAAGTGGGTGACCATGACATCGGGCTTCATGGAGAGGACGGACCTGCACTGCTGGTTCATCCTCTCTCTGATACGAGTGATGTCGTTATCCATGTAGTTCCAATACTTGCCGTCGTACGTGTTGGCAACCCAGTTGCTGTCAACTTCCTGCTTTGTATGGGGAGTGTCGAGGTATCTCAGGTAGGTGTAGTCCCATATGCCAGTGCAGCCACCTATGGTTACACCGCAGATGGTTTCTGCGTTTCCGTCCAGCATGTGGAGGTTGTCTATGGAGTCGGCCAGCTTGTGGAAACTTTCAATCTTTTCTTCGGTCGTATTGAACTTGCCGTAGTCAACATGAGTTGTCATGTCGTGGTTTCCGAGACAGAAAATGACATGCTTGTACATGTCGCATAGCCGTTTGAGTATCTCTCGTGCAGCATTGAACTTGCTTGCAATATCGCCTGGGACAATCAGCATGTCTGCGGGAAGGAACTTGGACACAAAGGTGTCAATCGTCATCTCCTTCCTGTAGTAGTCGTAGTGAAAATCCGAGAAAATAAAGGCCTTCATGCCTAAAAGATAGAATATGAAGGACACAGTGTCAAGAACTTTCTTTTTCGAGCAGATGTTTCAGATGGGTGTCGATGAACATTATCTCCCAGTGGTAGGAGTTCACAGAACCGTCCATAATGGTCGCTACGAGTGTTCCAGTACGGTTGCGATACACGGAAAAATGCCGCTTCATCCTGTCCGACAGGATGGTGACGACGGAATCCTGATAGCATATCCCGTGCATCTTCTTGCCCATCAGTTCGACTTCTTGGACATTCTTTCCGAAGCGTTTCAGAACATCTACCGCCCGCTGTATCATCTCGGCAACATCGTAGTTGATTAGCAGCTTAGGTGCATTCTGGTCTATAATCTGTTTATTTTGCATTATCGCTTGCATATCGGCCCCCTTCAACACATAGAGTTTATAAACTGTAAACAGATAGAGGTTGTAAAATGAATTCTCTTTTTGAACGCATCGACAAGCTGGACACGAACCTTCGTATATCCAGCGAGTGGGCTAAACGGAAGTACGACGAGTTCAACTCTCGGTTCTTTGGCGGGAAGCTCCCGAAGGACATCAAGTTCGAGATGTCTGGAACGCAAAACGCTGTCGGCGACGCTTCGTGCATCGTCAGCAACAGGCCGTCCGCAGGAAGCATTTCAGTAGGAGACAACTTCGTAAGTCAACTGAAAATCCGTCTGTCTAGTTATTTTAACGACATCACCGAGACTGAGGCGGAGGAAGTCCTGCTTCACGAAATGATTCACATCTGGCAGTACGTAACCATCCCGAAGGCACAGTGGGGTTCCAACATGCACGGAACATCGTTCACGAACAAGATGAACGAAATCAACCGCATGTCTGGCGGCAAATACAACGTGACCACGACAAACGATTCGAGCATGAAGGCACGCCACGCAGACGACCTCATGAAGAACAAGAAGGAATACGACGAGCTGAGCGAGTCCAGACTAATGTTCATCAAGGACAAGGACAACGACAGCAAGGTTGACGTAATCCGTTTCAAGAACGAAGCCGATATGAACCAGTTTGCCGAGCAGTTCGTTCCCATGCACGAGCTTGAAGTGACGGGAACAGCAGCACCGCACGACATCGACGCTTATCGTTACAGGTTCGGTGCATTAAAGAACAATACGGAAGAGAACCGTAACGGCTACTACATTATGAACAAGAGAGACATCGACGAGGCAAAGCGTCTCGGAGCAATCTAGGAGGACAATATGTCATTGAAGAAACAAATGTTCGAAGCAGAAATCAGAAAGTTGAACTTGCCAGCGGCAATGGAATCAGTTATCGAAGAACTTCACGACGTAGCGTTCCAAGAGGATAACGACGACGAGCCTCAATACGTCGAGAAGGACTGGAAGTCCGTTGACAAAGACCTTGGCGACGGTAATTCGTCGGTCGAAACTACATGATATATCCTCTGATAACTTTCGCAATCGTCGTCATAACACTCTTATTGATAACGGGCAAGGTATGAAAAAGGCGGGTTCAACACCCGCTTTCTTCATATACGTTCAACATAGTTGAGTGAAACCCACCCGTCAGTGGTTCGGCCCCACCCACGCCTCTCGGCATAAATGCTTATCTGGGTGTCCTTCTCGTATTTCGTTACGACATCACCTACAATGGGTGCTTCACGGCAATTCAGGTTGGCCGTTGTCATACCAGAATACAACGGGTTTCTCGGAAGCTTTTCTTTGCCGATGATTTTCAGAAAGTCATACCAGTTAGAAAGGCTATCCTCGTCCCTCGTCCACGGTTGCGGGCATTGTTTTCCGCTAATGCAATGGTGCATGATTACGTGGTCGAGAGGAATATCGTATTCCTTCATGAGCTTCTTTGCAAGCAATGCGGTACGTTCGATAACCTTGTCCGAAATAATCCAGTCAGTATCAGTCACTTTAAGAGACTTGGTATTCTTCTTGTCAGAACACATCTCAATAGAAATGCAGTTGGCGTTACACGCCTTCTTGTACAAGGTTCCACCAAGCGATGTGGTAAATGTCTTGTATAACTTGTCACCAACTGCCCAGCAATACTGGTTCCTTATGTCTGGATTAAACTGTACAACCTCAGCTTGGTCTACTATAAAGTCAGCGCTTGCTTTTTTGGACTGCTTTCCAAAAGAAGTTGCAATCCACTTTGCCGTTCCAGCCTTGGAACTCGTACCAGCGGTATAATGAATTACCAAGTATTCGATAGCTCGGTTCTTTTTTGTTGTTACGTTGTACATACTATACCGTCGGGCCGCCAGCAGCACCGCCACCGCCGCCACCATCGTAAACACCAACAGCACAACCCTGTTTGTACGGAGAGTAGTTCATCCTGTTCGGTGCAGCGTATCCACATACCATCGGCAAGTTAGAAGCGTTGAAATTGGCGACTGGGTATCTTTGAGGAATACGCTTGTTCGCCGCATCCATCATCTCCTTTATTTTAGGATTCGGCTGAATCTTTTCACGCTGCCACACAATCTTGCCTGGGGGGAACAGCTTCTTCATTTCCTCTTTCGGGTCACGATTTGCGTTCGGGTTCGTGGAAAGGTTCATCGGGTTCTGGTAAGCACCCATGTCGTTAGAATGAGAACTGTTTGTTGCAATAGGTGCCTGTATTGCGTCATGTATGTTGTGGTTCTCAGACGGGGACAATGGCAGGTTTCGTTCAAAGCCTTCGAAACACGCCTTATGCAGACGCTTGATGGCTTCCAACTGAGCCTCGGAAAGGCCGAGCTTTCCTATAGATTCAAAAAACAGTTTCGTGTCCATACCAATAGTTTATAAACTATTTGCATGAAGGTAAACGGATTCATCATACCCGTAAGGGGAAACTGCCGAGCTAGGAACGAGGAGAGGAAAAACTTCTCGGTTCTTACCCACGTTTCCGAACATCTGTGGAACGACAGACTTGGAGCCTACGTCGAACGTTCAGAAAAGGCACAGATTAACAACCCAGTGATGTCTCGTGACAGGAACCTCGGGGTGAGGTTCCACTACCGCAGGCACAACGCATTCCTTGACCAAGAACGTTACGACAGGATGTCTTCCGACTTTGTCAAGCGTCAGGGTGTATTCATCAAGTATTACACCGTTACTATGGACGTGGACAGCAACTCATTGTTCCACGAGGACAACTTGCGTACCGTTGACAGAGAGTTCGACTTCCAGGTGCTAATCGGTTTCCAGCCGCAAAAGGAGCTGTACGACAGGTACGGCATCCAGTTCGACGGCAAGATGGAACTGCAATTCCTGATGACCTACTTCCTCGAATGCAACTACCAGTCTCTTAGAGAACATGGCATCAAGCCAGCATGTGCCCCGACAGAGCACAACCCAATCTGGTATCAGCGTGGCTATGAAGACTTCCGTTACTATGGTTATACCGCACAGCAGATTTTCCCCAAGGCTGGCGATATGCTCAAGTTCGAGTTCAACAACATCTTGTATCAGGTAACCAAGATTTCCGACGAGCAGCCTGAATTCGAGTACAAGCAAAGAAAGTACTGGTGGAAGGTTTTCGTGGATACGGCAGTGGATTCTGGACAGAAGGTATCGGACGACGTTTTGAAGAAGCCCGAACAGGAGAACTTCATCAACAACCTCCTCGGAAAGACTACATACGAGAAGGGAGAACTGGAATCAGGAGCGGATGCGGCAAAGCCGACAACCCAAGCGGAATACCCCTTCGCGGTCAACGCAACTGTGGACGAGCTCAAAAAGGATGTCCTGTTCAGGCCTCCCGAAGTTCCAGAGTGCGTGGACAACGTTACCGAGTCCCCGTCCTATCAACCTTGCGAGAAATTGCTCGGGGGATGGTAAAGAAAAAGCTCCGTTCAAACGGAGCTTTCTTCTTATTTGTGATATTCCCATTGGTATCTTACATTGGCATTTGGATGTTCGGCTTTAAACCGTTCCTTTTGATGGCACAGGCCAAGCTTTACCAATAGCCGTACGATTGGGTCAAAAATTCCATTGTCGATGACAATTTCCATCTTCGGTCGTTCAGGAACATTTTGCGGCATTAGATATTCTCCTATTAGTACACGACAACGACTTTCTCTTCTCGCCCATCGTCGTAATACTTGATGTCTTCGAACACATCTTCAAACGGCATCTTCCCCATATCAACTACGGGCAAGTCTTGCGGCATCTTTTGAAGCCGTTCAACCAAGTCTGCTACGGTCGTTATGGTCATTTGTCACTCTTGTCCGTTGGAGAAGTTGCATCAATACCTTGCGTTCCAGAACTGTAAACGTGTGGTTGGTCAGCGAGAGGTGACGGAAAGCCACAACCATACAACATTATTTCCGTATTTTGAGGAAACTTGATTGGCGTTTGCGGGATAGGATTGCCTGGAACACCTTTCATGAAATCGTCAAGCGCTTTCTGCATCCCGTTTTCGCCAAGGTATCCCCTTGCGTAGAGTTCTTCGAATTCATCTACTGTGCATTCAATCATTGTTCCGTTATTTAGATACAACTTCATTTGGCCCCTCCAGTTTAAACAACTCGTCAGCACACGTCTTGTAATAGGCATCACGCATGATTTTAACCATGCTGGTATCTTCAATTTGATGCGCCTGTTCAAGCTTCTTCAATTCATACAAGAAATTCTTTAGATTCTCCATTTTGTTAGGAATGTATCTTACCCATTCATGGCTCCTAAGAATAGGTCCACGAGTGTGACTTACTTTGAGGAAATCATTGAACTCCAGCTTTGTACCACATTCCTTGCAGTAATTTTCAGATGGGTATACAGCGTGACCGCATTTGGGACACACCGCACAAATCCACGGAGAACCTTTCCGAACATATACATTAACTTCCATTATTTCCTCTTTTCTTTTTTCTGTTTTACACCTACCGCATCAAACCGTATCCGCACTGTTGGATAGTTTCTTCGTATCAACAACCCGTTTAATTGCGAAGGAAAGAGAATCACACGTCACCTTTCCATCGAAATAGATTGTAACCAGCTGAACGAGGTTACCAAGGTCCGAGTAAGTCATGCCTTCATCTTGAATCTGCTGGAATAGCCGCTCACACGATTGGCTGAAATCCTGCCCCGAGAACTTATCTTCAAAGAACTTCTTGGCCTCTTCCGAGGTAACGCCGTCGAAGTTTACCACTTCGTCGATTCTGTCTGCACGACCGATAAGGCACTTATTTATTTTCGAAGCATTATTCGCTGTGCAGATAAACACATAGTTACAATCAAGCGTGTTCAGGTCGCTAAACAACCGAATCAATACATCGACGTTGTTGTTCTTGACCTCAAAGTCCACGGAATCGATATCATCAACTAAGATTATCACATTTCCCAATAGTGCACACAATCCAGATACAGAATACGGATTCATCGCACCCACATCATCCTTTCCCAATACGACAAAATTCGCCTTATCGGAAAATTCCTGCACGATACGGTTCATCAATGTCGTTTTGCCGCTACCTGGCTTTCCTACAAAGGCATAACCACGATGGCCACCGTGTTCCAGAATATACCTTACTCCGTCCATAACCAGTTTGCCGTCATTCGTTTCAGACGATAAGGAATCCGCATATTTTACATACGGTATTGCAGTGACGATAAAAGAAGTGTATGCACGAGCGCCATTGCCGTCATTAAGAACAAGAGCCTCAAATCCATGTACGAAACCTTCATTAGCCCTCTGTTCTGCAGGTTCAGCGTGTTCGTCGGCCATAAACCTATATTCCGCCAAACTTTGTTGAAGAAAAGCAGCGCCGATAAGTTGGCTAAGCGTCATGCCAGACTTGGCTCCGCATTGTTCTCCATAAAACCGTCTTTTATATGCACTGTTTTTTCCTTTGGCGGCTGAACCATAAGAAAAGTCAAGATGGAGCATAATATTGTCTTTGGCGTTTTGTTCCAATTGGTTAATAGAATATGCTGCCATCAATCGAAATGAATCGTCGTCGATATCAAGTTCGAACAAAGCGTAGAAGAATTTCTCATGAACATCGTCATTGTAGCGAACAAGTTCACCACGAGAGTCCATGGCAGCAAGCTCACCAATCCCATTGGTGCCATTGAACAATATATTGGTATCTACAACCTTTATTGTAACATTCTTTCCTAACTGACGTATGAATACATTGATTGGTTTCTTTGTCCAGTAGGATTTGCCGAGTAACCACATGTAAGTTTGTGGGAAGAACGGGATAGAAAACGGGTATTTTATATCGTACTTGTATTTTTTCAGGTTAGGATACAGTTCCTCAATAGTGTCAATAATTTGGGATGTCTGGGTCACCTTTATGACATTGATTTTGTCCACTATCATGTCACCGAACTTCTTAGCCATCAATACGTTGCGAACAGCATCGATTGAGCTAAGGGCAACGCTGTTCCGTATTTCCTTCTTCGTGTATCCAGAGCAGGCAAATTCAATTAAACTTACAGCAATAGTCGGGTCGAGAAAGATTTTTCCAACACGCTTTGCAACATACAGAATTTTATCCTTCGTCTTGGATGGGAATTCCTCCATCCAAAAGTCAACCTGTTCGATATTCTGTGTGATATCGTTAAGTTTCTTCAAGGAATCAGATAACGGCGGATGGCTTTCATCCACAGGCTCCTCTGACCGTTTCATCAGTTGCTTTCGCATTAATCTTGTTCCTTCTTAAACTTACGAACGATATTCATGATGGTGATACCGAGTACGAACCCGAGACCGGCCATCTTCAAGCCAATAATAGCGATATGCGCCTTGTTTTTAGCTAGGCGCATCCATTCTTTCATGCTCATACGGCCTCCTTGGCCTGAGCCTTGCTCTTCACATAGAAGAACATCCAGTCACGAGCATGGTTCTGGTCGGTAATGGGAAGTTCCTTGCTGCACACAGCGTTGGCGGCAGTCATCTTTTCAACAATCATGGGCTTCAGAGTGGACATTGCTGTATCCTTGTGGGAAATCTCACGCCCACGGAACTGAACGATAATCTTGACAGGATGACCTTCTTCGATGAACTCGGCAGCCTTGTTCATCTTCGTGTTGAAATCGTTTTCGCCAATGTTCGGACCAAAGGTGATGGTCTTTTCTTCGGAACGGCGAGCGTTTTCACGGTTCTTCTTGTCCTGTTCCTTCTGAGCCTTCTTTTTAAGGTACTCTTCCTTCTTTCGGTCGCCAATCTTGAAGATTGCGGCCTTTTCGTTCACGACAACGACATCCAGACCCTGGTCTTGCGCCAGCTTTTCAGCCTGTCCATAGGTCATCTGCTCGATAGAGCCATCATCCTTCTTCAATCGGATGGAGGCATTACGGTCGAACGTTTTCGTTTCGTTGAAATCACGGGCATCCCTATGCTTGAAGTAGTTGCCGTTATTGTAGGATTTGTACATCTAAGTTCCTTTTTTAATGTTTAGTCGGAGACAGTTTGTCCCCAGACTATCAGAATATAGCTTAATAAATCCCCCTTGTCAAGGGGGACTATGAAAAAAAAGATATATGTAAATTTTAGTTTACAAAACTAAGGTCAATCCTCGTAGGAAGGATTGAAATAGCCGTCTGTCGCTACGGCGACATACTTAGTCGAGCTACCTTCTGGGTCTGGCTCATTGTCTACAACAGACCCATAGGAGATTGAGTCTAACAAGATTACGGACGGGTAGCCATCCATGTCGGCAAGGTCCTTAATCCAATAGTCTGTTTTATCAGGCTTGTCATCATCGTCCGCAAGGATAAGCTCGCCATCGACAGGGTAGACACACTGCGGCTTCATCGCATTGTACAAATCGACAAACTCCTGAACGGAGATTGGCGTATTGTAGAACCTGAAATCGTAAGATTTCGGTATCCTTATTTTAGTCGAGTTCGACTTGATTGACCAACTCTCGCCGATTGTTCTCCATGTGAGGGCATTACCAAAAGTAACTCGGATTGGATAAGGTATTTGCTTTGCCTCCTCAACCAATTCTCCGTTATCGACACGGCGAGTTATCACCTCGTACGTCGGTACAGGATGGTTCAAGGTAGCATCATATGTTATATATCCGCCTTCCTCTTTCGTTACTGTCAGTTTAAATGCTATCGGTCGGATATTTCCACGAGTTGTATACGCATAATACGTAGTATTCTCATTGATTTTATATTGAAGGGCGACCTCGGTTGGAATAGTCAGTACATAATCTTCGTAATCCTTGCTCTCTGGGTATTTCATCGTCAACTGATAGTCAGCATTGCCACTGAACTCCCAAGACGGGTCACTAATCTCAATACCGTAACCAACCATCTGATGCCTGTAAATTTCCACATAGTAGTCAGACGGATTAAATCCAGGTGGAAGCGAAATGTCCGCTGTCGCAACTCCTTCATACACACGGGAAACTCGTGCCCGCATCTTTGTTTCCATTGCTTTTCCGTTCGATACGTTGAGAACATCACCTACTTGAACATTGTCAACAAAACCATCTGTTGGAACATCGAATGTTATAGTTCCAGCAGACAAGCTTGCACCAGTTATAGGAACGGGCCTGAAATAAGCGTTCTCACCATCATCGTAGGAGACAGGCATCTGTTCAAACCAGTCGGTCACATCAACCATTTCAACGGTAGCCGCACCAACCTGTTGCAAACGGTAAGCCACATACTCCTTAGGGTTCTTCGCTGTGCGGCCAACTAGGGCGTACATAGTCCAGTAGTCAACACGGTCATCATCCATGCTCGCCTGCCAGAACACCATACTGAAACCAGTACCGTTGTTGCTGTTGTACTTATCATCTTCTCCCTTTGAGAATGCCGCATACTCGTGGTCGCATAGAGCACCTTCATTGCAGTTTGGATAGATAGCGTCTTGGATGCAATCTCCATGAACAATATCTTCGACATCAAATCTGTACTGCTTGTCAAACGACTCGGTCTCACGAACGCACTCATCTACCAGCGGGTCTCCGCTGCTACCTGGCATCAGCCCCTTATCGACTTCAGTCTTTATCTGATAATCGGTTATGCGTATTCGTTTGCCAGGGACAAGCGTACCATCCTTTGCGCCGCACTTTCCTACAACCTTCACTGTACGGCTAGCAGTATTCAGAACGCAAGAGCCATTGAGGTAGTAATACCAGATGTGATAAATTCCGCACTTACAGAAATCGATATCATTGTAGGTGACAATATCGTTAGACATGTCTATGGTATTGCCGCTATAAGGACCAGCAGGGCCCAGATACTTCCACTCTCCACACATGATGCGGTAAAGTCCGTTCTGTCCGTCTTCCTGATTTTGCAAGTTGACGACCATTCCGCTTTTCAGATTTACGTTGCCCAGCCAATAGTTTCCATACCTTCTGCCAACATTGGTATCGATGGTTGCAGAAACATTCTCTGTAACACGGGCACCAAGGTCAATGAACGTATCTTCGGTGACAGGCCCGTAATACTCCCAATCGTACTTCTTCACAATCCACAAACCATTCTCGTCGATGGTTGTATCATCGTCGATAACTTTTGTAAACTGCGAGGTTAGCCACACCAAGTCGTTTTCCTGCAACTGTATTCCATTCAGAGTAAGCTCGCCATGCTTGTATTGGAGGTACTCGTTGTACTTAACCTTGACGGACAAGTATCTCATCGCACAGCATGACTTAGGGTCACGCAGGTTGATATACATGTCCTTTCCGTAGTTCCTAGCTGGCGTGTTCGCATTACCTGGGTCGTCGTCGGTGTTCAACTCGATTGGCGACGTGTAGATACAATTTGCTCCTGTCGTGTACTTGCCGTCAACCTTAGACCCATCGTACACATAGCGTATAACAGGAAAATCGACACGATATGCGGGTTTGTCTTCGCCACATCCCAATCCACTCAGAACGATTTTGCTCTTGCCACAAACCTCACGCCCACGTTCGTCCGTTAGGAACATACCCTGCATCAGGTTTATCCTGATTTGACTGTTTTCCAAATCAAGTTCGTAAACAGGGACATTTGCCGATGTGACACCATCGTATAGCTGCAACTCGGTGCAAGACGTACTCGAACCTTCGACAATGAAATCGTTGTGACACTGGTCAATCGGGAACTTCAAAAGGCCAATGTCTTCTATACTCTGGGTGAGAACAACGCTTCCATCCATGAGAAGCGTAGTAAACTGCTCACCACTCGGAGACTTCAAACCAATCACAGACGCAAGGGTTAACCTCACTGTCGTGTCGAAGGACACTTTCCAAACTTTATATTCAACCCCGTCAACGGTCACGTTTCCAACAACGGTTCCACCAAACGTTCCGACAGCAACGCCGTCAACATAGAACTTTGCCTTGCCCTTGATATTTCCCTTGCTCATGATATACAGATGAGACAAGCTATCAAACGTTCCTTTTACCATCGAAGGACCAACTTCAATGTAATCGTAGTATGTTCCGTTCGGGATAACCTGAGTTGTAAACTTCCTGTCATCAGTAGCGTCAGTATCGACAGGCATTTCTAGCGTAAGCGTATTGTCGTTCTGGACATACCTGACTTTAATCGGGCCAGTTATTTTCGTCCCATCTTTGTACACAGCCGACTGGTCTATGACATAGTAGATGTCATTTCCGTATTCATCAACTCCAACCTTATGTTTAAGAGTAAGTACGTCACCTGGGCTGAACATATCCTTGATTTTGTAACGAGAAGGTATCCTGATGCTCTGATAGAACATCTGGCAGAACCTAGTCTCGAACGAAGCGTGTTCAGCGATGGACTTGTCATCCTCGTTTTCAAAAAGTACATGGAAGTAGTCTAGGAACCCCGCTAGGTTTACAGATGAGGGGTCAAAATCCTTGTGACATGGCGGCCTTCCTTTATCGTCAAGTACGGGCAGCATATTGAAATCAAGAACAAGCTGCTTTCCGAACGTATTCGCCTCTGTCGCAGCATTCTGAACATGGCCGGGGATTACAGTGTATATCGGGAACGTACATTTGTCGGTGCCGTTCACAAGGAGAGTCAATGCGTTTACAGGACGGCAATCGCATTCTGGCAAGTCGTTAGGACAATCACACACGTTGACATTGATAAGGGCACACCTGTACAATGATATGTTGTACATGCCGTACTCATCAACATCCAATCTGAACAACCCGTTCTTATCAACCAGTTCTATGCTAGTAATTCCAGCATTATCTGGATAGTGTATGCGAGAAACAAACTGGCCTGTGTAGTTTCGACCAAAGATAATAAACGGGGTTTCTATTGTAATTCCTTCACACAACGCCATCGAGATAAACCACTGATTCAATCATCAATAGTTTATACCCTGTCAAGCTCTGAAAACGATAGGTCAGGGAGCGAAGTAGCCGACTGCTCAGGTTTCTTCCCTACATCGTCGTACGCCTGAGAACAAGGATACATAAGGATGTTCTTGTATATCTCCCACAGCAGGTCTGGAACCTCTGTCGCATGAGAGCCAGGAACACCAAGCCAACAACGGTCGTCCTCAACAAGACCAAACCTAATCCACTTTTTGCATTTCAGGCGGGAAAACAGGAATTCCATCCTAGGCTTGTACATGGACTTGTCCCCCTTGAAGGAATGCCTTGCTTTGTTGTATTCGCTCTTAAATGTCAGGCATAGCTGGACATTTCTCCTATCCAGCACGTTCACTATGATGCCTATCTTCAAGTCACGCACCTTCTTCTCTGACTTCACGGTTACAACTTCCATTAGAGCCATAGGCTGCCACTCGTCTACGGAAGCATAGCGTCGAAAACAGGAGGCGGTGGTCGTCTTGTTCCACTTCTCCAGATGGTAGCCGCTGATGTCGTTCAGCAGGTCAGGAAAGTTGTATTCTTCGGAAGTTCGCATAAAATCAAATATAATTCAATCTTGTTGTTTTGGCAAGGTTTTCCCGAATATATAAACTAAATGTGAAGTCATAAAAGGATTCTTTATGGGTACGCTAAAATCTTCTGAATACGCATATCGCAGTGCTGGTGACAACTTCGACACCCACCCAGACTATCGCCACGACATGTTCACGATGTGTCAGGAATATGCCAAGAACGTGAGCGACATTTCTAGCGGCAAGGCAAAGAAGTTCCTTGACCGTGCATACAACCAGAACTACTGGCACACCGCAGACAGACTCGCTGCCGAACAGGACAAGTTCCTTGAAGACGACATGGTTAACAACACCCCAGGTCGTGGTTTCCGCAATTACCGCCGTATGGAGTACGACATCCCGAAGGATGCCAGCAACATCGGCAAGTCCGCCCAGAAGGACCGTGAGGCCGCAGAAGAGCGTGGTGTATGGAACAAGGAAGAGCTGCTCAGGAACCTCAGGCAGAACCGTTTCGCAATTTGCACTACGGCATCTGCAACCTCGGACAAGCCGATTACCCAGAAGGACTACAAGGACCAGATTAAGCTTTAGTTGTGGTGAATTGCCTCCTTATAGCCACAACAAAGGAGCCTCCCCGTTTGGGGAGGCTTTCTTTTAATTATGTAATTTCTTACTTTGTTTTCTTGGTCGAACCAGTCTTCTTGGTTGTCTTCTTTGGCTGCTTTTCGAAACCGTCCAGTTTGAGAACCTTCTTGTTGACGAATTCCTTGGTGAGGACAGGCTTCTCTTTCTTGGCCTTTGCCTTACCCTTCTTCTTTGCAAGTTCTTCTGCCGCATGCGTTTCGAATGCCTGGATGTCAGGAGACTCGATTTTATTCCTCGGGCTGTACCTGACCTTCCATAGACGTTCATGACAGCAAATCTTCATGCCTTCAAGAAGAGCGATGATGATGTTGTACATGGACGGAACATCGCAGTCAAGGTCCTTTGCAGCGTTGGCATCGCCATCCTTAAAGAGCTTCACCGCATCAACCTCACTCATCGTGTTACGGGACGTTGTAAGCAGGTCGCCGGCCACCTTGGAGAAGCCTTCCGCCACAGCACCCTCAACAGCCTGGAGGAAGTCATACACCTTACCATAGTCTTCCTGTTCCAGCGTATCACCCAGGGTGGTCAGTGCTCTGCCGAGAATATCGAAGCTGCTGATAGAGTATTCGTTTTCAGGGCCTTTTTTGCCTCGACCGAAAACTTGGTCGAGAAATTCCTTCTTTTCGTCGATGTCAACCTTGAGGTCAACGGAATGCAGGGTCAATGTATGTTTCATGGGTTATACCTATGTGTTAAACTGTTGTTAAAATACATTTTTCAAAAGGTATTTTTATATCGAAACGGTTTATTTCCACCCTGATAAACTATAAACGAAAGCATGTGAGCCAATATGTTCGATTTCAGCAAATATTTCAAAAGAATGTCAGGCAAGACTGACGCCAAAATAGAGTTAAAAGACGTGCCCATAAAGGCAGATTCGTCCGCAGCCACAGACGACGGCGACACCTCGCTGAACGAAATTGTCACACGCAACATTGACTACATCGTTACGGGCATAACCCTTGGTGATACCAGCCGATATTACAACACTGATAAGTATTTTGACGGAAGCGACAACGATAAAGCTTACGGAAAGCTCGTTCAAAGCTGTTCCATTATTAACGAGGATGGAACTGAGAGTGAGGACAGATATGCGTTCAGGCTAGGTACATCTCTTGGTGATGCCGAGTATGAAGTACCCCGTACAGACGGTACATTAGTGACGACAGTACAAGGATATGCCCATTACGACGATGATGCTGGTGTTGACCAGAGAGTGCCGCTTACCTTGAATGTCATCCCCAAATACACCCTAATCGATAATCCGCAGCCAGTGGCAACCAACGACAACGTGTATGCACATGCCATGGCAATGTTCGGTCTGTTCGGAAGCGGATGCGAAACATACAAGTGGGCAAAATCAGGCAAATGGGCGAAGAAAAACTGCGTGCTTCCTTACTCTACTCTGGAACGCCGCATGAGCCACGTCGCTAGGGAAGTTAGGGAAAACAAGTTCGAGGTTGAAGTATCTACATATTACGACCTAGTAGACCCTAACGCACCAGAACCGAAGAAAGGTGAACCTAGGAGAGATGTTACAATTCCAAATCCTGTCTTGCCTTGGATTATGAACTCCAAAGGCGTTGTCGGTTATAATACATCTGGGTTCTGTACAGCGATGCAAAACTATGGCTACATGATTGATTGCACGGGTGACAACCGTACTCCGTTCTTGCCTTCATTGCGGGATGCTTTCGAGGCATACTTTCCGAAAGAAGAAGTTGCCGATGAATTCAACGAAGCTTTCGAGGATGTTCTGGAGGGGATAAAGAGCCTTTGGGTATTGAAAAAGTGTTTGAAATCATCGACACGGAGAAATATCAAGGATGTTTCAGCTACGGATTTTCGCAACGCAACACAAGATGAAATCAATTATACGGCAGATGGAGAAACTTTTCTTATTGATATTGAATCATTGAAATGTAAGCACAGCAAATATATAGATGGAAATGCTCAAGGATGGAATGACCATGTTACTATTGTATCTCCATATTACGCTAGCGGAAAATACAAAAGATTCCACTGGGTGAAGATTGAGGGTGACCAATACGTATATCAAAAGATGAACCAATCTATCGATACAGATAAGTTAAGTAAAGAGTATAAGGATAGCAACTATGAAAACGCACTGATATCCTACACTGAATATTCACTTGGCGATTTCTACACTCTGTTAGTTGAAACGTACGACACATATGCACAACCACGTTCCGCTGTTGGTAGGATAGAATATCTCGCCAACTTATTGAACTTTGTAATCGCAGGAATATCTACAAGCGTATCAAAAGCCAATGGCGACACGTTTAGTTTTCCACCAACGGTTGCACAAACCCAAGAGAGTATGGAATCGTTCGTCAGTTCCCATCCAGACATGAAAGTAAGGGTTGTTGACTGGTATAAAGGTGCAGATGTAGAATCCGACAACCCAGACGATTGGGACACTGAACTCGAAGACCTTATTCCATTGTTTCAAGCAGATTCATCCACTGAATCGGCACATTTATATAAAAAACTAAAAATCGTCGATGATGTCGATGATATCGTAGACAAGTTTGATGCAGCGATAGTTGCGATGGCCTTTATACAACCAGCTGCTGCGGCTATATTGCGAGTGAAGTTAAATTCATTGAAGGCCAGTGTTAGAGAATTCAACCGTGTAGTCAACAGGATAAAATACTTCGAGTATTATACAGCCGACTCAGTCTTTGAAAGCAAAGATATGATTCTAAAAATCAGCGATTGCTACGGTGTTGACTTAAATACAGGCATTCCTATTACGGCAAGGTTCCCAGCTAGAATGCTTATTCCGACACGTATATACAGAAAGGTGAAAAAGAAGAAGCGCTTCCTCTGGTTCTGGAGAACGGTAACTAAGATGCAATGCATCGGTATACGCTGGACAGAAATCAGGTTCATTAACGTAGGATTGTACAGCAAGTATCCAAAGGACATGTATATACCCGAACGGACTATATGGTTTGAATCCGACTATACGAAATCATCATCGAACATCATCGTTACAAAGGAAATCCCACAAGACCTCGAACCAGGGAAAAAAGTATCAGTGAAAATCGGTGGTATTGACAATCCAATATCCGCTACGATAGTAGATGCCCATACAATAGCGATGGATACCTCTGTAGATATACCAGCAAAAGGGCAGACTCAGTATTTCAAGGTAGGTCTCGAAGACACCAAGAGTGGAGACGAAACCACACAAGTGAATATCGAGTACAACCTTCCGTATTTCCCATACGACGAGGAAATTAGAGGATATGCATTTGGCACTTACGGCCCATTCGACCAGTCGAGATATGCAATCAAAGACCGTAGCGGTAGCTTCGGTTCTGGAAAGGACGGTTGGAAAATCTTCTACGACACGAGCAAGGAGATTTCAGACCTTAGGAAGGGAATAAACATCTATCCTTCTGTTGCCTATCTTCTCAAAATTTTGAAGGACGAGTTTGGAAAGGACAGAGTTGAACTGCTCGAAACAACACGCTCAGTCGATGACCAGCGTGCTAGATGTCTTGGTGGAAGCGAAAGTGCCTTCCTATCATGGCACAACTACGGTCTTGCTGTAAAGATAATGATTTACCAAGATGACCTCAAAACGCCAATCAAAGATGGCAGCGACGATATGTTGAAACTCATCGAGATAGCTCGCACATTCACAGACGATTGTATCAATGGAAAGTACGGTGCAAGGTTCAACGTAATATGGTGTGGCAGACTGACTGTCGGTGCCGACCTGTTCGACTGGGAATTCCTCCCAATCGGTGTCAACCACAAGGACGCACCTAAGTTCAGGGACAGCCTTATCTCTCAGCGAGACCCGATAGTTGACTTCTCATACGTTCCAGCAGATAAGTATGCTAAATTACCATCAACCCAATTACAAAAGGACAAGACGACACAATGGTTTCCAAAGAATTCGTCCGTATACAAGAATGCGGACACGTTCGGCGGCATAAAGTACGTAAATCCGAAGTCTATCCGCAACTTCAAGTTCCCGAAGAACCTTCCACTGATTAACCTGATTGAGTTCATCAGGATGATTCAGTTGAAGATGGATGCCTACGGAACTAAGATGCCGAACAAGGGAGACATGTACGAATGGTTCAACAAGAACCGTGTGGCATACCAGCAGTTGCTTGTTTATTTCGGAATGATGGGAAATCTACAGTCCTTCCGAGCCTTACTCGCTGGTGAATACATCACAAGGTTCAAGCCAATAGTTTTGAGCTATTATTCTACCGACCCGATTGCATTCGTCAAGAACTTCCTTGGAGATGAATACTACAAGGTGCAAATCAGGGCGGAAGACATGATTGATGCGTCATACATAACTCTCGCCGACGGACGTTTGCACATTCCATGCGGCGACGGAAGACCATACCTGCCCCAGTCCGTGGACAACCTGTACGACCAGAAACAGGTTACTAAGGAACATTACCAGAGGGGCCGCTGGATTAACGGTCTGTTCGTACCAGCTACGAAGGAAGACGAATACGTGTCAAATTCTTCTGTAATCGGCGGCTACAACAACTTCGTGGCAGTCGGTGGAGACGCATACATTCTGCATGCCTTCATTGGAGACCAGATTAAGCAGGAGTTTGACGCAATCGTTAAGATGTTTGAAGAGTACAAGGGCGAACTTATGTTCGACTCGTTCTACAACGGGCCTTACGCTGACAAGTACGAACAGCTCGAAAACGAATTCGGAATCATCGAAAAGCAGGACCTCATCGATTTCGACTCGTTGAAGGGAATGCTTACCGTAGCCGACCTGAACGACCAGTCCAACGGAAATGCAATCACGACGAAAACAACCGAGGATGGAACAGAGTACAAGGATATCTATGAAAAGGTAGTGTCCAATGCGGAAGTGTCCGGAATGAAACTGGCTTCACTCAGCTCCGAACACCTCGAAGTAAATCCGCCCAAAGCGGAAACCGTGACCGTAGAAGATGTCTATAAGATATTGAATAACGGTAATGCGCCTACTGCAAACGATATTGTGAACTTCAGAAGGAACAGGGATTAAGCCAACGCATTGAAGTGGGCGGCATTTTCCTTGTTCTTTCTGCGTTCTTCCTTCTCGATAGCACGCATCTTTGCATTGACTTCCTGACGATGCTTCACGTTAGCCTGGTGTATGCTACGTCTCACCTTACGGTTGTATTCCAGTTTTTGTGGAGATACGTGACCGTTTTCAACGAACTCCTCAGGGTTCATTCCAAGAACGTCACCCACCATGATTTCTTCGTCAGACATTGTGCATAGGGCGTTCTTTCTAGCCGTAGCGTTTACACGAGCCTCGTCCACACGCTTCTTGATGTTATCAAAGATGCCGTACATTACTTTGAAATTCTTTTTCAGGTATTCGACAAGGCGGGCTCCGTTCATCGGGGTCTTCGTAATCATGCCTTCGGGAACAACTCTGCGGTCCATCCACAGCTTCTTCTTCACCTCGCACGGAACGATGACGAACAGTCCGTCTGCCGTTATCTTTACGAGGGTGATGTGTTCAGGATTGGCCGCCCAGCAGATGCTTCTTTCCTCTGGGTGACCGTTGGAGTCATAGTTGATACTGACTGTCTCATCGCAAGTGAATATGACGGCCCAGTAATAACCCTGTGTATCTCTAGGCCTGATTGTACCTAGCTTCCTAGCATAGATGTAACCGTTACGACGACCACCCACTTCCTCTGGCTTCGAGTTTGTCTCGATTTTCATAAACGAATTTAGGTTCGGGTTGCCATGATACACTTGGGTTTCGACAATGTTTCTAGCCTTAACTTCGGACTTCATCATGTCGATATACCATATTCCTTCGGGCTCCTGACGATAACCGTTGGTATGGTAGAAAATGTTCAGAGTACCGTTTACGAAGTCTATCCATTTCTGGTCCTTTGATGTCTGGAAGTCAAACTTCTTGAACCAGTCCTCGTATTCCTTCTGAACGGCAGTAGGAAGGGATTCTACGGTAACGAACCCCTGCAACTTATCGGGAGAACGGTTGTACTGCGGTGCAATGTTCTTTATCCAATAGTCAAGGATGATATCCTTGTGGTCTTTCCAGTTGATACCATCATTCAAATAGTTGAATAAGCGAACGCCTGCAAGTTTCTTCGATTTCATAGATAAACCTTCTTTCCCTAATAGTTTATACTTCCGCCCAATCGTGAACTGTATAAACTATAAGTGAATTCAATAGGAATACAACAATGTACAACGACGAACTTTCCATTTTTGAATCCCAGGCCCAGTTCGAAGAGTTGAACCAGCAGTGCAAGGCCATTGCCAATCTTCCGCCAGACGAAGATGAAACCCCAGGAGACGATGAGACCATGGCAGTCGTCGTCAAGGCTAGTCCTTACGACGCCGAAACCGAACCTCTCTACAAGGCTTACGGTATTTCAGGCAAGGAAATCAACGCCAAGAAAGGCCCCCTGTTCAGTTCAAAGGACGACAGTGAACTTACTCAGGAAGACAAGGAATACATCATCGAGTGTGGCCTTGGTCTCAACACCCTGAACACAATCCATGCGATAAAGGACATCAACGCCCTTGAATCCCTTGGTTTCGAAGCACCTTACCAAGTAGGCGATACCGTTAAACTGAAAAACAAGGACATACCTCACATCTTCATCGTTGTCTCCAATGATGGTGACGGATACGAACTGGCAAAGCCGACGAACAACAGTGCCGAAATGCGTATCTGCGGTGACGGTTGCTGGCCTAGGATGCACTGCTCTTGTGATGAAATCGACAAGAAAACGATGTACACCCTAATGGCAATCGGGAAAATCCTCAAAGAAAACGAGGCATGCGACCGTGCTATGAAGGAAAAGCTTTGCCCGACGATGGTTCCAGAATACGACACGACCCGTCTTGGCATGCACCAGTTGCATGAAGCACAAATCTCTACCGTAGATAGCCGTGGTCAAAAGCTCGCAAAGCAAAACCGCAACGCCATCATGCATCAGGATATGAAGACCCTGCACCAGAACCAGATTATGGACGAACAGGGACACTTGAAGCCGAACAACAAGGAACTGTTCAAGGGCATTGCCGAACGAATGGATGAAATCTTCGGTACTGGCTACAAGGACAAGTACATGTATGACGGCGGTCCCGAAGTGCGGTGGTCGGACAAACCGATTGAATCGTAAGTGCAAGTCAAAGGAGAGAGCATGACGTTAAAACCTAAAATCTACTACGATGCTAGTTGTCCTGTATGCAGCAGCTACATCAGACTTATCAAAAAGAAAGTTACCGAAGATATGGTTGACTATCTCGATGCAGGGTCTGATGCAAAGGACTTCAAGTACACTGACGCAAACGGTTCGACGTACACTGGCACAATGGCCATCGACCGCATGAGCAAGGATTTCCCTGCCATTCTCGACTTCATGTGGGTGCTTCCACCCTCATTGAAAACAAAGGGATTGAAGGCGGTTTACAAAGCAAGCAGCGTTGTGCGACGGACAATAGCAAAAGTCAAAAAAGGCTGCAACTGCGGACACTAAACAAAAAACCCACTGAACAATCAGTGGGCTTTTCGTGTCAATTGGCTAGCTATTCACCGACAACGATTTCCTTCTCTCCGCTATCAGCCTTTTTCTTGACGGCGATAGTGCAAAGACCATCCTTGACCGTTGCTGCGGCATTAGCCACATCATAGATGCATGGGAACGACCAAGAGAACGTGAAGTTCGGCCTCTTGATGTAATCGTAGTAAGTGACATAGGAAACAGGGTCTTGCGGCGTGGTTGCGGTAACCGTAATCGTGTTACCAGACGCCTTCACCTTGACATCATCCTTTGAGCAGCCAACAACGGCAATCTCCAAAATCAAGACCTCTTCTTCCTTCTGCGTTTCCTCGTTCTTGATAGTAGCCTTCTTGAACGCATAAGGGAAAATCGGACGACCATATTTCTTTGGGTTAAAGATGTCGAATGCTGTTTCAAACATCTCGTTCAATGCAGGAAGTGTTCCGTACATAGTTATTCTCCTGTCGGCAGTTCGCCAACCGTTGAGTGAATGGAAGTTCCAACAGTTTGTCGAAACCTCCGTACCGTCTGGAGTTTCCGTCAGGTACAGGAAAAAAGGAAGCCACTTTGGCCCCCTTCTTTCACTTCTAGTTTATACCCTCAACGATTTAGAAAAAATCAGAGTTCGGTATCATTGAACGATGCCGAGGTTTCCGACTGTGATTCGTACGCCTTGACTCTCTGGTCGTTTGCCGCTACCGTTCCAACAAGGGCTGCATCGACCCCTTCCGCATTCAAGAATTCGACAATCTTCATGAGTCCACGGCGGATTTCAGCAGGTGTCTTCTTTGATGCAACCGCTGTCAGGAGCTGCTTTACAGTCCTGATTTCGGTCGCCCGACGCCACACTCTCCACTCGTAGTCATTCATGTCGCCACGGTCGGTAATCATGTAGCCCATGTCCGTACCTTTCATGAGCGGGACAAGGACATAGTTCGCATTGATGATTTCTGCTACGGTCTTCATGATAACCTCCTAGATTCCAACTGCCACGTTTACACCCTTTTCGCTAGACAGGATGTTGATGGTGACATGCAGCTGGCCATTTTCCAAGACGGCCTTCACATTGTCCTCATCGACAGGCTTTGCGAACGGGAACGTGAACTTGAAGTGGTTCAACAGGTACGCAGGCACGCTTGACTGTGCGGCAAGTACCTTGATTCTCTTGTTCTTCTTTCCAGCAGACGGTGAGTCCGAATGAAGTTTACGGACACCGCTAACTTCCAGACTGTTCTGTACAACCCTTACCTTGAGGTCGCTCTGTGGGACACCAGGAAGGTCAATGTAGCATTCGTACACCTGGTCGCTAGTGACATACATTTCGGAGAACGGTGCTCCAAAACCGTCGCTCATCTGAGGAGCCTGCTGGACTGGCTGCATCGGCTGCATAGGCTGCATAGGCATCGGCTGTTGCTGCGGATAGTAATAACCAGGAGGAGGAACCTGCGGTTGCGGGGCATACGGAGGATACTGGTAATACTGTGGCTGCATCTGAGGCTGCTGAACAGGCTGTTGCGGCTGTTGAGGCAACGGCTGTGCCACCATCTGTGCAGGGGCAACGCGCTGTACCTGATTGACAGGCGGCTGCTGATAATTGTTGTACTGAGCCACTGGGCCTTGCTGACGTGGCATTGGGCGTTGCGTCTGCTTGCGGTTTACCTGGCCGGGAATGACACCAAGAGCATTATGGTTGGCCATTTCTGCCATTTCCTGAACTTGTCTTGATGCTTCGCTGTTCGACATTGTTGGTTCACCGTTAGGAACATCGCCAACTGACTGGCCTGACATAGCGATTGACGGTTCGTCGTTTACCATATTTTTGCCTCCATTAAAAAACTTCTTTATAAAATTGAACATTACGAATTTACCGTCTCTTTCAAAAGACTATAAAATTCCTTGTTTTTGGCTATCTTTTCGTATGCCGCCTTCTTGATTTTCTGGAACTCGGTTTTCTTCATATTGAGGTTTGCAGCAATATCGGCTGCTGGGAGGATGACATCATCCTTCAACCCGAACGAGTACCTCATGATGTAGAGTTCATTTTTATCAAGGCTGTTTTCCAGCATCTTCCACAGAGTATCCTTCATGTTGTCGTGTTCGAGCTCTGCGATTCCGTCGGAGCTGACATCTGGAGCCTCGTTAGTAAAGCCGTCTTGGTCATCTTCCTTGGAACCCTTGACTGACTGCTTCAAGTTAGCCATCACTTCCTTGGCGTGACCTTCACGTTCCGTGTATTCCGTCTCGTTGAGGCGACGCTTCTTGGATACGTTTGCCTTCAATGCGATAGGAATTCTGATTAAGTCGTCGTCTGAAACGAATGTATTCAACGCACGACGTACATACCACACGACAAATGAGATGAATTTCGTGCCCACATGGGGGTCATACTTGTTAAAAGCTTCAATCAAACCGATTTTAGCCTCTGAAAACAAGTCATCGATGGACTTGTCGCATTCCTTTGCCTTGTCACTGGCCATCTTGAACGCAAATTTCAGGTTAGCTATGATAATCTTGTCAAAGATTTCCTTCTTTCGGGTATCATCTGTGCTGTTAGCATACTCCTCAAACAGCCGACGCTCCTCCTCCCGACTCATTGTAACCGATTTGTTAAGTTCTGCCTTTATACATGGTGTTATCTTACAGTAATCCACAAAACAACCATTGTTTCGAGTATAATCTAATATATATTATTTTAAAGCAATTCCCTCATACAATGTTGAGGGAATTGCATTTTTATTCGCTATTCCTACACAGCTTCTTTCGGTACACCCATCTTGTAGAAGTCTTGCAGGGCAACAGGACGTGCAATCACATAGTCCGACGTGTAGATTGAAGATGCCTGTAGGTTATCTTTCATCTTTACGTTCTTAGGAACATATTTGCTTGCACAAGCAAAGGTATCCTTTTTGGGCAAGTACTTCAGGATGTGGCAAACATTCAACGGTGTAATGCCTCTCAGCCTGTACTTCTCCCTGTCAAGCTTGCTAAGGTAAATAGGCTTGGCCTTGACAAGGAACCATATGTGCTCACCTTCACTCGTAGTTTCATCAAGACGATACACCTTTTCGTTCTTTTCCAAATTCAGCTTGCTCAGTATCTTGTTCAATTTATCTGAAGTTTCAGGGTCAAGTTCATTGGACTTCATTTCAGTGCCCTTCATTGCATTTAAAGCAGATGCAACGTAGTTATGCTTACCCAAGCCATCGACATTACCAAAAACTGCCTTCCTGATAACAGCAAGCCCATCAGCATTTGAAGTGAAATTGTTATCACACATGTACTGATAGCCAGCCTTGTATATGGCATCACGTGAGCAATCCACCTGATACGTCTCTACCTGAGCAGGACCCTCACCCGATTGCACTTTTTTAGTACATGAGCATACAATAGTGTGTTTCTCATCGTCAACACGAGGAATTGTGTATTGGTATGTGGCTTGTCCATGCCCAGTTTCTACCGTCATAGCGCCATCCTTATTAGTATACGCCGATGTAATTCTGGAATAATTATCAGCATTACGAATGGTCGTATTGTTCGTCGTATGTTCATGAATGAACTGGTCGATAATACGCTTTGAGTTCTCAATGAGAGTTTTCATAGCTGCCATCGAGAGATTACGTGGAGTCCTCATATCAGTCTTGCTGATTTGACAGAGCTGCACGAATTCCTTACCAAATCCATTGTTCGCATAATGGTAGCAATCACTAAATCCATTCTTATCCAAGAAGTCCACATATTCCCTTAGAGTAATCTTTCCAGCAGCATACATGTCAAAGTCCATGTTTTGCACAAATTCATCCTTCTTTCGAAGAATCGCTTCGTGGTCCAACACAACGTTAGGGCACTTCAACAGAATCATGGAGCCGTAATTTTTAACTTTTCTTCCTCTGGCGTCAATCTTCTCGTTGACAGGACCGACAAAGAATCCACCAATCGGGTCCCATATGGTCCTCTTCAAACTCTCGTTCGGAATGATGTTACCATCACCGTCCATACCCATGAGCACGCTACTATCCATCAAGATAGAAGACGTATCCACCAAGAAGTCATCGATAAGCGTGTCCGCATCGAACAGGGTAAGATTCTTTTTCATCGACTCATCTTGTTTACCAGCCTTGAAGTCTGCGTAGAGAGCGAGAGAGTTTTCACCACCGAATGCGTTGAACTCAAAGTCCAAGGTATTCGCAATCTTAGTGATATCCGTGCAGTCTCCCCTAAGGTTAGTATCACTTCTTAGATACTTACTGAGAATGCCTGAATCTTTCTTGTTGAGAGTATATGGAGAACATCCGTTCAACGTCATGTTGCTGCGGACATACACCGTTTGGCCATCCTCAGTGCTAGCTACAAGAGAATGCAGTATTTTGGCACCGCCTTCAATATACACCCTTCCAGACAGTTCAATCATTCCAGGCGTTGTATCAGTACCCATACCAAACACAGTAGCGTTTCCATCCGTACCGTGTTCGATTTGAATACCCCAAGCACCGTCAACAGCAGGTGTTGTGTTGACACAGTTCATCTCGGTCTTTTCGAAGTTTCCGTTACCACCAAGGGCGTTAACACCAATAGTCGCACCCTTCAAAGTGCAGCTGCTGATGCCGCAAGGTCCATTCGCAACAACGTTATGCAATTTAGAACCTCTACATACCACAGTACCTGATGTAGAATCCAACGTGACTTCACCCGTCAATTCCGTTGTAACTTCACCTTTCTTCCAATCCTTTACAGCCCTTCCGCCAGGGATGGTACTCTTGTTATAACCATTCAGGTAGTTAGCAGTTCCTGTAATGGTAATCAAGTTATCTCCCTTAAACACGACGTTGCTGGCATCCTCAGTATTCCAGCCATCAAGGTGTTTCGGGCCATCATTACTCATGTTAAGGTGCTGTATATTACAGTCCTCGATTTGAGCATAGCCGTTAGAAATGTGTGCGTCTACAATAAACGATTTTACAATAGATACACCACGTATGCCGCCATTCATTTCGGCATAAATCCTGTTATTCGGCAAAACCTGGTCTGCACCATTGTTTCCAACAGCAATGACAGTATCTTCCACACGAGTTTCCAAGAGTGATGCACCTTTTTTACTAGGGCGAGAACCAATTCTTACTCGACCTGTGCTTCCAGATATGTCCACATTGCTTAGCGTGCATTGGTTAATCTCAACCTCGCCATCAGATGCCAACTTGCATCCACCCATGATTGTAGCAAAACCCTGAATGGTAGGAACTCCACCCCTCATGCCCTTTGCACCAACAAGCTGTTCTATCGATTCACCAGGCTTGCAGCAAGTCTCATCGAAAAATGCAACAAGCCGTGGATACAACCCACCCCTAGACGTGCTCAAAAGAACAAGCGGATGGAAACTATGTTCACCTACGGTGATACTGTTTTTGCCAGCGATATAGTTGTTGTAACCTTCAACCTTCCTACCATACGCCTTTATAATCTGGCTAGCAACACCGTTCGCCAATGTGTATACACCAGACTTATCATCCAATACACATGCAATGCTAGTAACCCAGCCGTTATCATCATAACCATAATCGTTCGAACCAACAGTATTGGTCAAGCTTCTATCCTTGTACTCCTTAGAAACAATCTGGTTCAATGAGTTTGCATCAAAGTGTTTTACTCTCTCAGTGTCAAAGTTGGTGCTATTGACAAAACTCTCATAATTCTCATCATCCATGTATACATAAGGAGCGTTACCGACACCCTCGATATTACCATCGTTGGGCACCTTGTGTATGGAACTCGTGTATATAAGAGTATCCGCACCCCTTGGCTTCAGAAGCAGTTTGAACATGTCCTGTGTTCTGGCCCAGTCAATAACCTTTCTGCCCAGAGCCAATGAATGCTCCTTCTTAATCTTGGACGGGGTCAGAGTGCCCTCTCTTGTCATTTGATGAGCATCCGACTTTTTCGTCACATCATAGATAAATCCTGTCTGGGAATCCCAATAGTATTGGTCGCTATAATCAGTCCATTCCCTCAGCACGGCAGTGTAAAGTCCGTCAACTGGAAGGCCTGTTTCCTCGCTGAGTTTTTGCTGCTCACCTGGTATGATAACAAGGAGACCATTTTTCGGGTCCCTGTTCTCAACTTGCGTCGTCAACAGGGTTACCGACGGGTCGATTTCAACCGTACATTCAATACCGATGTTTGGAGCTTCTGTTCCAGTCTGGTGTATAGCATTTCCAAGAACCAAATGCTTGATGTCATCGAAGGGTACTTCTGTCAGGTCGTCATAGCCCTGCTCTTCATAGTATTTCATTACCCTGTCGTAAACTTCCGAGCTCATTTTGACATAGTTGGTAGCCGTTTCATATTCAGCCTTTGGCACAGACTCGTCACGTTCCGTGTGTACCACGTACGGAACTCTATCTTTACTATAAAACTCTTGTTCCCCTGACTCCGATGTCAACATATACGACGGACTTTTAAATCCACCATCGTTATCCCAGAACTGGCTAAATCTAGGTTGTTTCTTAGCCCACATCATTGCCAGGTTAATCGCCTCGCCGAACGGTATCCTATACTTTCCTTCCAGCTCGATAGAGTCGTATTCGTTTTTCTTTTCAGGTGGAGTAGTAAACTCAGGAACAGGGGCAACTTCTTCATCACCATCTTCCTGGTTGACCTCATTTTCCAAGTCACCAAGCAGGTCGTCCAGACCTTCGAACAGAACGCCGTTGATATCCTTGACCGCCTCAAAAGCCGTCTTATTCAATCCGAGCTTTCCCAGATAATTCTCAAAAACCTCTTTCTTGCTAAACATGGTAGCCTATCATCGGTTAATTTTCACTTATAGTTTATAACGTAGAAAGGCACCGTGCATAAGCACGATGCCCATCGAGTAGCATTAATTCCACTATCGAGAGGTTGGAAGATACGTTATCGCATCAGCGCTATGAAGCATGGCGATATACTTATCCAATCGCTCCCTTGTCAGGAATTCATTCGGCTCAAACGTCGAAAGAAGCAGGGCGGCCTCCCTAAATGCACCTTCCATAACGAGCATTGAAATCTTGCCGATGTCGTTGGCAAAATCGATAGCGGTGTATTCGGTCAAAATCGAGTTCTTAAACTCATTCCTGACGAGAGTGATAAACTCCGACCCTACGTTGATGTTGAACGCGATTTCGCCTTCTTCACCGTCGATTGAACCAATACGGTCAATAGTTTCATTCATCTCAATCAGGAAACGTTCCTTAGGAACAGGATTGCCCATATAATCGGATACGCTATGTGACTCGTAAGAGGAAATGAACGACGCCAAGTCGGATTTCCAAAAGTCCTTGTTGTAATAGACGACATTGTCGTCAACGTAAGTTATCGTTCCAACATAGTTCATATTCATTTCCTTTAACTTGATAATGTCATTGACGTAATCAATCCCCTTTTCATTGCAATAACGCTTGACAAGGTTGAGATTGTCAAACCATCCTATAACATGCATGGTTGTTTTCTTCATTACAACAATCATATAACAGCCCCATTAATTTCAAGGTATGCCTTTTGTATAGTATCCTTCTGAAATAAACCCTCTGCACTCGTTCCCCAGTTTCCTAACTGCGATGGAGACTCGTTACGTGAGCCAAAGTTACCGCTATACGGAAAGCCGATTTCTGTCAACGCAACCCCAGATGAATCAGATTCATACACTATCAGGTCTCCACTTCCGCTTCCGCTAGACCTATTACACATAATAGCGTATTCCTTGTCCGCCGACAGGCTCAGCGGGTTCGTAAAAGTAAACGTGACTTTTCGGATTTCCGTTCCATCTCTACTCGACGGCAACGATGACCCATCATACAAAGTAAAGTCTGGATATTCTACCTGTATGCTATAATTCCCAGTTATGCCTTGCCATACAGAAGCATCATCCCATGGAGAGGTTCCTGTAAATGTACTACCGATGGATTCAACCATTTTGTACACCCAGTTAGCCATAACGCCACCCTGGGACATTTCCCATCCAGCCACACCAACATACAGACCTAGCGTATTGATAACAGGATAATCACTTCCTTTTATAATCCTAAGTCTACCATCAGTGCCTGACTCCATAATGAAATTGTAATACTTCTGCGGTCCTCCACCTTTCTTCCAGCATAGGTGAAAGTCACCGTTTTTATAGACGTACACCTCCTTGAAGTCAGCAAAGCTCCCGTTCTCGTAACGACATATACGAGGGACATTCTGTGACCAAGAGCCACCACTTCCGTCAGGTATTCTAAACGATATGTTGTGTGTATCAACCATAGACTACTCGTAGACGAAATAGAACCCACCCTCAATGGCACCGCTTGACGGCAATTCGGTAACAGCAACACACACAGGTATATCCTTCGTATTCAACGTGAATGTAACCGTTTGTGACTCTTGGTTATATGAACTATGTACTTCAAGATGGCCTTCACCAGATGCTATGCTTATATTATACTTTGTATCACCACTTCCTCCGCCACCACCTACGGCACTGACCTCATAGGTATATTGACCAGTTGTTGGGTCTACAGAAGTTGTAATAACGATACCACCGCCACTCGTTACTCGTGGCAACATCGTCTTTAAGGCATATGGAGTCAAATCAGGAGCACTGGACAGTTCTACCCATCCAGACTCGGTACGCAAAACAAAGTTTCCTGCACTGCCATACTCACCGCTGTCTGTCAATACATACTCATCGCCAGTTGTCGGAGTAGCACCCATATCGTGAATCTGTTGGTTGCTAGCCTCACCTTTTAGCTTAATGGTTGCACCCATATTGCGGATAAAGTTAGCAGCAAAGGTCGCATCAGACAATGCAGCGGCAATATTTGCTTGGATTAAATCAGAAAGCTTCAACGGAGTGGATGGCATTCCGTCACCTTCGATACCACCTGTAACAGACAACGGTGCAAACGAACCAGTAGGACCAGTCGGCCCCGTTGGGCCTATAGGGCCCGTTTCACCCGTCGGACCAATAGGTCCTGTTTCACCGGTATCTCCCTTTGACCCAGTGTCTCCCTTGGCACCTGTATCACCCTTTGCACCAGTTGGGCCAGTTGGGCCTATAGGGCCCGTTTCACCTGGGTCACCTGTATCGCCCTTGGCACCAGTGTCTCCCTTAGGACCTGTTTCACCAGTTGGACCAGTTGGTCCTACTACACCTGCTGGACCTGTTGGACCAGTATCACCTGTTGGCCCTTTGTCGCCAGTAGGGCCCTTGTCACCTGTGGGACCTTTATCACCTGTCTCACCCTTGTTTCCAGTAGGACCCTGTGGGCCTTGATTTCCCGTTGGACCTTGGTCACCCATCAGGCCCTTGTCGCCGTTCGGACCTTTGTCACCTGTCTCACCCTTGTTTCCAGTAGGACCCTGTGGACCCTGTTCACCAATTGGGCCTTGATTTCCAGTGGGACCTTGGTCTCCTGTTTGGCCCTTGTCACCTGCGGGACCTTTATCACCTGCATCACCTGTGGGACCCTTGTCGCCAGTAGGGCCCTTGTCTCCTATTGGGCCCTGTTCACCAATTGGGCCTTGATTTCCTGTTGGTCCTTGGACACCTGTCGGGCCCTTGTCACCTATTGGGCCCTGTTCACCAATTGGGCCTTGATTTCCAGTGGGACCTTTGTCTCCTGTGGGACCTTTATCACCTGTCTCACCCTTGTTTCCAGTAGGACCCTGTGGGCCTTGATTTCCCGTTGGACCTTGGTCACCCGTCAGGCCCTTGTCGCCAGTCGGGCCTTTGTCACCTGTAGGGCCTTTGTCACCTACATCGCCTGTGGCACCTTTGTCGCCAGTGGGGCCTTTATCACCAGTTGGTCCCTTATCGCCGGGGTCGCCTCCTGGGCCAGTTGGACCAATTGGGCCAGTAGCGCCAGTGTCGCCTTTGGCACCTTTGTCACCCTTTGGACCAGTAGCACCAGTAGCTCCCTTATCGCCAGTATCTCCCTTGGGGCCACGAGGACCTGTTGCACCCGTTGCACCAACCTTACCTTCGGCACCAGATTCACCCGTTGGACCAACTGGGCCTTGTTCGCCAGTGTCTCCCTTAGGTCCACGTGCGGCTTCTTTCATCGCATCCAAACTAATTGCAACCGTCTGACGGCCAGTACCATCGGGTTTCAGTATTGTACCAAGAAAATACGCATCTTCGACGGGTCCTGTTAAACTTGTATAGTGCGGTAATCCAATTATTTTCTTTCCCTTAAACATGACGTAACCGGCAAAAACTTTACCAATAGTTTATAATCCCATGGCTGTTTTCACCTAAAACAAAAGGCGACCATTCAGGTCGCCTAATAGTTGATTTGTTAAGTTGACGTTGTCAAGACAACGTATTCAACTTCTCGATGTAACTCCTAAGTCCTGCAGCAAGTTTCGACAGAGACGGCTTGAACTTCGGAACTTGAGCCTGACTTCCAGGAGGGAACCAAGAAGCTGGGTCGGAAACAATCTGTGCAAGCTGTTCCATTGAGTTCAACACAGCAGTCAGGTTCTGACGGTCGTTGATGCCAGCCTTGTTTTGCATGACCGATGCCATCTTCTGGTTCATCGCATTGAGGTTTCCCTCTACGCCAGCATTTTCGCCAGTTCCGTTAATAAGGTCAAGAGCATTGTTCAACTCTTCGAGACGGCCATCAGCATCAATCTGGTTGCAGTAATCCCTTGTCGCAGCGTCGGTGTTGTTTCCATACGGCGTTTCGACAATCCTCTGGCCACCAGGAAGCTTGGTCGGCCTGCCCTGCTGTCCATATCCCTGTCCTTCAAACTGAGGCTGCTGATAGGCACCAGGAGGCATGATGCCAGGGTTCATCATGGGCTGTTGGTAGCCCTGCTGAGGATAACCCTGTTGCGGATAACCCTGCTGCGGATAATACGGCTGCTGCTGAGGATATCCTTGCTGCGGTGCATATTGCGGTTGCTGTGGCTGTTGCGGCTGTCCAAAGTATTCGTTATTGTTCATAATCTACCCTAGTAGGTGATATCATCCTTAAAGTATATTTTTTGATTATTCGTTGTTGACATACAGGTTGATGTCATAGTCAACCGCATCTATCCTAAACGTCTTCACGTATTTGAAGTGGACCTTCCGCATCAACTCATTCATCGTGGTGTCATCGGCAGGGCATACAAGGAATGTTGCAATCTTCTGCTCCAACAAGTGGTTAACCAGCTCCTGTGCGACAGGGTACTCGTTCATCTCCGAAGATACAACGAAATACTCGATTTCAAGCCTTTTGTCAAGGTTGTAGGCACTATGGAGAGAATACGTCTCTGCGGGGACGATATTCATGTAGTTTTCCTTTGTCGGGTCAGTAACGGTAAGCACGCCTACTGGAATGTCCTCGTAGGTTATGTACTCTACCATGTCAGCATTCTTGATTTGTTCAACCGTATTCGGCTTAGACACAATGCGTTTCAGGTCTCTGAAATCGTCACTGTACTTACCGTCAATCAGCTTTCCCAATTCGTCAAGCATGGAATCGTCAATCTGTGTAGGGTTCTTGATGTATAGCTTGAACTTGTCGTCAAAGGGGCCAGTGTTCGTTTGGCCGTCAATTTCGAAACCGTCGATAACCCCGCCATCATCTTCTGGCTGGTATTCCTCTATCGTCGATTCTCCCATTATCGTTTCAAACAGCTCGTGTCCAGGAACATCATTGAAATCCATGATAACCCCCTATATCTCATCACCCAAATTTGCCGAAGGGTCTTCCTCGAAATCGTTACTCTCACCATCACCACCAGCATCACCTTCGGCGTCAGGAACTACGTCTACCTCAGGCCCGGCCTGCTCAGGTGTTGGCTCGATGGAATTCATGAAATCCAACGATTGGTTCGTCATGTCTGAATCCCCATTTACAGAACCAGCGTCTAACGGTTCATTCATGGCAAAACTTTCGCCACTGATGTTATCGTCATCGGGCTGTTGAGCGTTAGCCCATTCCGCAGCTGTATCCCAGTTGTTCATTTCATCTACGCTAAACTGGTCTGCACCAGCAGCCTGCTCGTCCGTTGTCGGCTCATCGTCAACAATATCGAGCTCTGGATGCAGCAGTTCCACCTTCGTCTCCTTGGCGGCAGACTTAACAACGTCCAACGGGTCTGTTTCGGCTGCATAACCCCTAGGGTTCATCATCCTCTTTTTTTCCTCCTCACGAATTTCAGCATCCAGCTTGGCAGCAACGGTAAACTGGTCTTCACCTGTGTCTGCAGCCAATCCAGAAACAAGAGGAGTGCTCCTCCCAATAGGATTCGGTTTGACATCTATGTTGTCGTATGTCGTTGTAGTTTCCATCATAGTATCTACCTATTATGCCTGAGGTGCAGTTTCATCTACTGGTTGTTCGGCAGTTTCTCCGCCAAGGTTAGGAAGTTCTGTACTCGTGTTTTCGCTAATCTTGTCAACTTCCCCTAGGTCATTGATTGTAGTGTCGCCACCTGGAGCAGTCTCAGTACCAAAAGGCTGGTCTGCAATATCAGTACCCATATCGCCAGCACCGAAGTCACCACCAGCACCGAAGTCTCCTCCACCAGCAGGGGCACCGAAATCTCCAGCAGCAGGAGCACCGAAATCTCCGCCACCACCGAAGTCGCCACCACCAAAGTCATCACCAGCAGGCTGTTCACCTGTATTTGCCGTTCCATCATCAGGAAGAGCATTAACATCCATATTGTCCTTAGTCGCAGTACCCTGAAGGCCAATGTTATTCCTCTTAAATAGGTCCTTCATCATAGGATTGCTGAACAACCATGCCTCGAAATCCATAGCAGAATTTACGTCGTTATTATCAAGGAAATCGAGCAAGGCTTTCATTTCCTTCTTTGTCATCGGGTCAGGCTTCGTCTCATCGAACGCCTCGTAGAATCCTTTAAATTCTTCAAGCAATGTATCGGTATTCTCTCTCAAATTCATTGGAGGAATACCATCACGAATTTGCTTTGCCGTCAAATGTTCACCGCTAGCGTTTTCTTTGGATGCTTCGGCCTTCTTGTCGGCAACGATGTTCATAATCTTGCCAAGACTTCCGTTGATATCTGTGTTAAGACCCTGTTTCAACTCTTCGACAAAATTCGTAACCTTGTCTTCAGCATGCTCCAGGTTACCACCAAGATTAGCAGTTCCAGCACCTGCGCCACCGCCTTGGTCAGCAGCACCCATACCACCGCCTTGGTCAGCAGCACCCATACCACCGTCTGCAGGAGCAGCGGCAAAATCAGCTTCACCAAAGCCAGCATCAGCACCGCCACCCATATCGGCTTCCATTATTGCATTGGTCATTTGCAGAAGACCACGCATATCGGCAGACATTATCGGCTGGTATCCATACTCGTCAGTGGAATAGATATCGTCCTCTTCCGTCATTTCCTCTGCTTCCTTGATTGCATCGTCACAGCACTTGATGATTGTATGACCAAAGCCATTGATATAATGCTCAGAATCAAGGGATAGTTCAAACATCTTCTCGGCAACGTCGTCAACGTTATACCTAATCGTGATGTTTCCGTTGTCGTTCGGATAGAGCATGTCAACGATGACAGAATGGTTCCTTCTGACCATCTTGAACTTGGCATGAGCAGAATCGCACACAACGTTACCAAGGTCGAGACGGAATACAGACTGGCCAACAGCCTGGGTTGCAGCCTCGGTCAAGGCCTTGTTCAAAATAGTCTGTATCGTAGTGTACCCATGAGGGTTGCAATCCTTGTTAACCTTCTTGGCGAGGTCAGCCCAGTTAGTACCCTTTTCTCCACGGACATGATTGCCCTGAATAGATGCAATAATGTTCCTCATCGTCTGGATGGGAACAGCCTTGGCAGGCTTGATTGGGCCGCTTTCCGTGTGGACGTACGCAAACGTGCTGTTGTTATTCATACCTATGAACTCCGACATGTAGTCTAATCATTCATAGTTTATAATGTCGGTGGTGCCTTCAACTTGGGCAGACGGTGCTGCCAACGCAAAACGAAATTGATTTGGTCTTCGTCCCAGTCGTCTCCACCGACATAATCCATATAGTCTATGCAGGTCACGACATTCGTATCCATCACGCACACCCTCTGGCGGCACTCGTGGCAGAACATCGAGAGTTCAGCAGCAATGTGGTCATCTCCTAGCACGTAGCCGTTCAAAATGCGTACACGGAGAATATCGGGTATCATGCTGGCCCTGATGGCAAATACGGGGCCACCGAGAATGGCAACATCGGTAAGCTCACCGAAACCAAGTTCTCCTATGATTTTTCTGGTGCTGTTATCCTTAATCGACAACCCTTCATAGCACCCGTATGAGTCGTGGCTTTCGTGCCAGTTGAACGAGCTAGGGACACTTTTCCACCCATATACACCTACCATGCCGACATCAGTGGGAAGCCTATCCAGCTTGTCCTTCCATAAAAAGTCAGATATGCAGGTAGAACTGTCCATGTAAATGAACCAATCTGGGGGACACGCGAATGTTTCCTCTTCCATCTTGAACATGCCAGAGAACAAGGCCTTGACACTGAGGGAAACCCTGTCCGCACTATTCTTCTTCGTGAAGAAATGGTTAGGGTGGTAAATGTAATCGTAAGTCTTGTATCCACCGTCAAATCGTTTGTACATGTCCACATTGCCCCTCTTGTATATGCAGCGGAACACCTGTGGAGAAGCCAAGGACTTTACCACATCGTTATTCGAAACGGCAGAACACTTAACTGGGGTCAAACCTAAGATATCCCTCATCTTGTTGTCATGGTCGATTTCATTCTGCTTAATCTTTTTCAGTAGACGTTTCTTCTCGTCCATGACAAGACGGGGTTCGTTAATCTTCGTGTCAAGAGCAAGGGTAACATCATCGTCCGTAACTTCGTGATACTGGTACGGGCTTTTCTTCCTACTCTCAACGCACTTCTTGTGCATCATGAGGATTGAGAACTTGCCCTTCTTGTACCTCTGGGCGTTTTCTTCCTTGTCAATCTTCAGTTTCTTCCTGATAAATTCACGGGTGATGTCAATGAAGTTTCCACCCTTGATTAACTCCTCGATATCGACATAGTTGATACCTACCATCACCTCCTTAACCTTCCTGTCGTGATAAGTAGCCCATGTCATTATGTTTCCAGAAGCCAGCTTTACGTGAACCTTTTCGCTATCTTTTGCATAAGTGTCAATCCACTTGTCATTGACACCGTATCTGTTCTTGATGTGCTTCCTAGTTATGAACTCTCTACCGAGGCCATAGAGGTCTCCACAATCCCTTTCGTAAATATACCTGTCAAGGTCGTCCACAAGGAACATAGCAAATCCCTTTCCTGAACGACTGAGCTTTGAACCGTTGGCCTTCCTGACAGGACGTATCAGTTTCTTTTCGTATCGAGCACGAAGCCATTCCTTCTTATTCGCACCGACATATATCCTAGCCATGTCGCTCGAAATTATTTCCTTCAAAGGGTTGTAAATCGAGGTGTCACCCCTGTGAGAAGCGATGAATTTCCTGATGTCGTCCGACGAGTACCTGTCCGTCACATAGCCATCAACAGTCTTCATCTTCCTTGGCTTGTAGACAGCAAAGAATTCGTTTGACTTCGCTACATTACCGATGATGTCAACAACATCCTCGAAAGAAATTGTTGCGTTAGCCTTTGCAACCATGTCCAAGAACTTGTGATGACGATTGTATACATCCAAGTCCTTCTTGTAATATACGATGTGTTTTTCTCCGTCAGTAGAAACCTGTTCCTTGAACGGAATGTCCTTCGCCACTGCTTCAAACTGCTGTTGCGTCATTCCAAGGTATTCAGCGGCCTCCATTCTACCGAACGTGGAAAACGGGAGGTCTCTCCTTCTGAACTCAATGCACAAAAGCTTGCACCGTTCCACCACCTCTGGTTCACGGTACAGACGGTCCCCGTTGTTGTCGATAATGTAGAACAAATTGTGCAGAATATCCCTGTCGATAACCCAATCAACCGTACGGTTCAGGTTGCGGCAGATGTATTTCAAACTGATATACTTTACATTGTCCTTCAATACACGGTCAGCTTCCGACAGCTCATAAAGACCATACTCCACATTTGACTGGAGTATCTGGTTCGTATCAGTCGGTATCTCGTACTTTATCTCGTCATAATTGACCTTGCCAGATGAATCATCCTTCAAGAAATCCATGCCAGCAATCTCCTCGTCATTGACAACGGGGGAGATGTCATAATCCGATGCAAGAGCAAGCGTGTCCTGCGGGAGTTTCCAAAGTTCGTCGTGTATCGGTTTCATCGTCTTTTAAAATACAATATTTGAATGGGGCATCCCCGTGAGATAGGACGCCCCATTCGTTTGGTGTAAAGTGGAAACTGGTTAGATGAACACGTTCATCGCATTCATTGCCTGCCTGACATCATCATCGGAAACATCTGGTTCCAGCGACGTAGGCTGGGAGAGCATTTCCTTGGTCACATCAGGGCTGTTATACACCTTGTTCTGGGATAGTCCCTGCCCAAGGGCTTCAAATGCAGCAGACTTGCTGCCGAAGCCTACGGAGGCCAGTTTGGGTGCAGGACGCATCCTTTTGCTGACAGCAGCGTTTCCACCAGCGGGATATCTAACTTCGTTCACTTTGAGGTTGTTCTTGCGATAGTTCTCCAGCCCGTTTTCTTCGATGTCATCGTGCATCAGACTGTCGGCTATCTCGTTCAGTTCGTTCATATCAACTTGGTTTGGAGCCTTGATTTCGCCGATGCCGCTAAACTCGCTGCTCGTCGTCTTGTTGTCATCGACGCCGTTGATATAGTTGAAGATGTCTTCACGTTTCAGGTCGTCTAGGGAAATATCACGCTTCGGGTCAGTGAAGTATTCCACAGCCTTCTGTTGGAGGTCTGGACGATAACCGTTAGTTTCACGGAGGACCTTATCGGCAATCTTGGCATACATAAGCTGCTTCATAGCACGCTTGTATTCGACCACCTTTTCCTGAAGTTCAGCCTTCAACTGTGCAACCGTCTTCTTGGCTTCCCTTTCCTGCGTCGTTTCTATCTGGCATTCTTCAAGGACATTTACAATCTTCTGCAAAGCCTCGAACAGCTTGCCCTTGACAGCATTTTCGCCCATGCTGTCAACCTTTTTCTGGACAGCAGGCTTAACCAATGCATCGAATTGTCCCGATACCGCCTCGACCAAGGACTTGAATTGCCGGTCGCCCTTCGCCTCGTAGTCAGCTATCGCCTTATTGCAATTCGATTCAATCTTGGTTACAATACCAGGGTCGATACTGCCGAGTTCATCTTGTGTTAAAAAGTCTGCCAGTTGCATATGTATCACCTATTACGCAGATTGTTGAGTAGAGCTTCCCTGTTGTATACATGGTACATGTCGGTGCGGAAATCCATATTGCGGTTAAGCACAATTTCCTTTCCGTAGCGTTCGATGCACTCGGTAAGAACCTTGTGCGCCTTTCTCTTGCCAGCGTCGCTTTCGAAGTGGCTTGTGATGAGGGCCTTGTTATCGAAGCTCGGGTTTCCAACAACGTCAACAGTAATCAATGTATAGTCAGGGTCAATTTCTTCGTAGCCAGTAGGAAGCTTGATGGTATCGCCAGCACCACGCAGAGAGTATCCAGGTGTGTAGCCAGCCTTGATTAGGCCAGCGAGGTTACGTCCTGCATCAGTATCCTCGGCAACGACCATTCGGCAGTACAGGTTCTTTCCGTCCATACGGAGTTCTTCGATGACTGCACAGGTCTTCCACAGGTTCATTTCAAAGATTGGGTAATCCTTCGGGTTTCCCTCGATATCGACACGTGGGTGGTTCAACTCAGCGGCAAGACGGCCAAGGCGAATCTTCGTCCTGTTCAGTTTTTCAACTTCCCTTGCGATGATTGCACGAGGATATGAACGACCGTTAATGCCTGGTTCGTCACACACAATGGCCGTGCCTTCAAGAATGAGCCTCTTTACCTTATTTCCATACAAGTCGGTGCGTTCCGCGACAGATACCTTGCTGTCGTTGAAATTCGGTACGCCAATGATTTCACGCATCTTTCCCATGACGCTTCCCCTACTCACACCTTCCTGGGTGAGTTAATACTTTCCATGACTATCTTGGTCTTCTCTTTCGTACAGATGCTATACGCAGACTCCATATAGGCATTGACCAGCTTCTCCACGTTTGTGGAGTCACCGTTAAGCAGGTAGCTTATCAGCGAGCGTGCGTCATTGTCTTTAAGTCCTGGTATTGCCATTACCGAAAACCACAATAATCATTACATTCGTATATAGTTTATAACGGAAAACGTCGAGCCAGCATCGAGCGATGCTGGCTCATACACTAAAATATGTTTTTTCGCCTAAATTCCGTTCTCGTCCTCTGAGATATTCTCATCGGGAACGGGATTGGTATCAGGTGCTACCGTAGGCGTTTCCTCAACCGTCTGTTCTATCGGGGTTTCCTCTGCAGGAGTAGGTGCATTTGCAGGAACACGGTACTCCTTGGCAGCCTTGATGATACGCATCCAGTTCGTCATCACTGCTGAGAATGCGGCGAGGACATGCTTGCAAACCCTATTCTTATGATGCGGGTCCTTTACATTAGGCGGAATGTCCTCGCCTCCAGAAGGGACGCCCTCAATGGACTCGTATCCAGACAGATAACTGTCATAGATATGTTTAAGGTTGTATTTCATACCAGACCAGTTGAAGTCTGGACAGGTGCAGAACACCTTTACATCGCACGAGCGAAGCAACCCAATCTTCTTGGCCGGGGTCATCGGACCCTGTGCCATGCTGAACAAAGTTCCTTGCGGCGGGATGAATTCGATGTAGACATCATAGTTCTTATCGCCACTGGCCGACGGAACGACAAAGTGAACAACAGCGTGTCCAGTAGTCTTGTCCATCGTCAGGTCATTGAAGTGGAACATTAGCGTCTTGCTTCTGTATTTCCTGAGATTGTCTACTGGACCAGAAAGGTCATTCATAGTAGCCTCAAAGCATACGTCATACAGACGAGAAACGCTATCGTACTGCAATGCGTTCAGTCCAATGTTGCCTACGGCTTCCATAAATATCTTTTTCTCGTTCATACATTCCACCTAGCTAAAAAGCACTTCCGCATCATGGTTCTCCATGATGAAAATTCCATCCATACCAGCCTTCTTCACGTGTATTGCCACAAGGTCAACATCCAGTCTGGCCAAGTTACCAAAGAAATTGTTGTTACGGGCTATCCTATATACCTGATTGTTCTCGCCAGTGAACTGGTCAGACAACACATAAGTGAACGGATATCCGCCATGTTCAAGAATGTCCTGACGGAATGCGGCGATTGCAGCATCAGATACAGCACTCGGGTCAATAGCACCGCCTGACACGGTTTGCATCTGCGCCCTAAACATTCCGCGTCCACCAACTCCGTTCGGAAGGTTAGGCGAAAACGCACCGCAAGCAATGTATTCGTCAGCATTCTCCAACGGATTGATAATATCGTAGAACTGCTTCAAATACTTCTTTGAAACTGCGGCGCTCCTCTCTGGTTTCACAGGATTGAATACCCTGACGTTAGCAAACTGGTCGTTGACCATGTTGGAGACAATCGGGTTCCTATCGTAAGAAGTCATCTGATTAGCAGCAACTACAAGAGTGCTCCTGGACACAGGCGTTTCATCACCGTCCATAGCCATCTTGATTAACTGCAAGATGTTCTTGATTAGAGTCGAGTTTGATGCAAATGAAGTTATCTTGCGAAGTCCCTTCTCGATTGTAGACACAATGTCCAATCCTTCACCTGCAATCTGCGTTTCCTTCGTCTGGTCACCAACAAGGAATTTAGACATCAGGCTACCACCCTTGATTTCCTTTATCAGTTGCTGCTCCGCCTTATTAGCCCTGTCCTGTACAGCCTTTGCACGTTTCTCCCACTCCTTGTCCATGGCACTTTTCTTGCCATTCTTCGTCTTGTTCTTAGCGGAATACTTCGTGGTGTATTTCATCGCTATCGCCTTGAACAGAGGATGGCGGATGTTTATGAAAGGAATTCCGAACACTTCGGTATAAGGCTTGCTTATCTCGACATGGGACTTGCTCAGTCCATAACCTGCTGGAATGTACGCCCTTGTCGCAAAGTTCATTCCTTGGTCAAAGTTGATTACGTCCTTGTCGTTACGAGACTTGATAGGCTTCTTGGGGTTTATCATCTCTTCGCAATAATACTCGATAGCGTTCGTCTGCGATGCACGGTAACCCCTGCTAACCATACTGTCGATGATACGCTCGATATCCTCGTTACTGTAACTCTTTCGATACTTGGCAGCAAGCTCGTCCATCTTTGCGATTACAGCGGCATAAAGAGCAGCAGCTTCGCCTTGCGAATACGATTCCATGTTAAGGTCGATATCCCTCAGGTCTATTCCAACAGTGCTCGAACCACAGAATGTTCGAAGCATGTTGTAGAAAGCCTCGAAGTCACCATTTTTAAGAACCATCATCAGTTCAGGCTTATCTGACTGTATTCTCCGATAAGCAACGATATACTTGTCCGCAATATCGCCAAGCTTAGACACATTTTCGCCATAAGCGACAGCCACAGCCAGTTGGACTACCGTATCAGTAGCATCATCAACTCCATTTCCAATCCTTAAATCTTCGGAAATTCCATAGCTACTCAAATACTCAATGATGAACGCATTTTCCACCATAATTTTCATCTTGGTGTAGCCAACCCCCTTCAGGGCAAACACGTTCTTGTCTTTAACGGTATCGTGTATCTTATTGCAATAGGTGATGATATCAATAGCAGTAAACGTTTCGTGAGCATTCTTTTTGAGATACGATACTATTTCCGAAATGATAACGCTCAACTGACGCTGGCTTCCCGCATCCGACAGAGTTGACATGAACTGAATAAACTTGTCACAATAGTCACTCACATCAATAGGATTGTATTTTGCATCAAGAAGCCTGACTGCCGAGGGGTCTACCGCCTTAATGAACTCAAAAATCTCAGTATAGTTTACTTCCAATCCACTATTATCTATCGCCTGTCTTAATGTTTCACTAAGCGGAACTTCCTTAATTTTATTGGTTTCAATAACACTGTCTTGTTTCTTTTCTTTCTTTTTGCCGGGACGCTCCTTAGCGTTCATTACAACCTTACCCAAAAGAAGGTCGTCATCATCGTCATCCGATTGACCAGCACCATAAATTTCATCAGCGACCCTATCACTCTCTTCTTGCAATGCAGCAAGTTCCTCATCACTCAGTTGAGCGGATTCAGCAGGAGCACCTTCTTTTTTATCAGCAGGATTACCTTCTTCTTTATCAGCAGGAGCATCTTTTTCAGCATTAGGTAGTTCACCAGAATCTTCTTCCTCGCTTACTGGAGCAGGTTCCTCGTCCTCACCACCTTCTTCGGAAGCAGGGTTCGGGACATCAGAGGAGCTTTCATTCTTATCCTTGTCTACATCCTTCGGAGCTGCGGAGGCAGAAGCAGCAGCTTTGGCTTCGTCCTCTGCCTTTTCGTCTTCCAGAAGTTGACGGTATAGTGCCATATTTTCAAGTGCCATAGTAATGAAGTCTGATATTTATCTATAGTTTATAAGGTAGTTATGAGCCTAGTTGGTTACATATACGAAAGAACCACCGTCGGGATAACGGTGGTTCTAATGAATATGTCAGTTATGCTAGATGCCGAGCGCCAACTCCAACAGGGTTTTACATTCCTTCTTGATATAGTTGACGAATTCGTTTGTATTGTCGATTTTTTTGATGTCGTAGTTGTCCTTTATGTATTGGAGAGCTCCATCGACAGTCGGTGTAGCATCGTTACGCCTATAGTCGCTAACGAGCGGCTGTGCAACGCTCCAGTTATGGTCCTTAATGATAGCATCAAGGACAGGTTTGAGTTTACCCTTGAGAGCAGCAAGCGTTTTATCTGCGGCTTCCTTTGTGATGTGGAAATTATCCAGAATAGACTGTGTTTGCAGTGCCTTCTGAACTTGTGCCGCCTTCACATAACCGAAGGATTGTCCGATGGCATCAACAAGCATCTTCAAGTTATTCCTTGCGTCGCTCATATACATCGTAGATTTAACGTTCTTAGCTTCCTCAGAGCTACCCTGTCTCGTCATTTTTGGCGTAACGAGGGTGAAATTAAACTTACGAGCCATTCTGTCAAATCCATCTGGTAGAATTGATAGAATGTTTTCGTACTTCACCTTGTTTTCCTCTGGTGCACCAGGGGCGAACGTCTTCAAGTCAGCCACGATGGTACGAACCAGCCAGTCTTCCATACCAGGATTGCCACCGAGCAAGATTTTTGACGGTTTGAAGCTATAATCGTAGCCACTCACCCTCCATATCAAGTAAGCCACGATAGACTTCATGACATCAGCGCCAGAACATCCTTCATACAACAGCTTCAACATGGTTATCTTGTTCATGACATTGGTCGGAAGCCCTCCTTTTGCACGAACTTCGTTATACCATTCATTCAGTTTTCTTACAACAGCAGGCAATTTAGCCGCCATAAGATTACCCTGCAACAGGTTACGAGCCTGATAGCGAGCGAACGGAACATCTTTTTTTCCAACATTCAGACTAGATATAGGAGGAATATTGTAAAGTTTGTTATCAGCATCAATAACTTTGGTTACTGGTCGAGGTGTTTCACCAGGTACAACGATGTAATCGCCATCTTGCAGCTTTATACTCGTGCTGATAAGCATGTCGTTATTGTCTTTCTTCACCACATTCAACTTGCAATTGAAGTTCATGCGGGTGCCCGCTTGCGGGTCTCCTGCCTTATCCATTGCATTGAACGCATTTTGCATACCCTTCATATCGAGTTCCTTATCGCTAAGAATATCGTCGATAATCTTAGAGGTAGTATTTTCTGAAGCCTTGCCAAAACCACGGAGCTGAGACACAGATGTTTCAATCGGGTCATTAGGACTGGTGTATTCCGTTGGCTCGAATGATTCTGGGTCTTTTGCCGCATTCATCACTTCATGATATTTTTCACTATCTGCCAACTGCAACTCTGCCCCAAGATTTCTGAGTTTTTCAATAAGCTTTTGAGGCAATATCTCAGAGCTAAGGTTTTTAACCAAATCACCCTGAGCAGCAAGCCTCTCCTCAAACTCGGTCGGAGTACCGAGCTTGCTCCTAGAATTCACAATATCGGCAGCAGTCTTGTACAGCAACAGAACCAGTTCCTGTTTACGTAGTTCAGTTACCGCATCAGCTTGCTTCTTGTTACTTTCATCAACCTGATAGTTACAGAACAGCGACACATTGTCCTTTTGAGTGTCAACTGAACCATCCTTGAGAGCACGCTTCAATACCTCAACGGCACCGTAACCATCGCCATAGTCTTTTAGATATGCCTTATAGTCAGCTTCTGCTTGGTCGATAGTAACACGGCTTGATTTAAGCAAATGTTTGATATATGCAGATTTTGCTATACCATACGCAACACGATAAGCATTTACAGTCTGGTCAACACTATTGTTCAATCCGAGCAACGCGCCTTGCCTGTCTGGTTCCTTATCGGCTTCCTTGCCAAAGCCCGTACCAAATCCATGTTCCTTTCCAGATTGATACAGAGAGCGGTTTTCTGCATTGATGTCTGCATTCTGATAAGCATAGGCAGTGATGAGTTTCGCATTGTTGTTGATAAGAACGTTCATCGGGTTAGCTATGACTTGTGTCATAACCTTGTCCATAACTTTCTTCAATCCAGCCTTCTCTTCTGGGTTCAACTGCGATTTCACCTCAATTGCATTCATGAAATCATCAAACGATGACTTCAAATCAACGAAGTGCTGATTGATGAGGACCTTGGATTTCTGTCTCTCATTATTCGCCGTCTGTTGAATGCGTTTCTGCCTGTCGATAGTCCTTCCGCCAACATCGGAGTAACCGATATCATTGTAACTAGCAGCAAGTTCCATCAAAGTATCAAAGAACTGCTTTACCTTCTTGAGGTCAATATCAGTTCCCTTGTACTGATACGGAGAAGACTGGCCACTGTTGTTGTTAAGGCCAAAGATATTGGTTATGTCACCACCCTTTGAGTAGATGCTATCGATTATGCTTTCAAGATTATAGAAGTTGGGAATATCGTTGCGCTTACCAGACTTGTTGTAATGAGATTCCAAGACCTGAATTTGCGCCTCTTCCATATCCTTGACAGGCTTCGTATCCAGACGTGCAATGCCGTTTTCATCGCTACTGTAATCGATGGTCAGGCATTCTTTTGGCACAGAATTGAACAAGTCGTTCATCATGGCCTTTACACGAGAATCCATGAACGCCCTATTGAGGTTCTTTGTCGCCTTAGATGTAGTACCATCCATTTCTGTATCATACATACAGAATTTAAGGAGTGGCAGACCAGGGTGACTATATGATTTTAACGTATCGGCATCAAACGGAACAAACGATTTGCTAATGTCCGTCGGCATCCCGTTGACGAGACCAACAATCGTACTACCGTTCTTAACAACGATATCAGCAACCTGAGCGATGTAATTCGGGTCGTTATCGAGTTTCTCCTGAATCTTCTTGTACTTAGCAGCATCGAGTGTTGCTTCCTTCAACGCTCTCTCTCCCTGTGCCTTGTCAATCGTCGTATCAGTTTCGATAGTCTTCTTCAAGGAGGTCACTTCATCGAGTTTCGCATGCAAGTCCTCGCTGAATTTTTTGTTAAAGCACGATACAAGGTAATCACTCTCAAACTTGTTTTCGAGACCATCGTTGTTAAGGCTATCGTCCATGGCGTATTTGACCATCAAGCTTCCGATTTCTGGGATAAGAATTTTATCCATTGCATCGTCGGTATTCAGGCCAGCCTTCAAGATATCCTTGACTTCGGATTCGGAAACACCACCAAACATGGCATTGTTCTCATCCTCTTCGTCAATAAATGCGCTCATGCGGAGAGAATTGTCAGTAACATCAGGCTTCTTATCAATTGCCTCGCTAACAGTTTTCCAGAAATCCTGAATGAAGTGCTGGAAATTTGTGGTGTCGAGGCTAGCGACCTTATGAGCCACCTTGATGTCAAGAGAACCCTGTTTCTGCAATCTAGCCAATGCAGTTACAAGGTTGTTCTTCAGACTAGCAGTATCCTTCTCATTAAACTTAACTGCTTCTGGATTCGGGAACAATCTGTCAAATACAGATTCAAAGGTGTCGTGAACCAATTTGTAATCTTCACCACCGATACCTTCATGGCCAACTTCATCTTCCGAAGCAACATCGCCAACACCACCATCGTCTGCGGTCTGGTTGTTGATGTTGTCATCAAAGGCGTCGTCTACACCCTTGACATCAGGATACCATACATCTGCATCGGTAAGTTCGTTCTCGCCTTCGGTATCAGGCTCGGCATTCACGCCACCCTCAACGTCTTCTACATTGACATCATCAGATGCTCCATACGATGCAGACACTGCCCTCATTACGTTGCCATAATTCCACTGGGTCAAATTCCAGTTTCCTGGGGCAACCACGTCAAGAATATTTGCAACGTTTTGTGCGTTATATCCACGAACTGTGTTATCGAGGTTGTACATATCGGACAGATGCTTAATCAGTTTAGCACCCATCAGGTTCCTGTGCCTATGATTGATTGCGTGGAAACTAAACTTACCCTCACTCTGATTGTAAGTTTCCACTGACATGACCAACTCAGGATTCATAAACGCATTGAGTATAGACTCAACCTCATCTTCTGGATACGCAGAGGTGCTCATGATTTGGCTAATAACCTTAATAGCCGTAGACAACTTATCCACAGGACCAGGATTGAACGTCTTCCCGTCCTCCTTCATGTCCTTCATGACAGACAACACCTTACCAAGAGCAGTGTTTGCTTCTTTCGTACTGAACTGAAGTCTACCAGTTTTTCCTTTCCTAACGACAGCGTTGCAATACCTTCCGATAGGAGACCTCATCAAGTCCCTTACGCTCTTATAATTGTATTCAGCGCCATTGCAGTACAGGCCTCTGCACAAGGTATCCATATTCTCATTACGAACAATAGTACCCTCGTCGTCCTGCATGGTTGCGAACGCAATGCCGTGCGGAATACTGATGAAATACACATGGCCTTCGCCACCAGCCTTAACCTTACGGGCAATGATGTTCTGGAAATCCGTCGCATCAAGCTTATTATCAATCTCACCATCGACCTTAAACGTATGTGGATTGGTGCCGTCGTACAAATCGAATACGACTGAAGTCTCCGCATTAGGGGTGGTGTGTTTGAAAGCATTTTTTACATTCTTGCTAAGTGTCTTCTCATCAAGGCCATGCTTTTTCAGCGCTTCACGCCATAGTTCTTCCTGTTCATCCTCGTTAATGTTGGTTCCAGAGCGGGCTTCCTGTTTCAGTTCTTCCACCCATTCGTCAAGCGACAACCCTTCGTCCTTACGTCTTGCAGCGTCAGCTTCAATCTGCTTAGCACTGAGGTCCTTGATAACAGAACCCTTACCAATCTGCATCGTAATGTGAGTCTGGGCGATAATGTCATCACCAGTAAATTCACGGTCAGTGTTTGAACGCTTCAACGACGGACCAACTGCGACAGGTACTGCTCTCACAGTATCATCATCAGAGTTGTTCACCTGAGGCTCAGATGCCAACACATCCTGCAAATAGCTCCTACCGTTAACGACCCAGTTATCTCCCCACTTCTTAAAGATTTCACCCATATTGCGGTTAACACATTCCTTAATGAACTCAGGGTCGCTCAACATCGCAACAAAGGATTTAGAACTGATTGGAATAATAGTATTGTCATCACCTTTGGTTCCCTTATCCAAGGCCTCACCGATAGCACTATACTTTCCACCCAATCCGTTTTTCAGCAAGTCAATAAAGGGAGCTTTTGTCTTCTTCGTCAGTCTCAAAACGTCAACCACGTACTGCGGATAAACTCGGATTTCTGAGAGGTTCGAATTACTCAAACGCTCTGGGTCTATTGTCCTCATGACATTCTTGCCTTGGTTATAGACAGAACCCCAGTTATCCAAGCTACCAAGAGAGGTACGGTCAGGGATACGGTTAACAGCAAACTTTGCTACATTATGTGCACCACGGGAGAATACCTCATCAAAGGTAAACTTTGCTGAACTACCATCGGTCTCGCTCGTCGGACGTGTAGCATCATGGAACACATCGAATATGAACCCGAGGTAAGCAGCATAAAGCACTGCATCCGAGTATTTGCTATACTCAGGCATCGTAGTGCTGGGTTTCACATATTTGCAGTTTTCCCTCAAAGCATCTTCAAAGACGGAAAAGAACTTTCCCGTGATGTCACTAAGACCAGCCTCGTCGTCCCTTTGCTTAGTAGTGGACGTACCGTCGTCGTTAAACGTAGTAGTAAACGAGTTATCGGACAGCTTGACAAGGTCAGGGCTCAACATCCTGAAGAACAGCTCGAAAATCTTGGGCCCGCCTTTCAAGGATGATACCAAGGGATACTTACGCTTATTGGCTTCCAATTCTGCTGCAGAACCATGTTCAAAGAACATGCGGCCCTGCCTTTCAGGAAGAAGGCTCCTACCAAGGTCAAACAAGAACTGACCCTTTCTTGCATCGGTATTGATGTTTTTATAGTATTCATTCAATGCCCACTCAAACGAGACAGGTTGATTTTGTCCAAGCCTAACCTTAATATTGGAGCATAAATCGTCACTGACTTGTACCGGGAATACGTAGTTTCTCAGCTCAGCCAGGTATCCGTTTGCCTCTTTTCTGATTGCCGCATCATCTTTATAAGACATGGCTTCCAGCAAAATTTTCTGCATATTCATACTAAAATCCCTATGATGGACTCATTTTCACATATAGTTTATATAACTACATTAAAAAGGATATCAAAAAAGCGGGATTTGGTCCCCGCTTTATGACTTGAATATCTCATAGTCGTTGCCAGTCTTGCACCACGGGCATATGTACCCTTTAGGAATGACGTATTCCTTGTCTGATATCCTAGGCATTGAATCGTTTGCCGACATCTTCGGGCACGGAACTATTGACCCCGCTGGATTGACACCTATGTATCCCTTGATTGCGTGCTTGTATTCTGGGTGCGGGTCTCCGATACGGTCGGTCAGCCTGTACGGGATGTGGTTATCCTCGCAATACTGAATCTTCTCTTCCTCGTGGTCGAAGAGGTTCTTGACTATCAGAATCATATCGTAGTCTATCGGTCTCTGTTCCCAACGGTGCCATGCCGACACCATCTTCATCAGACCCATCCTCGGTATCTTGCGAGAACCGTTGGTCTTTATCTCTCCATGATAGCCGTTCATTTCAAGCCAGTTGACCAACTCTTCTATCCCGCTGTACATAGCGGGCTCCCCGCCAGTCAGTTCGACTTCCCACTCGTCAGGCGACAAGTTCCTGAGAAATCGGAACAAGTCCGCATTCTTCACCAGGTACTTCGGCTTCTCGACAAAGTTGTGCCACTCCCCCGTCGGACATTCTGGACAGGAGAAGTTACACTTCGTTGTCAGGTTCAGTTGGCAGAGTTTCATTACACCTTCCTATAAGTGATGTCAACAACCCACTTGCACACAAGGGTTTGCGGCAGCGCACCAACTTCCATGGAGCACAACGCTCCGTTAATATCACCCTGGGCCGTTTCAGAAGTCTTGTAACCGAATGCAAGCGACCTGACCAAATCATTATATTGACCGCTAGGACCAACCGATGATATCGTATTCAGGGCTGCCGCATATGTTCCAAGAGGCTGAGGTATGAACGCCGTGGTATCCCACATCTGCCAACCATACGAAGAACCATCACCAGACGGAGCGTTTATGGAATTCTCAACAATTTCGCATCTAGCCGTACCGCTAATCATGTAGGAGTCGCTAGCCGACGTGTTTTCCAACACCAAATCTCCGTTCGATACAGTAAATTTAATGTCTCCTGTCAGATAGGAATTCATCGTGTTTATAGCGGTTGAGCTATTCGTTACTTCATGGTCATTGACATAGATAACATTGACATTACCATTCAGGCTTCTCCATGGGTTTACTGCATAAACACTCGGGCAGCCTCTGCTTCCATCGTCGTTCTGATACTTATATACAAGTTCCAAATGGATAGTGCCAAACTTGCCGTTCTCGCCTCCTGGCATCCATGCCACAGTAGCTAGGTTTCCTTCTACGGCGACAACTGTCAATACATCACCAAGAGCAGGCGCCTTCTTGAATTGAGCGGCCAATCCAGTATCCCCAAGCCACATCTTGTTCTCATATAGAGCGATGCCACCTTCCGATACTATCATAGGATACCCTTTGTTGTGCTCTGCTATATATGCAGTAAACGTACCAACATCTGAATCATAGGCCGTTTTATGCTTAGCCAGAATTAGACAGTTACTCAACGACTGGTCAGCGCCAGAGAATGATACGGTGCCGAGAGCATGCACATTGGTAAGATTTGTGCCATTCTGAACATAGGATGCACTGCCATACAATGAACTGTACTCTAGTACAGCACTATTAAAAACAGACACGTTATGCCCAATTATGATTGATTTATTAGCCGTACCACCATAATATACAGAAAGTTCATCTCCATAAATAATAGAATTATCAACATGAGCAGTATCATGTACAGCTAAGTTACTGCCCAATAGGACAGAAGCATCAACATAACCAGTATTATGTACATCTAAGTTGCTGCCAAGCATGACAGAAGTATTAACATAACCACTACTATATACAGATGAGCTGCTGCCACATAGGATAGAATCCTCAATATAACCACTACTATATACAGATGAGCTGCTTCCACATAGGATAGAATCCTCAATATAACCACTATATTGTGCAAGTAAGCTGCTTCCAATAACGAGCGAGTTGGTAAAATTGCCGCCAGAATCAAGCGTGTTGTCCGAACCAATCAGCAAACTATCTGACAATCGGCTGCCATTACGAATGCTATTCCGAGACCCGACAAGCATCATGTCTTTGGTACTATCGGTCGAATAAATTGCATTTTCAGAGCCAAATATGTTAATGCCTTTATATCCACTACCATAATAAACGCTATTTCGAGACCCGACAAGCATAATGGCTTCGGTAATACCGTTCGAATAAATTGAATTTTCAGAGCCAAATACGTTAATGCCTTTATATAGACCACTATTAATAGTGTTGAAATCACCCCATACATGTATATGCTGACCACCTTCAGACTGATTGTATATGGCATTATATGAGCCAAACAGGCTATGACTTCGACCGGAACCACTGTGTATAGCATTTCCTTCGCCACCCATTATGACACATGAATCGTATTCATCATCATTGTCACCAATGACTGAATATATACTAGCCAGAATAGCACAATTAGATGCATTTGGCGATATAATACTCTTATATCCAGCGTTAAAAGAGTGTGAACCAAGAGTCGCTGATTCCTGCATCAAGGCATACGAATCACTACCCAGTTTGTAGTTGTCGATATTTACATCACAATAACTGGTTGACGTATATACAGGCAATACTGATGTCTTTGTTATGGTTTCCTCAACAACATATGAGCCACCCGCTGCAGATGAGTGAGTGACAGAAATCGTGTTGCCCACGATTTCAAACCTATTGCCATTAAATTTCACAAAATGGGATGCATCGTCCTTTATAGCAAAGTACGTGACATCGCTTCTAGGAATATAACCCCCTTCATCCGTGAAATACCCTGCCATTGGAAGATGTAACGATGATATAACACTATCGTTCATATTGGCGATAATGTCTTTCCATTGTTCCATGGTAGGCACTGACCATCCACTTGGCAACACCATTGAAGCCACAGTAGAATTGTCATAAAACAGGAACATCGGGAGCTTATATTGCTTCGTAGTAGTGCTCTCCGTATAAGAGCTCTCGTCCGAGTTTTTGTATGTGATTACAGTTGTTACACTCTCAACAACCCAGCCAGATGACGGCAGTGGGTCTACACCTCCGCTTCTGACGGCACTCCAGTCAGTTCCCGTCCATGTGTAGATTTCATAATGACTGTTAGAGTCGTCCCTGTACTTATATGTAATTTCCTTCGTAAAATAAACAGCATCATCAGACTTAGTTCCAGAGGATGTCGTTTCGATAGACTCATAGTCCAACCATTCCGACGCATCGTGATTATAGTCTGTTCCATTGGCAGCTTGAGAAATGTCACTCGGTAGTTGATAATAGAGAAATTTAGGAACTAGATACGTAGAGCATGGGAGTGTGGACGATGGAGAAAACACATCCATACCTCTACTATACACACCATTTTCGAGAGTAATGTTTCCATCCAATGTATTACTTATATAAGGAGCGATTGCACCAACAGCCGTTTTATATTTGATTGCTGTATTCTCCTCCGTAGCAAGCCTGTTCCTTACCGAGTTTGAGTTATAGTCCCTTGCGTCAACCAGGTTTCTAAGGCCAGTTACAGACTTTTCCTTCTGCTGGATAGCTTCCTGTTTAGGGCAGCAACCACCCTTTGCATTCTTCTGGTCACGGAGATATCCCATCTCAATCTGCATGTTGACAAGGGCTTCTGCCATAGAAGCGTTTGCAAGCAGCTGGTTCTTGTACCAGTCGATTGCGTCATCCTCGTACAGGTTGTAGAACACCGCGCTTTCACGGATTACAGACGAATCCTCGACAGCACCCGAAAGGTCGATGAAGATATCAGATTGGAATTCAGACAAACCTTCACCAGAGTCGCTCAACGTGACTGGGCTATCCCATTCACATACGGCAAACAGTACAGGTTCAGCCTCGGTATCAATCTGGTACTGGGCCTTCATCTCGCCGCTATCGCCAGAGCAACCATACTGTCTCATCGGAACGGCATAGATACCGATACGGTTGAACTTGAATGAAACCTTCTGGCTGTTGAACAGGGCATGCTGCTCATCCGTCGGAGACGGGTTCAATGTAGCAACATTGTCGCCATCCCCAGTTTCCACTTCCTTGAAATAAGCACCGTCCTCGGCATTTCCGTTAAGTTTCAACTGGACTTTGAGCTTAATGCCAGTAGCGTATTCGTTGTCTGCGGTCTTAGCAGTGCTTGTTACGGAGTAGTCACTAATCGGGAAATACTTCGTGGCCTTCGCCATGTTGCGGCAACCTGTGTTTTCATCATACAGGAGACCCGAAGCGTTAACGGGGGCACAATACTTGTTGAAGTTCGAGATGGAAAGAACCTTCCAATACTGGTAGCAGTACTGGTTGTAGTCTTCGCCCATATCTGTTTCGTCGTTCTGCGTATACGTGTATACAGAAGGGAACCAACCATCGATATCTACACCATCGAACGTTTCGCCCAATGCATGTGCGTAATCCTCAGAGTCACCACCTTCGATGTTCGTCAATCCGTTCCTGTAACCTTCGTAGTTACGGAAGTCCGTGGAAACCCTCGGTACAACCGCATCACCGACTTCATCAACGGGATAGAAGTTTTCGATACGGTCGTTTCCAGAGCCAAGGAAGATGTCCATACCACCTTCGGACCAACCTTCGCCAGCAGCCTTGACACCTGTGTACAGAAGAGGTGCTGGCAGCGGAATGAGCGACTTTGAGTAGTCGATGGTATCGTCGTCTCGGGACGCATTTACCTTCACGCCCTGGTAAATGTAAGCACCCTTCAAGCCATACTTGCCATCAACCCATGTAACAAGGTTGTTACGTCCATCCTCGTCTAGGACATATCGATAGTTTTTCTTGATATTGCTGTCGTAGTTTACGGACTTGAATTTATTGCTGGCCTTAGTAGTCTGGTAGCCATCTCCATTCATGTCGCCTTGGAAGATGTTATAGATGATATCACCGTCCTTAGTCAGCTTCGTCATACCAGGATTGAGCTGTTCGTCTTCCTTTTCCTGCAATTCATCAGGCACGAAGGCGAGCGCGTACCATCCAATCCACCAGTGCTGGCCGGTCGCCTTGGATGAAGAAGCCATTAGTTCAAGTCCCTTGTTAGTTATCTGTGTTTTCGCTGCCATATCGATAGTCTCTGAAATACACCAATAGTTTATAATGTGTCACGGACATCATTTCACACCCCTTATAAACTATAATCAGAAATAATCGAGGATTATTCATGAATGAGCGTGTAAAAATCTTTATGGAATCGGCATCCCAGATGGGTGTGGGCAAACCAGAGCTGGAAGCCTTGACTAAATTGTTCAAGGTATGCCTCGAAAGTGCTCTGGAAGACGAAGATAACATTGACCTGTACGAAGATGATGTCGATGAAGACGGCCAAGATGCATCCAGTCTAACCGACCACATGAAACCCAGATGGGACGAAGAAGATGAAGATGACTTTGACCAAACCCAGTCTGAACCTCTCGAATCAACCTTGGGCACAAAGCTAGCCAACGCTTATGTTCAGATTGCCCCGAAACTAATCGATAAAAACATGTGCAGTGTTGATGAAATCGACAACCTATCCAAATTCATCGATTGGTTAATAAAGGCATACAAGAAATTCAACCCAGAAGAATACATGGAGAAGGTTGCCGTCAAATACCAAAGAAGGCAATCCTATGATACCGACAGAATGGATAAAATTCTGGATGTGGTTAACCTTGGCTCTCGGGTCGTTCAACTATTGACGGAAATCAAGAATACATTCAGCGATGAAATCAGAAATGCAACCTTTACTAACGAGGCATCCGTATTCCCTGTTGCAAAAGATATCAACGCTTTCATGGCCGAGAAATTCGACACAGGTTCAGACGACTTGGCTTCCGAGCAAGCTGACCAAAGCATCATCTACGATGACTCTGGATTCAGGGATGTCGATGCAGAGGAAGAAAAGGCAAATCCAAATAAGGAGAAGGCACTTACAGACGAAGAAATACGTCAGATAAATAATGCCCCAAAGAACAACACTCAAGATACATCACCAGACACGTTCTCGCCAGACGAGGAAATAGATACTGTAGAAAATGCCGTCATCGACTTTGTTAACTTTGTTCCAACCATGAGTCTATCCGATAGCGAAGTAGCCGACTTCAACAAACCAGTTAAGAAGGAAACAAAGAAAAAGCTCAAAACTGCCGCCGACAAACGTGGTGAAGTCAGAAAGATGTATAACGGCGATGTTGTCGATGCCAATGCATGGAAAAAAGCCGATGAGGACGACCTGTGGGCTGACCTATAATAAGCGATTCATTCAACAAAAAAGGCCGAACAACGTTCGGTCTTTTCTTCATTCAAATGTTACCGTCATCTTTGGTAGCGACGGACGCCCGTCTAAATCGCTGGCATTGATTACTGGGATGGTATCATCCTTAGCCTCGGCCCTGATATGAGCAATCAATTTCTTCACCATGGACTTTTGGTAAGCAGAATACGAACCGATAGTCGATAACGGGTTTTCTGATGCGACAAGAACGATTGATACAGCATTCTTGTTTGCAGCCTCATCGTTGTATTCAACACCGCTAGCATAATAAGCATCTTGGTCAAGCTGCACGAATTGCAGGAAGCCAGAGTTGTTGAGCAGACCAGTTTTAGATTCGGATGCAATCTCTGGGTCACCCTCTATCTGTCCGACAAGGTAATGAGCACTTGATTGAGAGCCTTCCTTCATGAACTCGTCCGCCATTTCTGGGAACGTCTTGGAGTCGCTGATGCCTATGATAATCTTGTCTATCTTCTTATCGAATCTTGAAATGTAGTTCCTCGTCAGTGATAGTTCAACTTCATCAACCTTCTTTCCATTTGCGTCATGAATAGGCAGGAATGTTGCACTCGGGTCACCTTCGACAATTACCGACGGTTCGTTAGAATTGTTTTCCGCAGTAGGATTGTTGTATGCTTCGATAGTCTTGGTTGATACGTGAGGAATGGTAAGATACTCGCTTCCCTGGTTAAGAACACCCTTTCCAACTGGCATCGCAGTGAAAATATCAATCGAAGCTTCTGTCAATACAGCATGTTCGGGAACACCTTCGTTATTGTTCGCCCCGTTTCCAGCATTCGTGTACGCCTTGTCGCTTGTCATCAGTATCTTGCTTTCGCCATCCCAGACGATATGACCACCGTTTGGACAATCTATCGTACTCATCTGCTTCGCCCTGTCGTAGTACCGCATGAAGCCGTCACCTCCAAGGTTGTAAACAGCGACGTTAGGATACGAGTTCTTCGCCGTGTAGTTGTAATCAAGGAACCCGTCCTTGGATGGTGAAACAGCAACATACCTTCCCTGTCGGATGTCCCCGTCGATGAAGTAAACCTTCAGGTAATACCCCTTTTCGGGAACAGCGTTAAGACAGGTCATGTCAGGACGAACGAAATACTGTGCATCGTCGTCAATCTCGTCAGTTTCTCCAATGATTCTAGCCTGTACACCACCCCTAAGTTCGGGGTCTACCTTGTTCGTCACAACAAGGGCGTCATACAGGAAATTTTGTCTCATTTGTCCCATATATTACCACACAGCTCAGTTTCTTCGGTTTCATCTATGTTGTAGTTCATGTTCACATCGGCCTTACCCGTGTTAGTGAACGATACGTTCTTAACATATATTTTCCCGTGGGGAAGGTCAAGATACTTGATGAAATCGTCGAATACAACCTGGATTGGCTTAAAGCACTTGATGTTCTTTATCAAGGTATTGACCTTTTCTTCACCAACAACACCGTTATCGAAGTTAGCATCGCTACGGAACTTAACCTTGACGTGCGGTGTCGGAACCCACTTGCTTATCTTGCCATCTTCGTAGTCAGCGTCCTCTCGGATGCTAACTTGGTCTTCTTCGATAAGTTCGTCATACGGGCGGTCAACATCAGTCCACATCGTGATGACCTCGGCGACAAGACCGAAAGTCTCCATGAGCATTTCGATGCCAGGCCTGGTTCCACCCAAGGTATAATACTGAGGAAGGTTAGACACGGTTTCCCTCACAGCAGCCTCACGGGCTTCCCTCGTGGCGTACATACGGTTGGCGTCCACGTCGTTCTTTGCATCAGTAATGTCATATCCCATGAACCTTGCCAAGTAGCCGATAAGGTCATAGTCGATAACCTTGGCATCACGTAGATAAATTAGACGTTCGAGCTTTTCAACAAGGGGGTACTTCATATCAGGTATTCCCTTGAACTTATCGTCCATGTCGTACCTAGGTGCAACAGACGCATAGTCGTGCTTCGAATTGAACTGCGGCATCGGCTGTTCGGTCGTATCTAGGTTCTCTACATACGGGCTGGAGAAGTTGTAGCTTCTGATATGGAACGGCATGATGTATGACGAAATTCCGTTATCCAAATCCTCGGCAATCATACGTTCAACTTCTGGGTAGGTATATGGATGATACACATATTCGTCAATCATCTCGTCGGTGCTTGCCGTGTCCCATTCGTTGTTGTGATACCTATCGATGTCCAGCTTCTTTATTTTCATGATACGCTTTTCGGAACACGGTGTCCATAGACCCTGCTTGACAATATACCTTTTCGGCATGTCGTCACGAAGATTGTCATAAGCAAACACGATGTCGCCTTCCACAAAGTCGTATTCAGCATCGATGCAATTCAGGTACTGCTTGTACACACCAACAGGTTCAACGTCGTCAATATGGTTGTTCTCTGGGATATAAACACCCTTGAACACATAACCACCGAGAACGTTGATTGCTGGACTTCCGTCAGTAAACTTGTACTGGAACGCCTTTTCGTTTACTACGGTAGAAACGATGGCATTATAGTATTTTTCATTTGCATACAGAACAATTCTAGTGCCAACCTCAAATTCATGAGGTATCTCGGTTTCCACGTAACTCAGAGACGGCCTATCAGCAATGGAATCAACAATAGCCTTACCGTACTTGAAGATTTCATAGACGGACTTACGGTTCACCATAACTTCGCTAACCAGGTACTTGAACCATTTTCCTTCCGTACAGGTCATCGTATTGTTGTTTACAGCACGGCCAGCCAATTCAGGAATGCTCTTAGGTACGACCTTGTATGTGAACATACGTGGTGTAACCACAGTATCCACCATGTAGCGGCCATCAAATTCCAGCGGGTATACCTGAGTGATGTACACACAGCTCTTCTTAGCAACCAAGTCCATCCTGTCATGTACAACAACGGTTACGGTATCGTTTCCGTCGAACGTTATCGATTCTATCAGGTTATCGTCACCCTTGGCACTAGCAGGGTTAGTCGCAGTAATGTCCATGATGTTCTGGTGGGTGTATAGATAGAACGGCGTCTCGATGGTATCACCAGAGAGTTCAGTCCAATCCATGATGCCTACCTTGTAGAACGTATCGCCAACCTTCAACACATCGCCATCTTCTGGAGACACCATAGAATACGAGTTGTCTAGCTGATTGTTCGAATGGGAAGTGCCCGTCTCGTAATGGAGCCACTGCTTGCCTTCCATCGGAACATGAACAGCATCCAACTTAATTCCATATACGTAGTCATCCACGATAACATCGACCTTGTGCTTTTCTCCTAGAATTTCACCAATCCATCCATCGTTTTCGGTATTGGTAGGTGCATTCAGTATAGTAACCTTCGTATAGATTGAATATCCATGCGGGTATGCGGTATGTACATACAGATAGCCAGCCTTGTACTTCTCATCGTCAGGGTCTGTAATGTAGTAATCTATCCGAGTTATCGGATTGTAGATGTCACGATATCCAGTGATAGTAGCCTTCTCATACGTCACAACAGTTGGTTCGTCGTAATCGGAATGCCGTACGTACGTGAATGTATCCTTGTCTATCACGGTAATTGTATCAAACTCATTAAACGGGGTGTTGAAGTCAAACAACTCATAAGGGCTCTTTGCTCCTGTTACCCTAACCTTAGACTTGTCTGGTAGGTTATGCTTTTCCGCTGTCACTTCCACTAGATACGTACCTTGCTCAATAGCATTTGCTATCATTCTAGTGGAATTCACCGTCAGTGTATTAGAAAGGCCTTTCAGATTTATTCCTTCACCTGGAATCGTACTGGCCACCGAGTAGTTTTCCATGTTCTTCAATACGATGTCGTTTTCATCGTAAGTAGTATAGAACTCACAGAAACCCGTCCTAGCTTTACCAGAAGTGTTGTATGTAGACATGTTCATCAGGAAGTCCCTATCCTTCCATCCGAAAATCAGCCTGTTGTCATCAGCCTTTTCAATGAACAGCCTGTTCATTACATCATTCAGCTTTTCATATTGGCTAATGTCAACCGTCTCGCCATATTCAAGTTGAGATGTACGGAAAATACCTTCCATGTACTCGTTGTATATAGGCTTTCTTGCTATTTCCGCAACAGTGTACATATAAGGAACGATTGCTCCGTTTTCCTTCACCTCATCCTTAGTATCTGCACTGGAAATAGGTCTTACCACACGATACACAGACTGCGTATCTGGCCAGTAAATCATATCACCTGTATTGTAACCATGTCCTGCCTCATATTTTGAAATGTGCATTACAACATCAAATTCATCGGTGTATGCACACTTCAATAGATATGAACCATCAGATGGCATCCAGTAGTCTGCAGTGAAGATATCTTCGTAGCGATAGCGGCACTTTGCGGTATTTGTAGCAACATCAACTTCCCCAATGACCGCCCTAGACTTATCCTTTGGACCTTTCAAGAAGATGAATTCATATACTCCTTTATTAAGGAATGGTACATCCTTGTCGAACACCACATGATACTTTGCACCAGCGGGGTCCATCAGAGTAACTTGCTGAATGGTGTACAATTCGTTAACCGCTGTTCGAGTAAGTCCGCTTTCACCAAGTTCAATTTTCGTTATTAGGCAAAAATCACCAACATCAGGGCAGACATCGCTATACATTATAGCGTCGCTATTATCCGTAGTAAATTCATCATAGATACCCATTGCAGACTCAATCGCATACACATCAACTACCAATGATTTTGCCACCACTATATCTATGCTGTCTTGAGGCCCAGTTCCTATTGCAGGGAACTTCAACTGAGTATTTTCTTTCAGTCGTCTAAAATACGAACGGCCACCAGATACAGAATAACTTGCGAGCGGATGGTCAAACACGTTATCAAACGCATTGTCATCAAACAGGTCTCCCGTACCCTTATAGCGATATTCAAAATAATAGTGACCACCAGCCTCAATTGCAATGCTCTCTGGAATATCAACAAAATTCTTCGGTTTCACATGGATGTAAGAATTGCTGTCATTCGGGTCTTCTTCAAAACTGTATATGTTTTCAAAACGCAGTTCACCAATCTTCCTATTACCCACAGTATTGTACGGATATACTGTATCGCCTGCCTTGACCAGATTAGCATTAAAGGATGCCTCTGGGTCCCATTCGATTATCGGAGTGATACGAGAATAGTCGTAACCAAGATGAGAATATGACAATGAATACCTGTACAACCTATTCGGCATTGTCATATGCTTTACACGGGAAAGACCAGGAGTTAGGTCGATAGTCTGTCTGAACTTGATTTTCAGAACGTTTCCGCAAGGTTCGTTAAGAACCGTGTACGAACCACCCAGAGTAACATTATGACCGTTGCTAGTACCGATAACCTCGTTACTTTCGATAATGAACGAATCGCCAACATTGAGGTTAACCACATTGGACAGTGTCAAATAGCCATAGCCAGAGCGAGATGAACTGTTCTCATTCTCAATAAACTCAACCTTTTCTATTCTGTACGCCTGATATATGTATGAATTTTCCCCATTGACAAAGTCATACAGGTCTTTGAAATAGAATACGCCAGTAGGCGTATCGCCGTTCCATTCGAACATGTCCGCATGAGTAGCATTATCCACGAAAACATAATCAGTGCCGTCAAGGTAGTTGAACAAGTCCACATCGATTGTGTCTGTTCCTATTTCAGTCCTGTATTTCGACGGAGCATTCTCCACCTCGTTAATAGTGACATCAAACTTGATGCTGTACACATTGGCGTTGTTAATTTGCCCGATAAATGATACTATCGGTTCGCTAACATCTTTCGGAATGAATTTAATCACACGGGGTGCGCCGTTAATCATCGTGTTGAGCGTATTCTTGAACGGGTCCTGTGAGGTACGCATCGGGTCAAGAACCAACAGGTTGTCAGCCTTGTTGATGTAATACGGATAAATGCTATTGTCCTTATACTGGATATAGATAACATCGCCATCGCTTGAAGGGTCACCATTACTGTTTCCCTTCATCATGTTTTTGAACACATCCAGCGGAATGGTTTCACTAAACTCACCTTCATAGTAAATGGGGTTCTTGATATAAGTTAACGCTGTGGTCGTATTGTACGTGGCATTAGTTCTAGGCATCGACAAGTAATACACATAAAGGTTATTGCTATCACATGCAGATAGCTTCTTCACGAACTCGTCTATACGGTTCTTAATTTCCTTGGCTGTACTCTCGGTCGCAAAATAGTTAAACGTAAACCTGGTCGAATCTTCAAGGTTCCTGTAAGCGTTGTTCAGGTAGTCGCTGAACAACTGCATAAGGGTAACAACGTCCTTCTCTTCCTTCAGGAAGTCGGGGACGTAGTTCATGAAATCTACGAAGCGGAAAAGTCCGCCATCATTTACTGCAATAGGATTCTTTGCCATTTTCGCCCCTTAGATTTCCCTGTCATAGGAAATCGTGATATCCTCGGGATGTATCTCGCACTGTACAATCTCGTTGTCCATTGAATAGTTCGTAATGTTTCCGTCCTTGTCGATAAGGCTCTTTGCAACCTTGTACAAGAGGATGTTTCGAACGAGTTTCACATATTCCAGTCCGTAGCGGATATAGTCATACATGACATTTCCGTTCTTTTCAGTCATGGAAGTGATAACGTCCGTATCAATGAACTCCAACTTGTTTTCCTTCGTGATGCTCCATCCCTTGATGGCAGTAATCACGTCGTAATACCTGTTCGCACGTTCAAGGTCGCCCGTTCCACGAGCATCCTTGTATGCGGCATACACAGACTTGAACATAGACTGCATCAAAAGGTCCCAAATATATGCAACAAACTTGTCTACATCATCCTCGTTGATACCGTCCCTGACAACGTATTTTCCCTCAGTGGTCGTAGCCAGATACTGCTTGTAGTATGCACTGATGAGATTAGATATTTCATTCTGAGATGGAACAGGGAACGTAAGGTCTTCAGTAACAGAGCTATGACCAGGAGCATGGTGTGTATATCCAAGCGTGATTTCGAATCCGTCCTTGCTTATAGAGCCAGATGTGATATACTCGCTCGTTGCATCACCCATCCATGTCAAGTCGGTCAAATCCAAACCATCGTACATGTCGTTGGCCGCCTCGAAGGTAACATTCACACCAGCGACCTCAGGGAAAGTATGGATTAAGGATGCAATCCTCGACCTGTAAATTCCAGTCTTGAAATCGGTATTGTCCTTGAGATACTTGTACACCGTGTATTTCAGCTTTTCCTTGATGTCGCTGAAATTGTTACCACGATACAGGATGAGTTCAAGCTTGATATTGTAGTTATGAACGACTGGGTACACATACATGTGGTAACCAGCGCCAACCGTAATCATTCCACGACGGTTCAAAGCCCTCATGATACTGTCGATTTCACTACCGACTTCAACAAAGTCATACGGGGTAACCTTTGCTCCAAATACCGTATCTACATACGGGAGAGTAATGATGTCTTGGAACGACTGTCCAGTAGGCATAGCCTTCATCAGCATCTGCTTGTTTTCAGCAACCGTACCGCCACGGGTAAGAGCCATAGCTTCAGCCACATTCTGAACAGCGGCTTCCATGGCATCCCTAAACTTGTATGCACAAGTCTTGTCAGGCATCTTCTGGTTATCGTATTGCCAAATATACATCAATCCGTTAACCTTGAAACCAGAGAGGAAATACTCATCAGGTGCTGTTGGGTAATACTTGTCGTCCTTCAACCTGTAAAGGTCCTTGATAGCAGTGAACCTAACTTGGTTCATGTACTTGATGTCAAGTGTTCCGTCAGGAAGTTTAGTATTCAGAATGTCTTCGCCAAATGCAGTTGCATACTTGATGTCCGCATACCTGCTGAGGAATATCTGGTAGCTCAACTTATTCACCAACCTATCCAAAGTAGCATAGATTGACGGAGCATTGTTCTTGATAGAATCGATGCTTTCAATGTCAAGGCCACCCCTAACGTCGCTAGTCAAAGCGAAGCTCAGGTCATCCAGCTTGATATCGGACTCGTTCTCATATTCATTACGAATATGGATGTTGGACTTGTACGGGTTAATCTTCGTTCCAACGACGTTGATGAGGTTTCCACGTTCACCGTTTGTGTAGAAGTAATGAACCTTCACTTCTCCGTAAGGAATAGCGGATTTCAAACCGTCGCCAAACCTTACCTGTACGCTTCCGTCGTTTGCAGTTTCAAGCAAAACCGTATAGTTGGTTGTCGAGTTTTCACCTTCGACAAATGCTTCGATGTCGTTTACCTTGTTTTCCAACGCAGGGTCAATGAAACCTCTACGGGAAATTCTCCAGTAGATATTTCCGTTGATTGCATCGGTGCTGTCAAAGTTATCTACAAGGGAAGCATCCGTAGTGACACTCGTAAAGGTGTTCTTCCTACTTTCGAACTTGTGGTCTTCTGAATAGTTGGGGTCATTTTCCCCGAAATAGTCGCTAAATCCACCATCGACAAGATAGAATGTCTGGTTCTGAGTACCGTTGGACACAAAGACAGTTTCCTTGAAGTATCCTTCTGCACAAACGCAGTTTCCAGATATCAGTTTCAAAAGGCCAGTTTCATCAGGGTCGTTGTTTCTGTCGTATTCCCATTCGGAGTCGGTGACGGCAGTAAGGATGCTGCTTCCGATACTGAACTGGGTTCCCATCGGGATGAAAATCTTAATCTTTCCGTAAACACCTGTCTTCTTCGTCTGTATGGCGAATGCCGCTTTTGCTGGTACGGGTCTGCGAATGCTGTACCCAAGCATCCTAGCACCAGCATAGATTGCTGGGGTGTTGTAGGCAGTTTCAAGGAATGCGTTATTGAACGAGCTTTCTCCGTAGTATGCCATGAGGTCGGCCACGCCAGAGAAAAGTTCAATCATCATTCTTCCGTATGACGACGTGCTAAAATCGGCCAGCTTTCCACCCTTAGCCTTAAAGATGGTCAACAAGTTGTCCCTGATGTCATCATACGAGATATTAGTGTATTTACGAGATATGTTAGTCGCCATAATGAACTGTCTTTATTTCAAAAATAGTTTATAATCTGGTACGAATTTCAGGCCATTAAAAAAGACGGCGGACATATATCCGTCGTCTATTGAAATTTAGTGCAGTCCTTATTAAACGAGGCTCTGCTTGTAGCTATCGATAATAGCCTTTGCCGTATTAGCAGTGGATTCTGCCTTACGGAAGTCGTTAACGATAGATTCGCACTGAGCCTTCATCTTTGCAAACCGAGCAGAGTCGTCCATGACTGGCTTCTGGTTCATTGCGGGAGCACTGTTGGCAACGGATTCAGCCATCATCTTCTGCTGACGGTACTTTCCAACAATGGATTCCAGCTTGGCTTTCAGCTTAGTCTTGGCGGTTGCCTGACGGTAAGCACCAACGATGGATTCGCACTTTGCCTTGAGGCTGTTCTGGTTAACGGACTCAGCAAGCATCTTCTTGTTTGCCGCATTCACGATAGCCTCACACTTGGCCTGAGCGTCACGACGCTTGCAGAGCTCTTGGTATGTGTTAATCACAGATTCAAGGCATGCACGAAAATTTTGCTTGTACACCGATTCGGTCAAGGGTTCGCTTTTCTTGTCCTTTTCCTCGCCCTCGTCAGCTTCGCCAGCGGGTTCATCGGAACCTTCATCGGAACCTTCATCTTCGCTTACGGGAGCGGGTTCTTCCTCGGAAGCACCTTCTTCTGGAGCGGGTTCCTCTTCGGAAGCAGGCTCACCTTCACCAGCGGACTCGCCTTCGCCAAGGTCTAGGTCGCTAAACGGGTCGTAGTCACCATCGTCGGAAGCGCCTTCTTCGGAAGCAGGTTCACCTTCACCTTCACCTTCGCCTTCGGCAGGAGCAGCAGGCTCTTCGCCAAGACCCATATCAGCACCAGCATCAAGGCCAGCCTCAGGAGCAGGTTCAGCAGCAGGTTCAGAACCCAGGTCGCCAAGACCCATATCGACATCGCCAAGACCAGCATCACCAGTATCTTCCTCTGGTGTCAGATGGGTCGTGGTATCAATTTCGCTCAAGCCGCCATCGCCAAGGTCGGGAGCACCTTCCTCGCCGAGTTCCATGCCGCCTTCCATGCCAGCGTCCATACCACCAGGAACTTCTTCACTTGGGATACGGTCATCGCCAGTCATGTCAGTTGCAACACCTTCAGGCTGAGCAGGGTTGACGTTCTGCTTGCTAAGACGAGCAGTTGCGTCAGCAATCTGTTGATGGATGTAACCAGCAACGTCCTGTCGAGTATTGTTCAGCATCTGAATAGTAGCACCAGCAACATCGATATCATCATCGGTGATTTCCAACTTGTGGATATTCTCGATGTAGTCCTGGAACTGACTCATGTATTGGTCGCCTTCTTCCTGGGAAATTTGGTCAATTTCTGAATTGAACCTAGCACCAGACTGAACAGGAGCATTGACATTAACATCCATGATGGAACGAGGGTCTACAACCTCATCACCTTCTGGGGTAGTAATCATGTCGATACCGTCGTCGTCCAGTCCGTACTTGATGGGACCTTCAGCCATAATTGACTCAAAAAGAGCGGGCGAAGCATCGAAAGCGAGATTTGCTTCAAGCACCGTTGGTTTTTGTTCTTTTTCGTTAGACATTTTCTTCCTCGTAAAACGATTCATTATACACATAGTTTATAGGATTTAATCAACTGTTAAAAATTAATTTTCATCATATTCAATCTTAATGTCGGGTACACAGTACCCAGGCTTGGTCTTTCCGTCAATTTCTAGCTGCAAGTAGACGTAATCGGTCTCTCCGGCCAGCATCGGGTTGTAAATCGAGCCCATCGGACGGCAAATATTGTAGTTTCCGACCATGCAGATAGGGTGAACGAAGGCGGAATTTCCCACATTCATCTCACAGACAGCCTCATATGCATTTATGCAGGCGCCATGCTTCAAGGTGATTTCTGGGTCAACAAAGATTTCCTCTTGGTCTGTACCGCCATTGAGGACAGTCACGCCGTCAACCACTATGTTATTCACATCGGCTGCGTTCGGGATGCGGCAATCCTTGATGAACCTCATCGGGAAGCGAGAGCCGTCATGGTTGATGAAATGGTAGATTACACCAGGAGCAAGGGTCAGCATAGGCTTCCTAGCTCCGTTCAGGTAGTATTCAGGATGACCATGAGGGCCACACTTCACCTGTACATCAACCGTTTCCACCAATTTGTCCGTGACCTTGCCACCAGGTTCGGCCTGAGAAGGCAGCAATGCCCATGAGATAAAGTAACCTGTCGTAGGCGGGAACTGCGGAATATGGTAGATGATGCCCTTCGGATGGGCCAACATGAACTTCATGTCCACAGCAATAGTCAAATACTGCACATTGTTCTCGGCCACACCACGGTCTATGACAAATTCTTCGTCGTCGGTAATGTCGATGCCAGTATCAGGGTCAACGAACCTGATAAAGTCAGCCTCGGTCGGCATGAACGTGTGGTTAAAGAACGTCACCTTCACTGGGGTGCCATCCTGCTTGTTCGGAATAGGTATCATCGGCTGACGAACCCCGTTCATAACCATCACGTTGCCGAAACCGTAGTCCTTCCACTCGACATTGTACGAAGTGTTTGTCAAACGATAGTCCAGCATCTGGCCGCTGTTTCCAGCAACCGTCAAGTAGAACGGATGGTCTTTGCTGTAATCCCAAATATCGTTCACGGCAATTACAGACTTGGTGTTAGTCGGCTGGTGATATTCCACAGAGTTTCCTATGTACAGCCTAGCAGTATCAGGTTCCTCGGGTCGAGGTCCGACTGGATACAGGCGAACGTTGCTCAACTGAACGTCGGGCGGGTCTTTCAACATGAGCTTGAAAACACACTCGAAAGAATATGCCTTGCACTCAGGGTCATCTGGCCTGTAAATGCAATATGTTGCACAATCACTTGCGTCATCCGACGGCTTTGTGTCACCATTCAGATGTTCGTCTGAATAAACAGACGGGACACATGTATCAATACGCTTGAGACCAAGGCTTTCCACATGTGTACCAAAGTCTCCGTCTTTACCAGTGTATTTATATAGTTCCAACCTAGCGGCCATCTTTAACCCCTCTTGTATAAATTCTCGAATTCTTCAATTATTTTGTGTGACCATTCCACTGAGCAGCCCAATGCTTCTCCGTTATTTCTGGCGAAGGCATCCTCATATTCTTTCGCTATGTTATACACGAGCGCCACATAGGGCTTGACAACATCGGTAGACATTGGCACTGTAAATCCTTTTTTCTGCAAAGCTACGGTAGCCTTCTTGTAGCGCAGTCCTCTTGTGTACGCCAAGAAGATTTTCATAACACTGTTGATAAGTCCAGCCTGCTTGTTAACACCATTTTCTATGGTTCCCAAATTGCCAGAAAAGTGATATCCCTTCTTGGAGGTAACCACGCCAGCATTAACAGCAAGGTTCAACCTGTACATCAGGTTCTCTTGTGTATATGCGACATTCATGAATTCCTTCTTCACATCTTCACCCAACTCAGATGGAGTATTATTTGCCAACTTTTTCAATACAGACCACAAGTGGGACTCAGTATCCTTATCATTTACCTCTGCATTATCAGCATATGTTATGCCGATACACGCCATATTAAAGGCAACACCAAACTGCCTAGATGTTATCATCGTAGATATCTTCAAATTCTCGCAGTATTCGTCAAGAGAGGCGGCTCCCTTCATCATTTGGTTGAATTTAGATGAGAATTCTTCTGATACATCTTGCACTGGCAAATTCTTCTCAACAACACGTTTCTTTGCCTTTGCTACAGCCGCATCATTAGCACCCGTACTGTACTGACGCATTCTGTCATACAGGTTTACATTTTGACTAATGATTTCCTCAATCGGGAAATAAGGAATATCAGACCTGAACATTATCTTGGCATCAAAAATATCGGTTGGCTCAATACCCAACTTGGAGTATTCACCACAAATTTTACCGATTTCCTTACAGAAAGTATTTATCGACGGAAGGTTCTTTTCGTCATAGGTTGTATCGCTATCAGAATACGACATGATGCCACCATTGAATGTGTTATACACGGCCTTTGTCAATATATATGCCTCTGCCAGCTTCATGCACTCCTTCTGTATGGTAGCGTCTACAACTGGTTTCAACTCATTGCTGGTAAGGAAATCGATATACGTTTTCAACTTATCGATACTTACAGAAAAGTTGGGTTTGAACTGCACTGCCGTATGTTCCTTACCGTCGTCAATAGGACCAAGGTTAAACAATGACGTGGTGACCTTCCTACAAAGAGACGTGATGTCATTTGGAACTATCTTTGTTGCATCAACTATATTTATCGGTCCGTTAGGCTCTTTGGATACCTTACCGCTTTGAATCATGTCGAAAATCAACTTCATGTACGGGTCAGACAACACCATTACTCCCGACTCTTTCTCCTCTTCTGCGTTTTTATTAAGATAAGTCACCTTACCTTTCGTAAGCACAGCCAATCTTCGGCACGCCGCTGTTGCACTGATAATCGGGTAATTGGGGTCATCATCCTGATGTTCCGAACCAGAAAATGAGACCAACATTTCATTGACTTGCTCAGGCGTAGTTTTCAACTGCTCGGCAAGATACTCTCGACCAAATCGCAATCCAGACATAGAAACGTCAGCAACCCATAGGCAAACATCTTTGTCCGTAGCCTTATAAGCACTTTCAACAAGACGTGTTAACGCATTTACTAATTCTTCGACTTCAGACGGGCGTTCTAACATTGCCTGCTTGACTATATTATCAGTTTCACGCCCATGTTTGTCAGTGATTTCCTCAATAACACCCTTGTTAGAGAAATAATTCCGTATTCCTTCACGAGTATAATCGTATGTTCCACCAGTGTCTTTCATGTACGCACGAATCGCCTTACGCTTCTCGTCAGCCTGTTTAAAGAGAGCCGCAGCCTCAGGGTCATCCATGGACATGTTCTGTGCACTGTACAACGCATTTTTTACTGTATCATCATAATCCTTTCGACCGTCTATGTACATACGGAGGATATTGAGGTCACTAGACAACCCTTCCAGCTCTACATCGCTATTACGTGCGTTATGCAGGTCACGCTGGATTTCACTAAAAAGTGCAATTACTTTCTGGCGGCATCGGTCGTCGTCAACGTCCATACGAACATTATCCAACCTACTTCCATCGAAGAACATGATGAAACTATTTATAAAATCCTTATTAGTGACCACATCCCTAAAAGATGTAATCCCTTGTGGTATACTCATCAGCGTCTTCTGGTAAACGTCGGACACTTCATTCTGTAGGACGTTATTACTATCCATAACCGTACCGCTTAGTTGTCGTCGCTACCTTCTTCGTCAGAACCTTCGTCATCATCCTCAAAGTCGTCTGGGTTGGCCGGGTCTTCATCCTTTGGGTCAGGAGCATCGTCATCTTCGTCGTACGGAACACCCGTAACGGCCTCGTATGCAACCTTGGCATTCTCGATAATACCACGGAGGGCATAGATGAGCTTATCCTTGTCGCTAATCATCAAGTCTTCATCGTCGTTCTTGATGTCCTCGACAGCTTCCATTGCTGCACCTGCACCAGATGCATCAGCAGCAATCGTACCGTCACCGCACGGGCCCCCAGGAACGCTTGACATCTCGCCCCAGCCCATACCCATAGGAAAGATGGGGCCGTATGCTCTGCCAGTAGTCCAAGCCCCAGCAAAGTTACGCTTGCCAAACCCAATGTTCGGAACAAACTTCGGGGTTCCGCCACTGCTACGCTTAGATTTCCTGCGTTTGTTAGTCGCTTCTGCAATCATTCTTGTATTCATAGTCAATCCAGCATTATTCTAACATAGTTTATAATGTAGCGACATGCTTTTCCGCACGCAATATAAACTATTGATTGAAAAAGAGGCACAAAATGAACCCGTATACCGTACTAAACATAGAGCCAGATTGCACTGACGAACAGGTGAAAGCAGCGTATCGCCAATTGGCGAAACTGTACCATCCAGACCATTCTGGAACGGACACCTCCGACAAGATGGCTGAACTCACCGAAGCATACAGTCTGATAAAAACAGAAGAACTCCGCAAGAAATACGACCGTGAACATCAAAACAACTCAGATTTCACACTATGGTCAAAACTGTTCGGAGAATGCAACATCTGCAAGAACTTCCACAAGAAGCCCGTAGACAAGAAATACCAGAAACGGGGAAGAAATGTAACCCGTACAATCAGGCTTAGCAACGAACGGTTGTTCCAGCCAGGTGAAATCACCATCGGTTATACCCGCAAGTGCCTATGCTACAACTGTTCTGGCACAGGTGCAAGCCGTTTCAGGAAATGCACTCACTGTAACGGTATCGGCAAGGTTCGCACGGTCGAACGCAAAGAGGACGGCCTGCATGACGTAATCCTTGCCTGCACATTCTGCAACGGTCGTGGTCTGGAACCACAGGAAAAATGCGATGTTTGTAAAGGTTCTGGGTTCATCGAAAAGGATGTCAAGCTGACATTCATGCACGACGGCAAGCAAATGGATTACACTTTCGTAGGAAAGGGGCACAGTGGTAAGAACAACGGTGAAAACGGTAGCGTAATCATCCACCTCAGAGGAAGAAAGAAATGATTTCAGGTCACTACACAGGGGAACTAAAGACGGCAATCGACGATGCTGCGGCACAAACCACCGCTAGAGAAGGTGCATTCTACTCAATTCTGAACAAGCATGGCTTTTATGACATCGACGACGAAAGCAACGGTCTGACCCCGTGGCAACGAGACTCCGTTCCCGACTACAACAAACGCCGCATGAGCGCCCTCGCTTCCGCAATATCCGACATGATACAGGATTTCCTCGGAAACGAGACCTACGGCGTTATGACGACGAAGCTTGAAGAAATCATCAACAAGCTTGATGGCTTCCTCACATGTACCAAGTCGAAGACAGATGCGTTGCAGGCTGGTATTTCTGCTAGCGGCGTATTCGCCCCTGTTGGCGCCTCTGCCGAAAGCATGTATACGGCTAACGCAGCCGCTATGGGTCTTAACCCGTACGATATCGACATTCTCCCGCCTCTCCTGATTGGATTGGGTGGACTTCCCATCAGCATGGGTTCGTGCTTCCCAAAAGGTCACTTCATGCCAGACTGGTCATTCCTATACGACCATGAGATTAAGAAGAGTCCAACCTTCTACGAATCGGAAGGTACAGTGTACATCGGTGCAGGTATTCCGCTGGACATCGGTGGCAGCACGAGGGAGATGGTTCTCAAGAAGATATTTGCCGTGGTGACCGTTGACGAAAACGGTGAGCCGCAAGGTGATGTCAAGGGTGGTATTCAAGAAGAACAATTCGAGCTTATCATGAAAGCATCGAACGCTGTCGTGCTCGGAAAGAGTTATGACCAGCTTGATGACGATGTTAAGGGACTTAGCCTGACGGAAACGCAGATTAGGTTCTCTTTCTACCGCTATGTGCAGATGTCCGTATGGGGCCCGATTGTTTACACACAGAACTGGCCATACTACCACTGGGGTATGCTCAGCCATAACTCCTGTCCAGAAGCGGTCAAGACTGCTTTGGTGAGCTATTTGAAGACAGCAGGGTTCGCTTGTGATGTAAGCGGCAATTACGCAACATCAGCATTCCTGAGTTACTGTCTTCGTACTGGAATGTATTACCATCTCGGTTATGCAAAGCCCTTGTCAATGGTTCCTCTTAAAGGCGACAAGTACATCATGAATGGACAGGTCGTTACCGTAGACAAGAACAGCACCAGGTCCATTACAGTCGAGGGTGTTCCTCGTGATGAAAAACTTGCCAACAAATACTTCACCTACATAGCCGATATCCTTTCCCGTCTAACCTATGGTACAAACCCAGAGGAACTGGATATGGACATGAGAAAACGTCGTTGCGACGAGGCAAACCTTATTTACAAGTACGTAGGTTTCCGTCCACCAGAGTACGGAACAGACCTTGCCCGTATAGATAGCCGCTGCAAGCGTATCAATATGATTTCAAGAAACCTGAAAGGCCTTTTTGCAGCCAGAGTTCTTGTACACGAGAACGTCGCCTCCAGATTGCCGCCAGCAACCGATGTCACAATCGACAATAAGGCTAGCGAAGGCGAAATGTCCACAAGAACGAAGAACGTGATTACTTACCTTGCTCGTCTGGCCGGGGTGAAATACCTGATGGTCACATCGCTTTACAGAAGCCCTGAAAAACAGGCGACCATCATGTTCAATTCATTGCAGAAGACTGGACAGCCTACGGTCGCATACGGTTCAAGGGGACGTGCAGTAAACGACGAGTACGCACGCATTTGGTACAAGTTCTATGGAAAGGGTGATGACGGTCTCGAACCGAGGATTTCAAAGGATGGTTCTATTGTTACCGACCGCTTCGGTAAACCAGTCTATGTACAGAAATATGCAAAGGAACCGTTCCCACCTAATTCAGCAGGTGCCAAGGCCGCATTGAATGCAATGATTGCAAAGTGCAAGTCATTCGGATATGACACTCCTGTATCTAACCATACGAAAGACCCTGAGGTTTCCCAGTGTGTCGATATTGCTACGAGCGTATGTTATGCAAAGTTCCCGAAGGTTACGGAAGCACAGTTGAAGAAATTCGCATCTATCTGCTATATGTCATCGGAACCTTACAAGAACACACCAAACGGAAAACAGGACAACTCATATCAAACCCTGTTGATGGATTTCTATGCTCCTAAGGGTTTTGGACCGAAGGAAGTGGACCCGTGCATACACTTGGAAATCAGTCAGAAAGACCCGACACTTTCTATGTTCGATACAGAAAACCTCGACCTGTCGCAACTACTTCCGACAATCGAGGTAGGTCTTGACAATACGAATCTTACTGATGACAGTAACTGGGATAACGCATACGCCAAAGACCACAACGACAAGCTTAACGCTTCCTAGGCGCACCATACTTCATATTCAACAACATGATTCCAGCTTCGGCACTGTATGTGTGGGCCATGATAAATTCAGGGTCTACATAGCCATCTGGCGTCATCTTGAATTCGGAGCAATTTAGCACGGCTTCGTTGATGTCTTTTACCTTGCCGCCAAAATCAGGGGACTGCGGATTGTCATTGCGGAATTTCGACCAGTCGAACCATTTGAAACCCATATTCATCACTGTACGAAGGTCGTCAATACCAGCTTCGTCAGCATCGAATATGATGACACCGTTTTCCTTGTATTCCTTGAAATTAGGGTCTGCCTCGACAAAGCTCTTGAAGTGTTTCAATCCACCGACAGCAACGGAGTTCTTGATAAAGGTCGAGTCGATTGCACCTTCAAGCATAAAAAACGGCTTGTTGAAATGGATAAAATCACCATTGTACAGCTCACGCTTAGCGCCAGCATAGTTTCGATAGCGCATCTTCGATTTATTTGTCAAGTCTCTGGCATCGAACTGAACCCATGAGCCACCAAAACGGTAGTATGGTATAATCAGACGATTTCCGTACTCGTTTCCAGTAGGAAGACCATACTCATTCAACTTCAAGGTTCCATCAGGGTTCTTATCCAAGAAGCGCTTATCCTTCTTGCATACAAACCACTCCTTGTACACCTTTTCCCTTATCTGACGTTTCTTGCAGAAATCAATGGCTATCTGAACATCAGGGTCATTTTCTTCTTCGAGGGAAACCAGCTCACCATCCTTAAACTGGTATGCACCTTCAACATACTGGCGTTCAATCTTTTTCTGGGGGCCCTTATTACCCTGTCCATACAGCATGAACAGCAGGCGGTTAAATATCGTAGGATATGATTCCCGAAATTCCCACATAACATGATGCGCAGGTCTGCACTTGTAACATACAAAGTTCCAGGTGTCTCTGTACACATACGCCTTTCGCTCGGGTTTAGTAAACGAGTTGTTAGGCATCTGTCCGCAATACGGGCATACAAAGTTAAATCCATTCAGCACTTCGACAAGAGAATACTCGTCGAACGCCTCATGTACTGCGGCTTCCATATCCGCATTAGGAATGTCACGAAAATCAGCCATTATGCAAAGTAGTCCACGTTAGATACAATCTTTACGCTGAATTCGGAGCTGGCTACAACAACGTTAATTTCACTTCGTGGAGCGTTCTTGTCCTTGTTCGCCGGGTCGAGAAGGGCACCTGGCTTGACGATGTAGCCCTTCATGGTCATAAGGTCGTTGGCACTGTTCTTGAAACGGCGAAGTTCGATATTCACGTCACCGCCGATGGTGTCCATGAAACGGAGGGAACCAGACGGGAACAACCTCTGCTTTCCATTAGCGAATGCGTCAAGACACTGTGCCTCATCTTCTACGAAGAAACAATGTTCATCAATCTTTCTTGTGATTTGCTGCGTGCCGCTTCCCTTAATGAGAATCTTGCACTGAAAATCAGGGCTAACCGTAAACGAAAGGGCCTTGCAGCTCGCAATCAGCTTAATGTCCTTTACAATCCCATGAAGGATATCTTCGTTGAAACCAAGACGGGCAACCAGAGCCAACTGCTCGTTGAAAATCTTCATGTACTTCTTGTCCGCATACACAGAGTCGTCAGCAACGCCGATACGGGCATCCTTTTCCTTTCCCGTAAAGATGATATTATCGTATTCAAGACCACGGATGGTTCTTTCACGAGCCACCTTGATTTCACACTTCGGGAAGCCTGTTGCCTCAGCATACTTTATGAAGTCTGGAAGAGATGAAATCTGCAGACGGGGTTCCTCGAACGCAACGTCGTTTTCAGATGCGACAACATGTATCATCGCACTGTCGCAAATACCGTTGAAATAGTATTTCCCGTTAAACTGGCCATCGCTTCCCTTTCCCTTAAAGATAAGACCAGCCTTCATTTTCATCATCGAGTTAATCGTCTTCAATACATTGAAGTATTCTTGGCTCATACGAACGACGCCCATATTAAACCTCTCTATTTGGGACACAGACTTCTTTAACAATAAAATATAGTACAAGATGGGTTATTTGGCAAGGGTACTAAAAAGGCCAGCTTTTAGCTGGCCAGTGGACTAGAATATCACCTTTCGTTTGTACCTTGCGTTGGAACACAGGGCAACCTGCTTGCCATTTTTAGTTTCAGCGAAAACCACTGAACTGTCGTGGATGCTTCCAATAAGGATGTTGAGCAAGCGGCACTTGATGGCGAACGGTTCGAACGGCTTTGCTTCGCCAACTGAAATCATTTTGAAGATTTCACCGTACTTTTCCTTCCAAGTGATGCCAACATTGCACGGGCCGATGTATTCAAACGAGAATTCGTCATCCTTGTTCGTAGCGCCAAAGCTCTCGCAAAGTTTCGGAATGGCTTCGTCAAATGCCGTGCCAGGGGTAATGAACTTGGTTTCACCATCCTTGAACACCAATGTCTCATACTTGCTCGGGAACACCTGAGCGATTACCGTGATTGAACCATCGCTTGCGGCGATTGAACTATTCTTCTCGTCATAGTCAATCGTTACGGTTCCAGTACCGATGAAGGACAGGAGTTTCATCGTGGACTTGCTTACGTTGAAAGCAAAGTTCGGGTCACTCTTGGAGTTGCCAAGATTACTCATGTTGTAACGGGTAACCACTGACATATCATCATTACCGACACGGAACGATACAACGCCAGACTTGCGGCAAATGTCAACATCGGAGAAATAGTCGCTAAGGCTGAACAGTTCAACCATGTCGCTCTGTTCCATCTTGAAGGTAGCGTCAGAATTACCGAACACCGCTTCCTCAAACGGCTCAACATTGACAAGTTCTGCTTCGTACGAGAAAATCGGTTCCTGTTCTTCCACCTCAGCAAGTTCCTTACCAGTCTCGCCATCTTCAACTGGGGGAACATCAGTTTCATTCTTAACTGCGGGAACATCGGGCTTCTTCAGGAAACCAGCGATATGAACCTTGTCATCCTGTCGCATGAACGCAATCTGTTCACTGTTGATGCAGGTGTTAAGCGCCTTGCCGAGGAAGCGTGCATTGAAGTAGAATTCGGAACAGTCGTCAAAATCGGAAACGTCGTAATCACCTTTCCAAACAGGCGTCTTGATTTTAAGGCCACATTTCAAGGTGAAATATACCTCGCCGTCACCAATAACAACCTTCACTGGTTCATCTTCATTTTCAACACCAGAAATGAGTGAAGCGGCATAGCGAAGTGCAGGAGAATTTGTATCAAAAAGTATCATAAGACTTCCATCAGTTTACTTTCGTTATTAAAATACATTATTCCAATAAAAAAGGCGTGCCAAACGGCACGCCCTTGAAGAAATCACTAACGATTAGAACGGAAGGTCATCGTCAGGGAAGCCTGCAGCGTTCGGAGTCGGAGCAGCTGGCTGCATCTGAGGCTGGGCCTGAGGTGCAAACTGAGGCTGGGCCTGAACCTGCGGCTGAGGAGCCATCGTCGGCTGTGCAGGCATCGGCTGAGCTGCGGGCTGAGCCTGTGCTGCAAACTGCGGTTGAGCATATTGCGGTTGCGTAGGCTGTGCATACTGCGGCTGCGGCTGTGCATACTGAGGCTGAACCTGAGGTTGCGGAGCCATCTGCGGTGCGGGCTGCTGTGCTGCCATCTGGTTGAGAGACGGCTGTGCAGGAGCTGCGGGCTGAACAGGCTGCGTCGGCTGAGCGTTGATTACGGCAGGATTGCTGTACTGCGCCTGAGGAGCTGCCTGAGGAGCTGCCTGTTGCGGCTGAGCGTTACCGAGGAATTCTGCACCAGACATACGAGTCATGTTCGGGTTCGGGGTAGCGGCAGGAGCTGCTGCATTCGGAGTGATGTCGGCAGGAGTGCTGACGGCAGCATTTCCAGTCTGAGACACCAACCACTCGTTAAGCATCTTCTGTGCTTCTTCATAAGTAGCAGGAAGGTCTTCCCTCTGATATTCGTCGAGGTCAACGCACTGGTTCAAGTAGGAAATGATTTCAGCATCTGTTGCGGCAACATCACTTGGCGTGTCAACAAACTTGCTGGCATCGTATGAGTTAATCGGCTTGCCGTCAATTTCGCTAGCGGATTCCTGACACGTAACAATAAAGTCACGTCCACCACGAATCTGTTCAGGGAAGAAACGGGAGGCGTTTCTGAGTTCCAATTCGTTCGGAACAAACTCGGAATCAGGCTTCTTGCGGCCTTCCTTGGTATTTTTCCACCTTCTCAGTGCAACAACTTCTGGTTCACGAGGATAGTCAAGAGCTTCATTCACCTTCATCGAGTGTTCCCAGATTTTCACCTGGTTGTTAAACTCGTTATGAACCATATCCGTACGGATAAGAGCGTTTGCAACATAGCTCGTGGAAGCCTGGTTACGCTGGTTAGTCTTCAATTCATCGGCTGCAAGTGCATCGCCTGCATCAGCGGCCTTCTTGAGCATGTAGTAGCGGTTGAACGTCCAGTCGCAGTACGGGCAAACGCCTTTCAGCTTGTTGCCAGTATATGTGGTCTTCAAGCACTTGAAGTACTTCTTTTCACCATTTCCGATGCGGAGATAGTGGACCATAATCTTACGGAACGGGGACGGATTTGCCCTGTCGTAATCCAGGTTGCCCTGGGCATCACGCTTCATGTTGGGAAGAATACGAACCTGGGCAGAATACGACTTGTGGGTGTCGTCCAACCTGGTCTTCCAGACACGGGTATCTACCGGACGTGTTGGTTCTGTGGATGGGGATTGCGGAGCCGAAGCAGCCGCTGGGACATAGTTCAAATCAAGGTTATTAGTCATGTTATTACCTATTGTTAATTCACATTGTTATTAATGAGGAAATTTCCTCAATTAAAGTTTATAATGTAAATCGTTTTAACAAATATACATTATCCAAACGACAAATGCAATACTTTACTGCATTTTTTTCTTCTTGTCGTATTCCAATGCCTCCGCCTGCTGACGCTTGTATTCGAGCATCTTGAGCTGTTCGGTCTTCTGCATGGTGGCAACGACCTCCTTCAAGTTCTCAGGCGTCTGGTAATCCTCCTCGCCAGCATGTAGTTCGTTCAAGGACTCCTCGATATCGTCGAACAGGTCGTCAAGGCTCCATTCCAGGTGGGCAACAACTTTGTTCTTGATGGTGGCGAAGTCGAATACGTTCTTCTCTTCCTTGGTCAACTCGGTATCTTCCACCTCGTTTGCATGGTTCGGGTCGTAATCGTCACGAATCTTGACCTGCTGATGACCGTTTTCGTCAACATAAGTCTCCGTAATCTGCTCAACTTCCTTCTGGTCAAGCAGCTTCTCTGAAACCTTCTCGGAAGCCTCGGTGTATTCGTCGGCAATGCCGAAATAGCTCTTGCCAACCCACTTCTTTTCGGGAGCGCTATCGCGGATTTTCTGAATCCACTTCTTGTAATGCTCGGTCTCGACAAGCTGGTAAGCCTTCGGGCCCGTAGGCAGGAACGGGGTTTCGTCAAGCATCTTGCTGTGGCCGGTGGCAACCATTCTCTGCATGTCCGCGTTCAAGGCCGCCAACTGCTGCTTCTTTTCCTGCTTGTTGGCATCCAACAACTTCCTATCCGTATCGCTAAGTGCACATCTTTTCATATTAAACCCTCTTTTCGAAACGTGCGATAAGTCTTTCCTTCAATCCAGGCGGCAAACTGGAATTTTCCAAGTTAATCCGTCCATCCCGTTTTGCCTTGTCGAAACCGTCGGCAATCTGGTCGATTATTGCCTCAATGATGTCATCCGAGAATACGTTCTTGACAAGGAAATCGATGTCGAAATACTCGTCCAGGCTAGACACCACCTCGAACATCCCTATTTGGGAGTCCCGTTCGTGCAAAAGCTGGTAGACCGACTTAATGCATTCGTTAAAATAAGCTGCCCTGTCCTTAATCAACGGTTCAGGCATGCTGAACAAGCCGCAAGTTCCGTCAACGGATGAAGGGGTGGAAAACATCGCCTCAATCTTGCCGCAAATCGTCTGCCTCTGGTTTTCATCCAAAATGGTATACATAAATACCCAGTAGTTCAATCTACTGGGTAAAATATATTTTTAGAAGAGCTGAGCCATTGACGAGAACGACGGGTCTATGGGTTTCTCCTTCTTCTGTCTAGGCTGCTGTTGCTGTTGCGGTTGCTGTTGTTGTATCAAAGTGGGCTGTTGTGCCTGCGGAGGTCTCCTTTGTCCTGCTGCAGCCATCGCTTCCTGAGCCATGGATTCCATCATAATGCTGTTAATGGTTTCCATATCCTCTGGCTGTACATCACTTAGTCGCATGTGAGGCCAATCGACCCTGACATTGAACTGAACATCACTGGACCCAAATCGGTTCTTTCCTATCGTAACCGTCAAGAAGCCAGCCCGTTTCAAGGCAACATCGTGAACGATGATGTAATAGAAGTCTGCTGTATCACCAAGACCCATTGAGCCAGCAGTCTGGTCCATACCGATATCCTTCATTCGGTAACCAGCACGTTGCATCTGTGTTCCTGTCAATATAGCCATATCACGGTTAACTGCCATGTTTCTCAACTGTTCAGCAGAATACAGGATTTTCTGGTAGCTTCCGTCGGTCTTGTTGTACGTACCTGCGTTCGGACTGATAATGCCAATATAGTCAACAACAAGGAAGTCAATCTTAATTCCTTCCACCTGTTCCAGTTCATTGATGTAGCCTTCGATGTCGTCAGGTGTCGTCTTTCTCGTTGGCATCCAGTTTATGAACAGGTTACCTGGTGTCGGTATCGACGGGTCGTGTTCTGCCTGCAGCTTGACAATCACTTCCTCGTCACTCATCTTGGAAATATCGTAACGGGAAACATCAAGGATGGCGCTAGTAACACGTTCCCAAATCTTTGCCGCATCAAGTTCAAGACTGATGTAAACAACGTTGTAGCCAAGGGTGGCAGCAAATGCGGCCTCATTAACCATGAACATCGACTTACCACCGCCAGATGTACCGCCAACAATGCTCAGACATTTACGGAAATAACCACCACAAGTTCCCTGCGCATCTGGGCTCTCGCTAGTAAACTTTCTGATTTCACCGAGCTTCGAGGGGATACTCTTTTCCATGTCGCCTAGCTTAGACTTTGCATACTTTGCGTCACGGATGTAATGGATACCCAAGTTTGTCGTAAGCTTGAAGTTCAACGCATCCTGCAATTTTGGCATGATGCCACGCATTGCGGCCGGGTCTTTCCCGTGCATGTGGAGAGCGTACTCTTCCATAAGCCTCTGGGAAACCTTGAACTTGAAATAATCTTCAATAATGTTCTTCTTTACATCGGGAGCGATTACGCCAATAGGGCGTGTAATTTTGAGAAGCTGTTCCTTTGCTTCATCGCTGTAACCTGGGTTTTGATTTAATCCAGTTACGAGTTCCTGCGCTGTCGGATAACGGTCATATTTACGACGGAACGCATTGATAAGGTAGATAATCTGCTTATCAGCCTTGTCTTCGAAATACTCTTCTTGCATCTTGTCCGTAATACGCAGACGGACATTTTCATCTTCAAAGAAACACCTCAGGACATACTCTTCATCACTTAAATTTTCTACTACCATATTTCACCTTCGGTTATTTATCACATTGCAAACTAAAAATACATTATCATTACTAATTTTGCAAGACTAAAAAACAGGCGGAAGATAGACAACCGCCCGTTTTTTAATTATGTACTTACTATTTCGACTTTGCGCCCTTTGCAGCAATCTCGGCGGCAGTTTCTTCCTGCACTGCTTCGATTTCATCGCTGATGTTCTTCGGAGTAGCTGCAGCTTCTTCCTTCAACTTGCTCTTGCGGGCCTTTTTCTTGGTCTGCTCTTCCTCAGTGAGAGGTGCTGGCATTTCACCAACAAGGTCTTTTGCAAAGAGGGATACATCGTACATGTACTGCTTCTCGATGTAAGCAAGGAACTTCGGGTCGCTGATAATAGGTTCCATGAACGCCTGCGTGTTGCATTCATCGGCATCATCGTCAGTCCAACGGAATTCACGGAGAAGTTCGCCAGTTTCCTTGTCTATATCATAATCAGGACGATGGAGGAATGTTCCCTGATTACCCTTCTTGGTTTCAACAGCAACCCCCGACGCAATAGCATCTTCAACCAATCCGTACCAGCGGTCGATACCACCATTCGTAAGAATACGGTATTCGCACATGCGGTCTTCCATACCGTCACGACCCTTCTTAATCTGTGCGGTAGCAATCTTACCAATCTTGGATGCCTTTTGTGTGGCTGTTTTCTTCGTCTTGTACGCCCTTCCGTTCGTGCATACCAGAACGATGGCATCGCTGTTGAAGTACAGTTCGCAACCACCAGGGATGTTCTTCGGGTCCTTGTACTGTTCAAGGCTGTCGTAAACGTGGTTGATGATAAGCGAGGTAAACTCGGATGCGTTAATCAGCTTGGCAAGTTCGTTCTTCTTGATTGCAGTCTGCCCCATGTCTGCGGTCGGGGCATCCTTACCAGTCTGCTTTTCGATGGCCTCAACACGCTGCAATGAAATAATCGGTCCCCAAGAGTCGAACAGAAGGAATACATTATGGCGTTCCTTACGGGTCAATCCTTTCTGGGCGTTTGTGATAAATTCATTGATTTGGTGGATAAACTTCGATTCATACACGATGATTTCGTCGGTATTTACACCGAGACGCTGTGCCAACTTAAAGTTGAAAGCGCCTTCTGATGAAACAACGATGCAATCCATTCCAGAGTGGTAAGCGGTCGCAAGATAGTAAAGGCCGATAATGGATTTACCCATTGTAGACGGAGCTGCGATTTCCGACATGTGACCCTTCTTGATACCGTGGTTTACCATACCACTGAAAAGAATTTCAAGAACTGGGATTCCGCAGCCAAGGTATTCGACTGGCTCGTTCTTGCTGATGATGTTTTCTTCGAAGGCCTTAATACCCTTCAACTTGGCTATCAATTTACTAGGCATATTTTTACTCCTGTCTGTCTCGACGTTCAACCCAGGGGGTCCTTGTCTTCAGACTTGTTGATGCTTAGGCATAATATGTTTATAAGTTATTGGTGGCCCACTGACACTTCGTGGTCGAGAATCTTCTGGCAGGCGAACCTGTTCTCTCGGATGATGCTTAAAACATCCTTCATAGAGCTAAGGTATTCCTCCTGCTCGGCAATCTTCTTTTTCCAGTCCACAAGAATAGGGTCCCCGTTGATACGGTTCATGAGAAGCGTATTGTTCGTGTAACGAGGAATTGTCTTGAACTTGTGCTTGTGGGTGACCTCGGAAAGCAAGTCGTCCATTTTCACTTTCATTTCTGAAACCAGACGGGTTTCTTCATCCACCAAACGAGCAAAAGTGTATTCATAATTCGAGACTTTACGCAAATACTCGACAACCTCAGGAACGGCTTCGGGTATCGTAATGTACTTCTCTGCCATCGGCAAAACGTCATTCTTGAACTTATCTTCGGTCATGAAAACTCCAACAAAAATGGGAACCCGATTGGGCTCCCACTAAATTATATTGTTTTTTTGCTATTCTGTTATTCGTCCTGCGAATCAGTAGGAATTTCTTCCACGGGACAGTCCTTCGTGCCAGGTTGAACACCGTTGTCGATGTCCTCTACCGTGACCTTGCCTGCCTTTTTCTTCTTGCCGCCTTTCTTCTTCGTCTTCTTTTCGGTCTTCGCAGCTTCAGATACAGGGATGACCTCTTCCTCGACGGTCAGCTGAGCATCTTCGGTAGAAGCCGTGTCGAACTTGGCCTTGATTTCGGCAGGGATGTTTTCAAGCATCGTACGCCACTTCTTCAAGTTCTTCGGGGACACGTGGAGTTCCTTCATGATGGTCTGCGGCTTGGAACCTTCGGACAACAGGTGCAACAGTTGCTGGAACGGTTCGCTACCTTCGATGATGTTGTAGCATTCACGGTCGTAAACGATTTTCACGGCGTCATCAGATACAGGAAGCCTTGCGTTATGGATATCTTCAAGAACCTTTGTGTAGTCGTTTCCGTTCAAAATGGAAGCAATTACACGGCCAACCAATTCGCCATCGAGGTTGTACTCGACATTTTCATCGGCAGGGGCAGTCGGCTTTGGTTCTTCGGCAATTTCCTTAACCTTTTCTTCCGTTTCCTCCTTAAGCTTAGTTGCCTTCGGCGGGAAACGAGGAGTGATTTCAGGGAATTTATACAGGTAGTAATGCCAGAAGGCACTTGCCTTTTCATCGAAACTGGTTTCGGCCTCTTCGTCAACGGCATCCTTTTCAATTAGCTTGATTACACGGACAGCACATTCGCTGAAACGAGGAACCTGCGTAGTCAAGATGTCCTTGTTAATCGGCTGCCAGCGGGAGTCAATCCACTGTGCCTGATTTGCTGGCGTGCATGGGCTGGAAAGCGGGTTGCTATTGACATCCTGTACACTGAACAGGAGCGTGCTTGCCACTGGGAACTTTGCGTCGTCCATGCTATAGGTATCGTAGTTCTTTGCCTTGAACTCGAAACCGTCGTTTTCCCTCACATATTCCTTGTACAGAGTGACCGAACGTGCGTGAAGTCTCTGAATGACGTAACCCACAAGGTTTCCGACATTGAACTTGTCATGCTTTTCGGTATAGATATACTCGTCCGTAGACAAAATCGTACCCCAGTCACCGTTGCCGCAATGCTTGCAGAACGCCTTGACTATTTCGCTAACCTTTCTCCATCTTTCGTCGGCCTTGATGAATACAAAGCTGTCACTTTCGGCAATGAGTTCCTTCTTTGCTTCTTGGAACCAATCGGGTTCATCGGTCAGGAAGATGTAAATTTTACGGAAGCCCATGTTTTCGTGGTACTTGCACCACATCTTGAACTTCATTTTGGACTGTTTGACCAACCTGGCCAATAGATATACTCGTGGGTTCATAATAATATCCCTCAATATTCAAGATTAAATTACATTTTTTCGAAACAAAAGTGTCGGGAGACTTTCTCCCGACACCCTGATTAGTCCATAGAACACTAAAACGGAGGGTCATCACCGAATGGACTATCAAACACGTTACCTACGTTATAGTCTGGTTCAGGCTGTGCCGCAGTTCCAACAGCAGTCGGAACAGGGGCAGCCGAAATAGGTGATTCCATGTCTTCCTTAATACGTTCAATCTTGTTAGACTGGTAATTCCTTTCCGAAGCAAACGCCGTGTTGCACCAATCCGCTTTGCTCCTAGGATGGAAAGCGTAAAAACCACGGTCACGCATATTCTTGATTAAATCCAACTGACCCTTCGTGATGCCGATATGTTCCAAGGATTCAGCAGGAGCATATTCACCGTTGCAGACATTGCCGCATGCTTCGGTAATCGCATTCTTGATATTGTCAGGAGTGCAACTGAGGTCAATCAGCGTCTTGTTCCTGATATACTGGTCAACCCAACCCTCTCTCTTTGCCGTTTCATACACATCACCACAAGCCTTGACAAACTTGGGAGCGCCATCCTTACCAACGCAGGTAGCCTTCGGAAGGCCAGGGGTCTTGGGGTTAGGCAAACTCATGCCGTGGATGTTGTCGCTGCTATCACCCGATACGATTTTCTGTATCAGATATTCAGACGGGGACTCGCATGAAAGGAACTTGGCGGCAAGATGGTCATAGAACACTGCCTTGCTGCAATCAATCTGCATCATATCACTGTCACGGGTGACAACAACTATGCTGCTATACCTATCCTGCAGTGCCTTGATGGAACTGTAAATAACATCGTCACCTTCGGCCCCGTCAAGCTGGATGGGAAGGGCACGGTAATACTTGGCAAGCTCAAATGCAAACTTGTCTTTGTACTTCTGCCACTCGTCTTTCGGTGTCTTTGCAGTCCATTCACTAAACTTACGCTTTCCCTTGTAGCTAGGGATGATAGGAGTCTTGTTTTCGTTCTTGGACTTTGTGCTAACCTCGTACAAGCCCCATAGCAAATCCTGCTTGGCCTGAGAAAGTTCATTCAGAAGGACATGGTCCTTTCCACGGAACGTCGGATAGTCCTTCACCGCAATTCGTTCCACGGTGTATTCATCCTTCTTCTTGTCAGGCTTTCCGATACGGTAGGCATAGTTTTCCGTTTCCGTGTAGATGTAGGTGTCATCGTGGTACACGATTGTATGCTTCCCGTAATAGTCCTTGACGAAATCGTTCCTCCAAGACTTTCCGTCAACGGCAATGATGATATCCAAGGGATTGAACCGTTGGATTAAATCGTTCATCGATGTCACCATCTTGTTACGCCACAGGCGGAGTTCGTCTTCCTTTGTCTGGATGCCATAATCGTCACCCGCCTTATAAGAAGCCTGGATTGAATGGATGTTCTGGTGGGCTATCGACGACCAGTCTATCACCATGAGCCTGTTTGTATCATACTTGTAAGTAGCAGGGGTGTTAAGCATAATTTTACTCCTAATTTTACAATATAGTCTTTTACTAGCGTTTTGGCAACCAAAAAATGTATAAACTATTGTTAATTGAAAGGACGCTCCATGATTACAACGCTTCAAAAGGAATATGCTTTAATTTACTATATTCACGCAGTGCTGGGACAATCGCTCAACAACGGTTTCTTGCACGAGTTGTATACCGAAAAGAACATAAAGACCATCCTAGAAGCGCTAATCAATAACAAAATCAAGGACCAGCAGACGATTAACGTCGAAAAGGTAATCGATAGGGTCTCTACCTTGATTGACATAGATGCATTGACCAACCCAAGCAACGAGAAAGCCAAGTTTAACGTACTCCCTTACAGCCCCGTAAGCTTCATGGAGCTGTATATGGGAAAGAACATCAACAATGTGTTGGTGGACATGATGGAGAGGGTATTCGTCGATGACATAACGGACGCTAAGGACGGCCTGGCCGGACATTTCGTGTCAATGTTTACTGTCAAGAACATGGCGAATCCAGCGTTCTACAGACTTGTCACCCTCAATAAGCGACCTGACATCAGCGAAATAGAAGATGCTCTTCATACAAGGTATCCAGAATCGAGTATGTTCTCCAATACGAAAGACATGTCGGACATCGAAACTATTCTCGAACCGTATGCGAAGCGTATGTCTAACGCAAACTTCACACAGAAGGACATGAACGGTCTTTTCACGTACATCGCAAAGAATTTTCGCAACTCGCTCAGTCCACTGTCCCTTGAAAACGGAATAGATTTCGTAATCAAAAAGAAAGATGAGAGCACGGAGACATCATCGGCATTCGATGATATACGTGACGAGACTGAAGAAAACATCAAGACACGAGTGCAGTCAGCACCCTCGATATACGAGTTCTTCAAGGAAGCTTCGAAGGCACGATTTGCGGGCACGATGAAATACACGAAAAATGGCACGCTTGATGGTAGTGAAGGACCAGCAAAAGCTATCGAGATGTCTTTGATGAGACAGGACACCGCTGTAAATGACGAAAGCGATAGGTACGAGCTATTCATTTCCGTACTGGACAATCTTCTGAAAGTAGAGTCTCTCCCACCAGTCAATCGTGGCATGTATAGGGATAAACGAAAAGTTATTCTTACCGAGGAGCAATATCATGCTCTTTTCCCAGAATACTTCGTTACTGTCGGAATAATTAAAGAAAAGGTATCAAACGCATCCGAACTGGGTGGTGCAAAAATGAAGAGCGGCGACGAAGGGTCCAGCGTCATCGACAACTATACAGGAGAGCAGCAATACGAGGAAGATGACGACAATTCGGATACAACAACCGAAATTTCTGTCGGTAAGAGCAAAAAGCTCATGCTAGCAAAAATGCTGGCAACAATCAACGGGCATCCAAGCGATGTCCCTGACAAGCTTACGCCGACAACAGGCGTTAAGTCGATGATATACGAACTAAACCGTATACTACTAAACGAGCTATTCAACACATCATACGCAAACCTCGAAGGATTAGTGGACTTCCTTACGACAGGCGACATAAAACAGGAGTATCCTGCAATTAAAGACAATGCTCAATCCCTTAGTAAACTAAAGGATAGGTTCCTATACGAACGTGACTACGAACGTAGAATGTCATCTGAACGAGATACTCATGTAAAGGCATTTTCTACCATACTGAGTGAACTATCACGTATGGCCAAAATGGACCCGCAAAGCGTATTGAACCAAAAGAACGCAGACAAATACAACCGTACTTACACCAGTGCACAGTACAAGAATATAATCATCACCAAATATGGCAAGACATACATTCTGAACACATTGCCTGGAATCGTAGAGTTGATGGCGGCGCACGCAAAGGTAGGCGAATACATCAGCTCGATGACACTCACTGGTTCAGACCCAGTAAAATCTGCACTTGACTTTTTGACGAACAGCGGACTGCTAACGGAAGACAACAACGTATGCCGTCTTGAAACTGACACTGAAACTACCAGAAACATCATCAACGGAATGGATTGGGATAAAGTTCCAGACAATAACTCTATGCTATCCGATGCTCTACGCAACTGTTCCTATATATACAGGATAAACGGCTGGGTTCGTATGAGTGATGAGGAACTGGCTGCAAACAAGTTTACTCCAATAGAAGATAAACGTAAGGAAAAGAGCGCCGCCTACGACATTAGCAAACTTGTTTCGGTGATTGAACATCTGCAAGGTAAAATTAGACCATATGTGTTCAAGTTGAACGATATCAACTATATTATCGACCTCATAAAAAAGCAGTATCACATCGATACACTGTCTGATGTCGTGCCTCCTGATGTGAGCAAAGAAGGACTGCAAAGAGCCGATATACACATGCAGAGTTACGCTACGGACAATTCAGCGGAAGCATTCGACAACTTCTCGCAGATGTACTATCTAAACTATATCAGAGAACAATACGATGAAATAGCAGATAATGCACGCAAGGCTATAAGGCAAACCTTAGCGGAAAACCACCTGCTCACTACAGATGTTCAGAATACTCTTATTCAAAAGGTAAATAGGAGTGGCAATAGTGGCCGCAAAACAGCAATCATCAACGAGATTTTCGATGGAGTGAAACGTTCATCCCAAGGAAACGCCGCAGAAAATATCAATAAGATTGAACTTAGCAACATAGTCGTTCTCTCTGAATCTATAATAGTGCTTTACAACAAGGCATTGAACCTATGTAGTAACGATACGGCTATTACAGACGTGTTCAGCCCAATAGACCACGTAACAGCCAATGACATGGACACGATGGCAAAGGGAAGTTCTCCATCAGGAAAGGCATACACAGAAAACGGAGATGGCTGCCAACCGCAATTCATGCTGAACGCATATCTCATCAACATCCTGTTCGAGGCGATATATATGCTCAGGGTACATTATGGACTGCAAGACCCTGAGGAATATACAGCACGAGATGTAGACAGCCTTACAAACATAAACGAAATGGAAGATTATATCAAGGAAACTATTGGAAGTCTCGCCATAAAGGACAACCCAAAATGCCGTGAGCTTCTGACAAAAATTAATCGGAGACTAAACATACTCTTCAACAACACAAATATGCTGAACTTGGTTATTGCACTCCGTAGAAACAACCCAGGACTAACTAGGCTGACAACAGGTGCAACTTCGCACATGTCGATAGAACGGTTGATGAACAATATAACGAGCAAACAGGAGAACGACTTCGACCTCAAAGCAAAGCGAAGACGAGAAGCTCTCCTTGATAAATACTTACCAATGGACTAGAACTGCCTGCGGTAGTTTTTGAGAAGGCCATTTGCGGCCTTCTTTTTCTTTTTCTCCAATTCCTTTGCCCGTTTTTCAGCCTTTTCCTTTCTCTTCTGCTTGATATCATCAAGCTTGACATCGGCCTCGACTATACCAGTAAGGTCAACTGTCTGGACAGGAATCTTGTCGGCATCGTAGTATTTCACCCTTTCACGGAAATGCCTCACCATGCAGTTCTCGTTGATGTGGTCACCGAGCGTACGGCCATGAACCATGTACGAAGCATCATCGACGATATCGTAACAAGTAGCGATTTTCTTTCCTTCGCACTTACGGACAATACGACCAATCGACTGCATAATCATGTACATCGACTTGCCTGGGTCTCCAAAGACGAGGTTGTTCAACTTCTTGACGTTCATGCCAGCCTGCAAACATCCGTATGTGCCAAGAAGGATGTGACCATACGATGCATCCATCTCCAACCTGATACGGTCACGTTCATTAGCCTTGACCTCACCCTTGATGATACTGTACTTGAATTCTGGATGATGTTCTTGCAAGTAAGCGGCAACACGTTCCAACGGGTCGATGTTGCGGAACAGGATTACCGTATTCTGCTCCGTCGTTATCTTCTTGTTGTTGATGAGCATGTCGAGAATATCGAAGCGGCTGCGGTTACCCGTCACGATTGAATACTCCTCGTCAAACTTCGAGTAACAGATGGTAGTCCTGCAATCCAACGGATACGGAACATAAAGGGCGACAACCTTGACAGGAGTGATAAGGCCCTTTTCAACAAGCTGCCACAGACTCACTATTTCATACTTCTTGCCAAGAGACGATTCGATGTAACCAGCATCAAGACCGTCATCGGGAATTGTGCCAGACACGCCTATCTTGAAGTTCTCAGCAGACGTGCAGTAGTCGAGGATTTGACGAAGCACTGGCCCACGACATCCTTGACATTCGTCCACAATTACCGCATCGAACCGCTTGAAAAAGGAAGGTTCCTTTTTCTGCAAGCTCTGCCATGTCGTGATGACAATAGGCTTCAACATGACTTCCTCGCCAAGTTTCAACTCGGCAAGTTTCCTCTTCTGGGCTGCAGTCAGTTTGTCCTTGGAGTCGCCGTATATCAGGGTGCAGTTATCTGGCGCCTCGTCCCATGAGTAGTCATCATGAAAGTTCTGCATCAACTGGACAACGAGACCAGAGTTCGGAACGACGACGGCAATCTTCTTGTGCTCAACCTCGGTCATGTAACGGGCCATAACATATACCGCCAACGACTTTCCAGAAGCGGTGCATGCCTTGAACGAACCACGGCGATGCAGCATTGCCTGATAGATTAGTTCAACTTGATGGTCACGAAGGGTGAGCTTGAACCCCTCCTTGCGGTCGTGGATGTTCAACGTCTCGGCATAGTCGATGATTTCCTGCTTGGTCAGAACCCTCTTCGGCCTGAACATCGAGTCAATCCTAGGAGACAACCCAATCTGGATGCCTGGGAACCTTCCCTTCAACAAGCCGCAAACCCTAGCGATTAGACCGATAGGCACAGTCCGTTCATCCTTGTCGTAGAAATTGACATACTCCTTGCCGTAGCCGTTCTTGTATTTTTCTGTATATGTAGCCTGCTTGTCCTCGTACTTGATGGCGGAATTCAAAAATGAGTAAACTCGATTTATTTCAGTTTGCTGACCATCATAAACGGTGACTACCGATGAATTGTCTTTAAGGAAGTCAAAATAAACTTTCATAATCTATTGGATAAACTAGGGTTGAGAAAAAAATTGACGATTTCTTAACTAAAATATCTTTTTTTCACCCTAAGTTTATATTTTAAAGTAAAAAGTGAGAACATATAGTGTTAACCGGGTGAAGTTGGGTTGTTTCACTGGTTAAGTCATTGTATGGGCCTTGCTGAAGTAGGAATTTTATTGTATATTATCGCCGATGAGTTCGAATTTTGCACTTTCTTTACGTATTTTAGACCACTTTTCTGAGTCAGACAGCCACTATTCCTTCGATAAGATGCTGGTTCCAAACCGCATTTTCGAAGCCATGGTTGAAAAATCGGAGAGTTTGGGTGGAGTGCATAAGAAAAATTTCGAATATCTGGTCTATATCGTCAACACCGTCTACAGACGCTACCAAATTGCGTTCAACCTTGCGTTGAAACACCATTGGAAAATCGATATCGACAAGTGGGCAGTCCCAATCTACTCGAAAATCTACGATAGAATCCTCGGTTCCAACTACTTGGAGTACGTCCACATCCTAGAAGAGTGGGGTATCATCGGCAGAAGCCGCTCGTACATCAAGGGAAGCAAGGATATACCAGGAAAATGCAAGCATTACTGGTTTACAAAGCCGTTTTTGACCTATGTTCAGCGATATTTACACACGAGAGCTCAGGAAGAAGCGGGTGATATCGAAAAAAGACATGGCGGAGTCCATGTCATCATGGCTACCAACCCATTCCTTTACCGAAAACTTGCCGCAAGGGCCGAAGAAGTCCATGGGGAGCAGATGAAATTGCCGGAAATCAGGGAACTTTACGAGGACTTGACCCATTTCAGCGTAGACGAAGAGAAAAGTTACGATATTTTAGGTGAAATGGTATCGTCAGGAGCAATTTCTGCGGACAGAATGACCTCTGAAATGAACAAAGTCAAGCTCTTCAACAGTTTTGCTACTGATAAATACGCTCTTTACTGTAAACGTGATGCGTACGGGCGTGTTCACACGAACATAACCCAGATGAAAAAGGAAATCCGAAAGAACTGTATAACCTGTGACGGCAAGAAGACGGTCGAAATTGACATCAAGAGCTCTCAGGGTGCTTTCTTGTACCGTGTGCTTGACCGATATATATCTAATTTTGATGACCGAGAACATATTGTGATTTCCTATACAGGTGGAATCACAGAACCATACTGGACTGATGACGACAAGTGGGATTGCATACAGGATTTTCTCAGTGAGTTGGAAGCATACAGAACTCTACTTGTTTCAGGACATCTTTACGAATACTTCCTCGACTATGTAAACAAAACTTTACATGTAAACGTAGACCGTAACAAGGTTAAGAAGGAGTTCCTTACCTGTCTGTTCTGCGGAAGGTTCTATTCGAGGAAGAAGCACAAGTTGGTTGAAGCCATTCAGAAACTCTGGCAGGAAAAGTTTCCGAACCTGTACAAGGCAATCCAGATTATCAAGCGTGGACACTACTCCGAGTTGGCCCACGAGTTGCAACGAACCGAAAGCCACCTTATTTTCAGCGTTGTCTACCGCAGAATCAAGGACGAGTTGCACTGCCCTGTCTGCACAGTCCACGATAGTATCATTGTTGCCGCCGAGTATGCATCTCGCGCAAAACAAATCTTCGATGACGCATTGAAGGAACTGCAGATTCCTACCTTTACCGAACAGGAACAAATGGAGGCCTTAATTGGTGATACTTTCGTTGCTGACAAGACCTTGACAAACTGATTTTAATAAACTATATTATGAAAAAAGGACACTAACCATGGATATCCAATACTTCAAAAATCCTAACATGAACGTGCTCAACTGCACGCATTATGACCTTGATGGAGTCGGCTCCCATCTTATCATCAAGACAATCTTTCCTAACGCAAAGTACGCCAAGATGTACTACGGAAAGGATAATGACCTCTTGACATTCAACACCATTCCGAACAAGGAACAGTACAACGCCATCATCTTTACCGATTATACGCCAGCGACCTTCATGGACAATGTTCGTGCAACTGGCATTCCTACCATGGTTCTTGACCACCATGCTAGTGCATCTGCTCTTAACGACCCGTCAAATGCAATAATTATCGACAAGTCTGCTTGCGGCGCCCGTCTTACCTATGATTTCTACCAAGATGTCAAGGACATTTCCTACCTCGAAGAACTCATCGGTTACATCGACACGTTTGACCGTTGGGTTAGAACTGATATGGAACGCTTCGAACACGCATGTAAACTGAACATGCTGTTCAAGGAAAAGTACAAGCTCAATTTCGATGCTTGGATTGAAGCCTACAAGGATGGCCATACCAACTTGACCGAAGACGACATCGTAGTTCTCGACAAGATTGAAAACGAAGTTAATGATATCTATAACAACCTGCAGTTTACTGACCTTCCTTCTGGCGGCGTGTTGACCCGTTGTGACAAGCGTTCTACCGAAGTTGGCCTCCGTATTCAGGATAGCAAGAAGTACAACTACTGGATTAACATCTATAATAACAACAAGGCTCACAACATCGGTTTGATGTTCCGTGGTTACAACGACAAGATTTCCTTTGACAAGTTCGCAAAGAAGATTGAATCGACTACCCCTGGTGCAATTTCTATGGGCGGTCACGGACTTGCTTGCGGTGGTCAGGCTGTTGATGAAAAGGCTGCTCTGGAAATGATTGCTAAGTCAATCCCGTACATTCAGCAGCAGATTGACGGTACGTTCGTAGAGGATGAGGCTACTGCGCTATAAACTCTTGGTGCAAAGAACACCATTCATTATGAAAATTCTACAAATCAGGACGGTGCTTGCAACCGTCCTTCTTTCATTATGTATCGGTCAGGTTTATGCTTGGTCGCTTCTAGCAAACGCTGTCAACTCGGTTCTAAACCACGACATGTCGTTCGCATTCTCTCTTGCCATCCTGTTCCTCGGTCTGTCTGCAGCTTTCATGGGAAAGTTCGTGGAAAGAAACCCGAAGGCAACCTACATCATGTCAGTGATTTTCTTCGTTGCTGGATTCCTCCTAAGTGGATTTGCTTGCAGCGTAGGAAGCGTCTGGATGTTCTATGCCGCATACGGAGTTTTGTTCGGATGCTCGTGCGGTCTCGGGTACGTGGCCCCAATCAAGACGCTGATGCTATACTTCCGTCATAACAAGGCGGTCGCATCTGCCATTGCCATCCTATCCTTTGGGTTGGCAAAATCGGTCGCGAGCCCTCTGTACACATACCTGACGACGAACTTCAGTATCGAGCATGTGTTCTATCTCCTTGCTCTAATCTATACTGTTCCGCTTATCGTGACATCGTTCCTGTTCAGGAAGTTCCCTGTCAATTACAAACCGCCTATGGTTGAGACAATCAATATCGGGAATACTGTCCGAACATTGCCTTACATTTCAATCTGGTTGTTCTTCTTCCTCAACATCGCTTGCGGCCTAGCCTTCATCAGTCAGGAAGCCCAACTGTATTCCCACTACGGTGTGGCGCTCGGGATGGCGACTGTGCTTTGTACATTGAGTGCCGTGTTCAACGCTGGTGGCCGGTTCGGTTTTGCCTGGGTTAGCGACAAGTTCGGTCGATACGTTCCTTACATCATCCTGTTCGCATTGAGTTCATTTCTGTGCTTGATTAACTTCGGCTTTGCTGGACTGGGCCTGTTCGTTGTCAGCGTCATGCTCATCAACGCATGTTATGGTGGCGGCTTCTCCGCTTTGCCTGCCCTGCTCGCAAGCAAGTATGGCATAACGAACACCTCTACAATCCATTCCCTGACATTGAGCGCATGGGGTATTGCAGGCATAGCTTCGCTCTTCTTGAAGCAGCTACCAGTAGATACCTTGTTCATCACATGCTTCATACTGTATGGTTTCAACCTTCTGTTGCTGTACCTGAGCAAGAAATAGACTGTATTTTACCCTGTTTTAAGCCGACCTGCAATGACGGTCGGCTTTTTTGCTGCTGAATAATATATTTTAAGGAAGAATAAAGATTGGAGGAAACCGATATGGTATCGGCTGGCCTTTTAATAACCGACGGCGAGAAGTTCCTGGTTGAGCTGCCGTTGCACCAGACGCCTGGTGAACATCATTTTGATTTGCCCAAGGGTCACGTCGAGGATTTCGACAGCGACTTTAGGGGCACTGCGTTTAGAGAAGCTAAGGAAGAGACTGGTTACGATTTTGATTCTTATAAGGACCGTGCAATCGCATTGTGTGATGCACCTGTAAGCTACATCAAGGGCAAGCAGATTGTCCTTTACCGTCTTGATTTGACCAAGGATGAAATGCCTGCTATCGGCGAGTACAAGTGCCAGAGCTTCTTTCCAGACAAGAGGACGGGTAAGACTGTTCCCGAGGTTATCGGCTATGCGTACAAGCCGCTTTCGGAAATCAGGAAGTGGCTCTTCAAGGGATATAGCCGCACATTCGACAGACTCGGATTGTTCCAGGAAAGCAAATGAAATCTATTATACTTATAGTCGGCTTCATTGTCTCGATGCATGTGTTTGGCTTCATCGCCATGCTCATCCGTGAATGGTGGGTGTTCCGTAAAGCGAAGAAGTTCAAGAAAGCAAAAAACGAGGCAATGTATCAGCTACATTCCAAGGAAGAATGGGATGCGAGCGAGAAGCGTGTCGAGGCGAGAGACCAACTCATCAAAATCCTGAGAAAAGCCACCACTAATCATGGCGAAGGAAACTATGATTTCAATCTGAGTAATCTAACTGCAGATGAGTTCAAGATTTTGAAGGCATACGCTATTGCCAGGAAGAAGGAGCTCGATTCCTATCTCGACTTGTGCAATAAGATTAGTAACGAACCCGAGGCAGACTGCACTCAGGACCTTAAAGACATCTATGGATTTGATGTCGCCGATTTACTGGATTACGTTTGCACTAAGGTCGTAGAAAAGGATTCAACCAAAAACACCAATAACGAGGACAATCATGAATAACGAAAAAATCCTAAGCATCATGGAAAATCTTGCGAAGGCTGTGTACGACATCGGTGCAACAGTCAAGCATATCTACAAGGACGAGCATCCGTCAGGACCAGCAATGCCTACCCCGCCAAAGATGCCTATGCCGACAATGCCAGGTCAGCCGAAGTTTCCAACCCCGCCTGCCCTGTGGTCAAACCAGACCAACCAGTTCCCGCCACGTCCTCAACCGTGGCCTGCACCTAGTCCGCACCCGATGGTGACACAGCAGGACATTGATTTTAGCAACTATGTTTTCCAGCAGGTTTTCCATCCGAACGACAACAGTTCGTTGAAACCTCACCCGAGAAAACCGAACGAGTTTTGCAACATGCAGGACTATACCTTCCAGAGAATGAATGGAAATGTTCCAGCGAAGGCAAAAATTCTTTCCGACCCGTTCATGAAGCCGAACCAGACCATAGAGTCTGACCCAGACAAGTTGTTCAACAACATCGACCTCGGTGGAGGTAATCCAGAACCAATTCGTAACTTGGTGAAGGAAAATCCCGATGCTGTGAAGAATGCAGTGAAGAACTTGGGTATGATGAAAACCCTTGGAAGCCCTTGCTGGGATATTGCTAGGTCTGATGAACTCGAAAAGGAAATTGATTCCATTAGAGTTGCAATCAATGTGGCCATTCAGAATGGCGCAACTGAGGCTCTGAAAGAACAATCGAATAAGCTCATCGGATTGTCACTTGCACGTTCATATATCCAATTCGGCAAATCGGATAGAAAGAAGAAGTTGCTGCAGGATGAATTGAAGGACAATCCGTCAGCCCTTCAAATCTTCAACGAAGCTGTCTCACGTGCCGAAGCCGAACAAGACAAGGAAGTGAAAGAAAGTCTTCGTCAGTACGATAAGTCTCGTGTAGTCACTGATAACTGTATGGGTGTCGGCGATAGTTTGAAGGAGTCCATGGATAACTGGGGTAAGCAGAAGCCTGCTGAACGCAATGTTCCCATCAATCCTCCTGTTGACGCAATGTCATTGAACCTGCGTCCGAACGAAGCTGATATGGAAAAAAATTACCTGTCCAGCATTGACGCTAAGGAAACTGTCGGTAAGATGTCAGCAGTGCTGGATGAATGTTCCCGTTTGACCAATGAACCAGCCATTCCTGGAAACCCTGTCTTGGACGAGGAAATGAAGAAGGAAGTGGGTGAGGTTCATCAGGGAGAACTTCCTGAAACGCCAGTCGTTCCAGACCCAGACGAGCCAAAGACCGAAGTCAAGGAAAAACGTAAGTATACCAAGAAAACAACAGAAGAGCCAAAGACGACCGAAGAGAGTACTCAGGTGACTTCTGGAAGCGCTTGGTAAGAGAGGACATTATGGCAAAACGAATAAAGAAAGGAACATTGTTGGACACTGGCTCTAAGTATTTTATCATACTTGGTGCATCAAACGAGCGAGGAGCCAAGTTTGGTCTTGCCGATACACGGGAACAGGTAAAGGCGGTGGTAACCTCTTGGAAACTTGATGGTCTTGCTGGTGAGTACGCTGTCTTTAAAAATGACAGTGTCGGAAAGATTTAGCATAGAAACCTCACAAACAAGAAAGCCTCCGTGTTATACGGGGGCTTTTATGTTTCACGTGAAACATTTTTCACGTTATGGGGGCAAAATGTTTCACATGAAACATTTTAGAACTTGATGCCTTCCCTCTTGAATGTCTTGTCGAACTCAGGCCATAGCCACTTTCCGATTTCCTTCAACGGAAGATATTCGTAGGAACAAGCCTCTGGCATAGCGGCGTTCTTCTTCGGGTCATGGAAGTAGGACTTGCATGAATATGATGTCAGCGGCGGAAGTTCTTTCAGGTTTATCCGATAAAGCATCAGGTTGTTTCCTTTACGGAAGGGCACCTGTTTACGGAAAATTCCGTGGGCATCATTGTAATACTTGTGCCAGTTGTACCCAGTTTCCTCCAATGCTTCCCTGAATGCAGCATCCTTTACGCTTTCACCATCATTCTCGACGTGTCCCTTAGGCAGGTCGTACTGATGAGGCTTGCCTTTCTTGTTTCCTGTCGGAAGTTCTGCTAGGAACACTTTTCCATCGGTGATAAGAAGACCAGATGAACAAGACGGATGTTCAACATTGTTTCTTGGGTCGGCAAATTCAAGTAGTGTTTTTGCCAAATCAGTCACAGCTTCTAACTGTACCTTGGAGGTGAGTATCTGTTTGGCAGACTCGGTAAATGTATCTAGTGCGTATTCTTTGTTCATCTTGGATTGTCTAATTTTCTACTGATAGTTTATATTCCAGAAAATACAGGTAACTAAAAAAGGAGCCTGCCCGAAGGCAAGCTCCCTTATTTCCTTTGCAGGGGAGAGAGTGATTACCACTCTTCTTCCGCAGCAGCCGTACCGAACGGACGGTCGAGCGTGTGGCCACCCACAGCAACACCAACGGTGTCGAGGGTTACGCCCACGGTCGGGCCTTCGTTAGATTCCCAAGGAATGTCACCAGTGAAGGAAACACCCAAGAGGTCGTTGTTCACGAAGCGAACAACACGGTAGAACAGGCCGCAACCCAGCAAGTTGCTGACGATGGCGTAACGGCTCTTCACGATGAGACGTGGGCTACCGTCTTCCTGACCAGCGGTCTTGCAGAAGATGTACGGGATGTAAGGCATGAAGATGATACCAGATTCGCCCTGGCGCGGTCCCTTGTAACCAACGAGAGCGTAGTCCTGCCAAGAGTAGATATCCTGGTAGAGCTTAATCTGACCATTCAGGAGAGAACCAGCGTCGGAAACGCCACCACCCGGCTGAACAGCGGCATCCGTACCGAGGTAAGTCGGGATGTAGATACCAGAGTTAAGGGTAGAGATAGCTGCAACGATGCTCGGAGAGCAGATTGCGAAGTTACCAGAGCCCATACGAGTCGTAAGAGAAATCTTACGGGCAACGGCGATAATCGTGTTCACGATACCACCAGCGATGCGTTCGGCAACCCAACGGCCATCGTTGAAGTGAGCGTCCTTGGAGAGGTCAACCGTGATAGCGGCTTCACCACCGAACATCGGGTTCTGAGCGACAGACACCATAGCAGCGAGGATTTCACGGTCGATTTCCTGCTGGATTTCGAACTGCAAGCCTTCGAGCAACAGGGCTTCAACGTCCTGGCCGTGAGCAGCAGCCATATCCTGCTGGAGTTCGAGGGTGTAGTGGCTCTTGATAGCCTTTGTACCAACGCGGATAGCACCAGACACCACCTTGATGCTGGCCTTCTTGATGTTGTAGTGGCCTTCTTCGGCATCGTACTGGTCACCGAAGCCCGGCTTGTCCATCCAGTGGTTGGTGAGGTAAGCATCGCCAGCCTTGTTGCCAGAGTTCATAGCAACGCCGTCGAAAGACGGGCCACCGAACGTACCTTCGGCATAGTTGGAAAGCATTTCACCAGCGGTCGTTGTCCACGGGTTGAACGTGCCTTTCACACCAGTGTGGTCGGCAACGAGGTCGTAACCGATTTCTTTCTTCAAACCACGACGGAAGCCAACGGTCTTCGGAGCTTCATCGTCGTAGAGGAAACGGAGTGCGAAGTAGATACCGTTCGGGGTTGTGGTCGGGATGGTTGCCACGGTCTGCATAGCGAGCAAGTCAGGGAACTGACGACGTACCAGCGGCAAAGCGTACTGCTGATACTGAGCCACGTCTGCAGAGACGTTAGCAGATTCGGGGAGGAAACCCTTGTTGAGCTTGCACTGGGTTTCGAGAAGAGTGGAAACCACAGCAGCTTCAGCACGGGACTTGAGCTTACGGCCAAGATTGGATTCCAAAATCGGAGCCCACTTGCTCGTAGCTGACTTAGGTCTGAACTGTTGCATAATGTTATCCTGTGCCCTCTGGCACTGTTTGAGTTCTACTTTAAGTTTATTGAGGTATTTTCACGAAAAAAATTTTGCTTCAAAATCTGCATTGAAATTAAAATCACCGTGTATGAAACAGAAAATTAAGGTTGAGGGTAGTAAACAAGAGGACTTTACTTATGACTTCATCTATGAAATCCTTAACGTGAGCAATGTCGTATTTTGGTGATACTTCATAGCGGTCCTCAAACTGGCTTATATCTTTTCCTTCGAACTTGTATAAATACGGATTCATATTTCGACGAGTACGTTCATCGACGATTACGAACGATAGTTTACCCTTCCAATTGAGACGGAGGGTTACTTTTCCCTTAGCTGTTGTGCCTTTATCCCAGTCATCAGTCCAAGAGAATACAACGTTAATGTTTGGCCATCCTTCGAATCTGGTGCGTGTGTATTCACGCACCTTTTCAATTTCAATTCCACAAGATTCAAGCTCATCCTCCCATGCTTCCTTGAGTAGAGACGTTATTTTAGATGGCTGGCCGTTCTTTGATATAAATAATGGTTCGGCATTGTGATATGCCTGTCTATCGGCCTCTTTCCATTCGCTAGTGTAGATTTCCTCATCCTCATCATTATCGAAGTGATACTCATCATTATCATTGTTATCATCATCATCATCTTCGGGGTCGGGTTCGTCGAAATCCTCATCGAAATATTTATTATCATCAATCAATACGGTTTCCATTAATGACATAACACCGTTCAACTGATTTTCTGTCAATCCTAACTTGCTGATAGATTCCAAAAAGATTTTACGTTTATTCATGTTATCCCCGAATGGAATGATGTCTATAGTTTATATTAGGTATATCATGGAATAAAAAAAGAACCCCCGTACCAAGTACGGAGGTTGGAAATCACGGGTAATCGTAGGTTAGAAGGCACCAGTTTCAGGTGCGGGGGCCATACCACCGCCGCCACCCATATCACCGAGGCCGCCACCTTCACCGCTGTCCATGTCGGTTTCCTCACCAAGGAGAACCTTCTGTTCGTGGTCACGCCACTTGCGGTTCTGGGTGAGGTCTGCATCAGAAATGCCAAGACCGTAACGGAGGCAGTATTCCTGAGAAAGCGGGTTGTTCGGAGCTTCGTCCTTAACGGCAAATTCCATCATCTGGGAGAACACGGCAAGTCTGGTCGTCCAAACGTCGGCATCGATATAGCTCTGGAAGCCGTTGCTGCGTTTGAACTTGATGTCGAAGTTCTCTTCCACCTTGATGCTGTCACTGAACTCCCTCTTGGTATTCAGCACCATAATGAACAGCCTGACGAGGCCCTGTTCAAACGGTGTCTGGTATCTGTCAACGAGACGGGCGAAAGCGACTTCCGCCTGAGTGACTTCACCAATCTTACCGTTGGCGTAGTTGACACTGTCGCCTGCCAAAGCCGTGATACGGCCAGGGGGCACCATCAAGGCGTTAACGAGATTTCGTTTGAAGAATTTGAGGTCGTCGATGTTACCGAGCTGGTCACCGCCAGGTAGCCTTTCGATGCTTGAACCTGACGAGCCACCCTGAACAGGGATGATAAAGTGTTCGGAAAGACCGATTGCCTTACCCCAGTTGGTGATTTCACCCGTGGTGGAGTTGTAGTCAATCTGGCGGCTGAACAGCTTTGCCTGTTCCTTCATCGTGGCTTCGGCCTGCGGTTTCGGCTGGCCAGCAACGTCCACTTTGAGAACCATCTTTTCGGAACCCCAAAGGACACGGTACATAACCACGCTATCCTCGATGGTGTTCAACTGGTTATGGGCCTTCACTGCTGGTTCAAGAATTGACCTCGGGTCGTTTACGCCACCTGGGCCATAAAGGTCGAGGGAAAGGAACAAAATCTGGTTCGGGGAGTAGTCGATGTAGTTCTTGCTGGTATGGGCGTATGTGCCCGTGAGCATCTGTCTGTAACCGATAATCATGTTGTCCTGAACGACGACAATCATGTTTTCGCCAGGAAGGAGGTTAAGACCGACAATTTCGTGGGTTTCCTCATCGTACACGACTTCAAGGAAGATACGGCCTTCGGTCAGCATCTTTTTCATGTACTGCCAAGCGGTGTTCTTGAAGTTGCAAATCTTGCGGAGAACGTCCCTCTTGAAGATTGTCTGCAAGCTCATCTTGGTCACTTCAGCGATTTCGGAATACTCGTTGACCTGCAAGCTGCAGATGTCACCCTTGTCGTCCTTGTAGATAGCCTCGTTGCAAATCTGGGTCAGCGATTCGTTCACTTCCGAACGGGTGGCAATGATGTTGTACTTCAACATGCGTTCCACATTGTTTCGCCAGTAGAGCTGCACCTGGTTTTCGGCAATAGTGTCCTGTACCTTGGTCGGGTCAATCTGGCCATCGTTAATCATGATGGTCGGCATGTAGGTGGAGAATCCGTCAGGTGACAACCCGTTCGGGTACATCATCTGCTGGACACCCTGTCCTATCGCATTCCTTGACCTCGATATGTTGCGGTGCAGGTCTTGACCATTGAAGACACGGTCAAAGAGTTCGCCTTTCGGGTTGTTCTCGCCGTAGTCCCTGATATGCGTCATGACCATGGACGCTATATTCTCAGGCTGTTTCTTCTTTTTCGATGAAAAAATCATATGTTCCTACCTGGGATACTTGAATCTGATTCCTTGGAACATCACGTAGAAGATTGGCTTTCGTTCCGATTTGTAGAACTCTTTCAATGCTTCGTTCAGGATGTTCTTAGATAACAGTCGCCGATTGTTTACTTCCGCATCGACTATCGTACGGAAATCGCACAAGTCCACTTGAAAGACTGGAAGGCCGTTATATCTATACAGTTCACCCATATTCACAGATTAAAGTATATTTTTGGTATTTTACCAATAGTTTATACCCTATGATTGCGTAATGCCGCATGAAAAATGTATTTTAAAGACGTAAGTACCTATATTTTACAGGGATTAACATGAGCAAGACTATTGATTTGACCATTAGCGACAGAGTTGCAATCGGACGTTACATCAACCTAATCCGTTGCACCATTCCAATCCGTCTCGTCATCGACGAATTTAACGACAAGTTCGTGCCGACCATGGACGAACTCAAGAAGGCTGGTGCAGTCATCGAGCTCGGAAAGCTGGTTGAAGTCAAGGATGATTTCGTCAAGTCCTACAACGCCGACGATGTGCCTGCCGTCATCAAGAAGGGTATCGAGGACTTCGTTGCCGAACTTGAATCCAACAAGAATGCAGACCCTGCATACGTCGAACGCATCACCTCCGCATTGAAGAAGCTTATCTAGTATGATGTCGGATTTCTACATAATGATGTCGGATTTCTATGTCCACGAGGACGAGAACACGACATCTACGATGGTGGAGAACTTCGCCGAACAGCTCGACGAGTTGTATGATTCTGGAGAGGCTAACAACAAGATAGTTCCCTTCTTCATCACATGTGGCGGTGGTGAGGATAACCCAGAGTACAGTCTGGAACCGTTGTACTTTACCGTAATCAACGGTGTTCCACTCATCTTCTCTACTGCTTTCCGTCTGTATGGAAAGTCGCTTGATACTATCGACAGCGATGCGGGTGGCGGTTCGTTGATAACGGAGATGCTCTCCTATAACAACGCCCATGTTTACCACCTCGGCGTTATCGACTCGCTGGACTATATTGATGAAGCGTTGCAGCAGGCGACGGCAGGCAACTTGTTGGAAAGCAACCAGTTTGATGCAGCCATGCTGAACACGCTGCTCATCCAGAACGAGATTGAACCTGTTAGGGAACTCGAACTTCCTGAGGGAGGATATGTCGAGGTCTATGCCCTGACTGGGGCTGAAATGGACTCCTTGCAGAGGGACAAGAACTACAACAACGCCGCCAACCAGACGATTGTTGACTATGACAATTCTAATCAGGACATTTACCTTGTCGGAATTGGCGGAAATGCCTCAATTCGTGAAGTGGCGGTAAAGTGTGGCTCTGACGGGTTCATGTATACCGTATGGACGAATAATTCGCCTAAATTCTTCAAGAAAGCCGCTAAAATTGTCGAAGATTTCCCAGTAGAGTTAATCGAGAACGACCTGACCGACATGACCAATGCCCTTGGCGAGCATATCATCATGCATCTGCGGAAAAATAAGCTTTTTGAACAGGAAGAAGACAATGCTGTAAGCGAAACGATTTAGTGCCGCGATTATAAACTATTTTTGATTAAAATGGTGAATTATGGCGATAAATCTATATATACGGTTGCTTACAACAGAGCAAAATATTGAAAATAAGGACCAGCATTACAAGGAGAATTACCGTTTTCAGGCAACTGGTGATGATGCCAATGCTTCCATTCAAGGATATCGTCTTCGCCATTTTCTAACAGCAAACGCACCTAATTCCACGATTACAGCAAATCAGGGATTGATGGTATATGATGGCACTCAGACTACTCCTCTAACTGGGTCATACAACGACTGGACTACTCCGAATAGGCCACCAAAGCTGGATGATGGCAATAGCCAGTTCAATACCGAACTTATCGTGCGGTTTGATGTTAACCGCACGTTTAATGAGATGTTGAACTATCCCAATTCGCAGGCTTGGATTACCGCACCATTCGTAGGTGATAATGGTTTGTTCACCAAGCTTGATATTGAATCAGCATTCTCATTCATAGGCTATCCCACTAATAACGACTATGTCAAGAACCCCCTTAACATAGCGTTTGAACACAAAGTTGCTGGAGGTGAGGTTAGCCATATTCAGACTCTATTGGATACCATGCCTGATAGTGGAATACCTGGGTGCGATGACGACATCAGTAAATTGTACCAAGTCGAGACGGTTCGTGTAGATACACAGGAAGCACACGGTCTGAAAGTAGGCGATTCTGTTACATTGTACAGTAGGTCTATATCTCATGTCCCACAGTATACTGGTACACAGGGCAGATTGTTTGGGTTGTATGATGGTGACTGGATTGGAAGGGGTGAGAGGTATTTGGGAGATTTTATTGTCACTAGCGTACCTACAACAACTTCGTTTGAGTATCAAACCTATCATAACCCGATGAAGGTAAACCAGAATACCTATCAACACATAGATGGGTATGACCATTCTGATTGGACTGACCTCGTCTGGGAAAAGTGGGAGTTGTATGAGTATAACGAGAGCGTGTCTGCCAGTGAAAGCGGCTCATCGGTCGTGTTTACCTTTACTGATACTGACCCAAGCGGCATTACATGCAAACATAATTTTGCTGAGAAAGATACCGTTACTTTCATGTACAACGGTTCAAGCAAGGTTCACATGGTTGTTGAAAGTGCTAGCAACAACAGCATAACTGCAAAGCCTGTTGATGGAGAAACTTACCCGTCTGGCATAACATCAGGAACTCTGGTGTACACTCCCCGTATGCCTTCATCCGATGTTGCATTTAATGTGGAACATTCTGATATTGCTCCTCCCAAAGTAAAGAGCCATTCAAGAGACAGTGCTATCTATTATGCTTGTCAAGATACATGGTATGGCTCTGACCAGTATGGAAGTCCAGATGGATGTCGTCCAAACGACGTTAACGGTAGTAGCCCTGAAATACATCTTGTTAAGGATAGCATGATACCTATCATCAAGTTTCCTATCCCATTTTATAACGGAGTTGCGACATCTGACCCTAACATGGTATCAAGGTTGTTTGTATACTGTAAGCGTGCTGGCGGTGCGATAAACAACGGTACTATCGACGTGTTTGATTTTACAGACAACTGGGATGAAAACCTGTCGAACAGTGAGATTGCTGCGATACACCCAGGAACTTGGACAGGCGATGTCGTAGGAAGTATGTCCCAGTTCTCTGTTGAATCACCTAGTAGAACAGCTAGTAATAGATACATTAAGTTTGACATTGACCCTGAATTTACGACCAAGATGTTTACGGACCAGTCACACACAAAGACGATTTTCCTTAATGCTCCGTCGGGTAATTTAAATTTGAGCGACCCTATGATTATGGCTAGCCGTGAAGATGACGAGGGTCACTGGCCGTATATAGCAATTAGCTCGCCGACATTTATTAGAAAACCTCCGAAGATTGAACTTGATAACACGTACATGTATCTTGTATGTGAAGGAATTGAGAAAACTACGTACGGGGGTGCTCCAGCGTTTTGTGCAACAGTGTCTAGCAAGATGTTTGACCCATCGAACATCATGTATGTTCGTAGTTGGGATGCCGATAAACCGTTCTTTGCTGCTGGCGACAAGATTGAAGTAATGAACACCGAACATTACGACACAGTTAGTGCCCAGGTTATCGGTGTTGAGTATGATGAACACAAGGTTTATTTCCGTTATCCTGACGGTGCACCTGAAATAGAAACTGGTGTTTCGGAATGTGGAATTATCAGGAATAAATCAAGGATGATTTCTACGTATGCCGCAACAGATTCTGAGAACGAACCGAATAATCTATCAGTTACTGGGCCAGATGTTCATGGATGTTATGGTTATGGTGGAGCTTCTCTGGAATTTGATGTAATCCATGATGAAGCGGCAGATAACTCTACATCTTTAAGTGCGGTGTATGACGACGGAATCGTTCAGTCTAATAAAGAAACTCCTGTAATCATTACCGACTTGGCGGTTGTTGAAGGTATTCATGACCGTCCAGTAGACCGCTACATGCACGTAGGTCCAGACAATGCTGTGATATTGAAGGGATTTAACCTGAACCAGTTGAGTGCAAACGCCACAGCCATACTTGGCCACATACGATGGGAAGATGGTATAGGAGAAGGAACTTCGGTACGCCTTGGTAGTGTAGATGGACATCCTGATGAAAGACGGTTTGAATATAACGACGATTTTGACCTGCAACGTGTGATGCCTGTCTACGATGTCCGTAATGATTCTAACGACGGTGCTACCGAGTTTAAGATATTGAAGTCGGATGCCAAGTACCCGTCTTTATTTAAAGGATATGTATTTGCACCTATTTTCACTGGAGCAGGTCGCGATATACCTAGAATCAAACTTAAATATGGTGTCAACTATTATATTGGCGCCGAGCCTGTAGAAGATGGAGAGTACGTATGGATAAAACTATCATTCGCGTACATTTCTCTACCTTGGGTAGAAGATGAATCCGCCGACGAACCCGAGTATGTATCTCTTAGTGATGAGGATGTTGCTTACATTCGTGGTATAATTCCGTCTAACCCTTCGTCAGAAGGGGATTGGCCGATACTCATGTATAGCACAGTTACGTCTGTCATGGTTAAGGATAACGGTGTTGACACCCTTCCTTATGCCAATAGGTTGTATCTCCAGATTGATGAAGAATCTCCTGTCTATTATATGGAGGAAGAGTCTCATTTGGCTGGTGTTCCGTTCGACATCTATATTTCAGATGTGAATGATATTTATAAAATAGGTGACGAGTTACTGGAAAATTTTAGTATGGGTACTGTAGAATATATATTGGGAAATGACGATGCCAGGTTCATCAAGATTAACATGAGCCTACGGCGTAGTATCGGTCTTGATATATATGATGCCGCAGGAAATTGTACTACTATCAACTTGACTATTAGGAATACTATATTTAACTTGGAACTTGATAAAGTTGTCAGTAGCGGAACTAAGCATACATTGACCTTCAAGGTCAGTGATTCCGAAGCTAACTTGCTTTCCAGAAATATATCATCTAATGCAGGGGACGCTGGCATATTCGCACGGTTTGGCACTATTCCAGTAGAAAAGATTAGTTCTATTTCGAAAGATGACCACGATATGTACTACTTTACTTTTGACCTTGTTCTTACGGAAGATGAACTAAGTCAGAGCGATGGTGTACTTGATGTATGGGCTGGCGACACGAACGTTGGTGAAATTCATAATAAAGATAGTTGGCAAGAACCAATAGTCTTTAAGAAGGAACAGACTTGTGTTGCAACGGGAGATGTTCTGACATACCGTGGTGTAAACTTGTTCGACAGCGAAGAGTATGGATTCCTTGACCTGCGACTGAATACAACAGCGTTCTCGATAGTAAAGCCACGGCCTAGTACGGATTCGAATACAACTATTTCAATCAATGTGCTAGCGAGTGCTCAGCCAGGTACACCTACTACTAGGACCTTTGGTGTACAGTGGAGGAATTATCCTGTTTCTGCTGCATTGTCAAACTATGTGAACACTGTTACGGTAGTCACTGCTCCGACCATCAAGTTTGACCCACCAGAAGCTCAAAATATGAAGTGGAAGAAAGGTGAAGTTTGGACTGAACCGAGTCCATGGGATGTTTTTGCCGAGGACGGAACTGGTAAAGCTATGCCAGCGAGCTCCATCGAAATATCTATCGATAACACTAACTGGGACGACTCTGGAATTCATACGATTACCTACACTGCGACTGACGAGTGTGGCAGGACGGCTTCTATTGAAAGGTATGTCAAGGTTACTGAATGTGATATTCCTATAATCCTGACGAAGGACATTTATGATGTACACGAGGATATCGGCATCATGATTGCTCCTGAAAGCAGCGTATTGTTTAACCAGAATTTCATGAACAATATCGTACAGTACCAGCTCACCGAGGGCGGCGAATGGGTTACTGCCGTAATTCTCTCTGGAACGCCAGACAGGAGGACACTTACCATCAAGAACCCAGGTGTAATCATGTCTAATATCAAACTTAAGGTATATGTCGGTGATGACAACTGGGGTGCTAACTCCTGTTACTGGACGGATGATGTCAAGTTTGAAATCATATCAAGGGAAGACCAAGATAAACAACTTGATGTGGATGGGAAAGCATCGATTGTGAAACCGAATTCTCGGTCTCGTTTCTCTGACCTGAATTATGAACCTATCTACAACAAGGATTTGTCCTATTCATCGTTCACCATCACTGCTGATGAAAACAGCTTAATGCAGAATGTTTACAGCATCCTGTTGACAAACCTCGGTGAACGCTTGTATGATGACGAGTTTGGTTCAACATTGGAAGAAAGCGTGTTCGAGATTATTGGAGACCTCAATGGCGAGTCCAAGTTGCTGAACCAGTGTGTAAAACTAATCAACAAATATGAACCTAGGGCTGTCGTCGTTGAGGATAAGAGCTTTGTTTCTATCAACGAGGACAACACGGTTGTAATCGTACTTTACATCAAGGTGCCTCGTGGCGTTGCTAGAAAGATTGAGTTGACGTTCAGGAAGAATACATGATAGTTCAGATAAAAAACGATAACACGCAGTATATCTATACTGCCGATGCATCAAAGGATTACCTTAATGTCGCAAAAGCATTGGGATTAGGAAGCGGAGCAGGGTTGGCAAGTTATGTGACAACCTCACCGATGGAGTTCACCAATGCGAATGGGACCAAGGTGAAAGCGGTACGCATAAACGGTTACAGCAATCTGTCGTACTACGTTATGAACGATTCCGTAAAACTGGACATCAAGCACAGGGGAAACTTGACCAAGGATATGTTCAAGACCATCCTTGACGGATTGAACTTCTTTGAGAATGCCCGTATCAAGCTTGGTGAGAAAGTGTATCTCGCTCCGTTCCGTGCGCTCAACTACGCTACGATGAACACGATAACCGATGCCGCTGGAAACCATATCATGTTGTCCAGCTCTCAGGTAAGAGATGTTGAAGCAATCAATGTTCTTCTAAGTAGATTAGATTACGATAATGGAAAGATGTATGAACCCCTTATCAGGCGGTATGTGAATATTCTGGCTGGGTTGATAGATAAGAGTGTACTCCCGATAGGGTATTTCAACATGGAGAACTATCTGAGAATAATCCAGTCTCAGGCGACGACCTTGTTCGCATCGTTCGCCAAGCCGAAGTCCAAGCCGACCATACTACTCCGCAGTGATGGAACCCCTGGTTACGCCAAGGTCATTTCGGCACAGGGGGCCTATGTGAACATCCAGTTGTCCCCGAACATACAGGTTCTTGACCTTGCCAAGGAGAATGCATACAACCCGTATGTTATCATCTCGTTGAGGCCGTTCCCAATCGCCCAGTCATCCTTTCCGTGGAAACATGTCATGTTTGGAAACACCCGTGTCTTCATGAGTCCTATCATCTGTAACGAAAATAAGTTAAGGACTTTGACCAAATCAATCAATTTGCTGGAATGAGCTTGACAACCTGTTGTTGATTTTCTATATTATGTGCATATATACACAAACCACAAAAAAGGAAATCAACATGAAAAAACTCATTCTTATCCTCGCTTTTATCTGCACCTCCATGGCATTTGCTGGGGGTTGGGACTGGTTCAATCCCTCTACTGGAGGGGTAGCCCAGTTTCGTACTGGTGTGTCATTCGACCATGAGGCTGAAACTGCCGTCCATTACGAAAACGTCCGTGCCATCATCAAGGGTAACGTCGAAATCGCTGCCGCCTTGTATGACGGTCAGGTTTCCAACATGTCTATCAGGACGGACATCTATGATGTCGCCGCTGTCGGTGTCGAATTGACTGAAAGTAGTGTTCGCCCGTTTGTACAGGGTTATAAGGACATTGGTAAGTTCAGCATTGGTGGTGAATACCTATTTGATACTGATACGAAGGTTAGCCAGTTCGGAGCCGAACTGGATTATCTTTTATTGTCCGACCTCATTGTTTACGCAGGCTCTACTGTCGATACGGACAATTCTTGGGGCCCGTATGCTGGCGTAGTTTACATGCTCGGCAAGGTTGACCTTTGCCTTGGCTACTACGCGGTTCTCCCGAAGGCTGATTACCTCACCTCGGGTTACACCTTTGATATCACATTTAACTTCTAATTTGGGTCTAGCGTCCTATGCATGAGATTACGTTCAAAAAGCTTATTTTCAGAAATTTCATGTCGTACGGCGACATTGATAATGTCGTCGAGTTCCATCCTGGCCTCATCTACCTGAGCGCACCGAACGGGTATGGAAAATCATCCATTGTTGAGGCTCTGACGTATGTCCTTTACGGTAAGTCCTACCGTGGTGGAAACCAGAGTGACTTGAAAAATACGGAAAACAAGAACGCCGACATGCTAGTGACGCTCGATTTCGATGTAGATACTGGTACTGGTAAACACGAATACCATATCGAACGCCGCATGAAGGCGAAGAGCCTCAAGACTACCTTTACAATCTGGGTTGACGGTAAGGAGCAGCTGAAACGTGCTGGAATGTCGCAGCAGGATTTCGAGAACCGAGTACTCGGCCCGTCGCTCCTTCTGTATCAGACTACGATAGCACAGAATAGTCAGGAGACTATACCTCTGCTTGAAATGCCTGCCGACAAGAAACGCAAGCTCATTGAAAACACTATCTCGCTTTCAACCGAGAAGTGGAAGAATGCCAACAACAAGGTTCTTAGCGATTCCAACATGCAGTTTGACCTTGCTAAGAACTCGGTTGACCGTATCAAGGCGGATATCACCTATACGAACAGCATGATTGCAACTTTGAAGGCTAAGAAGCATGCCCAGATAGACGACTTGAAGAAGCAGGTTTCTGAACTTGAAAGCAAGACCCCTGAATTGCTGGTGGCTTCTGAGGGAGCAAAGAAGGTTCAAGACGAAGTAGAACGTCGTGTGAAGGTGTACAACGACGCTCAGGCTGAATTGAGAACTGTCATGGCTAAAATCAATGAGATGTCATCCTGTGTCAATCTTTTTGGGGATATTGAGAAGGAAAAGCAAAACGTCGGATTTTTGACTGGCCAGTTCGACAATGCCAATAAGCGCTCGGAAGAGTTTAAAATCAAGGAAACTCAGGATAAGTTGAGTGAGCTGACCCTGTTCAAGAACAACTTGATTGGAAAGATTAACACCCTCAATGCTACCATTGTTTCGTACGACAGACAAATCCAGGCGTTTGACGCCAAGATGAAGGAAGTTACCGCACAGGCAACTGCTGTAAAGCCAGGTGTTCCTTGTCCGACATGCGGCAAGCCGTCTACCGAAGCTGACGTGGAACATGTCAAGGAAGCTTTCCGTAACCAGTGGCGTAAACTAAAGGCGGAACAGGTTGCTATTATCAACGAAGCGGAAGCCAAGAAGAAAGAATTGGCTGAATTGTCCACGCAGGCTTATAACGATGCTGTTGACAAGCAGATTGAAGCCCTTAATGCCACCATTCAGAAATACAACAAGTTCATGAGCGAGGTGTGGGGCCCGGCCAACGGTCAGTTGGCATCTGCTAACGCCAGACTCAACAACCTGACTGCTAGCGCTTACAAATTCGGCAACGACATTCAGAAGATTCAGAACGAAATCAGTGAACTGACTAAAAAGCAGGGTGATTTAACTAACTGTATTAATGCAAATGCTTCGGCAGTCACTGAATCGAATGATGCACGGGAAAAGTATTACAAGGCATCTACCGCATTGCAGGAGAATACGTCCCAGATTGCCATGTTGAGGGCTACAATCCAGAAGGAAGAAACCAGTACCGATGACAAGGCATTGAAGGACTCCGAAGCCCATCTCGTTGAGCTACAAAATGAATTGGACGGTGTGATGGCATCAATCACGAATTTCTCCGACAAGATTGCTATTTGCAAGTACATTTCCTATATGTGCTCGGACGACGGTTTGAAATCTTACGTCATCAAGATGTTCGTGCCGTTCTTCAACCAGGCAATCGAAAGCAATCTTCGTCGTTTCAATCTTCCGTACCACATCGTGTTCGACAAGAGCATGGAATACACGTTCGAGTCCGTATATGGTGCGGCCCCTTGCTACGAAATGCTTTCGCAGGGTCAGAAGCGTAAGGTTACGTTCGCTATCGCCATGGCGTTCTGCGACTTCGTCTTCCGAGTGGCAAATTTCAAGATTAACTGCCTGTTCCTTGACGAAATCTTGGACGTTTCGACCGACGATGTGTCCCTCAGGGAAATGGTGGAGCTTGTCCGCACGAGAGCAAAGCAGACCCCTACGATTTTCGCCGTCACACACCGTGAAGCAATTATCCAAGACCTATTCGATTACAAGCTGGATATTGAGAATAACGGTTTATTCTCCATTATTGGAGAATGTAATAAGTTGAAATAAATGTATATTATATAAGCAGAAACATCAACACGGTACTCACATGAAAAGATTACTGAGTCATCAAGCTATTTTTGACATGAACCAGGCCTTCAAGAGGGCTATGGGTGAAAAGTTATTCACTGGTCGTATCAGCAGCACATTCAGGTACGCTATGCACAAGAACCTAGAAACTACCGACAAGGAAGTTTCCAGCATGCTCGACGCATTCAAGCCTGACGATGAATACTTGAAGTACACCAAGGAACTCAGCGACATTGCCGCCAAGTTCAACCTTCCTCCTCTCTCCAACATCAGGGAATTCGAGGACGCTATCGGAAGGCTCCCGCCTGAAAAGAACGCAGAGTTCACCAAGTTGCAGACCGACCTTGCCGACCGTTATAAGGAAGCTCTTGAACGTCAAAGGGATAACGATGCCGAGCTTGGTCAGTTCATGATGGAAAAGATTGAGATTGACATTGCAATGGTTCCTGCTGAGCAGTGCCCCGAAATCGTTGGTGATTCAGCAATGTATATCTTCAACGCTCTCTTCCCGATGTTTATTCCGCCCAAGGAAAGCGACAATCTTTCCGAAGTCGTCCCGTATGAATTGAAGTAGGTGGCCTCATGAATATCAAGGATTTCCTCGATAATCTGGCCAAGGAACTGCAGTCAAAGGCTGGTATCACGGTCGAGATTGTGGACGACCACAATTTCCCTGGCGGATTCTATATGAACTTTTCGGAGTTCAGCACAGCCGTTCTTCGGGTGAACCAGTATGGTAAGTTCAGCATGCGTGGTGTTGATTTCGAGAACGATGTGTTTTCCTACCCGTGGAAGTACAAGTACCTGATTTTGACGGATAACGCAGTCAACGCTTTGGCTAAGACATTCCCTCAGGTCGAGTTCGACTCCATTAAGGAAGCCGAAAAGGCGATGTTCCCTCTATTTTGCTATATCAACGTGCTTCACCAGTTCTACCGAAAGAAGCTTGGTAGCAAGAAACGCTGGTATCCGCAGTACAAGGACATTGAAAGTAGAAAGTTCGAAAAGATTCGGCGTACACTTGCCAATCTTCCTAGCAGGGAGGCTTTGAAGCTAATCCCGAAGGATGACCAAGAGAAGTACATTGAAGCATAGCTTTTTTCTCCCCGATTGAGTCCCGTCATAGAAATATGGCGGGACTTTTTCGATAAAATGTATTTTACTTATGAGTTTCAATCCATGAGTAAAGTATGGAAAAAGTAGAACCGACCAATGCGGAAATCACGCTTGACTTTGAAATACCCGAGAGCGGCTATTCCTGGACAATAGACCAGTTGAAGGCTTTTGATGCCCGCATGAGAAGCGGCAAGATTGACAAGGAAATTCTGACCAAGTTGCTTGTTGAGCTGAAAGACATGCGAAAGAAGTACGGAACGGACTATCCCGTGTCAGAGGCACTCGGTTATGTGTTTAACGTTGTTATCGATAAGAACCTAGGAAACCAGAAGTGGCGTGGCTACACCCCCGACTGGAAACAGGAGATGCGTGACCGTGCCATCGAACTTCTTATCAAGCATAGCCACAACTTCGACCCTGTCAAGATGCAGACGACAAAGAACGTTGACCCGTATTACTACCTCGCAAAAATCACGTTCTGTGCGTTTATTCAGGCTCATAACAAACTGGTTGCCCGTAGCAAGAAAATCAAGTTTGTCGCCCTGAACGAAGGAACGATGAACAACTACTCATCCATCGACGAGTTCGCTATTGATGCAAACAAGAAGATTGACGAGGAGGAAAAGCTTGAAAAGGAAAAGGCCGAAATGGGTGTAACGCCCGATGAGGAAGATTTCGCTTCAATGCCTGTCGATGACTTGGCAAAGCAACTGAACGACGACGATTACACGAATGGGTAATATATGAGACATGAACTGTCAGCAGTCCTGGTTGTCAGGAACGGTGAGAGTAGAATTCAGGAATGTTTGCGACGGCTTGTAGGACTTGCCGATGAATTTGTTATCGTCGATACAGGTTCTACCGACAAGACGCTTGAAGAAGCCAGAAAGTTCCAAAAGATGGTGCGCCAGCCTGTCATCATTGATGCAGTCGGCACACTGTTTCTTGACGATGAAGGAAACTTCGACTTCGGAAAGGCTAAGAACTACGGCTTCTCGCTTGCCACTAAGGAATACGTTATGTGGGTTGACGTTAACGACATGCTCGATAACGCCCGTGACGTAAGGGCAAAGTTCGATAAGGCTAGCACGATGTACTCGACTTCGGACATTGTCATGTACACTAGGATTACCAGTAAATTGAAGTTCCCTCGTGTCAGGATTGTCCGTAAGGAAACATCTCGGTTTATCAACCCGATTCACGAGTATGTTATAGACACGGCTGAACCCAGAAAGGTAATCACTTTCAAGAACGAGTTCATCAACTTCAAGAAGCAGCGTGATGTCGCCCGTAACTTGAAGGCCCTGATTAAGTTGTGGAAGAAGGGGCATTCCCTCCGTACTGCATACTACATTGCGACCAGCTACAAGGACACGAAGAACCCAGAAATGGCTAGGCTGTGGTATGAAATCTGTCTAAACGAATTCCCTTACTGGGAGTTTGACGAGACGATTGCCGCCGCAGACTATGTGGTTGCCGATGCTTTGAAGAAAGGCCAGTTTGCGTTTGCCGATGAATTGACGATGGAAATGATAGAGAATATCCCGCAACGTGCGGAAAGCTTCTATTATCGCTACGTTTACAATGTCAAGGTAAACAAGCTTGAACACGCTTTGAAGTGCCTTGTTAAGCTACGTGAACTTCCACCCCCGCCAAGAAGCCGAATTGGCATCAACATGAAGGCTTACAACGCCAAGGAGCGTGAAGACCGTATTGAGGAAATCTGGCGTCAAGTCAAGTACAACCACCAGACCATGAATACGGATGCACGGGTTTATGACAGTGTGCAACAAGCAATTGACGCCACCCAGTTCATGCAAACAGTATATTAGTATGTTGACATTCGCCGACTAAATAACTATATTTAACGGCATGAGTCGCTCAAATCTAATTACAAAGAAACAGCTCAGCCCCGACCAGCGCAAGGGGTTGGCTGAAATGCTTACCTTCATGCGTGATGCTTCGCAGAGGGAAATGGTACTTACTGGTGCAGCAGGTACTGGAAAGACCTCCCTCCTTCACGTATTCTTGAAGGAACTTTCCAAAGAATTCAAGAAAATCAAGGTATACTGCACCGCTTACACCAATGAGGCGGTGCGTGTCCTTTCCCAGAGAAGTGGCAAGAATTACGACAAGACCATCAGCGGTCTGCTCGGGCTCAAACTTGAACAGAACGAAGACAAAGGTAAGATTCTTGTGCGAGATGGTGTCTGCCACGCTCGTAAGTATCGTCTCATAGTCATCGATGAAGCGTCGATGATTAATGACGACTGCTATGCAATGATTCAGAGTGTTCTGCGTGATTTTCCCCAGATGAAAATCCTCTATGTTGGCGATGAAGCCCAGCTCCCTCCAGTTAATTTTGCATCCTCGGTAGTTTTCTCCTGTGTTCCTAACATATTCAGGCTGACCAAGGTCATGCGTGTGTCTGAGGACAATCCCATCATCGACCTTGTTACTCCAATCCGTGACCCCAGGAACATGTTCCGTCCAGAAGACTGCTTCGAGCATGTTGACCGTGTGAACGAACGTGGAGAGGGTGTCCGTTTCTATACGGCGAAGAAACCTTTCTTTGAGAACCTTTTCGCCGATTTCATGTCCGAGGAATATAAGGACAACAAGAACTTCTGCCGTCTCCTTGCGTACACCAACAATGCCGTAGACAAGTCTAACTGCTTCATCAGGCGTCATATCTTTGGCAACGAAGTGGAAGAATATACGCCAGGGGATGACTTGATTGTTACGGAAGGATACAGCATTCCGTTGGCTGGGGACAAGACTCTACAGGTATATGCTAACGGTGAACGATTGGAAGTGGTTGAAGCCGAAAAGTATACAGAACAGGAAACCAACATCGTTTGTTGGAGCCTGCTTGTGGATAACTACCTGGCCCCGTCGAACAAGAGGGAACTTCGTCACATCAAGGTTGTTGCTGCCGAGGGACTTCCTACTTACATAGCATTGAAGCGACAGCTCATTGGCAAGGCAAAAACACTGTGTGCCGAGGTTGACCCTATTACAGGGCGTCCTGTACATAACAGGCATGAGGTGTGGCAGGAATACTACGACTTCATCAACTCGTTCTGCTATGTCAATTACAGCTATGCGATGACTATTCATAAGGCTCAGGGTTCCACTATCGACAATGTCTATGTCGTCGAGAAGGATATCAACATCTGTGACTGGGACATTCTCCAAAGGAATAAGCTGAAATATACCGCATTTACCCGTGCGGCAAAGAACCTCCATATCCTAAATTAGTCGAAAAAATGTAATTTAATTACAAGATTAAACGACTATTCGATATGGATATTACACTTCTGCTGACGATTGATGAGAATGGGACGATAGGAGACGGGACATCGATACCTTGGGATTGCGAAGCTATTCACAAGGACATGGAAAAACTTGTCAAGGGGAACACGATTATCATGGGCCGCAATGCTTACAATGAGTTAAAGAGTTTCCGCAAGACCCGTGTTGCTTCACGCATCCTGTTTTCCAAGTCATTGACTACACGGTTAAAACACACGTCGTACACCACCAATGTGTTTACCGCCTTGACGTTGGCAAAGCGGATTGACAAGCCTGTTTACATCATGGGCGGAAACCAAACTGCGATGGCCTTCCTGAGTGAGGGTGTCGTGACGAACATGATACTCTATACCGTTCCAGGAAAGCACGACGGCATCAAGTTCATACCTATTGGCCCAAAGAGCTTCGCAACGACAAAGATTGAAAAGAGGGATGGTTATATCGTGAAACACTTTACGGCAATTCCCAACAGCAAGTTGCCGATTACTCCGCTTGAAGAAATGGATGCACCTCCATGCAAGAAGCCTGCGTCCATACTGACACCGAAGGAAGAAGCCGACGTTGATAACATGCTCGCATCTGTGTTTTCGAACGGAGATTACGGCATGGATGACTTGGACGAGGAAAGTGTCAACAAGGCTGTTTACGACTTAGCGAACAATGTTGATGGACTGTATGATATTGTTGGAATTTATGCCAACAACCAGAAGGCCATAACGGACAAGTTGAACATGTTGATAAAGCAGGACCAGCAGGTAATCGGTGCACAGATATCGTTGCAGGAAAGGGTTCGCTCTCTTGAAACGTTGAACGAGCAGAAAAAGTTCCCGATGGAATATGTTCTCCTTGCCTTGACAATTATTGCTATTGCACTCGGAGTAGTCGGGGTGATTGTATGATAGGTCTTATCATCATAAGCAAGAATCAGGTTCCTTACATGGACCAGATGTTGTGCAAGGTAGATGAAATGACGGTGAAGCCTGACCGTCTCTACTACATGCTTGACCGTGAACCAAAGAAACTACAGGAAGAGGCTACTGCCATAATGGAGAAACATTCCTGTAAGAGCTTCTCGAAACTGTTATTCAACGACAAGGTTCCAGACAACGTGTACAGGCCAATGATGACGCCTGATGTCGATTATTTCCTTGCTGGATATTGCCGCAACATCTGCATAAAGGAAGCTTTGGCGGATGGTTGCGACAAACTGGTGTTTATCGATGGTGATTGCTTGCCAGAAGGGGACATCATCAAGGGATATGACGAATACTTGTCTGGTGACAAGCCCATTGTCCTTTGCGGAAGACGAGACGACTTCGGCTTCGGCTACACCGACCAGAGGGAGCATAACAAGTACAGGAACATCTTCCGAGACCCGTTTACTAATATAGACGAGGAAGCTCCTGTTCTGGATTCGGCTGTTCTATGGTCATGCAACATCGGAATGAACAAGGCCGCCATCGAGCGTCTAATCAAGATTAACAGCACGCTCTACGGTTACAACTGTGTATTTTCTCCCATTTTCAGCGGATGCTGGGGAGGAGAGGATGGTTTCCTTGGTGTGGAATGCTTCTATGACAAGGAGATAATCCTGGCAGGACTTGGCGTTCCTAGGACTGGCATAACGCATATTCATCACGAGAGACCAAAGGCGAAGTATGGACACGCTACGTTCATAGAAGCGTTAAGGAATGCGGTAACTGCACATAGATATCTATTGGAAAACTACGAGGTATAACATGGCCGAGATTACACCTGAACTTAGAGAAAAGATTATAAAGTCCTTTACTGACGAACAGAGAAAAGTGTATGATAACCTTGTAGGAAACAAGAAACGCCTGCAAGATGAATTCAAGTTTTGTCGTCGGGCTTATGGCGACGTGATTGACGTAATCAACAAGAAGGAATGCGGACAGCAGGTCAGACTGTTCCTTCGTAATGTAAGCGACTACTTCCAGCGCCGTATGATAATTATGGAAAGAAGTCTTGAAGTATTGTGCGGCCCCGATTTCGTCAAGGAGGTTAAGAATGCCAAGGATTAAAGTTGACTACCAGTTTCCTGCCGAAGTAATCGACACTAACCATCCGACACAGGACGGCAACTGGTATACCGTCGATACTGTTGACCAAATTGTTGACCAAGTCAATCGTAACCAGAGGTTCATCATTCAGGAGTTCAACCCGATTGAACGCCAAATAAAGAAAGTTCCTCTCAATGTTGTTTGGGAAGACCAGGTCATGGGTCATTGCGTCGATGCGAAAAATGTCGATGGCAAGCTGGTGATGACCTTCAAGTGCGAATCCAATAAGTTCGGCAAGAAGCTGATGAACATTTGTGAAAGCTACGGGCTTAAAAACCTGAAAATCTTTCCTGTCGGCGAGGGAATTCCAGTAGAGCAGAATGGAAAGAAAACTGTCACCAAGTACAAACTTAAATACGTTGCGTTCGAGGGATAAGTATGATTATCGCTAGATACAAAAGAAACAACATTTCTGACTATCAGAATATCTTCGAGAAGATTGGTATTTTCATTATCAACCAAATCCTCCGCCTGATGGCTGACTTTAAGCTGTACAACATCGAGGCGAACACCTTCAATGTGCGTATCATTGTTTGGCTTGTAATCTTCATGGTTCCAGTGATGCTGATGATTGGCATCGCTATGGCAGCCTGTATTAAATTCATCTTCTTTTAACGCTTATGTGTAAATACTGCGACCACGAAACAAACGAAGAAGCCGAGCGTTTTCCCTTGTTCAATGACAATGGTAAGGCTGAAGCTTTTATTGACGAAGACAACTACCTCTCTGTCTACACTGACAATGGTGAATGGGTAGGCGTAGCCATCAAGTGTTGCCCCATGTGCGGAAAGCCGTTGAAAGGAGCTACCCAGTTTGATGATTAGCCTCCCGTATTGACCTCTTGACAAAGATATAATAAAAGTCTATTTTATGGGTATGCCAGTAATAGATATAAAACCACTCCCGAATGCAAACGGGAATATTGAGCAAGGGTTAAAGAATCTTTGCGCTAGCATTCCTAAGGACACGGTAATTCTGTGCCCGTACCTTAGTCACATCTTTACTAGATGACATCAAGGGGTTATTATGAATGACGAATACGAAGGCTTGGCAATACAAGAAGCGCGAAAGTTGGTTCAGGATAAGATGAACCGTACTGGAATGGTTAGCCGATTGATTGAATTCGGTATTACCCCGAAATTGACAAGATGGGCGTTCATGAAGGATGACAAGCCAACGCTTGATTGGGGTATTGCGTACATAAAGTTTATTGACGATGATACATACTGTGTTGGCATGTATCATCTTCCTACAAATCGTATTCTAATTTCAAGACTTTCTATTGGTCCAGGTGGTGCCCCAGTCTTTACTAAGTATGCTCATCAGATGGATGAATGTCAGTCTGCTGATGAATTCTACGAGAGATTGCCGAAGCTGGTTGATGCTTTTATTGTGGCTAAGGAAGAATACGACAAAGCTATTGATGCGAACAGAGTTAATGAATACGTGAAAAACTGTATTCAGAAGACTAAAGCGAAGATGCCTGATTACTTTGAAAAGTGTCTCCAACAGAGATTGAAGAATGGCATCGGTTCTACCACTGACTGTGAAACTGTTGAGGAAATGGAAGCCAAACTGATGTCTGCAAATTGGTCTCCGTGGATTGATACGAACGGTGTGCTGTCTCCTTGTTGCAAAGCGTTTTTTACGGAAGATATTCCTGGCTATCATGGCATGCTGGATATCGACAAATTCCCTGATGATGCTCTCTGCTATTTTAACGACTTCAAGAAAACGGGTTTCTTGTCTTTGTGCATGAAGACGGATAAGCGTGAACGAGTTGACTTTACGATTTTGATTACGGGTCCTGAAGAAGGTATCGGCGATTGTATGTACACCTTCCATCCTGGCAATCCTGTCCCTGCTTCTACCTTCAAAAGCGGCGAACTGAATGAAGAAGGACAGAAGAAAGCGTATCAGGATGGCGACACGATTACCGTAAAGGAAGCCAAGGAACTTGGTTTTAAACACGTAAAGGCAGAGTAAGAGGAAATTATGAGAGACCCCGAAAGACTCGAAACGTTCTATGCCCAGTTGAAAAAGGTTCATCAGGAAAAATTTCCTGACTGGCGCTTTGGTCAGTTTATGTCGAACTTCCTTGGATGGCTCGCTCAGAAGCGAGATATATTCTTCCCCGAGGAAGACGAAATGTTAGTCTACCTGAAACAGTATGCCCGTGGCCTTAAAAAGCCAAATGTGAAAAAAGCATTGGAAAAAGTAGTTTTTAACTAGGAATATCTTGACATCCGTATTCTTTTTTGTTAAATTTGCTGTCATGAATAACGCAAACTGGACAAAATACTTTATTCCCCCGTTCCATAACGACGCCATCTGCGTTGATACAATATGGGATTCTACTGGCAACCGCACGACGAATTCTAAGTCAGAAGCTGCATTCAATGGTTCAGCTGATGCTCATTTTCAGGCAATTGCTGCGGCAATGAACGCTGTGCTGAACGGTACTGCACTTCCTCCTAAGATGTCGTTCGGGCATCCTGTCTATGAGGGAAGCCAGTTGGATTCAGTCGTTAAATTCAAGGCAGACGGGCAGGAAATTGAACTTGATATTCGTGGTTGGGGATTTTTGACTGGACGTAAGCGGCTCCATCCAAATGACGCTGCTGCCATACAGGATGAATACGGTAAGTTCATCGTGGAGTGTATAAAGTCGATTAACTCGGATGAGTAGGAAGGTTACCAATGATAGTACCGAAGATTGAGTTTCCCCTTATCCTTGAAAAACCAGGTAATCCATACAAATGGGTTCCTTTGCATCCAGATGCAGATACCCTGAATGTACCGAATATTTTGGGTAGTGGTGGGCTCTATCTTTTTACGTTCAATGGTGATAGTTATCATGTTGTCGGTATTGCTTCCGACGCTCCGTTGGTAAAGTTCTCTACAATGAACTTTACGCATTGGTTTACAAAGCCGCTTAGTGATGATGATGTTGTAGACAATCATATCTGCCCAATCCTTATGGAGCATGAGGTAGAATACCTTGTCTGTATCAAGGAGAGGTGGCACTTTATCAGCACGGAAAGTTTGCTTTGTGACAATATCCCAATAAAATATTGGGTTAAAGAAAAAGACCTATTTCCTATCCGCTAGGAGAAAATAAATATGGACAAGGAAGATGTAGTCGATATCATCCTGCAAAAGTTGGAAAACACGAAAACTCGGGAAGAGGTGATGCCTTTTGTCGAGGACTTCTATGCGTGGACCCCAGAAGACGAGCTTGAAGAGATGGACGCTTGGGATATTGCCGAAGCTGTTATCGAATGTGCCAGTTGGGACTAAACTTTCTTGAACAATAGACGTAGTCGTGGTGTTGTCTTCGGTGATACACTAAACCCCTGATGCTTCCAGTATTCGAACGCATTGTCGTCAAATGCCATCAGGGTTATGTACTGACAGTCGTGCTTTCTAGCGTACTTGAACACGTAGTCCAGCATTATGTTTGAGAAACCATTTCCCTGTGCATCGGTCGCAACCTCAAATTCCTTCAGGTATAGGTTGCGTGTCTTTTTATCTTCGATTTCTGCACAGGCAAGTCCGACGATTACTCCCATGCTGGTGAACACCATCCACTCACCCGTGTAGTTCATGGTCTTTGCTTCATCCATGATTTCTTCCGCAGTCTTTCCTTCGATGCGGCTTTCATCCTTGTCATAGCAAATCATCGGAAACCGTTTGATGATGTCCATATTGGAGAGGAGTTTCTTGACCTCTGCGGTGGTATGTAGTTCTACTTCCATGTTAACCTTACGTGAACAAGTGCTCCATAACAGCATAGTGACCGAAGCTCGTCAGGTTCTCTATAAGGAATTCCTTAATCCGTTCGATGTCCCTGATGAAGTCGCTTGTGTTATAGAACGCAAATGCTTCTTTTGTGTTCATCAGTAGTTTATCCTTTACGTGGTACACCAAGTCCTTGAACGGGCGCTCGTGTAGGATGATATCGTGTAGATATGTGTCGTGACGGTTCTTTGCGTTCGAAACCGTGTTCAGTGTGAGCTTAAAGTAATCTACAAACGGGAAAATAAGGCCATCCTGACCATCTACCGAGGTAAGCGTACCCGTAGGTATCTGCTGGATACCCTTCTGCATTACATTGTACTGGTGCTGGCGTTCAAGTATGTTGCCCGTTTCACCGAGGATAAAGCTCTTCATGTAAAGAGGATGCTCTATCATGTTGTTCGCAGCGAAGTAGATATATTTAGATACCATAGGCAAGTTGGTTAGGCCCTGCTATAAACTATATTTTGAAAAGGTGATTTTAACATGCTCGACCTACAATTCTCAATAAAACAGCCAATGGAAAATGTGTACCGCATTATAGCCTATCCAGCTTATGCGAAAAAGGGCGAAACTGGCGTTGCCAAGGCGTTGGTTGTCAAGTCTGGCGATGCCAATTTCCTTTGTGATTTTGCAGTGAAGGATACTGAACGTGGTCAGGGCATCGGAACCCGTATGCTTGAAATGCTGATGGACCAGTTCTATATCAACTGCCTTACGGTAGAGAAGAAAAACGCCATCGCCAAGCATATGTATGAAAAGGCAGGGTTCACCCCTGGTGAAGACATTGATGTCACCTTGGTTAATCCCAGTGTAAACAGGGACCAGAATTGCATACTGATGTCAACTTATCAGATGACTGAGGACGAAAAGAAGGCGTTGGCAATGTTGCTGAACAAGGTAACGATGAAACTGTTCAACAGCGTCTACATAAATAAATATAACGCATCTGACTTGGATGTAGATGCGTTAGTTAGTGAATTGGTTTCTTGATTTATTTGGCTGGCTGAGCCTGTTCCTGAGGAGCTTGTTCTCCGTTCGGCTTGCCTTGCGGTTTCTGTTCCTGTGCGGTTGGCTGACCAGCCTTGAATTTAACGCCGAAGTATTTTTCTAGCCTTCCACGTATATCGTTCAGGACATTTTTATCAGTTATAACCTTGCCGTTTTGTGTAAGGAACGAGGCGATTTCAGTATTGAAGTCTAGTGGGGAATTCTCATTGGCAGCCTGTATAACTTTTCCCATTATGGTCTTGCCGTGCTCAGGGAATTCGTTTTCTATCTTCTTTTGTAGTTTCTGCTTGCATGCAGCTAGATAGTTATTAAACGCTTTCAAGAGTTTGTTCTTATCTACTTTGTCCTCTGTTATGTTTCCGTCATCTTGTTGATTGGCCTGCTTGTTGTCCTGAGGTGTCTGCTGTTGAGCTTGTTCCTGAGGGGGTTCTTTTGCAGGCTGCTCTCCTTGTGCTTGCTCTGCACCAGCTTGTGCCTGTGTATTCTGTTGAGGTTGCGGTTGCTGTTGCGGTTGTTGCGGGGCGGCATTCTGCTGAGGCTGTGGTTGAGTCTGTTGCTTCGGTTGTTGTGCAGGCTGGGCCGCCTGTGGCTGTGCAGGAGCCTCGGCTTCCATACAGATATTCCGTATAGCCACAATATCATCCATGACACATTTAGGAATGTCCAATTTATGAATGCTTGCTTCAAATAAAGTCATAGTCGGTAGGCTCAATCATGAATTCTGACTATAGTTTATATCCAAGCCTAGCAGTGTAATAAAAAACCCACGGCTTCAACCGTGGGTTAATTCTAATTGGTTTATTTCAGATGATTAGCCTTTTTGGTTTCCACCTTTTTGTGCCCTATATTTAAGAACGGCAGTGCTTGCGGCCAATGCGGCTTGGTCTAGTGCCATCTGCTCGTTTTCACCCCATTTCATGTTTGCATCGAGGTATTTCTTTTCGGCTTCGTCGTAAACCTTCTTTTCATCAGGTGGAAGATTTATGTATGACACCTTTCCAGAATAGTACTGGGTTCCTTGTTTCGGCTGTTTCTGTTGCGGAGCGGCTTTTTGTGCTGGCGTGGTATTGCCGTTGGCCGCTACCTGCTGTTGATTGTTCTGCTGACCACCCTGCTGTTGTGCAACTTGCTGTTGGGCATTCTGTCTGGCAGCTTGTGCCATACGGGCCCTGTATTTCATAAGCTCAATTCTGGCTTGCTGCTCGGCGGCAGGTTCGACACGGGATGGGTCGTTCTTGAACTTTTCGGTGTATACCTTTGTCCAGTTTTCCTTTGTCTGTTTGAAAAACTTCTTTTCGGCATCATTTTGAGGACCCTTTACGTTAGCTGCTACTTCTGCAACATTTTTATTGTTTCCTGCACCTACTGCTGGTTTCGCTTTTTCTGTCTTTGGGTTGTTTTTAGCAAGACGTTCTTGAATTACTTGCTGTCTCTCTGCTGGCGTATAGTGGGCAAGACGAATGCATTCGGCTTTGGTTTCCTTTGGATTTTCCCTCTGGTGTTGTGGAGATATACCAAATCCCTTCCATGTATTGTATTCTGCCTTCGTGATTTCTTTGCTGGCCAAAGCCTTTTCAGCTTTCGCTGCATCGAATGGCGTATCCAACAAATTGACATCGGCTTTCTTAGTTGCTACGTTGGTATTTCCAGCTGGGGTATTTGCGTTCTTTACGTCTTTGCTAAATACGTTTGCAACATGCATGTTCTGTTTAGCCATTGCTTGCAACGTCTGCTTTCCGATGAGGCCGTCTGCGGTTACGCCAAGTTTTTCCTGAAGGGGAATAACCTTTTTCTTTGCTTCGGCAAGAAGCTTGTTGAATGCATTTTGGGTATTCTCATCCATTTTGCCAGTTGTGTCGATATCTTCCTTTTGCTGAATAGCCGTTATCGTCTTTGGTCCTAGAATACCATCGGCAACGATATTAGAGTTGGGCATGGCTGATTGCAGGAAATACTGGACTGTTGCTACATCAGCTCCACGCTTAGCGGTGGGTTTCTGCTGTGCGGCAGCAGGCTGTTCAGCGGCCTTACCATCAGCGGGTTTGGCCTGTTGTCCTTCGGCATTCTGTGCTGGTTGAGCACCTGTGGTTTGAGCAGGCTGTTCAGCAGTCTTGGTTTCAGCGTTCTTAGCTGGCTGCTCACCTGTTGCTTGGGCAGGTTGCTCTGCTGGTTTTGTTTCAGCAGCCTTGTCATCAGTCTTTGCTTTTTTGTACTCAGGATTATTAATTGTCAATTCAAATCCTTTGACACGTTTGAAGTCTTTATCATTAGTTGCCTTCCAGTATTCGTCCTCTAATTTCTGACGCCATTTTTCTCCCTCGGCAGTACCCTTATTCGCTACTGCCTTCTGCTGAAGATTTTTAAGGACTTTCCATATATCGTCGTCAGTTTCTGCATCGTCGATAGAGGTTGGTACTTTTTCGGCTTCTTGGTTACTTGTCTTCTTTTCTTCTGTTTGGCTGTTGGGGGAAGTATTCGGCTTGAACACATTGTAGTCGTAATCTTTGTTATTCCAAGTGGGGGGATTTTCTGGCTCCAGTCCGTTTGCTTCCATTTCTTTTTGCTTGTCCTTTTCCGCTTTTTCTTTGCGTTCTTGGTCTGCTTTAATTTGGTCTGCCTTTTTCTTGTCTTCTTCACCCAACGGAGTGTAACCCAAGTCCTTTTCCTTGTCGTCACCTTCCGCTTCGAGGCAGATATTGTTGATTTGCTTGATGGCATCCTTCATGTCAGCGGGGATATGAAGTTTGTCGATTGATGATTCAAAAAGAGATTTCAGCATATAGGCACCCTATATTGTATTCTAAACCTAGTTTATACCATTCTTTACTATATACCTAAGCGGCTAAGCATGGTTTTGGCTACAGTTTCGAGCCGTTCACCCGAACCCTTACCATACGTTTTCTCAATCATCGGACGATAGTGTTGTACTATCTGCTTCATTACAGCCGCATGTAGTGCGTTATGGTCCATGTCTTCGGGCAGATTACTGCTAACATCCGTTATAGCCTGTCTTGCTGTATCACGAATAGCGTCATCCTCTGCTTTCTTCTTAGCGGCATCTGCTTGCATTTTCTCGAAGTCGCTGCTAATAGGCGTTCCACCAACGTCGCTTTCCAGGCACACCTTTCGCAATTCGATGACGCTTTGCTTCATCGACGGGCTGATGTTCAACTTCTCGATTTGTGATTCGAATAGGTTCATGGTAATTTCTCCTAATTGGCCTCAACCGTATTGAGGGCTATCATTGTTTCACTAAAATTGGTCTTTACGCCGAACATTCCCTTGTCACCCTTGTCGTATAGTGCAAAATAGAAGGAATAGATTGTTTCCTTGTTTGGGTGGATAACGTCAGATACGAATGTTTTGTACTTGCTCGACGTATGGTAAGTAAAATAAAGTCTTCCGTTCATCATGCCCCAGTCGAACCAGACCTCGCCCTCTGGAATGACCGTTCCATCGGAAAGTGTGGTCTCGTCGTTGCTGAGATACTGGAAGATTGTATCACCTGGGGCATCCTCGACAAACTGGATGGTTGCCTTGAAAGTGTATGACGACTCGATGTCGCCATTGGCGTTGTCACCGAACCAGTTGAGAATCTTGCTCCAATCAACGTAGTCTTCGACGGCATATCCGCCTTCAACTTCCTGGCCGTTGCCAGGGGCGATGTTTGGAATGAACTTTCTCGTATCGTCATTGACGGCCACGAAGTCACGACCGAAACCACTCAGGTCGCTTTCGTGCGGGGTGTCGTAATCGAAGTTGAAACGGAGCAGGTCAAACGAAGGAACTTCTGCAGGTCTCGTAATATCGTCAGTTACCGATTCACAGTAGGTGTAAATCGGGATGCCATTCTTGTCGAAATCCTTTGGAAGCACGTAGTAGTCTGGCGATTCTTCGTTGGGGGATTGTGGGTTATCTACTGTTTTGGGGTCGTCGTATGGTTGCGTTACCGTGATTGTTTCGGTTATAATGTTGCCTTCGGCATCATACTGTTGGTTTCCGTTTTCATCCAATACGGGGCGTGTAACCGTCTTAACGAGACTATCCTTGTTGTATACGTCAACCCCGCATAGTTTCAACCCTTCGTGGTACGTCGTTGTTGTAAACCTATCGAACAGTAGAAGCTGTTTGAGGGATACATCCTCGTAGTATTTGCTTCCGTCAGCATCCTGTTTCTGCATCAGCGTTGTTGACAGGGTATGTAGAATGGAGTAGCCTTCCCTGATAGTCGGACACACGGTTTCCCACAGCTTTTTCTTCTGCATGATGATTTCGCTCGGGTATACCAAGAGTTGTTCCCTATGGATGATATCCTCGTCGATATGGAAGTTCATCTCGGCGTACTTAATCATCTCTGGGGTTTCATACGGCCTGTGGTAAACGCCGTAGCAAGTAATCGGGTAAGTGACCTTGTAAACCTGCTGCTGTGCGTCGGAGTCGCTAATTTCCTCGTTTAGTTCCGTGGTGTTGCTGTTGATGACCACGACTACTGGTCTAGGTATCTCTGGTGCGAAGTCCCATTCCTTAATTACTATCGTCCTGTATTCGTTGAAGTAAGGTTCGATATTCTCCTTTATCTGGAAGATATCGGAGATGTTGTCCGCCTGAAACTGCAATTCGAACTGGAATGTGTATGGCGTAGGCTGGATATCCCTAATCCATCGGTCGGCTGACCTGCTGAAAATTTCTCTCGCATAGGTCGGTTGCGGCCTGTTGCTTGGGTCTGGTGCGTTGCTTACAAAACGGATTGCCCCTATTGGATAGGGTATCGTCTGCTGTTTGTACTGGGTTGACGACCAGAAGTTCGTAAAGTTGGCGTTGTTGTGGGTGATGATGGGAATTTTGGCACTCCTTGAGTACGTCGTACGGTTCATGTCATCATACTTGTTGACATACATGTTATTGAACATGTCGATGAGTCCAATAAGGATTTTCTCGATAGTGCGAACGTAGTAAAATGGTCTCATAAAGCATCACCTAATCACCGAATAGTTTATAATGTCTTGGTGGTGGCCTGGACGACCCCGACTTTATAAACTATTGCTGAATACGTATGGATGTTTTCATGAGCCCAAACGAAGAACAGTTCCGTCAGGCAATATCACGGCTTGACCTGCCAAAAGCGCAGATGGAAGCGATATGTGACCTGCATTCCGCTATTTACGAAGCGATTGACTGGAAAGGCATATACGACAAGCTATCTCACCTGGACGACTATCCGAAGGTCAGTAAGGCAATTAAGTTGGGTGCCGCAGGCCTCATCGCTTCGTCTCCAATCCACGGCATATACGTAACCGACTGGGATGAACTGGGTAAACGGCTTGGCGGTGGCGACAAGGCGGTTGAACAGTATGTTGACCTTCCAGAGAGGGATTTTCTTGAACACGAACCAACCATAGCATACGATGATAGCTTGGCACACCATGCTTACGAGCTTGATGCGAACCCGTATAGCATACAGGGTAATCTTGATAAGAAGGCGGCACTGGAAAAGGAGAAGGAAAACCGTAGTCTCGTCAGGGATGAGTTGAAAGTAGATTATCCGAAAGTCTCTACCACAGAATCAATCGATACGAGTCTCAGGAACTTCATGAAGAAGAACTTGTCATACGCATACAAGAAAAAGCACACCCCAGAAGAGCAGGATGCTCACATCGACCGCATCCTGAAGGCCGTTAAAGATGTTGCGGCGATTACCGCCCCTCGTGGTATCGGTGAAGGAGAACTCCTTGCGTTGATATGTGTCGAAAGCATGTTCGACGACAAGCCGAAGACGACAAAGTATCGTGGACTGGCACAGCTGGGCCCCGATGCTATGGCTGACGCCAAGAAACATGCCTCTGAGTTTGGTCTGGATTCAGCTGATATGGCTGACCCAGAAAATGTCGAGAATGCAGTTAACCTTGCTGCTGGATACCTGCTGTACCTGATGTACGATAGCGCCCGCAGTAATATGGTTAATGAGGGTGAAAAGGACGACAGCCTTCACGGAGACATGAGGTTCGTCTTTGCGTGCTACAACGGAGGCATCGGCAAGTCCACTGACCAGTATCACGACAACGAAACCACGAGCGTTCCGAAACTGTACCGCAGGGTACTTCATGGGGATATGACGGCCAATGATGCCGTCCGTGTGAGGGGCAACATGAGCGAGGCTCTGAGTTATCCGTCTAAGATATTCCAGGTCCTAGATTACCTGAAATCCATTGGTGTACCGACTCGGTTTGATTCACGTAATTATATCTATCGAAAGAGGTAAGCTGCTTGAATTACTTGGCTATCTATTACGGTATCATAAGGAAGGCACAAGAAAGGGAATATGTAATCGGGGAACTATGCGAAAAGCACCATATAACGCCAGTTTCCTGCGGTGGTAGCAACAAAAAGACAAATCAGGTAGAACTTACACTCAAAGAGCATCATATCTGCCATCTTCTCATGCTTCGTGCTGGCATCTGTACGACATATTATTTTTCCAGACTTTCGTCAAAACAATATATTTTTATGAAGACACTGGAAAAAGCAAAGTATGAACGCAGCAAGCACAAACAGAAAACCCGAAGACGTCATAAGGCTAGCCAAGTATCTATTGTTTAAGTATGCCCCGATTACGCATACGGTTCTCGGTTTTGCTGAGTTCGTTTTCGATGACGTTAATACGGTAGCCAGCTGCGTAGACAATGGAAAGCTGTATGTCAAGATTAACCGTGACTTTGTCGATACGGTTGAACCTCAGGAACTTGCAGTTATCTTCTATATAGAGTCCGTCCGAATCGGTCTTGGACATGTTACTACTCGTTTGTACAGTGACAAGAAGATATCCCTGATGGCATCTGACCTGATTGCCCTAAGGATGGGCCTATGTTCCGACATCGGTGTAAACAACACGGCTTACGGCAAGATTTTATCGAAGGTATCGAAACTGGAGACTAACGTCAACTCGCTCTATTACGGCAAGTTCTACAAGCCGTACGATTACCGCAATGCCAGCATCGAAATCCTGTACAAGTTGCTAACCGAGGGTCAGAACGGTGGTCAAAACCTCAATGGTGAGAACGGGGATGATTCCAGCGAGAAGGACTCGTCTGGCGGCATGTCCACTTACCTGAATGACGAAACTAGGGCTGACCAGTGGAATGCGGAAGGCAGCATAAATGAGGCGGTCGAACAGGCTGCTGTCAACGGTGGTGGAAGCTGGGGAACGGCTGAGGCCAACGGGGTTGTCAGCATGTTGTCTAAGGCGGAGAAGGCTGTTGACGGGCGTACAATAATCAGGAAGTTTGTCTCGCAGTCCATTGAATGCGGTTGGAGGGAGTGCCGCTTCAAGAGGAACCGTCGTTTCGACCTGTTGTACCCAGGTCATGTTGCCGAGTACAAGGCCAAGCTGCTTGTGGCCGGTGACGTTAGCCGTTCAATGCCTACAAGTGCAGTTTCCAGGATAATTTCCCTGATTTTGGCTGTCGGCAAGGATGTTGACATAGATTACTGCTGGTGGAATACCCAATGCACTAAACCAATCCACTTGACACCCCTGATGAGAAAGCGGAAGCAATTCTCCGTTTCAACGGGTGGGGGAACCGACTGCAACTGTGTTTTCCGCATGTTGGACACCTGCCGTACTAGGTATAACGGCATAATCATTGTAAGCGACATGGATTTCTATCCCGAACTGAAACTTGCCAAGAGGTACAGGGCGGGTAAGATACTGTGGGTAAAGACGAAGCCTGAGCTAGACCCTCCACAGAAATATGCCAAAAAAGTAGTTGACTTGAATGAATTGGAGCATTAACAGATGAATCTGTTTTTGTTGCATGATTATAAACTATTTTTGATTGAATTTATCGGCTAGATTATGGCATTGGAACGACTGACGAAAGAAATAGACGTATTGACCTACAATGCAAGAAGCGTGTTGAACGCCCTTATTAGGTCTGTACTCAGATATGGAACATCAAACGGATACACTGTTACAAAGAGTTCCGTCGAACTCAAGCTGACAAGGAACGACATCTATCTCCTTTACAGGCTGTACAATGAATGGGCGGGTCTCGGCTTTGGGAAGGATACTTTCGATGCCGCATGTGATAACGTCCGTGAAAAGTTCATGCCTGCTGCTAATGCAAACCCGCTTCTGGTCGCAGATGCCGATAATGACGAACTGCTCCATGCGGTCGTTACCCACTCGAAGATAATGTACCTGAACTCCAGTAACAAGAAAGAGGATAACCAGTACTGGATAGACCAGATTATCAACGCAGCCGACAAGACTTACATTCTGAATTCTTCCCCCATTCCAATCAACCTGAGGACACCCGTGTTCGATGAGAACATGGAAGTGGACAAGTATTCCCAGTACGAAACCTACTTGCTTCCGATGGGCTACTACATGTCCCTTATCCTTGGTTCGGCTGGTGACGAGGTTGACCACGTCGCTGGCGGTAGGAACTGGTGGTTCGATGTTGACAATGAATTCAAGGTGACTGCCCCGTCTGTCGTGTTCGGTGGAGATGACGGTACAGACAGATTTACATACAGGTGTGCAAGGAATGATACTGGCGACCTGAAGTCATCTCCTAGCTACAGCCTTGCCTATGGCTGGAATACGAAACTGCGTGGAACGTACGGCACTGTTGGCGGAAGGTCTACCTTCGTTTTTGCAGACAATGCCCACGGAATATCCACTAACGGAATGATACAGGGTAGGTATGCAGGTATATACGCTGGTTTGAACAACCAAGTGCACGACACCAATGGCATGACCGCAGGCGGTGAAGACCTTGTCGTTCTCGGTAGCCACGGATTTGCCGCGAACCGTTTCAACTGTGTTGGTTACCCGGGTCTCATCTTCAAGGTTCCTAATCTTACAAAGATTGACAGCGAATGTGAAGTCGTTGTAAATGTATGCGACAGTGATACATCACGGACGTTGACAAAGTACAATCCGACTAACATCCTTGACATTTATGACAACCAGAACGAGTTGACCCCGATTACGTGGTCGAACTTCGAAGTTGGCGACCAGGTCATTATCTATGACCAGACGATTAACGGAAAGAACTATCTGAGCTGGTTCGGTATCGAATTCAGACACCAGATAACGAGCATTACTGGAATAGACAAGACACACCCTGGATTCACGAGGCTCATCCTTAAAGACAACATCAGGTTCAGTGAAGTCGGTGTAAACGGTGGACGAGTCGCAAAGTACAGTTCTAACAAGTACACAAGCTACACTTACGAATATTCTGGTTCGAGTGCTTCTAAAACACGTAGATACTTCGGTGCGAACTCTACTGCTTTGAACTACCTGACGATAGCTGCTGGTTTCAACCAGACTGTCGTTGGCGCTGCTAACTTCCCTGTTGTCAAGCCGAACTTTATTGTCGGCACTGGTTATATCCCAGAAGGTGACGAGCTTCAGACGCAGTATGTCGGTGTAGGCGTGTTCGGCAGTGATGCCGATGGATACATCCACAGCAAGGTGTATCGTAGAAACGCCTTCATGGTGGCCAGGGACTATATCCATGGGGCAACCAGTTCATACATCATGATGGGTATGGTCAATGACCAGAAGCAGACCGATGTAAGTCACTGGGTGTCTACTACGGATAATGCGAACCATCGTGAATTGTACCTGGAAGCGACGGACGGTGCTCTTGAAGTCGCATGCAATGACCCGCATGACAAGACGCTTGACACCAATAACTATCAACAGTATCACACTAGCCATATCGGTCTGTCCAATACTAGGATGGTTCTTGGTAGATTTACGAACCGTTCAAAGGATGCCGACAAGAGTTGCCTTGCTGCCATCAATTTTTACGATAAGAGCTGGTTTGCTGACCATGGCGATGTGAATCCTAATAAGATGCCGAGAAACACGGCTCTCGAACTCTTGGGCGAGAACGCCATCCGTGAATTGAAGACGAACTTCAACATCACTAATGGTTTTGTGACGAAAGACGGCTACATTTGCCATAGCAGGTATGCTCCAGAAGGAAGTTATGGCGTATGGAAGGACAACGCCGTTGCTCGCAGCTTGTATTCCGAGAACGAATACATTGCCATAAGCAGTGCTAATACACTGTCGCTGTATTCTGTAAACATGGTCATGCTCGATTCCAAGAGCAGGGTTCATATTGATGGTCCTAGATTGACCATTGACCAGATGACATCAACTATCGGAACGCTCGCGTTGACTGGCGATGCAAAGAGCCATTGCCATGACTGGATTTGCGGTTGTGGATTTGTCGGGGGCAAACAGGAGCCTGACTTTGCCCGTGTGATGTATGGCGGATTCATGATTGCTACGGCAGCTGACGTGCATTATGGATGTACAAAATATATCTTGCCCGCACGTGACGGTACGTGTTGGGGCCTGGATGAATTCTCCGCTGGTGGCTCCGCATCGGCTCACATCTTCTCCTCTGTTGGTGGAAACAACTCGCAGATTCCTGGTTACGACACATCGTGCAGCACAGAATCGGTTAAGTTGATTTTGCCTGGTCCTAGCTATGTAGACCACATTCACCCTGTAATGATGCGTTACAAGGAAGCCGAGTACACGAATGGCACGAAGACCAAAAATGAAATCATGCAGGTTGATAAGCTGGCACTTGTTGACGATATTGTCACCAAACGTACGCTTAGTGGCAGCAACAACAGTACAGGAGATTATAGATGGGTTAAAATAGCTAAGGTGCGCGTTCCTCATCCTGAAAACGGAATACAGTGTTTTGTTGCTGGTTCATTTATCGTTATGGCTTCTGGTATCAATGGAGGTGCTAAGAGAGAGGTTCATTTCAATCTTCTCGGCCTTACTACGCCTGATTCGGTTGGTAAGGCTTACTCATGGCATAGCGACAATAAGGGTAGCGTACCCCGTAGTACTACCGAAGTACGAAATAATGGTGCGTGCGGTATAGTGATTGCTGTACTGACAAACACACCTAGTGATACCTCAGATGCTTATTATGATATCTGGATTAAAATCTTTAAAGCAGATTTCTTTAGTATCTATCCGTCAAGCTTTACAGAAGGGCAAGGTTCTATCGAATGGAAGAACAGTCACTTTGTTCTTGAAAATATGGAACAAGCTACCGATTGGGTGAAAAGTACGATGCCGACATCCGAGATTAGTAATCGTAGTGACAACTTCTATTGGCTTGTAACTGTAGATAATTGATTGGAGTTTTTATGTCACAGAGTTTTTCAAACGCATTTCCTATTGAATCTATCGGTCGTGACATCGCTAGAAACAATTACAATTACGAAGCGATTTTCAATGCCTTGATGGAATGGAACTATTCAGAAAAGGATTATCTTACGGTACGCCTTACTAAAAATAGTGCACCGTATTTCCATACATGGACTATTCCTACCAAGAAAGCACAGTCGAAGACTGCCAGCATTTCGTTGGTAACTCCTGTTGCACCAAATGCTTTCGACCTTGACGGTGAATACGGCATGGTTGCAGCCACTGATGCGACGGAGGAAGGAAAGGACGATGTTGTAATCCGCATTAACGTGGTTAATAACGGTGGAACCAGTTGGAGGGCGTTCATCGATGCATTCGTCTTTGATAATGAGACGGAGGCGGAATCCCTTCAGTACGCAATTTACCGCAAGGCAGGCGACACGGAAAGTTCATATAGCCTGTTCATCGTGGATAAGCCGAAAGACGAAGAAACCGCAGCAGCTTCAACAGCGTTGATATCCGAATATAGTTCTTCTCAAAATGCGGCTAAGCATCATTTCATTGTTAACGAAGGTTCTGTCTATGCGGTGACATCTGGAAACGGAGAGCCTCTATATCTCACAGACCTCGGTACGTCAAAGGCTGTGTATGTAGGCTCGGTGTGGGAATCTGGCAAGTCATACAACAAGGGAGACCTCGTTGTACGTAACATAGGGGAAGACGGCGAAGAAAACTACCACATGTTCGTGAACCTTGCCGAAGACAATGCCAACCTGAGTGACCCTGCCGATTACTTGGGAACCCTTTCAACTGACTATGGATATTCCGAGTATTCTGGCGAGGACCCGCTATGGAAGGAGATTGTCCTTCTTCCTGTAAGCAACGTATTCAGTTCTTCATCTGTAATCAGAATGAAGCCAGACAATGACTTTAGGGGAATTGTCTTGCAGAACGCAAACGATTCCTATGCGGAAACGAATGTGAATATCGGAATTGAAGGTAGCACCAAGTACAAGGTTGCCGACAGCACGTATGCACGCCGTGTCAAGATATTCGATACGGCAAACTACACGATGTTCCCGTATTCTACCGCTGATGTGTGGATGGATGGAAGGGTTTGCACGTACGACCCGAGCATTCCTATCACACGGAGACAGGATTACAGTGCAAGCATGGTGTTTGACCATTCCGACGAGAACGTGTCTACCGTCAACTACATCAACTATGATGGCCCCGACCTCGACCAGGGATTGTGCATCTACCTTCCTGTTCACGGAAAGTCAGAGAACGGTAACGGAGAGAATACGCCAGAGGACGGATACACATTCGACTTCTTCTTTAGGATATGGCCTAATCCAGGGTACAACGGACAGTCTACCAACGACCTTATCATCAACAAGGCTCAGATATACGTTTACTCGGTTGAAGATGCTGATGAGGCCAAGACTGGCTCATGCACGCTTAACCCGATTGCTAAGTTCAGCATGGCTAGGCTTACCAACTTCTACGTCTATGACGAAAACATCGGTGTTCCTAACAGGCCAGTGATGTACCGTGCTACCTTTGTCTATGCCAAGGGCGAGGAAGGGGAAGACGGCCAGTGGAAGCTGTTTGACTACTACCAGTTGCCAGACCATGTGTTCATCGGCCCTGTCGGATTTGTTGACCCGACTAACAAGGGTATCATGGACGATTCGAGACCTGGTAACGAATACAAGGGTTATGAAACCGCTGGTTTCCCGATGTTTGCCGACCCGTTCGAAAAAACATCGCTTACGCCAGTGCAAGAATAGCATTTAAAAAATGTAATTTAGTAGTGAATGAAGGTCGAGATGTCATACAATGACGTTGGCATCAACACCATGGAGAAAGATGCATACACGTTCAGAAATAAATACGTTTCTACGATGCTATAAATGCACTGGAAACCAGAAGACGACAGCACACGATTTTGCCGAATTTGCACATGTGGACCAGAAGGATAAGGCTGGTGGAACATTACTATCCCATATTGAGAGAGTTGTAGATTTCCTTGAAGAAAACGGTTATAGCGACGACGTTATTACCGTAGGGTATCTCCACGACATCTTGGACAACGGTGGCTTCTGCCAGACTGATTTAAGCATGTTCTTCCCAGAGACGGTGTGGCAGGCTGTGACCCATCTCTCCCACAACAAGACATCTTGTCGTGAAGAGTATCTCAGCAAAATCATGGAGAACAAGATTGCCACAATCGTCAAGATTGGCGACTTGACCGACAACATGGTAATCACCAGAAAGGAATATCCAACCGACAGGGAATACTGGAAGACCTGCAAGTACAACCGTGAGATTGAACGGCTTACCAACAGGCTCCATGAGTTTGAAGAAGAGCCTGCGGCTGAATAGGTGAGTTTGGGGGATAAAGGAAAGGCGGCTTTAAGCCGCCTTTTCGTATTTAGAATAGATTGTCGAAGTCGATATCACCAACGTCTTCCTGTCCAGTTTCCTGAGATTGGTCTGTCGCTGGTTCCGCTGTGGGTTCTTCCGTAGTTGGTGCATCCTCGGTCTGCGGTGCTTCTTCCGTAGTTGGAGCTTCTTCAGCAGGCTGTTCCGTTCCAGTATCGGTCTGCTCCTCGTCGGTGAAGAGGTTTTCCAAGTCCATATCAGACAGCTCCTCGGTTGGGGCTGTCTCTTGTGACCCGTTGTCAATTCCGAAGAGGTCGGCCTGCTGTTGCGGGTCAGGTTGGACTGTTTCCACGTCATCCTTCTTCGCGTCGAAGATTTCATCGCCTTCCTTCTTATTCTCGTTGACACCAACCATGGCATGCACCTTGTCCATAAGGTCGTCTACACCCTTTGTTCTGGTTTGCTTGATTTCAGTCTTTTCGGCAGGCGTTTCGGCAGCTTCGGCGTCTGTTTGAGCCATTTCTGGGGCCAAGTTGGATTCCATCAGGCATTTGCGGTATACCTTTGAAATGGACTCGTACAGGGCGGGTTCATGCCTCTTGAGATATCTTAGTTGCTGACTGAATGTTGATGCCATTTTGCTATCCTACTACGTTGTCGGTCTTTCCGTTGGCAACGGCGTTGATGTTCTGTTGGAGCTTATCGAGGTCTTTATCGATTTCCTCTTGTGCCTGCACGGCTATCTTCTCGTTTTCCGCCTTCTTCTTTTCGATTTCGTCGAATGCTGCGGCAACATCAGCGAACTGCTTAGAGTTCATGTTTCCCAGGTCTCCTTCGATGGGCCTGGATTTTACTGATGTTTGAGCATTCTGTGCGGCAGCGTTCTGCTCTGGAGTATTTGCCGTAGAGACTGTCGTTTGCTGCTGGGGTGTGATAGTCGATTCGAAAGTCGGATTTTCCTTCCTCCATACGTCGTAGAGTGAGTTGATGGTTTTCTTGAAATCCTCGTCTTCGACGAATGTGTTGATGAACTTGATAAAGGTCATTGTGCTTTCCTCATGGAATTGCCTCTGATTATAGTTTATATTCTTGGTTGGTTTTCTGTGCCAGATTATAAACTATAATTGCAAAAATGGAGACCCGATGGAAAGCAGAAGTATAAAAATAAAGGATTATGTAACTCATGAACGTGTTCCTGTTAGGGGGGATTCCCACGGAAATTTCACGCTGAGTCCTTTAGGCTTTCCATTCGTGAACCGAAGCGGATATATGCCTGGTGTGCCTGGTTCAGTACCTCCGACCAAGTTCAGTGCGGAGATGCTGGTCAAGCCTGATTTGACTAAGGATGAGCCAGAGAACTTTTATTTTCTTGAATTTAAAGACAATTTCGACTTTCCCCGTACGGACAGCGACCACGATACGTTCATTGTTACCGCCCAGCTAATTGAGGATGAAACTGGATATATCATTTCTAGCGAGCATGCTAATTTTACCACAGGATGCTATGTATCCATTAAGGTAGAAGAGTCTACATACGAGTCGCTTAACCGAGACTTTACGTTGGATAAAGATAACCACATTCCGATAGAACCAATTAGTCCTTCGGCTGAGGAAGGAATTGAATGTACGGTAACGTTCCGCCCAGAGAGGACGGAGACTGATGATGAACATCCGCTATTCATCAAGTTTACGGGCAGTGCCGACAACAACGGTATATACAAGCTTTTCGTTGATGACAGCGACAGCTCAGGAATTCTACATTACACCTGGATGTACAAGACATCTAACGAGGAAACATGTGACCCAGACAAGGAGGTTACATTTGACGGAACAGAAAACGACAACGTGCGTGACCATTATCGAAACAGGGTTAGCGATGAAGAAGTTGCCGATTATCTGCGTGACAGGCTTGGGCCTGCTATTGAATGCGGCAAGTTCCGTGGTGCAGAATATCCAGTTGATTCTCACGGATTGCTGGTAAAATGGTTCCTGAGCCGTGGTGCAATCGTGCACTCTGTTGCTGGAAAGACTGTTATCATAGATGGCTTTGGCCACGTTTTGGATACAAGTGGATTGGGTGATTGTTCTGGAACGCCTGATACCGACGAGCAGGGTCCGTATAACATAGGTGTCCTGAATGATTGGCTAATGTCAACTGCTGGCACTAATGAATACGAGGATTATCCATCTGAAGAGTTGACTGGCGGAAATAACAATATTTCCCTCGAAGTAGAGAAGTCTGGCGAGCGTCACACTTTTGTTATCCAACAGTATTTGGAAAACATGGTGCAGACCCCTCCTAGAAAGACCTTTATTCATCTTCCTGCTGGGGTTGACCTCGCTGATGGAACCGAGGTTGAACTAAATGTTGCGCTTCCTGTCGTCACTCAACCTGGCACTGTTGGTCAGACAGATACGAATGTCAAGAAAGCACTCAAAAGCTTTACGGACTATGTGTCCCAGCCTATGGTGTATATCTTGTCTGGAAAGCAGACGCCGCTTCCAAACAACGCCGTATTGAATAGCGGGATAACAACGTCAGGTGATTCGTTCACGATTGTGCCGAAGCATCCGTACAATATAGGGAATGGGTCAATCGCATTTGGTCTGTATAACCGATATGAATGTTCAAAGACTTTCCGTTTCTCTGGAAATGCAACCACTCACCAATTGAATGATGGTGCGTTTGTCAACCAAGACCATTCAAAGGTAATGTTCGACACTGTGGACGAGGTTGCGAAGGTGGGTGATTACATCTTATTGAAATATGATGTAATGACCCCTGTTATAGGTAAAGTTACCGAATTAAAGGAAATGTCTGTTGTGGTTGATTTTGGTAGGGAGTTGAAAAAGCCATATGATGGCTATTATGTAGTAGAGTACGAAGGTGATAGACACAACATGACTCTGGTTGAGGGTGATGTTCCACTCTATGACATTGACGTAGACCCGACTGATATTGTGGTTGGTGACCTCCTTGAGTTTGACGTACTTGAAGGTCACGAGGACGAAAAGCTCATTGTCTCAAAAAACACAACAGAAGAGACAACAACTTTCGGATTTTCATCTCCAGTGTCAAGCGACCCAGACGACGCAATACATGGTTTCTTTACATCGATAGAGGTTACTGACAAGGCGTTCCCGTATGACGTTCACAGCAGACGATGGTTAATGTATTCCAAGGACGCCACCTGCATGGTAGATGTAAGGGCAGTCGATGACAAAGATGGATTGACTGAGCATACGGAAGATAGTGGAGCGTTTGATACCGAAAAGACTTTGGAAGATTTGAAGGAGTATTATACTGAGCCAAAACTGATTGACAATGATTCTATCATTGCCACTATCTATCCGACATCAACAAACACATTCCCTTGGAGACTTAACGGCAGAAACCGTGTTCGTCACTTGGGATTGACAACCAATGCCAACGTAGACTATGTTAACGGTGATGACAAGCCGCTGACACGACTTGTGTTTGAGATGAATGAACGGGTATATTCTGGTATCAGCGGCATGTTCCGTGGATATCATCCGATATCAGAATTGCGTTATTGCGAATCTAACAACGGCACGGCAGAAGGAAACTCCGTTCTCGGTTCACTCCTTAGGGTATATCTCCCACAAACACTTGATGCTGATGTGGATGACGAACACAAGGATGATATCTATGTCGTACGTCGTGCAACAAAGGCGTTCCATGACCTTATCGGCGACTTTAAGGTAGCCCGTGTCGGATATACCTCTTCAAGGACGTTGGACGACAAGAAGACGACTAAGTGGGGAGACGGTTCTGATACTCCAGCTCCAACCACGTCAGGAACTGATAACCTCCACCGTCTTAATGATTGGGAAACGAAGATGATTCATTTGCCCAACTACTGCCTTGGTGTTGACGCAAGCCTAGAAAGAAATCTGGCCTATGCTGGTTGGAACGAGTACACTTACGGCGACAACTTCAGGATATTCTATGATAGGAATGTTGACCCGTTCGTAGAATGGGATGGGTTCGGACCGTTTATGGTCGGTAACAGACGGTATAGTGATTTCAAAGATGACTCTGGAACAACGCAAAGGACTGTGGATAATTACGCAGATGAGGCTGATGGTGACGTTCCGTTCAACTACACTGCGGAAAACAGTGTGTTCAAATTGTTCATTACGGACTCTAACGAACGGATACGCAACCAATATGGAGCATTCGTTCACGGGTTGCTTGAGCTCCCTATCATAAAGAGAGGTCTTAGGTCAATATCTTGGCTTACTGACGAGGCGAGTGAATTTGACAACCGTGACATGGAACCGTTCTATCCGATGTCACACGTGATGTCAACTGACGGTGTTGCATTTCCTGATGTGAACAGGGGTGCTTTACGAGACGTTGCGAAAATGACGGACGAAGACGTTAAACGAGCCCTTCTTGCCATACCCGATAAGGTGGTAATATATAACGATAGAGTAATTAAGGATAAGGCTCTTGCTGACGAACTGATTTCAGTCAATATCCCAGACGAGGGTATCGATGAAAATCCCGCCGTTGAGTACATGAAATCCATGCTTACGATGTATTCCAATGGAATGCCGTTGCATATGTATGATGCTCACAGGGCAATCAACGTCACTTCTCCCAGTGGCCCTTATGGTGATTTGCTTCAGGTGCATGAAGTTGACGAATACAATAGGCATGGTTCTTTGCGAAACCATGAACAGCACAAATACTGTGACCTGGCAACCGTATCTGGGCAGGATACTGAAGATGTCAACATGACGTACAACTTTATTTCCGACAGTGGTACGGACCCGCAGTATGCACCTCTGTCGTTGACAACCCCGTTGGAAAACGTTGCATCCGAATTCATACGGAATGTATTCAAGGGAATGTACACAAGGGTGCATGTCAAGGCTATGTTCTCGTCATCGTTGGGAAGATGGATAGTGAAGGATTACAGACAATATCCTAACTGCTACCTGACCCCTCTATACGGTGCGAAGACGCTTGACTATACGGAAAAGTCTTACTCCTACGGAAACCCTAGTGAGTACGCCAACCGTGTTCCTATGAGTGCAGGCGTAGAAAACAAGAAGTTCAGTGTCAATAAATATATCGCCGCATGCCCAGAACAACCCCTATGGCAGATGCCATGTGGTGTCGGAAGCGACTATACGGATGCCATGAATAAACGCTATGTGGAGGTTCCTCCTATGGAGATGAACCCAGGTTGCGTTCCGTTCTTGTTGGAGAGCTTCCCGTATGATGACGATGGAAAGGTGAATAATTCAGTCAAGTTCAGGAACTTGTACGAAAGCATTTCAACGCCGATGAATGCTAACGGCGACCCGAAGGAAGGCTCAGTCCCAGAGGTGAACTTCTGGAACATCAAGCTTCATATCAGGCCAGCCCGTAGCGCATACCCAGGTGCTGACATTCCTAGCAACAGTGCAAGGACTGGCGGAACCCTTGGCGAGCCTACTTTGGGCATGTTTAACGATAACGAGGTGTTACCGAGAAGAAAATTTTTGTTAATGGAATCTGGTCAACCAATTTTACTCGAATCGAATAGTCCGATTCTTTTGGAGGGATAATGTCTCAATCAACTAAAAATGAAGGTAAAACCGTATTGCAACTTGATGAGAAGACCATGGAACAGCTGCTTTCAGTTGGCTACTTGCTGGTAGCATTCGAGGGTGGAAATGCAAAATTGAAATTAGAAAATTTGCAAAAAATTGACAATGAGTTAAATGCAAGTAGTAATAATCCCGTTACAAATGCCGCTATTACTGCGGTAATTGGTGACGTTGAAACGTTGCTTGCAGCTTTGTAATTGGGGGTGTGTAATGAGTATTGCAAGTGAAATAACAAGGTTGCAGGGAGTAAAGTCCAATATATTGCAGGCCATAAGCGACAAGGGCGTGACGGTTCCCGACGGTTCCGCCTTGGCCGATTGCCCGGAACTTATTGGGCTTATACCGACCGGCGGCGGTATATCCGATTTTTTTGAAAATGTTGAAAGCGTAATTCCAAATAATGCAAACTACAATATCATAGATTTAGGCCAAACGTACGATGTAGACGAGGTTACTTATAAATTATCTTTTTATGAGAGATTTGACGTTCCCGATACTAACGGAAACTTTGCCGGTATAGCTGGCATTGATAATGCTATTTGGATTGAGCTACTTGGTCACTCTGGTGCCAATAATATGCGATTTAGAATAAACGGCTCTACATATTTACCTTATATGAACCCAATACAAAAAGGTTTATATAATTTTGAATTAAATAAAACATCGTGTGTTTTAAATGGAGTAAATTACAATATAACTGCTGCAACTAATGGAGTGCGTTATGTTAGAATAGGATGCACTGATACAGGCGGAAATTATAGACTACCGGCCATAAAAGAAATTATTTTATATGTAAACAATGTAGAAAAATCGCATTTGATACCTGTAAAAAGATTGACGGACAATAAAGTAGGGCTGTTTGATATTGTACGCGGTCTTTTTGACGAACAACATAGCTATACATCATATAGCCCGTAAAAACGCGAACCCCGCGCCAACAAGTGACGCGGGCCCAACGATTCAAGTTGCTGGTTAGCGGCTTGAAAATGATACATAGAACGGGAAATCCGTGAAGCCGTTTTAAAGGTCAACCAGGTTCGGGAGTTCTCCCGTCGGTGGTTCTTGCTGGCAAATGGCGGAATTTGATGCTTGATATTCACTATTTAAAAATTTTTTGTCAGAGTAGCTTTCAAAAAACATATATTTCAGCATAGAAGTTAAACCCTCTATTGTTGGGATTTTAAATATGAAGGCAAGTACCCCCGAAAGCGGGTTCATAGTCACACTGAATGCTGAACAGAAGGAACTCTTCAAGATAGCACAGAAGTATGGCTGGAACCGTCAGAAACTACTTGATAATGCACAGAAAGAAATAGACAAGGCTGGCCTCGGCATCTCCAAGGATACGTTGCGCAAGCGCTTTGACAGACTTTCCGAAAGATTCAACACTTACAATGCGGCTTTGAGCAAGGATGAAAATGTCCCTCAGTATCCGCAGGACAAGGAAGACCCTGTCGAAGACCGTAAGGAAAGTGAAAACACCTACTTAAAGAAACAGTTGAACAGCCTCCGTGCCGAAAACAACAAGCTCAGGGTTCGTTCATATGTTGCAACCGAGTTGGCCGATGCGTTGAAAACAGAGCTTACCGAAGTCGAATACGACAAGTTCTACATCAATGTCAAGAAGGCTAACGACGGCGATAACCACCTGGTTCTCCCCATTTCGGATGCACACTATGGCGAAGTCGTTCCAAGTGCAAGCACCCATGGAATTAACGAGTACAATCCCGATATTTCCAAGGCCCGTCACCTCAAGCTCTTTGAAAAGGCCCTCGAAATGGCCCGTGACAACAAGTGCGGAACCCTTGACATTCTCATGCTGGGTGACCTCTTCTCTGGAAACATACATGATGAACTCAAAGAGACTAACGCTGGCCCGCTTACCAAGCTCCTTGTAGACTACTTCAAGTTCATTGTAGGCGCCTTCAAGAGCCTTAGAAGCCAGTTCAAGAAGATGAATGTTTACTGCGTCGTTGGTAACCATTCCCGTACAAACCAGAAATGGCAGGCCAAGAACAAGGCATACGATAACTACGAGTACATCCTGTACAAGTTCATCGAGGAAGCATTTGCCGACGATATGATAGTTTCCGTCCATGTTTCCGAAGCACCGTCTGACATTGCCGTAATTGGTGAACAGAAGTGGAAGATTGAACACGGTGACGCATATCGTGGCGGCGGTGCATTCTGCTCCCCGATTAGCACGGTCACCAGAGACAACTTCAAGGACTACGGCATGTTCATGAAGATGGGCATTGATTTCGACGTGGCCATCATGGGTCACTGGCATCGTGGTGGCGAATGGTTCCTCAGCGGAAAGTGCATCCCTGTGTTCCTCAACCCGTCAATCGTCGGTCCTAACGAATACAGTATTGAAAAACTGCATGAGACGTTCCCTGCTTCCAGTTACATCTTTGTGACCAACGGAAAGGAAATTACGTCCCAAACCCTCTTTATGTTGCAATAGATTATGGCTACCTTCTCAATGGCAAAGGCTCATATACTGAGGCTTGCGCCCGAGACGGCATGTGTCCTTATCGGGCAGCCTGGTATTGGTAAAACTGATTTTGTTTTTGACCTTGCTCAAACGCTGGGTCTTGAACTTGTCAAGCTCCGTTGTGCCGAAGCTGGTGAAACGGGTGACCTCACTGGTCTCCTGAGGGAAGTTAATGGTGTCCATTCGCACACCATTCCCGACTGGCTTTCCCACAACAAGCCAGTGCTGCTGTTTCTTGACGAAATCAACCGTGCCAAGAAGGACACCATCAACGCTATCATGCAGCTTTGTACGAAGGAACAGGAATTTCTTGGTCACAGGCTAGCACCTGGTTCGAGGGTTATATGTGCGATGAACCCGTCGTCTATCGCCAGTAACGATGTGGACGAGCTGAACCGTGCATTGTACTCTCGTATGTCCAGAATTCACATCGATGTTAGCAAGAGTGACTGGCTGGCATGGGCGACAACTCATGGTATTCACCCTGATATAATTAGCTATATTGACCAGGCTACTGACGAACACCTGTTCAAGATGGACGACGTTGACCTCTTTGAGGATGAAAACACGGTCAACCCGAGAGCGTGGGAAAACTTCTCGAAGATGTACACTAACGGCATTCGTCTTGGTGATTACAAGCAGAACCCTACGTTGATACAGAGCGATGCTGCAAGCCATCTAGGCCCGAATGAGGCATTGTCGTTCTTCTCTTGGTTGTGTACGAAGCGGATGTTCAATCCGCAGAATTTCCTCCTGGAAACCAACGCCACCAAGGCAATCGCTGCGGCAAGCCGTGTCGCCAAGATGCTCGACGTGTATCAGACCGAGTTGTGCAGGAATGTGACAAAGACGATGATAACACTCCTATCCAACCCTGCGATGGAAAAGGAGAAGAGCACTATCATCACCAATCTTTACTACCTGTATGACCGTCTGTCGGTGGAACATGTTGCCGATGCTTACGAGAATTACATCAAACCCGCAGTTCTCCAAAACGACAAACCTGATTGGTTTACGAAGCTGGCCCACACCAACGAGGACACCTGGAGTAAGATAAAAACAATCATTCAGGGAACTGGGAAACCCGTTGTTTCTGTAAAAAAATCTAAACAAACCAAGAAAAAATAACTTTTTTTGAAAAACCCCTTGCAAAAGGGGTTTTAATATACTATATTCTTGTTCAGTGGATTAAAAGTCTCACTCAACAAAAAGGTACATTATGATTATCAAACTCAACATCACAGGCATTCCTTCAATTCGTTTGAAGGTTTCAAACAAACTCACTCATCAACTTCATGTCACCCGCAAGTTGGACAAGTATGGCCGTCGCATCGCTACGTCCTGGGTTACCAGCAACACCGAAGTGACGCTTGAACGCTACCATGCCAACAAGAACAGCAAGGATGTGGATGGCTTGATTTACGTCGGTCGTGCCTTCCAGCAGTACATGGACAAGTTCGACGCAGACTTCGGTCTCCGTCTTGCAACTCTTCGTGCATTCAAGAAGTTCTTCTCCATCAATGGATTGAACGATGAAGCAGCCAATAAGCTTGCTGACGTTGCCGCTGAAGTCGTTATGGCAAACAAGGGCAAGACGAGTGTTGTTATTGGCAGTGCTGCACCTGCCAAGCAGGTAGTTGCCGCTGATGCTGCTCCTGCTAAGGCAACGAAGCGTGGTCGTCCGGCCAAGGCTTCTAGCGCGAAGTCTTCCGTTGCTCCCAGGAAGCGTGGCCGTCCCCGCAAGAGTGATGCTCCCGTGCAGGAAAAGCGTCGCCGTGGTCGTCCCCGCAAGATGCCGTCCTAAGGAGGATGTTACATGAAGAAGGAATTCAGTGGATACCTGAGTGCTTTTACTCCTGCGACAAAGGACAATGTCCCGTTTGTCAAGTTTTCCATAAAGACCAGTGAGAGTGGTGCTGGAAAGCATCTTCTCGACGGCACTCAGGAAATTGACAATGCGTTTGCAAGCGTGAAGGATTTCGTAACGAACAAGGGTTATGGAAACACAAAGTGTGACCTTGATGACCCTCTTCGTGTCAAGGTAACCTTTGCCTCGTTCTCCTATGATGCGTTCCTCATGTCAATCGCTGTAAAGAAGAAGGTTGACAAGGAACTCGGCGATGTGGCTGAGTATACGTTCAATTTCGAAAAGGACCCGTGCAACGATGACACCCAGTTCTGGTCTTCCCATCTCAAAGTCAAGGAAACTGACGATGGTGATGAAACCCATGAAGATGAAGACGAAGTGTCTCCCGTTGATGCCGAAATCATGGCACAGACTGACAGTCTGCTTGGTCTCGACGGTTCTCCTAAGAAGAAGAAAAAGAAGGCGTCTGGTTTCATCAAGTATGCCGTTACGGTTGAAACGATGTCCGAAGCTGACGCTGGCACCGAAGATGTTCCGTCTGAGGATGCCGAATGATGAAGTATACGCCAGAGACTGACAAGATTTTGGCCTGGGTTTTTATCCTGGTCATAGTCGTTGGTTGCCTGCTGTACTTTTTCTAAAGTGTTGGGACGGCCCTACCATTACTTCAAAAATGGGTCTTTCAATGCTTCGGCGTTGACGTTCCGTCTACGAAATAAGGACGGGTAGCATCGACCAAGGCTACGGGATAAAACCCGAAGAAGGTGAAGTGTCATGGTTAGTCCGATGGACCTTCGGGAAAGTCGGATTTTTTGTTGGAGTGGAGAAAGGCTGTCCTTCGGGACAGCCTTTTTCTACATGTGTGCGCCTTTGTCGAAAAGGCCGCAAACGTTTTCCTCTGTCAGGACAATCCAGTTTACACCTCTGTTGGCACACCAGTTTCGTGCTGCTGCCCATTTCGCCTGGTTCACCATCACTTCCTCGCATTGCATGTAGTAGCGTGCCATCTTCTTTTGGTGGGCCCTAACCTTCTTTGCGTTTGCACTCTCGGTCAATGCTTTCGGGGGTTTCGGCATGATGGCGAATTTCTCTGGCTTGATTTCAATTAGGAACTTGTTTACCTTGCTGTCAGTAGCCGACTTGCATTCGCAGTAGATGTCGGGGAAATACTTGCTCATCTTGTGCAGCTTCGGTGACATGTAATAGATTTCGAAATCAGGTTCGTAACCCCATTTTAGGACATAGCTGTTGTTGTCCATTGCCTGAAAAATCCTTTCTTCCCAAGATGACTTGCATATTGGGGCAGCCAGATTTTCCATGTACTTCTCTGGATGCACCAACTTGTAACGAGCGTGTTTCGTCTTGGTTCCGTAAATCATGCTACCACCCCTTCCGCATATGGGCCTAAAATGTTTTTGATAACGTCTTCGTTGTAGTCATCAACGAGTTCGTAAGTCACCTCGATGTCGGATGGATATACTTCAATTGCGGCTCTTCCAGACTGGTTCGACGGGAATGGTGTAAACGGCTTGCTCATGTTTACTGGGTAGACCTTCTTACTGCAGTTATCGAGAATATTAGTCAGTTCGTTAACAGTGTCATTGCTTATTTCGTAATCAGCCAGCATCCTGAGGAGCTGATAGTATTTCTCGGTGAAATACGGGCTCACTGTCTTGTCAACAAGATTATGGGAGATGGATATGCACTTCTTCTGTTCCTGTTTCGATATAGGTTTCTCGCCTACGTTTACTTCGTTTTCCCTGTCTGGGGCCGTCCTGAACTGGATGGCTTCCTCGACCTTGCTTGTAGGCTTGTTGGCGGCGCTTGACCGTTTGTGCTCTTTGCATACTTTTACTATGCAAGATGCTTCAAGCTGTGATAGCAACGAGTCGAACTGGGTCTTCGGGTTGTCGCGGTAAATCTCACGGAATTCGTTTGCTGAAAAGGACTTGTAACCGAGCTTCGCTGCGATACACAGGTCATAAAGGTCTGCTTCGAATGCTCCCTGCCAGAAAACGTCGTTAAGGCGGAGGTTTGCATTTATCTCCTTAATCTTTGCCTCGATGTCCTTCATCAGGCCTGGACACAGGTGGCTGAAACATACGGTCCAGCTCTTGAAGGTGTTAATCATGTCTATAACCGACATGCCGTAGAACTCCACGTTGTTCTTGTATTCTAGCGTGTAGATGAAGAAACACTCGAAATTTCCAACCATCTTGATGAAAGCCGTTACATCGAACTTCTGTGTCAACAGGTCGGCATAAGCCTTGATTAAGGCACGGAGTGGCTTCATGAGCATCTCAAAGGTCATTTCGATTGCTTCCTTGATGCTCAAATACAGCTTCATAAGGAAGTCATGCAGGAGGTCGTTCAGCGAACCTACTATACCGCCAGCCAGTCCTACACCCACGCCAAAGGACAGGGGAAACTTGTTCTTTAGACATTCTATCACCATCTCTGGATTTCTGGTGATGTCGTTGCCGTCAGCGTCTTTCTTGCAGTCTGTGACGCATGCGATTGCACGGCAGAAGCACGGGCAGTCAATCATGATTTGTAGCAGTTCTTCCCACTTGAAGTCAAGGGTAACTGCTGCACCGACACCCACATCCAGCGTTGCCGACATTTTAAGGTCGGAAAGGATTTTGGAAATGCACGCAAAAACGGCTGCGTTGAACCTCAATAGGGCGGCTTCCAGACGTAGACGGGCGGCATCAATCTTTGCGAACAGGACGAATGCAGCCTTCGTTGCGATGTCTATTGTCGCTTGAATCCATGCAATCCATGTGCCTATCGTCTGGCAGAGGCTCTTGCTTAATGTCAGTGCTCCTTCAATCCCGACGGGGAAGTTGAACTGGTTGAACTGGCCGAAACCGAAATTCAAGTTAGACAGCATACCAACGGCGGCATAGGCGTTTATGCCCATGGTGTCCCTACACCAGTCGAATACGACTTTCGTACAGTTGGTTGCTTCTAGCTTGGAACTTACATTATTTATGGAATTGGCGGTCTTCTCGACAGCTTCTGTAAAGCTGCTCAAAATGCCAGAATCCTTTGCAGTAGCCGAAGTTTCCTGTCTGGGCGAAATTACGTCTGTAATGCACTTTGCCATTTGCTTGTATGCCGCATGATTCGATAATAGTTTATACCTGGACAAAAATCGTGTTTGCATTATAAACTATCATTGAAACTAAAGGTGCATTATGGCCACTACACAGCAAAATACATCTACTCAAACGTCCAATCAGACCGTCAACAATGCCTCGACTAATAATGATATCAAGTCGATTGCTGACGCTCTTGCCGCATTGCCGAAAGAGACCGAGCAGACAATGAAGGGATTTCTTGACCAGCAGATGGCCAATGCTAAGAATGTAAACGATACCCTTGTCGAACAGTTCGGCAGTGCTATCGATAATAGCGAGATTGCCGCAACCGTCAAGGAAGTCAATGACGCTTTCCGTAAATCTAGTAATGCGGCGGAAAATGATGATGAAAACGAGAAGCGACAGACGGTTTTGACAAATATACAAAATGACCTCGACCGCATTCTCGAAATCCAAGGGGATTCCCTTCGGGCCGAATTGACCCGTGATGAAGCGGTCAATGATTCTAACCTGAACGAGGTTGAAGACAAATCCGAAGAAAAGGCGGACGAAGAAACCGATGTCGTAAAGGAAGATATCAAGCCGACGGAAGTAAAGGTCGATGTACAGCTCCCAGAAATGTCTAAGGACGATTCCGCTGATGAGAGCGAGTCCAATGAACCTAGCAAGGAGGAAACCTTGCTTGGAAACATTGAGGCTGCCCAGAAAGACCAGAATGCTTTGCTGAACGATATTAGTGATAAATTGGCTGATACCGATGTCAATGCTGTGGATACAGACGAAAGTGAGTCTGATGTTCCCAGCAGGGCGGAAACCTTGCTTGAAAACATTGAGGCTGCCCAGAATGAACAGAATGTCTTGTTGAACGATATTGGTCAGAAGCTGACTGATGTTGATACCAATGAGCCTGATACTGACGAAAGCAAGGCTAACGTTCCCAGCAATGAGGAAAACTTGCTTAAAGACATCGTTACTACCCAAGATGAGCAGAATAATTTGCTGAACGATATTGGGCAGAAGCTGACCGAGGTCGATGAGGGAAATGTTGAGCAACCAGAGGAAGTAGCGAAGGATGTTCCTAATGAGACTGAGTTGCGTGTTTCCGAAGTGAACGACCACTTGGGCAAAATCAACGACAGTCTTGATGACATTTTGGAACAGTTTGGTGATTCGGTTGCGAACACAGATGTCAATGAACCTATGCCAATCGATGTTCATGTTGAAATGGAAACTAAATCTGTTGAACTAGGCGATGCTAGTTTGGATAGCCTGCGGGAAATTGCCGATATAGTCAAACAGAATGAAGATGAGCTTATTGAAAAGATTAGCAATCAAGAAGTATCTAAAGAAGAGCAGGAGCCTGCCACTAAAAATTCCATTACTGAGATGGCAAATGACATATCTGGTGCATCGGACTCCATGAACAATCAGGATGACACTCCGTTGAAAACACGTGATGAAGAAAAAGCGGCCCCAACTGAAAGTGCAGAAAAAGAACAGTCGGTTGATGATAATAGGACTCAGTTTGATATGGACGCAAATCAGGCGTCTGCAATGGAAGAACAGTCTCCAGTCTTGGATGCTCGAATGGATATGGCCGCAAGGGCTGAAAGGGACATTACACCAGTATTGAACGATGTGCAGATGTTTAACAGGATGTCATTGACAAGGGAAGAAATACATGTCTTGGCGTCAGAGATTGGAAAGGCGGTTGCTGAAAATATGATTGACAGAGAAGGCGATAAGAAACGTGATGCTGCTTACCTAGACGAAGTGGAAAGAATTATCGGGGGTTAGTATATGGCGGACAATGAGAAAGGCATATTCGGGAAAAGAACCCGTTACGGCATCAAGGAAAGTTACGTAAAGGATGCACAAGGAATTATCCGTAATTCCTTGCACGAGTTGAACCCTAACGTAGTTAGAATTGAACCGCTTGGTCCTGCCGCACGTCAAGCGTTCCTTGGACCTGTTCATGCCGCAGCCGATGCACTGAAACTGCGTATCGCATACGCCATGAACCCAGATGCGTTCAAGCCTTTCTATGGAATTTTGACACCAAATGATTTGAAGGCATTGACTATCTCTTTCAATAGCAATTGGGATAAGCAAAACCCAAAAGAATCGTTTGAACGTGCAGTAGAAATCTTGAAATCACCAGCAGTTGCCATGCCGTTGGGAGCCAACGTCGGTGAAACCATAGGTGAGGCTTTTGGTGGGCATAATGCAACTGGATTTGGATTTGGCACAGCAGCAGGAGCGCTTGCATCTTTCATATCGAAAGACACCTCAAAGGGAAAATCTTTTGTAGATAAAGTTGCATCATTCGTTGGGGGTATAGGCGATAAGCTTGGTTCTTCGATGGAAACGTTTGGAATGGAGTCAACTTCTACTGGTGCATCTACATTGAAAAAATATGGTGGTGCTAGCATGGAAATCCCTGCAAAACTGACATTTACATGGTATATGCCAGAACAGGAGGACTTGTTCCGTCTGTCTATACACAGGCTTTTGCAGCTCGCATATGTAAGGAAGGCATACACTAACAAGAGCGATTTTTACGATAACTTGAAGGCGGCAACAAATTCTGGCATGCAACAGTCGTTTATCAACGCAAAGAACTTGAAGGATTCGTTGAGCGGTGTTGCCACCGCTTGGGTAGATGCTGGTGAAGCCATCTTTAATGTTGCCGAGGCCAATGTGATGGAAATACCTGGTCTTCGTCAGTTGGTAGAAACCAATAACGGACAGGCTAGCGATGGTGTTGTTGATGCCGCAGGCACTGGTGTCAGCATTGGTAACACGATTGCAAAATATGTCAGTGATATGGCAAAATCGCTTGGTGACACATTTGACAACAATGCAAAGGAAATGCAAGAAAATGGTAGGTTCTCGGATGCCAATAAGCAAAACCTTGTTGATGGAATGAATGTGGTTATCACTAAGGTATTGGAAGCTTATATGGAGGGAAGCACTTTCATGGGAGCGAATTTCGTCCTTGTGCCGAACCCAGTCAGACTTACTATAGGAAACATTCTTGATGTAGAACCGATGGTTATTGAAAATGTCAGCATCACTCCTTCGGAAGAATTGTTTATAAACAGCATTGGTGCAAGCATTCCTGTCACAATGAAAGTTACTGTTACGTTGAAGCCGTGGATGACTCCTGGTCCGAACCATGACTTCATACACCTTATTGGTGATAACTTGTTCTATCCTATTCCTCAGAAGGATTCGGATAAGGCTAAGAAGTAGAGGTTGATATGGCTGATGAAATGAATTACCCTAGATTTAGGGATGACGAACTTTCCATGTTGACCTTGGATAATGTTCAGGGTTATGAACAAGGCCGTCCCGATGTTATAGCTCGACGCACCATGGGAAGCAGCAGAATGTGTAAAGTGTTCTGTGCGGCTAACCATATCCGTAATCCGTTGCCGTGTCGTGATGCTGTTCGTATATTTGAAGAAAGCGTGTACAACGAGTTGTACATGAAAGGTTATCGTGGAGAGCAGTTGGAGGCAGAATACAAGAAGATGCTGGATGAGCTTGAAGTGACACCAGAGTATTGGCTGCATTACAACAACCTATTTAACGGTGTGGTAAGCGAGGTTACCGTCGGTAAAGCTGTCATTGTCCCGCAGCTCAACGATTCGTTGAACTGGTTGTCAAAATACGATACAAACATTCGATAGGTAGGCATTCATGCTTAATATAGATAACATAGACAACGCCTCGGTAGAAATCTACCTAATGGGAAGAGTCTACCCTAATTCCCTTATATTGAAGTTCTGTCTTAACATTCCATTGAACGGTGTTCCGTACGGAATTGCAAATATACAGAACGTAGATGATGCTAATGCAATCATTCATACTGGTGAATACGGCATAATGAAATTCAACAATACGGGAAGTCAGAAATTGGACAACACGCCGTTGACCTTTGTTGTTATGGAAACATCTCCAATCCAGGTTGTGTCTGGTACGAACAATAGTTTCCAGACAATTTCTTTCCGTCTAGGCGCCTTCGAAACTATGGATACAAGGACGTTCCAGAAATATGGTACGTCAACCGAAACAATGCAGCAGGTATTCAAGCATCGTCAGATTGACGAGCCAGTAATCGTCGTCCCGCCTAAGAGCACTGGCGACATGATGAACTGGATTGTTGTCAAGGCGGACATGGAACAGACGCTGAACGATATTGTAGAGCATTCCTTCTTGGAAGGCGACTACGTATATTACACATTCTCCACCGAGAAGTGCAACTATGTAGTATCTAGCATTAACCGTTCCAAGGAATACTATAAGCACCAGATGTTCATGTTCTACGTGAACGCACAGCGAGGCGGCAATGCTTCTATGTTCGAGGATTCGGACTCTGGGTATGTCACTTGGTTCTACACCACGGACACTAGATGGAGCGATGCTGGCAAGAACAAGAAGGACTTGTTCCCGCACATTACTTACATGACACTTACGGACAATAAGCCTGACATTGGCCTATGTGACAACCCATGTTTCAGCAAGCTCCTGAAGGGGGCTGGATATACCAATCAGGAAGAAATAGACAATGCGTTTGGTCCCGCTGGGTATAGTTTCGGCGATGCGTACATGATTCGAGACTGTACGGTAAACACACACAACATGTACCAGATATCTCCTTTTATCCGTCGCAGATATATTGCAAGCCTTGGCAAAAAGATGAACATAACATTGGTCAACCTCATGGGGCCCGATGTAGGCTCTAGTGTCTATGTGTATGCCAAGTCCAAGGAGTTGAGGGACGATTTCTCCGCCCCTGACAATATCTATTGTGACGAGTATATTGTCCTTGGAAAACAGATAATTAAAAACGACGTGATGCGTAATGGCCCAAGCACCTCAGAAGACTCCCTAATCACCGTAGTTACCCTTGGCTCCCCAAACCTTCTGTATGGACATCCAAAGGAAGTCGAGGACGAAATCGCAAAAATCAAATTCCCTGAGTACAACGACGCGGCGAAGAAAGTGTAAAAAATGTATTTTATCCATTGTAAAGTAGCTGTATGCACCTATGGGTAAGCTTTGTTGTGATGGAAAGTTCGATGTCGGCCTGTATAAGCCATTGTCCCAGCGTCTGGTAGACTTTGGTAACGAATGCTTTTCCGAGTTTGCCGACAGAAACACTCTGATGTGGATGTTTATCTTCTATGACGGGTCTAACGATTGTCCCAAGTGCAGGTCATCGTTGGCGGACATTCACGACTGGTTCTACAAGAAGGGGTTGCTGGACAGTTCGAACAATATGGTCAAGATTGTGGTCGAACCAGAGCCTGAAAAGTGCAAGATATACACTTCGCTTGGTCTAACCCTGAAACCGATGCACATATTCTGCGAGCCTGACGGTAAGATTTTTGACATATTCACTGGCCTTCCAGACAGCAACTGGCTGGACAAACACATTTACCCGTACATACAGAAGAATATGGGCATGAAGAAAGTCTTGTCTACGATGAAGGAGCAATGATGACGGACATTAAAGAACATAGCATAAAAAGGATAGTTGTCGGTTATACACTGGACTCCGTTATAGAAGCCCACAACCAGGCACAGAACGTAGAGAACGAAGTGGTGTTCTACAACACGGGAACCCTTGGTGAACCTCTCGACAAGTACAATGACTTCATCTCGTATGACGATGCAAAGCGACTTAGCGTAATCCTCCCTGACCTTGAATTTGATGAATTCCATGGCTGTGACTACCTGTATATACCGTACGAAAAACTGAAGTTCAAGAACAGCCATAACGGGTTGATAACGCTCCCTTTCAACAAGCTCAGTTTCGACGACATCGAGGAGTGGAAGGCTGTCCGTGACGGGTATCTGGACGAGCATGTTCAGGCAATCTTAAAGGACATGTCAAACTCGCCGACCAGACTGATAACCATGTTTAAGCAGTATCTTCCGAAATGGTTCGTTGACAGCATAATCCGCAACGTCAGCAATACAAGGTGGGCTGACATTCCTACGAGCAATGTGACGCTCAATGGTTACCTGTACGAGTTCAACCTGAACCAGATTGAATCGGAAGGAATCAACCTGTGGTACAAGCCGAGAATTAGCTATAATGAAATCTGCAAGCGTATATTGAAAAAGGACAAGATTCCAGTATACGCCGCAACCAAGGAAGATTGCGTCCGTTTCCTTACTGACCGTTCAATCGAGTATGTGACGTTCATGGATAACCGAGTTGACCATTACCTAGGCTACCGTAGCGGTATTTTCGACCGCTGTGTGATGTCTGCTGTGCGTTGCGAGCTGCCGTCCATATTTGCAAACGATTTTGACAACGGTATTATACGTACCCCGACATTGGCTCATTGGGGTATATGCAAGTACGGAAACGATGTTCGAAAACTTTATTCCAAGAAGTTGATGTCCATTATAGATGTTCCTACATCTGATATTCCGATGACGAAGAATAACCTCAGAATTTACGATGCGTACTCTAAGCTGCTTCCTCTATTCGGAAACTTCAAGACATTGAATTTACAGCAGAAAATAACTACGCTTATAAAGTAGCGTTATTTCTTTTTGCTCGTCTCGTCTGGCATGGCCGGAATAAAGCCCCTGCGCTTCTTGAACCTCTGGTTGAACTCGACTTCATCCTTTGGGCTAAGGGATTCAAAGTTGTTTTTTGTTCCAACCATTGTACCCCTGTCTCTTTCCCAGAACCTAAGGTTGTAGTCCAGTGTAGTTTCGGTTGAGCCTACAGTTGCCTGTGTTACTGTCGTGTTATCATGCAAGCCACGGTCGCTCTTTTTGAAAGTTCCGTTGAGTGTGTTCGGAACCTTGAAGGTGACGTTGAATGTTGCCAAATCCATAGAGCTGTTGTTTGGGTCTATGGTCGGTGCAGAGGTGAGTACGACTGAATTATATTCAGACATCTGAATAACGTCCAGGTTTGTTCTTGTTCCTGGGGAATAAGTAACCCATGGTGCTTTCGATGCCAATACGGCTTTATTCAGGTCAACTGCCCAGTCGTTTGCAGTAGCACCATTCAGAAGTTCTACCGATATATCTATCTTGTGGAAGCCAGACTTAGGACGCAGGACAAGCGGAGAAATCTGCGAGTTGAACATTGCATTGAAGAAGTTAAACCACATCAGGTACTGACTCTCCACTACTGTAAGTGTTAGCTCTCCTGGTTGAACTTTCTTTGGCATCTGGAAGGTCAAGTCCTTCATGCTGTCCAGAGAGTCTATTGTTTCCAAAGCAAGCGTCGGCTTAGGCAGAGTGACAGACTTGCAGTTCCACAACATGTTAAGGATACGCTTTTCATTATCCCAATGTTCCTCGATGAAATTACTGAACTTTTTCATCAAGTAAGCAGAGCCGTTGAACAGCTTTGGTGCGTGAGTGTATTTGTCGCCAGCACAGTTAATTTGCATTATGGTCAACGCCTTTTCCACATATTCACCACTGAACCCTATATGGAACTTGTTAGGGACAAATCCTTCTGCACGGGTAAAGTAGTCTTGAAGGTAGCTATCCGATGGACGCTCCGTATTGTGCATCACGGGGACTACGTGTGTGACTTGGTTAAATGGTGTTGACGGTGTGCTTGCCATAAATGCTCCTAGTATGAGTTACTGTTTTCTCCACCAGTAACTACACATATGGCTGACATAAGCGAGTTGGGGTCTGGGAGGCGGATAATCCTCTTAATCTGGTAATTGAACGACATGGTGAACTTCAACGCCTGTGCACTACCTGGGGTTACCGTCAGAGCACTGATACTTGTCGGGAAGCAGCGGTAGTAACGGACAATCATGTGATGTTGTGCCCTGTCATCACCGAAATGGAAATCGATGTGAGGGATGTACATCAGACGGTTCCTGTACCTGTGGTCGAAACCGTAAACCCTATGGTTGTGGTCTCGTATAGGGAATGCGTCCGTCTGGCCGCTCTGGATGGTTTCCATGTAGCGGTGAAGTGCCCAGTAGTTCTCGTAGTAGTCGTCACAGTACATAATTATCGAAATAGAGTCATTGTATTCGTTGTCTTCCGTGGTCGGTATGTAAACAGTGAACTTGTAATGGCTTTCCTTGGCATAGTTCAACGTCAGGCCAGGTGCAGTAAAGTTGTCAATGTTTGCGTTGACCGTCTCAGGAGGAGGTGCGGTATGTGCCTTTGTAACGTCATCTACGTGATGTTTCCCGTCGTAGTCGGGGTCGTAAGATACGGGGAGGTCGCCTATACGGCACCTGATGAAACCCTGGTGCACAGGCACCGGGTTTCGTACAAGGTTACGATGCAACTCCCTGACTGTTCGGGGAGTGTATATAGGCATTTTTTCCGTCATAGCTTACTTCTTGACCTTAACAACACCGACGAGGTCGGCCTTCGAAGTTTTCGGAGGTTCCTTCTTGTACTCGGGCTTACCGAGTTCAACAAGCTTTTCCGTCTTCTTGCCGTCCATGTCCTTTTCGGTATACTTTGCGTATGCCTTCGGTTCAGGGTTCTTCATCGGCTTGTCGCTTGTCACAACACCGAAGTCGTCACGGCCACCGACCTTGAGCGTAGGCTTCGTCTGCGGCTTTACAATTCCGACGTTGTTCGGAAGGCGGTTGTTCTTCCTGATGTCAGCGATAAGAGTCTTCATATCGCTAATGGAGATAGACTGACCTGCCTTGATTGGCTTGATTGAACCAACAAGAGACTTGCCCTTAACGACTGGACCGCCCTTGACGGTGTAGGTCGTATCGATGGTTGCATCGACAGGCTTGAACTTAGGAGTTCCGCTTGCGGCTTCCATCTGTGCAGTCTTCTTTACTTCGGGTTCCTTCTGGGCTTCGCTCGTGGTTTCCTTGTGACCCTTGATGCGTTCTGCCTTCCATTCCTTGATGGTCTTGATAGGCTGGATGGAACCAACCTTGTCGTTCGGCATCACCAGACCCTTCTTGGACGGCTTACGCATGGAATCGGTTTCTGCTGCGGAAACGGAAGCGGCGTTCCAGAACGGGAACACTTCGTTCACGTCGAGCGATTTAACGGGCTTCTTAGTCTCCAAGTGAGCCTTCACTTGGCCAAGAAGTTCTTTCTCTGTCGGAATATCAAACATATCCATAATCATACCTATATGGCAATTGCCAACATTGTTATGCAAATAGTTTATAATGTTTAACCAACGAAATTAGCGGTAAAGCGGCATTTTGCGTGCATCCACATTATAAACTATTTCTGAAATACATGGTGCACCGCAATGAAAGATATCTTCGTAGAGTCCGTAAATAGTTACCAAGGATTGGATGACATAAGGAAGGATGCCATCATATCCCTGTATCGTACCTTGTTTGAATCCGATGAGGCAAAGGAAAAGAAAGAGGAGAAAAAGGAAGAAAAGAAGGACTATAAGAAAGAGGACAAGAAGGATGACAAGAAGGAACCTAATATAATCGAATCCGAAGACGGGAAATTTCGTATAAAAAGGAACATTAGTCCTATCAATCTGACGCCTGCAAAGAACAGGGTGATAAAATACATAGCTTTGCACTACACTGCCGGCAATTCTTCTGCACCAGGCGAGGCGACGAAAACGAAGTTTCGTGGCAACTGCTCATCTGATTTCATCGTTGACGATGGTGAAATCTATCAGTTTAATCCTGATTTGGATAATTATAACTGTCATGCTATCGGAGTGAATTCTAAAGAAGAACTTGACAACTATATAAAAACAGCTAAAATACCAAACCCAGCTCGACTGTACAGAACAGCAACAAACAAGAATACTATCTCAATCGAAATGTGTAGTAACTTTAATGGTAAACGCCCTAAAGATGTATCTCCGTACGACAGACGATTTTCTTTGAGCGAAGCTACATTGGCTAACACTGCACAGTTGGTTGCTTACCTGTTGAAGAAATATCCTACCATACAAGAGGTTATTCGCCATTTTGATGTTACTGGAAAGCCATGTCCTGCACCTTGGTGTTGGGATGATGAAGGAAACCAGAAGTATGTGGCGTTTGTACAACGCTGTCACTCTACCCCAGCACCAGATACACCAGAATATGACAACGTAGATGATGGCATGCTTGAAAAGCATGACGAACCACCTTGGCCAGATTTTGGTAAATACTTCTCTCCTGACAAGACTGCCACAACCGCATCGGATATTGCAACTGGATTGGAAGGAAGTGAAATTCTTGATGGTTTGTCGAAAAGCCTAGGAATACCTGGGGTTAAGGTTATTGGCGATATAATTACGAAGAATATCGGAAAGGTAGACCCACATGTGGTTAAGGATTTTGTTGGCATGCTGTTCAATCCCAAGAACAAGGAGATGTTGAAAAATGTACTCAACAAATGATAGATACGCTTTGATGGAATCCGTGTTGAGCGGGATTGACGGCATGGACGGTGATACTGTAAAGGCTATCATTGCGTTGCACAAGACTGTCTATAAACCCCAGTTCGAGGGCGCTGCTGAGGATGCTGCAGATTTAGGTATAGGCCTTCTAGGTCCATTTATACTGTCTTTTGGTACTAAATTGGTTGGCAAGATAATAGGGAGCGCCGCAATTCCAGTCGTTGGCCAGATTCTCGGTGCAATATGGATTGGTTATGACTTAGTAGACCTTGGTATAAAATGGAACGCTGAATCGAATCGTATTGAGAATGAGAAGGAGATACTTGAAAAAGCCACAGCACTTGTTGACAAGAATCTTGCAAACAACCCAAACGCAAAGTATGCGGCTGAGGGAGCAAACCGTACAAGCGAAATCATGTTGAAGAATGGCGGTACTCTAATGGATAAAGCAGAGGCTGTCGGAAAATCGGCAAGCCACGCTAAAAAGACATCTTCTGCGGAAACGGTAAATGACGACGACTTTGCTGACAAGTTTGGCTTTACGAAAGACCTTCATATTATAGATGCAAGCAAGGCAATCAACCATCCAGTTGAGTTCTTCTATATCATGATTGGTATGGACGAGCATGGAAAGAAGGTTATCAACAAGGAATCCTATGCGGAGTTCAAAAAGCAATTTGAAGAATACTGGGAGCAAAATAAGGATTCCTTTTATATGGATGAGGATAAGGCAAAAGCCGAGATGCTCAAAGAATACATCCATGGTTATTACAAAGAGGTTTTCCTTCCATCGTATAAACGGAAGCTAACAGAAGTCGTTGATAGCGCTGACAAGAACAAGAGTGTGGAGGAATTGGAGGCAGAAGGCCGCAACTCATTTGGTGACATCGTTGACAAAGAGAAATACTATGCAACCATGGGCTTCCGTCCAGATGGTAAAGTTACTGATATGGAAAAATTCTCTAAGGCGTTCACAGAAAAGACAGGACTAGACCTTCATTATAATCCTGTATCAGACAAGGGTAAACGTCTGCTCACCCGTATGTTGAAAGACCCTTCTGATGAATACCTGAAATATCTACCTGCACCCGTCTTCCTCATGACTAAAGAAGACCAGAAGCCGTATATAGAAAGGGCACAGGACCCTAACCGTCGTGGCGAATCTCAGTTTGGCGTGTACGGTGATGCTGTTAACGCAATGGATGCATACAGTGCTGCATCAAGCAATGCGGCTGCTAGACGAGGAATGGCCAATGGACAACAAGTTGGTCAAGAGCAGCGCACTGGCAATAGTTCTGGAACACCATCAAACAATAGTGCTGCCGCACAATCTAACTCATCTGCTTCAGCCGATGATATTACGAATGCACCTGATGTGATAAAAACGGGGCCTTGGCACAAGGTAGTAGGAAAGGAAGAGTTGACGAGAATCTATAACTTGAATAATCCTCGTGGCAAACACCTTATGCGTCTAGGGTATATTCTGAATATCAAGAACGGCAAGTTCTACCGAATGAGTGACGAGGATAGAAAAATCATGCCGCAGGTCGTGTATGCTGACCTTGACGAAACATCTCGTAAGCACGCAGCAGAACGTCGTCAGGTTAAATTGCAGCAGGGTAAATTGACTAGGGCTGACATGACAGCCGATGAAATTGCCGAATCCAATAGGAGAGCAGGTTTACCAGAAGATTTATAAACAGATACAAATAAGGAGTGAGGCATGCCATTTAACGGAATACCAAATTTGCGTGATGCAAATGAGCCGGTGAAGCTTGACATCGATAAATTGAGGGAGATTAAAAAGTGCGCCCTTGACCCGATTTACTTCATCCGCAACTACGTGTATATCAACACTAAGGACAACGGTATGCAGTTGTTCGACCTGTATGACTTCCAGGAGGCTGCTATAAAACGGTTCCTGAAATACAGGTTCAATATCAACAAGTGGTCTCGTCAGGTTGGTAAATCAACCATTGTGCGTGGTTTCATTCTTTGGTGGGGCATCTTCCATAAAGACCAGCTGATAGCGATGATTGGTAACAAGCTGTCGTTGGCGAAGGAACAGATGCAGCAGCTGCGTGATTCTTACAGCCGTCTCCCCGTATGGTTGCAACCTGGTGTAAAACTGTGGAACAAGACTTCCATCCAGTTCTCGAACAACTCGCGTATCATCGTGTCTTCGTCATCACCTGACAACATCCGTGGTTTCTCTATCAACCTGTTGTATCTGGATGAATTTGCGTTCCTTAGGCCGAACCTCGCTACCGAGTTCATCGCTTCCGTTATGCCGTCGATTTCTTCGGGTAAGACAACCCGTTGCATCATTACCTCGACACCAAACGGTATGAACCACTTCTACGACATGTGGCAGACATCGTTGGAACTGGACCAGGCGGAAGCCGAGTTCGAGAAGGGAAACAACGACCTTTATGTTCGCTCCGTTGTTACATGGGACAAAGTACCTGGACGTACAGAGGCGTGGGCGAACGCTGAAAAGCTCAAGATTGGTGACCAGCGTTTCCGTCAGGAATACGAATGCGAGTTCGTTGGTTCTGGCATCACTCTTATCGACTACCGTTGCTTGGAAACGTTGAAGGCTTCCGACCCGCTTCCGTTTGATAACAGCATATGGCCGCCCGCTCTTGCCGAGATAGTAAAGGATATTTCGATAAGGACATTCAAGTATCCAGAGCCTGCTGGTGCTATGGAGGCGAAAGGATACTCTTACGCAGCGTCCATAGATACTGCATACGGTATGCGTCAGGATTACCATGTTCTGCAGATTACTAAGGTGTACTCGAACATCAAGTGTGAACAGGTGTTCACGATGTCTTCCAACTGTACCGAAGTAAGCGATTTCTGCCGTATTGCGAACATTATCCTGAAATTCTACCACAACCCGTACCTCATCATCGAATACAATGGTCCTGGAAAGTCCACTTACGACTATTTCTTCAACGTGGCTATGTATCCAAACATAATTAACTTTGACTTGCATGCGCGTGGATTGTGGGCTACCCCGACGATGAAGAACAATGTGGTCATCCTGTTGAAAATGTATGTCCAGCGCGGCTACATCAAGCTACATGACTACAATACGATTATGGAACTCATGACGTTCACCAAGAAGACCCAGAATACATGGGGCGGTGGCGGAAACACACATGACGACCATGTCACGTCGCTTTACTGGATTATCTACTTCCTCAACTCTACCTACTATTATGGTAACTTTGAGGAAATAGAGAACCTTAGCGAGACTGAAATGTTGCGGCTGAGTGAGGAAATGAGAAACCGTTATGCTGACGCTCTCGACTTCGTCAAGTCCCCTGACGCCATGGCCGAACAGCACAAGCTTGGAGCACTGGCAGAAGCCAGCGTATAAACTACAGTAAAGTATGGTGGCGATATGGCGACAAGCATTGACAGTTTGATGGATAGTGTGTACAAGGACGGTAAAACGGCAATCACACAGGAAAAGGTGAATATTCTTCGCATCTATTTGCATAAGGCTTTCCCCGATTTAAGTGGGCAAGCCATAGCGGACGCTGCTTCGTTGTTTGCTGTATACTGTGCCCTCATTATAGATGGCAAACATATTTCATTTAATGGTCAGGTGCTAGATGCAGATGGCCTTGTCAAGTTGTTTAATGACTATACCAGAAAGATTGCTCCTGAGTTCGAAAGTGTGAAGGCCATTTACGATTTCTACGGTTCTGCCATGGTTGTATCCATGTTTGTCTATCAGTACACCCACGGGTTGACTAACAAGGAAGCGATGTTCACCAAGACCAGGGCAGGCGGCTCGGCTGCACGTATACTCGATGCCATTGGTGAATAAATCCACTTGCCAATTTGGACATAAAAATATATATTTTGGGGGAATATACGTATTATTCCCCTTTTTGAGGATTGTTATGCCAGAAACACCTAAGGTTATTCCTGTTGTTCCACAGCCCACCGACGAGAACGGGGTGGTAACTGTTAATGAAAACATTGAAAAACTTGCCGATTGGATGAAGGACAAGGTCAAGACCAAGAACAAGAAGGGCAAGTTCGATGTGGATATCATGCTTCAGAACATGGTTGAAAACATCGGTGATGGGCAGATTAACGCGAATGGACTACTCATGCAGGCCCAGTTGCAGCTTGCCGACCTTGAACATGACAGGGCGACCAAGTGGGGCGAAATGTTCGAACAGCTGATGAGTAGCAGACAGCCTTTCGAGAAGACCAAGGACAATGTAAACATGTACCTCTCTGGAAAGAAGGAGATAGCCGACCTTGATGTTAGAATCAAGAAGAAACAGGCTTATATCGATAATTTGAAGGGGTTTGCTGATGCTGTCAGGTTCTATCAGAAGAATGTCCAGACTATCCTTGACCTGAATTCTCTTGCCGTAGAGTCTGGCAAAAAGGGCCTTATCGACCTTGATAAAGAGGTGGAGGAAGACTAATGTCTGACGAAACATTCAATCCGTTTAACATGAACATGCCGTGGGATGTTGACCCTAGCAAGGATGAGACTCCTGCGGAAACCCCCGTTGAACCGAAGGATGAGACCGAACAGCCGACCGAGGATAAACCTGATGAGCAGAAGCAGGATATCTTCACTGCGCTTGAAGAAAAGTTGAAACTCCCTATCGGCTCTACCAAGGAAGGTATCGAAGAGACCAAGCAGATGGTCCGAAAGATACAGGCCAAGACCCAGATATTCGAAACCAAGGGTACAGCCCTGCTTGCACAGGAAAAGCTCGGCAAACTTACGCCAGAGCAGCACTTTGCCGAATGTGCCCGTATTAGGGCCCAAGCCAACCGACTCTACGACATATCGTCCAACCTCATGGACAAGCTGAACGACCAAGTGGAATCCTCGTTGGATATGAGCGACAAGATGTGGTCTGCTGTCAGCTCTATGATTTCAAGCGTTGGCCAGAGTCTGGAACGCCTTTTGAAAGTCACTCAGGAACTCCGCAAGGAAGAAGACCTTCTTACCATGGAAATCAAGAACATCGAGGATGCCAAGAAGCTTACCAACGATGACGGAACCATGGATGCTACCCCAGACGACATGAACAAGCTTATCCTGTTCTTCCAGGAAAACGAGAAGAAGGCTACCGAGCAGAAACAAATTGAACATAAGGAAGATGAACATGAGTAAAATCGGAATTATCGGCGACATCCACGTTGGGAAGACTTTCTTCCACAACCAGGTCATTACCGACTACCACAACAAGAAGCGTGATGAACTTTTCGATAAAATCATCGCTGACTTCAAGCAGGAAGGCATAGATACCATCCTGTTCAGCGGAGATATCTTCGATAACCGCAACATCGTTATGGTCGAGTCCCTTCACTATGTCATCGACCTGTTTGCCAACCGCATGAAGGACTTCAATATCATCACTATTACTGGAAACCATGACATGCAGTACGAGAACTCCGACTGCCTTACGTCATTGGAGTTTCTGAAGTTCATTCCGAACGTGACTTTGGTTGACAAGGAGCCTGTCAAGATGACGCTCGGCAATTACGACTGGCATCTGTTCCCGTGGCTCGGTACTGCGGAAAACAAGGCGAAGGCACTCGATTACATGAAGTCTGTCGGAGCAACTCCTGCACAGCGAGACCGCAACGTGTTCTTCGGACATTTCGATATCATCGGCATGCTCATGGAGGCTGGAAACATTTCCGTCGAAGGTTTCGACCCGAACGAGATGTCCAAGTATTGCACCTATGTAATCAGCGGCCATTATCACTGCAAGTCTGCAAAGAAGATTGGAAACACCCGTTTCGTCTATCTCGGAACCCCGTATCACCAGTCGTTTGCACACCTCGGTACAATTCCTGGCTACTACACCTGCGATACCGATAAGATGAAGGTCAATTTCATCGAGAATACAATCGGCGAACGCTACGTGGAAGTGAACGATTTTGACGACATAGATGCCCTTCCAGACCTTAGCGGCAATCTTGTCAAGTACAACAACGATGTGTCCAAGACTGCCGAGGAAGCGATGGTTCCGCTTGACAAGTTGAAGGCAAAGAACCCTCTCCATGTCTTCCAGTCTCCATACGGAAAGCATGTCGAGGAACATGACCCTGCGGACGCTGTTGCCATCGTCGAAGAGGATGACGAGGAAGCAAAGAAGGTAGTTACCATGAGCCAGATGGAAGTTGCCCGTCTGTTCATGGAAAATGCCGACCAGCCCCCTCCGACATTGAGTGACGGAACCAGTGCTAAGGATAAAATTATTTCCATGATTAGCAGTTTTGATGCTACGTAAAGGAGTTGATATGAACGAATACAAGGTATTCCCTCGAAATCAGGTTAGGGCCGTTTACAGCGGTCACACCTTGACATTGGTTGACGGAACTGTCATTGGCGGGTTCCCTATGGGTATCCGTGGGAGCATCGAGGTCATAGTAGACGATTGCGATGCGGGAAAATTCGAGTACACCCCGATTACGTTTGGATTACCAGATGAGCCTGAGCCTAAACCCTCATATTACCGTTACCGTATTAAGACGCATGTCCCAGAGGACAGCCCTAACCAGAAATCCTCGTTTGTGCATTACACCAACGACCCGAATGCCGACATTCTTATAAGGTGGGTGTCCTTCTCAAAAGGTATGCCTATGATGGATAGACTGTCTTAATTTTTCTAAATATAGCGTTTTTATATAATGTACATGTCTAAAAAATGTATTTTATTGATGTAAATAACAACCTTTTATGCAGAAGGATATTATGAAAGCTACTGAGCTATATGAAAAACTCATTGAAGACAAGGTCAAGGTAAAGGCTACCGTGGATATCATCCATGTGAACGATGGTGACTCACGCTTATTTGGTGGTCGTTTTAACGAAGATATCGCACATTTGTGCCCGTTCTACGACACACTTTGCACGTTTAACCACATCACGATGACATCAGCGATGTTCATCGACCTCTATTCCAAGCTTGCCGTCACCAAGGAAACCGTCGTCATTCTTGACAATATCAAGAATCCTGCAGTTTTCGAAGTTGTCCAGAAGATGAAGTTCAGTAGTTTCCAGAACACTGTCGGTGACACCGTGCTGGACACTGCCTACAACAAGGGAGACAGCGAAAAGGTCAGTGCTGAAAAGGAAGCGAAGAACGATGCAATCCGCAAGTTGAACTTCCGTGTCATCTACATCCTTGACGAACTCGTGTGGGACGGTGTTGGTGGACGTGGTAAGAACCTGTTTGAAGTCCGTGTCGTTGAAGACCTTCTCCAGATGGCTGATACCATCATCGTTCCTACCGCTGAATTGAGGCACGCCCTCGTCGATATCGGCTTTGTTCCCGAATCTAGGAAGAACGACATTACCATCCTTCCGTTCACGGTTTCTCCGCAGATTTATCAGGTGTATGCAGTCAATCAGGCAAGGACTTACAGCACGACGCTTTCCAAGCCGAAAATCCTTGTTAAGGGTGCTGTCATCCCGCAGAACGTGGCGGAGTTCATCGTTGCCAAGCACAAGAAGTACAACTTCACGATTTGTTCTGGTTCTGAACTTCCCGAGGACTTGATGCTTCTCCTCGCTAACGGTGATGTGCGTCATATCATGCACTACACTGCACCTAGCGTGAACTTCAAGAACATCACCAACACGTATCTTGACGAGCGTGACGGTCGCTATGACTTTGTAATCCACTGCTCTAACGCATTGAACTACGACCTTGCTAGCGGCGATATCGACCCGATGCTGTCTATCGCATGCGGCTCCATCGCCTTTGCCTGTGTTCGCAAGGACTGGTTCACCCCCGAAACTCACATCTGCGAAAAGACTGGCACGGCATTCAACCCGCAGACGACCTACAACCAGATTGACAACATGATTAGCCATGCTTGCGTGACTGTCGAATGGAACAAGTTGTACAATGAGCAGCGTGGTGCCATCGAAGGCAAGATTTCGGACAAGGCGGTAGCGATGGCCAGACTGTTCGCTGTCCTCATTGGTAAGGACATGGTGAAGAAGCGTTTCTCTGCCGAAAGCAACGGTGCTGAAAATGGAACCGCAGAACCCGCAGACAAATAATGCAGAGCCGTCTCGCTTCAATGTCATCAGGTATGACATGAAGTGGTACGAAAAAGGACATGACCCGCATGACTACAACGCCATGCGGGACTTGTCCATTTCTCAGCCGATTATCGTAGACAAGTACGAGGACCAGGAATTGCCTGACCCGATGACCGAAAAATTGGCAAAAATGGTCTCCGATAAACTCAATGAGAAGGAAAAAGAAAACGAAAAGATATCCATCGACCTGAAAAATGGACAACATTACGAAGGGCCGAGGTACGTCTACTCGTATTACGCAGGGGTATAACATGGCTGCACCAGAAAATTTGCTGAAACAGGCGGTTGCAATGAGGAAACAGTTGGGTAATTCTCCAACTGGCTCCATGATTTTTCAGGAACCTCCTAAACGGCGAATTATTAACGAAAAGCAGTCCGTTAAGATAACGAGGCCTGTGAAAAAGTCTTTCAAGATTGAGGAGCCCGAACAGGGCGAGGCTGCTCCACAGGAAACCGAGCAAAGATGGTTTGACCCGCATAAGACTTTCCCCGCAATGGATGCTCGTACACCGCATGTTACTGACGAGCAATACGACGCGATGTTCTATCATGAGAAAGGCGAAAACCCGCCGACAGATGTTCACCATATTTCTGGTGAAGAGCTTGCCCGTAAGTATTCTCAGGCTGCCGCTAACAGGGTTCCTCCCCCAGTCAATCAGGAACCACCGCAGGGGTTCGTTCCCCAGGCAGCCATTCCTCAACAGCCGCAGGATGCGGTTCCCGTTCAGACGCCAATAGTTGCTGTAAATGAGCCCCCACAGACAAACGAGGAAGATTTTCTTCCGCTGGACGAACTCCCGTCAAAGGGACTGTTCTACCGAACGCCGATGTTGGCACAGCCGTTGCGACTTATCGACATGCTGATGGTAGAAAACATGGACAACTCCAACAAAATGGATTCTATTACGGAAATCCTTGGACGGCGTACACGCTGCGATGGGGGCCCGATGCAAATCCTGACTGGCGACGAAATTTACACGTTGCAGTATCTGCGTGCATCGACTTTCCCGAAAGACCCGTACACATGGACAAAGTTCACTTGCGAACATTGTGGAACCGTGGTTGACGACCCTGGTTACAAAATTGACTTTACTAACATGTTGTTCCGCCCGAATGTGGACCCGACGGAGTTGTTCGAACTTTACAGGGAATACGGCTATCACCCAATCGAAAACATCGGTGGGGTAAATGCAATCGAGGTGTATGTAAGACGGCGTTTCCACGATTACGTTTACAAGGACCAGATTGACACATGGAAGAGGCAGGGTTTCACACCGACCAAGCCGTACATCGCCCTTTTGAATTTGGCTCTTCTCGTGGACATCCCAGGATGCCAGACGACGCAGGCCAAGATAGATTTCATTGGCAACCTGAACAAGGATGACGCATCCAGGTTCTTGTCCGAAATGTCGAAATGCTCTTTCAGGACCAAGACGATGGTGGCACATACGTGCCCTAACTGCGGAGGTGTGACGGTGACCCCGTTCCCCTTTCGGTATTCTACATTCATTTCCTCGATACAGATTAGCCAGCCTAAAAAAGCGTAAGATATACGTGACTGCGGAAACATCGACGACAATGACGGAATGTGACCGCATGTTCTTCCCAGACTTCATCGAATTGAGTGACTATGTCATAGATAAGATGAAATCCCGCAAAAGGGTGAATAAAAGCAACGAAGTGACCTACGGTTGATGCCGTAGGCTTTCTTTTTAGGTTCTCCAAGGTATAAACTATTGATAGTTCATTACTGAGGAGTAATATGAATCCGTACAAAATTTTCGTGGAATCAATGCAGCAAGCTGGCATTGACCCAGACACTATTGATGCGGTGGCTGCTATCCACAACGCCATCTACGAGGCAGCCGAAAACGACTCGGATGACGATGACGATAATAAAGAGGAGTCGGACGAGAAGGAAGAAAAGGACGAAGGTGATGACGGCGTTGATGCTGGCGAAGAAGAGCTCAATGCACCCGAGGAAGAAGTTCCCGAGAATCTTGAACCTGAGGAAACCCCGTCCGAAGCCGCCAATGAACCGAATGCCGACGAAGGTGCAAAGGCTATAATGTACAACCTCTTGACGCTCATGAACGCCAAGCAGAACGCATACCAGCAATACCACTGGAACGCTGAAAGCAAGTCCCTGCACGAGAAGGCACAGGAATGCTACGAACTCTACCAGGAAACCAAGGACAAGGTGGCCGAAACATTGCAGGCTACTTATAACGAGAACATCGATTTCAAGGTATGGTCTGGAAAGATTCCTAACCTGACCGACAAGGGTGCGTTCCTCGCATCGGTCGATGAAGACCTCGATAAGATTTCTGAGTTCCGTTCTCAGCTTGAACATTTCGAGACATTCGGACTTAACGGTACGCTCGACGGTTTCATCGACGAGTTGACTGGAATTAAGTATCACCTCATCCGTTTCTTTGAAAACAATGACGTTTAATTTACGGGTAACTATGACTGATAGTCTTGACAAAGCGGCATTGTTCTATGAGAACATCGACAAGCTTGGGCTGACCGAAGCCCAATCAGCCGTTGTGTCTGCATTGTTCGAGGAATGTTTCAAGCACCCAGAGGCTAACTTTATCTACTACAGTCCAGAGCACCCGCAGATGTTTTTCACGTTCAGGGGAATTGAGGACATCTATAACCGCACTCCGCATCTAGTCAACCGATACACATATTGGTTGCACCAGGAGTTGATGAACGGAAGGCTACAGAAGTTCGAGTCCAAGCAGGCGTTGAAGGAATTTATCTTGGCTAACCTTGATATGTACTACACGCCGCAGTTTGGCATCACCTCTGAACAAATCAATTCGACCAAGGATTTCAGCATTGGAATATCTCATACTCCCGACGGTGGAATGAAGGGCCGAATAAACGTTACTTCCAACAGAACGGGTAAGCCACTGTTCAACATCACATTGAAGACGGGTGACCAGGAAATCTATTCTAGGTTCCCAGAGAGGAAGATTGCATAATGCGTAGGAACCCTGAAATTTTCAACTTGCCGCCAGACCCGCTGCCAACAATGCTGATGACTCGTGATGATGTCACCGAGTACATCAAGGCTAGGCTGGGCTATCCGGCCACAGAAATCGAGATGGAAGTCGAGAACAGAAACGGTCTTGGTCATATCGCCATGGCCATTCAGGACTCGCTCGACTACTTCTACCGCTACATGCAGTCCGAAGCGACTTACAGCGACTACATGATTATCCATCTGAAGCAGGGAATTATCGAATACAAGGTTCCCGACAATGTGTATCAGTTGGTTGACCTGAACCCGAGCTACGGAAACACGTTTAGCCCGATGATGGCATGGGATGTGGGCCCTGGCGAATCCCTGATGGGTGTTGGCGGTGCTGGTCTTGGCGGACTGGGGCAGTTCGACCTTATCACGTATACGGGCGCACTGAGATATCTACAAGACGTTAAGAAGATTGTTGGTACGCAGTACAGCGTCAAGCTGCACCCCGTTGAACACCGCATGCGTGTCTATCCTACTCCGAAAACGGATAGGAATGCAATCGCTAGGGTTTACTTGAAGGCTAAGCAGGCAGAAGTGTTTGCCAACCCGCTGTTCAGGGACTTCGTGGTGTCTAGGGCTGGTATGCAGCTCGGCATCATTCTCATGAAGGACACGGTCACTCTTCCTGGTGGTGGTACTGTGAACGGACAGACAATCTATACCACTTGGAAAGAAATCAACGATAAGAAGCTCGAAGAAATCAAGAACGAGGCAGCAAGGCCGTTCATGATGACTGACTTATCTAACTAAAACTTGACGGTCGTGAGTTTTTTATCTAAATTAGGAGGACGACATGACAAGAAGACATAGAAATACGGAACCCGTTTCCGTTCAGGAAGATAGGCCAATCGTAAAGGAAGCCCCTGTCATTCCAGAACCTCCCAAGCAGGTGGTGACTGATGGCAAGGAGCAGCAGGCCACACCTTCCGTGAAAAAGAAACGTGTCAGGCACCGCCAGACGGTTAAGCTCCACAACAAGAAGCTTTCCGTTGCGGTCATTTGTGCCAATCCGTATCTGAGGCAGTTCTTGTAAAGGAAGGTTTTATGACAAGCGAGACAAAAGCAACCCTCGTGTCCAAGTTGAAGGAATTTTTCACATTCCTTTTTTGGACTGAGCCCACACAAGGTCAACTCATGATGAAGGAACTTAATGAGACCGCCGTTATGGTAAGGTTTCTTATGCCGTACATGGGTTGGAACACGGAAATCAGAACAACTCTCCACGGAAACATGGACGAGCTTATCGCTGATGCGTCCGATGTTGTTCCTTTCATGAGCGAGACGAAGGTTTTTATCTCAACTGCGAATACCTATAATGGGAAGCCGATTTCCGCTGAATACACTCTGAACAATGTTGATGGTGCTGGCATGAGCAAAATCCTCGACCAGACATTCAAGCAGTTTGAGGACAAGGTACGCAGGGACATCTACGACATGAAGAAGGCTGGCAACTTCGTTGACGATGCCATTGAAGCCACTGATTCATGGGAGACAGTATAAACTAGATTTGATTAAGGTGGGTTTATGGGAACCGACATGTAGGATGATATTATGGGAGTTGAGAGCGCATTGCCGAGCATGATAGTCGGTGGTAACGTAATCGGTTACAGCGACCACAACGAAAACCTCTATAAGGAACGTGATGTTATAGGGGAGTTCAACCGTCGTGCAATCAACGCTCCTGGCTATGGCTACAACGACATCCTTGCTACGATAGAAAAGTTCAAGCAGAATCACAGCTACGAGTTCCAGCCGCTGACTGAACAGGATTACAAGGAAATTGATACTACCAGCGTATCTACTCCTGCAGGAACTATCACGAAGAGTAGCGTAAGCACTCCTAGCGGCACAAACACGTCCGTTTCAACAGCCCCGTCAGAACCGATGGATGCTGACGTGGCACAGGCAATGAGTCTACTTAAAGACTGCATCCTACAAGGATAAAACCATGAAACCAATATACCTAAAAATAAACGAAGCTAAGGAGACACCCTATGCCAGGAAGCTGCGGATAGCAGAGACCGAGAACGGTCGGAAACTGCGATGCCGAGTGGTCGAAACAAAGAAGAAATACAAGAGAAGTCGGGAAATTCCCGACTTTAATTTTTTGTGTACAAAACTCTTGCAAGTGTATCTGAAATGTATTATATTTCCTTACAAACAAGAAAGGAAGGGTACACATATATGCAAAAATTCTGGATAAATAGACTAGCTGCCTTTCCTGCCATGAGGAACTATGATAAAGAAGGAAGTGGTGTATGTAGATAAAAAAGTATTATCCGACTCATATAACAAATCACAAACATACATAAGCGTGTTAAAAACAAAAATGAATGTGGAGAATACTGGCGACCTAATCAATTCCATAGTCGGTCTGTGCAAGAAGCTACTGAGTAGCGAAGACCCAAACAGCAGGCGCCTGTACAACACATATCGAGACATCGTAATCGGCAATTACTCGCTTTATCTTATCAGACTATACAACAATTACGCTAAGCAATATTCACTGGACGCCAACGACCTTGTGCATCTCCCGTATGTGCACTTCGGTACGTTGGTGTCTAATTTCAACCCCGAGGGTGGTGCATCTTTCAACTCGTACATGGTGCTGTGCCTTCACGGATACATCAAGAAGTTCATATCAGAGGACGCACTGGTGTATGTCAACCCATCCAAGAAGGTGACGCTATCGTACGTCGAAACCACGAAGACTGGGAAGGACGGCGAAGTGATTGAATACCTGCATTCGATAGAACCGTTCGACGCAGACTCTCAGGGGAAACTTCAATTCGCATCAAAGATGTATGAGACCCTTACTCCAGAGATGCAGGACATGTATGGCTACCTTGTCACGACAGAATCGCCCAAACATGCCACCGACATCTATGCGGAAGCTCATAACTGCAGCAAGGAAAGGGCGATTCTTTTACTAACCCGCATGCGTAGGAAAATAAGACTTGAATGGAGCGCCAAGCATTTAACAACAGGAGGAACCCATGAATTATGTAAGCGTCAAGCATAGAAAAGTAAAAGCCCCTAAATATCCAATTCAGGATATGGTAGATGATGCTATCAACATGATACAGGCATCGAGCTACCTTGCTAGAAACAGGGCGTATCTGGAGAAGATGTCAAGGGTAAAGTTCATCTACACCCCTGAACCGATTGCAAATTCATTTGCCGCACGCAATGGTGGGAACTCGTTTGGCGTATATACGTTCGCTGGATTAAGTCTGTTGATGTGTACATGTGCTGCTATTTTTAGCCTGTACATGAGGACGCACAAGGTTAGTCAAGCCAAGCGTGCAGTGAAATGGCTTTTCGGGAATGTCTTTACAGAGATTGAAGCGTATGGGGAAGAATGGGATGCTATCGACCCGGCCAAGATTGACGAGTTCTACCAGAGGTTCCCCGAGTATCTTGTCAAGGAAAACTATCCTCAATACATGGAACTTGCCCGCAAGATGATTACCTTTGTGCTTTGCCATGAAATCGGCCACATCATGCTGTGCCACTGCGACCGCACGAACGAGACCAGCAACAATGTTTCCAGAAACAACGAACGCTCGGCAGACCTATTTGCCTGTTCTATCTTGCAGGGAACTGGTTTCGGCAGCTCGTTTGTGGATGGGTCCATATTCATGCTTCTTACATTGTATTTTATGTATGACAAGAAGGATAAAAACTTGCAGTATGGAACCCACCCTGGCATGAAGGACCGTATTATGAACATCGTTCAGTCATTCAGGAACGAACTAATGTACGCAAGCATTAGTGAAACGGATATCAAACGTCTGATGAAATAATTATATGAACAAGTTTCTCTACATCTATACTTTCTATTCGACGGACCCGTGCCGCCTCCGTAATTTCAAGGCTTCCATCGAACAGCTCAAAACTGTTGACCCCGAAGCTGATATCTGCATTGTTGAACAGGATGGATTGACCGAAGGACTTCCTGGGGTGACTTTCCATCACAAGGTTGAATTCGACGATACGAACTTCCATAAGACTGGACTGTTGAACTATGCGGTAAAGAACCATCCTGACTACACTCATTATGTCATGATTGACGCTGACTCTTGGATAGATGCAGGAGTTGTTGACAACATCAAAAATCACTGCGATGACGCACCTCTTGTATTCCCTTACGAGACATGCGTATACCTGACCGAGGCACAGACCCGCAGGAAATGCCGTCACGATGTCGTTGACATCCCCATTCGTTATAACTCCAACATTCCAATAACTCGCCAGACTGGCCTTATCAACTGTTTTAGCAAGGAAACGTATGAGAAAGTTTGTGGGTTCGACGAGGAGTTCATTGGTTGGGGAGCAGAGGATGACGCCTTTGTGTTCAAAATCCGTAGGGTTACTGGCAAGAGGGAATTGCGTTGCAAGGGAGGCGCTGTTCTCCACCTGTGGCACAAGAAGATAAACGACCGTTCTTATCTTGATGGTCTGCGATACAAGAAAAATAGGGCGTATTGCTCTCTGATGCGTCGTATGACTGACGAAGAATTCACGAAGTATCTCAACAAGGAACTTACCCTTGATGAGATTTACAAGAGCTTTGTCGAACGAGGAGGCATCGAAGGAGATGCTACCCTTATCGTTGGCCCTAGGCTTCGACTGAATGTAACAACGTCGATTTACTACGTGCAGACAATGACACCGAGTGTGACGGAATTCCTGACTGAGGTATTGTACGAGGACGGCCCCGAAATGGTGAAGAGTTTCGTGAACAGCTACATCACAAAGGAATATGCCTACCCAGAAGTCCTGAAAGAGGTCGAGGAATTCTACGCAAAGAACGGTATCACGAATGACTAACCAATTTCAGGAGAATCTGGCGGGAGGCGAACAGTCTGCCCACAACCATCTTGCCGTATCGGTCGCATCGATACGGCATGACGTTAGGTTCCACGAGGACAACTTTGCTGGCCGTCTCTATGGGTTTTGCGAGGGCGGAATCCAGTGTTCTCTCACTTCAATGGCCCGTTCATACCGCCGTGTTGTCATCAAGTACGATTCCGATGCTGAATACGATATTCCATCGACTTATCGAACAATCGAGTTCGGTGAAGGTAAAACTTACTTAACATACCCGGTTAACGGGGATTACCACAGGTTGTTCCCTAAGGTAGACCAGACCGTTTCTTATGGAAAGGTTAGAACATCCGAGCAGGCTGGCCAGTATATCGAGACTTTGTGCAAAATTGGCGGAAAAATACTACTTGCCAATATCGGAGAAAAGACCTATATTTCCAGGATAAAGGACGCACTTGATGCACAGGGCATTCCTGTCGTTGTCTCGACGAACCATTCGTTTCATGTTCTTGACGTGTACCTCCGTTCATCGGCAAGGCTCGTTCATTTCGGGAACGGGAACCACGGGATGATGTATGCGAAGGGTTGCCTGTATGCGTTGGATGGTGCAGATTTCATCACGGATTGCGACAAGGTTGTTCCAACCAGCCTGTCGGAGTTCATTGCGAAAGAGAAGCTATGAGCGAAAAGTGTGACAAAGGGCTAATCCTGAAGATTGAACGAATCGGAAAGGCGCCGCTTGAATTTAGAAACGTGAGCATTGACGCTTACGAGGGAATGAAGCGGGATTTGGCGGCTGGTCGTCGTTTCATCGAAGTGTCTGGCGTTATTAAAAAGCATGGAGAAGACTGCAACAAGATGTCCTTAATCCCTGCAATCCATATACAAGAAATTACGATAGAGGAACCATCAACCCCCGAAAAGGAAGGGAGAAAGTAAAATGGACGAACTCGATTTGCTTACAGGAGACATTCCAGAAGAGGAAAAAAGAAGTATCCCCGTAGCCAAGGGTGGATACGAAATGTGGGTGGTTAAACATCAGCCGCTTACCGTTGACAAAATGGTTCTTCCAGCAAGCATCAGGAATAAGGTCGAGACTGCGTTGCAGCTCAATGCGTTTGGACATTATGTGTTCTACTCGACTGCATCTGGAACTGGTAAGACTACACTATCGAAAGCAATTCCTAGGACTCTCGGAACGTCGTTTAAGTTCTTCTCTGCACGTGAGCAGTCCGACATCTTCACTGACATTGAAAGCTATGCTGCTCTGGCATGCCCGAATGGTCTACCGAGATTCGTTGTTCTCGATGAGGCTGACCATCCGAACAGACCCGAGGAATTTTACAGAAAGCTGCAAGGCCTTATCGAAGATACCCAGAGCACAATCCGTTTCATTTTGACGTGCAACGCTTTCCATCGCCTGCCAGACGCAATCGCTTCACGGTGTTTCTCTGTATCGTTTGACTACCCAAAGGACGACAGGGACGTGAAAAATGCGATGTACCTGAAGATGATGGAAATCGCACAGGAAGAGACTGCTCCTTACAATGGTACTGTTGACAAGAACACGGTGGCTGAAATCGTTGACAAGTGCTACCCAGACATGCGACTGATGACATCAACGATGTTCAACAACTTCCTTGAAAACCGTTGCTCAATCAAGGGGCAAATCAAGGTTGTCACCACCGAGTACACGAACAAGTTGGTAGACTTCGTGCTGGCTGGTGACGACATGGGAGCCCGTAAGTTTGTCCTTGACAACTATGTTGACTTTGATAGCCTGTTCCACAAATTCGCTGATATCATCATTGAGAAGAATATCCTTCCTCCGATGGCAAGGCTTGAATTCAGTGTCATTACTGGCCAGTACGAACAGATGAGCGAGTTCCAGGTGAACCCTTACACGGTCGTCAATGCTTACATATCCAAGGTTATCCTATTGTTGTACAAGTACGGAATACTGAAGATGGGTCAACCTACGGCGGGTTAGTATGAAATTCAGTGTTTCGCAATTTCTTAGAAACCGCATGGCTGGTGTTCCTGTTTCTGTCGATGAAGAGGAAGGGTTTGAGCCGTTTCTTGTGCAGGTCGCTCTCGAACGTGACCCGAAGGTGGATGACATCCTGCTCCAGACAAATACCCAGAGTTTCTTCCGTCTTACGAAGAAGCAACAGGCTCATGCGTTTGACTGCTTGCAGGGAATGCGTTTGAACATGCAGTACAATCCTACAAGAGGAAAGCGTGTTGCTGAACTCAAAGCGGAAATTGCCGCATACATGAAAGAATTTGGTATGGATTACAATTCTGCAAAGGCGATAGTGCTTGAACAGGCGGGAATGAAACTATGATTAAAAATGCATTGAAAGAAGAAGGTAAGATTTTTACCCCGTTGAATATCGTAAATGTCCTTCTCGATGTTGCCAAATATGTCGGGGCCGAACGTATCCTTGAACACCACTTTATGGACAACAGTGCGGGCGACGGAAACATCGTCGTTGCCGCCATTTCCAGATATTGCGTTGAATACATCCGTGTCAAGAAGGGCAAGAAGGGATTGAAGGAAGCGCTTGAAACCTACATCCACGCAATCGAACTGAACAAGTCGAACTTCCGTCAGTTGAAGAAAAGACTTGACGATACAGCGGCAATGTACGGCGTAAACGACGTGAAATGGGATATCCGTCTTGGCAACGCCCTTTCAATCAAGGATTATGACGGAAAGATGGACTATGTTGTTGGCAACCCGCCTTACGTCCGTGTTCACAATCTCGGAAAGCTGTACGATGTTGTCAAGAACTACAAGTTTGCCGACCAAGGAATGTGCGACCTGTATCTAGCCTTCTTCGAGCTGGGTATCAGGATGCTTAATGACAAGGGCATCCTCTCGTATATCACCCCGTCGTCTTGGATGCACTCTACATCTGGTGCGAATTTCAGAAAGTATTTGCTGGAAAACGGAAACCTTTCGTGCCTTATCGACTTCGGGCACAAGCAGGTGTTCAAGGGCATCACGACTTACTCTATGATTACCTGCATAGACAAGAACCAGCATGATTCCTATGTCAAGGTTGCCAACATCAACGAGTTGGACCAGCTTCTGGACAATACATGCAACTGGTTGCCTCTATCCGACATGACTATCGAAGGAAAGTTCTATATCGGAAGTTGGAGCGAATTGAAAGAACTCCGCGAAATCAAGTCAGGCAATTACCCGAAAAAGGTTGTTGTCAAAAACGGTTTTGCAACCCTTGCCGACAGTGTGTTCATCGACGCTGATGACCTCCCGAGAATGTACTGTATTCCTGTCCTGAAGGCATCTACTGGAAAGTGGGGAACCTGTTTTTATCCGTATGATGTCGGTGGCCATCCAATTCCGAAGGAAGACCTGTTGAAGCCGCACCGCTTTGGCGATTCGATGGATGACTCTGTCGAAGCCTTCCTTATCCACCACAAGAAGGAACTCTTGAAGGGCAGAAAGGACAAACCAGATTTGGACTGGTGCCACTTCGGTAGAACCCAGGCAATCAACGATGTCTACAAGAACAAGCTTGCAGTGAACACTGTCGTTAAGGGAAATGACACGGTCAAGGTGAACTATGCCGAGGCTGGAAAGGGTGTCTACTCTGGTTTGTACATCATGGGTAACGACTGCCGAGTTGACATCACTGTTCTGACAGCATTGCTGACCGAGAGGCGGTTTACCGACTATGTTGCATTGTTGAAGAACTACAAGAGTGGTGGCTACTACTCATTCAGTTCCCATGACCTTGAATGCTATCTCAACTACAGACTTAGCCTGATTAAGGACCCGAAAATCATATACATTGGATAAGTAATTGATTATGACTACGCCTAACAGCCCAGAGTATTTTTGCCATCTAGCCAAGCGGTTAGTGTACACCGAACCTAAGCTGAAATCCGTTGTCCGTACACTTGTAAAGAAGTCCATACCCACAGGGTATGAACTTCAATCCGTAATCAAAATGGACACAATATCTGTGACCTATCGGGCGGTGCTTTGTAACAGGCGCAAGCCTGATAAGCGGATGCTTTGTGATTTCAAGTATAAGGATGAAAAGCTGGAAATTTGCGCATCGTGCGTAAACAGCTACAGCCAGTACTATGTCTATCCAGACAGGCCGTATGATTTGAAATGCAGCAACGCCACGGAAAGTTTCCCATACGATGAAGGAAAGCTTACGAAAACACTTAAACTCTTTGACACTTTGGAGAAAATATGAAAGAACTTCATGTTAAACGATTTTATGGAACAGCCGAAGCTATTATGGTAACGGCTAACGCATGCTGCGACTTTGTCAATGACAATAAGGGAATAGATGTTGTCCAGATTGTTCATTCTAACGACGATGTATTCCTTTATTATAGGGGAACGGAACGTGAGTAATATATGGTGTGCAACATTCAAGCTCAAGCCAACGGCTGATAAGGTTACTGTGTTCTTCAAGTTCACTGAGCCGCATACCCTGTTGGTAAATGCAAGAGAGGCACTCCGTAAAATGTATGGTGATGATGTGGCCACTGATGCAACTCCGTTGGAACTGAGTGCGTGGCCAAAATTCAAGCAAGCTTAAACAAGGAGACCTATATGGAATTAAGATGTCAAGTCGAGATGAACTGGTACGAGGTGGGCAAGGAAACTCCTCGTGAAGGAATTCTCCTGTTCATGGTTACGGACAAGGAACCAGACCTTATTTATAGCGGATACTACATCCAAGGTAGCTTCCGTATATTGGGTCAAATGGGTGGCATCCTTATGCTCAAGGATAGCAACGTCACTCACTTCGCATACATGAACAACAACATGCTCCCGAAGAACTGCAAGCCAGGTTGTCTCGGTAGCGGATGGCATGTCACCGAAGATGAAGTACCTGACAATGATGAACCTGTTGCCATCTGGCCCGAATACAAAGGATGCCGATTTGCTGTCTGGAACAAGCACGAGGAGTGCTGGGACGACGAAACCGCTGACGACTACCTTTGCAAGAAGGATGAAGTTGAAAAATGGTTCCCGATTAACTGGGGCGGAGCAGAATAAAAGGAGAACGACTATGTTGTTGGACGAAGATGAAATACAGTTGGTATCAACCGCACTTTATCAATATCAGAGTACAATCGACAGGCTAAAGTTCATCAGTCGTAACCTGAAAGATGCTGTTGAATGGCAGGGTACTTTTGAAGACAAGTACCATAAAATTCGTCGTGTGCTTTATGAAGACTATGGTATAGTTGAGCAGCTGGAGAGGCTCATCGTGGATGGCATGATGTATCTCGAAAGCAACCCTGTTAGCGAACTTATCGATAGCCTCAAGGATGAATTCAGCGGGGTTCCTGTTGTGGTCGAAAACAAGGTTATGGACCCTGTCAGTTTCTATTACCCGTTAAAGGGAAGTATCAAGCTGATTGGTGTCGCCCGCAACCGTGAGGCTTATCTTGCCACGCTTAAACAGATTAGTGACAAACATGTCGAGGGATGCATGGCTCTTGTTGGCGACGAGCTTATCAAAGTCACGCCAGAAGGTAAGCTTGAACACGAGCCGAAAAACGGCCCCGTAATTCCTGAGGATACGATGGATTATCTCCATTGGAAGCGAGGCGTTTAATCAAAACTCCATATAAAAGAAAAGGGCAAGCGAGATGCTTGCCCTTTAATGTTTTCACGTCGATTAGACGTACTTGTATCCAGGCGGAATCCAGATTGTGAACCTGTCGTACCTGAACGTGGCTTCCCATGTACCGAGGTCGGCCACACCGTAGGTTCCCTGCTTGGGGAGTTTGACTTGCTTCGGCCATGCGTTGATATACGTGATGGAGAAGATGCAGTCACCATACATCCAGTCGTAGTATTCGAGCGTCACGGTCTGGTTACGGAGCAACTGAACCGTCGGGTTGGGCCAGTTGGCCTGTTGGCCGAGACCGAGGTGAATGTGGTTGGCGGAATCCTGTGCGATACGGTTCGTCTGCCAGTTGGCATCAGAACGGTTCGACATGGTAAGCTCACCAGTGTTGTAGATGAGGTTACGCCATTCCATCATTGCTTCGTACGGGGCCATGTCTTCCGTACAGACACCGCCGATGTTGAATTCACCATCGAGTTGTGTCTGTCCAGTAGGATACCACTTATTGAAGCCCATGTACTGAAACGCCTTATCCTCAATCTTTACAGACGGGATGGTAGGAGGCGTTTGAACGTACAGGGCGAAGGAAGCTTCGCCATCCTGAATGTCGAACTGGTCGTGGTTTTGAAGACCCATACCGAAAGCGTGGAAGATGTCTGCGGAAATCAGCATCCTCCAACGGCTGGTTCTATACGGGTCAGCCAAGGTGTCAATGGCAGCGCCAAAGAACACCTTTCTTTTCATTTCTTCGCTAATGGTTGTATTGATACCCATATTTTACCTCCCATTACACATAAAGTGAAGTGGTCTGAGTGTTGCTAGAACCATTGGATTCAACAATAGTCCTCAATGTAATCCAGCGAGAGGTCTTGGTCGGCTTCAAGCGAAGGTCAACGTGCAGCTCGTTCCTGTCGATTACGTCAGGCGTGTTGTTCGTGTCATCGCAGATTGCCGTACCTGAGTACAAACCAGCCGGGTTAGCGTTCATGATTGCATCAAGTTGAGCCTGCAAGTCCGACTGAATGTTGGTACGCAGGTTGGTCGTATTCAACTGGAAGACCTTTCTATCGAGGTAGTGATAGAACATCTTGTGAATACCAGCCAAGAGCATAGCCACATGAATCTGGTCGAACGCAGAACTTTCCTTCTGCATCGTGAAGTCACCCCAGATGAACATTCCACGGCTGTTGAAACGAGTCGGGTTGACCCTGATTTCAGTAAGACGTGCAATGTTGGAATCCGTGTCTTCAGGATACTTGAAGGTTCTCGGATACTTTTCGGTTACGCCCCATTCCGTCGGAATTACAGCGTTGATTTCACCAGCAGGCGGCAACCACCAAATTCCGTTGGCAGCGTTAGCCGTGATGATGGATGCCAACTGTACGGACTTCACGACTTCTACGTTCATGAGAGTGTAGTAGCTGTCGAAGAAGATACCGCGACCATCGTAGATGGCACCCCAGCGGCCCTTAACACCAAATCCCTGAGAGCCAATCATCTTCCTGAGGGTCGTTTCGATGTTGGCTTCGCCTACGCCGTCAAGGATGGCAAAGCAGTCCTTACGGAGTTCGCAGACGTTAAGGATAGCGGAAATAACCGTTCCGTCGAGAGTTTCACGGTTCTTCTTGAACAGGTTGTTGATACCCGTACCAGCACCGATGAGCATAGACACGTCAGTACCGTCCTTGTCGAGGAAGAGGTTCCAAGCGTTGGCCAGAGTTGCCGTGTCGCTGTTGTTGGCCGGCGTGTATTCCCAGATAGCGTCGTTGATGATTGCGGGGTCGCGTTCATCGTACGAGAGCATCGTGGAAACAGAGTCGAGGTGTCCGTTTTCAACGCTCTGAGACATGTCGTAAGCGTTGTTCGTCAAGAAGTTGTCGAGGATGCCGCTGTCGTTGATGAGAAGCCTTGCACCGCTGTCCGTGAGAACAGAGTCGGCCATGTCACCAATGAAGAGGTTTCCATCGTCGTGGACGTAAGGAACAATGGTTCCTTCCATATCGTAAGACTTGCCGTTGAAGTGGTAGGTGATGTAGAGGTACATCCTTGCGATGGCCTCGCCTTCCGAAGAAAGCACGTACACCTGCTTTGCAACGCCATTGAAGTTCACATCTTCGTACTTCACAGAGGCAAGACCCATTGCGTTGAACGAAGCACCAACGTCGTCGCTCACAAGGAGCTTGTCGGTACGCTGGACTACACCACCGTTGTATGTCGTGTAGGCGAATTTGAGCAGGTCATATTCACCTTCCTTTTCACCAACAACGAGGAAGTCTTCTTCCTGAACATTCGATGGAACAGTCAGGTCGTAAGCACCGAGCATGTAGAACGTCAGACCGTCCTTTCCAGCCGTCCAGATGTTGGCGTTGGATGCGGTAAGGTCAACCAGCTTCCATGTGCTGTAGTCACCGAACTTGTCAGCCTTTCCAGTTTCCTTATCGAACACGATGTCACCAGTGTGGCTGAGTATCACGATGTCCTTGAACGTGTTGATGTTCTTGACAACGTAGATATCGTTCTTACCGAAGATGATTTCGCTGTCATCCTTCTTGTTCGTCTTCTGTGGGACGAATGCAACAAGGTCACCAACTCCGTACTGAGTGGCAGTTCCGAAAGGCACTTGCACGCCGATTGTGGTCGTCGTGTTGTACTTCGTCTTGTCGGACGGGTCGGTAATCTGAGTTACATTGTTTCCAAGATAGGTGTTGATTGCGAAACCTTCACGGTTGAACGCAGCGAGGATGTTCTTTGTCGTAGCAGTGAGGTTGATAACCTTGCTGCCAAGAGAAGTGTTTCCATCTACTTCATCACCATTCTTTTCAGTGATGGTTACTGCACCAGAACCAGTCACATTGGTAACGTAGTATTCCTTTTCGCCCGCTGTGTCAAGCTTGATAATGTCGCCTGCCGATACAGTACCGACATCAACCATACCACGAGTGTTGAGCTCAGATGGCATGTAAGGAAGCTTTTCAGGGAACACGAGAGAAACCACGTAGTAGTCCGTCGGGACATTAGCCGTGTAATCGATATCCCCACAAGCGATTTCTTCTTCAGGTGTCGGTTCCGTTGACGGTTCCTCAGGATAGGCCAAGGTCCACTTGCCTTCTTCTGTGGTGGATGGAGCCAACGTCAGGCTAACCTCATCAACAACAACTGTATAGGAAGCTTTTGGGAAATCATCAGGAACATTGACAGTTCCTTTTGCAGTGAAGGTTTCAGAGTTATAACTTTCAACCGTAAATTTTACGGCTTCGGCAGTCTTCTCTGTCGGAACATCCTTAGTGACCTTGGTCGGGCCAGAGACGTTGACAGCAAGGTATTCTTCCGTGTCTGTACCAGTTACACTTTCAGTGTCACCTTCGACAGGGTCAGTTTCTGGCTTATCGGTGTAAGTCAATGTCCACCTTCCATCAGAACCCTTCGTCAGTTCACCCTTATCACATTTGATGATTGCATTGTCGCTCAGCTTTTTATCGAACGTCAATGTACCTGTTGCAGTTGCAGGCGTACCTTCGTCCTCATCACCTGGGTCATACGACTCAACGGTAAATGTTCCGTCAGAGCTGAATGTTGCTACAACGGAGTCTTCACCATTGATTGAATCCATGAGCGCTTTGGCCTTATCCTTTGCCGTCGGAGTGGCACCTTCCTTATCTTCGAACTCGGCAACAAGCTTGGCTTGATTTGTCTCGTCCAATTTAAGGTCGGTTGTGTCAACTGGGTTCAACACATTCGGGCGGTTGGAATTTACGTTAAGCGTTACAATCTTTGCAGATGCATCGCAACTTTCCTTTCCTACGGAAGTCAGTTCATAATACTTGAACGGCAACGTTGCTGCACTTTCAAGAGCATTATCAAGCACTACCGTTACTACGTTGTCAACTGTAACGGACTCAACTGTACCCTTGATGCTCTTTGTGGTTGTCACCTCTTCTTCGTCAACAACAGTCTTCACGTCGTAGTAGAACGTAACACTGTCGCCAGCTTCGAGAACAGCCTTTTTCGGACTGAACGTGAAATTCTTCCTAGCAGCATCGAAATTTTCAGGAGTGACTTCTTCATCCGTTGTGAGACCGAGAATACGTGTAATCTTCGCATTGCTATCAGGTTCTCTCAACAGGATGGCGTCGCCCATTCTGACCTTGGAGAAGTCCACCTTTCCGTTCGTCTTGACGTAGTTAATCTCGCCGTACTTCTTGACAGCACGGTTTGCAACTGCGGTCTTGACTTCGAGGTAGTCAACGCCAGTCGTGGCATCGTCGTTGTTGCAGAAGAACGTTGCGTTCTTGGTCACCATCGTCGGGACGTTGTCCATCTCGGTTTCGTACTCGGCGACAACCTGAGTGTCCAAAATCTTGTTGACAGTAGCGTACACACCCTTCTCGCTCTCAACGAAGTTGGAAGCAGGGAAGTAGATAACGTCGCCTACGTTGAATGCGGGGACAGAGTCGCAAACGAGCGTCACCAGCCTCTTGTTGCCAGAGTCGCTGTTCTTGCGTACCGTTGCCGTGTAACGGTCGGCAGCACGCTTTGCGGCGGTCGGGTCGCTGTTGACGATAGCGAACAGCACCACGTTGGTGTCGGAACGCACGTCAGACGGCTTACCTTCGTCGTTGAACTCTTCTCCAGCGGTCAACTGGAAGTCCACGTTGGAGTTTTCCGCGATAGTTTCCTGAATGGTGTTAATCTTACGCTTACCGCCGAAGCCTGCAAAGCCGTCCGCAATGTAGCGGGTAGCCGCAAAGTGGCGGATGTCGAAAGAAGTATGCACCACGTCGGTTTCGTTCTCTTCGGCAGTACGGGACTTGTCGTAGTAGTCAACCTTGGACGCATTGCGGTCGAAAGACACGACAAATGCATCGGACTTCAAGTCAGACTTACGAACGTCCGTCTTTTCCACCTGTTCGCCGTAAGGACGCACAAAGTGGACGTGACCGCCGTTATTGAGTACGGCACGGGTAGCATACATACCCATGTTCCACTTGGCCTGGTTGAACCCGAGGCCAAGGATAGAATCCTGATTTGCCGTATTGGTAATTTTCAGGATTTTGTTGAATTCGCCCTTAGGGGAGTAGCCAACGACACCGCCGATTAGAGCGGGGTTCTCAATGAAAGAATAACCTGAACGGTCTTCAATCTTGATGGCAACACCTGGACTACCTTTTCTAGCCATAATACCCTCATATTGGTCATTACTCATCATAAAGTTTATTGAGTGGCCATAATTTTGAAAAATTCTGGGAATTGACCCTTGCCGAGTTGGGGCTAAAAAATGTATCTTAAGGGTAAAACTATGGGTTCATTATGAGAAAATTCAGTACGAATTTGCATCGCCTAGTCAAGTTAATTGGGTTGATAGGCATATTGAAGGACTTTTTTGACGATGAAGAAAAGCTTACGAAAATCTACCGAGTTCTCATGGGAGGGCTGATTGCCTATATAATTGGCAGGACGGCCTACATGTCCTACAGGGTATTCAAGAACGGGTATGTCAAGGAAATCCAGCGTCGGGTTGACGACGATGAGGAAAATGGTGAATATGGCGAATACGGGTCGTTAGACGACCCTGAAATGGACGGAGAACTGGGTGACGAGTATGGCGACTAATAATAACGAAAGACCAACACCGATAATTAAAGTAGATTTCAAGACGCTGGACGAATGGAAGAAGTTCGGGTGGCGTGACAAGCTAAAATGGGTCAGGCACGTATTCCACGACAATGTCGGGAACATCAAGGGGATGATTAACGACAACCTGACCGACCTGTTGTCCGTCCTGCATGCGGCGTCCTCTAGGGGAACCATATACAGGAAACTGGTTGACCTCGGACAAATAACGATGTCATCGAACAAGTTCCTGTCGAGTGTGGAAGAAGTCCTGACGAAGGAAACCCGTATCGCAAGCAACCAGTACGACTATATCCTAAAGTGGGTGCATGCCCCGAGTGTTGACGAACTGTTCATCAACGATGCCAGCATCAACTCCGATATTATCAGGACTTTCGCAGAGAATATCAAGAAGATATCCGAAAGCGGTGCGTTCAAAATCAAGAAGATGGAGTACGAGCCAAAGTCCAAGAGCGGCGGTCATGACGTGTCCGTAAACTACCTTCTCGAATACACGGGAGATGTGGAATGTGGCGTAGGCATGGAAATCTTTGTCCACTGCTCCTACTTCAACACCACCGATACGTCTGGAAAGACGCTGAACCTTCCGTCCAAGGGCACTTTCCTTGTGGCGATGAACATGAACGGTGACAACAGCCCGTATATCGACAAGCTTGAAAACAACGGTGACGGATGCTTTGACATCTACCGTTCAATGCTCATGGTTGCATTGCAGAATTATGTCAATAGTTTGGATGTATGCAGCAACTTCGTGAAGCTCGACCCGTATGGTGACCTCAGGGCCACGACAAGACGCATCGTTCCTTTCAACATCAACAACTTCGACAAGGAGTCGATTATTACCGAAATGAAGAAGTGTCTCAAACACGGAAGACGCCGTGGATACCTCTTCATGGGCGACCCTGGAACTGGTAAGACCGAGTCCATACAGAAGCTGTTGGAACAGTTCACTGACCTTCCTGTGTTCTGGGTTGACAGTTCGTCGCTTAGTTCCTACACGGCTATCCACGAGGTGTTCAAGACCCTGCACTACTTCCCGAAGTCCATCTGCGTGTTTGACGACGTTGATGCTTTGGACCTCACGGCCAAGTCGGACAAGACCACTGCGTTCATCGAATGTATGGACTGCAAGGATGACAACCTTGCGTACAACGGAATTGTCATCATGACCGTCAACGAGCCTACACGAGTGCATTCATCAATCAAGTCTAGGCCCGGCCGCATTGACAAGATTATCTACATCAAGAACCCAGACAGCGTTGCTATCGTTTACGACGTGATTAGCATGAGGTATGTCAGGGCAGACCGACCCATGCCGTCCGAGTTCAATATGAACAATGAAAAATTTGTCGCGTGCATGAATGAGTGCATAAAGGCAAACTTCACGCACGCTCACATCGCTGGTATCATCGACGACATCATCTACCTGTCCGATACTGAAGGTGAGGCACTTATTGACGAACTCGCTTCTCGAATTAAGGACCGCATAATGTCAATCAAGTATGCCAATATGAAGACCAAGAACGGATACTTTGACAAGGGGTGTTTGAACGATGAGTAGGCGTATCACGCTTTGAAACCTAGTTAGATTTAACTAGGTTTTTACTGTGTGATTTGTCAAAAAATTGGCAAATTTGACAAGTTTGAAAATGCACCAAAAACATGTAGCTGGTAGGTCTATAATTACTATAAACTACATGCACACATTAAGGAATAGATATGATTAAGTACGTAATTAAAAGAGATGGCAGACGAGCCAAATTCAATCCAACTAAAATTTCCAACGCGATTACGAGTGCCTTCCTTGACAAGGAAATGCAAGTCGGTAGCAAAGAGCTAGATACTCTTACTGACAAGGTTTGTGACAGAATAGACGCATCGACAGACAAGCAGACGGTAAGCGTCGAAACTATTCAGGACATTGTTGAAGATGTACTCATGTCCAAGGACAAGTACAAGGAAGTTGCCAAGGCATACATTCTTTATCGTGGGGAAAGAACCCGCAAGCGTGAATCGAGAAGCCAGATTATCAGTACCATCAGGGAAATTAAGGCCGCAGACCTTAAAAGTTCCAACATCCTGCGTGACAACGCAAACGAATCTGGTACAACACCCGCAGGTGCATACGGAAAAATCGCATCAGAAACCAACAAGACTTACAACCTTCTTAACGTTGTTGACAGGACTATTGCAGAGCTTCATGCCAAGGGCTACATGCACATCCATGACCTGAACCTGTATGACCTTACTTTCAACTGCCTCTTTGCTCCTATCGGAAAACTTTTGAAGAGTGGGTTCGACTCTGGTACGGGTTTCATCCGTTCACCAAAGTCAATCCAGTCTGCCGCATCTATCACCGCCGTTATCTTGCAGCTCCAATCTAACCAGCAGTTCGGTGGTATCGCTTCAGCAAACCTTGACTTTGAATTGGCTCCGTATGTTGACATGTCCTTCAAGAAGAACCTTGCTTGGATTATTGCTTCCGAGAAGGTGTTGGCTGAAAGGAGTTGTAGCTACGAATCCTTCGATGACATCGACAAGGATGATGTCGAAAAGGCTATCAAGAAGGAAGCCCACGCTATCCGCAGCCAGATGGCAAAGGATGGCCTTAGCCTCAACCAACCTTTCAAGGAAATCACCGAGAAGTACGACAGGAAGGCTGTCGTTCAGGCTTACATCAAGACAAAGGACGACACCTATCAGGCAATGGAAGGTCTCGTACACAACCTCAACTCGTTGCAGTCCCGCTCTGGAAACCAGGTTCCGTTCAGTTCTCTGAACTTCGGCCTTGACACCTCTCGTTGCGGTCGTCTCGTTTCCAAAAACCTTATCGCAGCACAGATGGCTGGCCTCGGTGATGGTCTTACCGCAATCTTCCCGATTCTTATCCTCAAGTACATGAAGGGCGTTTCATACCTCCCCGAAGACCCGAACTATGACTTGAAGAAGGATGGTATCGCATGTCTCGCACGCCGCTTCTACCCGAATGCTGTTGCGGTTGACAACAAGTTTAATGCCCCGTATATCCGCTACGATTACAAGGACGATTTCAAGCTGACTGATGACACCCTCGTCAAGAAGATTGGTGGCGACCGTGTTGCAAAGTACGGTGAAGTCGCTTCCGAAAACGACATCTATCCTCGTTGGGAAGTTCGTGTTGATGGTCAGTATTGGCAGATTTGTAAGGGCCGTCTCCAACGCATCATTCCTGAAAGCACTGTCTCTACGATGGGATGCCGTACAAGGGTTATCGGCAACGTCAATGGCCCGCAGCAGACAGTTGGCCGTGGCAACCTTGCATTCCATACCTTGAACCTCTCGAAACTCGCTGTCGAGGCCCGTCTTGAGGCTACTACCGAGGCAGACCGCATCAAGCTCTTCAACGAAAAGCTCGACCGTATGCTGGTTCTCGCCCGTAAGTCCCTCGAAGACCGTTTCGATGTCATCGCCAAGAAGACCTACGAGAACTTCCCGTTCACGATGCAACAGGGTCTGTATCTCACTTCCGACGACAAGGTTCATGACATCCACGACACCATCGCCGAAGTTCTCCGTCAGGGAACCCTCTCCATTGGTTACATCGGTGTCTACGAAGCCGTTCTCGCCCTTACTGGTAAGACTTGGGGTAAGGACGAAGAAGTGTTCGACCTTGGCTACGGCATGGTAAAGCGTATCCGTGACTTCTGCGACAAGACACAGAAGGAAACCCACATGAACTGGTCTTGCTTCGCTACTCCTGCCGAGGCTGTTTGCGGAAGGTTCTGCAACATCGACATGCGTCAGTTTATGAAGAACCCTGCCCTCGAACCCGAGCTGTTCACAAAGGATAGCGTCGATGTTGAAGGGCTGGAAGAAATAACCGTAAGGAATATCGCTACTGAAAACCAGGTGACATTGCCGTATGCTGAACTGCTCGAAAACAAGGGCAAGTACATTAACAGCTACGAGTATTTCCATAACGGAAAGTGGGCTGTAATCGACTCTGTCGGCAAGCAGAAGCTCGGTATCAAGTATTGGACTGACTTCGGCTACCACATGTGGGGTAAGGGCTACCTGACTAACTCTCACATGCTCCCGTTCGGAATGAAGACTACCCTTGCAAACAAAATCAAGTGGGAAGCTCCGTTCCACGAGATTACAAACGCCGGCCACATCTTCTATCACAAGATGGATGGCGACCTCAGCAAGAACCTTGAAGGTGTCGAACAGGCAATGAACGCAATGTATGAAGGCGGCATGGGTTACTTCACGGTGACTATGGATTCCGATACGTGCATTGCTCCGAAACCTGATGGAACCTTCTGCGGTTTCCACGGTGTCATCAACGGAAAGTGCCCGAAGTGCGGTAACGCCCTCGACAAGTACATCCTGCGTGTCCGTAGAATTACTGGATACCTTACTGGCAGCCCGAGGAAACGTCTTGAATTGAACTGGAACCCAGGCAAGATTAAGGAATGGGGCGACCGAGTGAATATCTAATCTAATTCGCTCTTAGATATCAAGAAAGCCGTTTGAAATTAAGTTCAAACGGCTTTTTGTATATTGTTTTGTAACTTTATCCCTTGATTTCCATACGGGTTTCCACAAGGCTTCCATACTTGTTGCTGGTGGAAAATTCGAGGAGGCCCTTGGTTGTAGCGTCCAGTTCGTACCCACGGTCGTACATGATGTGGCACCTGAGGACTTCGCAAAGCCAGAATGCATCGGCAATATCGTTCACTGGCGATTGGTAGTTGCCCTTGAACTCTTCTGGGAACCATTGCGGGAACATTTCCTCCCAAGCCTGACACATGGCAGGTTTGCCAGCCTTTCCGTCTCCTGTGGCAAAATTCTTGTTCTGGTCGATGTTGTAGGCGATTACACCCATGCCACGGTCGAATGCGGCCACTTTGAGCGAGCCTGCCACCTGAGCAAGCTGGAGAATCGAGTTTGTATCGACTTTCTTCTGCTTCAACTTACCGTAGGCTAAGTCTTCCATCGACATGTACTTGACTCCTTCGGTGTCCTCCATGAGGTAGCTAGTAATCCACGAGATTCGGTGGATAAGGCCAATCTTTGTCCAGTCCTTCGGCAGGTGCCTGATATGTATATTGTCGGTTTCTAAACAGCGTTTCTTGGTCTGGTGGTAGCCATAGAATTTAACATCCACGATGTCAAGGTTCTTTTCCTCGTCGAGGGTCATTATCACCTTGCCGCTTGAATTTATCGACTGGTCTATTCCCATTATTTTTAGCATTTCTGTTCCATGATGTCCTTCTGATGTATAAACTATATTTAATTGGAATCCATAGGATAACAACATGAAGATGAAAGCTAATGATTTGTTCGAGAGCTACCTGCACACGATTTGCCCTTCCCAGGCACAGTTCGAGGCTATCAACAAGCTGCACAAGCTCTATTTCGAGTCCCAGATGGACGCCGAAGTTGATGTTGAAGACGACGATGGCTGCGAAGGTGGAAACTGCGAAGGTGGAAACTGCGAATGCAAGGACGGTATCTGCGAGTGCGACAATGGTCTTACCGAAGCAGTTGGCGAGGAGAACACTGATATCCAGGCGGAAGCCGACAAGAATGGCCTTACCGTTCCCGAATACATGGATGCTGCGAATATGTTTTTCAGCAAGTAAGGGGCTCTAAGATGGATAAGAGAGGATTTAACTATGAGCTGAACAAGCTCAAAGACGTATATCCCGACAAGTTGGTACTAATCGAGGGTATTCAGCGTGCGTTCAACCGTGACGTTCCTTCGATTTCACGGGAGAACCTCCTTGCCCTCTACCAGAACCCAGCACAGTTCATGATGAAGAAGGTTCTTCCAGACGGACGTTGGACGACGCAGCTCCACGAATGGGCTGACAACGGGGTTGAGGACTTGCTCAACATCAATCCGATTTACCTCGGTGCGAAGAACTCTGTCGGCGATACCGTTCTTATGAACATGGTCGAGTACGCTATTGGAAAGACTACCGAGCAAATAAATTTCGACTTTTTGAAGAAGTTGCTTGAAAACCCGCTTGTGTTCGAGTACAAGACGAGCGAGGACGACGAGATGTGTCAGGCCAGCGTATGGGACATCCCCGATATCACTGGACGCACGCCAATCGACTACCTGAGCGACCTCGCAAGCGGAAAGGGAACCTGCAACGAATGTGACGCAATCCCTGAACTAGCACCTCTTATTGCCGAGTGGGCATCCATAATGCAGCAAGCTCTTCCTGGAGAAGAGGAAAAATTCCCAGACAATGTTAAGGAAGAGTTGAAGGATGTTCCTCCGACCGACGAGGAAATCCTTGACTCTATTTCGGAATACGAGATGTGCTATGGAGAGAGTGAACCTGGTGACGGCGATGAAGATATTCCGATTACGCCTGAACCTGGCGAGGAAGAATTCTATCCACAAACTGGTGCCGCAGTCGGCGTTGTCGATGAGGCTCCAGCAGATGACGGAGAAGAAGAGGAACTTCCAGAAGAAGCTCGTGCCATGATTCACGATGAGGTCGGAAAGGACCCGTTCATCCGTGACAAGGGAAATGTAGAAAGAATCACATTGGCTAGATAGGTCACTTAATTGTAGTTACATCTGTTCCATCAGGAAGGGTCTGGGTTAATTTCAGACCCTGTTCTGTTACACTGATGTCGTCGCCTTGGTGTTCACCTAGGTTTTCGAACTCGGCAAGAGTGGGTGGTTCTTCCGTAGCGGTGTCAACAAGTTTGGCATCTGGGGTATTGTCACCGAAGACAGTGTTGTACAGGTCGCTTATTGCCTCTTTGTCTAGGTCGTCTAGTTCTGGAGAGTTCTGAACTGCTTCCAAAAAATTGCGTTTCATTTTTTATTCTCCTTTGGGAAACCTTTCATGGTTATAACCCCCTTGTTGCTCATCTTGAGCAGCTTGCTGTAATCGCCTACCTGCCATTCTCCAGAGTCCACACCAGAGTGTCTCGGGTCTTCCCAGAACGATGTGGTGTACTCCTTGATGTTTGGACCTGGCTTAAATATAGATAAAACCTTTGAGTTTTCGTAGTTCTTCATCACACGAAGGATGGATTTTCCACACAAATCCTTGTTCTTGAATATCTTGTACCAAACAAGGTACTTGTCGGTCGGGTCTGGTTCTTTCGGCATGATGACCAGTGCGAATTCTCCCCTGTGGTATTTAAGAGCCTTGATGTAGTCCTCATCGGTAAACTTGTGTGTAGGGAATCCACCCTCGTTGCAATAGATGTTGACTACGTACTTTCCATTGCTCATTTTCTTAATTCGGTCAATCCATTCGGTGAAAGTGTATCCGTGGCAACCACGTATTCCGCTTCCGTTCCACTCACTGAACTTCACCTGCGAGAACTGGTAGATGTGAATCATCTCGTGAAGGAGTATCAGTTCGGCCTCGTGTTTCGTAATGTTGTTGTAGAAGGTGGACATTCTTATCCTGAACGTACCGACGTACCAATCATGGTTCTTCATCGTGCATTCCCTGGTGCGGCGTTTGTTCTTCCAGTACCTTGCGTCTCCACCGAACGTCTTGGCGTTTACAAAACCGAACTCAATGTCGTCGGGCAGCTTCCCCTTAAAGAACATGGCGTTAAACTTGTCATATGCCTTCCCCATCCAGTCGATGGTCGGCGTAAACATCACCCTTTCATTCTTCATACTTTACCCCATTGCGTTCTATTAAAGTTTATAGGCGTGTGTAGGCATAAACTATTGGTAAAACGAGGAGAAAATATGTCTAAATTCGCTATTAGCGTCAACGGGGGAGGCGCACTAGGTATCGGTCCCCTGCATTTCATGCGTAGGCTTGAGGAAGAGCTCGGAAAACCACTGCCCAAACTTGCAGTTGCCTATGCGGGTACGTCAACGGGTGCTATCATCGCCGCCTGCCTCTCTGAGGGCATCAAGGCGTACGACTTGTTCGACCTGTACGATAAGAACCTTTCAAAGATTTTCACAAAGTACCCTTGGTACAAGAGGCTTCAACCGAGCTGCCCGACCTACGACAATAGCAACTTGAAGAAGCTCCTGAAAGAGAAGTTGAAAGGTAAGTGCAAGGACTGGACTAAACCCACCTACATCACGACAACCTTCATGAACGGTGAATCCGTGGAAAAGGTATGGGACAGGAAGGACGACCAGGACAAGTGGTTTGCCGTACTGTCTTCGACTGCCGCTCCCACCTATTTCGATGTTCTCTCCAAGGACGGAAACTACTATTGCGACGGTGGCATGTGGTCTAACTCGCCAATCATGGTTCTCGAATCTGGTCTCAAACGTGATTGCCCGAAGTGGAAGGACGTGAAGATACTTTCCTTCAACACTGGAATGGACACACCGAACGATGACACCAAGGGAAACAGGAACTTGCTCCAATGGGGCGAGTACATCCTTGACAACTGGGTTGCACGTGCTGGCAAGAGCGACCTGTTCGAAGCACAGGCAAATCTCGGTAAGGAAAATGTCTACGAGGTTTCACCGAAGGTCAAGAAGAAATACAAAATGGATGACCTGTCGATTAAAGACGAGGTCATCGGTATCTGGGACGACGAGTTCAACCTCATCGGTGACGAAGTGGTGAAGTTCATCAAAAACTAAAGCGGTGTTGGAGGAGGATATGTGACTTTCGAACACGAATAGATATCGTATCCTCGCCATCCCATCCAATAACCCATAATGTATTCAGAAAGATAACCGTAAAGACGTGGTTCTCTCTTACGTCGCATCACATCAATTGTGAACCGTTCCAGCGTCGGGAAAAGGAAACGGGCGTAATCGTCTACAACCCTCTTGTTGCCAATGAACATGTTGCATCCGTAGTAGCTACGCTCTGTCAACATGCGGTTCATCGTATAGTCTACAAATTCAGTTGAATAGTAGTCTCTCAAGTACATTAGCCACTTGAATAGCATTTCCTTTACGATGGTGTTCGTACTCGCTGTCGGGTTGTGCTTCTCCTGTGCCATCCAAGTAAGAACGTTTGGGGATGACAGGTGGTTAAGCGACATGATTATGTCGTGAGATGACAGAATGTTTTTGATTTTGTCTTCGGTTAGGATTGTTCCAGGTACTGCGTCGTTATCGGTGAAGAAACGACGGTAATGCTCCAGTCCTACGATGTCGGTATTAACCTGTTTCCATAACTTGTACAATCCGCCCAACTCACAGAAGTAACGATGGTCAAGATAACAGTTCTTCAAATCATAGAATGCACGAGGACGGCCAACATTGATTTGAACTGCTTTGATGTCAGTTCCACAAATAAGTATAAGCATTAGAGTTCCTCCGAGCAGATTGTCGTTCTTTCAGCCTCGTCAATCTCGGTCAACTCCCTGTTGAAACGGATATGCGGTTGAAGTTTCAATCTGTACTTGTTAAACAGGAGCCATGAACCGAAGGTAAATTCCCCGAAGTATCCGATATGGCGAAGCACTCTGTCTGACAGCGGGTACTTGCGCATGTATGCCCTCGTGTTTGCAAACAGCCATTCGCAATACTTGTCTATTAACTCCTTTTTAGCGATGAACATGTTGCAGCAGATGAGTGCCTCGTGTTGCAACCTGTCGAGACAGAACTGTTTGAACCCTGGTGTTCCCGTTTCAACTACGTCCAGCCAGTCGTTGAACATATTCGCCTGTTTGGAAATTTCAAGGTAGCTGTAAGCAGTCCTTCCTGGGGTGTGCTGGTGGAATGCGACGATTGCGTCGTATTCGTCAAGGATGTCCCTTGCATCGTACCTGTTGAGAATGTTGTACGCATTCGGGTCGTAACTTCCGTTTTCCTGCATTACGAAGCATCGACGGTAGTGTTCCAGGCCGATATACTTTGCCTTGCTGTGCTTGTGCATGTAGTATAGTGCGGTAAGTTCGCAGAACCAAGGATTGAACTTGTCGATGTTCGGCTTGTCGTGTTCCTCGTCAACGAAGAAGAACTTTCGGGAAATCTCCTTCTCCTGCATTGTCAAGACACGGTTCTTGGTGGAAGTCACCACGGCTATCTCCATTTCGTCGTCAGTAACGCGGTCTTCCTTTAACGGCAATGCGTGAGAAACTGGCGGGATAAGATTGTCGTAGAAATCCTCCACATCCTTCGTGAGCTGTTCGATGTACGGGGGAGCAGGAAGTTCCAACGCTGGCGAAAGATGCCTGATTGCAATCCCATTGTCCTGACAGAGAATCGACATGAAGATGTGGGCGTTGTTTTCATCAAGATGGAACTCACGAAGTTCGAGAGGGTCATCACGGAGTTCGCAGTCGTACATGAACGTAAATCCTGAACCAGAGTTTGCTGCTGGATAGATTGTCTCCTGTGCGCATACGAGTTCGTAATACTTGTTAGCCAAGTTGGTGTCCTTCCTTCTTTCGGCAAGGCTGGAAAGCGTTGCGACAACCTTGTCATCCTTTCGTGACACCTTGATGATGTTGAACGCTGCCGTGCAGATGCTGTTTGGGAACTGTTCGTGCATCCTGTACAGTTCTTCAAGGCAATTTGAATCATAGTTGATGTTCGGCTGGACAGAAATGATTGGCAGCGTGTCGTACCTCTTCATTGCAATTGAAATAGGTTTCAACGGGTCGTGCGTCGGCTTCATGACATGGGTTTCAACCCTGTCCATCTCAGGAGGGGTAAACCCTTCCGTTTCGGTCTGTATGCACAATAGTACGTCAATTTCTGGGTTCTTGTTCAATATCGAGTTGATTGTCTTTCGACATGTGCTCAAATCAGTTTCAGTTACTGTAAGGACTGCTATCGCTTTTGGCATTTTTTGCTCCTTTTATCGCAATTAAAATACATTTTTGGGTCGCAACTCTTGCCAAACGGGTTCGAATTACTTATATTGGTGGCATGCAGCAATATTTATATTTACTCAAAGACATTATGGAGAACGGCGTTGACCGTTCCGACAGAACTGGCACAGGAACACGCTCCGTATTCGGACGCCAGTGCCGTTATGACCTCACCAAGGGGTTCCCCTGCTTGACAACCAAGAAGCTTCATCTCCGTTCAATCATCCATGAACTTCTGTGGTTCCTGAAGGGAGACACGAATATCAAGTACCTCCGAGACAACAAGGTTACCATCTGGGACGAATGGGCTGACGAAAACGGGGATTTGGGGCCCGTTTATGGACACCAGTGGCGTTCATGGCCCACCCCAGATGGTGGCCACATCGACCAGATTAAGAACCTTGTCGATAGCCTCAAGAACAACCCCGATTCACGCCGTCACGTAGTTTGTGCGTGGAACGTTGCCGAAGTTGACAAGATGGCCCTGCCTCCTTGCCACTGTCTTTTCCAGTTTTATGTAGGCGGTATCGGCGACTCTGGTAAGCGGAAACTCAGTTGCCAACTCTACCAGAGAAGCGCTGATACGTTCCTTGGTGTCCCGTTCAACATCGCTTCCTACGCCCTGTTGACGATGATGCTGGCACAGGTCTGCGGCTACGAGGCTTCCGAATTCGTTCATACCTTGGGTGACACCCACATCTACCACAACCATTTCGAGCAGGTGAAGGAACAGCTTTCCAGAACCCCGAGAGCGTTGCCGACGATGAAGATTAACCCAGATGTCAATGATATCTTCGGCTTCCGCTACGAAGACTTCGAACTTGAAAATTATGACCCGTATCCGTCAATCAAGGCACCGATAGCAGTATGATTGTTTCAATGATTGTCGCAATGACTCCCGACATGATAATAGGGAAGGAAGGCCATCTCCCGTGGCACATCAAATCTGATTTGATTAGGTTTAAACATATTACCTCTGGTCACCATGTCGTTATGGGCAGGGTGAACTACGAGGATATCGGCAGGCCGTTGCCGAACCGCACGAACATCATACTTACACGTGACCCTGATTTCAAGGCGGAAGGTTGCACCACGGTTGCATCCATCGAGGAAGCAATCAGGATTGCAGAAAATGCTGGCGAAACCGAGCTTTTCGTAATCGGTGGCGCCTCTGCGTACCGTGCGGCGATGCCTTATGCTGACAAGCTGTACCTTACCATCGTATGTGCTAAGGTTGAAGGGACGGTAAAGTTCCCTGCCGAGTGCTGGACGACGGAATGGATGCAGGTCGGGACCGATGTGCATGATGTCAGGTTTGCATGTCCTGTCCTCGGGCCAGATTCAAACGATGACTACGACACGCTGTATTGCACCTTTGTAAAGAAAAGTTATCTCGAACGGACGATTGGTACTATGTCTGTACTTGACCCGTACAAACCTACAAAGCAAGACATGTACGCAATGACGATGATGAATATGGGGTCAAAATGAATCCGATTTACGTTCTGCTCATGATGCTGTTCCTTCATATACTGGACGATTTTCATCTCCAGGGGTGTCTTGCGAACCTGAAACAGAAGTCCTGGTGGGCAAAGAACGCACCAGACCCAAAGTACAAGTATGACTGGATTCCAGCACTTGTCGCCCACGTAATCAGCTGGACCATTATGGTCATGCTCCCGTGCGTGCTCTTCATGGATGCTCCAGTTGCCATCGTGGTCGCATTGTTCCTGTTCAACTGTGCCGTACACTTCTTCGTGGATGACCTGAAATGCAACCGACTGGCTATCGGCCTCGTCGAGGACCAGCTGCTGCACCTGTCCCAAATTATCTTCACGTTCCTCGTGGTATGGAAGATACCTGAAATGATTGCATAACGGAATTAAACCCAACACTTCAACAAAAGGACTAATATGAGCCACTTTACCACCTATGTGATTACAAAGACCGACCAAAAGGAAGAACTCGATAGGCTGATGCTTCCGTATCACGAATACGAATGCACGGGGCGTACCGATTACTGTGTCTATGTTGACAGGTTGGAAGAGTCAATCAAGGAATATAACGAGAACCTATCGGACTATGATTCTCCAGAACAATTCTTGGCAGATTGGTACGGTCTTCATCCCGAGTATATCTATTCCGAGGAACCAAAGGTAAGGCCGACCGAATCATATGCCGTAGTAAAGGATGGACATATCGTACAGAGTTATCAGTTTACCAATCCTAATCATAAATGGGATTACTATACCCCGTATTCTTGGAAAAACTGCCCGTTCCTTACCGAGGATGTTGGCGACACTGATGTGAAGGTTGTTAAAAAATCTCAAATTGACCTCGACGCTTTCATGAATGGCAAGAAAAATTACTTCACTGGTGTCTACAAAAGGCTGAAACCGTTCTTCAAGCCTGATTTTATCAGCTGGCAACAGGCACGAGACAGCGTTGACGGGGACATCAAGAAAGCAAGGGAAATCTACAATGGACAGCAGAGCATCAAGGACATGGAGGCGGCAATCTCCTCAGACGAGCTGTTCAATCTTAGATGGAGTGTCAAGGTGGACGATATTTCTGCTATGACCGAACAGGAGTTCGTTGATGGGAACCTTCGTGAAGCTGCACCGTTCTGGGCGTTGGTTATTCCGTCCGGCCAATGGATTGAACATGGCCACATGGGATGGTGGGCGGTAACCTGGGATGAAGACAAGGATTTCAACAAGACTTGGATGGAAGTCTGGAAATCCATCCCTGACGACTGCTATGTATGGCGTTGTGATTGCCACACGTAGTGGATAAACTTGATGTAATTGGAGACAACGGAAGCGTATATGGAAAAGAGAAAAATCAAACTGCTTGTCAGCATAGATTATCAGCCAGAACTTCTGCACAACATTAGAGATAACTCTAATAAACTGGTAGACCAGGTAAATGAAGAGCCTACGGACGCCGATATTGCTTTGATGGATGAAAAAATCAAGGTCAGTATCGAATGTGCGTTGGATAACCTGTTCGACGATGCATTTCATCATCCAGGCCGCAAGGATTATTTGTTGAACCACGGCGACGCCATATATAAAGTTGTTAAGTGTGATGATTAACTGAATTCAGTTGGAGGAAATTATGAATACCGATAAGGGAGCTATCGCAGGTGGACCTGCAAAATACCGTCTAATCGACCTGTTTACCGACCTTGCTGGACGTATGCACATATACGGCCCAGACGCCGCTGTGACATTCACCGAAGGTGGATGGCGAGTGGAAAAACACAAGGCCACTCCACCTGAACAACCCCTGTTGGGTGTCGTCAGCGTCCTTGTTGACGCATTGAAGGAAGGCAGCAAACCAGAGGATATGGTGTCGTTCGATGCTGGTTCAGGCTGGATTAATCTCGCTTGACGATTCACCGAAATTTATCTATATTAACCTTCGGTACTTCAACCGAAGGTTTTTCTTATGGCAATAATAGCAGTAGACTTTGACGGAACGCTGGCCCTTGGAGACAGCTTCCCAGACGTTAACAACGCCACCCCAAACACGGTTCTAATCCGTGCCCTCAACCATTTGCAGAGCATGGGCCACCAGATAGTCCTTTGGACTTGCCGTGAAAACTACGGTGGAAAGCACTATGAGGACGGCCCGTACCTCATTGATGCGGTCAAGTTCTGCGAAAAGTACGGACTGAACTTTGACGCTGTAAACAAGAACATCGGGGAGCAGGATGGCGAGGAAGGAACCCTTTATGGCAGGAAAATCAGTGCCGACCACTACATCGACGATAAAAGCGTCATCTTTGAACCGATAAACTGGGAAGGGTATGTGGCGAAACTTTTGCAGCGTTTCAACCCAATGTAATGGTTATTGATTATGTACATGAGTGAAGACGAAAATTTGAGAATAGCTGGAATCGAGCAGGAATCGTTCGTTGACGGTCCTGGTATCCGCTTCGTTGTCTTCACTCAGGGTTGCAGCCATCATTGTCCCGAATGTCAAAATCCCGAGACGCATGCTTTTGGGAAGGGGCAAGTCGAGACTGCAGACAGCCTGTTGAAAATGGTCGATGCGAACCCTCTGTTGAGCGGAGTCACCCTCAGTGGCGGCGACCCGATGGAACAGGCGGTTCAGCTTCTGCCTTTCGTACTTGGTGTCAAAATGCGTAGACTGCACCTCGTGGTCTTCACTGGCTACCGTTACGAAATGCTGATGTCCAAGTTTGCCCATCCTGCGATGAAGGAGTTGTTGACCTACACCGACATCTTGATTGACGGCCCGTATTTGAAGGATTTGCGGGATTTGAGCCTGACATTCAGGGGTTCGTCCAATCAGCGTATTATCGACGTTCCGAAGAGTATTGTCGAGGGGAAGGTGGTTCTTCACGAAATCCAGTTGAAGGAAATGGAGGGTAATTTGGATGGTAGTTTCAGTTAGCGGCTTGATTTTTTCCATTGTTCTTGGTGTTATCGGTGCTATTATCGTACTTTTGTGTACTGCTGGATTGAACTGCTTATTTAAATTAGTTTGCAGATTTTTCTCTTGGATGGTATCTAATTTCAAAAAATGGAAAAATCGGTCTTGACAGCTTTGGTTTAATGTTCTATATTTTCTCCTGTACAACCAATACAGGAGATTTCTTTATGAAAAATAAGAACCTAATCATCGTCGATATGCAGGTCGATTTCATTACAGGCGCCCTCGCAAACCCGAACAAGGACTGGGCCAAGAATGTCATCCAGAACATTCTCAAGCTCATCAAGGAATTTGACGGCAAAATCTGGTTCACCCGTGACACGCATTCCGCAAACTATCTTGAAACGCAGGAAGGCAAGAACTTGCCTGTTCCGCACTGCATCAAGGGAACTCCTGGTTGGGAAATTATCCCCGAACTCCGTGACTACGTTACCGAAAACAACGTAATCGACAAGAACACTTTTGGCTTCCCGTACTGGGCGGCAATTTTGGGCGACCACGAAACCTATGCTGGTATCGAAGTTCCGCCTACCGAAGTCTACCTCGCAGGAACCGTGACGAGCATCTGCGTTGACAGCAATGCCAACGGTGTCAAGACCGCATTCCCAGAAGCCCTCGTCGGCGTGTACAGGGATTGCTGCCTCGACCTTGACGAACAGCATCACCGTGCAGCCCTCCTCGCAATGGAAGCAAAGCAAATTAAAATCATCTAACAAGGAAGCATTATGCTGCTAGATACACTAAACACAAAAATCACCGAACTGATGAAGGCCCACGACACGGTGGCTCTGACTGCCCTCCGTACGCTCGTTTCCGACATCAAGAATGCCGCAATCTCGGCACAGAAACCTGTTGACGACGCCATGTGTATTGCCGTTCTCGACAAGGCTATCAAGCAGAAGAATGAAACCATCGAAGGCTATGTCAAGGCTGGAAAGACCGACCGTGCCGACGAAGAGAAGAAGACGCTCGAACTCTACAAGCAGTACATGCCCGCACAGATGTCCGAAGACGAAGTTGTTGCCGAAATCGCAAAGGCTATCGACGCAACTGGCGCTTGCGAACAGAAGGATATGGGCAAGGTCATGAAAATCCTTACCCCCATAATCAAGGGTCGTTTCGACGGCAAGGCTGCAAGCCAGCTTGTCATCAAGGCGTTGCTAGCAAAGGCAGGCAAGTAATGAAGAATTGGGTCTACATCGGCAGGTTCCAGCCGTTCCACAATGGACACCTCGACGTTCTCCATCAGATTATCGACAAGATGGACAAAACGTATGACCGTATCATCCTCGTTCTCGGCTCCACGGGTTCTGGCAGCCCAAGAAACCCGATTGACTCGGCAAGCCGTTACGACATGATTCAGAACGTCCTTGATAACGACGAAGTTGTCAACAAGGCTGGTGTCCGCACTCACATCTTTATCGAAACCCTCCGAGATTCCCCGTACAACTGGACGATGTTCGGCAAATGGCTTCAGGCTTCCCTGAGTTCCTATTCTGCCAACATGGAAAACAACATCCTCTGCGGAATGGAATACATCAAGGATTACGCAAACCTTGTCGGTACACCGTTCTGGCAGGCAACGGAAAATGTCCATGTCCATGCGACAGACATCCGTCGGGCTTTTGCGGAAAATGATACCGAGTTCCTGAAAGCGAACCTTCCCGCAGGTATTTTTGCCAACGAGGAATTGTTTGCCAAAATCAAGGATGAAATTGTAAGTACCTACAATCTGCAGCAGAAGTATATCAAGGATTTGAACCCGAAGTATTCTTCTGTGTACAAGACCGTGGACAACATTGTTCTTTGCGCTGGTCACATCCTGTTCGTTGTCCGCAAGGATAACGGCAAGTACGCCCTCCCTGGCGGTTTCCAGGACCCGACCGACCTTTCTGCACAGAAGGCAGCCGAGCGTGAACTGATGGAGGAAACTGGATTGGATTCGTCCGACTGGACACCAGCAGCATCGAAGAATTTCGACGCTCCGTTCCGTGACCCCCGTTCTAGCGACCGTGTCAATGCGGAAACTACGGCGTTCCTGTACCGTATCAACCCGAAGTATGTGCTCGGAACTGACGGCGTTCAGTACCCGAGACTCCCCAAGGTCGTCGGTCAGGATGATGCGGCAAGTGCAACTTGGCTCAAATTGAGCGAGGTGTGCAGCTCTGCCGAAAATCTGTTCCACGCAGACCACAAGAAAATCATCTTAAATATGCTCGGACTTGAACCGAGATTCTAAAAGGAAGGTAACAATATGCTCGACCATTGGTGCATAGAAAGTCTGCTTGAGACAGACCTCTACAAGTTCAACATGGACAACCTCTACTTCACCCAGTACAGCGACTACACCGCCAAGTGGGCCTACAAGTGCCGCAAACGCAAGGATGGAAGCATCGTGCAGTTCACGAAGGAAGATGTGGCGGAAATCAACCGTCAGCTCGACCACCTCTGCAGCCTCACGCTGACCCGTGAAGAAATTGACGCTATCATGAAGGAAGCCACTTGGCTCACCCCTGCTTACAGGTATTTCCTGTCGCTGCTCCGTCTCGACCGTAGCCAGGTTCGTGTGTCTTACGTCGAAAACGACCCGTCCCACATGATTATTGAAGCGGGTGGTGATTTCGACCCTCTTATGGTGAATACGTTCTACGAAATCTACGTCCTCGCCATCGTGAACGAAGTCTACTTCTACAACCACAATCCGAACCACGCTGAACTCGAAGCCGAAGCAATGCGTCGTATCGACCAGAAGGTTGACATGATTGCAAGCGGCAAGTATCGTCTCGGTGCATTCTCCGAATTCGGTCTCCGCCGTCGTTTCTCCCGCAAGGTTCAGGATTACCTCATCCGTGCATTGGCAACCGCACAGAAGAGTGGTGTCTTCGGTGATTCTGTCTTCCTCGGCACATCCAATGTGTACCTCGCTTTGAAGTACGGTGTCAAGCTCATCGGAACCATCGCCCACGAAGCCATCGAAGCAATCGGTCAGGGCAACCCGATGTACAACCCTGCCTACTCCAACCGTCTCATGATGGATGCTTGGCAGAGGCAGTATCAGGGCCGCAACGGTATCTACCTTACCGACTGCGTTCGTACCGATGTCTTCCTGAAAGACCTCACCCGCAACGATGTCCGTGTCTGGGACGGTTTCCGTCACGACTCTGGCGACCCGTATGTGTGGGGCGACAAGATGATTGACGCAATCAAGGAACGTGGTGGCGACCCGCTGCAGAAGACCCTGCTCTTCTCCGACTCCCTCGATTTCGAACGTGCAACGAAGCTGTACGACTACTTCCATGAACGTGCGAAAGTCGGCTTCGGTATCGGAACCTACCTGTCCAACGACTGCGGTCTGGAACCGTTGAATCAGGTCATGAAGCTCATCGAATGCAACGGTCGCCCTGTTGCAAAGATTTCCGACACCGAAGGAAAGCTCATGTGCCGTGATGCCGCGTATGTAGACCGCTTGAAGTGCGAACTTGACTGGCGCCTCACCCACGGGTAATAAAAATAATTAAAAACCCCTTGACAGAGCTGGTTTAATTATCTATATTAAGTGACGGATAGTTTTCCGTCACTTTTTTCATAGGAGTCTAACATGAGTAAATACTTTCCTTCGATGCTTTGCCATTTCAAGTTCATGGATGCAGATGGCAGAACTTTTCCGCCATCAACCATCGTGCGAAAGTACAAGAAGGTGTACGATTCGATGAGTCCAGACGATTTTATGAAGTGGCTTTATGACGAGAAGAAAATGGTAATCTTTTATTGCTAGGAGGTTAAAACATGGCATATAAAGAACTTATGAAACTGGGAAAAGAAGAAGTAGAACGTCTGTGCAAACTCTACGAAAAAGAAGTGATTTCCGTCAGTTGCAGCAAAAACTACCAAACAGGAGAAATTTTTTATCATGAACCTGTTCCCGAAGGTGCAATCCCTGTGTGTTACTTCTCAAATGCGACTCACTTTCTCCGTATGACACCGACGTTTGAAAAGCTGTCTAAAACTCAGCTTGAACAACTTGGCTCATACATCAATGACAAGTATCGCCCATCGTTCTTGGCATACCGTGATTAGGGCGAACGAAAAATAAGCACACCAACAATTTTGGAGGACATATCCTTATGATTAACGCTCAGTTGACAGAATTATTAAAACAGCATATCAAGGATGACCTTGTGTGCGTACGTATTGCTGGTTCAGACAAGCGTCTCAAAATAGTAGATGTTGACGACGGTTGCGATGTTGGTATGCTCGAAGTTGTCGCAGAACCGTTCGACAACAATGATAACTACTACGCCGAAACCAACAAGCAGGCGGAAAACTGGAACAGATATACCGTAATCGACAAGTCCATGGTCGGGAAGACCTATTCTGTCTATAACGGAGTTGGGTTTGTCCCCATTACGCCGAACAGTGAAAATATCGGAAAAAAGCTCATAGACCTTGCCATGAGGGTTTAAGTTTACTATATTTCAGAAGAAAGGGCCAAATTATGATTAAATACGTCACAGCAGACATGCTCGATTTCAGCATCGATATCCCCGATATCATCATCCACCAGACCAACTGCGAAGGCAGGATGGGTGGCGGCGTTGCCAAGGCAATCAAGGAAAAGTTCCCTAAGGTGTATGTGGAATACCTTGAATTCCTTGCACAAAGGCGTTTTAACGGTGAAAACAACCTGCTTGGACAGGTGTTTGAAACCAATGTCCGAATTGGGGATAATGTCGTCAAGTTTGTCGATGTGTTTGCACAGAACAGTTGTTCTGAAAACACTTCGCTATATCCTGATGGCAGGTTTACCAGTTATGACGCTCTGCATGACGGATTGCTTCATGTTAGAGACGTTATCGTTGAACGCTTGTATGAAAAGCGTTGCCGTCCTATCAAAATCTGGATGCCCGCAAAGATTGGTTGCGTAAAGGGTGGCGGAAAGTTTGAAATCGTCACGGCGATTATCAACAGCGTCTTCAAAGACAAATTATACAATAATATGATTGAACTCAAGCTTTTTGAAAAACCTCCGTTTGAACAGCCGAAGGTTGAAATTTTCGATACTTAACTATCAAAAAGGATTATCCGTATGAATGCTAATTACACCCCGTTATTCAAAGTCGAAGATGAATGCGACAAGTTGAAAGCGCACATGTTCGAATGGTTCAGCTCCAAGGGCTTCAAGAAGGCTATTGTCGGAGTTTCTGGTGGTGCTGACTCTACAGTTTGCTGCAAACTGGCTTGTGATGTACTTGGGCCAAGCAACGTATTCGGTGTCCGTATGCCGAATGGCACGCAGGCCGACATTTGCGATGCTAACAAAGTCATCGAAATTTGCGACTGTAATGAACTTACGTTGAACATCGGCGAAATGTTCAGCGCTATGAACACCCAGTTTACAAAAGCGGGGTTCGACCTAAATGACGCATACAAGAGCAATAGCCCTGCCCGTCTCCGTATGTCCATGCTTTTCGGTCTGTCTGCACTTGTCGGCGCTGCCGTCATAAACACATGCAACCTTTCCGAAGACTGTGCTTGGGGTAACTTCTCCACGCTGTTCGGCGACAACGCAGGTTCTTACGCATGCTTGCAGGGATTCACCAAGACCGAAGTCCGCATGATTGGTGAATACCTTGGACTCCCTCACGACTTGGTTTGGAAGACTCCGAATGACGGCATGTGCGGAAAGTCTGATGAAGCCCGTATTTCCGAACTGTCTGGAGTCAAGAATTTCACTTACGAAGAGTTCGACAAGTTCATCCGTGGCTGTCCGAACTCGTTCAGCAAGTGCGATATTCAGCGTCTCATTCACGGTTACAGAATCGGCAAATACAAGAACAAGATTGTCAACATTGACCATTACAAGCCTGAGTTGCCGAACATATTTGAAATGCCTTATGTAACTGTTACAGGTAGAGTATGAGTGGCATCTACGTAGGAGAAATATCGCTCGACACATTCAAGTCGGTATGTGAAAAGTACCGTCTTGAAGTCGAGAAATCATCCGATGATGCTATGGGATTGTACTGTGCCGTCCTCAACGTGACTGAGGACGTATTCATGCTCATTACGTATTCCGAAGAAGCTGATGACCGCAAGTACGTCAGTCTTTTCGCAAGTAACCGTAAGACGGGTGTTACGCAGCAGATAACTCGCACCCCTGCGTACTACAACAATGTCATCAGTGCAATCAGGAGTGCAAACAGAATTTACGACGATACCAAGGCACGGGGGCTTGCCGTTGTGCCGAGAAACACGAGGAAACCTACCGATGAAGATAATGGTAACGGGCCACAGGCCGGAGAGAATAACGGGAAGGGAACAGGAAATCAAGGACTGGCTGACGAAGCAGGTTGAGGAACTGAAGCCCAGTGATTGCATCTCGGGCATGGCTCGGGGAGCAGACCAGATTTTTGCCGAGGTCGCTTATGAAAAGAACATTCCTCTTATTTGTGCTTGGCCTTATAAGCGCAAGCTTCATCCTGTGGAGCAGAAGTATCACGACTATGCGGAAGTGAACTATATCGCATTCCAGAAGTACCAGCCCAGCTGCTACATCACCCGTGACAAGTGGATGGTGGACAACTGCGACATCGTGCTTGCAGTCTGGGATGGAAACCCTGTCGGCGGAACGTACGACACGATAGAGTACGCACAGAGCAAGTACAAGCACATCTACCTGTTCCCGTGGAATCCAGAATCAATTACGGAAATCATCCCGATGGACCCTCCCAAGGCGACACCTGACGGTCTTATCCTATTCTAGGAGCGAGCCATGTCGATTTTCAACAAGAAGGAAAGGGCGAATATCGCCAGAGTCCGAAAGGAAATGAAGCAGACCTCGGAATACAAGGATTTACTCAAGTTGAAGGAACAGTTCAACCGAAAGGAAATCACTGAGGCTGAGTATATCGAAGCGATGGGCAAAATTCTGAACACCGTTCGTGAACCACAAGGTTCAATCAAACTTTAACATCAACACAATGGAGAAACCATGAACAATATCAGTCAACTCGAACAGGCAATCGCAATTCCCACCGCAATCGCAGGTGACCTCACTCAGGCAAAAAACCTTATTGATGCGGACAAGAAGGACGAAGCCAAGGTGCTCATCGACAAGGTAATCAATTTCATGCAGCAGCAGGCCGACATGGCCAAGAAGCAGATGGAAATGATTATGAAGAAGCACGAAGAGGCTATGGAAGTCTTGAAGAAGGACAAGCACGTTGACCTCAACGACCCGTTCATCATGATGCTCAACGAAAGCACTTACAGCTTCAAGCGTCAGGAATGGGATGCTGGCATCCGCTACATCCGTGACCAGGACGGAAAGACTATCTGCCGTGCCCGTAACGTCGGTGGCCTCCTCACTGATATCGAAAAGACCGACTTGCAGGACCCGTTCCAGGCAATGAAGGCACAGGCACAGCAGGCAGCTCCTCAGGCAGAAAGCCCAATCATCAAGGGTTAATCCGATGACCAGAAACGAGTTCATAAAGGCCTGTGAAAAGGCTGGATGCACCCTTAGAGATGGAAAGGTAATGTTCGGTGACATGGAATTCGGCACTTACACAGTGCTCGGGTTCGATGTCACGGCGAGCGTCGCAGACACGAACCTGAGACACTGTTGGATGTATAACCAAGTAGACCTGAATACCTTCAAGGTGCTGCTGAAAGACTTCACCGAATGTTATATGAAATCTATCCAAGGAACGAAAGATGCTAAGAAAGATTAGAGGTTTCTATCTGAACACGGAATTTGTCGAATCCGTGTTTCCCATAGACGAATTGAATTACGAACTCCACATGGCTTCTGGTGAAAAACACATTGTTTCCAGGGAGATGGGTGACAAAATCATCCTCGAAATGAAGGCAAGGGATGCAAAGAAGGCTGCTGCAGAAAAGGCGCTTCCACAGAAAACCAAGAAAGACCTTAAAGAAGTTCTTGAAATAGCCAAGAAAGTGAACAATCCGTTCGGAAGGTAGACAATGAGTGATTGGCTTAACAATATCAAATCGTTTGGCGACCCGCAACTTGAGCTCCGTGCAGTGAAGCTGTTCGAGGAGTTCAAACAGGTTGTTGTCAAGGCTGGTGTCGAGAATCCCGACGAATTTGCTGAAAACATGTTCGACCGAATCATGCACCTCTACAAGAGCACCGAAAGGGTATACACCGTCGGGCCGCATGATGGTGTAATCGACTCGTTCTTCGCAAAGTATCGGTTCCTTAGCAATTTCGAACCCTGTACGGTCGTGTACGACGGAATGACCTATTCCTGCTCAGAGGCTGCATACCAGGCCGCTAAAACGACCGATGTATCGCTCCGTATCGCGTTCACTACGATGAACGGCTCCAAGGCTAAATACGCTGGTCAGAAACTCACGTTGAGACCCGACTGGAACGAAGTCAAAGTTGACGTAATGTATCAAATCGTGAAGGACAAGTTCAGCCGCAATCCCGAACTGCGGGTAAAGCTCCTCAATACGGGAAACCTTGAACTAATCGAGGGAAACTACTGGGGAGACAAGTTCTGGGGTGTCTGCAACGGGGTTGGCGAAAACCACCTCGGAAAGATTCTCATGCGTGTCCGTAAGGAACTTGCAGAAACAGCGGAGGGCTAAATGCAGTTATGGATAGAACTTCCAAAGGAATTCGAGGAACACTTCGATTTCGACAAGTTCCAAGACTCGTTCATGCGTATCTGCGGAGATATCAATGAAATCTGCAAGTCTCACAGCGAGGAAGGGTTGTCGCTAGGGCTGTCTGGAAAATACGAGAAGGAACTCGTTGATGTGCTCAAAGCCGCTTTCCTTAACGCAAAGAAGGTGTAATAAAACATTTAACAAATCCGCATCACTTCGATGCGGTTTTTTTCTTTATGGGGCAGGCACGACTCCCACATTTTGCACTCGGTATCGAGAAGAAGGCGAGTGAACGCATTAGGGTCACTGTTAGTTAGCATCAGGTGGGTGTCAACTGGGTTCAACTCAATGTTCATATCGTATCCTCAACAAGATTAAAATATATTTTTGACATGGGTTGCCACCCAGCTTACATTTATGTATATTTCCATGGAGTAGTTTTATAGGAGTTCCCACCATGAGAATTTTGAAAGTTTGTGCCGATGCACGTTACACCGAGGATGCAGACATCCTCAATCCAGAAACTGGAGTGTTCGAAGAGGACAAAGATAGGAAGATGCCTTGCCTGAAAGGTTCCTGCTGGTGTCCAGAAATCAATCCCGACACTGGTGTCATCACCAACTGGCAAATTGGTGTCGAGGCTCGCCTGCATTACAAGGTGGTTGACTGCTTCTCGGCAGAAGTCTTGGTTGACGGCAATGTTGTCGCCAAGGTTGAGAACGAGTACGTGCCAGACTGCATGTGCCCTGCGGACGAGGGATATGGCGACTACATCGACATGAACGTGCGTTCCGACGGTTCCATCGAGGGATGGTCCTGTTCCGACTTCGAGGACTGGCTTGAACATATTGGTAAGGACGAGGATGACTAATGTCGCTGGATATCATACTACACTGGGGAAAGGGCCGTGGGCGTAAGTCAGACAGCCGCAACATCACGCACAATGCGGGGAAGATTGCACAGCATGTGATTCTACACGATATCCAGGGAGAAGGTACAATCACCCTGTACGATGTTCTATGGAACCATGCCGATAAGAAGAGGAAAGCGGGTGAACTCATCGATGACCTCATGCACGGGTTGCGTATCATGTCCGATAACGCAAAGAGGTTGAAACGCTACGAGACGACCATCAAGCGGGAGCCTGAAATGGTAAACGGTAAGATGGTGATGAAGACTCTTCCACCTGAAAAATGGTACAAGTGGGGAAGTCTGGAGGAGACCGACAGATACGGAAGGAGATTCGGTCTAATCCCGTTTGTAGAAGAAATTCTCATCCTTTGCATAAAGCATCCTGATGCAGAGGTCGAATGGAGTAGATGATGGATTTGGGTAATGTTTTCATAACCTCGTTGTGGACGTGTGTCATATCTATGTTTGTCTGCGTGCTGTTTCACCACCTCGCAGAAGCCTTCTACCTGACGCACGTTAAAGCGGCGAAGGTTTTGAATGCTGTTAGCACGGCATTTTTGGGCATTTCGGTCATATCCTGTTGTGTCTCGATTTGTATCTCAGTTGCCGCATGATTATAAACTGTTCGTATGAACAGGAAGGCACTTTTTGAAGAACAGCTCGCAAAGGCGGGCCTGCCATGGGCGATGCGGGACATGGTATCCAAGCTCCACGACACGTGTTTCGAGGACGAGGATAAAATGAACCCGTGCATTGACGAGAACGGGTTCTACAAGGACCCTATGGCTTGCGATATAGACACGTTGAAGCAGGCGTGGGAATCCCCGTTGAGACGGGATGACAATAAGGTTGAAGTCAAGGAAATTGACGGCCCTACCCACGACAAGCCAATCGGCGGATACATCCCGATTAAATCACAGGAAGAAAAGGACGACGAACAGTACGCTGATGACCCTCTGTATCAGTTCTCTAAGCGTATTCGTCACGAGTTCACCCGCAAGAGCCGTTACAGGCTTCCGTTCAGCGGCGATTACCAGATGAACTACCTCGTCGGGCCAGAGATTGACGACCCCGAAAAGCACATGTTCGACGATTACCCGAAGACCAAGAAGTTCATGAAAGACCACCTTGGATGGCTTTGCGGACACATCGCTTCCAGCTCTATGCCTGAATACATGGGTGGTATGGCCAAGATGGTCATTGGTGGATGGAGAATCCACCTTATCGTCGTCAAGGACCCAGACTCGTCCCGTGTTGACTACTGCGTATATGGAGGCCCGAGACTCTACATGAAGCTCGGAACCATGTATGACGGCGACTACATTGCTTCAAGCGACACTGACGACGTTGAAGAAATCAAGATGATTTGCCACAAGATTCTGGAAGATGCTTACGGAAAGGCTGTTAAGGAACAGTTCCAGTCCAACCGCAGAAGCAGCCTAGACGTGTAACCTGCATATTGTGTGAAACATTTTTTTGAAACATTCCATGAAATGTTTCACATTTTTTCATCGAAAATATTCTCGATACCACTTGCCAAATCTCCTCAAAATGGGTATATTTATCAAAAAAGTTTCATTACAAGGAGAAACCTATGTTCGGTATCGAACCTAATCTTGACAAAGTTTTCGGTGGAATGTTGAAGCCGCAGCCGCAAAAGCTCGTTGACTATCAGGCATACCGTCTCGAACGTGACAACATCCGTTATACCCTCTTTGGTCGCAGGGTTGAAAACAACCCAGACAAGTGGCACCGTGATACTCGCTTCTTCTTTGACCGCAAGTCCATGACCATCATTCCCGAAATGAGCCCGTACATGGATGTTCTCGATGCCAAGTTGTTCCCAGACACTTTCAGGTATTACGGAATTCAGGCTTAACCATCGGGGGAAACCATGAGCGATATCCACGAGTACATGAGCGCCTATCCCTACTATGATGCGAACAAGTGGGAATGGAGCATCGAGAACCCGAGCAAGGACAACGAATTGTACATGCGTTACCGTGCCCGAAAGTCCGTCAAGTACAAAAACATGGACAAGCTGCCGTTCTTCGACTCAATCGAGAAGGACGCTGACCAGTTCGGAATGCATTCATGCACGTTCACAGATATCTTCGGCATTACCTGGAAGGGAAAGAAGGGATGCCACATGGTTTCCGACGACCCCGACTACGAGCAGCATCTTTACTACTACGACGAGGAGAGCGACGAGTACCTTGTCTCCGACGAGTACACGCAGGACAGTCCGCCTTCCGATTTCATCAAGCTGCGTAACCCGAGATGGGATATGTGGGTTGATGTCAAGGGTATCAAGACGCTTGAATACAAGTGGATAAAGGACAATAACCACCTGTTCAAGGACTCCGTATTCTATGCGGATTATGAAGATGGAACCAAGCTCTCGTTTTACGACGTTATCGGTATGATGTACGGCCTGAAACGTCTTCGCCCTGACCTGTATGACGCTATCATGCCAGAAATTGAACGTCATTTCGATAACCTGCGTGACAATGAACGTGCCGAAGTCAGGGAGTTCTGGCCTGGGATGAGTGCTCGTGAGTATTTCGACAAATGGAACAATGCCAAGGACTACTCCGAAAAGACTGGTGAGCCAATCCTTACGGACGCATGATTTAAAGGAAACAAGATGAAAACGATTCGCAACTCTGTTTTTGAAACCAATTCCAGTTCCTGCCATGTAGTTACTGTGCTTTCAGACTACGAAATGGAAAAGCTGAAGAATAACGAACTTCTGCTTGATATCCAGTTGAGCCAGGGTGCAAAGACTATTACGACACCGATAGACGAGTGGAGGCTTCGTTATGAAATTGAACGATGCCTGTTTGTCCATGGCAAAGATGGTCAACTCAAATATATTGAGCTTGACAGGAAGACTGTTGAGAAGTTGAGTAAGGAACTTTGGGATTTGTTTATCTCAAACATGAAAAAACGAGTCAATGGTCTTGAAGACAAGGTGAAGGACATTGTCAAACAGTATTCTTCCGATGAAGACTTTATCGAGTCAGTTTGGTGGCTGGTAGCAAGCTTTGCCTCTGATACAAAGGTAGAGTACATTCTTGAAAGAATGCAGAAGTACGAGATGGCGAGCGGCGAAAACATGAATTTCAGCTGCGTCGAAATGGAGTGCTAGTTATGAAATTCAGGTCATCTGACAACGAACCAAGCGATGATTACCTCGTCGTTTGCGGGGTGTACTTACACGGTAAAATCTCGGATGAGTTTGGGACTGATACAGTCGATATTGCGAAAGACGATGCCGAACCGTTCCGCCTCATGGTAAACGAATCCAATGGCATCAAAGGGATGAAAGTCGAGGTCGAAGGGTATTCTGGTGACGCCGTGCTTTATGCTTGGAAAGCACTCATGGGGCTGCCCATGGTAGCAAACCTTTCCTTCGAAATGCTTCAGTTCAGGGGGCTCATCGTAGACCCTTCCGATAAGAAGATGCTCGCTGACGCAAAGAAAAAATTCAAAGAAAAAAGACAGTTTCTGTAATGGTCAAATAAAAGGAGAAACATCCTATGCAATTCGAACTTACCTACACAGTCCGCAGGACTTTTGAAATTCCAGATGGTGCATCTGACGAGGAATATGATGCCATGAAGGACACCGTAATCACTGGCATCGTCGGCGACAAGTCCAACAATGCGGTCGAAGGCACTGTCAAGGTTGTACGCCTTGATACTCCGCCTAAGGAACAGCCTCCTTACGAAAGAAATCTTGATGCGGTAGACTGATGAAAAATACGCTTATCGTTAACCTGTATGGCGGCCCAGGAACCGGTAAAAGTACCGGCGCTGCCTATATTTTCTCCAAGTTGAAGATGGCTGGAGTTGATGCCGAGTATGTGACCGAGTTCGCAAAGGACAAGGTCTGGGAAGGAAACAAGGAAGTTTTCAACTGCCAGTTCTACATCACTGGAAAGCAGGCTTTCCGCATCCACCGTTGCTTTGGCAAGGTCGATGTGATTGTCACCGACTCCCCTATCCGTCTCGGCAAAATCTATGCTGACCGTATCGGACTTCCTCATCTCGGTATGGCCTGTGCAGAAGAGGCGGACAAGTACAATTTCCATTCCCTCGATATCTTCTTGAAGCGTGTCAAGCCGTACAACCCGAACGGTCGAAACCAGACCGAAGAAGAGTCGAAAGGAATAGATGAAACTATTTTGAAAATGCTCAAAGACCAGAACGTAGTCTATCACACCTTCAATGGCGACCTTGATGGTTACGACAAGATTTTTGAGATAATCATGAAGAATATCAATGTCACAGCAGATAAGATTTCAAATACTTAAATCGCTATCGGGTCAGGAATACCAGCTAGCAATCAATGGTGTCCTCCTGAACGGAAAGCAGCTTGACGGTAGTTCCATATCGGTTTCTACCGATATGCTTGCTTCTATGTTCAGCATGTCCGAACTTTCCGAGATGCTTGAACGCAAGAAACGGTGCGAAGAATACACGAAGCAGATGTTTGTCAGCAACAGGGAGCTGTCCGAATGGCTTAACGCCAAGGAAGGACGCCGTTGCCACGTTGTCTATCCCAATCAAATGATTAGGGAAGGCAGGATTTATACAGAATGGAATTACACTGAGGAAACGGCGGATTGCAATGCCTCGGCAGGTTTCCAGATATACGTTGTCAAGGAAGGCTCCTGTTCACTGGAGTTCCTTACCCGTAATGTAATTGGATTAAATTAGAGGGGTTGAACATGTCGTTGCGTAAACTTCGTTACCTAAAAATGAAGCAGTCGGAATTATCATTCGCCATGCACTATTTGCCGAATAACGCGGTGTCTTTCGATGACTGTTCTGGTCTTCTTGTAACATTTGTTGATATTTATCTAAGCATCCGTTTCTACAAGGATTTGGATGCTGGCGACAACAAGACTTATCTAAGGACAGAACTCTACAGAAAGGAAAAATTCGGTGAGCCGCTTGTATTTGGACGTATAATGGACTCCGAGGTAAAGGACGGAGACAGGATTGCGGCAATCCGCACCGCCATAGAGATGGGTAAGAATTTCGATATTGCATTTGTGTATGAACTTCAACTGATTCGGAGTAATTATGAGACCGTCAAACTGGACTGAACTGGAAAGGAGCCGATATGAACGTGCAGTTGAGTAAGAATGAAATTATCGACCTGATTAAGTCGGTTCCGCTGGCTTACGGCAGGTATACACCAGAACTCGAAATGGCTGGCGAATGGAGCTACAACATGGACGGCCCAACGACGTTCACCTGGTACACACGACACCTTCTTTCGTTCAGCGAGGAGGAACTGTATGAGTTCTACCTGAAATTGAAGAACGGCGAGTTCTACCTTCCTGACCCGCCGCAGGAAGAGTACCCCTACAAGGCTGTGGAAATGCCGATACTCAAAAGGGCGTTCCCAAAACTGAAGGGCATAAGGAGGAAACATGAGGCCTAAAAACTGGGTTGAACTGGGTCAGAACGAGGAAGTTGAATTCGATGTCCACTGCAAGATGAAGAAGTGTTGGGCAAACGAGTTCCTGTCACTCCTGACCGAAATGGAACGGCTTGGCAAACTGGGGTGCAGCCGAATCCGTGGAATGTACTGCGATGGCGACGGTGATTTCAGACCGAAGTTCACTCATAACTTTGCTGAATTTACGGAAACAGAACCCAGAGTTGACAAGGACGATGAAGATGTCCTGTTCTGGGACGCGGGGTAGATTATGTGCGATGCTAAGTACAAAGACTTTCTTGAACAGCGTCATCCTGAACTCATGAAGGAGGCCGAGGATTTCTTCGACGTGAGCGACCGTGGAACATGGGAATATGTGTGCAAACTGATGCCAAAACTTGCTGACCTTCCGCATGAGAAAATTGCCGCCGACACAATGAACCGTGACTTTGGTTGGTATGTGTATAGGGAAGTGACTGTAGGTAAACGTACGTCCAAGGTAGGAATTAAGCTCTGGGTCCACGCTCACAAGTTCGTTGGCAAGAACTGGGACAAGGTGAAGCTTAAAGATGATGAACACTACATCGAATTTTATACTTGTTTCGACAATGGTTTATGCAGCTGTTATCAGACAATGACCAACTTGCCTGGAATGTCATGTGGTGACGGAAACGGGAATAAATATCCTGTTGACATTCCGACCAAGCGTGAAGAAATTTACAAGTATCTAGGGATTTAACTATGATTGATAACGATACTGAATACCTCGCATTGAAGAAGCAGTGCAACAACGGGTTGTACCAGTTTTCTCAACCCTCTGGTTACGACAAGAGCAAGTGGAAGGATGCACCCGATACGGTGAACTGCCCTCACTGGATATTCAGCGAGGAATATGCGTTGACACATAAGGATTTCAAACTGAGATGGCATACCCCGTATGTCATTGACGGCGGCATATCCTTCGATGCCGAAATTCACGGTGACACCTTGGAAATGAAGACCATCCAAGACGGAATCGTGGAACTGGGTGTAATTGACCGAATGTCATTGAAGTTGGAACGGTTCCGCAACCGCATGATTTGCATTCAGGTCGATGGCAAGGTCAAGTACGAGGAAGGCAAGTTCGATGACGGAACTGGAAAGATAAGCTTTTCCTTCTTTGACGACCCAGAGTACATCCTGTGGCAGGTTCAGTATTTCGACTACATCGCAAACGACGAGAGGTTCATCGTTGTCAAGGCAAGGTCGAAGAACGAGGCGAAGGTAATCGCATGGAACGAATCATGCTACCGTAATCACAGCATCGACCCCGAGACATTCAAGGCATGGGAATACGACGGGCCGTACATCATCTCCCGAGACCCTAAGTTGAGTGACGACGTGATGAAGACGCAGATGCTTCTCTGTGAAGAATATGATAAGGAATACGGGTAATAGGAGTAGTTATGCCTAAACGTTTCTGGTACGGGTTTCTATATTTTGCTAAGACAGGAAAACGCAGTTGGGGCTACATCCTTAACAAGCGTGACTACCACCATGCTCTCGACAGTTATCGTCGGAAGCAAGTCCTTAGGACAGAACAGGATGAGATGAATAACCGAGAGGATTAACTTATGCAGATTTATGAAAAGATGAGAGCGGAGGCAAAAAGGATTCTTGCATACAATATGCGCCACTTTGGCACTCTTGAAGGTTGGCTGAGAGAGCTGAACCTTGACTACGCCCCTATAGAAGTAAAGGAAGTGAGACAAATCGCTTGCTATAACGCCGTCAGGGTCGATGTAGTGTGTCACGGAGTTACTCTCGCAAGCTTCATGAAGATGAACTCGGGATATCCCAAATCTCCATACATCCTCACCCACCTCAACAGGGCTGTGCCGCAGTTTGAACGTGACTGGGAAACAGGCAAGCTTCGTAAAGTTGGCGTATGCACCACGCAGATACTTGATTTCTACTGGGGTGGAGGCATAGGTAAAATACTTTCTGATAGACCTACTGTAAAAGACCTTGCTCCTCTACGGAAACGCCTCCTGAAAGGAGTTGACCGCTTCCGTCGTACCCTTTCCCTCAGTATCGTCGCCTGTCAGTTACGTGAGAAGGAAAACCAGTTCACACCGAAAGAGTGGGACTGGATTAAGGCGGCTCATCGCAATCCCAAGTACGCCCTGCGGATGATTTCTTCATTGAAAGGTAATTGACAATTATATTAAAATTGTCTATATTTGATGACAAAAAGAGGTAAATCATGGGTGTAGACTACAAATGGGGCGGAAGCGCTGGCGGAATCCGTTTTGGACAAGAGATTGACCGTGTCGCCAAGCTATTCGGCGGCAAACGAATCGAGGGAAGCAAGGGGCCCAATAAGTTCGGGCTTCCAGACGGGACAAACCCGTGTGTCGTGAAATTCTTCGACCACGTGTACGGCCCGCTGAGCATTGACGAGACCAAGGAAGTATGGAATGAATTCCAGAAGCATCCTGAAATCGAGAAAATCATGCCTGATATGTGGAACGAGTTCAGGTGCGACGCCAAGTACGGCGAAGGTTTCGAGTTGAGTTACTAAAAGGTGGGTTTCATGGAAAACAGTCTGTCAAGGCAGTTTCAAACGGCTGTTATGGCGTATTTCCCGATGATAAAGCTGGACGAGGAATCTGGTATAATCAAGGCGAAATGGGAACTTAAACAGCATTATCAGGAGTATGTCACCCCGATGAAGAAATACAGACTCCTTGTGGAGGCAGGAATATGCCCGTCAATCTGGTCTACATACCCAATGCTTCTTCCAGTTGACTTCGACATGGAATTCAATACGGAGACTGGCGAAACATTTGTTTCGGGCTTTGTGACGGGTTATCCCGACTGGCCGAAAGTGCATCTTAAAAACATTAAGGAACTGGTGAAGTTCCTTTCGCTTATATTCGATTCTGATGTGTACGGTGCTGTACGTGACTACAAAAAGTTTCCAGAGAAGATTTTAACAAAAGGCAAATCCCGATGAGCAATTTCAACCATCCGTTCACTATTAAAGTCCCTCCTGTTGAAGTAAAGACGCTAGCGGAGTTCATCGAAGCGAAGTACCCAGATATCATGAAGGAATACAAGGAAGAGCTGAAACGGATAACCAAGCTTTCATACGAGAGCCTTCCAGGGGAAATCACCAGTTTCAAGCAAGGAGAACAGGATGTCGGAGAAGCAGAAGGAAAAAATCTGGGGTGATGAACCAGTAGAACATGCCGTGCTTGATTACGATAAGTTGCGGTTCGACCGTGTGTACCCTCCTTCTCTACCTGGCGACACGGCTGCTGACTGCATCCACCGTGCGATGGTCCGTCTGACAGGAGACACTTATTTCAAGAACGACGAAACGGGTGAATACGACCTGATTTCATCGGATGCTCATTACCAGGTGTTCGGAACTATTCCAGCGATAGATGGCGGCTTCGTAATTCCATACATCGACCGCAAGTACATTAAGCGTCTCGGCCTATTGGATTTTGGACGTGCGTTTGCTGAGATGCGTAAGCGTGAAAAACGGCTGTACGAACTGGTTAAATTCGATGTGCCGATGTGCTGGCAGAAAGATGAAACTGAATCTAAATAAAGGATGATTATATGCAGGCAAAATCGACGATACAGTTCAAGTTCGACCCTGACAAGGAATACAAATGTCCCAAGGACAAGGTTGATGCCTTGGTCGAGTTCATCGCACAGCATGTGCAGGAATGTCCAGCACACTGGATTATAATGTCTCCAGACCTATTGGCCGTGCTGATGACGGCGAACGTGTTTTCTCCGAAGCCAGTTGTTTCAAAAGCCGATGAAACAGGTAGGGAATTCGTGTTCCAGCCGACACACTCACAGGTTACATTGAACCTTTACGCATGCGACGGTGAGATGAACGCAGTTGTGTTCCCCGACTATGCAGATAGCCTCCACATACTGAACTGTGGACATCCGAAGGATTTCATCGGCGACATGGACTCTGGGTTAGTCTGGGATAACCTCAAAAAGCTCAAAATGGAAAAGAGGATTATATGATTGAAGAAGCCAAGGATATTTTCAGGGACGAAACTTCATTCTATGTCATAGCGGCAATCAAGAATGGTGATAACGGCTTCATCAAGTTCTGGAAGTCCACTCCGTCTGAGGGTGCATGGGTTGACGACATCTCCAAGTCAAAACACTATGCGACGCTTGGTGTTGCCACCAGAGAACTCCGTAACGAGAATGGATATCTCCGTCACTATGGTAAGGTTCCAATGATACAGGCCCATGTAAATGATGTCAGATTTTCCGTATGTCATGTCAGGGCTGATGTCACTGTGGTTGAAGAGCAGAAGTTTAACGTAGACCGTGCCTATGCACAGGAAAGGGGGAAATTATGATTGAAGATAAGGAAGCGTACATAGCCAAGAGAAACGAGCTTTTAAACGACAGGGAAGAGGTTCTTGAGGCAATCGAGATTGCAGAGGGATACAAGGGTCTGTTGGACAAATACTACGCAAGCAGTCACTCCGACCTAATGCACAAGCTTGATTTGGCGTACGATGCTAGTGACGAAAAATACAACGAGTTCATCAAGGAAGAAACGGAAACGTTTGCAAAAATCACCAAGGAGTTCAGTGCTAACCAGATTGAATGCTGGTTTGCACAGGGCTATGACATGGTTGACCTTGTAAATGCCTACTTGCGTGGTGACTTGGAAAAGTACAAGGAGAAACCCAATGAGCACGAATGAAAACAATGGTTGCGAACTCTTTGACAACTACCTTGCCGCAAAGAAGGCGTTGACTACACGTATCAAGAATGTTCTGGAAATCCTTGCCAAGTTCAATGCGATTGACGTTACTCCGTCCGAAGCGGCACAAGTAGTCGCACAGGAAACCACACAGGTTTCCAGCCACCAGTGGAGATACAATTCAGGCCATGAAACAATCTATTGCGAACATAGTTATGGACACCGTTCGTATGGATGCTTCAAAAAGTGTACGGTGAAGATTCCTGTCAAGTACCTCAACATGACAGACAAGGAAATCTCCAAAGAGAACAGGGAAGCTGCACTTGCCGCACTGGAAGCGAAGAAGGCCGAGATTGAGGCTCAGATTGCAGAGAAGACCAAGTCGATGAGGAGTTATCTGAAAAAGATTACTGCGGAGATTGACACTTTGAAGAAAGGGGATGAATAGATGCAGGACCAGACGATTACATTCCACTGGCGTACCTTCGAGGAAGAAACTCCGCAGTCTGGAAGGGATATCCTTGTCAAGACCCCAGCTTCTCCCCTGTACTGGTGGACACGCACTGCTGTCTACGGGAGGCACATGCAGTTAGCTTGTCATACATACCTCAGCAAAGCGAAGAGGGACGGCCTGCTGTGGTGCTACTGCGACGAAATCGACGAACAGGCGCCCCCCGATTGGGAAGGCGTCTATTACCACAATGGAAGGAGAACCGATGGAAAAGCCTAACAAACTTGTCTGGACGGACCTTGTATCGGACGAGTTGAAAGATATGCTCTTCAACCTGAAATCCGACAACGGGTTTGTCCCGTTAGGAACCGTGGACAAACTTGTCCAGCTTTTCGTTAACGATATCGAACGGTTGGGAAATCACTCTTCGTAGTCGTCGAAGAACAACCCGTACTCCCTCATCCATGCACGGGCCCCGATTTGTTCGGCCCGTTTTTTCATTTCCTTCACGTTGAAATTATACACGTCCCACCAAGGGATTTCAACAAGGAGGAAACTGGACTTTGCACCCATTGCCTGAACGCACAGGTGGTAGAACTCGTTGTCCTTCCCGTTTGATGTAGACGAGATGATAATCTTGCGGTTCGATGCCCCTGACATCATTGTCGGGAAAAACTCCATGCATACTTCTTGTTGGAGTGATTTCGGAACGAAGGCGAATTCGTCCATGTACAGGTAGTTTACCGTGAGGCTCTTGATATCGCCTATGTGCTTGTATGATGTGGCGATAATTCTCGCGTGGTTGCTTTTGTTCCTGATTTCGTACTTGTTGTACTTGATGTCAAGGCCATTATCGAACCATTCTTGCGGCAGTTTCGTCAAGGACAGGGTGAGCTTGGCTATCATGTCTCCTGCCCATTCCTTGCGCGTCGTTACCAGGGCGATGACGCAATCTGGTTCGAACAGGAACCTGTGCATGAGGAACAGAAGCACTTCCGCAGTTGAGCCAGACTGTCTCGGCTGTTTCAGTATCATGTTCGTCTTGTTGCCGCAGATTGGGGGAAGCTGCAACAGGGTCAGAACCTTCCGCTGGTAACCCCTTGTAGAGAGACGTACTATGCCATCCTTGTTCTGGACGTAGGTGAATTTCGCAAGGTCGAAAATGTTGTCCTTGCACTTGATGAAGTCGTTTTTCATGGTTTACCTCGTGTGTTTATTTTTGCCAGTAGACTGAATTGCCGACTGGCCGAAGCATTATTAAAGTATATTTTCTCCAAGTCGGTTGACATGGACGGTATTTTATTCTATATTTCAGGTGAGGTTTATATGAAAATCAGATTACCTAGAATTTACTACATCCTTCGTCACAAGTGGTGGAGCTTTGCTGCCCGTAACTGGCGTGGATGCGAATACTGTAACGAAAAGGTTATTATCAAGCTGCTTGGCGGCGATGTTGACTCGAAGGAGAAGCCGTTGGGGAACCTGTTCAACACGCTTCTCGACAGCGTTCCTATCGGGGAAAACAAGAAGAATATCGCCTGCTATTTCTACCCCAGGCGTGGCTGCATCGAGGTAACCGAGGTCGATAAGGACATGAAGATAACCCCGCTGGAATCCATCTTCGTGCACAACTGCCCAGAATGTGGCAGGGCCCTTCATAAAATCCGTTTCAAGAAGAAGGATAAGAAAGATGACTGAGAAGGAACTTGACCGTATTAAGGCAGAATGGTTTGACCGTGGATGGCGGTGGGGGTTGTTTGTTGGCATAGCCATTGCGGTGCTTGCTGCAATTATAAATTCCGTTTTGTCGGGAGTTGCTTGATGGACTTGGAAAAGGAAAAAGACCGTGTACGACGTGAACAGGGCATAACGGGGTGTGAACACTGCAAGCACTTCGTTGAAACCCAAGGGACGGAGAAGAAACCTGGCTGGAGACAGTATTGCGGCCTCGGGAACTTCAACATCAACCGTGCCAGCTTCAAGGTGGAACAGAACACCCACGGCAAGAACGTGTGCCGTACACAGGACTATTACGAGTGGGAGTTTGCCATTCCCAACCGCTGCCCATTACTCAGGCAAAAGGAGACAAAATGACCGACGCAGAAGCAGAACAGTATTCAATGCCGCTTGTCATCCCCGCAGGAAAACGCAAGATGGCTCCTCCACCGTGCCGTGTGAAACCTATTCCGTACTCTCTGAACCCAGGTAAACAGTACCGCAAGACAAGGAGAAGAAAATGAGCGTTTCGTTCTTCCCGAGTGTTCCGTACCCTGACAAAATCGGGGTCAACATGTCGTATTCATCCTTCGGTGAAGTCAGGCAAATCCTTGCAGGGTTCATCGACAAGGAGTTCGCAGACCTTATCAAGGAAGCTTACAGCGAGCATTTCCCCTCGGATTTCTACACCCGTTACGACAAGTGCTGTGCCCGATTGAAGGAACGTGTTGGCGAAGGGTTCTTCGAGTTTTTCAACAAGAGCGATTGCGACGGCGAGATGAACAAGGATGCCTGCAAGGACTTCCTCGCAGCGATGAAGGGCAAAGACCTTAACGAAATCAAGTGGGACTACCGACGGGGACAGGTAGAGAACATGCTGAAAATGATGCAGATTGTGGTGGATTCCCCGAAGGAAGACGCCGTTTTCAAGTGGTGGTAAAATCTGATACAAAGGCTTAATTATGAAAAAAACGAGGTAAATATGCGTAACATGCTAATTGGATTCGCTTTAGGTATTATGATGTGCGTCCTCCTTGGCAACGCCGAGCATCATCCCCGCAGGATTTCCAGCAAGCTGCCATACCATCCATATATGGAAAGTAATCCAACCTCATGGGGATTGGATTATACACGGGAAGTCATTGAAAGCAACACTAAGGTTCTCTTGGAGAACCAGGCGAAGATTTACGGCCTCATCTATGACAGGTGCGGTTCAAACAGGGATTAAATATACACATGCATTTTAAACAAGAATTCAAGTTCAGGCTTGGCGACAGGGTTATCTACACGGACCCGAAATCAGGTGAAACCGAAGAAGTCACCATCCGTCAGCGAACCCTCATGATAGAGAAGGAAGGACAGAAGGTGTCCTATGTTTGCAGGGACAATTACAAGCGTGTCTCCTACTGGGATGAAATGGCCGAGGAGAACCTTTCCTTTGCTGGTGAAGAACACGGAACGGACGTGGTTGAGGGCGACATCCTTGACGGGCTAGGTGAACATCTCGACATTGGTGACCGCGTGTTCTATGACGTGTATTACAGTGCCAATGGAATCCGTGTTGAAGACCGTGTTCCGAACGTCGATTTTACCTTTGCGAAAGAGTTCGAAATAGACCACTTCAAGATTGACTGGTATATCGAAGTAGGTTACAAAGACGGTAAAGTGGTTGACAACGTTCATAAAGTGTATTACGACCCGCATGTACACGGAAAGCTGACTTTCGAGGACCTGACTGTTGGCGAGAAACGGTATGGAATGCCAAAGGGATTCCCGTTGCAGGAATGGGCTAGGTGTACCCATAAGAGCATCGGCGAGAACTTCGCCCAGGAGTATGTCGCCGCCTTGGACAGGAAGGGTTACGAATTGACTGGAAAGGACGATGCGAAGAAGGCATGGAAAACACGGGACGAGAAAGAGCACACTTTCTATGTAATCAAGCGGTGGCTGACCCATCTGGGCAAGTTCGACGAGGTCGCAAAGCTGATGGACGAAAGGAAGTCGATTGTGAAGAAACATCGGGTGGTTAAACCTAGGAAGAAGAAAGAGGATGCTTCTCTGGATGACATCATGGCTAAGTTGAAGGCTGACCCGTCGTTGCTTGCCAAGGTCAAGGACATGCTTTAAATGCATACATGTAGGCGGAATAATGAACGAACAGACAGAACGTGAAATACAGGGGAAACTCGCCCTGGAGGAATTTAGGCTCCGCTCCATAGCCGAAGCCGTAGAACAGAGCAAGGCAATAGCCGAGGAAATCAAGGCCGTCCTGCGTAAGCACGGGGCATCCCTCGCTGAATGGAATCATAACCTCTATATCGTGCCCCCAGGCTTCGAAGTCTATTCCGTGTGGAACTATCCCAGTGGAGTTAGGTTGGACCTTACCGACACAGGACTACTTACCGAAACAGGGTTGAGCTGCCATCCATACGACTGCGACTACAGAATAATTAAGCCGTTCCCAAAGGAACTTATTAAAACCAGGGAGGAGTGAAAATGGAAGTGAAAGCGATTAAGCCCGATTACAGCTTGCGTGCTCTTGTACATGTGATGGTTCCGAAATTTAATACCATCCAGTGGGCATACATGCCGAAAGCCCGTTTCGTCATACTGTTGGATTCTGCGTGTGAAGACAGCTCTGCTGAAAGGTGGAGGACATCTGACAGGGGAACAGACGAGTTCATCGAGTGCTGGCGTACTGTTGCCGAGGTCAGAGAATATGTACACCGTTTCGACATGGTTGCAGTACCATCAGATTTCCTCCTAAATGAAATTATTCATGGCGGTTGCCCAGCGAAAGTTGATGGTAAGATTGTCGATGAGCTTATGATATATCCTCGCGAGCCGGACAAACTGCTATATAGCATAGCAAAAGGGATAAACAGCGGTCGTATTGCGAGTTGATACCTATGGAGGTGCTGTGATGACTGACATGACAATCAGACTGTATATCGAAGGCAATTACCTGTGCGGCAGACTCTCTATCAATGAGTGGAATGCCCTGTGGGCTCGCTATGAAAACGACCCGAACTCAAAAATCATCGACCACATTGATGATTCCGAGAACGACCGAGACTACGCCATTATCGAAACCACGCTGCAGACCGTGCTTGACAAGGGTGCCGTCATGGACTTGCAGTTCCTGAGAGCAGTAAAAGAGGGCGACAAGTGGCAAACACAGTGTTTGCATTAGAAATTAATACTATTTTATTACATCTTTTATTTTATTATATATTTCAGTAGATACCCCTACACCATTGCAATTATACGAGCCATCTTGCTTAATGCAAATAACATGTCGCGGTTCTATCATTTCTTTGAATGATAGAACTATTGTATATTTACTGTTTAATTCATCTAGTTTTGCTTGTTGTTCCACATTAAATAAGCATCGTTCTCTTGTGACTTTGTTAGCACTTCCAAAAATAAAGATTGGTTCGATATTATATGTTAACATTTTTTTAATATGTTTTTTGTATTGATTCACTATATATTCCCATATCTTATTCCAATATAAATCCACCCCATTTTTAGTTAATTTTGTTGCATCTTTTCTAAATTTGTAATGTACATATTGCACAGTGACTTGGTCATCTATGGTTATACTAAAATTCCAATCTTTATCTTTTTTGAGCTCATAATAATTAAAATTTATTTTATCGTAGTTTTTGACCAAATTATATGCACTGTCAAAATCTAAAATACTCCATGTAAATGGATTTATAAGTTCCTGATTGTAACATTTTGTTGTCATCCAAGATGCGATACAAGTATTTCCTATTAAATTTACCATATATTATACTCTAAGTAATTTTCCAAACTCCATATCGGTACTTTTATCTTTGTATTGCACGTTTCCACCATTTGGGGTAAACGTCAATTCTCCTAGATAAATCTTACCGTCAATTTCGTAGAAATCAACTCTTACATATTTAAAGTCTTTGGATAGTTTGGTAGCGTATTGTAACATCAGCTCCCAATTATAAGGGGGATTATCTAATTTAGAATAATCTGCGGGGTGGTCATTCCTGCTCACAGTTAGCATTGGCTTGAAATCTAAATCGTAATAGTTGAAATGAAGTGTGTTAGTAAATCTTTCAGTAATTACTTGGCAAAATTTAGGATTACCATTAAAACAGTGCACTTTATAGTCTGTTAATGCTGTTTTTCCTTTATTTTCCATATATTCTTCTATGAAAATTTTATGTGGGATGTTCTTATAATGAAGTTCACAGTAATGTTTAAGACTGTAATCTTCATTCATCCATGCATGTAGTTTTCTATATATATCTGATTTATTTATTGTATGTTTATCTTTAATTATGATGTTATATCCGCTCCCGTGATTGCATTTGATTACAAATTTATTTGGAAGTGTATCAAAGTCAATATCTTCTGGTTTATTGTATTCAGCAATTATAGGGATGCAAATGTCTTTACCAAGCTTCATTATTGAATAATCATGAAGGGTAATTTTATCAGCGCAAAAGCTTTTTAGCATTGTTGAGTCGTAAATAGCAAGCCACCATAGTTTTTCACTTAGTGTTTTAGGATTTTTAAAATCCCATGTCTTCTTCATGTATCGTTGATACATGCGTTTTGCCAATGGTAGTTGTGAGATGCAATACTCTTCCCAGGTCATATTACCTCCGCTCTAAACATAGTTCTTCATATTAGCCTTGAACTCAGGAAAATAGTTCAACAACTTGTTGTATATATTGACATAAGAATCCTTGGGTTTTCTTAGCTTTGACATAGAACACTCGTATGTTCCATCTTGTTGACCATGTTGGTGCGGAATGTATACAGACAGCCATCTCATCGTCTTGTTATACATGATGCTGAAACAATACTGCCAGCTTTCATCCGAATATGCCGAAAGTTCCATGAACAGATTTTCGTCGAAGAACCTTGGGTCGGTGAAGGTATGTGCTGGATAAAGGACGCCACCGAACCCGTTTGCTGGTCGAGCTCCTTTCACAATTTTGCCTGCACATGAAGGAGGGTCAAACCTGAAGCGTTTAACTGGGTTCAACACATTTCCGTCGAAACTGATGTCGAACACGCATCCGCCAACGATGATTTCATCAGGGTGTTCAGCATGGTCTTTCAAGAAGGCTGGTAGCCAATGTTTCGGACGAATTATGTCGTCGTCACATACCAAAATAGGGTTATCTGGGTATTTCTTCAATACTGGCATCAGTTTCTTGTGGCTGAATATATTTGTAGGGTGCCATATCAGTTCGATATCTCCATTTTCAATCATCAGCCGCAAGACTTCTGGAAGGTCTGCTTCCTTGTTCGGAAATTCCTTTTCACACAGGACAAGAACCAGATGATACTTGTCCTTCGGACAATCACTTTCCATGATGGAAAAGAACACCCTTGAACAATACTTGATTCGCTTCGGCCATGAAGTCATGCTGACTATTAGTGTATTTTTGTCCTTAACCATCTTCCTACCTTACTATTCTGATTTGTTGATATTTAATCTTCTTCTTGTTCCATTCCAGCCATGCTCCGAACAGGAACTCTGCCAGATATCCGTCAATCCTTCTGTTGGCGTCTGATAGGCCGTTGACTTGGTCGTATACGCTCAATACGTTGAACAACCATAGGCAATACTCCTCAATCAGAGCCCGTTTGCACACGAACATGTTACCAAGACAGTGGTGGTCACCAAAAAGATACTTCTTGCACCATTCTCCGAAACCGTGGTACTTCTTGTCCCCGATATCATCAAAGTATCTGCATAGGATGTACAGATATTTATCAAAGTCCTTGCGTTTGCCATGCTCGTTGAGCCATGTTATAACTGGGCGTTCCTTGCTGTAATGTGCCTTGGTGCAGATAATGTCACATGTTTTCAACATTTCGTTTATCTCTCCCTCCGACAATATCTTGTCATGAGAGTTAACGAAATATCTACGATAATGTTCCAATCCTACGATGTCGTCCTCCACATGTTTCCACAGGTGGTACAATCCAGTAAGTTCACAATACCATGGGTTAAGAAAGTCGATGTTGTCACCGACATGAGGTTTATCGATAAAGAACTTTGTCCTTATCTTGTCAAGCGGCAGGAACTTGTTCTTTGTGCTGCCAACCACATAAATTTTCATTATACTTCCGCCTGTTTCTTACCGTCTGTAGATGCTTTGACATCTTGGTTCATTTGAGCATTTTCTTCTCTCAATTTCTTGGCGTATGCTTGGTATTGAGACTCGAATTCATCCTGTTCGGCTTCTTTTTTCTTTTTTGCAGTTTCCGCTTTCAACTTTTTTGCGTAGGCTTGATACTTGTCTTCGAACTTTTCTCGTTCGTCCTTGGTGAGAACAGTGTTCTGAATGAACAGTTCGGGCCTCCTGAACTTCGGGTCTGCATATATAGGACTTGGGTGGCCGTTTCCGAACTTGAAGTTAGGCATTGCCTTTTGTCTAGCAGCATACTCGGCGGTATCTCTTTCAACCTTGGTCGGAAGCCTAGGGTTTGTAACGGACGGGATGCCTACATGGGGTGCGGTCTTCATTTTCTTCAAAAGTTCATCAAGGAAGGCTGACATATTTGATTTCTCCTTAGATATTGCTATATTGTAGTTTATACTATAAACTGAAAAGGTAACGTAATCGAGTCCATATGATAGAGACGCTTTGCTGGCTTTCGGGTATCCTCGGGGCCTTCTTCTTCGCAATCAACCTCGCCCCCCAGATAGTCAAGTGCTACCGAACCAAGTCGTGCAAGGACATCAGCCGCATGTTCCTTGTCTTCGCCTTCTGCGGGAACATATTCAGTGCAGTGTTCGTATTCTACACGAACATAAAGACAGGGCTGTGGCAGTATCCAATCTATTTCAATTACGGAATCGCCACGATTCTGACCGCAGTCCTCACAATTTTGAAGATTCGCTACAAATAGGGCTTGACAGACACAATTTTATTATCTATATTTTAAGCAGGAACATACAAACATACAAAGGATGCCAACAATGAAAAATACTGCGATTGAGAACTTCGGCGACCTCCAGCCTGGATGGACGGTCAAGATGGTGACCAGGGACCGTGCTGGGGGAGTAGTTGGGCTCGTGGTTGCTGTCGTCAAGAGAGTAACCAGGGAAAAGTCGTCTGGATATATCAAGGTTACATTTACGGACTATCTCGACGTAAACAATACGGAAGGTGTTGTCAACACTCATACGCTCAGGCTGTGCAAGGGTGACCTCAATGACAGAGAATGCACTTGTGACGGTATGTTCAGTCATACAATTACCCGTTGCACAAAGGCCGCATACAAGGAAGCCGCCAGGAAACTACGGAAGCGCCACCGGAGATGGGTATCAGAGTTGTCCACGAGTCTGGCCAAGGCGAAGAAGGATGTCGAGCGTTTTACCGTGGCACTGGCGGAAGAACGTAGGCGCATCGAAGCCCTCAACACTCGGTTCGGAATCTAAGGGGGTCACTATGGAGAGAGAAAAATCCATCAAGGCAGTTTGCACCAGCAACGAGTACAACCATTGGGGAAGGACTGACGACCCCAAGGACTTGACCGTCGGTAAGGAATACGTGGTTGACTACGTGGTTATCCACGGAAGTTACACCCAGACAATCCTGGTAGGAGACCAAGAGCACGCATACAACTCGTGCAACTTCGATTTCTTCGACAAGGACGGCAAGGAAATCGACATCGTTGAACATTTCCGATTCAAGCTCGGCATGCACAGGTGCTAGATTAATGTCGCCTGTAGGCCATGAAACAGGCTATGAAACAGGCCATGTAAATAATTCATAAGGAGATTATCACAATGTTCTATATCGAAAGAAGCTGCACGGGGCCTTTACTGTGTAGCGACACTCATTACTGCTTGGGTATGGATTCTGAGGGTCTCGGATGGTTCAGTGACGGAAGCAAGGCTATTGCCTTCCCGACCAAGGAGGAAGCAGAGTCGTTCTGCAAATCGCATAAGTTGAACCTTGACGCTGACAAGAATGGCTATGAACCCCGCTATGTCATCGTGGAAGAACTCCGTCTTCCCGAGGTGAAGGATATCGCTGACAAGTACGGGTTGCTTTCCCGTGACACCGATGTTTTCATTACATGGGGTGCACAGGATTACAGGATACGTATCGTCATGAACACCGACGTAGTGGCATCACCCCATCATCAGCATTACGAATACGTGGTCGGGGCGAGACTTGTCAAGACAATTCATGGCGGTAATGCCTCAAAGGCAATCATCGAGGAAATTCACAACCCGAGTTACAAGCAGCTAGACGAGTTTGTCGCAAAGTGCGTACGTGAACATAAAGTTGGTGCTGTACCGCAAGGAGACTAAAATGACGACAAACGCACCGAACAAGTGTAAACCATTGAAGAAGCCGAAGAAGGCTTCCCCTGCACCTCCCCCGATGAAAGGCGTGCGTGTGCCGTTCTTGGACATCTTTGCACTGCAGGAGGAAGTCAAACGGCTCCGCATCGAAAACGAGAATATCAAGAAGGGATTGCCAGTATGGAGGAAGGCATCTGGTCTCGACAATGTCGGCGACAACACATGGTGCATCCTGTACAGCAAACTATACGGCATCGGAATCGGGTATTGGAGCACCCGCTACGGATGGATGTTCCACAAGGAGAACCTCATCCAGACGGACAGCGTGACGCACTGGATGCCATTCCCAGATGAACCAGAGGATTAAGCACAAAAAGGAAAAGCTTCCAACAAAATGTTGGAAGCCTTTTTTACACACTGTTATGATTGAGTTAGAACTCTGGCAGCTGGTCAAATGATTTGTATCCAGTTGCAGCGTCCAGAATTTTTAGCATTGAATCAGGATTCCATCCGATAATGTCGGTGACTATGTTGATAGTCTGCTTTGAAACGCCTTGTTCAATGAGCTTGTCGTACATTTCGTCCATGGTAAGTTCATGCTCCTCATCCTCCTCTGTGCCGTCAACTGTTTCGGGAGGAGTGTCCGTGTGCTCATCTAGCTCGTTCATATTAGGGTCGATATCTTGGGTATCGACGCCATCGCCTACACCTTCCATGCAAGCATTTGTTGTTGAACTGTCATCATCAAGTTTCTTGTACAGCAGATATGAACCCGCCATTTTTCCGTTGTATGCAAGGGTGTACGGGCCGCTTGTTCCGATAATGGTGTCGGACCCGTCCAAGATGTATGGAACTCCTTCCGTGACGTTGTCAGGGTTGCTCGGGTCCAAAAGGAAGCCGTATTCGGCTACCACATTGTCGATGTTTCCGTCAGCATCTATCATGCGCTCAATATCGTTGCGCTCATCCTCGCCCTGAAATAGGTGGGAAACATAACGGGGTTCTGAGGTTTCATCCATGACGCTTTCCATGCAAGCATTGGTTATCTTTCCGATTGCATCGACCTGATTTTTGCTCAGTCCGAGCTGGCCTACGCCTTCCATGAAAATCTTTACTCTCTTGTCCATATCTGTACCATAGGTGGATTCACCAATTAGTTTATCACTTTTCGTTTCCATGAAGTTTGTAATCGTCAGGCGGTCACCCATGATTTCCTTCAATCGGTTCAAATCTGGGTTGAACCCCTGTCTGGCAATATCGTCCCTGGCCCACAGGTTGAACAGGTCTTCATAAATGATAGCCTGCAAGTCCTTGTCAAAGCGCTGCCATTTTTCGAAATCTCCATAGTATTTTGTGGATGTTAATGGATATACACGGGTTCCCTCACCATGGTGTGTTCGTCCCCACATGAGCTGTTCGATGTTCAGGTCTTCCATAGGAACGTTTTCATGAACGTTGATTGCACCTGATTGATTTCGTACCTCATATTCGTCTATTCTGTATTTTTTGATGTTTTCTGGGGTGCATTCAAGCGATACAATCAATGGTGCTTTAACTATATCGTCAATGAATGGCTTTCCCGTTGAAAACCATATACAATTAGCGTCCCCGTTATCGTGGATGCGAAGGCCAGTAGTCAGGATGCTCCTGAGGTCATCATCAGTAAGCCCAGTCATGTAACCGCAGATATGGTACAGTTTCGGATAGCCTGCACTTTCAGCAGCCTCGTTGAATATGTGCATCTGTTGCAGATGTTCTTTCGCCTTTTTCTCGGATTTGTGCGAAGACAGGATTTCACCTGTTTCATGGCTCTTTATCACCCACTCGGCCAGTTCGCCCTTTGAGTTGCGGTGGCCTTTCATGTGGCAGACATATTCGTACAGAGGTTGCATAGGAAATCGCTTTTGCTTTTCCTACAGTTTATATCTAACATGGCAACGTTGTGTCCTTGTTCACGAGTAACAGTGACGTTAGCTCTTGCTGGCTTAACGTGAACGGAGGGTAATACTTGTTCTTGTAGTATTGCCTCGGCCTGTTCCACTTTTCGTACAGAAGGAACGGCATGAGAACACGTGAAACAAAACGGTAGGCCCGAATCATCCTGGTTACGAACGGGCTGTGGAAATCCTCGGGGTACATCTCGTTGAGCTCTCGGTACGCTTCCTCGTCGGAAACCTGTTCGCCATAGTAGTCCCCAGTAATGCTTCCGTAGATTTCGTTGAAATACAAACAGGTTCGGCAACAGGATGTTGCATAGCGACGGCAACGGTCACATACGTTCATTTTTCAAATTTTTCCTTCAATTGGAGATACCGCTTGTACTCTTCTTCTTCACGTGCTTTTTCGAGGGCTTCCTTTTCACGGCGTTTCGCCTCTTCCTCTTCACGCCGCTTCTGTTCCCAGTATTCCTTGTGCCACTTCTGGAACTCCTTGACCGATTCTTCCTGGTCGCCGTCAAGGTATTTCCTGATGATGGAACTCGGGACAGGAAAAGTGTAATATTCTCCCTCGCCCATAATGACTTCTTCTACGCAAAGATTGATAATTTTGGGTATAGAACCTTCGGTAATAACCCCGTCATATTCCAAGTCCTTAAAAAACCAAGTGGCAATGCGTTCGCCACTGGGCTCGGCAAAAAACGCATCTACCATCTTGTCAAGCTCGCTTTCTACTTCGTTGACAATCTTCTGCGAATCTTGGTATGCTTTAAGTTTTTCTATGCTGTTCATATTAAATCCTGTTTTTATTTGAAGTAAGTTTTCCATTTACTGCGGGTGTTCTTCACTTGGAATACACCCCATCCATAAGTAGTCGCACGAAGCGGCTTGTTGTCGTAGTCGTCGTATTCGTGATATTTCTTCCTGTAGTGACGGAAGTAGCGTTCCATTGCGTGCCTTGGGCTTGCCGCACGGACTACAAAAATGGGGTAGTCAGTATCCCAGAACGAGCCGAACAAGTTGTGGCTCCGTCGGATTTCATAAACGTCCCAGGTCTCCACCGCTTCACGGAGACGGTGGAACGCATTCTTGTTGTCACGCTTGACCAAGATGACGCCAATGATTATACTTACAATAACAGACACAGTTACAACTGCTGCTATCCACATATATCTATCTCCTTATTTGTGATTGATTGGCTCTTTGTAATGATGGACTTCCACCGTTCTCTTCACAGTGTCAACGATGAGCAAATCAAGGTTGGAAAACGCGAAGCCCTTGGAGTTGATGATGTCGTACGCACTGATGCCCGCATTACCGTTCACGTAATGATAGATATAGCGGATTAGCATACCGTGCGAAATTGCGATTACAGCGTTCGTGCTGTTCTCGTGACGGATATCGTTTCCCATGTCGTGCAGCACGATTTTCGCCCGTTTCTCCATCGTGGAAGCTGGGAGGAACACCAGTTTGTTGAACTCGGCTTCCGTAATCTCCCAGAACTTCTTGTTCCCGAGAGCCTTGCAGTCGAATTCGCCTAGGCTCGTGGTCACTTCGGTCGGGAGACGGTCGAACAGCAGTTTCGCCGTGCTGATGCAACGCTTGGTCGGCGAGCTGACGATAACCTTCCTGTCGGCCTCTGGAATGAACTTGCCGACACGCTCTTCCCAGTCGTCTGGCTTGTCATAGAGGTTGATATCGGTGTTTTCGTACCCAGCAACCATCGAACCCGACAGGTTTGCCGAAGTAGGTGCATGCCTGATGAAATAGAATTTCATGCTTCCTTCTCCATCATTTTGTCATGATATTCGCACAACGCTTCAAGGTCCTTGTCGTAACCGACATCCATAGAGACGACATCATTCATGTCCAATGCGGCCACCTCTTTGAAATTGTCACCTTCCTTTACATACCTCTTTGGCAAGCAGTCGGAATATATGAATTTGCTTCTATCCGACGGGTCTACCCTGCAGTCTACTCCATAGAACATCTTTCCGCACGGGAACAGGGCGATATACCATTTGCCAGTGTTTGACGGTTCGATAACGAGGTCTGTTTCACGGTTGTAAATCAGTTCCTTGACGATATCCTTCTTAATCCACTGGCAGAACATGTAGGCTTCTTTAAGCTGCTTGCCCCAATTCTTGGTTAGGTCAAAATTGTAGTAACTTTCTTCGCTCAACATATTAGCCATCCCTCTGCACCACATCGTCGTAGGTATTGCACGGTTCAGGAGGAGGAATTGGTGCCCCGCATGAGGGGCAGTAACAGATACGCTTGAAATGGGACAATGCGGCCTGGTTGAGAGCGTCGAGTACATCCTTCGTGTAGATGAAGTAGCACGGCTTGTTCCCTGGACGGAATGCACCATCAATCTCGAAATGGTAGAGCGTGCTGTGGTCATTCACGTTCTGTAACGGCTTGTCTTCGGAAAGGAGGTATAACCCAACGCACTGTTCCCCGTCTGGGATGACGGGGATTTCCTCTGGGAAGTGGTGAACTGGGATTGACGACTTCCTTGCTTCGAGTTCGTTGTACTTGTGGGCTAGCTCGTTGTACTTGTCCACCATTTCGTTCAACTTTTCAAGCTCCTTGTCGGCCCTCTGAGATTCCTGGCACGATTCGCACCTGCTTACCTGGAAGGCGTTCGCTGACCCCTGCAACGCGATGATGTGTTCCTTCAAGTCGTTGTTTCTCTTCTTGAGCTTTTCCATTTCTTCCAGGTCGTATCGGTAGCTTTTCAGTAGGGTGATGATTTCTCCTTCGGTGGCCACACCGATGTCCTGTTCGTCGAGAAGGACGGTTACGGCGTCGTCGGTATGGGCCTTACGGTATTCGTCAACCAGGAATTTAAACACTTCGTGGGAAACGAGGACGCACTTGTCCATTGTTTCAATCGCATCTTCAAGCGAGCACATAGGGAACTCCGTTTTTGTTGGATTATAGGTTAAGATAAATATATTTTATTGATGTATTTTTGTCAAGGTAAAAATTATGCTTCCGTACGAATCTAATGAACCCAAATTGAAACCAGTTTTCCAGTCCGAAGGTCACAACCCTGTGTTCCAAGCCGAGTGTCACGACCCGTCCATTAGCGCCGAGTGTTACAACCCCGATATCAAGGCGGAAGCATCCCCGTTCCAGCCAATGCCGAAGGAAGAATGGTAGGGTGCCTTGCCAAATTTGGAAAGAATGGCTATATTTTTGATGATGACGTGCATTTCAAACTGGATTTAATTTATGATTATCATTGACCCTCACCCGTTCGTGTTCAAACAGGTTAAGGCTATGTTGAAGGAGCTGTGCGACAAGCCGAAGTACGAGAAAGTCGTTGTCGTGCTCGGTTACAACGTGATGCCATGCTCCGAGGCCCTTAAACTCAAGGAGAAACACCCCGATTACAAACTGGTCGTTTACAACCTCGAACAACTCTATGTTGGAAGCCCTTGGCTGAACGCAAACACGAGGGGATGGTTCTCACGTGCCGACGAAATCTGGGACTACAACTTGGAGAACATCAAGTTCTTCTCGGATACCCTAGGTTACAGGGCGAGCTACCACCCGATTAAGTGGGTAGAAAGTCTGAAGACGATAGAGAAGGTTAAGCCCGAGAACATGCTGTACGATGTCCTGTTCTACGGAGAGGAAACCCCCAGAAGGAACAAGCTTATAGGCTCGATGCGTGCCGCCCACCGTGAATGGGCTGTCATCACGGCAACGGGCGTTACTGGCCCTGCTCTCGACTACCTGATTGCCCACTCGAAGATTATACTGAACATCCACGCATTCCCGCAGTACCAGTGTCAGGAAATCGTCCGAATGTTCTACCCGCTAATCAACGGCAAGTGCATCGTCAGCGAACCGTCGAAGAACGACAACTATGCAGGCGATTCCGTCGTCTATTCCTCCTACGACAACATGATTGAGACAGTGAAGGGTCTTCTTACCGATGGCAAATGGATTAATGTCGCTTCTGAGGCGTCTGACAGGTTCCGCAGACACACCACCAAGTAGTGAGCCTGCCAAGGAAACCAAGCCTCCCCGTAAAGTGTACAAGTACACTGTCATCGAGTGTATCCTGGACGACTATGAACCCGTAAGGGAAGTCAAGAACGCGAAGGGCGACGTGCATTACTTGCTGATAACGGACAACAGGAAGCTGAAGAGCAAGACATGGGATGTACACCACATTTCGGAATACCATTGCCTCGACGGAATTAACGATGTCATCGGGATTCTGAACTATGTCCGCTATCATCCGTTCGCGTTTGCCGACACGAACGTTTCCATCTACATCGATGCAAGCATGTTGATTAAAAAGCCGCTTGACAAGCTGTATGAAGACTTCGTCAACTCCGGTTCCGACATAGGCATTTCCATACACCCGTACAGGACGAGCGTCTATGACGAACTCCATGCGTGGCAGAGGGCCCGTGGCCTTTCGGCGGAGGATGTCAACGCACAGATGAAACTGTTCTCGAAGACTTCGTTCAACAAGGCCGTCCTGTTCCAGTCTGGGGTAATCATCCGCAGGAACGTAAAGATTGTGAACATCATAGACGAAATCACCTGGTCTTTCCTGAAACTTACAGCAGTAGACTGCTCTTCCACGAGGCTCGACCAGACTGTTCTGACATATGTTCTCGCGACCTATTTCAGCGGAGTGAAGTTCTTCCTGTTCACGCAGCACCTGATTCAATCCAGTTACATCACATGGTGCAAGCACGGTTCGGACCAGCCGATTCTAATCGACAAGAGGTATTACGTCAGGCCGTCCGTGTTTGGTGTGTACGTTACACCTTATATGATTGAGCCAGTGTCGGAAACGGCTAAAAATAAGATAATTTAGTGATGGCGGCTGAAACCTTGCCGTCAAGGATATATTGATGCAGTTTGGTGTTATTGAGAAGAGAATTACTCGTTTATGGTGTAAGACCCCAGCTTTGCTTATCGGACCCCCTGGCATAGGAAAGACCCAGTTCTGCCGTTCACTCGCAAAAATACTCGGGCTGCGGCTGGTAATTCTCGACTGTTCGCAGTCTGGCGACTCTGGTGACCTTATCGGATTGCTGGAAATCGAGAACCATGTACACCACCATACGAAACCAGACTGGATGAACAGCACCGAGCCGACCCTGGTGTTCATCGACGAAATCAACAGGGCTAAGGGCGAAATCATCGCCGCCCTCATGAAGCTGTGTTCCCCCGAACAGTCGTTCAACGGGTTCACCCTTCCCGAAGGTTCCCGTGTCGTCCTTGCAATCAACCCGTCGAACGTTGACTCCAACCAGGTCATGCCTCTTAACAGGGCTCTCTTCACCCGTTTCGCCCGTTATCACGTCGAAGTCGATGCGAAGTATTGGGACAAGTGGGCTGAAAGCGCTGGCATCAACCCTATCATCAGACGCTTCATCGCTTCCCACAACAACGCTTTGTATGTGGACGACACCGAGGTTGACTCTGAAGACGAGAACACGGCGAACCCGCGTTCCTGGGAAAACTTCGCCCGTCTTTTCGACAATGCGTATAAAGGCGGCGATTATGTCGATGTGAATGGAAATCCTGTTCCTGGCGGAATGGAGACCATGCTCATAGATGCCACGTCAACCCTAGGGCCAGACATGGCCAAGGTGTTCACCGAATGGTTCAGAAAGAACGGCAACACCCTCGATGCCGACATGGTTCTGAAAGCGAAGGAAAGCGACTGGATGACGTACAAGGGCATCATCGACGCTATGAGCGTTCCGCAGTTGACACAGTTGAGCGACGCTGTTATCACAAAGATTTCTAACGCCTACGAAAACGCAAAGCAGTCTAAGACGATGTCACTGAACTTCTGGTATTTCTACTTTGCCGTACCGCCAGAGATACGGGCCCAGATGTACAACTTCCACCTGATAGACCTTGTGTTCCAGATTTCCGAAAACAAGAAGAATTGGCTATCTGTCCTCCGTGAACATGTCGGGGACCAGAAGAAGGCCGCCCTCAAAGCCAGCTTTAGTGAATTCAACCAGGTCAACTGATGTCCGCATTATACAAGATAGAACAGGCTAAGATGCTGCTGGGGTCGGTGAACGCTCCCGCACTGTGCTACATAAACATGGCACAGCCGCTAATTGAGGACGACCGAACGAAGACGCTGATGCTTGATGCCCACATGCCCGGCCAGCTTTATCTGGTTGCGAACAGCCGTTGGGTGGACATGATGGACCTGAGCGACCTTGCGAAAGTCCTCTACATAGAGGCTTCCCGCATCGCATTGCACCATGTCACCAAGCGTGCCGTTGACAACAAGTTCAACCTCCTTTCTAGCGACATCATCTGCTACGCTATGGCGAGGGGATGTCTTACCCTGACAGGAACATCTTTCCCTGACGCTCTCGACAAGAGCAAGGCCAACGTCTACTACGAACAGGGGAAGGTTTTGTACAAGAACGAGACTGGAAAGGAATGGGACGGTGACTGTGATTACCACGAGAAGGTGGCGATGTGGATGGAACGGGCTGCAAACAATTCCGACGGTGGCGACCCAGATGATTCAGACCAGTCCGAAACCTCAGGTGGAGAAGGTGAGAACAGCGACGGGCCAGGAACTCCGCAGGAAGCCCTTGAAGACTACTTCTGTGACGACACACGTTCCGACAACTGGACACCGAACGAGACCGTTGCTAGCGACATTGCGATGGAGACGAAGCATCTGGAGGAGAACGGTGGGTTTGATGGGACTAGCTGGGGTCTGAGCGCTGGTGACATCCTGATGAAGATACTTGCCGCACAGAAGCCTCCCGTTGACCACAGGCGTATCATCCGTTCGTTCATAGGCACGGTTGTCTCACAGCGTACGGAATCGACGAGAATGAGGCAGAACAGGCGGTACAACCTGCTGTTCCCAGGTCAGCGTTCCGTATATGATTGCAAGCTTCTCCTTGCAGCAGACTCGTCTGGTTCTATGTCTGACGAAGACCTTTCCGCAGCCGCCTGCCTGATAGCCAAGATTGCCACTGGGAGCCAGATAGATTTCTCGTGGTGGGACTGCAAATGCACCCTCCCGATGACGTTCAAGCCTGGAGGTTCCCGCAAGAACTTCGATGTGACTGGACGAGGAGGAACCAACCCGCAGTGCGTGTTTGACATGCTCAGGGATAATAAACTTGTGAGGAAGTATTCGGGCATAATCATCTTTTCGGACATGATTTTCGACGAGATACCGAAACCGAGGGAAATCCCCGTTGACAACATGCTGTGGATTTGCACGGCTGACGGGAGCAACCCTCCGAGATGGGTTCCCCGCCGAAGGATTATGCGTTGCAAGGAGATTATGAGCTGTATCAAAAAAGACCCTTGACTTTTCATGGGAAGAATGTATATTTACATTGAGATAGTTAGCTTGTTCATAATATAGTTAATTAAAACGAGGTTATTATGAGAAAGATGTTGCTTATTATTGCGGTACTGGTGGCGTTCGCATTTTCTAAACAGACCTACGATACCAAGTGTTCAATTCTTGTTGCGAACGGACAATCTGTCACATACAGGTGTACTAACGGGATGGATGTGACCCTAGTGTTCGCCTCCGACGTGAAAATTCCGACAAAGGTTTTCTACGACAGCAAGACTGGTTTCTTCGACCCAGATACCGAAAGCAAGCTTAAGGTAAACGCCAACAAGAGATAGTGTGGTTGCAGCATGAGCGAGACGCAAGAACTTCCAAAGAAGAAGATGTGGTCTACCATATACCACGATACGACAAACGACAAGATGTATCTGTGGTATGTTGACGGTACGACCGATGTACTCCCAGTCAGACACCGTTCCTATACTAACCGCCTTGGTGAATTCGGGGCCGTAGAGTGCGGGATGAAGGACATCTTCGGAAACGACGTATACGAATTCTACCTTTCCCACAACGAAGAAAAGGAAATCAAGCGGCAGTATCAAGGTTCGACAAACCATTTCAACGAGATTGATATTGACCCACGATGCCGCTTCCTGCAACAGCAGTATGAAGGATATGATATCGAACACCCGAACATCAAGGATATCAACCTCTGCTTTATGGATATCGAAGTGTCAACCGAGGGTAGGTTCCCTGTCCCTTGGTTGGCCGAATATCCGATTAACCTGATTATCCTCAACTTTGCAGATTACTCCGTTCAGTTCGGTACGCTCGATATCGACGATGAAACTCTGGAAAAGTACAAGGAACTCAACTGCACCTATATCAAGTGTGCGACAGAGCAGGAACTTCTGACAGGAACTTTCAACTACATCAGAGAGCACAATGTCGATATCCTCTCTGGTTGGAACTTTTCGTACGATACCGAGTACACAAGCCGTCGTGCAAAGAAGCTCGGAATTCCTATCAATCTCATGTCGAGAATGCCTAAGGGAAGCGAAAAGGCTTACTTCGACGAAAAGAAGCGTGAACTCCACATTGCTGGAACGGAAGTCATGGACTTCCTCGCACTTTACAAGAAATACACCTTCTCCGAAGAGCCGAGCTACAAACTCGATGCAATCGGTGAAAAGGAAGTTGGCGAGAAGAAGGTGCCGCTTCCTGATGGATACCTGTCGTGGAAAACTTACCCGTCGCTGTTCGGCTACTATAACGTGATAGACGGTGTCCTATGTAGAAAAATCCAGACAAAGACAAAGATGTTCGACCTTGCGCTAATGTCCTCTGCTGAGGCACGAGTGCCGATTACATCAGTGTTTGAATCCAAGAAGATGATGGTGGGCTTCGTCCTGAACCACCTTCACAAGCAGAACATGGTGTTCCCCGTTTACAGGCCTACTGCAAAGGAGGAATACCCTGGCGCCTTCGTGTATTCAGTCCCAGGTTTCTACAAGATAGAGGTGTCGTACGACTACCGAAGCCTTTATCCTTCAATCATGATGACCTTCAACATCAGCCCCGAAACAAAGGTTATCAAGCCTATCGACTATGTGCTGACCGAAGAGGAAAAGAAGGTTCTCATCAGGTCGCCTTGGACACACAACGGTCAATATCAGGTGTTCTACCGAAAGGATGTGGAAGGTATCGTTCCTCAGGTTACGAGAAAGCTGTTCAACGGTCGTGCCGAACTCAAGATTAAGAAGAAGCAGGCCGAAAAGGACGGTAACGAAGAACTGATGAACATTTACGATATGATGCAGAAGGTGTACAAGGTGCTTGGTAACTCCCTGTACGGATTGCTCGGTACTCCGTTCTTCGCATTCTACGATATCGACAATGCTGCGTCAATTACTGGTTACGGCCAGAGGCTCATCAAGTACACCTGTAAGCACCTTGCCGAATACATCAACAAAGACCTGTCTCATGACCAGCGCTTCATCGACACGTTTGGTTACTCACCGAAAATCAACCCAGACTACTGCGGCGAGATTTTCTGGAACGAAGCGAACGTTGACTTCGACGATGTTGAAAAGGCTACCGAATGGGGTTACGACATCACGAGCGACATCCTGCAAAGAAGAATGTCCCACGGTGATACCGACTCGTTCTATGCCAAGTTCGACGACATATATGAAGAGTTCAGCAAGAACCAGGGTAAGAAGGTTCAGATTGTCGTGTATGACGGACACCAGATTATCCACAAGGATGATTTCGACGCTGGCAACGAGATGGCCTACAAGAAGCACTTTGCCCTCATGGCCCATACATACTGCCCTGATGTCTATGACAAGCCGAGTAACCGTGAACCGCAGGAAATCAAGGGGAGCAAGTACAAGTTCTCCAAGCTGCAGATTATGTACAAGGACGGCATGATTTCGAACAAGCGGTTCCGTGTCATCATCAACCGTTACAGGCTTACCGACTTCTGCCGTATGCTTGACGCATCTATCCTCGAAGAGAAACTGGATGAGTACATGCTTGGCTACGCATCGTCTTGGGGATATCGTACAAACGAACTGTTCCTTAAACGTGAAAAGTGCATTTACAAGACAATTGTGACTGCGAAGAAGAAATACATCTGTGTGGCTGAATCCAACGAAGACATCGTGTACCTTGACAAGAAGACACCTGACCTCGTTATCCACCCGCACTACGCAATCACTGGTCTTGAAATCGTGCGTTCGTCTACGACCATGTTCTCACGTGAACGTATGATGAACACGGTGGAACTCATGATGGATACGATGGATAGGGAAACCCTGCGTAAACGTGTCGTCGAAATCAAGGACGAGTATACGCAGAAGATTCTCGACCATGCCTACCTCGACATTTCCTGCCCGTCAGGTGTCAAGGAAGAGCCTCCTGAGTACACTGAAATGATTAACTTCCCGAAGGAAGAATTGAAGAAAATCGACTGGCGTAGAAAGGCCGCATCTGTATGGAACTACCTTATCTTGAACGACAAGGAACTCATGAAGATTCCGTACGAGCCGATACACGCTGGCGACAAGATGAAGTACATCAAGGTGTGCGACAACCCGTTCGGCATAACCTCAATCGGTTACACTGGCGATGTAGTCCCGCCACGCCTTCTCCAACTGTTCACACCAGACTGGGAAGGCCACTGGAAGGTGACCGTCTCCAATATACTTGGCCGTCTATTCAAGGCTGTCGGATGGGGTGAGAACATCGAGGAAGACCAGACTGAAATGATGTGCGACCTGTTCTAAGGAGTCAAAATGAGATACAAAAAATATCCAGATTACAACCAGTCTTTCTTCGGAAAGACGGCTGTTGGCGAACTCGCATGGAAGTATCGTGACAAACACCCGACTGTCTTCATCAAGTATAAGGGCGTTGGGCATACCGCAGACGACCCATGTATGGAAGCATCGTTCAGCCCTGTTTCACATGATGCGATGGGGAGAAACATCCCTGATGATGTCAGGCGTTTCTTCTTCACGCTCGATAGGTTTGTTGCGATATATTCTGTACGGGTTGAATACGACGGTTCAGAACCGAACGAACGTTTAACAGAAATCTATTTTGAAACCGATTTCCCACACTAAATAAAAGAGGCGGCCCATTCGGACCGCTTCTTTGTTGCATTGAGTTAAATATGATTATTGTTTCGGGAAAGCCTTCTGTGCGGCAGCGGTTTTTTCCTGAACTTCCTTTATACGTTCGCTAATTTCACGGGAATGTGCCATCAGCTGAGTACCATTCTTTGCTTCAACGTCTTTAAGAAGGACATCAGCATTTTTCAGAAGGCCGTTTAGTATATTGACGCACTCATCAAGGCTCTCCTTTGTCATGTCGTTGGAGTGAGCGTTCTTGAATATCTCGATTTTCTTTTCAATGGATTCCTTGTAGTGTGTAACAAGAGAACGCCAGTTGTTCTGATAATCGGATTCATCAAGACGTTTCAATCCTGATGTGAACTGATTCATTTTATCTGTCTTTGTGATTCCAACGAACTTAAAGAAAAGTCTAAGGGATTCCACCATTTTGTCACGGGCCGAGATTACCAGCCTGTTGATTGCACCTTGTGCGTCTTGTTGTGTCATGTCTCCCTTTTTGAAGGAATCAGTTATTTCTTTGAGCTTCTTTTTGTCCTCATCGGTATCGAGAATTTTCGCATGCTTCAAGTCGAGATAGTCATCAAGTTTTTCGCTCAACCTTACGTTTTTGGATTCCTTTTCTTCTGGATTTACCCAATCAGACAATCCATTTAGCTTGCTGTCGTTGTCTTTGTAGTTCATTTTGAGTTTTGTCAAATGATACTTATTTTGGGCAATGTCCAGGAGGTATTCGGACAGTGCATCGCCAGTAGGCTTTCCTTTACAGAAATTATTGAAGTCTGTGTCGTGTTCGGCAAGCATACGTGCATACGCCTGTTTAGCCTTACTGGTCAACTGTTTATTAAAGTTGTTTTTTTCTTTAAAACACATTAACGCAACATTGACATTTTCGAGTTCATCATCAAAATCATTGACTTCATCGTAGAATTCAGATATTTCACTCTCGGGGTCATCAGATTTATAGTAATCATCAATAGCTTCGAACATATCCTCAACAATGGATGTCATGTCCTTTTTGATTACATCATACGCAAACTCAGGGCGAAAGATACTCAACCCAAACACTGGCTTTCCTGTACGTAGATATGCGGCAAGTTGAGACGGAAGTTTGCCATTATTTGCGCAGTACGTATTGTAGAATGTAAGAAACTCGTTATACACGTACAGAACGCGGATAGCGTTTTTCTTCATCGCTATATTTCCATCTTTTTTGCCTTCGGAAAGGACGATTTTATCTTTATGGTCGCTAACAAGGCTTGCGATTTCTGGTGGAATTTGGCCCAAATTATCGAGTACCTTGTTCCAGCCTTCATCGTCGTCGGAGACGGTTGCCTGATATGTGTCGTTCTTGTCATGAAACTCGTAATCATCACTCTTGTCTTCCGAGTCAAACTCACCGTTAATAGCTTTGGGTGAACCCGATGTGTTCTCTTCCGTGGACACGCCGCCTTCAGCTACTTCCTGATAGGTGAAAGTATCGTTCATTGCGTCTCTGTCCAAACCAGTTTGCTCCATGAGTTCGTAAGCCTTCTTCTTGAATTCTTCTTTTGTGTATTGCTTGTTGTCTATTGGCTTACCGTCTTTTTTGCTTACGATAATATACTTCTTTTCCATAATTAACTCCTTACTTTTCGTCGGCGAAATCCATAAACGGTTTATCGCCAGGTTTCGTTACGACCTTCGGTGTAGCCTGCTTGCTTTCGGCAGGTTGTGCCGACGCATTGGAAGATGGCTGCTCTGAACTTTTCTTTTGAGAGCTAGTGTCAATGCAATCGTCCATGGTGATGTCTTTGGCGAGCTTGAACGTACCCGGCTTAATATGGAGGTCTCCCCTGGCGCTCTTGTCATCGCATCTTGCAATCCACCACTTGAACTGGTCACGGTCCTTCACGTGCTTTATGACGTATGTCCTTGCAGCCGCCCTTGACTTGAAGAAACCGATACGGACACGCCATACGTCCTTGCGGGTAGTGTTGTGTGCAAGACCGTCGTACTGGTAAATGTACACGCCCTGAACGTTGTTATCGTCAAGCTCGTGCTTGGCCTGGTATGCGGCGCTCTTTCTGTTTTCGCTGCTGTGCGATACCAGGTTGACTACGTACGGGTGAGTCTCGCTGCACTGTTCGCCCTCGATTGGCTCAAAGTCGGTATCCTTCCATTTATACGCGGGTGCCGCCTTCTTTGGTGCTTCCTTCTTTGGTGCGCCAGCATCATTTTTAGACGGGATTTCATTAGCAGGTGCAGGAGCTGGTTCTGGACATACAGGAGGACATTCTGCCTTCGGCTGTTCTGGCTTCGGAGCTGGCGCAGGAGCAGGCTGCGGTGCGTGCTGGCGTACTGCCTGTGGTGCTGGCAGCTCTTCTGGAGGTGGAGGAGGCGGAGCCGCATCTACCATGCGTTGTGCTTCTTCCCATCTTGTATCAGGGTGGAACGTGACACGTGTCTCAGGTTCACGCGGGTCAATCCTTGGGGCTGGGTCGTATGTTACAACATTGCCGTAACTCCTAGGAGCAAAAGAACCTTGCTGATGGGTCTGCAAGTGAAAGTCTGCGTTTGAGCTAGTAGGAGGCCTCGGATTGGAACGGGTACGAACCAGGTCGTTACCATTGTATATTGTCTTGTTGCCATAGCCATGGCTGAAACCACTTGGTCGAGCACCAGTAATTCCACGTACTCCGTTAGGAAGTCGGAACTCAAACCCTTCAAACAGTGCGTTGTGTGCATCAACGACAGCCTCTACCAGGGATTTAGGAGCGATTTCGCTTACTGCCTCAATAAATGCCCTCATGCGCTTCTTGGCAAGCCTCTTGGGACTTACACCTTCCATGAGAGCGACATCGTATTTCTGCATATTGTTCATAACATTCTCCTTAAACCATTAGTGGTTTTCATCGTATAGGCTCTGCAATGCCTCACCAAGACCAGGGAAGTCCAACGCCTCGTTGATGATTTGCTTATCCTGTGGGGATGCGTTGTTGTATTCGTCGAGCATTTCTACTGCGTTCTTTTCGTCGCCACCATTCAGGAACATGAAGTAAGCGACCAGGACTGCACCAAGTAGTGTGCCAACTGTCTTTCCAGTGGTGCCGTTGAACCCGAGGAAACGTGCGATAACATTACCTCCCACACCACCACCTAGTACGGCAATCACTTTCATAACAGTCTCGGCTACGCTTCCTTCCTCTTCACCACCATTGGAACCACCATTGGAACCACCATTGGAACCACCAAAGATTCCGCCGAAGGAACCAGTATTAGCAGCGTCAACTTCTTCTGGGTTGGAGAAGAATTTGTAAATCTTGTATCCACCATAGCCTACGACACCTGCTGCACCAAGCTTGAGTGTTCCAATTAACAACTTGTAGCTTCCTATAAGTCCCCTAGCGACTTTACGCATTGTTGAGAACTTTCCAGTGAACTGCCCCCATGCCTCTGGGTTCATGTACGGAGGGTATCCGTACGGACTCCCGAACGGCCCTTGGTTATAACGGCCCATTCCTCTGTATCGATAACCACGTCCTGCCTTTGACGCTCCGTTGAAGCCATCAAATCCACCTTCTCTTTCGTACGCATCTTCTAGGTGAGACTGGTAATTGTTATTAATCGCTTGCTTGTCCTTGTTAAATTTGGTAGTCGCTTTATTAACTTTCGCGTTATAATCCTTCATAGCCTGTGTATTAGCAATCTTCTCGTCAAACTCCTTATTGGCGTTCTTAATAGCCGCATCACGGTCGAGTTGGCTAAGATTTTGATTGTTCTTTATGTTCTCCAGCGCTGTTTTGCGTTGTTGTTCAAGTGCCTGTACTTCGGCGTCGTTGTCGAAAGTCGTTTTTGCCTTATTTAGACTTGTGTTATATGACTTATTTGCTTTAGCTAGGTCATCAGCTTTAAACCCTTCCAGTTCCTCTGAATTAAAGTTGAATGACTTATTTTGCCTTGCAATTTTATCCATTTCCTTCCGCTCGGAGACATCTCCCTTGCCAGCCTTGTATCTCATGTCGTTCATCTGTTGACGGACGGCATCTCGCTTCATCCCGAGTTTTCTTAAATCAGAGGCGTTTTTAGAATTGAGGTTACCATCGCCAATTTTTGAAAGGTTTAGCCACTTGTTGGTCAAATCGGCATCCTTCGCAGCCAATTTTTCAAACTTATCCAGCCTATTCGCCTTTCGACCTGCTTTTGTGAAGAAATTCAAGAACTTAGTTAAAGCCCCGACACGGCCTTCCATTAGAACCTGTACTTGCTGGTCGTCGAGGCTCTCGAAAAACATATGTTTCTCTTTATCGCTCATGCTGTCGATAAGGGATTCGAGACGGGCTCTGTCTGCGGGGACAATCTCTATTGACGGGGCGCTTTCGACGGCGTCATCTACGACGTTATCGACCTGTTCTTCGGCCACTTCGTCAACGGAATCCTTGACAGCGTCAACAACGGCGTCTGCCACGGTGTCTGCCACCATTTCTTCCTGTCCGCATTCAAATAGGGCGTTGTGGAGCTTCATCACTCCTTCGAGCTGGTTCTTTGACAGAATCTTGCTCGCTGACTGCTCAAAAAGCTGTTTGTTGTTCATAAGTATACTCAATGCTTAACTGTAAAGAGTTTATAACTTTTTCGGGGAAACCGTTGACAATCTGGAACTTTTTTAGTATTTTTCCGTAAAAAGGAGAGCCATGGAAGAAAAGGTTCCTAACTTATATAAGTTAAACGATATTCTTTGGAGTTCGTTCCGAGATATTTATTTCGAGGACGAGGGGCACCGTTATACCGATTCCGAGGGTAACGTGTACAAGTCCGTATCTACCGTCATTGAAGAGCTGCATGACCCGTTCAACGATAAGGAAGTCGCCCCGTTTACTGCCGCCAAGATGTCCAAGCAGCAGGGCAGGACGGTTACTGCGAAAGAAGTGCTTGCCATGTGGAAGGACAAGAACGAATACGGCAAGGACATCGGGCACGAGGTCCATAGCGTCATGGAAAACCTGTGGGCCAGAAAGTCATATACGCATAAGTTTAGAAAACGTTACAAATACGACGATATTCAGGCCGATTTTGAACGGAGAATACCAAAGTGCAAGGCGTTGTTCTCGAAGCTGTCCGAGCGGTACATCCCAATCAGGGTTGAACTTCCCGTCTACGACAAGAAGCACCTCATTTGCGGAACGATGGATATCCTCCTGTACGACAAGGTTTCCGACAAGCTCGTAATCGGTGACTGGAAAACCAATTCGCACCTTGATTTCGAACCCAAGCCGTACACCACCAAGATGTACGCCCCGTTCGACAACTTCTACGACATAAACTATCATCACTACTGCATACAGCTCAGCATGTACAAGGCGATACTTGAACTAAACACGCCACTCAAAGTCGGGGCGATGTGGATATGCCACATTCCAGCGGAGGGTGATGCGAAACCGTACGGAATTATCGACGTTTCCGACGTAATCAAGAGGACGATACTCGCATGACCTTCAACGAGATAGACAGGATGCTTCAAGGTTGCGGGCTTTCAAAAAGCGTCGTCAGGACGTGGAAGGAAGCCAGTTCCAGCACGTTCTATTTCTCGTCTGCTTGCGACTACGATGACGCATCGTTCCTGCAGAAAATGGCCCATACATGTGTAGCGATGCTCAATGAGAAAACTCTGCGTCTATACCCTTTCTACAGCCCAGAGGAACTCAACAGCCTGTCGATTAGTGACAGCAGTTCTTTCCAGAGCAACATCAACCTGGATAAACTAGAGGACACCCCGCAATCCAGACTTGTTCTGGAATTTTATGAGAAATATGCTGGAAACCCCATGTTGAACCGTGTAAACAACACCGTTACCGTCAATTCGGTTTCAATCAACGATGTTACCCCAGGGTTCAAGACGTTTGTGGTTGACATGCTCACTATGCAGCGTAAAATCAGGCAAATCAAGGCGGACAGGATATTATCGAACTTTTGAACGGCAAACGCTGATTCCGCACAGCCAGCACGCCGAGAAGATGCTGAATAATGCGGTTCACCCAATACAAAGGATGCTCAAATGAAAAACGAAGCATACATGAAAAGGATAGCCGACCGTTCTCACAGGACTGTCGGCTGCGACGTAAACAGCGACCTCGGCAAGATTAACCTCCGTGCCGCCCGCCATCTCGAACGTGTCATCAGCAAGTGCAAGACCCAGACGGAAATGCGTCACGAAATGAAGGGTCTCCAGGACAGTGCCGCCTTCATGAAGAAGCGTCACGACAAGGAGTATTACTCCCGCATTGTCGCTGTCCTCAGGGAAGCGAAGGATGCTGTTACTGCGTTCCAGCAGGGCGACATGAAGACCGTGTACACGATACACGCAAACTTCATGAAGCAGGCTGCTAAGCATACCTAGTATTCAACCACGGAGAGTGCGGGTCATCTCACCCGTTCATTTCGGGTGAGATGCCTTGCATTAACTTTATGAGTAAAAACGAAGTAAATATCAACAAGCGTACACAAATCATACCAGAAGAAACCTGGATGATTCAGGAAGCAAGAACCATCGGACTTAATTTCCTGCATACGACTTCCGATGAGGGTGAAAACGATAGTGTCATCTACGTGTTCATCCACCGTTTCAACATAGTCAGGATAAGGTTCACCGTTGACCACAAGAACGGCATATTCTGCTCTGGACGGGTAGAGCAGATTGGACACTCTCACTACAAAGACGGAGAATTTTCATTTGATGCGCGTCCCAAGTCGGGTTTGGTATTTGCAGTACAGGACGAGAGGGATACCATCGACAAGTTCTTCGCGGTATTGAACAAGAAACTGCTCGAACTGGACTCTAATAATGTATTTTAATGGTGCTGAATTCACCCTAAATCAGAGGTATTTATGCTTAGAGACGGAGTAATCAATTTTTGGGAAGACATGTTGGGCATCGACCCAGATGACCTTAGACGAGCTATCGAGTCCGATGGTACTCTAACCAAATTTAAATATGGCAGAGACGAGCGTGAACGCCAGTCTGCCATTAATCCACGCCATACGGACGCTGTCGGAAACCGTGAGATGGCGAACAAAATAAACGAGCTGTACAACGAGCTCAACCAGAAGGACAAGGACCTGAAGGAAGCCCGCGAGAGCGTACGAAGATTGCAGGGTAGCGTACGGGAATTCAGACAGCGTGCAGAAGACGCCGAGCTGAACGCCGCCCGAGTCAAGGAAAGCTACAACGGCCTTGCGGCAAGATACAACAAGCAGGTTGAGACGAACAAAGGATTGAGAGCCGAGCTAAACGCGCTCTACAAGGAGGTAGAATATCTTCTTGCAAAACTCAGTTCAGAGCAGGACGGAACCGCCGATGCAGACTCCCCTAAGTTGACGATAAACGACGATACTGGCGAGATTAGTAAGGTTCCCGATAAGGAAGTTGATGCAATCGACATCCCTCTGTGTGCGGCTGAAGAGATTATCAGGAAAATCCAGGGGTTGTAATGGACATTTCCAAGTTCTGTAACGAAGAAGGCGTAATTCCGAAGGAAACGTACGACAGGCTATACAAGGAATATAGCGAAAAGTGCGACAAGATTATCCCATTGGGTGAAAAGTATGTCCTGAACAAGGCTGGCAAAATCGCAGGATTCGATTTTGTCGAAGGGAATACCTTTGTCATCGTCCTCGCATACACGCCGTCCATACCCAGGATTGACCTCGTGATATCTTCGGAGTTTCAACCGTGTATCGTTTTCAACGACATCGACGAGCTTCTGTCCGTGTTGAAGACATTGGATTTCTCCGTATACAAGAAAGAAGTTGTCGAAAAGCTCGCGTTTCTCAGAGAAGAGACAATCAAGCTGTTCAAGATGATGCAGGCAAACGACGTTGAACTCCTCATCGACATAAAGAACTTGTACAGAAAGCTTGAAGAACATGCTGAAAGTGCTGATTATTCCGTAAAGGTACAGGACAGGTAGACTATGCTAGTTACGAAAATATTGAAGCTCTGCAAGGATTGCGGGCTTGAAAACGACCCTGTGAAAGCTGGGTTTGATATGGGCACCACGATGCCGTTGAAGAACGGAAAGTGGACTGAGAAGAAATACTTCGAAGGAGAGTCAGGCTACGCCATGTGCCTTACCGAGAAGCATGTTCCCGCAAAGTATTACGACCGTGGCGGAAACGAAATCATCTACATGGATACGTTCACCTCGGAATCTACGGGAACTTTCATGAAGAACCTCACTCTGTTCCTTCCAATGATGAGCCGCAGCGGAAAGTTAAAGTTCGTGAAGCGTGCCGTTGCCTCAGAAATCTACCAAAAAGACCTGATAATGAAGGGTCTTGACGAATCTTTCATCCTCGGCGAGGACTCGTACGAATCGTTCGTGCCAGAAATCCAGGTTCCCGAATGCGAGGATGATGTCGTCGAAATTGTCAAGAAATACATCACCAACGTTGCCGCCGTATGCCGCACGCTGGTATAAACTGTAGTTAAATTATTGAGGATTAATCATGAGCGATATTAACGCACAAAACCCTAAGGAATTTTCGCAGCAAGTTGCTAAAGAACTTGAAGAAATGAGGGATAGGGCAAGCGAGATGGGTTCAGCCGTCTCTATCTTTATGCCCATTTTACAGGGCCTATCGTGGAACCCAGCACGTCACAACGAAACAAGCACAATCGTGTTTGCATCTAATTATGGGGAACATATCAAGAACGGTTGCATTATATACAACGAAGAATTCATTCACAAACTGTACAAAGAAAGTGACATGACGACCTTCTGTGCCATTGTTGCAACTATTGGCCTTGCAGTTAAGTGCGGATACTATGACTTCCGTAACGGACAGGGTAGTGCACATACGAGAGCCGTTCAAATCATGATGTCTCACTACGGTATCCTGAGCAAGCTAAAGACTGGAAACGCATCTGTTGATGCTGGTCTTGCCGCATTGGAAAAAGCGTACGAAAACCCTCAATGGATGGCTGGTGTCAAGACGCTGTACGGCGAGATGAATGAAGAGGTCAAAGAGGACCCGAATGACCCGTCAGGACAATTTACAAAACAGAAGGCCGAGTTTACTGATGAAGAATGGAACCTAGAAACCATCCGAAAGTATATCGGTTTTCTCGAACAGGCTTTACAAGGTTCTGAAATGCCTCAGGCGATGGCCGGGGGTATGAGCGAGGAACAGAAACAAGCCCAACAACAGCAGATGCAACAGGGTGGCCAACAGGGTGCTCAACAACCCCAGACAAGTAAATGGGGTGCAAGTCGTCCACAGCACTCCCAAGGACAGCAACAGCAGATGCAACAGCAGGGTGGCCAACAGGGTGCTCAACAGGGTGGCCAACAGAATGGTGGCGAACAAAAGACCCCTCGCCAGATTGCACAGCAGGCTAGAGCAGGTGCTCTAAACGCAAAGATGGGTGCAGCAAAATGTGCCCAGGCATGCGGCAATTCAAGCGAAGCACAACAGGCATTGTCTGAAATGCAATCAGCGGCTAACGAAATGAAGGAAGCTGCAAATGAATATGAAAATGCCGCTAAGGCAGGAGACCAGCCATCAATGGAGCAGGCTGCTCAGCAAATGCAGCAAGCTTCTCAGCAGATGCAGCAGGCTTCACAGCACATGCAACAGGCTATGCAAAATGCTGGCGCTCAGCAGAGTGCTCAACAGGCATCACAAAAGATGCAAGAAGGTGCTTCTGCTTCTCAGCAGGCATCCAGTTCGGCAAACTCCAATGGACAGCAGGGTTCTCAACAGGGTTCACAGCAGGGTTCTTCACAGAATGGTCAGAGCATGTCACAGCAGGCATCTACTGCGGCGAACAACGCAAAGCAGGGTGCGGCAAAATGTGCTCAGGCATGTGGAAATTCTCCTGAAGCACAAGCGGCTCAAAACATGGTGAACCAAGGTGCAAGGAATTTGGAACAAGGTGCTAAACGCTACGATGCTGGTGTCCAGAGTGGTAATACCGCCCAGCAACAGCTAGGAGCACAGCAGATGAAGGCTGGTGCCCAACAGATAGACGCTGGCGCACAGCAAATGAAACAGGCAATGGAGTCTAGTGGAGCACAGGGCTCTTCTCAGGGACAACAAGGCTCTCAGCAACTCTCTAATGGTTCACAACAGGCTGGTTCTACATCCAATGAAGCACAGAGTTCGGCAAACGAGTCGGCATCGGCCCAGCCTACTGATGGAGAATCGGTAAGAAAGCAGGCTCACCAATCTGCTCAGGATGCTCGTAATGCTGCTGCACAATGTGCTCAAGCTTGTGGTGGTAGCCCTGAGGCAAAACAAGCCCAGCAGACAATCGAACAGGGTGCACAGCAGCTCGAAGCAGGTGCCAACCAATATGCACAGGGTTGTCAGAATGGCGACTCCCAGCAAATGCAGAATGGTTCCAAGCAGATGCAACAGGGTGCCAACCAGATTAAGAAAGGCACTCAGCAGATGCAAAAGGCGTTAAAGCAAGCTATGCAGAATGGCCAGCAAGGCGGTCAACAAGGTGGCCAGCAAGGTGGCGAACAGGGTAGCCAGCAAGGTGGCCAGCAAGGTGGCGACCAAGGTGGTCAACAGGGTGGTCAGCAAGGCGGCCAACAGGGTGGCGACCAAGGTGGCGACCAAGGTGGAAACGAAGGGTTCCCGACTCCTAATGGTAAACAAGGTGGCCAGCAAGGCGGTGAACAAGGTGGCGACCAAGGCGGACAGCAAGGTGGTCAGCAAGGTCCAAATGGGGCACGAACTGGACTACAAAAGTTGCAGGAAGCTGCTCAGGAGGCTCAGCAGACCGCTACCAACGGTGCAAGAGGAACCGAAGGTGAAGGTACTGGCACAGGTACAGGCACAGGTACTGGTGAAGACGAAGGTGAAGGTATAGGGGGTGATGGTGATACTGATGGTGAAGGTACAGGGGAAGAAGGCGAAGGTGAAGGCCCAGGTATAGGTAAAGGTAGAGGTAAAGGTACAGGTTATGGTGAACCACCTTATGGCCCTGGTGAGCCACCGTCTGGGCCTGGTGGTGAGACTCCTCATGGTCCTCCGTCTGGTCCTGGTGAACCTCCGTCTGGACCTGGCGAACCACCGTCTGGACCTGGTGGTGAGACTCCTCATGGTCCTCCGTCTGGACCTGGTGAGCCAAAGATAGAAGAGAAGCTAAGTGATGATACATCAGAAGCAGGAACAAGCGGTTCAACCAGTGTAGGTGGGCTTTCTGGTCTTAAAATCAATCTCATTAGCGAAATCAAGAAGAATAGTGGAAACCCAATCGAGGGATTGAATTCAAACCTTGCACAGTTTGCAAATGAGACAAATACATTCTCCGAGATGCAGAGTACGTCAACTGAAATGGAAAATACCTTGCAACAGGCTGCAAAGGAAATTGAAAATAACATAGAAATCAAGAACCAATCAGGTGAATACGACGCTAACTTGGAAGAGCTGAATTCTCTCACAAAGGAAATCAACGATGACAACGCAGCCAAAGCATATATGAGAACCGACGTAAAGCTTAGAATAGCCAACCGTATCGTTGCTTTGGCTTCAAACGCCAGCCGTCCATCAAATGAAGATGGTGATAGTAGGAACTACAAAAGTCCTACGCACAGCCATTTCAGCACAGGCTCGTTTAACGTGCTAGAAGACTACGCTCCACGTGTCCTTCTGGCCATTGACGCATCTGGCTCTATGTGGTGTAAAGAAACCATCCTGACTGGTGCGGCTAACCTTCTTAGCAGCATTGCATCTAGGCTGAAAACGAAGGGTGTTACCATGGATTATGCATTCTGGGATGATGGATGCGATATCCCACGTCCGTTCAGCATTCAGAAGGCTCGTGACATTGCTAAGGGAGATATCTCCGTAAGTAATTATACGGGTGCTATTAAACTTGCTGTTGGCGGTGGTGGAACTAACGTATATAGTATTGCCGACCGTTTGAGTCCTTACTATTATCCGCCCGAATTGAACGGCGACGGAACAGTAAAGCCACGTAAGCAGCGTAAGGTCAAGTACGATGCGAAAACCAAGAAACAATACAAGTTGAGCTACGGAACAGACTATGACCTTATCATTATTTACAGTGACTTCTGTTTCCCGTCAAGTCCTGCATATAGCATTCCTAGTAATCCAAAGGAAATCAAGTGGAGGTTTGACCAGATTACGGTGTCGCCAACTAGGCTTTGCTGCGTATGCTGCCATCCACAGGGCGAAAGGCAAACATCACCAACATTCAAGAAAATGGTGACCTGGATTCCATACGAAATGTGGCAGAAGGAAATCGAAGCATACTCGTTTAAAAAACCAGAATAAATAAACCGTTAATTGCATTAAAACAAAGCCCGACCTCATCGAGGTCGGGTTTTCTATGCTTCGGCATTCTGCATTCGAATTCGTTTTGCAAACTGGTTCCGTGTAAGCTTGATTGCTGTCTGGCAAGGAGTTCCCTTCAAGTGCAACTTGTGCGACATTTCCAGCATTTCCCCAAGGAGAGGCGATGGCTTCACTCCGAGCTTCATGAAATCGTCTGCGGTTGCCTCGGGTAACTTCATGAGTTCACGGTACTTGGCAAGCCGTGCGGACAGCTTGCATTCATACCTGGCGTAGTCAAGCTGTACTCCACGACCGAAGTGGTCGCAACGGGCAAGCAACAGGAGGTCTTCAGCATGCTTTGTCTTGTCGAACATATTGTTGAAAGCATAGTCCGTAGCGTCGTTACCAACATACATGTTCGGCTGCATGTGCAGAAGGGTAAGGTTCTGAACATATGCCCGAACAGAGTTCGACAACCTGAGACGGTCCATGAACGAGTCGATAAGCGGTTTTGCCGCATTGTCGTGACCATAGGAAACGAGACGCTGCTTCTTTTCGTTGAAGAACGTAGTCTTTGCCTTTCCGAAATCGTGGCAGAGTGCCGTCAGCATGAATGCGTACGGGTCATCAGCACGGTTCCTGACTTTTGCTGCCTGGTCGATTACGAGCATCGTGTGTTCGAACACGTTTCCTTCTGGGTGGAACTCAGGTGCTTGCGGAGTTTCGATGAGTGCGCTAAGTTCTGGAAACCAGTAATCAAGAGCGTCCATTTCGACCAGCTTCCTGAAAAACACCGACGGCTTGTCCGATTTCATCAGGGCCTTGTGCATCTCCGACTCAACCCGTTCGCCAGACAGGTCAACCAGCTTTCCCGATATCGAACGGGAAAGGGCGATTGTCTCGGGAGCGATGTCGAAACCGAACCTTGCAGCGAACTGTGCAGCACGGAACACACGGAGAGCGTCTTCGATGTAAGTCTCGTCGCAAACATGGCGAATGGTCTTGCTTGCAATGTCGTTGCAACCGTTGTGGCAATCTACGATTTCATCGGCTTCCACATCGTACATGAGGGCGTTGATGGTGAAGTCCCTTCTGCGGCTAGCCTCTTCCACTCCCATTGACGGGTCTACGGACACTGCGAAGTCAGTATGCTTGCTGCCGATGCAGTGTTCCTTTCTCGGCATCGCAATATCGAAGTCATAACCCTTGATTCCGTACACGCCGAAAGAGGAACCCTTCTTCAAAGCGGGGCTTCCACTCAATTCGAGCAAGAGTTTTTCAATAGTTGACGCATCGAGACCGTGTATCTCGAAGTCGATATCCTTGTTGTCCTTGCCAAGGATTGCGTCACGGACAAAACCGCCGACGACATACGCCTTTCCACCAGCAGATGAAACAGCATGAACGAGTTTCATCATGCAGGACACGTTTCTGTCGTCCTTGTTCTTGTCAAAGTATTTCTTTATTTCAGTCATTCGGTTCCTCCGATGTACCGATTTCTTTTCTGAGATACTGGGCTACTATCTTGTCTCCATCCATATTATCCGACTGGTCCATAAGGCACTTTACTCCAAGTTCGTGCAGGTGCATTTCGGCATAGGAGTTGACCTCCGCCTTGGCCTTCACTACGATGTCGCCCATTTCCTCCATGAAACGTGTTCTGAGGAAGTTCAGGTTGGCAACGCTGTTGGTGCGGAAGCACTTCATGTTGTCCAGCATTTCCTTCATCTGGGTCTTGGACATGGGCTTGCCGCTTGCGATGGCATCAGACAGTTCTTTCTCGAAACGCTTGATGCCGTTGGAAAACTCGTCGAAATGCTCGTTAGTTGACTGGAGATACTTGTCCGCAGTGGTATCTTCTTCGGGGCGAGACATAATCTTGCCGTCCACCTTGGTAATTGTGCAAGGAACACCTTCCGCCTGTCCTCCGCACGTCAGGAATTCTGCCCACTGCAACGGGGTCATTTCCAGTTCGATGTACGGGTGATTGTCTGGCAGGATGCTCGTGTCGGAAGCGTCCCCTCCATGACAAATCACATTAGCCCTGTCGATGCGGATGCATACGGGGTGGCTTGTCTTGATGGCGGAACCGAACATCGGCTGGGGAGCTCCGAAATACGGGCGGCTCCAAGAGATGGTTCCCATGTAATCCTTGCGAGGCAATTCGTCAAATGTTCTACTCATGATTATATCCTTATGTTGATATCAGAAATATAACTAATTAAAAACGACTTGTCAAGGGAATTTTTGAAAAAAATACAAAAAAAGCCCCCGAAGGGGCTTTAAATTCAATTTATTTTGGAATCACCTAGACACGGTCATCAGGTTCTTCGTCTGGTTCACCATCGTCTACGTCTGCCAGTGCGTCCAGTTCATCGTCAGTAAAGATTTCACCGTCAGCCGTTTTTCCGCCAAGCGTTATTTGAAGCTGTTTGAATACGTGGCTGATGTCATCGTCGTCGTAGTTTCCGTTGTCACCCATTTTTGGCTTTACTAGCTCGGAACGTTCTTCCCTCTCCGCTTCCTTCTGCTTATAATACTCATCCATGTCGTATGTTGGGTCTTTCACATTTGCTCTTTCACGGTAGAATTTCGTTTCGTTTACATCACGTTTGAAATCATTCATCTTGGAATCACCAATGAGTTCATGTGCGTCTGTCCATGCCTTTGCGACAGTTTTGCATGCTGATGCGGTTGCCTGCCAGTCCTGTACGGCGTCGTATACTATTGCGGGGACTTCTGAGCCCTTTACACCTGGTATGGTGTATTGTCCGTCATCGCCTGGTGAATATGTCCTATGCCTGTTGATATAGGATAGAACTTCCATCATGTCCTTAGTGTCTTCGTAGGATGGGTGGTATTCTGGAAGACCAAGTCCGGCCACATCGATGTCGCATATTAGGTCGTCGGTAGTACCCGTATCGTCTTCGTCACTGATATCGGGAGTAATCGTGATGACTTCCAAACCTGAGTGATGCTTGCCAATGACACAGGTATCCTTATCGTTGTAGGAGAAGTTGAACGTGTTCATCTTTCCTGATTTCAGGATTTCACCAACCTTCATGTTAAGGAATGCGGCCAATGCCCTGAAAAAGTCTTCGAACGTATGGTTCTTCTGAATCTCGTTGTATGTGTTACGGTCTTCGGCATCCTCGTCGAAGATAACGGACATTTCTTTCATTCTCTTGTCAAGCTCAGCGCACAGCTCGTCTGGGGTTTTGTTTTCTGCATCCTCTTCAGTGAATAGCGACCAGGTATTGCCGTTTATTGTTACTTCTTTTTCGCAAATCTTTTCTTTAATAATTTCTTTCAATTCGTTTTCAGCATCGATTCTGTTCTCGGGAAGCCCACATAGGTCAGATATAGCTTCCTTCTTTTCCGCATCGTCAGTAATTCCGTCGATTTCGTCATGAAAATACTTGTATGCCAAGTACCAAAGCGTGCTGGACATCGGGTTGTTGAGCTTACGGAGGTCCCTCTGGGCATCTCTCCATATACCCATTGCACGGGAGTCTGCCTCAGGGTTGTGTAACGTCGAGTCGTTCAGCTTACTGAGGTCGATTTGGCGTTTTGCGGCGAGGTCACTCAACCGCTTGCTAGGATTTTTCTTGCTGAAATCCGTGAGAAACGCACTGAATTCTGTGTTGATGTCTTGATTATTCATGGCTAAACCTGTCCTTCTTCACGTATAGTTTATACTTCGTTGGTAGTTTCTTTGTTCTCGTCGTCGTAAAAATCCTTGAACACATCGTCACTAGGCGGGTTGTATTTGGTCGGGTCTTCCTTCTCTATATCGAACATGTTTTCCCAGAGGTTATCGTTGTCAATGTTCTTCTGCAATGTTTCTGCCTGCTTCTGGTTGGCGAGCACTTCATAATTAGCACTCAACAGGTTCTGGTTGTTTACAACCTTGATTGCCTTTATTGCGTCTTCGCTAAACTGGTATTTCGCAGCATCGCAGCAGCAAAGCCAGTATGTTTCCATCTCGTTTGCCTTTTTGTAACGAATAGCGGCCCCATAGTTATTCTGCGTCTGGAGCGCTTTGCTCATTACGCCCATGTTAAGGTCCTGGTCAACTGCACCGAGAATCTCGCTGGATTTTGGATGCATGTATTCACCGTGGTTTACAAAGCGGTGAATTGCATGGTTTGCCTCGTGAAGAATAATTGCTGCTTGGGTCAGGTTGAGTACCACACGGAGCGTCTTCTTCGTCGGATTAGCAGGGTCAGGAGGAGTACAGAAAACATCGCCTGACTGTGATGGAGGTATCTGGATAATCGGCCTTCCCTGGCTTATTTCACCTGTTCCTGCACCGAGAGCTCCACCAGCGTTATCGGGAACGGTTTTGTCGTTCAATGTCAACGAGGGGTTTGCAAAAATGTTCTCTTCCTGAGAATACTGGTACAGACGCATAAGGTGGTCAAAGATGGCCAATCCCAGTTTTCCTCCTGCGTCTGGTGTCTCAAACTTGAGCTTAAACATTTTTTCGCCAGGAATTGTAACTGGCTTTGTCCATTGCTTCCACGAATCCATAATACAAACCTTATTTGCTTGATGACTGTAACGCCATCTTGTTCAAATCTAGTTTATAATCTTGGGCGTGGCGGTTCTATGAAAGAATCGATATCCCGTTCGAAAATATACGATAGCTGGTTGTTTATTATCGAGTACCGACCAATGGCCATCTCCATGTAGGTTTCCTTCATAAGGAGAACATTAACGGGCTGCTCGTGCAGGAAACGGCTGATTGCGAACTTCAGTCCGTGCTCACGGAAGTTGCCCAATTCGGTCTTTCCAGTTCCGTTCCTGATGCACCATTCCTTCTTGGCGAGGTTCTTCGGGTTCCACCCAAAGGATTCGAGATAGTTCATTATGTCCAGTTTTCGGACAAGGGCTATATCGCACTGGATTATATCAGATGGGGTTTGAATATCGGGTCGAGTAGCCTGAGGCAACCAGATGAACGAAAACAGGTCGTTCGTATGCTTCGGGTCGATTAGCCATCCGAGCTGGTGCTGCTGGTGGTAACGGTTGTCCATGAAACCGAGTTCAAGTGCGAATGTCGTTAGCGGCTTAGCTATGTACTTCACCGCAGCCTTCTCGTCGCAAGTCAGTTTCAATCCATTTATGTTGACAATGAGGTCGCTTCCAGACTGTTGTTGGTCAGCGTCCGTAACACGGGATGTGAACCGCAGGTGATTGGTCTGCGGGTAAGCGACATTGTCAAGATAACTGTTTACTACTTCGACTAGCCTGTTGTCTTCTTTCCTTGTGCTCTGTGTCATCTATATCCAGCCTACGCCCTGGTTACAAGCGGGAGTACTGCCGCCTGCATCATGTCCATGACGTTGCAGATTGCATTGATTTCTTCGCTGGTAAACTTTGCGAGGATTGGCATCGAATCCACTGGCGGCATCAATTCCTTTACTTTCTTCAATGCGGCAGCTTCGTCCGTGAAACGGCCTCCCTGGGCCTTCAACGAAGTTTTCATCGCTTCGTAAAACTTGCTGACGCAGTCTTCCCAGCTCAGTTTTGGCGGTTCGACCTGTGCTTTGACTGGGGTAGGCGCTGTCGGTGCGTCGGTTGACGAAACACCCTTTGACGTAGTGTTTCCTGCCTCGTTGATTATGGTTGTGAGAACCTTCCCCATGATATCCTTGAAATCGGATTTCTTGAGGTATGTCTCGTCGATAGATTTTCTGTCTGCTTCGCTTAGACGGTGAAACCAGGACATGGTTGCCTCCTTTAATTATGCGGCGAAAAACGTCCGCAGGTTGATTTTCTTTTTCACTAGATAAATGTTGATTTGAAATTCGTTATTGTTCCTCTTTTTACCTTCATGGACTTTGCACGTTTCCATCTCGTATTCGCCTTCATTGAACTGTACATGCCCCAATGCGTTGCGCACGTAACGTGTTTTTTCATCAGGTTCAATGCGGTATGTCAAGAACATATTGATGTGACGGCGTACGTATTTGGTGAACACATCCTTCATCTTGGTAGAGTCGGGTGTCGTGTGGTTGAACTTGTCGTAGCACTGAACTACATGGGGATTTTTCCCGTATGAAAGTTCGAGGGCACAGTTATGCCAATGGAAGAACAGGTTGTTGCTTTCGGTCCTGGCTCGGAGACAGTTGTGCATGTTCTCCCCTATAGCAACCATGGCTTCCTTGCTCTTGATTCGTAACCGTTCCATCCAACGCGGCAACTTGATGTCGCATTTCATCGGTTCCATGTTTGGAAAATTTTCCCAATCTATATCGTTGAAGATGGCGTGGTTTCTGTCGCATATGCTCAATGCGTGCTTCCATGTCTTGCATCGTTCTTTGATGCAGCTCTTGACTGGATATCCTCCATCTTTGAGCTTCTCGTATATCTTTTCGCTGTCGGTGACATACGTGATTGCCTCCCCGCAGGACATCTTTCTGTCGGACAGCCTCTTGGGACCGCGAGGGTCGAATGCCAGGCCGATTAATGGAAGTAAACTGGTCTGATAGAACCGTGTTTCCACGTACTCGCTGATGAAATCAGTATCTCCGTCGTCTACCGTGCGTGACAAAATAATGTTTAGCATGGCTTTGGTGTAACTATTGGTGCCACCAGAATCGATTGTTGGGTCGAACCCATCGGGGTCATACGCCCTGTCTTCGTTATCGTCTTCGTAGTCAACCTTGGGGCGGTCTGTGCGTTCAGGGAAATACACTTCCTTCTTGTTGCCTATGTCTGGCAAATACGGTTGGTCTGGAACATCTAATCGCTGGAAGTCCTTGTTGATGACCCTGAACATCTCGCACGAGGCGTATTCCATAGCGTCCAGAGGGAGATGGCTCTCATTTTCCCATGCTGGCGGTGCGTCTTCGCCTACTTTGTACCGTCCCTTGGAAAGCAAGAGTGCGTCATCCGCCAATGTGTACAGCTTGCCGTGGCACCGTCCGCATTTCTCGCATCTGTCCCTGCGGCAGTTGATTGAAAGCCGTTTGACGATTATCCTTATTCTCTCGTCCGAATGCTTGAGGATGTCCAGCAAAAGACGTGTACGGTACGCACCGAACGCAATCAGTCGCTCGATTGCGATTCTTGGGTGGCGACCGCTTAGCCCAGAACGCTTCATCACCTCTCTAATCAAGGCGATATCTAGTTCAGGAAGAAATTCGAGTATGTCCGCCAAGATGCTATCCTCTATGGCATGGCTTAGACTCAGGCATATTGTCGGGTCCCCGTCGCAGGGACATGTCGCCTTGATATGTATAGTATACAGTGAGTCGAAGAATACACGGGCTGACACTCTGTTGCCAACCCCGTTAGCGAACGTGTATTTCCAACCGTAATCGTCCACAGATTTGCTCTCTATGGCGTATACCCCGTTCTCAATCTTTTCCACAAGATGCATGTCCTTGGCGTCGGATTCCTCTCCCAACAATGTGACCAGGTTGCAGTCACCGTAAACAGCCGTGTTGTGGGGCAGTGAGCCGAACGTGTATCGGTCATTGTTATAACCTGATGTGTTCGTAGTGGAAAGCTTCTTTGAGTAGGACTCCCCGTCATAATAGTCTCTTGCGGTTGGCAATCCAAACCATTTATCGAGGATTGTCGAGATGCATACCATTGTTTCGAAACTGTACACCGTTTTTTCCATAACCCTCATGCCTTACTTGTGGAACCGTGTGTAGTCGGAAACCGTGATGACATACGCTCCGTACGGGTAATCGCGTGTGCCTTCCATAGTTGTTACGCATTCTGACGGGAAATGCGACTTTACAACATGGAGTACGGAATCTATCACGGACTGTCTAGGGACAGTATGCCTTCCTGGGGCTGGAATGATGACGAGTTTGAATGAATTTCCTGTTTCAGAAGGCTCGATATAGCCGTCATATCCCAAGTCACCTGTCTCATCGTTTAGTAGTTCTATAAGCGTTTTGATAACTTCGTCTCGTTTCATGGTAACCTCTCGGTTGATTTTTGGTAAAACGTACATAAAAAAGTGGGTATTGTCAAGAGTAAACTCTTGCCAAAGTGAATAAATTATCCTATATTTTATAGTATGAAACAGAATTTGAACAACAAAACAGAAAATCAGGAAGACGAGTTCCCTTGGAGGGAAACCCTCGTCGCAATCATCATTATCATAGTACTCCTCATCCTATCATGGACGTAATATGCTGGAAAAGATAAATACATTTGAAAAGCTGGATAAAGCCCTTTCCGATAACGGCATAGTCCCTATCAAGAAGGGTAAATTCGACGATGAAGACCTTTGTTGCACTAAGGTATCGTACGAATACCATTTGGCAACTGACGGCAGGCAGGAAGTTCCCTTAATCACAGTTGAATACTGTGTTTCTGTAAAGGGGGATATCTTCATGGTGTTGACCGCCGAGATGTTCGACGTGGTTCTTGACGAAGATGGTTCCATCATTGAGAGGGCTGACGAGGGAGTGTCCCTGTTGGATGTCATCAACAAGGAATGCCATCTTCCCCGTTGTATGTCGAAGATTTTTAACGCAGCCCGCCAGAATGACGAGGTAGAGGCTAAACTTGCAGAAATTATCGAAAGAAACATAAAGAGGTAGACAATGTCATATTCTAACTTGGACATCTTCATGAAGGAATACGAGGGCATCGAAGCGAAGCGAACCCTCATTCCTGGACTTCCAGTGTGCATCCGTCTTGACGGTCGTGCATTCCACAACGTGACCAAGAACTGCTTGCGTCCGTTCGATGCCGAACTTCGAGAGGTCATGTGCCGTGTAACTACCGCACTCATGGAAGAATGCAATGCTGTAATCGGTTATACACAGTCCGATGAAATTACCCTCGTCCTGAAACCGATGGCCCACATCAGCGATTACTACTTCGGGGGTAGAATCCAGAAGATTTGCAGCATGCTTTCCGCTGTTGCAAGCGTGAAGTTCAACTATCTCGTGCATGACGTTGAGTTCACCAAGCTTGAATCTCGCATCGGAAACCGCACGGCTTACTTCGATTGCCGTGCATGGAATGTTCCGCACATGGACTTTGCCGCACTCGTTCTCAGTTGGCGACAGGCAGATTCCATCAAGAACGCCATCAGCATGATTGCACAGACCCTTTATCCGCACAAGGAACTTCTCAACAAGAACAGCGATGACAAGCTTGAAATGATTAAGCAGGCTGGCTACACGATGAAGTGGAGCCCGACTAAATGGAATGGCGACCTGTTCTTCGACAAGGAAGCGATGAACATGCAGGGAACCTTCATCGTCCGCAAGACTATTCTCCGTACGCTCACTAAGGAAGAACTGGAAAATCTTCCACCGAAGCACACGGCAAGGCAGAATCCTGACATGACGTTCCTCCGTCACGCATATATCCGTTTCGCTGGTGTCATCCTCAGAAACATCACGAACCAAGCTGGATATCTGTTCAACGGTGAAATCCCCCAGTACCGCCCTGGTGCGCTTCCTGAGGAATGTAAAGAAGACGCAAATAATATGAGCAAGGTTATTGACTTCTTAAAGACTGCATCCCCAGAGAAACGAAAGGAAGCAGAAAAAAGAATGAAGGAATCCAAAATCTGGGACAAGCTCCATTTGGATGATTTCAACGCTCTTTTCGCAAGCAATGACACCAAGGAGAATAAGTAATGCCAGAGCAATACGATTCTACCGCCGATACCAACAAGCATCGTGACTTCGTTCGCATGCTCATGGGCCTTGTCGCAAAGGACATCATGAACCATGCGGATGACATCCGCATTCAGATGTACACTATGGCAAAGGACATCATGGACAGGGCTGACCATCATGATGACTCCAAGTTGCTTCCTCCCGAGAAGGAATTGTTTGACGAGTACACACCGAAGCTCAAAAACTGCACCTACGGTTCTCCTGAATATCAGGAGTTTCTGGCAGGGTTGAAAAAGGCGCTTGAACATCACTATGCAGAAAACAGGCATCACCCAGAACATTTCGCCAACGGAGTGAACGGGATGAACCTTGTCGATATGATTGAGTTGATTTGCGACTGGTTCGCAGCAACGATGCGACATGACGATGGCAACATCGACAAGTCTCTTGAAATCAACAAGGGCCGTTTCCACATGGATGAACAGACTGTTGCACTCCTCAAGAATACTGTCGATACATATTTCCGCCAGTTCAAGCACGAGGACTACTAGGTGTTCACCTCGTACTTTGCCAAGGTGCCGCAGATTGAGTATCCGCTGTCTATCGCACGGATTAACCCAGAGTGGTACGACAAGCCGTCATACCCTAAGCTGGCGCCTTCAAAGGAACTCCTGTTCGACTTCAAGTATGGTTCGCACAAGGGGGACACCGAGTTCTATACCGCCGAGTTCCTGAAATACCTTGACACACTTGATTTCAAGGAAGTCATGCAGGAACTCTCTGGGATATACGGGCCCGATGCAATCGACCGTCTCACCCTCCTTTGCTACGAGAAGCCAAGCGACTTTTGCCATAGGCACCTCGTTGCAAACTGGTTGAGGCAACATGGTGCAGACATTTCTGAAAGGAAGTTTGACGAACAGCCGTCCATGCTGGATGATGTAATCGACATGTTGTAAGCTTTCATCAGAGTGATATAGAACACGCAGTGACCATTGTCACTGCGTTTTTTGAATAAATTCTCATATATTTCCAATAAACAATTTGTATATGAATACCGAATTATCTACAACTTTCACACTTCTTGCCGCACAGAACGCTGGATGTGACGGAGCTGGGTTCCTGTACGGAATGATGGCTCCAGGAGTCGTTGCGGCAATACTGTTTGTCGCTTTCCTATTGGTGATAGGACTGCTTTCGTGGGTGTTCGAGGCAATCACCGACCATGACGATTATTATGTTCCTTGAACTGTATGCGACATACCTTGTGTTGATTTCAATGATGTCATAACATCATTTTCGATTTGAGCAAGCGGCACGTCTTCCTGTTGTATGGCGTGTTTTGCCATTATTCGTCCTGCACAGAGGTGTACATCGAACATGGAGCTCATGTTATAGTTCTTGTATCGTTCTGGGTGGTCTATAGAATCAATTTTAGCCAATACTCCGATTGAACAGCGATATCTTTCTTTTAAGGTATCACCGAAGTTGTCGAAGCAATATCTAATGAAATCGGCTAGCTCGTCGGCCAAATATGTGGCACCTTCTACCGCCTCTGGCAGGTTATTGCCATTAGCTTCCAGGAACTTATTGCGAATGTGATGTTGAACGCCTGATTTGAAGTCGATATATTGGTCCATAATTCATCTCCTTGATTGAGAAATTCGATGCAACAATGCTGGAAGCCCTCCATGTAACTGCATAGGCGTATCGGATTGACCGATGTACATATACTTTATTTGGTCACCTTCACGACGAAGCAATGCGATACCGTGATTTTGCTGCTGGTTGCTGCAACAGAACACTCGTGCAAGCGGGATGCCCATTGATGCGACGAGGTTGTGAGCAAATTTTACTGCGGCCTCCGCCTTGTCGAAAGTGAGTGCCTTGTATCCTTCCATCACGAATTGTAGTTTTTCATCGGTTGAGTCCTTTCCGATAAATCCACCCTTCGTGTTGATGTAGTATGTGCGGAGCTTGTCCAACTTGTCTTCAGGAATGTCGTTCGGATTCATACTAGCCCTCGTAATTTACGGAGAGATACTCAATCAGGTCTTTATATGACCAGTAGAAAACGGTTTCCTTCGGATTTGCATTGTTGTCGTGGTGGACAACTTTGAAAGTGTTGTCAATATATGGATAGACTGTCACCCACAAATCATTGTATAGAAGCACCTTGATGTATGCCCCATCCGCAGAAGTCGAGCGGTATTCGAACCACACGTCGGTAGGATAAAGGTATTCAAACAGCCGTTTAAGTGTACATTCTTCGTTTTCGTTAGCCATATTGCACCTCTTTTTTGTAAAAAATATAGTATAAAAACCAATTCCTGTCAACTTGGGTAAAAATAACGATTATTTATCCAAATTCCATTGACAATACTTAGATAAATATGTATATTTCTGTCGTCAAACCAAACAATAAATGGAGGATTCCTCATGAAAAAGAAAATAATTGCCGCACTCATCTACATCGCTACTGCCGTCGTTGTCGTATTGATTGAACGTAAGGCGAAAAACTTTGTTGTCGAAGTCTGTTCTGAAAAGGATTAACCATGAAGTGGATTCACAGAGACTACATCTGCCTGGTTCTGCTGGTACTGTTCCTTGCAGTGTTTGCGATGCTGTATGGTTGCAACCACGATTCGGGCTCTGGTACTGAAATCTATTACGAAACGCAGTGTTCAGAGTCATCAGACTCGCTCAATAGTTGCGGAAAATTTTATTATTAACATTTTTCTGATTCTAACATTTCGAAATGTTAATATCAAGAAAAATGTTAGTAAACGAAAATTTACATTTGGGGTTTTATGTCGAGTAAACCTATTATTTCGTTTCGTGTTGAAAATGATAGTCAGGACGGGTTTTCCGCTGTCGATGTCATTGCATCTGGGTTTCTACTTCTTGTTGCATACGTTGTTATAGCCTGTGCGTTGAGCTTTGTGCTAAAAATCGGATGTGTGTTTCTCGGAGTTGAGTTTACATGGATTTTGCCTCTGCTTTTAGCTTTGGTAATCGAAATCGTTTTGTGTACCATATAGGAGAAAGTCATGGCACAGAGTATTGAAGAACAAATTGAAATCATGAAGGCGTATGCCGAGGGAAAACCTGTATACAGGACTGACCGTTTCAAGGAAGTCGGGGAACAGGTTGAAGCGAAAGGCCATCAGTTCAATTTTGAGAGGTCTTTCTATTCGCTCACTCCGTTGGACTGGTGTACTGGAAAAGAGGCTAGTGATGCGTATTACTTGTTTTGCAGGCACGGTTCGGACAAGGACCCAGCTCCACCTACATATAATGTAACAAGTCATACGACAGAACGGATGACGAATAAGACGCTGGAGTACACGAAAACTGCAATGGACTTTGTTGATACATACAGCATTTTTATAGCTGGTGCGGAATGGGTGCTTAAAAACAAGAGCAGTGAAATTGATTTTGAGAAGTCATTGCAGGTTTTACGAGAAAAGTACAAGCAACGCTCAGAAGAACAGGATTACAGAGAAAGACACGCTTTGGAATCTTACTAAGAGGATTATCCTATGGATGATAACTACTACGACTTTCTAACTAAAACTACTTTCAAGGCTCCGCACGAGGTGACACAGGCTATATACGAGCACTGGATGAACACCCCGAAGGACAACATAATTGTCAACCTGTCCGCTTCAGTGGACGCCCTTCATAAGGCGAACATCGAGAAATCAAAGAAAATTTGGAAACTGTTCCTGTCATTGTAAAGGAGATGCGAGATGGTAAGAAACATCATGTCTAACCAGGATGTAGAAGAAATCCTCAACCGTACGGTTGAACTCATTGAAGGTGCGTTCGCCGAATATGGCGTTCCACATGTTGAACCAGTCTTTGCGGAAGAACATGTCACCAAGCTCGATGACAAGAACCCAGTGCAGTACCAAGATGTGCTAAAATACAATATCGTGTACCGTGACGCACCAAAGCTCAACGACAAGGTGCATCTTCTTGCCATATCAATCGTCATCAACGCAACCAGCGACAAGCACGCTACCTGCCGCCTTGATGCGACTACACTGAACACACGTGATGAAGAGAACAGGTATATCTGCAAGTGGCGTCACATGTGCATGTGGAGCGGCGAAGAGGCACCAGACTTCAAGAAGATGATTGATGAAATGCTCGACGACAGGGTGTATGAAGAAGGTGGAAAGCTTCCTCACTTGCTCTGCATCTCGAAGCTTCTCGATGACGGATTCACTCAGCAAAAATATTTCACTCCGCCACTTGACAAATAGTTTTTATTAACTATATTGTAACTATGCGTATATTCTCGAAATTCAAAGACTACTATGATGGGGCGTTGAGCGTGTTCAACGACCCCTCCATCGTGTACGAGCGTCACACTCGTACTGAAAGCGTTACCCGAAATCAGGAACTGCCAAGCCGTATCTGTTCTGGAAGTAACGAGGGGTTCGAAGTGTTCAACTCAACCGAACACTTGTTCCACATCGGATTTTGCGGCAAGTGGTTCCATTGCTACAGGAAGCAACTGTCTAAGGACCCTTACGATGCAAAGTATGTCTACGTGAAGCAGGATGAAATCCAGAGTTTGCTCCAGTGGTTCACGAAGGGAGACCCTATCGTTGACATGGGTTCCGACCCGTTCTGGAAACACGACATCTTCGTTCAGTTCAATTCGCCCATCCTTGCTGTCGGATATGATGGAAGCAAGTACCGTCCGCATAGCAAGAACTATGCCTACACTGTGATTGTAAACCCTCAGCTCACTGCTATTCCTATTGCCGAACTTGTTCGCTGCGGGCTTGACTACAAGTTGCAGAACATCGAGGAAGACATCAGGTTCGTAACCCAGCTCGACCCGTTCACAGCAATGCAGGAACTGGAAATGTTCATCGGGAACGTCCTCACAAACAACACCACGCCGACAATGCCCGTAGGGACCGACGACCAGATTCGCGACTCGAAGGGTTTCGACAAGTGGAGCTTCCGCAAGATGAAGGAGACAAAATGACACCTGTGCAAAAATTTCTGGTAGCGACTTCTATTGGCGGGTTCCAACTCAATTGGGAGACCGTTTTGTACCTTGCCGAGAGAATTCCCGAACGGAAGGCCGAGCTTCTCGAAAAGGCTACCTATGAATTCGAGAATGATGGCGGAGAACGTCTGCCCAGCATATCGTATTGCAGCGAGAGTTTCCGTAATTTGTTAATCCCGTTTGTTGAGACACTGGAAGGGAACTATGACGAGCTTGACGAAGTCAATGTCGGATGCCTTCTTCGCCTGGTGGAAGTTCCGTACGGACATGCCTGCTACATTTCTGCTGATTCTGAATTCGGCACCGAATGCGTGGAGGAGTGGCACGAATCGTGGCATGCACCGCATGACTTCCGTCTGAAATTTAGTATTGCTCTCGATAAGATGCTGCGCGGATACAAGTACAGCCAGGAAAACAGCTACATCGAGAGCGAGGACAAGACCATACAGTGCGTGTTCACCGAGAAATACGGCCTTGCCAAGACACCCCTAGGATACTGCCCGCTGAAACTGTACATTTACTATGCAGGGCCCCGTGAGAAAGACAAGGCTGACCCTACGTACGAACCCGTTTTGAACCATGTAAATGCATCCCCGTTCCATTATGAGGTGTTACCAACAATTCCTTCCGATGATTTCGCCGCTTACATGGAACTGTATCGAAAATTGGAGTGGAAATGATTGAATTTATACCAACCATAGATTACATGCTTTCCCAGGCCGACTGTGTCACCAGGAACAATAGAATCTATCCAAGGGCTGTCGTTCTCAAGTCTGCCGCGTCATACTACACGACACAGCTTAACTCTCTGTTGGACAAGGGTGGCCCTGGCGGTGCAGTTGAATTTGTTTTGCGTGAGATGAACAAGGTTGACGAAATCAAGGCTAGGGAAGCTGTATGAAACTTGTTGTAGCATTCTTGGCATTTCTGTTTGTGGCGTGTTCGGTAAGCGAGAATACGTCCAGACCAGAAATTGAACTTTATCACCCTCATAAAGCCGTAGCTGATACGACATTGGAGGATAGATGATGACTAAACCCAAGTTATACCTCGTAGAGCACACCACGTCAGATGTCAACCGCTTCTGCATCGTCAGGGCGGCAACAGCCGATGAAGCCAAGAGGGTTGCCAAAAGGACGAATTACGACCCTATGTGGAAACTAGGGTACGACAAGTTCCGCCTCAGCGAGTTCACAGCCACCCCTATCGACAAGATTGACGGGATGGAAACTGGCTGTTCGCTAACTTTTGGATAATTTTTTTGCATTTTCCTCTTGACAGCCAGAAATTATTTATGTATATTTTGGTAAGTCAAACATAAGGAAACAAAAATATGGCAAACTTACTCCAATACCCGTTGCAGTCCGAAAAGGACATCCGTGAGCAGGCATACCAGAAAATCTGGATTAACTCCCACTATCCTCTGCTCGGTTCTTCCGCGTTTGAACTCTATACAGTGGAGGGCAAGTAACCATGTTTACTTATGCGTTCATCCTTGTGGTGCTGTGTGCGGTTGCCATGGGAATCCCCCTAGCGGTCAATGTCATCAACCCGATGGTTTCCTACCGACAGAGATTTTCACTTCCCGCAGTCGGGTTTGCTGCTGTTCTGACGGTGTACTACATAATCGCCGCAGTAAACTTCCATACTTCGCACTCGATTACCATTCTGGTTATATGTGCAATCCTCAAGGGTCTTGGGGTTATTATGGACCTCATCATCAAGAATTCCATCTGGTGTCTACTCGATGCTGTCCTTATGGTTCAACTCATTGTTGTCGCAGCAGTTCTTGCCGCATAGGAGATTAAAATGATGGACGAAGAATTATCCGAATCTATCCAGAGAAACCTGCAACTATCGGGTGAACTCATGGAGCAGGCGACCAAGCTCAAAGAGAATGTGGCTATCCTGGAATCGAAAAATGAAATGCTGGATAAGGAACGGAAAGTCCTTCTCAGCGTGCATGCCCATAACTGTGAGCTGATGCAAAAACGTTTGCTGTCCCAGTGGGGTCTCCGTGTCCGATATGCCCACTCGATGGTCCTTCTGTTTTCCGCCCTTCTGCGTGAAGAGCGCAACAGTCGCCATCCAGAATGCACGCCGCTTTATACAAAGGATGGAGAACGTCCGTTTAACTCCATGTCTAATAACCAGGAACTGCTTTCTGCTGGTTCATGGGTTCTGATTTGGAACCATGTCGAAAAGTGTGTGAAAAAGCGCTACCAGATGTTCTGCGACAGCGTCAAGAAGCAAAAGGAGGCTAAGAATGAAAAAGTCTAAGAAACCTGTTTTGAATGTCATTTACAACCAGTTCGGTCGTGGAATCAAGTTTGAAAACATCTTCGAGTTCGCCCAAGTCGAAGGGCTGTTGAAAGAGCTTAAAAAGCTCAAAAAGAAACTTGATGGCGCATACGGCAAGGATGATGCCAAGTACTTTAAACTTGTCAGCAAGATGGTCTGGGACGAAACTAAGAACTGCATGAAGCTTACTCCAGAAGACCTGATTGAACTGGAGCTTCGCCGCAAGTGCCAGTATTATTTCTGGGCTAAGTGCGAATACGAGGTAATCGTGACGGGTTGGCCCGATACGAAGACCGAACGTAAAATCGACATCTACGACCAGCTTGATGCAAACTGGGAAACCTTCAAGAAGATGGTATTCGAGGTAATCGGATGATTAAACTGTTCTTCAAATACCTGCTCATCCTGATTGGCTTAATCACTGGATTGAGCATCGTTGTCGCTGGCGTTCTGCTTTCAATCGCATATGCAGTTCGCCTCATTGGTGTTAACCTTTCTTCCAATTCCATGTGGTGCGTCCTGTGCCTAATTGCTATCATCGTATGTGCATTCCAGCTTGCCAAGAATGAATACGACAAACGGAAAAAAATAGAGGACGACAAGATGCGAAGGGGCATCAAATAAGCCAAAATTTTGTCACAAAAATATATACTTTTTGTGACAGGATAGGAGCAACTTTATGGCAAAGCATACCTACGAAGAACTGGAAGTTGACGAGCACGACATTGCTACTCACTGGATGACACGCAAGGGTGTAGAGTGTTGGGCTATAAACGAATATTATCCAAGTGGCCGCATCAAGGACGTTCATATCATAAGGATGATTTTCCCAAAGGGATATGAAAACGCTTTCGGCCATATCTATGAACAAGACACAGAAGCCTGTTTCAGCCAACCTGGATATGAAACGGCAGGAGTTAACACATGAGCAAGAAAGAATACAAGAAACCCGAAATGCGCATCATATCCTATGAGAACGACTGCGTATTGCTCGCAGGCTCTGGCGAGGATAACCCGTACTGGACTCCTCCCGAGGACAAGGAAGGTTGCGAAACCCCGTGGTGGTGCCCGTAATTGACAATTAACACTTAAATTGCTATATTTTTGTTATGCGTATATTTTCAGTATCATACGGTATCAAGGCAGAGACCGACATCGAGAAGTGGCTTCGCTTTATCCGCAAAATAAAGAAGGAATACGACTGTCATCATCCAATCGATACAGTCTGGTTTGTCAAGAGCGAAAAATCTGCTGAAGATATTTTCCACGACCTGTATGAACCAGGTACTTTCGAAGGCTTCATTGTCACCGAAATAAAGCCAGGATGCATCGAAGGTTGGACATCCAACCAGTTCTGGCTTTGGTTGAAAAACGAAACCACTAAACAGGAGTCGATGGCATGAGCGTAAAATGCAAGAAGTTTAGCGCATGGAATTGGAGCCCTGCCATGCTAATCGGCATTTCCCCGAAGTTTGAATACATTTGCGGAAAGTGCGGAAAGTACAACAAGGGCCGCTTTACATCGAACACATATGACAGCGAGGGTGGACACCTTTGGTGCTCACACTGCGGTGAAGAAAACATCATTCCAGTAAAGGTAGGATAAAAATGACTCAATATGTTGTAGTGGCCCAAGGCCCGTATGACGATACCATGTTCATCATCTTCTGCGTACTCGTCATCCTCGCAGCAATCTTTGCTGTCCTCAGCAAGATAGTGTCAAGACCTAGAAACAAAATTCTCGGCGATGTAGGCAAACTCATTGCTTCTCAGCAGTACGTATCGGCAGCACACGTGCTTCAAAGCAGCAACAAGAAACAGCTTGCTCGTGAGTTGAAGCGCATTATGAAGAATGCCATGAAAAAGGACAAGAAGGGTATTGTTAGCCCTGGTTCAATTACCCAGAGAAACCGTTTCCGTTTCGCCTATGAACTCTATCTTCTGTTTGTCGGTGAAGTAAAGGTAAGGCAGGATTTTCTCGATGGTTCACAACTTACCGAAGAACACAAGTACATTATCGAGAAGTTGAAACAAATTGCACAGAGGTAAACCATGCGTCTGATTATAGCATTTCTTCTAGTTATTGCCGTTTGTGGAGCATACGCCCACTCTGATGACTGCAGGGAGCTTGTCGTATGGAATCCTGCAACGAAGGATACCTTGATACACTTCCATCGAAAAGTATCCGACAAAATGACGAAGGATGGTGCATGCTACTACAATACTGGGTGGACAGCAAAGGTTGTCCGATGGCACTGCAAGAACATGTATCTTACCAAAGAAGGGAAATCAACGTTCCAGTCAAATCATGAAGGTTCGATGACCTTGAAACCATACCATGTTTATTGTCAATCAATTTGGTAGTAACTATGATTATTCGCAATAAGCACACTGGCCAGTACATTTATGAGGCAAGGCTGATTAACGGAAAGGTATCTGTTCTTTGGACTAATGATAAACGCAATGCTTGTCATTTTTCACCTAACCTTCCAACTAAATGGAAGGAAGGGTTTGAATCTTTCCAAAAGGCTATGAAGCTTGAACTTGAACTAATCGAGGAGTAACCCTATGTTTGGAATAGAGTCGAGAAAAGAAAGAAGTGAACGGCTTGACATTGATATCAGCTTGTGGGACGACATCAAGGTCGAATTAATCATATTCGGTCGCTGGGTATACAACACCATGTTCCCTACAAAGATGATTCTTATCAGCATGTTTTATAATATGATTAACCATTTCAGCTCTCCCGAAAAGGCTCTGAAATACATGAAGGACAGCGACATCGTAAAGGTCAGACGGGGTTGGAACAAGCTTACCGTATGGGCGAAACACCCTGGGATTTTTATTGGTCCTTCTGGGAGGGAAATCAACTATCTGGAAGAAAAGCTCTGCAAGAAGATTATCGTGAAGGAAGCGACGAAAATGAATTCAATCGATAAGGCGTACGACCATATGGAATTTGTCGTCTCGTATCATGGCGAGTATTAATGCGAGGAGTATTAAATTATGGGTTTCCGCTGTCCGTTCTGCAAGGCCGATTTCGGTCACGACAAGGCTGGGTTTGAAAAGCACATGAAAGAGGAGAAGGAAGCTCCCTCTATCGAAGCGCTTGCCGCTACCAACCTTGCCGACACTCTGAAAAATGTTCTGAACACAGAGGATAAAATCATATTCAAAAACGACCCGCTGTAATGGAGCTGTTATGACCGACGCTGAAATCCCTAAAATCTGCAGGAATTGCAAGAATTGCGAACGGTATATCGAAATCGGCGTATTCATGCCGAGTTGGACACCGTGGAAATGGAGGTGCAAGGCTGACAAGCGACCTTTATTGTGCGAAAATGAAGAAACTTCGCTTGACAAATAGCATTAAATAGACTATATTTTAGTCTATGGAAAACTACACAGAACTCAAATCCACAGAAGAAATCGAAGACGTGTTCGGTAAGCGTGGTGGAATCACTTTCTGTTGCGGGAATTGCCACTGTGCATTCATTCAGGACATGCGTCACATCAGCTTTTATGAATCCATAAAGGGAGATTCCAGCCTTTGGAACCGTCGTAAATATGTTGTCAAGACGGAATGCCCTACATGCAAGCAGGAATTGTCCGTGGTTGCCGACAACGAGTTGGCAATCAATCCTCGAGACCACTGGAAGGACCGTCTCAAAGGAAAATAATCTATGAAAGCGTTCATCCTATCCGACCTTCATCCCGACACTTGGTTCCATTATGCCAACAATCCGTCCGCACTTCGGGGAGACGACGTTAAAGAAAAGGTCGTCACCAACACGTTAGACTTTCTTTGGAACACGTTCGGATACCCAGAAACCGACGCAATCATTGTTGCAGGTGATGTGGCCAATGACTACCTTACATACACCCGTACGGTGAAGTGGCTTTCCAACAAGTACAAGGAAGTCTACCTGTGCCTAGGAAACCACGACATCCTCGTTCGTGGCGGTACTCCGTCAAGGTCTAACCTACAGTTCCAAACATCGGAAGAAAAGATTGCCGCAATACAGGATTTCTGCAACAAGTTGGGAAATGTCCACCTGCTCGAAGGAAGGATAATCGACAACATGGCAGGCTGCATGGGAATGTGCGACTTCAATGTCGAACCGCATTCGTTCGGAAGCGACAAGAAAACCATTTGGAAAAGGGAGTGGTTCGACGGTAAGCACTGGAGATACTTCAAACAGAACCCGAGCGAAATTTGGAAACACTACGACAAGATGATGACAGAACTCGTAGCGAAGCAGCCGAAAATAATGATGACCCACTTCGCTCCAATCGAGGTCGGCATCAATTTCGAATACAGGCTCAGCCCCCTGAACACCTACTTCTATTTAGAGGGAAAGAAGTTCTTCGACATGTTCGAGAACGATGCCATCTGGGTTTGCGGCCATGTTCACGACAAGAAGATTTGCACCTATGTCAATCCGAACGGAAATACGATAACAATTCTTTGCAACCCGAACGGATATCCTGGAGAGAACAGGGCCTATGCCGACACAATGCTTATCAAAGACGGCAAAGAAACCCGTGGCTCCAGACCGACGAAACACGAAGACTTCATCATCGAGATTTAAACGAGGCAGTATGTCCCTAGTCGTAACATTAAAGTCTGGAATGCCTGGTTATGAGAAGCATTGCCTTGATTTCATGGTTTCCAACTATACAGGCGAGTACGGTTATCGAAGGATAAAGTTGACCGATGTCGAGTTCGCCAGATATGTCTACATCAATACAGGTGTGCATATCGACCTCGGAAGCAGGCGTGAAGCATGTAAGGGACAGGCTGGTGCGATTTCTTCTGTGTACAATATCGTAGACGATAACGGCGAGCCTACAATGCAGGAACTGCACCTGAACGCTCCTCCCTCCAAGTACAGGAAATACTCCATTTACATTGACAAAGACCCGTTTGAACCCAACCATCTCATCCTGTTAATCAAACCCAGGAGAACCCCCAAGGACAACGATACTGAGGCGAAAAATGATTGATGATTTAAGTGTTGCATCGAAGCGTGGATTCATCGAAGGTGCTATAGTCAAGCACTTCAAGCGTGAAAACCTAACCAAGAATGAACTCGAAAAGAGTCCGAACATGTACCTGTATCAGATTATCGGTCTCGCCGAGCATACTGAGACAAAGGAACTTCTTGTTGTGTACAAGGCTCTTTACGGAAAGCCTACTTTCTGTGCCCGCCCTCTCTCGATGTTCCTGAGCGAGGTTGACCACAAGAAATATCCGAACATCAAGCAGAAGTACCGCTTTGAAGCTCTTTCTGATTGCCCATGTGATGACTGCCGTTGCCACTGCGAGTACGGTTGCAAGGAAAAGATTGAATGGGCAAAAAGAAACGGCACACTGCCGCCAACATACAGAGGATAACTATGCTAAATAAACTCAAATGCACTCCGTTTTGCTATACGCAAGAACTTATCGATGCCCTCGTCGAGGTAAACACCGCTGCGGAAAACATGAAGGAAACCGACGAGGCGAGGAAGTATCGCCAAATCAGGTCTGCTTTTATGGATATTGATACAAAGTTGCCTGGTCATAAAAAAGAATTGGATACGGCTAGGGACTATGTTGATACCATGTGCGACAAGTTTTGCAAAACAGAAAGCGATGCGTATGCGACATACAAGGAAAAGGTGGCAAACGTATGCAAAATTCTGCAAAAAATGTTGAATGGCAAATTTGTTGTGTCCGACAATAGCTGGATTGACCATGTTGTTCGTGTTAAAAATGTGGCCACTGGCGGGTATTTTGACAACGAGATATTAGCGTATGGCGATAAATTACAGCTGAACTTACTTGCGTATCAGCAGAATGATTCGTATGGAGTTTCTGTGTGGAACAGGTCTAACAGCATTTCTACTGTTGCTAGTCATGTTGCCCAACAAGTCAACGAAGGTAAAACCCCAGTTGCAGCAGAAGGCACTGTTATCCAGATGTTTTACATTGTTGACCCCGACGATGCAATCGCATTTCTTAATGAACGAAAGAAGATTATGGACGATAACCATAAGTATCTAATCGATACTCTAAATGCGGCAGAACAAGGTTGAAATGATAAAGTTTGAAACAATCAATATCACTTGGAAGACCTTTGATGAGGCCCTTCCTGACAGGAATGTTTGGATTTATGTCACTCCCCCTAGCGGCGGGTTCCTCGAAGCAGACCATACGACACTCATGCCAAACACTAACAACACGGAAGAGACTATCAAGGATGGATATCATTTCCACCACAACAGGGTGCCTCGCTACCTGAAAAGCTGCAGCAACTGGAAATGGTGTTACGAGAAAGACATAAAATCGGAGATTGTTTAACTATGGTAGGTGAAATGTCAATTTGCCCAATCAACTGGGACGAGTATTATAGCAATGTTGAGGAAGCGCTTGATATCATCGGGGATTCCAACCTCGATGAAACAGTCAAGGACAAACTCGAAGAACTTCTCAGGGTCGATACAATATCAGGTTATCCACCCCCGTATTTTGAGCCGCCGAAGACTTGGCGAGATACCGCCGACATCATCGACGATATATGCCCGAAGGGTGCATCCGTGGCCGAAGTCAACTGGCTTAAAGAACAGTTGGAAAAACTGGCAAAGGGGGAATGCCCAGAGCTATTCTGGAATAAGGTGTTCGCCGACGCCGATAACAAAGAGAAAAAGTATCTCAACACAGACGGAGCTCCGTGGCTTACCGAAACATATACGGAAGAGGAAAAGGCCTTATATCCCGTGCTCAAGTGTAAGGCGAGACGGATGCCAAAGGAAGAACTGTACTTGCATTTTGGAGAAAACAGGGTATGGACCCGAGTTATCAGGGAGGAGACCGACTACCGTTTAGAAAGCAAGGACACGAGGAAACCAAAAAATCCGTGTAAGGAATACTACGAACCGACTGATTGCCCATGGTGTGGGCTCGGAGAATTCAAAAAGACCGAAGATGGAAACTACCGCTGCATGCACTGCGGATATGACCATAATGCCGAACGCAACTTTTATAACTGGACGATTAAAGGATAACTATGGCTACCTACATCGACAAGACACACCGAGTCAAGAAAATCGACGGGTACTGGGTTCCGCAGTGGAAGAAGGGATTTCTCAGATGGTCCAAATATATCCTCATGACAGCTGATACCGCCATGGGACATGCCGAAATATACAGCAAAAGCATATATGACCCGATTTTCCATACGGAACAGCAAGCAATCGATTTCATCAACAAAGCTATCAAACAGGGTTATAAGGGAAAATTCTATATCGGGTTTGACGACGCTTATCCAGAGGGTTTAACATGCTAAAAAAGAACGCTAAAACAGAAGAGATTACAAGCAATATCCCGACTCATTGGGAACTCGCCATGTGGGTTGCACAGGGCAAGGGTGAAGTCCTCGACACGACCGATTCCAACCGTCGCATTCATTCGTTTGACTATAGACCAGAAGCGGAAGACAGGCCGCTTGCCGAACTTGAACTCAATCAGTACAAGGTTCGTTTGTATGGTGACAGTTTTTGGCACGATGCCGATAGACGATATATGGATATCCCTCGCTGGAACTTCGTGAAGTTCGTGAAATACATCGGCTCGAAATTCCCGAATGGCACATTCAGTTTGCAAGGCGCCATTCATAACTCCGTATTCTTTATCAACGGTAAGGGTCTTGCTACGATACTGGGTGTCGCCCCGTGTAATAACGGAAAGCTTGATGACCTGTCCTATCAGGTAAGGTGGGAATCGGTTACTGACAAGGATGTAATCCGTATCGTGAACGCTGTAAAGAAATATGTAAAAACGAAGTAAGGAGGTCCCATGCAAAGAATAACAGTCAGAGTAAACAAGAGGACATTTGACGTAGAGATGCCAGAGAATTTCGACATGGGCAAAATATTCATTGAGCCAACACCTATCAACACGTCCGAGCTGAAAGAAATTAAGGCTAAGGTAAAAGATACGCTGACCATGATGTTGGATGTGGTTACAAACCCGGATGAAACTTCCGACAACAAGCTCCTTGTCACCATCGCCGTGAACAACTTCATCAAGATGTTCGATGATGCCCGTAATAACGATAACGGAGACCACATCTCTATTACATTCATTGATAAAAATAATGTCGAACTGGATGTACACCGTCGGATGAAACTCGATGATGGCACTTATGGATGCCGAATAGTTGCTTCTGTCACTTTCATGTTGCGTCATAAAGGTGCCGACGTGGAATCTCCCGTGAATTGGGAGGTTAAATACATCACATGTGATAGAAATGGAAACACCGACTCTTTAATGATAGATTATTTCGATGAGGTCGAAGAAACAGTAGATAAGCTTAAAACCCTAATTAAATCCGTCTGCACGCTCAGTAAGGCATAATTAACGGTGATTTCGATTGACAAATCTGGATAATTGTGTTATATTTAGGTGCATAACCAAGGATATAACATGCCAGATGAAAGCAAGACCCTATCTGGTGGTCAACTTGCGGGAGGGAACCCTTCCGCCGGCCACCGCACCGAAAACGACTTCTACGCAACAGACCCCCAGGCAGTAACTGCGTTGTTCAACGCACTGTCTAAATACGACACCGATTTTGAAGACTTACGCCCACGCACGTTTATTGAGCCCTGCGTTGGCAACGGAAATATAGCCAAGGCTACCTTGGACTACTTCAATTTCTCCCTGTGCCGTCCAGAATCCGAACGGACTTTTGTCGATATCGTTGACCGTGGCTACAAAGACACGATACTCCATGATTTCTTGACATTCGAAACGCAAACCAAGTACGACCTGATTGTTTCAAACCCGCCGTACTCCCTAGCACTTGAATTCGTTCAGAAGAGTCTCTCCATCTTGGCTCCCCGTGGCTACCTCGCATTCTTCCTCAAAATCCAGTTCTGGGAAGGCGAGAAACGCCGCCAGTTCCTCCTTGACAATCCTCCCGCCTTCTGCTTCCCGTTCTCCAAGAGAATGCCTACTTGGAACAACGGACAGCCTACCGACGAGAACGGCAAGCGCTGGGCTACAACGATGTGCCATGCCTGGTTCGTATGGAAAGCTGGAAACAAAGACCTGTGCCGTACAGTTCCTATCTAAACCAAAGGAATATATGATGCAGTTTGAAATGAAGCAAAGCAATTATATCGTATGTCCGAAATGCAATAACGATGTCAAATTCGAGTGCTTCGGGGAAAGGGTTGACTACGGCATTTTCAGCATAAGGATTCAATGCCGAGAGTGCGACTGGGTTTCCGACGAACTGTACGAAGAAACTGGTTATTACCCCGACTTGAGCAAGGACGCTATTCAATGCCACGTACAATCCCTGCACGAGATGCAGCAAGAAAACGAGGAGAAGTAATATGGATGCAAAACAATTCCTGAAAGAAGCAAGAGAGATTTACGCAAAAGAACCTAAGTCTGGAATAACATACATGCCACCGCCAGAGTGGGATTACACCATTGACGGGTTAAAGCGTATTCTAGGATATTATAGCGACCGTACAGGCAGTTTCATAAACTTTTTCATTGCATTCCTCCGTGTAACCACCTTGACTGAAAGGTTTTCAAATCCTGATGCGGGTCTTCGATGGGCGGATGAAGTGGATGCTGTGAGCAAGAAAGCTCAGGAAGACTGCGGAAGCAAATATTGGCGAGACAGTTATGACCTTTTCGAAGAGTATTTATGTGAAGTTGTGTTAAAACATATTAATGAGATAGCGGCAATAAGTAGGAAAAGAAAGGAAGAGACAGGTGCTATTGTCACCTTGGTCAATGAACTGAGAAAATATCCGACGATTACCAAAGAGCAATCATTTGGTGAAACGGTGCCAAAAGCAATAGCTCTTTACAACGATTCCGTTCATGCTAAGGCGGACATCGAAACCTACAAGGAAATGTCGAAAATTGCCGAGAAACTAAATGATAAAAATACCGACCTGCTCGAAATGATTCGTCGTTGCACACAGGGTAAGGCACATCTGCTTAGAAAAATCATCAAAGAGAACGGAAGCCTTGAAAAACAACTACGCAACGCCATCGTTGGTTCCCTTGGCGGAAAGTATGTATTCTGGGATGATGAAGATGTCAATAACTGTAAATATATGCGGATTGACGGACTCACGCTTACAGGCCCTGGTGATAAGTCGGTTTGGCTGACTGGGCGTACACTTCATCTTGACTATGGGTTTCACCCATACTTCAACGAAGAGTCTTCTTTCTACCTGTCTAGGATGAGCACGATAGAACAGGGGTTGACTGAATTGCATGTCATCGAATTTGACGAACTGTGCAAACTCGTCGAAAAGTACACCCCGTTCATGCTCGACTACATCAAGAAGCTGGCATATAAATAAGGAGATACCCCTATGGCAAACCAAAAACTTACAATGGAAGAGTTCAACCGTATCTGCACCGAATGCGGTTTAACCCCAGATGTGAAAAGAAATGAACAATGCTTCGGTGAGGCGAGCTATTTCACGTACACGCACCCGATTTCGGACAAGCCAATCGAATTTGCCTACTATGAAGAATTTTGCGAGGACGACAACATCTACATCAGTGTTGGCGTACCAAGTCAATTCAATATGGCACTCGGCGACTACCCTTCCGAACGCATTTCAACTGACTTCCCCTTCATTGCAGAAGAAAGAATCCGCAGCTGCATCGAGAACCAAAAGAGGTTCCTAGACGAAGAGTTGGAAGCCAGAAATAAAACGACAATTCCTTTCAACAAGTTCATCGACTTTATGTCCAAGAAATATCCATGCTGGAGGAACGTGACAGTGGAACTCTCCTGCCCGTTCAACGAGTTCATGAAGAAGATTGAAGGCGCCACTGTCCAATTCAATGCTGGCGACGTTTCCGCAACATTCAAGGAGTCAACATGAGTGTAAAACGTGTCAAACACAATGGAAAGAAACTCCAAGGCTCAGACCTCTGTTTAGAACTCTACCGTATCTATCCGAACGGAAAGGAATGGTTCTGCGGCTACTTCCGAGCTTGGGAAGACATTTGTATCGAACTGGAACGCATGAACCACGAGGAAAGCGGCCCAGACGAATATGTAATCAAGGAAGTTCCGTCGAATGGCATTCCACTCAGGAAGATACACGACATCGCTGCCGACCGCAAACGCTGGGCGGAGGAAGATGCCAAGCGTGCCATCGAAGCAAAGAAATGGGAAGAAGAACGCAAGAAGGCTCTCGAAGAATGGGAACGGGAAGAAGCCGAATGGCGTAAGAAACATCCCAAAGAACAAATGCCGATGGACAGACGCAGGTTCCCTGCCCTGTTCGACTGCCATGGGCCGATACCTGGAATGAGCGCACCAGACGGCATCTACAAGGCGCTCAGGTTCCTATACCCCGATTGCAAGAGGAAGCGCAAATGAACAACGAAGAACTGAAAGCGCACGACTTGGTAGATATCCAAGACTATCGTGGAGAAGTCTACCTCAAGACCGATGTGGACAAGTATATCGCCAACCTGAAAGGCGACGACAAGGATGAAAAAAAGAAGCAACCGTGTTTCTACTGCGAACACCCAGGCGGTGTTGTCCTCAATGCACCAATGAGCTGCTGGCCCTACGAGGCGATTGTACACTTTAACGAAATTGAAATCCAGACTACGGACGACCAGACCGTTAATATCTGCACCATACGTGGCATAAAATTTTGCCCAATGTGCGGAAGGGACTTGACGATAAAGAAAAAATAACTATATTAGATGAAACAATGAAGGAATATCTCGACGAAATCGAACGGTATGCAACAGAGATGGTCAATGAAGGTTATCTCACCCGTGAGGTCGTTGATGAAAAACGCAAGGAAGCAAACCTCGATGCAGACGACTGGGTAACCCGCTATAAAGACAGGATTCTCGAATCTTCGGTTGACGATTTACACGATGCAGTGTTTGGTCTGCATTTTGCAGATTTTGTCCGTAACACACGGATAAAGGTCGCTCAGATTAAGTTGAACTCACCAGACTGGTTCAACAAAGTGACACCGTCAGTCAACAGCGATGGCACAGTGACTATCACCGTTGATAGGGCAATTCAGACTCTCACCGCAATTAAAACATACTTTGACTCCCAAATGACTAAAATTCTTGACCTTGTATATCATGAAACGTGGTAAATTATGACTATCAAACAACGTCTTCACTGGTTTGCCGTGCTGGTAATATCCATTCTGGCACTCCCCTTCGTCCTCGCAGCGGCCTTAATCAGCCTGCTTGCTCTCGGTATCTACTACCTTGCTAAACTCGCCCTGATGCCAGCAGTCCGTCTGTACCGCATTATTAGATTGTTGAACTCAGGTGAGCACAAATATCTGATGAATCCAGTCATCAAGTTCACCGACTGGCTCCTCGATATGGCAGATTGGAAAGGAGTTTAACCTATGTGGCGAATTAAAGTATTGTATCATAACGGGAAGAAAATCTTCGCTCCCTACAAGAGGGTCAAATTCCTGTTCTTCCACTATTGGGAACCCGCTTTCGTGTTAGAGTATTATGACCTAGATGTATATATCAATCATACATCATATGACAGCTTCTTCTGTGGAAACTGCATCGGTTTCTACACCGAGGACAATGCAAGAAGATACATCAAGCTTTATGACGAACATTGTGAACTCGTCAAGAAAACCAGCAAGATTAAACCAGAATACATTTACCCAGAGGAGGGGTGATGAATTTCGTATCTGTCACATACAGCCAGCGTTCAAACGTAAGTCCAGATGACTGGACGGAATTTCTGCACACAATCAAGAAGCTCGGCGAATGGCAACACCCGATTGAACCCATGTGGCTGCTATTCACCGAGTACACTGCGGAAGACGTTTACAGCAAGCTGGAAAAGATTGCCGAAAAGTGTTTCGAAATATATCACATAACCGATTTTAATCCCCGTAACATGCACGGCAGATTGCTGAGTAAAACGTGGGCATGGATAGAACAAATGAGTAAAAACATGAGAAACCCGATGGAAAATGAGAAGATTCAGAACGTCCTCCATGTCTTCGACATGATTAACGACAACGTTATAAACGCCAAGATTGGAAAGAAGGTCGCCGCAATCATATTCGAACAGGGTGGAACCCCAGAGGATGTCATAAAGAACATCGGTCTCCGCAAGTGCATGCCAGACCCGATTGCTGTCCTCGATATCATCAACAAGTTCCCAGACCTCCTGCACAGGTCACAGAACGGTGACGACAAGGCGAAGCACGAACTCGTCGGGCAATGTATGCGTCAGTCGGGCGGCAAACTTAACCCCACCCTCGTCAGACAGTATATCGACAACATGGAAGCCCTCGTAAAAGCTGCAGAAAAAGAACACGAAACCAATGAGCTTATACAGCTATAAGCGAGGATTCAATGGAGCTGGTCAAAATCAAAGGATTGCTCGACGGGGAATTCCCGAAAGAACTCCCCACTTGGTTCAAGGACTTTCTCGAAGGCCGTAAATGCAACTGGATTCCCAACAGCAAGGGCGGAGAACCCAACTGCAAGCCAGAGTTACCACAAACCCCTTGACAACATGGGGTTGTTTCATTATATTTTCCAAAAACAAGGATATGAACATCCTAGGAGAAAAAACTATGTGCGGAACAAAACCTATCGACGAAAAAGCCGAAAACATGGGCTGGTATGACCTCATCAAGAAAGTTCACCATGCCTTCGAATACGGCCTGCACTGCAACGACATGAACCACAAAGATGTCGAACACGAAATTTCATCGGCCATGGACAAGTTTGCCAAACAGAATGACTTGCCCGTACATGTCTGGGAAACCCCGTACGAAGAACAGTATGGACCTAAGGAGGAAACAATGATTGACCTGCACGACTGGAACGATGTCGCAAACACTAAAATCCCGCTTAACGAGGAAATCTTCGCCCTGCTCGAAGACAGGCAGAACCCAGAAAAACTCAGGCCTGCAGTCATCGTCGCCAGGATGATGCCAGCCAATAGACTTACCTGGACGAAAAACAAAGAAGGCGATGTTCTCTGCTACGATGTCCCCGCAGGCAACTTCCATAGCTGCAACGGGGCCCAAATCAAGTACTGGAAAGCCGTTGACTTCCCCAAGAAGCTCAACTCAGCAGTTTGCGGCGTGGTTGAAGCACCCAAGGACTGCTTCGATTACGAACCTCTGAAACCCCAACAGAATCCACTTGCTGTAAATGGCTTCTGGAAACGCATCCATCACTGCTTCGTACCAGACAGATACAGGGTGGACTGGCAATGCAGCTGCGGAACGGTCAACAACTTCAGCCGTACCGTCCAAGAATTCCTGAATTTCCCCGACTTCGCCGTGTACTGCACCCAGTGCGGAAGACGAGTTGACTTCAACTTCGACCCGTCGAGAGAAACTCCGTTCAACCAAAAGCTCAACAAATAAAAGGAGTAACCGTGATTGCTTACCTATTCATCGTCACAATCGTATATCAAGCGCTCCGCATTGGCTGCAACCTCGTAAGATACCTCAGAAAGACCAAGGAAGCAGAAGGCACGCTCGAACAAAGAATGGGTCTCACATTGGCTATTCTCCTGCGAGTTGGCGCCATCAGCATGTCAGCGGTCGGCCTGTTCGTCGGAGGAACCGTTGCAATCGTAATAGCGATAGCCCTGGCCATCGGATGCGTCATGATGACCATTCTTGCCGCTATCTCATTCGGATATGGAAAACACAGCTCGATAGTGATTGCCGCATACAACTATATCATGATGATGCTGTTCGTATGGTGCATATACAAGGGACTAAAATGAACAAGACGAAGAATACAGATTACACAGTAGTCAAGAACGAGTTCCCGACCGGATGGAAGGAAACCCCGTTCGAACTACTTTTCAAACGCCTCGAAGAAAACGGGTTCAAAACCACCAATCAAGGGGAATTGTCGGCAGACGAACTGGTCATGGACGCCAGACCTCACTCCGACCTGTATAAAATCGAAAAGGACGGAAGATGCTTCTCGTTCGTCATAAATGCCACCAGAAGCCTCCGCAACGGAACCGAATTCCTAGATTCTATCGGAGGCTTCAAAAATATATCCAATAAAATCAACAAGCGGGTTAAGTTCGAAATCCCCCCAGACAGAGACGTGGACGGAAAATGTGCCGCCGTAGAATACTGGGTTAGAGACCTCGTTAACTACTTCTATGGAAGGCCAGTCGAACAACGCAACTTCAACTACCAATACTGGGATAAAGTCCGTAGGGAAGAATACGCCGAACTCAAAGCGAAATCAGAAGCCCGTTTCCAAGACTACCTCAAACACCCAGATAAATACTTCGGGCCTCCAGTCAGACTCGTTGAACCCCAACTATACCCAAATACCGCAGTTAGAGTCATCCCAACGTCAAAACCACAGGGCCTAGCCTTCGCTCTCAAATACCTTATGGATAAATAAGTGGCCAAGGAGTCAACCATGGACATGAGATGCAAACGACGGAATTGCTGCAAAATGTGCTTCCTTGAAGCATGCCCGTTTGGCCGTTGTGGCGAACCTTCCGAAACCGAATATCCTACAGCCAAGAACAAGTGCAAGTTTTATAACCCGCAGGATATGGAAATAAGGGGCGATAATGGACGTATACGATAGATGGAACAAGCTCATCGCCGAGACCGGATTGATTGAGCGTACTGACGACAAGGGAATGCAGTGTAAACTGCAACAGGGATTCTACAAGGGAATCCTGCTGGCGACCATGAACGGCGTGTACTATCCGTTCTTCGAGGTAAACTCGAAGGAGGACACCTTCCCTAACCGCAAGCACACGGAAATCAGGTTCTGGAAAAGCCGTGAATTCCGCAGCAGAGACAAGGTGGAATTGGCCATCGAACTGGTCAAGCAATCAATGAAGGATATCGACAGCCTCCTTGAACAAGGATACAAGCAAGCATCGTGGTATTCGCTCGATGTCCCCGAAAACTGCCTTTATCCTTACGACCCAGAAAAATACGAATTTGTCAACCCTACCACTTGACAAACTGAAAATAATTATCTATATTGTAATCATCAGCTCACCCTAAGGATACATGATGAATAAACAAACCGCAAAACCCCTGTATTTCATTGATACCAGCCTCCCTGGTGACGAAGGAAAGTATTTCAAGTACATCCTCCTCACGGAAAAACAACTCCATAAGTATATCAACTGGTTCAAGTCCTATGACTGGAAAGACAATTCAAACTCAATCTACTTATATACAGGCCGATTTGAATATCGCTATACAAAATCCCTGGTCCTTGGAGCACTGACAAAGGCAAAACCGATTACGGAAACCCAAATCCAGTTCCTGAAAGACTTCTGCCCAGGTACACGCTTCGATGCGTTCCGTGAACTAATCAAACAACACTAAACACATACAAAAAAGGTCCAAAACATGGTCGATATCTGCCAAGATGGAGTATTCGTCGATTGCCCCCTCTCCTGCGCCGTCTGCAAAGCATGCCACAAACTCATTACTGAACTGGATGAATGCCCTGAACCAGAAGACTGGCAGGATAAATACCAGTGCATCCCAGACTGCCCCAACTATGACGAAATCTGGGACGAAAAGGAACTCCAAGAAGAACTCGACAAGGACGAGGATAAACACCTTCTCGATGAACCCTCAGAGGACTAAACCCATGAACGAAACCGAGTTCGAAACCCTGTGCAGAAGCAAACACCACCTCTCCATGATTGCAAACAGAGATGGAAACCTCGATTGCACCCGCTTCGGTTTCTACCCTAACGAAAATGACTTTGATAACCTTGTCCCAGTCATCGAACGGACCCCGAAGTATATCCTAGGCCTCCTCGGTAACGAACTCAATGACAAACCCCTCTGGGAACGTGATGCACCCATGTTCTCCAAAACAACCCCTCCCATCATAATAGCCGATACGGACTCGGCTACACCAGAGGAAATCTCCCGCTATATCGAATATGCAGTAAACCGCATCAAAAAGGTTTATGCCATAAACCGCATCAAGAAGGTTTAACGGTGCTTCCAAAACGAGGTCAAAAATGGTACATTCCAAGCTGCACGAAATACACACATTTGGCGACCGACGATTCTACTTCGTCGGCGACTTCGTAGACTATCGTGGGCATTGCTTTGTCGCAATATTCGACACTACATCGAAGCAATTCAGGGAAGACGCATGGGTAGCTGTCGATGACCCTGACAAGTGCATCACCCTGTCCTTCTGTGGGAATGTGGATACAATCATACTGGAAGACAGCAATCGCATCTGGCGATACGAGCACTTGCAGTCTCATATGCCTACGGCGTCTTTCCAGAATAAACCGTATGGACCTGCTGGCGACTGGTGTCTATACCACCCTCGGTGACCCAAAACGCCACATCTGCTTCAACTGCCGTGAAAACCTCCATTGCAACCAAAAACACCAACAACAAAAGGAATAACAAACTATGGCTTACCTCAACAAAGTCCTCCTCATAGGTAATACAGGAAGAGACCCAGAATTCACAGTTACCCAAACGGGCCGCAAACGTGCATCCTTCTCCCTCGCAACCACTAGAAGATACAGAGACTCGAATGGCGAACAGAAAGAACAGACCGACTGGCACAATGTCGTCGCATGGGGCAAAACAGCAGATGTCATCGAATCCCTCGGTGTCCACAAGGGCATGCCACTCTTCATCGAAGGCTCCCTCTCATACCGCTCATGGAATGACCAGAATGGACAAAAACGGTACTCAACTGACGTTGTCATCGAAACGTTCCAACTCCTCGGTAGTAGACAGTTTAACACCAGTAACCAACAGCCTGCCCAAACGGATGCTCAACCCTCGTTCCAGACGGATGCTCAACCCTCTTTCCAAATGCCGGAGCAACCCCCTATCAGCTCCATGTACCAAACACAGAACCAACCCCAGGAACAAACCCCTCCTCCACCAGAAGAGGATGATGGCCTCCCGTTCTAAACCTAATCCAATTAACTGCTTTAACCGTGTCGAATTCGATACGGTTATTTCTTTAGTTTGACATACCCCCACCCCCAAAAAATTTTTACACCCCTGTATATACCCCCCTACCAAAAATTTTTTAAAGGGTATGATAGGGGCTTTTATTTATTTTTTCTATTTTTCTGCCCCCAGTTTTGCATTTTGATTTTTTGATGAGGTGTTGATATCCTGTTGATAACTTGTGTGTTTCATGTTGAAACATTGGTGGGAGCGGGCGCCTGCTGTCCCGATTCCTGGGTGCGGACATGTGTTCGAGACACCGTGTCCCGAACCCTGTCCCGAAACATGGGTGGGAGCGGGGGTTCGAGACATGGTTGGAAACCCCCTGGTTCCAACCCCTGTTGGAAACCCCTGGTTGAAACCCTAGGAAATAAAAAAAGAAAAGTACCGCGCTTATCAAATATCAAATTACCCCACCCCTATACCCTATACGCGCCACCCCCTAAAACGACCCCCTACGCTCCAACTTAGGTTATCACCCATACGAGATGGCGTCGATGCCCCCCTATATTAAGGGGTGTCCCAAGGCGATGTTGCCAAAGGGACAAAGGAGATGACACAATGAAAGTTACAGCAAGTCAGTTTAAGATGTTGGCCAATGGCCGTCGCAAGGTTCTCGGGGACGGCACTGTTTGGCACGCCCGTAAGTCCTTCGCCCTTGAAGGGGCGCCGGGCATGGGCAAGACTTCCGTTGTCCGCAGTCTTGCTACGGATTGGGAGTTGCCCCTTATCACCGTAAGCATTAACCAGTGGGTTAATGCTGCCGATGTTGTAGGCTTTGCCTACAAGGGCCGTAAGACCGAAAAGGGCGACCTTGAAATCAGCGGGCAGGACGAAATCCCGCCTTGGCTCCCGTATTACAGGGTAGACCCTGCTACGGGCGATAAGGTGGTGACTAACGATAGCACCAAAGGCTACCCGATTTGGTACAACAAGAAGGGAATGCCCGAAGCCCACGCGGCAGTCGTTCTCTTGGACGAATTTTCTGCCGCAAAAAGTGCGGTTCAGCAAACTTTTCTTTGCGTGGCTTTGGATAAGGTTGTGAAGAATTTCAAACTTCACAACGATACAAATTTCTTTATCGCATATAATGGGTGCGATAGAGAGGGCTTTGAGGGTCAGACTTCTGAAATTTCTGCGGCTCTTGTCGGCCCGAACGGAAGATTTGATTCTTTGGAATTGGTCTATGAGGACGCCTGCGTAAAGGCGGCGGTTATGGCAAATCCGATTATTTCGGATTTTTGGAAAAAGTTCACCGATAAGTATCTTGCGGATTTGAACATTTGCGACGAAAACGATGACGGGCGAAACTCTTGTGGTCGCACTTACGAAAGTCTTATGGAAGAACTTTCTTTGCGTGGCTACGATAGCAAAAATTTTGATAAGGACGCAAAAATGTGCGTGAATATCAATTTTGAGGGCTCGGAAAAAGTCGCAAAGCAGTTCATCACTTTCGTGAATACTTTCGATATTCCTACGGGCGAAGATTACCTTAACGGAAAAGTTTTGGTAAAAACGCAGGCGGACGCAGTTGTCGGAATTAACGCAATGTGTACTTTCTTCGGTTTCCGTAATCGTTCCAAAAAGCAGGTAATTTCCAATGTTGAAATTTCTGCTTTGAAAGATTTCCTTAATAAGGATTATCCTACGGGAACGATGAACGCAGACGGAACTCCGATTATGGGTTCTAAAACGGAACTTTACGGAGTTATGAAAGCGGCAATTATTCGTGAAAATCTCCAAGAAAATCCTGCTTTCCACTTTGTTGCCGATTTTCTGAATAACTCTCAGAAAAAGAGCGATGAAGAAGAATGTGAATTCTAAAAACAAAGGGGAGACGAAAGTCTCCCCTTTTCCTTTTTCTTTTTAACAAAACAAACAAAACAAACACTCAAACAAAGAGGTAAAATTATGGCTACTAACAAAGACAGAATTACGGCAATTAAAATGGGATTGAAGATTTATTCTCCCCGCCGTAAGTAAAAAACAACATTCACCTTTAACAATGGGAGACGAAAGTCTCCCTTTCTTTTTATCGTCACGAAATTTCCAACTTACGTTATCACCTTTTCGATGACTGCAGCTTCGAAAAATCAGGGTCTTTCAGAACGATGTTTTTGTTCTCTTTTGTAAACGAAACTTTACACAAATTTCTAAGAAAACTATATACGCTTTCGTGTTTAATTAACTATATTTAGTATAGTGTTTAATGTTGGACACTATAAAAATGGAGTAGGGATTTATGGCAAAAAGCAAACTTACAAAGCAAGAAAAAACTTGGCGTATAACTGCTAAGAAAATGGGCTTGAACATTTTCAGCAAGAAATAAAAGGGAGTAAAAAGGTTATGGAAAAACATAATACAATGGGCTTAAAAGTGGGTGATAAAATCCGCATCATTGAAATGATTGGAGAGCCACAATATAACGGCAAAAGCGGAACGATTGAACTCATAGACGATATTGGGCAGATACATGGCACTTGGGGCGGCTTAGCGGTGCAAGCAGAACGCGACAAGTGGGAAAAGATTTAAGGCGGTTGGTCTCCGCTTAAAAACAAAGGGAGCCGTAAGGCTCCCTTTTCACTGGTCCCCTCTCGGTTTCAACTTGGGTTATCACCCCACGCCAGAGTCGCCTCCACTGGAGGTATCCCCCCCTATATTAAGGGGTGTCCCAAGGCGGTGTTGCCAAGGGGATAAAGGAGTTGATATATGGCTATTATGAATGTTGGCATTGCCGTTGATTATTCTAGCGACCTTTACAAGAAGGCACAGGCTCTTTGTGAAGGCATTGAGGTCAAGTTCGACAAGGACATTACTATCCCGTTCCCTATGCAGCAGGTTGATACGGGGTGCGGAACGGACGACTGCAACGCACTGCGTATGAGTGTGAACTACCGCAAGGGCGGGCACTCGTTCTATGACGGGCACAACTACCCCAGTTCCTACTACCTGAACATCACGCCCGTTGAACTCACTGACCTCGGCTACCGCTGTATGATGTTCGGTGGTGGCAACTGCACCATAGCGGAGTGCAACCGCAACACCGAGAAGCAGCGGGGGCTTGCGGCCAAGGCGGTTCAGAATGAACTTGTGGACATCGTTTACAAGGCACTCGCCTACTACAAGATTAAGTTTTAATCATCTCCCTAATGAAGGGTTTGACCCAACGGGTTAAACCCTTTTTTATTTTTTAATCTGCGGTTTCAACTTATGTTATCACCCATTGACTGTGGGCCCGCACGGAGGTGTTGCTGAGTTTGTCGCTAGCAAAAAGTTAAAAAAGTGCTTGACAAATTAGATTTAATTATCTATATTTATAGTAGAAACAACGAGGTATATTATGGCAAAGAGAAAAGCAAAAGAGTTCATCGCAACTGATATGAACTTGAATATGTTGGACAACATTGTTTCCAAATTGAATAATGTTGCTGACATTATTCGTGATGAATATGATATGGACGCAGTAGGTAGGGAGTTATTCGACCTTTACAATCATACTGAAAGGGGGCTTGAACATATCCCCGAAAGGGAAGATGAGTTCGCTTTCACTATTGTGTGTAAGGCTATCCCTATGGACGGACGGCATAGAAAGGTCTATGTGTATAGGTTTAGGGTAAACACCTTTACTGATGATATTACCTGCTTGGACGAGAAGAACCTTGCGTGGACTATTCCTATGCTGACTGACGCATTGTCTGTCATAAGGGATAAGACGATACAAGTCGCAATGTCCTAGTGTTGGCTTCACAAAAAAGGCGGTGTCTGATGATACCGCCAATCTTTTTGTCTGCCGCCCGATGTTCAACTTAGGTTATCACCCATGGCTCGACTGCAGCTTCCGTCGGGCAGTTAAAAAAATCGCTGCACCCCCTTGACAAACTAGATTTAATTAACTATATTATAGATACAAACAACGAGGTAAGACAATGGCAAAGAAACCTACAACGAAAGACAAACTGACCGCAATCAAAATGGGCTTACGCATTTACAAAGGGGGTCGCAAATGAAACTGATACTCTTTGTGGTGCTAGTTCTGCTAGCGGTGTTCTATCCACCTGTTATGTTTCTCTATGCTCTCATCGGTCTCATCTATCTAGTAAAGGCGGTAGCGAAATGAAGAAGTATATGCTCTACTTGAAGAACGGCAAAGGCGAATACGAGCCGACTGCGATAGGCTACTTCAAGGACTTGGTTCCGTTGGCGTTCGGCCATACGGCGATGTTCCAGTGCTTGGGCAGGTAGTCATCGTGGTCTCCCCTAGGGTTTAACCCCTAGTTTTATCCCCTAGGTTTAGACCTAGGGGTTTAACTTTGTTGCCGCCCCGATTCCAACTTGGGTTATCACCCTGGTCCTGACTGCAGCCGGCGTCGGTCATCAGGGTCAGGGGTTCTTGTCAGGGTTGGAAACGATGTTGGCACCTAGTTTGTAACAGAAAGTTTACACAAAAAGTTTGGGTATGCTATTGACAAATTGGAATGAATTGGGTATATTATATATAGAACAACAACGGAGGTCTACAATGAATATCAAGAACGAAAAGATGAACGATAAGGGTCTTCTTGAAAGCCTTTGCGAAGGTTTCGGACTGCTCGCTTCCTATGTAATGGTATTCGTCCTATTGTGGGAGGGTATCTTGGGAATGGCAGGAGCGAAGTAACTCTTGTTCTCATCGTTGGGTTGCGACCGAATGGTTGCGACCCTTTCTCTCGTGTTCGGAGCGATGTTCAACTTGGGTTATCACCTATTGACCGTGAGCGACAGGAGGAGGCTGGGTGGCAGCCCTTGTCCTCGTTGGGTGGTGTGTAAAGGAAAGTTTACAAAGAAAATGATGGCTAGGGCTTGACAAGATGCTTTTAATTAGGTATATTAAAGGTATCAACAACGAGGTTAAAACAATGCAGACATTCAAGAAGAAATGGCAGGG